GGGGCTTTCCCGACTGTTCTCCCAAAACCTCGTGCTTGGCTTTGGACACTGCGTTGAAGACGGCATTGAACTCATCGTCAGGCAGCCCCTCCAGATGGTCCTGGAGCTTCTTTGCTGCCGGAACTTGAGTGTTCTTGTCCACGTACTTCGTCGGAATCTTGTCAATCAGCTTGGTCGTGTCCGACTTCAGCCCCTTCAACCGAGAACTGGCCGGTTCTTGCTTCTCATTCTTGGCAGGGGCCTCCTTCGTTTTCGGCTTGCCCTTGTCTTTCTCGACCCACTGTTCATACAGCTTCCGCTGGAGAACCTGACCCTTCTCCCCTTTGAGAGACTTGACCTTGACCAAGTTCCCGGTGTCGGGGTTTCGGACTTTCCGGTCCCCTTCTTCCTCCAAGAACCGGAGCATTGCTCCTCCGGGTCCTTTTCGCCCACTTCCCTTGGCCTCTTCCTCCTCTCCCGCTCCCGCAGTCAGAGGGCGCAAAAAATCCGACAAGTTCATGTCAATCCTCCCAAGCAATCCAGTCGCTCACAGTTTCGGGTTCCGCCAGAGACGCCAACTTACGGTCGGCATCGGGGTACCCGTCCAGTAGGAGGCGGCTGTAGTTGCAACCGGCCTCTTTGATGTGGGTCCTAAGATATTCGGAGATCCGGGAGTGCTCGGAGCTTCGACGTCGATGCAGGTCCGAGGCGATCCCCCCTGCCTCATGACGAAGGTCCGAGCACCCCTGGAGACCTAGCTTCGAGGTCCTCGACCGGAAGCCGTACAACCCGTAACGGGCCTCTTTGTCGGCGCCGGCCGCCTTCTGCTCGGAAGCTGGGCGAATCATCTTGATCTCGTAGTTGGTCACATCGGGCACGTTTTTCCGCACCCAGGCTTCACCTTCAGCTTTAGTGCTGAAGGCACCTCGGGAAAGAGATCTGCGAGGGTCTTGCCACTTCGAGTACCCGGGAGGCAAGATAACCGTGTAGTAGGTTTCCAGCTTCTCGATCAGGTCACCCGTTTCAGAATCGATCATGCCGATCGCATAGGGCTCGTTGGGGATGTTCTTGTTGGCCCAACGCAACGCCTCGTCGTAATCCTCAAAAGCGCCACGGGTCAGGGTCTTGCTAGGGTGCTGCCACTTCGTAAACCCAGGGGCAACGAAGATAGTGAAGTAATGGCGAGGGGGATTGGCCATGGCCTCCCGCTTCGCCTGGAGCTTGGAGATTTTGTTGGAGTCAATCTCTCCGCTGGCCGTTCTCGGCACCATGTCATTGAGAGCCGCTGCCAAGACCCTGGAGGACAGACTATCTCCCCGCTTGCCGTGGGTAACCCAGAATTCAGCCACACGGGCATCCTTGCTGTAGATCTTCCGAGCAATTTCGGTGGCAACCTTGGCGACCCTGTGGGAGGCAGCACTTACGTCCGACTGGACCCGCTTGGGGAATCCGTATAGCCCCGTGGCGGCTTCTTTGCCAAAGTAGAGAGACTCCAAATCAAAGGTGTCCGACCCCAACTTCATGGGGCGGCCCTTCACGAACCGGCGTGCATCTTCCCAAGCCTCGTAGCCGTCAGCATACCACTGGGCGGGGGTCCCCATGTCTACCAGCCTCTCGGCTACGTTTTCGGGGATGTTCCGTAGCTCATAGAGCCTAGCACCCTTTAGGTGCTCTCGACTCACAATGTACGACCAATTAGCCTTGGAGTGGGCTTCTCTCTCGTTGTCGGTGGCACCGAACAGGTAGTCATCGCTGGAGACTAGAACCCACAAGATGTCGATGGTGCCGGCGGTCTTTCCCGAAGCTCGCTTGTCATCACCGACACCGGGGACATCGGAGCCTTCAGGATCTTCATGGTGATCTTCCTCACGCTCCCCAGGGTTCCAGTCGGAGGTTTTGGCGTCATCGGCTTTGGCGGCCATCCGCTCCAGCTCCGCCATCATCTCGACGGGATGCAGCTTGTGGTAGAGTTTGGGCATCCCGTTCTCGTCCTCGGCCTTAATCTCGTCCGAGCTGCCACATCCGCAGGCCAGCCTCTCCAGCTCCGCCAGATGGCGGTCGGCAGCGTATCGCCAAGCGAGAAGAGCCTTATCAGGGTCTTCCCCCACTTTGTTGGCATAAAGGTAGTAAGGGTTGAGATGTTTGGCCTCAGCGAATTTTTCCACCGCCTCATCTGCAGAACCAGCACTGACGACCGCCCAGTAGTTCGACCCTTTTCCGAAAATCTGCTGGTATACCATATGGGGCCACTGAACCCGACGGGAGTTGACTCGAACCTCCCACTGGGCAGCCCTCTTTCTCATCTTCGACATCTTGTCACCTCCTGCTGGAAGGCCGGTATTGGCAAAAGAACGAACCTTGTGCTGGGCCCGTGTCTCTCTCTGTTTACCCGTGTTTCCCTGTTCGTGCAGGAGCTGATTCTGCAGGCGACGGATCACGTCAGTGCCTCCAGACACAGGTTCACCGTACCCGTGATCGATTTCGTTAGGGTAGATGTCTTTGCCGTCGGGATTTCCACTGTATCCACCGATTTTGGGGTGGGCCTTCGTGGACTTCGGGTGCGTCCCCCCATATCCCAGGTGGAGACCTGAGGCCATCTTCCCCAGCTCGGTCAGGGAGGCCTCAACGTAGCCCTTACCTTTGTGCTTGGGGTGACGCTGAGCTTTGCCTTTGCCTTTTTCTCCAGTGCCCCGCATACCTTTGTTCTGGTGGGCCCCTCCGCCACTCATCCCACCCTGCTCAACCACCGCCCGCTGCACCTCGTTGCGCTGCTTGGGGGCTTCAACAAGGATGGCCCTTTTCTCGTCCCGCTTCTCTTGCTGAGTCCTCGTAGTGGGCAGGGGCTCTTTTTTGGCCGACTTGGATAGGGAGGCCTTGCCAGAACGGAACGCCTGCTTAACGGACATAGGGGGAACCTGGCGACCATCTTCCGTGATCTCCCGTTCAATGGCGCAGGCAGGTCGACGAACCAAGTAGTTAGGCCACTTCTCGGACCACATCTTGTAGAAGTCGGACTTGTGGACGATCCGGACGGTCTCTTCGGGGTCTGGGATGTTGGGGTCGGCAACGTGAACGTTGCCCTCGTCATCCACATCAAAGACCACCGAGGCATGGCTCCAGGGCCTCCCCTCGGGGTTCCAGGCGATCATGACCGGAACCCCACGGTCGGTCCACTCCTTGATCTGGCCGACCGTGCTGGGCATGGTGAGGGTGGCCCGGCAGCCATAGTGCTGAGCACACGCCAATGCCTGTTCCCAGGAAGCTCCCTGCATGGGCCGAGCCCCCATGACCTTGTTGACTTCGTCCTCCGTCACTTCGTGCCCCAGAGCCCGCAAACACATCATCATTGACGTGCTCATGCAGGTATACTGGGTTCTCTGCCGAACGGGGGTCACGGTTGCTTTGGCAGTCTTCTCAGGCATCATACCTCTGTGATCCTTCTCCGACATGTCCATCCAGGCGTCGCTGCTGATCTGTGCGAACTCTTTGGTCCGTAGCTCGGCCGCTGATCCATTTTTTGGGTGGTCCCCCGGTAGGCTCCTTATTTTGGCTCCTATGGTGGAGGGTATCACCCTTCTACCGAACGGCGTCCAATAGGGGAATCAACGGTGGCCGCTCGGTATCATGAAACGCTACCCGTTGACGGAGTGATCAAGGATGAAATACGACGACCTGGTGAAGAAGGTGGCGATGCTCGCCGGATGCAGCCCCGAAACGGCAAAAGACGTTTTGTTCGCTTTGCCGGACGCCCTCCTAACGATGGAAGAGGGCGACAGTGTCCGAACCCAGCTTGGGGTGGTGCGGATGGCCCGCAGGAAGGGCAGAACTGTCATGGTTCCGGGGACAGATCAGACGGCTGAAGTGACCGAGCATTTGGAGGTGCGTCTCCGTCCCGGGGTTCGCCTGAAGAAAGACCTCCCCTGAGGGTTAATCCACCGGGATGGCCTCACCCAGTACGCCGAGCCCCAGGGCGACTCCATCTACCAGGCCGTCTTCATAGGCCACTTTCCTAGCCAAGGTCATCCCCAGCAACATCGCTTCCCGAGGATCTTTGGGGATCCCCACATTGAGGGGGATGGTGACTTCTCCGACCCGTCTGAGGTATCGACGCAGGGTTTCGGGCTTCTTTGCTGCCAGGACGGCTTCGGCGGTGTTCACTGCGGGTTCTCCTCCTATCATGTCCTCCATCTTCTACTCGGTGGAGGATGAGGAAGAGCTACCGATCTGGGAAAGCATGGTCAGGATTTCACGGCCGACTCCAGCCGTCATCCTGGACATGGTGTTGGTCATGGTCTGGAGGGACGCCTCTCCCAGTTCCCGTTCTATCCCCCGTTTCTCAGCCTCGGGCATGTTTTGCCACTTTGAGACGAACTCGGGGTCCTGGCCCATACGCATCAACATCAACACGAACGCCTCCCGCCGCATTGCCTCCGTCAACAAGGCATAGGCGATCTGGGGAGCCCCCCCACTTTTGAGGGAAAGGGCGCTCTGCTCATCCTGGGGAGTCTCGTAGGAGTGCCCGGACCAGACCCGCCCGAACTCATCCTCACAAACATCCACGGTGAGAGAGAACGCTGTGTACGTTGGGTGCACTCCCTTCTTCCAGGGGGTCGGGGGAGGGGAATGAAGACTCTCGGGAGGTTCAGCAGCCATGCCCTACCTTACCGAGGTTCCACGGAAACTCTCACAACGGAGCCCTGCCCGTATTTGACAGCATTGGTTAGGCCGCACGGGAAGCACATGGACAGAAGAGTCCGGGAGAGCTGGATCATGTGGGGCAGTTCATTGGGGGATGTGCCGGTTTTCCGCCATCCCCAGTATTCCCCCTCGGGATGTTCCGTGACTCGTACAGGGTGAACTGCCCCACAGTCGTGGATCTTGACCCACGACTCTTCCCCAATGTGGGCATATCGCCCACTGCCATACTGATTGGCATACACGTCCCAGAACATCTGGTTCTCCGGCGCCCATGTTGGGCTGTTCTCCGTTCACCCCACTACCCGAAAAAGGCGGGGGGTTACCTCAGAACTCGGAGATGGAGCATTCGATGGTCAGGAGGATGGAAGCGGAGCTGGCGGCCGTGTGAAGCACCGAAGTGATCACGTTGGTCGGGTCGATGATAGCGGGGAACTCGGACAGGTCTCGGATGTCGTTTTGAAGGGCATCCCATCCGATCCACCCCGTGTGATCCCCCTCACGGGTTTCTTGTACCTTCACTACGATCATGGAAGGTGACTTCACCCCGGCGTTGGTTGCCAGGGTTAGCAACGGATGTTCCAAAGCGTCACAGAACAACTCCCAGCCGAGTTGGAACCCTTCACTCTCCTCGTGGGGCTTCGCCCCCCGCAGGTACTCGGCGGCGAACAAGTAGGCTGTCCCCGCACCAGGGACGACCCCAGACTCCAGGGCTGCCCGTACCGCATTCAGGCTATCCTCGATGCGGGCCCGCCGCTCTTTCATCTCAGCCTCGGTATACCCCCCCACCTGCATAATGACTAGCCCGCCGGTCAGTTTGGCTCGACGCTCGTTACAGCGGTCCCGGTCGAACTCGGAGACTGACGAAGCTGCTTCTGCCTCGATCTCGGAGATCCGCCGCTCGATCATTTCGGTGGCTTCATCGTAGGCGATGAATGTGGCTTTGCGGGAAGCCACGGTAACCTTACGGAAGGCGCCGAACCACTCAGGGTCCCAGTGGGAGATGTCCTCCACGTCGGGGTCGATGTAGTCGGCTCCCGCTAGGGCTGCGATGTCCTTGAGGTAGTCCTTTTTGCGGAACTGGAACCCGGGGGCATTGATGGCCACGCAGTGCATCACCCCCTGCTGGTCGTTCATCGCCATCATCTTGAGGGCGTCCCCCTCGATGTGCTCCGCACAGATCACGAGGTGGCGGTCCGGCCACTGGCTAGCAACCTCCATCACGTCTTTCACGTCTTCGATGGTGTTGAGGGGTTTCCCGATGACGGCCACCAGAGGGCCTTCGAGGACCCTCTCGGACTGCCCGTCCAGGAAAGCGGTGGAGGCGACACCGTTGTCGATTTCCATACCGTCTTTGTAGATGAGGTCGATGCCGACGGAGTTCCCGTCCTCGATGGAAACGGTTCCGTGCTCACCTGCTGCCATGACCGCTTCGGCCATTGCCTTAGAGACGGGTTTGTCCCCGTTGCTGGCGATCATCGCCACCTGCTCCAGGATGTCCTGATCCTCGACAGGAACAGCCAGTTCGGGGATCACCTCACAGGCCACTTTTGCGGCGGCTCGGACACCTCGGGCGAGAGCCATTGCATCATGCCCCGCCACGACCAGCCGGTTCCCTTGATTCAGGATCTCGGCGGTGATCACGGCAGTGGACGTGGTCCCGTCTCCAGCCGTGGCGTTCACGTTGACGCAGGCTTCCTTGAGGATTTGGCACCCCATTTGGGCTACCGGGTCCGCCAGATCCACTTCACGGGCAACGGTGACCCCGTCCTTCGTGGCGAGAAGCCCCGCCATGCGGTCGAGGATGCAGTTGCGTCCGTGGGGGCCGTATGTGACGGCCGTGGTCTTGGCCAGGACCTGAGCACCATGGAGAAGCCGCTTCCTGGTGTCGGCACCATAGAGGATTTGCTTGGGGGATCTTGGGGAGACTCGCATGTGTCCTTCCAGGGGTTAGGGTTCCGATTCTCTAACCCGGATTCTACCCCAGGAAGGCGAGGCGATGCCCTGCTCAGTTGGAGGGCTTCATCCCCGTGTGGTTCAACTTTAGGTGCCCGTTCTCGAAAAGGAGGATAGTCTTCAGGCTTTTGCCAGCGGGGGAGTTCATGAAGTCAGTGATCCACCGGGGGTCCGTGCTACGGTAACGACCCCGCTGGGTAACCACCCCGTCACCTTCCTGCCGGGTAGACTCGTCCCACATGCTTTGTGGGTCAGGGTGACCCCACCCCGCCACCACGTTGATGTAGTGACTGTAGTAGGTCATAATCATCCGCTCCTGGCGGCCCCGTTTCGGAATGAACTTCACCCCACCCAAAGCGGAAAATCCCGTCAGGAACCCCTCGATTTTTTGGAGCTGCCCGGCAGCTCCGAGGTGGTAGATGGAGACCTGAGGTCCTGCAGCAGCGTACCGACGCAAGATCGGAACCAGATGCTGGCGAAGTTCGGGGTGCTCAGCGGCGAGCTTATGGGTGGCCTCATAGAGTCTTTCCGAGCCCATGCGGCTGTCGTCCTTCTTGACCAGGGTGGTGTTCAGAAGGCCGTGGCCGTGCTGTTCTGCCAGACGGATGTAGTGGTCTTGGAGGTTTAGCCCCGGCTGGTAGGCAAAGATGGAGTCGTAGCCCCTCTTCAACAGCTCCCGGCCCAGCTCAGCCCGAGCCTCGGGATTGCCTTCGTCCCCGCTGAAGATCGCCACTGAGCCACCAACCGACCCGGTCCCCGCTTTGACGGACACTCGGAGGCCGTACTTTCGGGCAATCCCCCGGACGAGCCCACGGACCTCTGCCACTTCCTGGGGGGTGACGTAGCGGTAGCCCTTCGCCAGGCCTACCATCGCCTCCACGGATTTTCCGCCCGACTTCGCAGCCGCAGCTTTGATAGCCCTCTTGAACATCTCTTTCTGGTTCATTGGAGTCCTCATGACAGGTATGCCACGACCTCGAATTTGGCTTTGGCTCGATCACCGCTGGTCGCCGTGTCCCCGAAGGGGTGATAGGAGACCACCAGGAGGCTGTTGTTGATTGGCTCCGGATTGAAAGGGTTGTCCGGATTGGTGAAGGCTAGGTCCACCTTAACCGTGCCCTCCCAGGAACCCTCGAACTGGAACACGTTGATGACGGTATCAATCTGGATGCCGTACTGTCCCAGAATCTCGATGGCCGCATAGTAGCCGTCCTGGGCCTTGCGGTTAGGGAACGTCCCGTTCGTCCGCTTGTCTTTCCCCAGCTCACTGTTGATCTTACGCCGAAGGCTGGAGTCGAGACGGGCCCCTGAAGCTTTTTTACCTTTCGGGGGAGGGACATCCTTGGAGCGGAGGGTGAGAGCGAGATTGAGCTGCTTGGTCAGCTTTTTCTCCGCCTCCGTCTTGTCCCCTTCCTTCTTCTTCAGCTTCTCCAGCTCGGACTTAATTTTGGATGTGGGGATCGTCTCGCCTTCGGGGATGCCGAAATGCTTGTGCAGGGCACCCTTGTCCTTGATGGCCTTATCAATCCACTTTTCAGCGGCCCTCTTCCAAGTAGCCCTCATCTGATCAACGGTGGCGGGCATAGCGTTCCTCTTGCTTAGTCGACCCAGACGGAGTCCGGGTAGACTCCCGGCTTCCCCTGGAGTTTTTTCTGAGCCTTGACCATCAAGGCCACGACCTGGGAGGTGGAGTTGGGGTTCTTGAGCTTGACTTCCTCGAAGTCCCCCCCGAACCCGTTGCCTTCGAGGATGGCCCGGAAGTCACCATTAGGGAGCCACAGGATCTTGAACCCACTGACTCCGGAGGGATCCGTCCCCATGCTAGCATCGAGCTGGATGAACCCCTCGGGCATCCCGTACTCACCTTGCCGGACTTCCATCGAGCGGGGACGACCCCAACCGATCTGGCGGGAGAACTCGGCGGCAATCTTCCGCAGGAAGGCTTCTTTGTCTCCCCGGGCTGCTTTCCAGGTTGCCCTCATGCCTGCCACCACAGTACGTTTGCTCACGGTTGGCTCCTTCACAGCCCCTCATCTAAGTTTGTGGAGGTCTGATCACTCACCCATGCCAAGGGATAGACGAAATATCAGGAAGACCAGGTAACAAGGCAGGGGGTTCTGGGTAGGCATATTCGAGGGGGGAAGTAACCCCCAGTGAAAAAAGATCTTGACTCCTCCCATAAGAGGACTTACGGTAGAAGAGTTGGTTTCCGAGAACGTGGATTCCAAGGATCACAAGGTTCAAAATGAACAACTTCGTCACCACATTTAGCACTTTGCGGCGGAGCAAGCAGCTTACGAGCCACTTGTACTATCTGTCCGAGTGCGCCGGAGGCGGCGAGGGGTAGTTCACCTGAACTTAAGTCCAAAAGGACCCCCGAAACCTCCTCCGGCTCCGAGCCTGAGGGGGTTTCGTCGTTTTAGGGGTTCTTTTCTTTGAAAGCCGAATAGCAGATTCTTGGGTAGCTGGCGTGACGCATGTCACGCCGAACACTTTTGCGGCTGTGGGGAAATTGGGAGACCCGCCAGGTTGAGGGCCTGGTCCCCTTCGGGGGGTGTCGGTTCGAGCCCGATCAGCCGCACCACGGAAGGGCAAGCCGATAGCTGGCGACGGCACTCCCCTGGAACGGGAGCGAGCTTCAAAAGGGCCTTCGGGGTTCGACCCCCCGTCCTTCCGCAACTTCGGAACCGGGTAACAAGGCAGGGGGTTCCGAGTAGGCATGTTCGAGAGGGGGAGCAATCCTCTGAAATGGAGAGGCAAGCCGATAGCTGGCGACGGCACTCCACCGCTAATGGAGCGAGCTTTGACAAGCCTTCCGGGTTCGACCCCCGGTCTCTCCGCCTCGCCCTACGGGGCAGACGTAGGTCTAACGATGTGGGATCACTATCGGGGGCAGTTCCCGATAGGGTAGGCCCCCTGGGAGTCCCGGGGTAATGGGCTGCTTGTGTCCGAAGTTCAATCGGCACCCGAGCCTGCGGGGTTACAGCAGGTTGAATGGGGCTGTGGTGGAATGTTGGTAGACACACAGGCTTCAGGTGCCTGTTCTGCGAAAGCGGAGTGAGGGTTCGAGTCCCTCCAGCCCCACCAACCCGAGCCGACGGGGGCTCCCCAGAGTGGGAGCGGCAGTCGGCAACCACGGGGGAGTGGCGTAATTGGCAAACGCATCGGTTGGTAGAACCGACATCCAATGTCTCCCGCTTTGGCTCTCGCACCTGGTCCTAGGATTGGGTGCTGCCGCCCGAAGCACACAAGCAGAAATGCAGGTTCGAGTCCTGCCTCCCCCACATCTCTTTGGCCTCTCGTCGTCTGGGGAACGGCGCTTGAAGATACCTCCACGCACCTGTCTATCGGAGATACGGCAGGAGAGCCCAGAAGGGAGGAGAAGAGGCCACTTTGGAAGGGCCAGCCGATTGGAGACGGCAGCCGCTTGGAAAGCGGTCGAGCGTGATGAGCGCCTTCGGGGTTCGACTCCCCGTCCTTCCGCCACACGGAGAGGACGCCCAACGGTGGGCAACCAGGCTGTAAACCTGGTGCTGTAAAGCACTTCATGCTCACGCCCTCCTCCCCTTTGCCGGGGGAGACCTGCGACGAGCCTACACGCAATAGGTGGTTCGACTCCATCCCTCTCCACTTCTCTAGGTGCGTAGCTCAATTGGTAGAGCACTGGACTCCAAATCCAGCGGTTGGGGGTTCGAGTCCCTCCGCACCTGCCAAAGGTGGCCATCCGACCTTAAACGGGTGGAGCATGGGTTGGTAGCTCAATTGGTAGAGCAAGGGACTGAAAATCCCTGTGTCGGCGGTTCGATTCCGCCCCGGCCCACCATGGGGTAGCGGCGACGATGGCGAGTCGCAGCAGACTGTAAATCTGCCGCTTCGGCTTAGTAGGTTCGAGTCCTACCTACCCCAATCACGGTTAGAGAGTTGACTGAGTGACTGCAAGAGCCTGGGTGGCGAATTTGGTAGACGCACCAGACTTAGGATCTGGTGGCCTTCGGGCCGGGCGGGTTCGAGTCCCGTCCCAGGCACCTCCGGGTGTCAAGAAGACTACGCCTTGGAGTACGGTTCAGCAACCGACGGGAGAGCAGACCATGCTGGGACATATGACCGACGAGGCTTTGGCGGATGAGGAGAGGTTCCTCACCGACCGACTGGCCGCCGTCCGGGCCGAAAGGCAGCAGAGGGCCAAGGCGTTCTCGATCTCTAAGTGGGGGCAGCAGGGCTCCGACGCCTTCGAGTTGGCCTGGAGGGCCGTCTGGAACCAGCCGTCACCCATCCGGAGTCTGTTCCTGGTCGACCAACCCTGAGGCCAGTCGACTCCTTTTTGCTCCACTTAGGTGTGGGGGACTTTCCACTCGTCCCTCCAACTACGGCTTTATGGTCTGACGGGGGTGTTGTGAATTTGGTATAACAGCCCGACTCAAAATCGGGTGGTCTTGCGGCCGTGCGGGTTCGAGTCCCGCCACCCCCACTTTTCGGTGGCCTCCGGTAACATTTCTACCCGCTAGGGGTAGGCGCTACACCGGGCATATCCGCCCACCCCTTCCCTGTGGAGTCATCACGCAGGGGGATAGGTTGGAGTCATGAAGAAGTTCACGCACATTGAGGCGTTCCACCAGGTCGCCAGAGCCGTAGCCAAGGTGAACGGGGATCCCCAGATTCCCGACAGGCACAAGGTCTGGGGGCCAGTCCTTTTCCGAGGGACGGTCAAGATCCACGGTACGAATGCCGGGGTTGCGCTGACCTCCGACGCCATCGTCCCCCAGTCCAGATCCCGGGAGCTGGCACTCGGTGACGACAATCTCGGCTGGGCTCAGTTCGTGTCGGGCGAGGACCAGAAGCAGGCCATCCGGGAGATCGAAGCCGTCATCCGCAAGGAGCAGGGTATCAACCCCGAGGACAAGCTGACTCTTTTCGGGGAATGGTGTGGGCCAGGTATCCAGAAGGGATGCGGCATCCACCAAGTCCCCCAGAAGATGTGGGTCCTGTTCGCCGTTGTCCTGGGTGATGGCGACGACGCCCGGTACCTGAATGCAATTCCTGAGATTGGGGACAAGTACGCAGCGGCGAGCATCTACTCCATCCTGGACGGAGGACCCAAATGGGAACTGACAGTGGACTTCAACGACCGGGCCTCGCTGGAGGCTGCAGCGGAGAGAGCCACTGAGCTGACGGCCGAGGTAGAGCGGCAGTGTCCATGGGCCGCCCGCTTCGGCGCCGAGGGCATTGGGGAGGGCATTGTGTGGACCCCAATGGGCGACCACTGGGGGGACACCCGCCTATTCTTCAAGACCAAGGGAATCCTGCACAAGCAGGCTTCCCCTAGGGAGGGGAAGACCCAGATCCGGGTAGATCCCAGCATGAGGGCTTCTGCCCAGGAGTTCGTGGACAGTATGCTCGACGAGGATCGCCTCCAACAGGGGGTGGATTTCCTCCGGGAGCAGGGGATGGCGTTGGAGCCCCGATCTATCGGGGAGTTCCTGAAGTGGATCAGCCAGGATGTGCAACGTGAGGGAGCCTCCGATCTGGAGGTCAGTGGCCTGGAGTGGAAGGTGGTCTCCAAGGCGGTCAGCAACACGGCCCGCAACTGGTTCCTGAAGTTGTTGCACGAACTGTAGAGGAACAACTACCTGCCTCGGGTCGTGGACAGCAACCCCTTCCTTGGACAGGTAGCCAGCAGCCAGACGATCGGCCCTGTGTCAAGTCGGTATAGCAGGGGGTCGGGAACCTCGGATCGGACCGACACCGTACCCGAGGCCACTTGGTGGGCTGGCATTTGCCGCCGTAGCTCAGTTGGTAGAGTGCCACATTGGTAATGTGGAGGTCCCCGGTTCAATTCCGGGCGGCGGCTCTCGGTGAAAAGCCAATAGGGTGGCTCCTGTAGGGAAACACAACCCTGCGGAGGTCCCCTATGAGTCTCGACCTGTTTCAGCTAACCGATGACGTGGTTGTCCAGTTCAAGGGTGACTCTATGACTGCTCTTGCCGGCCCTACCCTCCGAGGGACCGGGTGGCGAGGTGGGCAGTGGGTTCAGTATGTGACTCCCACAGGGGTGGACGACTTCGTTGTCGAGGCCAGCGATGGGAACCTGGCAACGGGATTCCTGATTTTCCCCTCTGAGGGGTACGCAGAGCAGTCTGACTGGGGAGCTGTCGGGAACTATACGGGAGTGGTACTCCGCTCTGAGAACGGCTCCGGCAATAGCACCGTTACGTTCATGGCGGGCGGAGGACGAATGCTGTTCCGGATGTTCGAGACGGTGGCCCTCGACGCTTTCGGTAACAGGGCTGGAGGTCCGATCGCATACACCCTTAACCAGGATCTCAAAATTTCGGAGAACGGATTTCTCTGCAACGATTCCGATGTGAACCTTGCCGTTGCGGGGGTCACATCCCCCCAGATTGTGGGGAAATGCTCGTTGGTCCCGGCCGCCCGGAATGGGTTCCGCCTAGGGCTTGACCTCAAATACTGAACGCCGACGTAGCTCAGTTGGTAGAGCACCGCCCTCGTAATGCGGTTGTCGCCGGTTCGATTCCGGCCGCCGGCTCACTGGTCCGTATTTCGCAGTGGGTAGGAGAGCTGAAGGTTTGTTTGGGATGCTGCCTAGAAGGGCACATCCCCTCATGAGCTACAGACATACTTCCTGACATGGTATTGTGCTACTTGGTTCAGCAAAGCCTAATTCCGAGCGGTACAGTTGGGTTGAGAGTAGACCACGGATGAGTTCATTGTCCGGTATGGTCATGTCCGGGAGAAGATGAGGAAGAGTGGATGACGGCACACGCTGAGTGCTATTCCAGCCACGGTGGATTTAACATCCGCCATATGCCCCTGAAGCATTGTGGTGATGCAGCGGAGTTGTAACCCGCAGACCGGGGTTCAATTCCCCGCAGGGGCTCACATCGGGAATCGAATTCGGCAAGGCGTAGGGAGGCCACGATAACCGACAACAGGGCAGCCCCTCCTATAGGTGAAGCCCGAAGAGTTCTTGGTTCCCCTGACCCCCACACCCATCTCAATCTGTTTCCTCACCTGAACTCCCGTCGGCCGATGCCGGCGGGAGTTCTCTTTTTGTTGCAGCCGGAATTTGAAAATTCAAAATGAGGCTGCTACCTTGAGGGCATGAGGACCCCGAACACCACATGTGCGACGTGCGGGAAGCCCATCTACAGGCAGCCTTCCACGTTGGCTCGAACCCGCAATGCGTACTGCTCTCGCAAATGCCAGGGGGCTCCTAAACCGGCTTCCCTGCCTCGGCAGATGACGTGCCCCACCTGTGGGGCTACCTTCGAGGTCGCCTTCGGAAAAAAGCGGAAGTTCTGCTCCCGGGCGTGCGCCAACAAGGGGCGGCGGGGTATCCAATATACAGGCTCACGCAAGGTGAACCTCAAGACCACCTTACTCCTGGAGCTTCGGCGCAGGTCGGGGTCCAAGTGCTGCATGGTGAAAGGGTGCTCGTACAATCGAACCCTGGACCTCCACCGCCTGGTCCCCGGAAAAGAGGGGGGTTTGTACGAGGTGGGGAACGCCTTCTCCCTGTGCCCCAACCACCACGCAGAGTTCCACCGGGGGTTGATCTCGTTGTCCAAGGTGTCAGACTTCGAGCTGGAGGCCGTCGATCTGGGGTTCCCCGATCAACTCGCCAAGTTCAACATCACTGGAAGCGATCCGGCTGGATGAGGGACCTGTCTTGAAAACAGGCAGCACGGTCCGGCGACGGCCGTGCTGGGGGTTCGAGTCCCCCCGCTTCCGCTTTTCGGGGCAGTGCATGTAACCTCTCGTGTTGGTCACGGGAGAGATTCCCCTGGACGGTCAAGGCAATCTGGACAAAGGTCGGAAGGCCGTGTTCATCATCCACGGGTGGGCCTGGAAACAAGAGGTCCGAGCCAATTTTCGGTCGGCCGGGATGCCCAAGCCGTGCTATTTCGTAGCACGGGAAGCCCTGCACACGGAACTCCCCCTCAAAGATCACCCCACACACCCGTTCGATGATGCAGAAGAGCTGGACCTGGGCGGAATCCTGTAGCCCAACCCTCTCCCCCACCCTCCGCTTCTCGGGCGGTATTGCAGCCTTCAGCGTGGAGTAGAGGTTCCGGACCCTTCACGGGAGGAGAGCCATGCAAGTCGTCTATGCCGCCGAGGAAGCCCCGCTGACGCTGACCAAGTCGATGTTCCTGGCGGGCCCGAGCCCCAGAGACCCCCGACACCCCAACTGGCGCAACGAGGCCCTGGAGATCCTGGATGGCCTGGGGTACGACGGGGTCGTGTTCATCCCCCTGCCCCGGGACGGACAGTGGGACCACAGCTACATCGAGCAGGTGGACTGGGAGAATGAGTACCTGAACATGGCCGACACGATCGTGTTCTGGGTTCCCCGGGATCTCACCGTGGTCGAGGACGTGCCCGAGGGATCGTCCGCCGAGAAGGCCATGAGCCTCCCGGCCTTCACCACCAACATGGAGTTCGGGTACTGGGTGACCAGCGGCAAGGCTGTCCTGGGCTGCCCCCACGGCGCCTCCAATGTCCGATACCTCCAGCATCACGCCGGCCTGGAAGCCGTCCCCATGTCCAATACATTGGAGGGCACTCTCCGCCTGGCCGTGGACAAGCTGGGGGCGGGTGCAAGTCGGATCGGAGGAGAGCGGGAGGTCCCCCTGCACATCTGGAAGCTCCCCCACTTCCAGGGCTGGTACAGGAGCCAGGTCGAAGCTGGCAACCATCTGGAAGGAGCTAAGCTCCTGTGGTCTTTCCGAGTCGGTCCGGCGAAGGGGTTCACTTTCGCCTATGCCCTCCACGTCAACGTCCACATCGCCGTCGAGGGCCGCAACAAGGTCAATGAGTTCATCTTCGGCCGTCCCGACATCACCACCATCGTGGCCTACCGTTATCCCCGTTACCTTGGGGGCAGGGTGGTCGATACGGAGGCAGTGTTCGAGGACACTGAGGTTGCCATTATCCGGGAGTTCCGGTCCGCTGCCCGCACCCGAGACGGGTTCGTGAGAGAGTTCCCGGGCGGGTCGAGTTGGAAGCCAGAAGAGAACCCGTTCGTGACTATGACCCATGAGCTGGAGGAAGAGACGGGGTTGGGGGAATCCGCCGGGTTCTCCATCGACCCCAGGCGCCTCCGCAAGATCGGATCCCGTCAGATCTGTGGGAGTTTGAGTGTTCACCAGGCCCACGTTTTCTCCTGTGAGCTGACCGAAACCGAGATGGGATACCTGAAGAAGCAGGAAAAGACCAACATCACCCATGGAGTCGTCGAAGAAAGTGAGCGCACTTACGTCGAAGTGCGCCTCCTGGGTGACATGCTGAAGGCGGATAACAACGACATCGACTGGTCGATGCTTGGGATGGTCCTGACTGCCATCCTCCAGTAACCCCGCTCAATGAACCATGATAGCGCCGGGGTCCTTATACACCTTGACCACGGGGATCAGCCCGAAGACCTCCCAGCACCTGAGACACCGGACGTGTACTACGTCCTCTTCCTCGTCCACGCCCACCATCGAGAGGGTGGGGTCCAGGTCTTGTATGCCCCCTTCGATGTCCCTCACCTGCATCCCAACGGCCGAGAACAAATGGCTTGACTGACAGTACGGGCACTTGATCCCGAAGATCAGTGCCTGGTCTTCTTTTCCCGTCACGTCGAAGAACATGTTGCTGCCAACCATCTGTAACCCCATCCTACCATAGATCCGGGATAGGGTCCCCACCGGATGTGGGGATGCCAATGGTTCGCTGCCTCATCGAAATTTGGGGTGCGCTTGGTTGGTCTCGAACAGAGGGGTATGGGATTCTGTCTTACCTCAACAAGAAACCGTGGTCATAGACCCCAGGTCTGAGCTTGTCGGACAGAACCTTGAAGGCGTCCTGGAGATCAGCCCACCCCGTCGGGAACAGGTCCCTCCAGAGGTGCTTGAGTTGGTACACTCCAGCATCCCAAGCCATCAAGTGCAGCTCAGTCACAGCAACTTCAGGTGGCCTGTGATGAGGTCGACGCTTTCGGATTTGGCGGGACCGATGGCAATGCAGGTGTTGGTCGGTACACCTCCAAACTCGGTCCGCCCGGCATCCGTGATGAGGGCACAGGGGAAGCCAGCCTTTTGGGCCTTTCGGTACAATTCCAGAAGCTCTTCTTCGGAGTCCGCCCGAACGCAGACCTTGGCGAACGATCCCTCGATCCACGTCACCATGTCAGGGGTGAGACCCTGGATCTTGAAGATGTTTTCGGTGAGGTTTTTCTGGGAATCCTCCGGGTATCTGTTCTCATCCCGTCCCAGAACTCCCCGGTCGAAGAAAACCTTCAAGGAGGCGTGCGCCCCCTGAGCGATCATTTTCCCCTTTCTCATCCCCAGGTCTGCCCTCATGACGATGACCTGTTTGACTGGATAGCTCACCTTGTTACTCCTGCTCCGCCTCCTTAGAGGCGGCAAGTTCGACCTGGCTCGGGTCCTCAAACCTAAGGTCTTCCGAGTAGGTGAGAGGTGCCCCGCAGAGGGGGCATTCCTCGGGAAGATCTTCCCGTGAAACGGGTTCCTGAAAGAGCACGTCGATGTCGATGTGTGGGAAAGGACAGAGCATCAATCCTCCAGAAGGGTTTCGACCCCCGGACAATTCGGGGCTGCCCGTAGAACAGCAGGACTTACAGTCGGGACCGTCCATATTACTTACCGTTTTGTATTCCTCTCCCTACCTGCAAGAGAAAGTACCCTGACCATACCCCGGTCTGGACACCCTATTGCTAGGAACCCCTACATTGGGGGTCAGGTTTGCTGAGCACCGGCCAGAGCCTCCAGCAACCCCTTTTGGATCAGGAGGATGATCTTCAAATTCTCGTAGGCAGCGTATTGCTGGGGGAAAGCCCGCCGAGAGTTCTTGATCAGGGGGAAGAACCACTCGTCCAGCTCGGACACGTAGCTCCGCTGCTTGGCGAGAGAGAACACACCCTGCATGGTCTGAAGGTTGTGCCCCCGGTCGGCCAGCTTGACCACACTGGCAATGGGGTCCTCCGCCATCTCCGAGAAGTACATTTCGTAGGTCTTGGTCAGCCCTCCCATTTTCTTCGACAGATGCCAGACGGCCGAAGCCACCCGCTCACCGAACCGGGTGCCCAGACCTTGGCGGGTGATCGCCTCAGGGTGGTCCTCCAGAACATCGTGCAGGAAGGCTGCCGCCAGGGTGTCCTCGGGGAACAGGAAGTTGGCCGAAAGGGTGCCTAGGAGCTGGGCTACGGAGAGCTGGTGGTTAAACTTGGGGGTCTCTTTGTCCTTGCGAAACCCCTGCTCCATCTGGCGGACGAACTCCAGGGCGTCGAGGGCTTTGTAGAACCCTTTGCCGTCAAGCCACCCCCTCATGGTGGCGAGCTGCTTCTTGTGGCGGGCTTCGATTTCGGTCACGGCGTCACCTCCGATGGTCTGCTTGTACTACTGGAGCTGCCCCATGACGTTACCTCGGCTAACTACCCCATCCATGAAGAGCCGGACGTCAGGCCCTCGACTCTCCGGGGACGGGGGTTGTCGTGAAGAATTGGTACAATAATCAAGGCTGGTAGAGCTGCTGCTCCCGGATCACTTGAAAAACCCCTAGTGGGAGGCCCACTGGGTATTCTCCCCGAGCGAGGGCCGCCCGAATGTCGGTGGAGCTGACGTGGGGGAAAGTAACGGGAGGTGTGTACCCCTCGACGGGGTAGCCCTCCCGTCCGATGTAGATGAATTCGGCCAGCTTCTGAAGGTCGTCCCACCGATACCACTTGCTTGATTCGTGGAGGAGGTCTGTGCCACCGACGACGGTGAACTCGACATCGGGGTGTTCGCTCTTGAGGTTACCCACTAGGTCGAAGGTCCGGTGCTCCGGGCGAGGGATGATTCGCACATCTCCGGGGATGTCCAGGCAAACCCAGTGGAGCATGGAGACCCGGTGCTGGATGGGGGCCAGGTCCTTGCCGAAGGCGTGCTCAATACAGGGGATGACCCACACTTGGTCGAAGCGCTCCGCCAGGAAACGGACGATATTGCCGTGACCTTGGTGAGGAGGGTTGAAGCTACCACCATAGAGGGCTACCCTCATACGAACTTTACCTCGCACCACTTCCAGGCAAAGCAGCCCCACTCATATGACCCTCCGACATCCACTTTGCAGATGCGTTCCCGGATGTTTGCGTACTCCAACCACCGGATTTCTTTGGTCCCGAAACAGCGGGGGAGCCACAAGAATTTCCGCACGGTGCGTTCGTCGCCTTCACGATCCCGGAGGGCGTACCTGCTAGGAAATCTCAATCTCTCCTCCTGTTCCGAAACCTTAGGCCAAGGTCAAGTAGCGGACGGGGACATGGTCAGTGAGCCAGACCCCGTTCTCCGAGCAGTAGAAGACGTGTCCATCTTTGAACATTTGTTCGGCGTTGATCTCGAAAAGGATGGGGGCTCCCGACCGTCGGCCGACGGCCGTGGCGGTGCCCTTGTCCTCGGACATGTGGACGTGGTGCCGCTGCATCTTCTGGATGCCGGTGCGGAAGATGCTCTGGACAGCTTTCTGGTACGTCCCGTGGTAGAGCCTCCGGGGCGGCTCTACCGGCTCCAGCTCCAGCTCGACTTTAACGCTGTGGCCCTGCCGGGCACGGATTTTCTGGCCGTCGTCGGACAGGGCGAACCTCTGCTTGTCGTTCTCGTTAACGGCTCGCAGCAGGTTGGGTCGGTCCATCCAGGGGACGACCTTGAGGATGTCGTCCACGGCTGCCCACCCGTGCCTGTCCAGAGTCAGGCCGATGCTCTCGGGGGAGTGCCGCAGCACCTTACTCAGAAACCGGCTGATCCTGTTGACGGGGTCTTCCTTTCTCATAGGTCTCTCCAGGGGAGAGTTTCTCCTGTCTCGTGGTTCACCTCGATGTACTCGTGGATCTGGATGTCAGAGAGGGTCCCGTCGGGATGCCTCCAGTAGGAGTACGTGAACGTCCGACCCGAGGTTTCGCCCTGGCCTTTCCCGACCCCACGGTGGTTCGTCTTGCCCTCCTCGCTCATGTCGTAGAGCGTCACGAGTATCCTGTGATAAGGGATACCGCCTCTCGCCACAACAGCATCCCGCCGAGCTTTCTCCCATTCCAGAAGCTGGTCGAGGGTGACAGCTTGTGAAGGGGTAGATTCCCGGGAGAACTTCACTGGGGGCCCCTCAAGGCCCGGTTGTTCCCCCCGTAGACACCGCAGAATGAACTCTCGGCACTCCGGGCAATACCTGTCGTCGTTCAGGTCGTGCTGACACCCCATACCAGAAGGTTGGTATTGGTATCGAGTGACACAGTGGTGGCATCTCCGCTCTTGGGATGTCGTCATGCCCAGATCCTCTCGCTTGGCCTGCACTCGTTATAGAAGCTCAAACCTCGAACTCCAGCCCCCGTTCACGCAGCTTCTCATACTGATCCGGGTCGAAACGGTAGAGCTGGGCGGGCCTCCCGGCCAGGGGTTTCATCTTCTCGTCGAGAGGGACAAGCACCCCGTTGTTGATGTGGGGGAGGACCTTCTTGCGGATGGTCCTGGCATCGAGGCTCCTCCCCAGGATGATCTCATACACCTCTTGGAGGTCCCGCAGGGTGAACTTGGGGGGAAGCAACCAGCAACCCACAGGCTGCCAGCGGAGTTTCCCTCGCAGGCGGCTGATCGCCACTTGCAGGATCTCGGCGTGGTCGAAGGCCAGCTCGGGGAGGCTGTCAACGTCGAACCACTTGAGATTCTTGGCATCATCATCGGCCCGCACCTGGACCTGGTTGGGATCCACACACCCCCAGTAGGCCACGGTGATGACCCGCCCTCGGGGATCTCGGTCAGGGCGACCGAATGTGGCAAGCTGCTCCAGATAGGCCACGTCAGAGAGGTGGGTTTCCTCCAGCAGTTCTCGGAACACCCCCTGGCGCAGGGTCTCCGTAGTGTGGACATCAACGAAGCCTCCGGGGATGGCCCAGCATCCGTAGAAGGGTTCCCCCTCCCGCCCCCGTTCGATCAGCATGACCTGGAGCTTCTTGGTCTCCCGGTTGATGCCGAAGATCACGGCGTCCGTGGTGATGTCTGCTTTGGGGTAGGCATACACGTTGGCCTGGGAGAGAAGACGCCCTAGGTTGTCCAGGATCTCCCCAGCGATCCTACGGGATTCCGGAGGGTAGCCCCCGAGGGCCTCGTTGAACTCCCCAAGCCCCAGCGTTGTGATGACCTGCTCCACCGAGGCCTCGGCGCCTTGGATGAGGGTGCCTGCTGGCCTCCGAGAAACGGTGAGGGCTCGGACTAGCCTGGTGGCGAGATTCTCCAGAAGGTGTAGCATGATCAGCGCTCCAAGAATTCCGGGTCTTCCCCGAAGAAGTAGACCCCCACGACGTTGGAGTAGGGCCGGGACCGGAGACTCTCATCCTTCTCATCGTACAGTTTCATCCGGTCACCAATGCCATCCCGCATCATTTGGGCTCCCTGAGCTCCTTATTTGTACCCGTACACCCGCCGTAGTTACCCAGGGCGTAGGACCCCCGAGGTTCTGCCAGCCCAGTTCCGTACACAAACTTGCCCCATGGGGTCTCCCGGACCCCATACGAGCCCAGTTCCGGGGTTTAGGCGTCGGGTGTTGCCATTGACATTGAACTCCAGATGCTTCTTGGTGACCTTGACGACGACGTATCGGTCCGAGCCCAGAGTGAATTCTCCTCCGATGGGGAGTCTGCTGAGGTTGATGTTCACCGGGCCTCCAAACGGTACACCCGGTCTCCCCTCCAGAAAGCCACTTTGCCCTGGTGGGTGCCGAGAACCATGTCAGTGCCGATTACCGGGTCCGAGATGATTTTGACCCCGCTGTGCCCCCGCTTGGCGGCGAACAGCTCCAGGTCTTCGTCTTCGTTGATGCACGCCACCACCCCGTTGTCCAGTACCACGAAGTTGAGACCTGCAGGGGTAATGTCCTTGATGATCCGCACGTCGTACAGGGGTTCCTGCATAGGGCGGAATGAGAAGCGATAGACCAGTCGGTCATAAGTGCCGTCCTTTTTGGCGGCCACCGTCATCAACACGTTCCTCTGGGCTCTAGCATCCACGACTTGGGCGTACTGATCTAGCTCGGGGAGCGGGCACTGGTAGTGCTTGCCGGACTCGGGGTACAGGCTCACCCACGTCTTCCCCATGAGGTCTTGGACAGATACCCCGGGGTACAGCTTGGTGGCCCGGTTCGAGCAACCCGAAGCCTTGACGGTGGTGGGCTGGATGCGGTTCCCCAGCTCGTTCAGCTTGACCTCGTACACGCCTTCCCCAACCTTGACGTAGAACCTACCATCCACGCACATGGCCGAATCCACGGCGAGGCCCAGGCTCATTTCCCGGCGGTCCACCGTGTCGTACAGGTTGAGCCCCCCATTGACCCAGCCCACAATGGGCTTGTTGAGCCGCCCCGTGAATCCGATGCCGACGAAACGGGTGCTCGGGTCGGGGGGGTTGCTGACCCTCATGGTGTCCACAAACACTCCTTTGGAGGTAGCCGCCACTCGGACACCCAGATTTTCGGCGTATCCCAGGACCAGAGCGTCGTACAGAAACAGCTCCGTGACCAGGGCCTGCTTCCCGCCCGCCAGGTGGCGGATGTTCGGGACCACCAGGATGGTGGCTCCGGTCAGATCTGTCGGCGGGGGGGTCCGCTGACCCTTCTCGAATACGTCTTCCAGCCATTGGCGGTAGCGGGGAGGGATCACATCGAAGGGATACACCGCCTTTGGGAGGGACACATCCGGATTGAACACTGAGATGTGGGCAGCCATCCGCTGCTCCATCTTGTCCGACCCCACGAATTGGGGGTGCTTCCCCTTGTAGGGGTGGATGCCGATGAAGAGCTGGAGGGCCAGTACCCCGAAGCTGTACCAGTCCGAAAGCTCGGTGAAGTCCGCCCCCTTTACCTGGGGGTCCCGGATGTTCGGCATGATGACCGTGGCCGGGAAGCTGGGAGTCTGGTAGCTGTCGGTATCGATCCCGTATACCTCAGAGAAGTCCTTGGAGACCAGCCAGTTCAGCTCGTTGCAGTCCACAACCAGAATGCCGGCTTTGTGGATGCTGCTGATTCGGTCCTGGAGCTTCTTGACCAAGACCTGGATCTGGTCGGGCTTGATGTTGTTCCGGTCCCGGAACACTCGGGGAAAGAGCTGGCAGAGAACCCAGGCATCCTTGAGGAACGGCATCATGTAGCCGAGGGGTTTGCCGTGCTTGTCCACCAGCACCTTCTGGGGACGGTTGATGAAAGGGTCCTGAATCTGCTGAAGTTCGGCCAGTTTCCCAGCGGGCATCATGGTGCGTGGGTCGTGGTACAGTTTGTAGGCCATCCCCCCCTGCTCGTAGATTTCCGCCTGACCACCCCGGGCTACGTAATCGGCTTTGGTCAGCCGAACCTCACCGCCACCCTTGATGAAAACGTTCGGCATCAAACCTCTCCCTTACCGGGGGCTCCCCCGTGCCCTTCCGTGCAGGTTACCCCATGAGGAGTGAGATACTGGGGATTGCCACAGATCGAGCAACTATCCCCTGCTGGGGGGAAGTCCTCCAGAGACGCTTGGTCCACCGCTACATCGGGATCGGGAACGTGCGCTGGAAGCACTCCGCCGTCTTGAGGGGCGAAAGCCCGGATGAATCTCCCGTCAGTGGTGAAGGCCAGGTAGATATGGCCGATGTACACCCGGATGTGCTCGGGAGCCACCAAGACGCTGCGGGTCTCCTGGCGGCGGTCATCTTCGAGGTCCCCGAACAAGGCCTCGACCTCGGGGTCCGACTCCATCGTGTAGTCGTAGTAGGCCGGCTTGACGTACTCGATGGTGGCCTTGATCCCAAACTGTTCCAGAAGGGATGTGAGGCTGTTGGGATCACGCTTCATGAGATTCCTCAGGTGCCTCCGGCAAAGCCGGAATCGGGTTCCTCACCACGTCGCCCGTCCACAAGGCGGCCATCGAGAAGTCGTCGTAATGGGACCATCCGTGGGTGGAGCAGAACTGGGACAGGAACCTCTGGCAGCGCCTCCCCACAAACCTCCCCTTGGATCCCTTGATCGCCATGCACTGCTCAATCACCTCATGGAAAGTGACGGGGCGGATATTCCTGGTCAGGTACGTCCCCGTGATGAAGGGGCGCCCAGCCTCGACTATGACCTGGATGCTTACGGTATCCGGCGGGATCTGGACCGCCCCGGCCATGGGCACGGGAAATTTGAACGTGTCCGACACCCTCCTCTGAAAGCTATCCGCCCCATCGGAAAACACAGCCAGGATGTCGTATTCGGTGGGGTCCAGGAGCACGGTGGCCGCTACGTTTCCGGGGTTGTCGACCACCTGAATCAGGGGCTCTCCCTGGAGAACTCCGTCGAGATAGCGGGATACCTTGCGGGTGTTCCAAAACCCTTCCCCGTTCTGCGTGGTCCAAGTGGACCAGCGATCCGGATCTGTGGTGTAGGTCAGGTATCCTGGGGCGGAGCCACCGTTGGGGCTTTCGTAGGAGAATCTCCACGTCTCGATAGACCCGCCCCGGCGTTTGCCCGACAAAAACCCATCCCCCACCACAACTGCCTTGACCATCCCTTCTTCGGTAGGGACGAGAACCAGGAGGGTGGCGTCAAGGCTGGTGGGGGCCATCGCCCCCGCCTGGGCGGGGGCATTGGACTTGAGGGCGATGTCGGAGGGGCGGAACGCTTCTCCCTTGGCGGTGACCTCCTGGAAGGTAGTCCAGGTCAGGATGCGAGATCCGAAGTCGGTGTCCGGGGAACTGGAACAGCCGTCCGATACGATGGCAACGGGCAGTTTCTTGCCCTGGTGGATGACGAATGCACCACGAGCATAGTCCTCACAGATGTCATGAGTGGAGCCGATCTCCAGGTGGGCGTCGGGGTGCATAGCCATCCTCATTGAAGCAGGAAACCGTGGTCGTAGACCCCAGGTCTGAGCTTGTCGGACAGAACCTTGAAGGCGTCTTGGAGATCAGCCCACTCCGTTGGGAACAGGTCCCTCCAGAGGTGCTTGAGCTGGTACACTCCAGCATCCCAAGCCATCAAGTGCAGCTCAGGTCTGCGGAAGGCGTAGTCTTCTCTCACAGGTAGGGAGAGAAGCCAGAGAGCATCCAGCTTGTCGAGAACAGCCTGGGCCTCGGAACTGAGGTTGAGATTGGGCAACCGAGACGCCATGTAAGGGTCTGGGGTGCTCTCTACTGAGTTGCCGAACACGTCCTTCGAGGAGTGGGTCTTGCAGTCCCGGTAGAGGTTCCCTGTCTCCTTGGCGTCCAGTGCCTTGAGGGCTTCGGAGTGGGCCATCCAGAAGAAGTGGTTGTGGATGGTCCAGGACTTGCCTTTGTACTGGACCATCCGCATCGCAGTGCAGTTGTTGTCACTATGCAGAAGACCGAAGACGTGACAGTCGTCCACCCACTGCTCGTAGGTCGGAGTACCCTCAGTATAGGGGGAAAGATACTCGTCCTTCTGTGTGATCCACGTCTCTTTGACCAATTTCCGGGCACCGTAGAGAGCGAGGGCACGGGAAAAGTTGTCAGACGTTACGGAGAGACCGTTGCGTTTGCTGGAGCAAGAGGATGTCCAGAACACACTAGTTCTGCTGTTGTATATGCTATTTCCCCCGTTGGTCAAATAGGCCGGGGCCCCGGGTACCAAAGAGCCTCGGTACCCTGGACCTTCCTTTACTCTTAGCCCGCTACTCATTTGTGGAGCGTCCACCCCCGTCATCCCTCTGACGGGACCACGAACCCAGGCTGAAGCCCCCCGACCGTTACTGTTGTAGATGTGTTTGGTAACTGTCCCCACGACGCTGAAGGTGCCCTTCGGGACGTCTTTAATGGCGCAGGGTAGAGGGAATTTGGGATTCGTTTTGCCGGGAGAGTCCCATACTGTGAACGAGATGCCCCAGCTCCCAACCACGTCATCAAATTGCGATGCTTGGAGCATGAAAGCATCTTGGAAAGAATACTGACTGTACCACCACTGACGGAAGGGGTGAAAAGATCCGCTCGACATGAATGTCGGGGCGCTGAACACGGCGACTGTGTTTCCACCCCCCCTAGGGGTATTGAAACCATACCCCTCCGCCACTTTGTTGCACTGGTACATGAACTGAGCGTAGAGTTGCTGTGTGATGGCACCCATCTTCGCCTCTTTCATCTGCCCGTTCACGACCGTCAGAGCGATCCCTGCCTTGCTCGTCCCCTTGGCCCCAGCGTCGTTTGCAGTCCCGTAAGGCGGGTTCATCAAGAATACTAGCCGTTTCCCAGCTTTGGCAGCCTCCTTCAGGCGCTCGTGGGCTGTGTCTGGGATCTCATTGGTGTTGTCACCTCCGAAGAACGGGAAGGGCTCTTCTGGATTCAGAAAGTCGTACTGGAAGATCTCGGCACCGGGGTTGTACCCCTGGTCCTTGATCACCTGCACATCGTTCGGTTCCAGTGTCGAGATCAACAGGTCTGCGAACTGGTAGTCTCGGGTCAGGTTTCCGGTGCCCGCCGCAGGGTCCCACACGATGCACTCGTCCCGCCAGTTGGGGCCAAGCACTTTGTCAAGGCTTTTGTGGGCTTCAGCCACCCAGATGGCGGGGGTGAAGAAAGCCCCTTGCCTACGACGAGCATCGTCGGGGAGTTGGTCGGACGTCACGATGTTCATCGACAGGTTCCCCATGCCTTTACTACCAAGAAGATGTCGAGATGTTACCCCTACACTTTTTCGGGGGGCCCCGTGTTGGCTGACAGGGGTGAGCCCGGAAAAGGACTCAGATGGCGAGGGTTGCCGGGTTGATCGTCTTGCTCGGGCCCGCCGTCCCCAGAGCCTGGCTCTGGGAGCTGATACTCTGCGATACGAACTGGGCGAGCTTGGCGAGAGTCTTGGCCGAGGCGTCCGACAGCGGGACATACTGGTCGAACTTGCCCTGGTCGTGGACCGTCTTGAGGTAGGAGTTCAGGCCCCCGGCGTTGGCACCTCCCGCCCCCACCCCGACGAGGATGGTCAGCAGACTTTCCAGACCCAGCTCGTCTCGGCGGGCTTCGTCGGTCTTCGTCCCAACCGCCGTGGGGTTGTAGGTCGAGCTGTTGTCCTCGCCGTCGGTGATGACGAAGACGATGCCATTGCAGTCGAAGTCTTCGGCCGAAAGCTGCCGGCCCATCTGGTGGCACGACCCGATGGCGTCGATGGCGGCGTCGAAGAGGGCCGTGGCGCCACCCGTGCGGAGGCCGTCGTAGTCGGCCGAGTTGACGGTCAGCAGCTCCTTGAAACCGTGGACCTCCTTCAGGTTGGAGTTGAAGGACACCACCCGCAGCAGGAGGTTGTCGGCCCGAGGGCTCTTGCGGCACGCCTCGACGATGGCCTTGACGCAGGCCTGCAGCTCCTTCTCGTAGCTGTAGACCGAGCTGGACACGTCCACGGCGATGACCACGACGGTGTACTCGGTGGCCCCGAGGTCGTCCAGCCCGACGGCGGAGAAGCCGAAGTTCGTGCCCGGAATCATGATGCTTTGGGACTCGTTCATCGTTTTTTCCTCGCAGGGGGTTCCACAGTACCCCCGCAGCGGCCCCCGGAGTCATCCGGGGGCCTGGTTGGGGGATCAGGATCAGAGGATCAGGTTCTTGGCGTCGGCGCAGGTCATGACCTGCATCCCCAGCTTCTGCATGTCGGAGAGGAAGGCATCTCCGAGGGCAGCGAAGCCGGCGACGTTGCTGGTCGTGTCGCTCAGGAGCACGATCTTGGAGGCGTAGGTGGGGTCGGAAAAGTTGTCCACGATGTCCCGCCCCGTGTTCGCCACGCAGTGGCTCAGGGCTTCTCCGGTCAGGAAGATGATGTCCGCCTGCTCCAAGGCCTGGACGAAGCCCGTGTTGACCTGGGTCCCCGGGTCGTTGGGCTGCGGCACCTCGGCCTTGACGGCGGAGAAGTGCTCGGTGAAGGGGTTCGACCCCTTGGCGACCCAGTTCACGAACCGGACGTGCTTGCGGGTCCACTCCGTCAGGGCCTGGAAGACCGCCGGGTAGACGTTCGAGCCGGAGTTGCCGATGAGGCAGTGCTGCGGCCAGATGACGTGGGGGTAGCGCCCGCCGGCCGCCAGTGCCTGGAGGTAGTCCCGGGTGTGGGCGTGGAACGCCCGGCGCCGGACCCTGAGCTTGCGGGTGCCGATGACGTTGCCCGTCGCCGGGTCCACCGACGTGGCGACGAAGCAGTCGTTGGCACCGTCGTAGCCGATGGTGGCGAAGATCGGGGCGGGGTCGCCGTTGTCGTCGGCGTACCAGTACGGGTGTGAGATATCGATCTCGTGGTGTTGGTCGAGAGTGACGTGGATGGCGTGGAGCTTGTGGCCCACGTCTCCGATGAAGGCCGCCAGCCGCTCCATGTCGGCCTGGCCGCCGTCCACGCACAGGTTGCCGGGGGACACCCCGAACGGGTTGCTGGAGGTTGCCGTGAAGTCGTTCTGCGGATCGATGCTGATCAGGTGGGTCTGCTTTCCCATGACGAATTCTCCGTGTCTTCGGGAGGGTTCCGACCTCCCTGGTCTGTTGGTGCTACCCGAACCTCCCGGACTGTTACCAGATTCCGGGTCACTTTGCCCGAAACCCTACAGCTCCGGGAGCTGGTCGGTCAGGATTCCCTGACGCACCAGCTCCTGACGGGTGCCGTAGGTCGGGCAATTAGGGTTCATCTTGTGCCGGGTGATGCGTTCGGCCTTGCGGGCCGCCATGAGAATGTCACCCGCCAGGTGGAACGGTAGATCCCGCAGCGGGCCTGCATAGGTCGCTTCGGCGATGATGTTGTAGAGGTCGTCCTGATCCGCATCATCGTCGAACATTTCGCATGAGAACAGCAGGTTCCCTTGCGAGTCCTTGCCGACGGGCTTGGTGACGGTGTCCAGGAACCGACTCACCCTCTCGATGAGGCCGACGTGGCTGTACTCGCCCGTCTCTACGTCGATGCGGCTGTAGGTGAACGGAACTCCCGTCCAGCTCAGCAGCTCGGCTTCGTCCGAGTGGCCATCCCCTGTCCCCCAGAGGTCGGGGCTGGGGATGGCGAGGATGGTGTCCCGCAGGGCATCCGCCGCTGCGGGGAGACGCTTCATGAGACCCCAGGCGAGCTGGTAGACCTCGCCCTTCGACAGCATGGCGATGGGGTTGCTGTCCACTTCTCCGTCACCGCCCTTTTGATAGAACCGCAGCCAACGGTCCTCGCACTCATTGCCAGTGCCGTGACGCAGGCCGACCCCGGTCAGCCGGTTGAATCCCCGGCCGATGGGCGCACGCAGACAGGACCGGATGGAGCCGAGGATGGTCGGGTCCGCCTCGATGCGAGCCTCGATCTCGGACATGTCATAGCCTGCCCGCTTGAGCGAGTCTTTCATCTCGCCCAGCAATACCTCCCAGACCCCGCCCAAGCCGGCGTCCACCAGGGGGCAACCCAGGCCCTCAGCGAGGCGACGAGCACGGTCGCTCTGAGCATGGCTGGTAGCGAAACGGCTGTGGACCAGCGTTACGTTTTCGGGGCCGAGGGCCATGATCAGCAGCCCTGCCATCACGGCGGAGTCGATGCCTCCGGAAAGATCCAGTTCGGCCCGATTGATGCCGGAATCCTGGTGGGCCTTACGAAGTGCGTTGACCCGGTTGTCGATGAGTCCGTTGATGTCGATGACAGGCATGTTCACTACTTCCCGTACCGCTCCAGAGCGGCGGCGGAGGTTTCCGATGAAATCCCCGCAGCGGAAGCTACTTCCGCCACCAAGGCACGAGTGAGGGGGCTGAGGTCGAGTACCGCCCCATCAAACCAGGGGTCATCCGCAGAGAGGGGGTGGAATCCCGGCAGTTCCTCTCCGAGTTGGGCAACCAGTCGCCGGATGCCGGTGTCCGACACCAGGGTGACAGGACAGCCGGGCAGGCTCGATTTGGTGCCGGCGAACTTCATCTTGGGGCCACAGCTCTCGGAGAGCTTGTAGACCGCCGAGACCCCGTTCCGGGTGTACTGCTGCCAGTCGGCAGCACACACCAGGTATCCACCGTAGCCGTACTTCCTCTGCCACGAGGGGATGCCCAGGCGGACGCACATCTTCTCATTGGTGAGAGTGCGCACGGCGGTGTATCCGTCCTCGAAGATGAAGTTGGGGGCCTTTCCCACCTTCTCCAGGATGAGAAGGAGTTGGGCGGTCTGATCGCCACTGTCGAAGCGGACGCTGCCTTGGAACAGGTAGTCCTCCTCGATGGCCTGAGTCAGTGCTGGGATGCCTTTCCCGAAGGCGTCGTATGTGTCGAACAGGTAGCTGGGAGGGGCGGTCCGCATATCCCGGATCGCCCGGAATCCCGCTAGGTCCTCCCCCCAGCGTTGCTGGTGTTCGTGTCCGGTAGTCCCCACCGGAGTCATACCCAAGAGGTAGGCTCCGAGAGTGTTGGATGTGGAGGTGATGCCCGCCGCCTGGCAGGCGGCAAGGGCAGCCATGTGCTGGCGTAGACAGGTAGCCGCTCTCAGGCCGACCTCGAATGCCCGGTGGGCATCTCCGTTCAGGGCCTCTACTACCCCACCCACCCGACGGGCTACCGCCTCCTGGTAGTCCGTCATGTTGACCTGTACGAAGACTTTGCCCCGGGGAATCCCGACAGCCTCGGCCAGGGCCTGGATGATGAGGGCTTCGTCCGAGCACGTGGCCTTGAACTCCCGTACCCCGTTCTGGAGGGCGGTGGCGACCTGGAGATGAAAGTTGACCATGATGAGCAGGGGTTCTAGCCAGCTCACCAGGAAACTGGGTCCCGACACCGTGATGACGGGTTCCCCCGCATTGACCCAGGACCCCTTGGGAGCGGCCCAGATTCTCAGATCCCCACGCAGAGCCTTCTGCATGGCACTGGTCATCTCATAGCCTTGCAGGCCCAGCCAGTGCTGCTCTGCATCCTCCAGTTCTCGGGGGCGAAGCTGGGGGACCAACGACGTGTAGTTGATGGGGACGAGGAACGGTCCACCCTTGCGGAAGCTCAATGTGAAGGTCTCTTGGCGGAGGGGGAACCCCGCCTGAGCCATGCTGAACTTGTACCCGTCGGTCAGAAGAGGGCTCCCGGATGTCCCTTTCATGGCATTGGCGATGATTCTCTCGACGCTCATGGCGGCGGCCTCCTGTTTCCAGCCCGCATACCCGGAACCGGCAGAGGTGTTACCTGGCTGGGGGCATTTTTGTCCCCCTCGGTCCGGAACTTACGGCCTAAGGGGACCGTAAGTCAACACCTATTTCGCCTTTTTGATCCGGCGCCCCCGTTTCGAGGTTCGTAGATCTACGAGGTCATTGAGTTTCTTCACCAGCAGCTTGGGGATTCGGCTAATGTCTTTGTCCCAAACATAATCATCAAAGTGCGTCATCACTCCCTCTGAGCCCTGTCCGATACCAACCCCGATGACGTGGATACCGGCCTCTTTGGCAATGCGGAGTTGCCAGGGGATGACCTCCTGCCCTTCCGTAGGTTCTCCATCGGTGAGCACCAGGAGGACTCGGTGAGCCTCGTTGCGGCAGCTCAGGGACTCCAGGCCGAACTGGATGCCATCTGCCAAAGGGGTGCAACCCTTAGCTTGGATCAAGGCAAACCGATAGAGCACGTCCCTCAGCTTCTCATCGAACCTTTTGAACACGTCGTGGGTTTTGCCGGTCACCCGATGGTAGCGACCCTGGTCAGAGGGTTCTGGGAGGCTCTGAGGCGGGAGACCACCATCCCGAAACCCCGAGCACTGGACGGAGAATCCCAGCCTCTCGCATGGTTCCGTGATCGCCAGAAGCATCCGGGAGGCGTCTTCCTTTTTCCCCCGAAGTTGGACCTGTGCCTTATGCCCACAGTCAAGGCAGACCGCTTCTCCAGTGTTGAACACTCCGTGTTGTAGGTTGTAGCTCACAGTCACCTGGGTGGAACCGCACTTGATGCACCCACAGGTTCCGTCTCCCATCTCCCCGGGCACCGCCCTCTCGTAGCACAGGCTCATAGAGCTGGACTCGTCGATGACGACTGCCACTGCCATCGAGAGGTCCACCCGGGAGCTAGTGTCTTGGTAGGCCCGTTGTGGGATGGCCCCAGACAGGATGTCCACGTAGGTATTGACCAGTAGCTTCTCGGAGAGCTTACGGCCTTTCCGCAAGCCGTGGACAGTGTCGGTCATCTCCACAGCCTTGGCGATGTTCGCCAGGCGGGAGCGGAAGTACGAGCACTCCTGTTTCACTGAGTCCAGGATCTGCCGGGCTTTCTTCAGAGCGGCTTTCCGGTCAGGTGTGTCCACCAGGCAGACGATGTCGAGACCTGGGTCCCAGGGGCGGTAAGGCTGCTCTCCCTTCAGTACGGCGCCAACTTGCTTGTCCTCCTCTGCCCGGATGGCCTGGCCAAGCGCCGAACTGCCGTCTAGCAGATCAGGATTCTTCCCAGCAAGCGCTTCCTGGAGGGCCTGGCCGGCCACCTCCTGGTGCTCTCGGTGGTCATCTGGTTGATTCGTAGTAGGACTCTCCGCCCCCCCTACGTTCCCGCCACCCGAAGAAAGGTTGAGGGGTTCTACCTGTTCTTCCTCCTCTTCGCTTCCTGGAGATCCCACCCCGCTTTCTTCCCCGGGTTCCCTCCCTTCCCCCTGGGGGGAACTCTCCTCCCCCTGCTGTTTGGGTTCTGGGTCCCACCCCTCGAATCTCGGGCCTGGGGGCTGGGCGTCCTCGATCCGCTCCTGGGAAGTTTTCGGCCTTTTCCGGTCGGTTACATCTACTTCTTGTTGATGGTTACAGGCAGTGCATGTGCAGATGCCCTTTCCTTTGACCGTCCCTCCCTGCCCATCGGACTTGGGGCGCACGATGAGTTGGTGGGCGGGAGCCCCGCATTTCGGACATCGGATTTTTCCATCCCCGGGTTGCCCTGACTTGGCTTCTTCACTGGAGGTGTTCTGCTTACTAGCCTTGACCAGTTGGATGACGCAGTCCATTGCCACCCTCAAGTACCCCAGGTCGTCTTGGGCACTCAAGAGTATGGCCTGGTCCACCAGCGGGCGGAGGGGTCCTTGCATCACGAATTCCACCGCTGCCGGATCTTCCTCCAGGTAGCCCTGCCAGGCTTCCATTTGAGTCTCGGTGCGGTATCCCAGGCCGTAGTCCCGGAACGCCGCCGAGATGATGGTCAGCTTGTTTCGCTTGCCGCTCTCGGGGTTACCTGAGTGTGCCCGCAGGTCCTGGAACCCTGCCGTTTCCTGCTTCAGGATGAAGTCCTGAAGATCGTGGAGGTAGGGGTCCGTTCCGGGGAACTCCACCCTTCCCAGCCGCTCAATGCGGATGTCTTCGACGATGTTGCCCCACTCTTGAAGCAACCCGTGGACCCCCTCCCAGTTCGGAATGAGGGGCCACCTAGGAATTAGGATGCCCACTACTTCATCTACTGTCAGTGACCGACGGCAGGAGTACACCGTGTGGAACCCCTCATGGCAACCGCCACCCTGGATCCCGTACAAGATGGAACGGGGAAGTCGGTCGGGGCAGGAGGCGACCACGATCTCTCGTTTCGGAGGTCGGTAGTCGTTGGCGGCGGTCACCCAGGCCTCCACGTCTTCTTTGGTCGGGACGCACCCAGGGTTCTGGAGGGCCCAGGCACAGCAGTTCTTTACCAGTATGCGGGACGTCCACTTGTCTACGTTGTAGAAGTAGGACCCTCTGGAGTACACGGGAGGAGCCGACGGGCCGACGATGGAAGACACCATCGCTTGGAATGTCTGCCGATACTTGGCGCCGTGGACGGTGGGGTTGCCGGGGGCGGCTTGCTTCATGGGCACTCGTCTCCATCAAGGTCTTCCTCACTACCCCAACAGAAGCCGGGCGTTACCCGCCTCCCGGTAACGCCCGGCTTCTGTTGGGGTAGTAGATCCCGGACTAGCCTTGGATGTCTGTCCCAGGAGATGAATCATCGGCATGAGTGACTCCACCCTCACCTGCAAGCTATGTGGGTACCTCCATTCGGATTACCTGGGGAACCACCTGGCGGAAGAGCACGGGATCTCGATCCAGGACTACCTCCGGCAGTTCCCAGGGTCGTCTGTTGCCAGTTCGGCTCTTCTCGACCTATTCACCCAACGCAACTCGGCCCGCATTGAGAGGCGTCATCCGCCGTCCCCCCAGAACCTCACCGTGAACTTGATGGGGATCGAGTTCCCGGTCAACCCCAACGTGCCTTCTTCCTCCTGCCTCACTCTCCCCTGGAAGTTCCGGTTCCCCGAGGATCGGTCTTCGCCTTTGTATGAGGACTTCAAGATGGGGCTGGTGGCGCTGAAGAGGGACCGGAGCATGTACGTCCACGGTCTGCCTGGTTCCAGCAAGGACAGCTTCTTCCATGCGTTCTCCGCCCTTACCCATAGGCCAGGGAAGAAGTTCGCCATCAAGCAGGGGGCCGACATTCAGTCCTGGTTCTACACCAGATCTGTGGACTCCAGCGGGACGGGGTGGGAAGAGGGCGAGTTGCTGAAGGCCCTGAGAGACGGCTATGCCGTGCGGGACGAGCATGGCAGCATCATCGAGTGCATCCCCTATATCATCTTGATCTCGGACTTCGACCGGGCGGACCGCTCCCAGGCCGAATATCTGCGGCTGATCCTCGACACCATCGAGGGCATGGTGGAAGGCCCAAGTGGAGAGTTGTTTCCCGTGGTTCCGGGAACCATCATCGCTGCCACGGGGAATACTGCTGGTTCGGGGGACCCCCGAGGGAGGATGACCTCCGCCAACATCATCGACAGCTCCATTATGGACCGATGGGACCGGGTGTACGAGTTCCACTGGATGAGTTGGGAAGATGAGGGGAAGATTTGCACGGACAAGTTCCCTGAGCTGGTGACCAGATCCCCCGAGATCATCGAGGTGATGGGGAAGATCACCCAGGCCCTTCGCCAGCAGATTGCCGACGAAGACCTGTACGCCGAGTTCAGTCACCGTGCGGTTTGCCAGATCTTGGAGAACGCACAGGACTTGGTGTTCGAGTCTTCTACCACCGGAACCTTCGACGCCTCTGCACTGATCAGCCAGTCGTCTCGGTGCTGGCTGGACCGCCTGGGAGACCCCGAGGTCCGGGAGACCGCCGTATCAGCAATGGCCCCCCATCTGTCGGGGGGGATGCGGACGGACGGGCGTCGGAAAACGGGTGCCGGAAAATTCAAGAAGGGGCTGTAAGCATGAAGGTTTCCGCCAAGACTTTCTACGAGCCCCTGCTGGTCACCTTGCTGGAGTTGTCTGGTGGGAAGGCGAACACCGCAGTGGACCACAACGAGGTGTACGGGCCTGCTGCCCAGCGGGTCAACCTCGAAATCGATCAGTTTGGGGACAACCCCGACGGCAAGCCCAAAGTCATCCGATGGATGCAGGAGGCGGTGAAAGCCCTCCGCCAACAGCATTGGGTGGACTCCCCTGCCAAGGGAAAATGGGCTCTGACTCTACCGGGAGTGCAGGAGGCCCAACGTCTGCGATCCCTCGCCACACCCCTTTTGGAACAGCGGGGACCTCAGCCTCTGGCTCCCCACACCCCCAAAATCAAGGGGCACCCCTATCACGATGATCCCCACGTCCGTCTCCTGGCAGCCCAGATGTCCCCCTGTATCGGGGGGTATTCGGACAAGAGCCCCGTCTGCACCACATGCCCCATCCAGGCTTCCTGCATGAATGAAATGGCTGTGGAGCTGTCCTACTGCGCAGAGCTGCTGGAGAGACAGCGGGATCAAGGGGAGAAGGTGGCACTGCGAAAGAGCCAACCTGCGGGGGCTTTAAGCCAAGCGGACATGGGCAAAGCCCGCCTCATGGAGTGTACCCGAGAGTACACTTGCTCAGTGTGCGGCAAGGTTATCTCCCAGGGGAGTAAGGCCATGTGGATCCCCACGGCTCGTGGGAGGGTGTTCTTGCACTCCGCATGCCACCGGAAGATGACCCAGAAGGAAGGCCCATGAAAACTCACGAGTTCACTAACCGTCTCAACTCCCTGCTGACTGAACTGGCGGAGTTGGGGGTGGAGATCCAGCAGAGAGCTGGCACGATGCCCCTCAAGGATGAGGTGGAGATCGGACAAGCCCTCTGGAAGCTCAGCAACGCCGCCCGAGCCGCCCTGGGGCCCATCAAGGAAAGTCTCCGGGGAGAAGCGGAGCAGCGCTCGAATGGGGTGGGGACTCAGTTTTTGCATGGGAGGACTGTAGGTTCCCGCTGCACCGTCAATACCCCCCTCCCTCAAGTCGTCCTCCGGGAGGGGGTGACCTGGGACGACATCCGGGATGACCTGGGGGCCGAAGCCCATACCTTCTTCACCGTATCAGTACACCCTGACTTCCACGCCAGGGCGGAAAGGGCTGCCCCCGAGACTCTGGGGAAGTTGGTCCGTTTGACGAACACCCGCACCGTTATCCCCCGAGTGACTTTCAACGACTGACTCTCCGAGTTCCGCCCCCCTGGAGGTAACTTCGCCGTTCAGCAGAGTAGCTCCTACGAGCTACACGGAGATGAATGATGAGTTTCAAGAACCAGGTGGTGCAGGATCAGGGAAGTCGTTTCCACCTTCCCCAGATCAAGACGATGAGGTCCCCCGCCGTGGCCTTCCTGTCTCCCGAACTCTTCGAGGCGACCAAGGAAGACCTGTGGAAGCAGGCATTCGACTCGGCCAGCTATGATGGGGTCACCGGGGTGTACTTGATGCCCGACACCCACGTCGGATATGGCATTCCCGTGGGCGGGGTTGTCGTGACGAACGACACGATCATCCAGTCGGGGTCGGGGTACGACATCTCGTGTGGGGTTGTGTACATGGAGACCACCCTCCACGCCTCGGACATTGCAGACCCGGAAAAGCGAAGGCAGTGGATCGAAGCCGTCAACATGCGGGTCGCCGTCGGGGTCGGGGCTGATCCGACCAACCTCATGAAGAAGCCCAGCCCCCGGGAGATGGAGGACATGTTCCTCCACGGTGCCCAAGCCCTGGGGGTTCACAAGGACCACTGCGAGAGGCAGTGCATCGAGGTGGACGAAGACAAGTTCATGGACCGGGGCATCCGCAAGTCCCCGTTCCTTCGCAAAGCCCTCGACAAGGCGGCCCCGCAGCTCGGTTCACTGGGAGGTGGGAACCACTTCATCGAGATGCAGGTCGATGCCAAGACGGGCAAGGTCTGGTTGATGGTACATACCGGATCCCGGGGATTCGGGTGGAATGTCGCCAAGCATTTCTTCCTGGCGGGGGCGGAACTCCGTGGGCTGCCGTCGAACCAGGCAGAGCAGTCGTGGCTGTACCACGATGAGCCGTTGGGCCAGATGTACTGGGCTTGGCACAACGCTGCGGCAAACTATGCCATCGCCAACCGACACACCATCGTGAAGGGGGTCACGGGGGCTACCGAAGAGGTGTTCAGCTCGACCCCGAAGGTGTTCTACGAGATCTCCCATAACCTGGTCCAGTGGGAGACCCTGGTGTTGCCGGACGGGACCCTTTCCAAGGGATTCGTTCACCGTAAGGGGGCGACCCGGGCTTTCCCTGCCGGCCACCCGGACCTGGTAGGGACGAAGTGGGCTGACACGGGCCACCCGTGCCTCATCCCGGGCTCGATGTTCGACGGCGCCGCCATCCTCTATCCCAGCGAGGGGGCGATGGCTAGTGGGTGCTCCGTCAACCACGGCTCGGGTCGGGTCAAGGGCCGCAAAGAGGCCAAGCGGGACCTGGGTGAGTACCAGGATGTCGTGAACGAGGAGATGGCGACTGTCCGTCGAGTCTTCGACGGGGTCGAGGTGGTGGGCATCACGTCCAGCCACTCCGACATCCCGCTCGACGAGTGTGCCCATGTCTACAAGAACCTGGACGCCGTTCTCGATGTGCTGGCGGAGAACAATGTTGCTCGGGTTGATTCCCGGCTTTACCCTGTTGCCAACATCAAAGGCAACGACTGAGGATCACCATGAACGTATTGCTGGTTTGGGACGAGAATCCGGATCGAATTCTGACCTTCTACATCCAGGACGCACCCGAGTGGATGTTGGAGTGCCACGGGAAGTACATCAACGGGGATGATCTGCCCGAGGACCACCCGATCTTCCGCATCAACGACGCCGTCGGGGATCCCCAGTACGCCCAGGATCCCGAGTACGCCGGGAAGTGGCGGGGGTGCGAGATCAAGGATGCCCAGATTTCCAAGGAAGGGCCGTTCCACGTCGTGATCTGTGGGTTCTTCATGTGAGACTCGGTGCATCAACCGAGGAGATGAAGTAACCCAGCAAGGAGACCCTCCAAATGAAGAACTTCCTCCGCATGTTCGTGGATATGCCCGAACCCAAGACTCCTCCTGAAATCGAGACCGATTCTGTCACCGGAGAGGTAGACATCGACGCCCTGATCCGACAAGCCGATGCCAGCCTGGGTGGGGACCCCTCGGCCCCGGGGCGGGCTACCGCCCCGGAGCCCCCAAAGCCGAAGCCTACTCCTCTGGAGTGGTCCCTAGGGGAAGTGTTTCAGGCGGGCGGAGTCCAAGGAGGACGGAACAGCGCCGACACGGTGCTGACTCTCAAGGCCAGCCTTTCCCAGTTCCCCGATGTGCAGAAGCGGGCGATGATTCGGGCGATGGATGCCGCCGACGATACCTGGGACGAAGCCACGGTCATCCAGGACGCCAAGAAGAGGTTGTTGGTCCTCCAGCACTACCTCGGGCACATCGACAAGGATGAGGCCGCTCGGGTCGCCACCATCTCCCAATCCACGGCGGAGACCAAGCTCAAGAACGACGCCCTGATCGCAGAGCTGGACTCCCAGATCTCCACCCTCCAACAGCAGCGGGAAGGGTTGGTGGCTGCCAACATCAAGGCGGATGAACAGTCGGCCGCCCAGTCGGACGCTGTGCGAGGCAAGGCGGATGCCCGCCGGGAAGAGGTCCGTCTGCGGAGCGAAGAATACCGCCACCTCGTTGGGTTCTTCGAGCATCCAAATGCGTAGGTTCCGGGCGTTTTGGTCTGGAACTCCGGGTAACTGGGACCCCCGATTCGAGTAGAGCCCTGTGTGAAAACCTTAGCCGTAGGAGAAGATCGTCATGAAGCTCAAGCCCGCCGGAAAGGCCCTCATCGCCCTGCTGGTGATCGTACCGGCCATCGTGTTCGTGTACCTGAACTACTTCCGGGACTCCCTCCAGGAGAGCGCTTCGTCCGACAAGGCCGAGACCTCTCAGACCGAACAGCACAAGCCCGAAACCACCGTCGCCGCCGGACACGGTGGGGAGATCAAGGAGGTCAGAGTCGCCAAGACCGATCCCCAGGGCAACCTCATCAAGGACGAGGCGGGGGACCCCGTCGTCGAGGTCAGGGCAGAGAACGTGTACACCGTGTGCCTGAGCGAGTGGCCCGGCCACATGGCTGGGGTCATCGCCTGCGGAGGGCTGACGACCCAGCCGGGGAGCTATTGTTCGACCGTGCGATCCAGCTACGGGGACAGCCCCGGTGTGCAACTCTCCTTCAAGTTCATCGAGGACCCCATCGCCAAGAACGCTGCCCTCATCAAGGGAGAGTGCGACTTCGTGTGGCAGACGGTGGACGAGCTGCCGCTCAATTACGCCGCTTACAAGGAGGCTGGCGTTGATGCTGCCGCTTTCGTCCAAATCGACTGGAGTCGGGGAGGTGACGCCTGTGTGGCGGCCAACGGCATCAAGTCCCCTCGGGATCTGCTAGGCAATGGCAAGGGGGCGGCGCTCATGTCGTTCACCCCGGACCACACCCTGTACGAATACTGGATCACCAACAGCACCCTGACCCCCCAGGAGGTCAACCAGCTCCGGTCTCTGACCAAGCGCCACGACACGGATCCGACGTTCGGGGCCCAGCTTTTCATCAAGGGGCAGGTAGACCTCGCCTGCCTCTGGGAGCCTGACGTGTCCAACGCCCTGCGGGAACGGGCGGGGAGCTACCGGGTGTTCTCGACGGCCGACGCCACCACCCTGATCGCAGATGTGCTCCTGGCCCGCACGACATTCCTGAAGAAGAACCCCAGCGTGGCCGAAAAGGTCGCCAGGGTGTTCCTGGAGGGAGGTCGCATCGGTCGTCAGGACAAGGACTCCGCCGCCCACCTCGTCAGCCTCGTAGTTCCCCGATTCCGGAGCGAGCTGGGGTTCTCCGGAACCCGCAAGGCGTTCGACTGGGTCCGATGGAATGACATCGGGGACAACGTAGGGATGTTCGGCCTCGACGGGTCTGACCCCCAGTTCGACGTAGTGTACGGACAGGCAGACAGCATCTGGAGCGAGTACAAGGACCCGAGCACGGGTGACCCCGTCCTGTCCCAGAAGTTCATGCCGCATACCCTGCGAGACCGCTCCATCCTGGCACGCATCTACCAGGAGGCCGAACAGGAGAGGGCCGCCTCTGAGCGGGCCGCCAGGGAGACGCTGGCTGCCAACCCGGCGGCCCAGGTGGAGATGCCGGCGCCCATCGCTCCGGAGAAGCCCCAGTACGATCCGAGGGTGGCTCAGTCCGGTAAGGCGACGCTCCGCAAGTCGGTGACCATCAACTTCGACACGGGGGTGTCCGAGCTGGACCTGGCCGCCCGCTCCATCCTCAAGAGGGACGTGCTCACACAGCTCCGGCTTGCCATGGGCATGTCCGTCCGAGTCGAGGGCAACACCGACGACGTGGGCCCCACCGACGTCAACCGCAGACTGTCTGGGAAGAGGGCCCATTCGGTCAAGGAGTTCCTCATCCAGATGGGTGTGGACCCCAACCGCATCGCCTCCGTCGGCATGGGGGAGGCCAACCCGATTTGCAACATGAAGACCGAGGACTGCCGGGCGCTCAACCGGCGGACCGATATCGTCTTCGTCAGCGCTCAGTAAGGGGGAACCGTCATGGCCCACCACAAGGCACGCTACATCTGCGTGCCCCCGAGCGGGGGCTGGAAGGTCGTCCTTCCGGTACTGGGGGTGCTCCTGCTAATCGCCGGATGGCAGGTCGCCACCGACATGAAGCTGGCCAACCCCCAGTTCCTTCCCAGCCCGGGGGCTGTCTGGGAGGCCCTGGTGGCAATGTTCACCGAGGCTCCAACCAAGATCCCCGTGGGGGATGGCACCTTCCGAGCCCCCGCCGGGTGGTGGGATGGGTTCTTGCACACCCCGGCCCTGCTGCACGGCCAGGCATCGGTCAGCAGGATTCTGCACGCCCTCTGGAATGCCTGCCTCATCGGTATCCCTCTGGGGGTCTTGATGGGAGCCTTCTGGCAGGTAGAGGGGCTTCTGAAAGCCATCGTGGAACCGATGCGGAATGCCCCAATCATCGCTTTCCTCCCGCTGTTCATCGAGATCTACGGGGTGGACGAGATGATGAAGGTTCAGTTCCTAGCTTTCGGCACGCTGGTGTACATCATCCCGGCTACCTTCGATGCTGTGCGGAACGTCCCGTATGCCATCGTGGACAAGGCTGTGGATCACGGTTTCCCGCCTTTCGGGGCACTTTGGCACTACGTGCTCCCAGCGGCCCTCCCCCGTATTTTCGACGGGGTGAGGCTTTGCACCGGAATCGCCTGGACCTACCTCGTGGCGGCGGAGGTCATGAATGTGACCACGGGCCTCGGGGCCGCCATCCAGAACGCCCGGAGGTTCAGCAACACCCCCAAAGTGTACGCTGCGATCATCATCATCTTGGCCCTTGGTGTCCTCACGGACCTGGTTTTCCGGGCCTGCCAGAAGTGGGTCCCCATGCTCAAGCAGGAGAAGGCCGCATGACCACCAACAACCCCGAAGACGGAAATGGAGACGGCGTGGTGGACATCAAGGACGCCTTCGCCAACATCCCCGAGGCCTGCCCCCTCTGTGGTGGTCCCGTCCAGTCTGGCGGGTTCATCGGCGAAGAGGAGGTCCTGGGCTGTTCCGTCTGTGAATGGCCCAACAGGCCGAAGAAGAGCCTCCAGGAGCTGGCGGAGGCCCCCGGCCTCACCCTCCAGATTTCAAGACCCTGCGTGGAGGTAGATCCCCCGACGACCGTCTTCGAGGACTCTCCCATCAAGGTCGAGTTCCTGGGGTGTGGCCAGAACTTCCCCAACAAGGGGGCCGATGGAGGACAGGTCGAGGTCGTCAAGGACATCACGTTCTCTGCCCAAGGCAACCAGACCGTCGCCATCCTCGGCCCGTCGGGGTGCGGCAAGTCCACCCTGCTCAGGATGGTCTCGGGGATGCACCCCCGAGGCATCATGATGCCGACGGTGGGGGAGTGCCGCATCAACGACGAGGTCGTGGACCGGCCCCACGACGATGTGCTGACGGTGTTCCAGACCCCCGTGCTGGCGGGCTGGTTGTCCATTCTGGGAAACGTCAAGCTGGCGTTCAAGGTAGACCTGTTCCGCCCCCGCCGCCGCTGGCCCTGGGAGGTCGCCCTGGACATTCTGATCAGCATCACGGATCGTATCCCGGCCTTGGCCCTCAAGATCCCCTGCTCCAAGCCCATGCAGGAGATTGAACGGCGGGCCATCGAGATCATCAAGGCGGTGGGGCTCGAAGACGTGATGCACCAGTTCCCCCACCAGCTCTCCGGGGGGCAACGGCAGCGAGCTGCCCTGGCGACAACTCTCGTGGTTCGCCCGAAGATCATGTGCATGGATGAACCGTTTTCGGCCCTCGATCCAGCTTCCCGAGTGGAGTGCCAGCAGCTCCTGGGGACGTTGAAATCCCAGTATCCCTGCCTCACTCTCTTCGTGACCCATGATGTTGCGGAAGCGGTTACGGTGGCCGACCGCATCGTGGTGCTGTCAACCCGACCGGCTACCGTTGTGGGGGACTTCCAAGTCCCCCAGGGTCTGGTCCCCGGCTCCCCTGAGCGCCAGTCTCTGGAGATGAGGATTCACCACCTTCTGCATGAAGTAGCAGGGCAGACGGGGGGGCACGGTACCCTGTCGTACACGGTGTAGGCATGGCAACGAAGAGTTACACATGGGGAGTGTTCAAGCACTGGGCGAACCTCGCTTTCGTGGGAGGGTCGTTGCTTGCGGGGGTGGTGTTCGGCTGGCCAGTGGTTGCCGTCGCCGCTCTCTGCGAGGGGGCGGCCCTCTGGGTCCTCCCAGACATCCCTGCCGTCAAGAAGAACCTGGATGCTGAGAATCGGTACGACCAAATCGGAGAACAGCGGAGATACTACCTCAAGAAGATCTTCGATGCGACCCCGAAGACCCCATCCTCCGGTTTTTTCTCCTTGTTCGTCTCCCCGGAGACAGACTGGACCCTCCCCAGCAGGGATGAGTGGGGTTACTTCTACGAGTACGTCGACACCAGGAAGTTCAAGCAATACGAACGTCTCATTGCTATCGTCAAAGAGCTGAGGGTGATCATGGGGGTACACTCCGATCAGGTGACAGAACCTCAAATTCAAGCTCTCGACGAGGCGGTCAACACCTGGCTAAAGCTCATCTACACAGCTCAATCTCTCGACGAAACCCTTCAGGGGATGAGCCGTAAGGATCTGGAGAAGGAGGCCCGAGAGTTGGCAACCGCCCAAGAGAAGTCGAGGGGCGACCGGGCTGCGGAGATCGTCCTCCACCAGCGGCTCATCAACCTCAAACAGAAAGTCGAAGCCCTACCCGCACTGGAGCAGCGAAAAGGACTTGCTCTCGCCCAGGCTGAGAGATTGGTCAGTCAGGCTGAGACGTTCCTCAATACGGTGCGGACGTCGGAGAGTGGGGACGCCACAGCTCTCGATTTCATGGTAGACCGCTATCAGCTCCTGGAAGGCCCGTTCGACATGGCAGCGGCCCAGACGGAAATTCAACTTCTGGACGAAGGGGACAACCTACTCGACCAGATCCAGGTGGGGCTCGAAATCCAGAGCGAGAGGGCACATCAAGGGGGAGAGGCGGGAAAGTGATGTCCGACGAACAACCCCCCACGATGGCGGTTTGTCCAACCTGCGAGGGCTCGGAAACCGTTCCCCAGCGCATGGTACCACTAACAATCTATGAGGAGGTGGTTGCTGAGCGGGACATGCTCCGACAATCCGAGGCGTCTCTGCGAAGACACATTAAGCGGCTACCCTGGTTCTGGCTGCTTAGAGTTCTGAAGGCAATCTTGGTATGTGGCATTCTCGGGGCCGCCGCCTGGCTGATTACGGATGTAGCAGTCCAGGTAGCAGTCCAGGCAGCGGACTACTGGCAGGCTCAGAAAGCCCAGGCTGAAGTCGAGTCCCCCAAGTTCCCGATGGAAACTGCCCAGTCTCGACAGGGGCAGGCTCTTCTGGCCCGGGAAGAGCATGAAGAGGCGGTTACTCGCATCTTTGGGTGCTTGGAATACTGGGATGAGCGGAGATGCCTGTGCCTAGAAGAGGCCCTTACCCCGAGCAGCCCTCGAAACTATGTTCGGTTCAACATCATTCCTAACTGCTACAGGGACGTCTTTTTGTACCGTCTCGGGCAGATGGGGAACCCCCATCCCACGGACACCCCCTCACCACCCTCTCTTTTCGAGTAGTACCCCCAGGAATCCCGGTAGGGCGCCTCTATCGAATCCTATATCGGTAGGGGTAAACCCTCTATCGGCTTTGGAGCTACAACCATGTCCTCTCACGCCATGCCGCCCATCTGGATCGTCGCTGACATCAAAGGGCCCCTCCGGGCCGAGGTCGACCAGAACATGCTGGGGCCGTTCGCCTACTCCAAAAGGGAAAGTGCCCTAGCCGCCGCCTCTGACCCAGGAACCCTACTTGCCCAGGCGGAAGGGGAACTCTCTGTCCAGGAGTTGGACGGTGTGTGTTTCCTCCAGGACGTTCTCAACAGCTTCTCAGCCCAAGATAGTGACGTCCTCATTCTGGACGAAGGCCTGTACCCCCTAAGCCCGTCGGGGGCTGCTTGGGTGGATGCCTTCCGGTCCACTGGGGAGTGGGTCCCTGTGTTCCAGGACGAGAATCCGGAAACCCGGATCAACACGGTGTTGGAGCGGATCTCCCACGCCTTGGGCATCGGGACTATCCGAGTGGCGGCGGAAGAGGGGAGCCGGATTCAGGAGTGCCACCGGCTGATTAAGGAGAACGTCTCCCTCCAGATGAACCCGGAGTCCCCCAAGGGAACTAAGGATGGGTACCTCCAAGGAGACACGACATTCTGGGTCTACACTACGGGTATGGCGAAGTTCCAGAGGCCCGAACTGGAGATGAGGGGGGTGCCGGCCTACTTCGTGAGGACCGCTGGGGCATCCCTCCAGGCGTGGGCCGCTTTCTCCATCGACAACGAAATCGAGGCGGGACAAGTCCTCAAGGACGGTGGGTCCACCCTCTCCGTTTCGCTAGTTGCTGTCCCCTCAGGGGACCCGTACTGGAACGACAAAAACGGTTGCCTCCGGCTGGCCGTGTGGAAGGTCATGGTCCCCTTCGGGGGGCATGATTGCCCCACGTATCACTGAGTTCAGCATGTCTACCAACACCCTCTGGTTCCTGGTCGACTCCAAAACCGGCGGCCTTGTCACATTGATGCCTCACATCCAGACTCCCTTGGAGGCCAGGCTCCCCGACTTAGGGGGCCATGTCGAACCCTACGTCTTCACCCACGAAAAGCTGGCCTGGGCTGCTCTGGAAAATGAGGATGCCTGGGCGGGGAAGAGGACCGTGAGAGGATGATGGTTCGTCCCGGATCGGCGGGGAAGTTCCTGTCCGCCGTGGAGACGGGACTTCGGGGGTCTTTGCCCCCTGACACCCAGGGGCTCCGCCTTGGCCGACAAACTCAGCGGCCAGGTGTTTTGGACCCAGCTTGCCCACTTTGGGATGCTGATCCCCAGTTCGATCAACCGGCTGAAGCTCTCTTTGGGAATCATTCTCCCCGCCTGAGCCCCCACCAAAAAAGCGGGGGGAGGGGTAACCATTGGGGGAGTTCGAGTAGTATATCTAGCAAACAGGGGAAGCCCCCTACAAAAAAGGTTGACAGGGAGAAATCCCGGTTCTACTATCGTCCTCAGCAATGGGTTTATCCCATGCCGAGGGAGATAAGAAGTTCATGGATGCTCGGACCAAGCACACATTCAATGGTAAGCCGGCGAAATCCGCTACCCAGATGCGCCTGGCCCTGGCTGGTTGTGGCATTGCCATTCCGGCGAACAGCCCGGCCGATCCTACCAGGGGGATGCCCGACTTCTAGTTTCTCTCGTTAGAGAGACGATACGGAAGCCGGGCACCCGAGAGGGAGTCCGGCTTTTTCATTTCTAAGCCCTGACGTTATGGTTCCAACTAAGGGTTAGGTTGAAGGAACCCCCATTATCTCACTGGAGACATTGTGGGTTTGACAACAGAATAGTGAACTTAGCAGGTGAGTGTTTTGGCATCCCACCGAGCACTCATCCTGAGGTAAGGCCCCGTCGCCCACTTTTTTGTAGCCGACGGGGCCCTTGCCCGTTATTCCGACGTAGCTCAACGGCAGAGCATCCGGCTGTTAACCGGAATGTTGAAGGTTCAAATCCTTCCGTCGGAGCTTGGTAGTTTAGCTCCTGTGGGGTAAAGTTATGTCCAGCGAGCGGTATATGTCCAGCGAGCGGTACCTGAAGGCAGCAGAAATCGCTTTGTTTCAAGCCTACGAGCAGAATCTTCGTGGGGAAGCTCAGGAGGCCCCCGCTGTGGGCCTCATGGATGGCATTCTCTGTCTCCCAGAAGACGTGTTCGAGCTTCGGTACCTTGAGGCTACAGAAGCGAAAAAGCAGAGTGAAAGTGCTCTGCCTGAGGCAGAGGGGTGAGCTGTCATTTGTGTTGAGGGCTATTAGGGGAGTCTGGTCGTCCCTGCCACCCTGTCAAGGTGGAAACCACGGGTTCAAATCCCGTATAGCCCGCTATCGGAGATGAGCTGTAGCTCATCTCAGTCTGAGGATCTACTTCGGCACCGACATTAGCTATCTCCGGATTACGGGATAAGGACCCTCTAGGCTAGTTATCGGGGTGTAGCTCAGCACGGTAGAGCACTCCGTTCGGGGCGGAGTGGTCGGAGGTTCAAATCCTCTCACCCCGATTCGATGCGACTATGTTAGGCTGCTAGTTTGCTAGCCACATAAGCTGGAGGTTGGGAGGTTCAAATTCCCCTTCCGTCACACTATTCATCTGGGAGTAGGGCAGCTCGGTAGCCCGCCTGCTTTGGGTGCAGGTAGTCGGGGGTTCAAATCCCCCCTCCCAGACTCATTGCGGTGTAGCTCAGAAGGTAGAGCTACGCTCTCATAAGGCGTAGGTTGCCGGTTCGATCCCGGCCACCGCAACTATGACGACGTGGCTTAGCAGGTAGAGCATCGGTCTGCAAAACCGAAGATTGTGGGTTCGATCCCCACCGTCGTCTTATCGGGGTGTAGCTCAGTATGGTAGAGCACTCGTCTGGGGGGCGAGTGGCCGGCGGTTCAAGTCCGCCCATCCCGACGTCTCCGCCTGTTGGAAGGGACTGGGCCTTCTAAGCCCGGGGTTGTAGGTTCGAGCCCTACCGGAGGTAGGGGGCCGGTAACGCAATTGGTAGCGTAGCGGACTTTTAATCCGTATATTCTGGGTTCGAGTCCCAGCCGGCCCATCCCGTGATACCGAGGAGCCTCGGCCTTTCTGGTCGAGGCAGTTCAAGGGGCCTTAGCTCAGTTGGGAGAGCGGATGCCTTGCACGCATCTTGTCGTCGGTTCGATCCCGGCAGGCTCCATTCCTTTCAAATGCTGAAAGGCAAGCTACCTGTAAGTGGCATAGTCTAATTGCGCTGCGGGTGAGGCCCTTTTGGTTGGGCACCAGCCTTCCAAGCTGGGGGCAGCGGGTTCGAGTCCCGTCACCCGCTCTATGCGGATGTAGTTCAGTTGGTAGAACACCGGCTTGCCAAGTCGGAGGTAACGGGATCGTTGCCCGCCGTCCGCCTCCCAACGCCATCTGGAGGTAACTTCGCCAGGTTTGTCCAGTATGTCTCCCACGAACGACGGAGGTACATCATGAACTTGGCGGGAATCAAAATTGGGGGGATGTCCGTAAGCGGAATCGCCACTGCCATCGCCCTCCCGGAGCTGGGCATCTGCCTGGATCTGGGGATGGCAACCGATGAGGCACTCGGATGCCAAACCATCCTGGTGACCCACGGTCATCTGGACCACTTCCACGGCCTCATCCGTCACGCCTACATCCGGCACATGACGGGGGCCACGAAGACCCGGATCGTCTGCGAGCCACGGCTAGTCCCCCTCATCCACGGGTTATTCCGTGCTGTGGAGAAATTCCAGATGGGCCGTGCCCCCCAGTATGAGGTCATCCCGATCTCCCCGGGGGAGGAACGCCGACTCAGCAAAGCATACTTCGTGCGGGCCTTCCCGACGCATCACCGAATCCCCAGCCAGGGGTACATCCTGGTAGAGAAGCGGCAGAAGCTGAAGGACGAGTACAGGGACCTCGACGGCCGAGAGATTGGCCGCCTTCGCACGGAGGAAAAGGTCGAGGTAACTTACACCGTGGAGCTGCCGCTCCTGGCCTATGCCGGGGACACAAAGGCTTCCGCCTTTGACAACCCCGGAGAGTTGATGGACCAGGTTCTTAGAGCCAAGGTGCTGGTCACCGAGTGTACTTTCCTGGGGACTGACCAGAACGCTGCCTTCGCCCGCCAGCGGGGCCACACCCACATGTATGATCTGGCCGAGCGAGCGGGTTTGTTCCAGAACGAAGCGGTTCTCCTGGTTCACTTCTCTCAGAGGTACTTCGACAGGCTCATCGAACGGGAGTTGGCAAAGCTGCCGGAACCCCTTCTGAGCAAGGTCCACTTCCTTCCCTTGGGGAAGTAGGCTACATTGGAGTTCTTCAGGGGGTGTCCCCAGCCCCCTTACTGGCAGGTAGGCAAATTGGTGAAGCCGAACGCCTGATAAGCGTTTGATGTGTGGGTTCGAGTCCCACCCTGCCAACTTGAAGAAAAATCCGGCAGACTAGGTAACGAATTCTCCGAGCCGGGTAGATTTAGTGCGAAGGGGATGACGCCCCGAAAAATGACGAGGTTTTTTGACAGAGGCTTCGGCCAGAGTTAGGTTCCTCGTCAGCAGAGCCCAGAAAAATTGCTGGCTCTTTTTGATAACTCCAGAGAGAAGAAATTAAGCCGACGTAGCCCAGTTGGTAGAGCGCAACTTCTGCAAATTAGCTCAGACTCTCTCCTCATATGATGAGGAATCCGTCATGAGCCTACAAGCAAACACGGTTGAGGTCATAGGTTCAAATCCTATCGTCGGCCTTTTGGGGATGTAGCTCAGTTGGTAGGAGCATCGGTCTGAGGAATGCACTTCCAGCTCCGACTCTCTCCCTTTGTAAGAAGGGAACATGTCATGAGCCTACACGCTAACCGATAGCCCAGGTTCAAACCCTGGCATCCCCACTCCCAGTCCTCCTGAGCAACCGGGGGAGGTATTGGAAGGTTCCACCGGAAGATCTTTTTGCGGGGTGGCGGAATTGGTAGACGCACCTTTCTAAGTAGAAAGCAATTGGCAGTCAGCTTCGACACTCGGCCCTTCCAGGGCCATCTGTCATAAGCCTACAAGCAAATTTTGCAGGTTCAAGTCCTGCCCCCGCAACTTGGGACGGGCTTCCCGGAGGAAGCCTACAAGCGTAGCTCAGATGGAAAGAGCGCAACCCTGCTAAGGTTGAAGTCACAGGTTCAAATCCTGTCCCACCCCTCGGGGTGGCACCGCTTCTCCCACTCAGCCCGTCCCGATTTTTCTCCTCTGGGAGGCCTGACAGCCTACCAGGGGCTTCGGCGCACATCCGGATCGAGCCTACACGCAAGATAGCTCAGTTGGTCGAGCGTCACCCTTGTACGGTGAAGGTCGCCGGTTCAAACCCGGTTCCTGCTACATAACCGCTCATTCTCTCGTGCGCCAAACTTCTCCCGAAGCCGAGCATTTCCCCCTGAGGTGCTCGGCTTCTTTTACATTTGCCCGAGCAAAACAGGTAACTTCCTGCCGAAACCGAGTAGATGATGCAACCTCGACTCGACCTTCCGAGAAACCGAGGGTCAACAGCGGAGGATTCTGTCATGGTGGATCAGATCGACCAGCAGCGGGTGGAGAACTTGGGGCCGGCAGGCCGCATCGTTCAAACGCTGACGACATTTACGGACCATTTGGTCCACAACCGTCCCGGGTTCGTCAAGCCTGACAAGCGCTACAACATCGGTGTGGCCTGGCAACAGGCCACTCTCGACAAGAAGGGTACCTGCCCTCGGCAGGTGTACACCGTCACCAAGGTCGGCAGACGCCAGAACAAGACCCTGGTGGGCATCCTGGCGACGGACGGCAAGACCGTCGAGCTGGACGGCCGCAAGGTCGGTGAGTACCGATCCCCCGGTCTGTTTCCCGAGGTCGCCTTGTACCTGTACCAGCAGGTGGCGGACGTATACCGCATGGACGCCGACTTCGCTGCCCGCTGGGCCTCCTGGCAGTTCCAGCAGGAGAACCGGGACCTCAAGGCAATCCTGGCAGCGTTTATGCTGGTCCAGGAGCACTCGGGCCAGCCCGTGCGGGGTGAGGACGGCGAGATCCTGTTCTCGGATGAAGACTACCGTGAGGTGGGGGAGAGCATGTTCCTCACCGGCAAGGACTTCAACCCCAAGCTGGTCCTGCGGGTCGGTGACATCCTCCGCCTCGACGGTGTGGCCACCCTCAATCGAGGGCTGGGGTTTGCCCGTAGCGCCCGGACCCCCGCCCTCGGGCGGTACGACAAGGCCGTCAGCAAGTGGCTGAGGCACCGGGAGGAAAACCCCCGGATGCTTCAGGGTCTGGTCAAGAGCGGGTTCAAGCATGCTGTGCGGCAACTCGCCCGCCGGGTTGGCTACAAGCCTCAGTCGGATCGGTTCTTCCAGATCCTCGGCTGGCGGCAGAAGCAGGCCGAGGACGGCCGTCGAGAGATGGCTCTCGATCTGGTCATTCAGACCGAGTCCTGGGACGGTCTCTCCGAGCGGGAGATCTGCCAGCGGATCTTGAAGGAGAAGCCCGGCTTCAAGGTAGTGGTGGGTCGTCTGCCGGAGAACGTCGGCCTTACCCGGGCCATCATGATGTCTTGCGTCCAGGCGGGGGTGCTGTCCGACAAGGACATGCTGATCCTGGTCCCGACCTTCGAGGAATTGGGCCTGCTCCAGGTTCCCGAGGTGCGTGACAGCCTGAACAAGGCGGCCCAGGCCGCCGACGATGCCCGTGCAGCTCACATCGCCCGCAACGTGCGAAGCAAGGCTGCTCAGGAGGTCCTGACTCAGGCTGCCGACACGGCCGTGGCGAAGGCGATGGAGAAGGCCACACGGAACCTCCGGGTGTACTTCCTCATCGACAAGTCCGGATCTATGGACGGCGCCTTGGCCGAAGCCAAGGACCTCATCTCCAAGTTCCTCGGGGGGTTCCCCCTGGAGCGCACCCACGTTTCCGTGTTCGACACGGTGGGGCGTGAGGTGGAGATCAAGGCTCCGCAGCGGGCGGCCGTCGCCCACGCCCTGGGCAAGTACCGGGCCGGTGGAGGGACCGACCATGCCGAGGGCATCCGGTGTTTGCTCGACAAACACCGTCCTCAGGAGGACGAGGACATGCTTGTCATCGTCATCGGGGATGAGCAGGAAACCTACCCTGCTCGGTTCATCCAGGAGTTCCAGCGGGCTGGGGTTTCTCCGGTGGCCTTCGGTGTTCTGGAGATCAACACCATCGTGTGGGCGGGCCAGGGCAACTTGGTCAAGCGGGCCGCCGCCCATATGGGTGTGCCCTGCTTTGTCATCGACAAGAGCATCTTCGACGACGCCTACGCTGTGACGACCACGCTGCGCAACCTCATCGAGTCCACCCCGGCCGGGCGGACTGAGTTTGGCGCCCGGACACCTCGGGTCAACCTGGTGGAGCAGATCCTCAAGACGGATCTGCTTCGCCGCCCGGCGTGGGCCGCCTGAGTCGCAGTAGCAATGCCTTCCGCCCCCGACGATGAAGCCTTCGGGCAGAGACGGGGGAGCGCTGGAAGCAGAAGGGGGTGCGGACCCTTGAAAGTCCCAGTCGCCGCATTCGGCTGGGTCATTCTGGTGGGATAGCTCAGTCAGGCCAGAGCGTCCGAATCGCCGGATTGCTGGTGCATTTGGGAGAGTGGGGGGCCGGAACTCCAGCTTCACTGCTGGCAGTGAGCCTCGCCGAATAAAAATTTAGTTAACTGTGCCACATCTCTCGATGTACGACAGTCCCCGGCAAAGGTTTGGAATGACGGTGGTTCAAATCCACCTCCCACTACTTTTTTCAGGAGTGCTACTATGGGTGTCAGCTATTCAATGGCAGTGGTGATCGGGGTCGAGGTCCCTCTAGATTGGGTGTTCACCCAGGTGACACACATCCCGGAGTGGTGCCATCACTCGAAGAACCAGGACGCTCAATTCTGCCCCTCCTGTGGCCTCGAAAGGCCTCAGCCGAGGAAGACCAAAGAGATCTCGAAGGAGATGGTGGCTCAGGTCGCCAAGCTGGGGCCCGATCTGGACGTGTACGATTTCCTCTACGGCGGAAACCTCAGTCAACTGTTGCCTGACGGCTTGGGGCTGTGGTTTTTCTATGACAACCTCCGCAACCGGGTGATGCTCGCAGGGCTGTCTCTGGCAGAGTTCGAGGATCCCAAGTGGGGCGGGGTTCCCGCCTACCAGGCGAGTGGGTTGCCGGCGATCCCGACCGAGCAAGAGATCGCCTCCGCCTTGGAAGCTGTGGGCATCCCCTATGTCCCTGGGAGCTATGGGCTTCACACCACCTGCATGGGGAGTTGAGGATGGGCTGGGAAGACTTGCTGGCCCCGGAAGGAGGCAACGAAAGAGTCCTCCCCTGGACGGGTGGCCGTCAGGTCTACGGAGAAGGCCGTACTTGGAATATCCAGGGAAGGGTTCCCCCCGAGCACGGCTGGTACACCTTCGTCACGACGGCTGGGCGGAAGGCCCGCCTGGTGGGGGAAGCTGATCCAAACCTCGACTACGAGAAGGGGCGGGTTGTCTTGCGGGGGTACTTGGTGGGTGACCGGCTCATTCCGGACAATGCTCGTGTCACCCCGGATCCCAACCTCCTCATCGACCAGACTCTCCCGGTGTATCTTGCTGAACCAGGACTGGACCGTTTCGCACGGGTTATCGTGGCCGAAAGAGAAGACGGGCAGCTCATCTACGTCCGGCAGGAGTTCCCGGCGGGTCCTGAACTGGAAGTTGAGATGGCGTATCAGGATCGCAAGGACTCCCTAGACGGCATCAAGGACGTGACCCCTCCACTTGACCTAGCTTTCCGATGGCTGTCCCACCAGCGCTGGCTGGCCGAGGAACGCCGCAGGGAGCTGGAGAGGCAGCGGATCGAAGAAGAAGCCCGCCTCCAGGCGGCGGCCCGGATGAACCAACTCCGGGAAAGCATGGGGAGTCCCAATGCAAGGCGGGAGGTCGCCGTCGAGGACTTTGAGCTGGCTGCGAGGGCAGCTCTGGCGGTGACCAATTCCGAACTGCTTGACTCCCGGCCTGGGTATGAACGGCACGAGATGATCGTCCAGTACAAGGTGCGGGAACGTCGGCTGGAGTGCGTGGTTGACCGAAGGACCCTCCGCATCGTCGATGCCGGGATTTGCCTACAGGACTCCCTTACCGGGGAGAAGGGGGATACCAGGTTCACCCTGGAAAGCCTGCCCTCCGTGGTTGAGGAAGCTCTGGACACCCATCGGCTGGTGGTATGGCGCCACGTCCCTGGGGATGTGGAATACCGCTACGATGATGACGATGATGACGATGACGACATCGAAGACGAGGACTGGTAGACCGTGAATACCCTCAGTGAGTACCCAGAATCTCCGATTGAGACGGCCCTGGTGTTCGATACCCAGGGGCGGACTCTTCACTGGCATCTCCCCCCGGGGCGTTCCGGGGGATACCTGCCAGACTCCCAAGACCTTTGGGATGTTCTCTGGCGTCACCGTCTCAAAGGGGACGGTGACGGCCAACTCGGGGGGGTGGCCCACACTCACCCTTGGGTTGGGAGATCTGGGTACTCGCACACGGACGTAACCACGTTCTCCGCAGTGGAGAATGGGCTAGGCCAACGGCTGCTGTGGCCTATCGCCACGTTCGACGACATCCGTTGGTTCACCTGGGTCGGACCAGAGAGTTTCCAGTACTCGGAGGTTCCCCCGCCCTTCCAGTTGAAGGACCTGAGCAAACTTCGACTTCTGTCTGGAGGTTCTCGATGAGCGCCGTGCTTCACATCAAGGCCCGTTGGGCAGATAGCGTCATGGTGGCTCCCGCACCTGCAGCCAAGATTGTTCAGACGGGGGATCGGTGGGAGCTGATCCTCAAAATCGCCGACAATGGCGCCGCTCTGAGCGTTTACCTGTCTCCAGGGGCTACTGCCCAAAGAGGCGACCAGGGGGTATGGGTCTTGGAGAAGCTGGGGGAGGGGGTTTACACCCTCAATCCCTCTGTGCTCAGCAACACCATCGCTATCCAGGTTCCGGGTCACGGCATGGTCCCGTTCCATGCTTACGTTGTGCTGTACGGATGCCCCAATGACCTGGGTGGTTACCCGGAGACCGATCGACCCCCAGGCAGGTAACAGATCCCCTAATTCGGGTAGGGGAGTAGGATCTACAGGCACAGGGGAGAGTCATCATGGTGGACAACGAAATCATGGAAGTGGGCGAGCAGTTTGCTGTTCTGGAGTTCACGTACAATGGGGAGCAGGGGACGGTGGACAGCCCGGTCCGTTTCGACCTGCCGGACTCCTCGGTGGTCGAGATGGCACAGGAGGCTCTGCGGTCGGGTGATGTCACCGGCATCACTGCCGACAATACCGCCGACCTGACCGATTACAAGGTTGGGAGGTACCCCGCCAAGGATGGTCTGCCAAACCGCTTCAGCCTCCGACCGAAGACCCCATTCGGGGGATGATCACGATATTCAAAGCAATCCATTGCCCTGAGTGCGATTCTTCCCTGTTACTTGGGCTACATGTCCATGACCCGGATACGAGAAGGCTGAATAGCCACCAAACCTTCAGATGCCGGAATTGCAGCCACGAGTGGGTGTCCGAGATTGTCTCGGAGCACCACAAGAACCTACTACGCCAAGAGCACACCACTACCATTTAGGGGCAAGGGGAGCGATATGACGGTCATCGTAGGGCTACTCGAAAGGTCCACAAACCGGATCTATATCGGAGGAGATTCCGCAGGTGTGTGTGGTACTCTGATCCAACCCGTGAGGCAGCCTAAGGTTTTCGCCAGGGGGCCTTTTCTACTGGGACACACATCTACGTTTCGGATCGGCAACCTCTTGCAATACGGGGGGGAAATCCCCACTCCCCCGGAGGGTGTCGACTTGCCCCGGTGGATGTCCACCGTTTTCGTAGATGCCATTCGAGGCATCATGAAGGATGGGGGGCATGCCATGAAAAACAACGACAGGGAATCTAGTGGGGTTTTCATCGTCGGCGTCAAGGGTAAGCTATTCCGGTTCGAGAGCGATTACGGTTTCACGGACTCACACGACGATTACCTCTGTGCGGGGGCTGGCGAGGATTTCGCCCACGGCTCACTCCAGAGTACCGGAGCCTTGAACCTTCCGGGGAGAAAGCGTGTGGAGTTGGCCTTGGAGGCTACTGCCCATCATTGCACGGCGGTGACTGGTCCTTTCCAAATCCTCTGCTCTGAAGAGGAGGGAGGCAGCAGGTGAGATCTGTCATCATCATCGGCGCCGGTGCGCTGGGTTCCCACGTTCTTCTGTTCGGGAGGAACTGGGATGCCGACATCACAGCCATCGACTTTGACAAGGTCGAGCAGAAGAATACCCAGAGCCAGGTTCACACCCGGATGGCTCTGCGGAGGAACAAAGCCCTGGCCATGCAGCAGCTCCTGAACGGGATGTTCGGAGTCCGCATCAAAGCGGTCCCCAACAAGCTGACGGAGGCCAACGTCAGGCAACTCCTGTCGGGGGCCGACCTCCTACTCGATTGCACAGACAACATCGAGGTGAGGGTCCTCATCCAGACCTTCGCTCAGCAGAACAATATCCCGTGCCTGCACGGGGGGCTGACCGCTGACGGGACATTCGGCCAGTGCCTCTGGACCGAAGAGTTCACCCCGGACCCGGAAGGAGAGCCAGGGGCAGCCACATGCGAGAATGGGGATCACCTCCCCTTCTTCGCTGCGGTCGCCTCCCGGATGGCGGTCGCCGCCCAGCGTTTTCTCAACACCGGAGAGAAGCGGTCCTTCGAGGTGGCCCTCTCGGGATCCAAGAGAGTTTCGTAGCCCTCTTCTGGGTTCTTCTTCAGAATGAAGAATCCAGGTAACCCGACCTCCTTGCTGAGTAGGTGGCTCAGAACGATGATGGCTCAGAGGAGCCAATAAGAAGTGGCACCGAACAGGAAGGAGAACACAGATGATCACGCTCAAGTCGCTGGAAAACCTGTGGGTCCATCGCCAGCAGTGGGATCTCTTCGAGCAGTTCCTCGGGGGCCGAGAGGGTGTGGAACCCACGCCGGAGGTGATCCGAGAAGCCGCACTGTTCGGGTTGGATGTTGTGGGGGCCAGGGATGCCGGCCTGCTTCAACTCCCCGATGGGCCGATCGATTTCAAGATGGGCTGTCGAGTGTGGTACCTTGACGGTGAGGTTTCACGGGAAGACGGCCCGGCCATCGACTGGGGCCAAGGGGCCCAGCATTGGTTCCTTCACGGGAAGCGTCACCGGGTGGATGGTCCGGCTATCCTGCGGGCCAACGGCCACCAGGAGTGGTGGCTCCACGACCTCAGGCACCGTGAGGATGGGCCGGCGGTCGTGCGGAGCGATGGCACCAAGGAATGGTGGCTCCATGGGGAGCGCATCCGGGTTGAGCGGGCCGATGGCTGCACGGAATGGTACCAAGATAGGAAGTGCGTTCGGGTTGAGTGGGCTGTTCGCCCCGCCTAGGGGATAACAACACCCCAGGGATCGAGTAGTGGGGTGTGATTGGGGGGCAGTGACGATCTCAAAGAAGCACGGTGTGGTGTGGAGAGGTCCGAGCCCTCTGAGAGGGTCTCCAGCATGACCCTGAATTGAGAGCTGGCGTGGGGTGAGAGTCCCCGGCCCATGCAGAGGCTGAGGCATCCTGGGGGTGCCCATAGTCCGGCGGCTTCTGCGTAAACCCTGCAACAGTGCCTGGACTGAAGCAATGGGTGAGGGCTCTGACAACCAGGCTACAACGGGGAACGGGTCGTTTTACATTTGTGCCGATAGGAGCCTAAGGGCGGCTTCCCCCAGTACCCGAGCGGGGTCCCCCCGGCCACACCATGCCGGGGGGACCCATTCCGCAATTCCGGTTGGACCAGCCCTTCGGTGGAGAGGCTATCGCCCTCTCCTCAGGAGGGGTGACATGATCGAGATCGTCTATTGCCGCTGCGTCAGGAAGCAAGCCCAACTTGCCCGGGATCGGTTGGTAGCCGCAGGCTTTCAGGTCGAAATGAGGGCGGTACTGCGCCCCCTCTATCTGGTCATCAAGGCGGGCGCTACGACGATCTGGAGTAGGGGTTTTGGGAAACCTCTACCTTCCCAGGAAGCCCTGGGGGAAATGGCCCGCCAGGCTATCTTAGGCAGGTAGCTCAGTCGACATTACAACTCGTAGGTTGGGGAATTCCGAACTGTTCCCTGCCTACACCTTGCCCTCGTAGCTCAGCGGATAGAGCACTGGTTTCCTAAACCAGGTGTCGCAGGTTCAAGTCCTGCCGGGGGTACTATCTTCTTGCGGTAGAGCGTCTATGGCCCGTCTCAGTAGACGGGCCCAGATCCCGCAAGGAGAACTGATGTCATACAAGGTAGAACCGAAGGTTTCTCTCGATGAGTCCGCCGAGATCCAGGGGCTGAGCGAGAAGGGTTCCCCGGTCAATGCTGACATCGTGGTCATCGAGGACTCAGCAGACGCCTACAGCAAGAAAAAGGTCCAACTCGGGAACCTTCCTGGGGGGGGAGGCGGCGGTGAGACTATCACCACCGAGTACATCGCATCTCTGCCGACGGCAACCTCCCAGGATATCACTCACCCTGCGGTGTCTATGACATACACTTCGGAGGCGATTGACGCTTCCTCCTGGGCTTTGGTTCCTGGAGATTCCGGGAACGATTGGACTATGGGGTTCGAGGTAGAGCCGAACATCCTATATGACGACAGGAACGTCAGTGGGCGGAGCTTCACCCGTAGCGCAGCCGCCATTGGGGAGTTCGATGGCGCTGTGGACCCAGGAGTCCAGGCGTACTGCAAGATCAAGTTCGTGGGCAATCCCACCATCTACACAATCAAGACCCTGACAGGAGACGGAACTGGGATTGGATCCGTCGAGCTGAACGCCGATCCAGGTGCTGGTACATTCACCGTGGAGTACATCCACGGTTTTATTGGGTACAACGGTGCTTGGCTAAACCGGGAAGACCTCGGGTCTGGCTATACAGTCCCGAAAAACTACTGGTACACTTTCATCTTCGATGACCCCAACGCTTTCTCAAAAACAGAGTATCCTTCAGGGACAGACATGTCTGGTTGGGGGGCTATCACGTCGATGCGCCCCTCCTACTCGGGATACCACACATACCCCAACCAGTACGTCCGGTATGCGATCAGCAATGACACTGGAACAACATGGTACTACTACAATGGAGTAGCGTGGGTTGGGTTCGATGGGGATGTGACTAACGGGAAAAATTGGATCAATGCCCCCACCCTGACTCCTGTTGGGCATCTACTGGACGCCGCCGCTGCTGTGGATGCGGGTGGCGGTATTGTCACCATCTCCTGTTCCGGCCACACCATCCGTCCAGGGATGACGGTGACCATTGCAGGGACTACGAACTACAACGGCGATTTCCTAGTGACAGCCATCACTTTCGGAACGTCTTTCAGCGTCCAGGCCACTTACGTCCCAGAAGTTTTTGGGGGGGCAGAGACTGTCAGCTACGGGCCTCCGCAGGGATTGGTGGACCAGTCTTCTGGTGGGCTTTACGACTCTCTGGCTACCACAGAGATCACCTACGACAGTGCAGTGTGGGCTGCCATGCCCCAGCCGTCAGGGGCAGACGAGATGAGGGTTCGTGGGGCTGTTTTCTCGAACAATGACGACTGGCCCCCCTACAGTTACGTCTGGAGCATCGCTTACGACCTCAGCTCGTTCCGCCGAAAAATGACCCCAGGATACTCCACAATGTACCTGGGGAACTCGGGGGATGTTGAGTATCGTCGGGTTGATACTACCACACTTCGGGTGACTAACATGCGGTCTTTCGATTTGACTGAGATGGTGGTCCGCATCCGCACTCCGTGAGGTGACTTGTGATTGAGTTCTTCGACAACCTATTGATCCCCCGACTGGAGACCACCCAGAAAGAGATTTTGGGGCTTCTCCAAGTGGAAAATCTGGAAGACGCCCGGAAAATGGTGTCTCCAACCATCCTAAAATCTCAGAGGGAGCACAATGATGCTCTACTAGGTGATGTTCTGCTAGCCCAAGCGTTGCTCAAGTTCGTGGATGTTTTGAACCACACTCTTGACCGCCACGGTTCACCTCCCGAAACCCTCGCTATGGCCGCCCACCGGGCGGAGAAAGCGGCCAAGCTAGAAGCCTATCTGGTGGAACACCCCGAAGAAAGGGAACTGCATGCCCGGGAACTCGACACACTGACCCGAAAGCGCCGAGTTTTGTAGGCCTTAAAGATCTCACAATAGGGTGGGGGAAGGGTCCCCCAGCCGGCGGTGTCCCAATGTATGACAATCGGTTTTTTGGGCTTTGCCTACGGCACACCCAGGTAACCTCACCCTTTTCCCGGGTACACCACATACCTGTTGGAAGACACCCAAGGAGAGAGCTATGTTCAAGCGTGGCGAGAAGTGGGACAACAACTGGAACATGCCCCCCGGTTCGGCGGACCTGAAGCCATCCCTCATGGACAAGGTCCTCATCGGGTCTATGCGGGGGTTCGGAGGGTTCCACGACACATCCAACACCACCGAGGAATGGCATATGGATCCCAACCACCGTCCCGACTCAGACGACTTCAAGCTGGTAGGCAAGATGCGGGGGTTCTTGGGGCTGCTCGGCCTGAGCAAGCTCCCCTCATCGGGGGAAGGTACCACAAAATGAACCGGGCGCACTGCCCGTACTGCGGGGGTACTTTCGATCAAGTGGAGACATGGCCTCGAACCTGCACTTCTTGTGGGAACCCGTGTTTCCAAAGTCCCTGGCCCGTCGTTAACATGGTCCTCCCATGCGAGGGGGGAATTGTCGCCATCCGGCGCAATCTGACCCCTTTCCTCGGGGGTTTGGCTTTCCCTGGGGGGTACATCGACCACGCCGAGGACTGGAGGGTGGCTGCCCGGAGAGAGGTGCGGGAGGAACTGGGGCTCGACCTAGAGGGGGTACCTCGACTCATTGGACCACCGTACTCGACTCGGTCGAACTACCTTGCCCTGTTCGTTACGCTTCCCATTCCTGAAGGATTGCGGCTGACGGACATCCCAGCCTTCCACGATCCCCAGGGGGTTTCCAAGGGGGAGATCTCGGAGGTTCTCCTGATCAACCCTGCCCGTCGTGACCAGTTCCGGTTGGGTGTTCCTGCTCATGACCGCATCTGGAGGATCCTTCAGTTTCACGACGACATCCGCTACGAGCTGCCCCTCGTAGGCGACGAGAACTGATCGCCCCTAAGTTCAGATCAAGCTACAATGGGTCAGCCGGAGCCCCCGGCTGATCTTGGTGAGTGCCCGCCGGGGTACTTGTTCAGTCAACGGAGGTCCAGGATCATGTGCCTGCATATAAGAGCGAGTGCCCCCTTGTAGGGCCCAAGGAGAGGGATGATGGACACGCTCGTACTCGACTACACGTACAGGCCAATCTCCAAGGTCTCGTGGCGGAAGGCTTTCGGCTGGATGTGGGCCGGACGTGTCGAAGTCGTCGAGGCCTATGCCGACAAGGTGATCCGGTCGGCCCAGATGAGCTGGCCCATGCCGTCCATCGTCCGCTTTCTCGACAGGGTGGCTGGGGTTTTCCGCCGCAAGGGGGTGAAGTTCAATCGGAAGAATGTGTACCTTCGAGACAAAGGCCGGTGTCAATACTGTGGCAACTTGGTCAAGTTCGATGAGTACACCTATGATCACGTCACCCCCGCCTCCAAGGGTGGGGAAACCCTGTGGGAGAACATCGTCGTGTCCTGCTTGCCCTGCAACCAGAAGAAAGCCGACCGCACCCCACAGCAGGCGGGGATGAAGCCGCTCCGCTCTCCGGATAAGCCAAAGAGTTTGCCTGGCGGTAATCCAATGCCGGTTCAATGGGATGAGCACATGCCGGAGTCCTGGAAGGACTGGCTAACCTCAGTATCGTACTGGACGGAAGAGTTGGGCTGACTTCTGATTCCTGCTGAGCTACGATTCCGGGGAAGACCCCGTCGGCTACTGGTCGGCGGGGTTTTTCTGTTTGAGAGAGATGGCCTGGTTGGGGATGAGGTTCTGGATCTCGTCCGCTACTCCCTCCAGGAACTCAGCCAGGGTCTCCAGGTCCGTGGCATCCATCGGGACCAAAGATCGGTTTTCTTCGTAGGAGAAGGGGCTTTGGGAAACGGTGTGCCTCAGATCTTTGGCATACCCCCGAAGCCCGGAGATAGAGTCTAGAAGGTCATGGACGTTGACGCCCACGTTACCATCCCCGTAGGCCCAACTCCACGAGACGGAGTCGGAACCTAACCTCAGCCGCCTCAGGGGACCAGAACTTCATTCGCAGGTCTGCGATTTCTGGAGGAATGGCAGGTAGACCCCAATCTCCCTGAAATCTCAGGCAGTCCCTTCTCTCGAAGGAGGCCCCGAGCAGATCAGCGGCCTTCACTCGGGGGTCGTCCAGCAGGGCTGGGTCTTGCCCGAGCCCTTTGAATACCGCTTTGTTGATCCGACGATCCTGCTCGGACCAGGAGATGATCTCCCCGTTCGGGAGTTTCAGAGCAAGGGAACCCCGAATGGTGGCCTGGATATCGTGACCATAGGCTTCGCACGAGTCATGGAGACCACCGGCTAGAGCAGCCACCTTGTCCCCCCACAGCCTTTCGATGATGATACTGACCAGGGTCGAGTGTTCCGCCACGGTCACCCGGGGGGAAGACTGCCCCCCGTACCTGTATGTCCCCGCCAAGCCATATGTGATGTCGAGGGGGTGGACATCCTCGGACTGGGGATCCAAGTAGTTGAACCCAAGGGGGTTTTTGCTAGTGTATGTGGGGACCCTGTTCGCCCAGATGCTAGGGCGACTCATCTGGGACAGGATCTCCTCTGGGGTGATCATGAGGCTTCGCTCCAATCCATTCTACGGTAGGCTGCTGCGTCTACCCCTGTTTGTTGCTTTGCTCTTCGGAAGCTCTTGGGTCCCTCAGTAGCAATTCCCTGGCGTAGGCTGTCGAGCCCGAGACATTGGCCTGGATCACGGGGATCCCCTTGAAAAACTGGGCTGCCAGCCGGTGATTCCCGTCTTGCACGATCCAATCTACGTAGAATCCCATACTGGGAATCCCTACGTCCAAGCTGAGGGGGTCCCATTCCTCCAGGGTGGACAGGTAGGCCACACGTTCAATGTGTTCCTCCCTCGTGGGGGGTGGGTCTCGGTAGCTCCACAGGGGAACTGGCTGCTCTCGTAGTCTACCCTCCTTCAGAGCTTGGGATACTTCTTCTCGGGTGATGGGGTCGTCCAGACCAACCCATACCGTGTTGTTGAAGGGGTTCCAGGGCTCCAGGTTGAGGGCAGGTATCTTCATGCCTAAGCTACCCGAAAACCGGGGCTGGTTACCAGGTAACCACTTTGGGGGTTCCGGTAGAGGGGGGTAGAAAACTTCGGCAGAGGGGACAGCGGAGGTTTGGATGATCAGCAAAACGAAGACTCTTGGAGAACATGTTGCCGAGGGGGAGATTGCCCAGGCGACCCCTCCCAAGAAGAAGCCGGCCGGAATTGAGGCGTTTCTCCGAGAGCGTGCCCGCTATCTTTTGGCCCACGTTTGGTGCGTGGAGGCCACCAACAACAATGGAGTGGTTCGCCATATCCCCCAGCAGGGGGGGGACGATTACCCCTCCTGGGAGGTCGCCATCAAGGCGGAATGGGTTACGGGGCCGTCAGGTCGGAAACCCCACGGGACTGTAAAGCAAGGCGGCTGGTTCGCCGCCGCCGCCTTTTTGAAGAGGTAACCGCACTGCTCGGCCGAATAGGTAGGCAGCCCCCCCCCACGAAGGAGAAAGCAGCGTGAGAGCTTTGGTGCAAGACCGGACGATGCAGACGAGTCGGAACCACCGGGCTGCCTCGTTCGGCATCGACATGGAGAGCCAGGCCCATCTAGCGATGGTCCTCCGGGATTCCATCTATTCCGACAAGATCTTGGCGGTCTTGCGGGAGTATGGATCGAACGCCTGGGATGCCCACAGGGAGGTTGGGAAGGACGATCTCCCGATTGAGATTCACATCCCCACGGCCATGAAGCCAGAGCTGATCATCCGGGATCACGGCCCGGGGATGAGCCACTACATGGTGTTCTACCGCTACACCCAGTACGGAGCCTCTGGCAAACGGGACACCGACCGCCAGGTGGGGTTCCTGGGGCTGGGGTGCAAGTCGGGATTCGCCTACAATGACAGCTTCACGGTGACCTCCTGGCACAAGGGGGAGAAGCGGATCTACCTGGCCGTCCTTGACGATTCGGACATGGGCCAGATGCAGCTCCTGTATGCTGCCATGTACGGCGAGTTTGCACGAGCCTATCTCACCCAGTTCAGCAACGGATCCGGCCCTCCGAGCCTCGTGGATGAGCTAGAGGATGGCGTCCTCATCAAGTCGGAACAGGTGTTCTCCGCCTGCCCAGAGGATTCCGGGTACTGGGCCAATGGCTATCAGGACTACATCGCTAACTGGTCTCCGGACCCCCGGTTCGAGGACGACGAGCCTCTTCCTTTCCTCCAGTGGGTGGAAGAAGACTTTTGGGGATGGGCCAGCACCTGTGAGCTGGAGCCCCCCGAAACAGGAATCGAGATCAAGCTGGCAGTCAAGGCCTCGGACGTGTGGTCCTTCCAGGACAAGGCGCAGAGCCTGTACCGCTACTATGTCCCCCAGCCCCGAATCAACATCAACCTGGCGGATCCCCCGAACCTTGTACCTGGTGGGTTCCTCAACGAGAACGACCAGGGGCGCTGGATTGGGGTAATGGGGTGCAACTCGTATAAAATCGACATGCACCAGATCCAGAAAGATTTGGACCGGGAAGGTCTTTGGCCTCTCCTCCAGAAGATCGGCGGAGGTATCTTCTTCGGGATCGGAGATGTGCAGTTCAATGCCTCTCGGGAAGAGTTGAAGTACAGTGACTCGACGAAGGCCCGCATCGTCGAGGGGCTCAAACTTGTGGTGGACCAGTACATCGAGTCCATGCTGGCCTGCCTCCAGGGGGACACTATGTCCTCCTGGGAAAAGCGGAAGAAGGCCGTCTTCATGGCTGAGGACTTGGGCTTCCAGATCCCCGACGAGTACGCTCCCTGGCTCGCCAAAACCGTCAAGCTCTGGGGTCGCACGAAGGAAGGCCTGCCCGTGGGTCCCGATCAGCCCAAGTTGTTCACCCTGATCTCAGGCTCGGACTCCCGGACACCTCGACAGGGTGTCGAGGTGAACTCCGAGGCTAAGATCTACATTCGGGATAACGACCGGAATCTGAAAGGGTACCCCTATCTCAAGGCTCATCACGTCATCGCCGTGCCAACTGAAGCAGCTCGCAGGGATGGGGCTTTCGACTTGGAAGGGGTTCAGTCCGAGATCGAAAAGTACCTGGAGGCCGCTGATCTGGCGGGTTTCCCCATCGGAAAGCTGTCCGACATGTACTGGGACGAAGTCTACGTCCCGGAAAAATCGGGTAGGGCGAAATGGGCCCAGGCCAAGAACCCCAAGCACAGCAAGCGGACCTTCGTGTTCAACCCAGAGGATCACACCTGGTTCGGGTCTCCTTTCTCGGAATACTGGAAGGCCGAAAACCGAGTCCCCGAGGACACGGACGTCTTCGTGGTCCTGGATCGGTTCGAGAGTTACGGCTACGGCAAGGACAACTTTTACAACCTCTTCAAGGAGGACAGAGGGCTAGCCGCCACTCTCGGGCTGAAGATGCCCCCGGTATATGGGTACAAGACCACCACGAAGAAGCCGGTGGAGCCCGAAGACTGCACGGGGACCTACTACTACGACTGGCGTCTGAAGTTCTTCGGGGACTTCCTGACCCAGCACCACTACAAGGTGCTCGCCTGTGAGAACTGGCTGCGTGAAGCTCCCTACAACGTTCGGGCAGGGCACACCCAACTCCGTCGCCTGGTGGGTGAGTTGTGTCGGGGCCTGGGACAGAGTCACCCGGCCACCAGGTTCTACGCTCAGGTGATGCGGTCCCAGGAGTTTCTGGAGTCGAAGGGGGATAGGTTCCGGGACAGCACCTACGAGCTATTCAGGGTGGCGAAGGCGTTCTGCCTGGTTTCCGGGCAGCCCACCCCCAAAGTACCCGATAACGTTCGGGCGACGAAGAGTAGATCTGCTGTGGCGGATCTAGACCCCAAGTACCCTTTGCTTAAGGTAGCCCGGACGAACATGCTGGAAGCCCTTTCGGGACCCGAAAGGAAATACTGGATTGAGTACATCCGCTTGGTAGATGCCAACAGAAAGAGTGGGGACAACCAATGAGCACACCTTCCATCGACGACTACACCATCACCGGCCAGTCCGTCACAGTCATCGTGAACGGTGAGCCGATCACGACCACCCGGACGGCAGCCAACTTCGAGGCCCTGCGGGCGGCATGCCTGTCCTATGGTGATGCCGAGGAGGAGACGGCCCAGGACGAAGCGGCTCAGGCCATCTGCAAGGCCCTCTCCATCCCGACGCTGGTCCAGTCCTGGGCCAACGGGGAGTGGGCCGAGGGAACTTGGTTTGAGGTTCAGGGGGAGCGTATCACTTGGCAGGGGGAGCCGGTGGATGAGGCCATCTCCCGCCGCATCCTGGAGCTGGTGGCAGAGAACCGGAACCCCAGGGGGTTCGCCCAGTTTTGGCTGCGGCTGTGTGCCAACCCGAGCCCTCGCTCGACGGCTCAGCTCTACCCGTTCCTGAACCACCTGGGTATCCCTATCGTGTTCGTGGGAGACCCGAGGTACGACGGCTGCTTCCTCGCCTACAAGGGGGTTACGGCCGAATACAAAGACGTCCACACGGGGACCATCGACAACCGCCCCGGTGCCTCCCCCCGAATGCTCCGGGAGAACATCTCGGACGATCCCAACACGGCGTGTCACCAGGGGTTTCACGTAGGTGCCCTGGGGTACGCCAAGAGCTTCGGCCAGCGGGTGATTATCTGCCTGGTGGACCCCAAAGATGTGGTCAGCATCCCCTACGACCACACGCACCAGAAGATGCGGGTCGAGGGATACACGGTCATCGGGTACTGGAACGGCGAAAGTTTGCCGTCCACCTATGTCACCCGGGAAGACATTCCGTTCCTCGACTTCAGCAACCCGGGCAAGGAAATCTCCTCCGCTGTCCCCTCGGACTACAAGGGGGAGCCGGGTGACGACTGGGACGACGACGAGGAAGAGGACGACTGGGACGACGACGAGGAAGAGGACGACTGGGACGAGGGGGTCTTGAAGGTCGAGGAGGACCCCAACTCCTTCGCCAACTCGGGCGAGAGTACCCTGGAGCCGGGGGAGCCGGAGGTGGGTTTCTACAATCTCCTCGACACCCTGGGGTACGAGGATCTGGTGACCTACACGACGGAACACCTCCGCAAGTACGCCACGTACCGGGTGAACATCGTCGGGGCCAGCAAGATCCACGGCGGTAAGAACGCCCTGGTCAACCTGATCTTGGAGACCCGTCCCGTCTGAAGACTGGGGCCTCCCCAAAGTTAAACGAGAGGGGGCCCCAGGGCCCCCTTCACGCACAGATCCCCCAAAAGAGGTACATACGAATGGGAATCGCAGGAAAGCTCAAGAAGGAACGCCGGGCACTCCGTGGCGATCTCAAGGAGATCGCCGAGGCCCCCGTGTTCTACTTTGCCACGGAGCAGGGCGGGATCGTGTTTCGGGGACAGAGCGTCTCCGGGAGGATGGTGAACGTAACCTATGCCTTCACATCCCACGGTGAGGCCAAGACCAGGGCCGATGAGTACACGGCTGAGTGGGGAGAGCAAGTTCACGTCCGCACCATGCCGGTCGGTACCTTCCTGTCGTTCCTATTCCATCATCTCGGGCAGGCCGACATCGACATCATCCTCACCGACGGTGAGAAGCCACTCCCCCTCACTACCATGGGGGTCAACGTCATCCAGGACCCCTTGTGGGCGGAGTACCTGGAGAAGTCCCGGAAGGACCCGAGCAAGAACGTCCTGCTCGCCAAGGTGGCCCGGGATCTCATGGCCTCCTGCGGAGGGCCACTGGCTCTTCAGGTGGTTGCCTCCGCCGAGTACGGGGACCTCATCCGGTCTATCACAGGCCAGAAGAGGGCCATTCTCCCCACGGTGGATCTGGGGCTGGTGTGGTTCCTGACCCGGCAAGTCTTCACCAAGGACGAGGATGGCAACGACATCGGCACCGTCGAACCCATCATGCTCAAGATCACGGGCAAGGACGATCACGAGCTGCACCAAGAGATCGAATCCCTGGGAGACTCCGCCCTCGACCCCGAGGAATCGATCATCGTGGGCCCCCTGGCTTTCACCTCCCGGCAGGCGGCCTTCGATTGGGCCAAGGTCCTCCCTCCCCACATCGCCATTCACCTCATGGGAACCAATCTCATGCTGTCGGCGGAGCAAACGGTCGAGTTCCTGGGGCAGATTCCTTCCCAGTTCCCCGCCTATCGAGTGGACGACATGGCCCCGGACGGCTTCGTGTTCGACGGAGGGGTGCTCCCCCTGACGGAGAGGGGTGCGGCCTATGTCGAATCCAAAATCAACTACAAGGATTTCGGGTTCGATGAGACCCCCGAGAGGAACTGGCTGACCATCGCCCAGGGCAAGTTCCTTGAGATCTCGGAAGAGGGGCCCTCCGAGGAAGAGGGGGCTCCGATCAACCACGGTGAGATGATGTGCCGGGAGATGGCCCTCCGCCAGGTGGCCCAGATCATGGGCGTCACCATCGTGACCCCCGAATCCGAGACCCCGGACGAGTCCTGTATCCTCGATCCCCACTCCGATGACGAGTTGGTGGAGGCGGCCATCGGCCAGTTCATGAGGGAGGGTCAGCGTGACGGCTGAACTCATCCTGATCCTCTGGACTGTCGGAGTGATTTTGGTGGCCCTGGAGGTGTCCTCCGGAATCCCCTCGGGTTTCGCCTTCAGGGTGTTCCGCACCGACCGGCTCCAAGAACTGGAACAAGGAAACATCCAGCTCCTCGAAGCAACTCAAGCCCTCCAGAAGCGGATCGAGGTTCTGGAGGGCCTTGTCAACCGGGATCCCCCTTTCTTTCCCTAGCCGGGGAACTTCCCGCCACTTCGGAGGTAAGCCCACCATGAAACGGGAGATTTACATAAGCATCGACGTGGAAGCCGATGGGCGAGTTCCGGGCCTTGGATCAATGCTCAGCTTTGGGGCTGCCGCCTTTGATCTGGAGGCGGAAGACCCCCGAAAGCCAGTCTCTACGTTCACCGCCAACCTCCACACCATTATGGGACAAGATTGGCCCCTGTGCCACCAGAACAGGGAAGTGATGGATTGGTGGGCCCAGAACCCTGAAGCCTGGGAGGCGTGCCGCAAGGACCTCCAAGAACCCTCTGAGGCTATGCCCAAGTTCGTGGAGTGGATCAGGGGGCTTCCTGGGCACCCCGTCATTATCGGGTATCCCGTCACCTACGATTTCATGTGGGTGTATTGGTACACCGTCGTGTTCGGGGGACTCGGGGATGCGGGGGTACCGTTCAGTTTCTCCGGGATGGACCTGAAGACCATGATGTCCGAGCGGCTGGGAACTCCATACCGGCAGACATCGAAGAGGCTGGCCTACAAGAATCGCAAGCAGTGGTTCCAGGGACTCCCGGAGCACACCCACATAGCATTGGAGGATGCCATCGGCCAAGGCATCCTGTTCGTCAACATCAAGATGGAGAAGTGAAGTTCATGATCACTACCACACTCATCATTTTGTTCATGGCCGGGGGGCTGCTCGTCCGGGGATGCCTAGCAACGGAGAAGACGCTCCTAGCGTTTCTGTCGTTCGCCATCGTACTCGGGGTGTCCTACTTTGTGCTCGACTTCGATTTCGTTACCGTCATCTTGGGCAATCCGCCTCTCGCCCTAGGGGTGTTCCATGGGTACCTCGTCGCCGGGGGTCTGTACTCCTCGGTCAGGTGGTTCTTCCGCATGAGACGAACGGCCGCCAAACTGGCAGAAGTCTGCCTGCTCTGGCAGGCACCCCTTGGGGGTTACGATCGAGTACGGAAGGAGAAGGAAGCCCTGATCCGGAAAATGATTCCGGCCCGACACAAAGGGTTGATTGTGGGGTGGATCACGTTTTGGCCCCTTGATGCGTGCGCCCTGCTGTTCGAGGAGCCGGTCCTGCAACTCTGGGTGATGCTGACCTCAACCTACCGGAGGATCGCCAAGCAAGCACTGGCCAAGCACGGCTTGGACGAAGAGTTCGGAAAAGAGATCGAAAAGGGCTAGTAACAGCCACGCTGAGTCCGGTAGATGATGCGAAATTGATTATGGCTAAGCGCCGGAAGGAGAAGCATGAGGAACGGAACCGTCGTCAAGATCACGTCCCAGCCCGACAACATCACGGACATCCCGATGATCGGGGAGGTCGGAGTTATCGTCGCCGTCGACGGCGAGACCGCCCACATTCACACCATCGGTCTGGACGGGTACCTCAAGTCCTGCTGCCACATCGGCCTCAGCACCTTTGAGGAGGTTGAGAACCCCTCGGACATTTTGGTCCGGTACGCCGCCGAACAGACGGCTCTGGGGACCTGGATGCACGGCGTCGGGGTCCAGGCCAAGAGCGTGGCGGCTGAGATGGTCAAAGGTTTGGACGACACCGAGATGCTTTCGAGGAGGCACTCCCATATCTCCATCGTCGAGGCCGTTCAGGACAAGATTATGGAGATCCAGGACCAGTTCCCGACGCCGGCCGACGCCCTGGAGAGCGAAGACCCCCTCGTCCGGGCTCTCGCCCGCAAGTTCCAAGGCACCCCCTCTGACGTGACCCAGCAGTCCCGCATCGACCGGGCCGCCGAACGCCTGGCCCAGGTCGGCATCACCGACCTCGACAAGGCCAAGATGGTGGCTTTCCTCAAGGTCCTCAAGGAAGAGGGTCTGGACTGATCCCCCTCCCTCGCCGGGCCACGGTAGGGGATATGCCGGACCTCAGCGGATACAAAAAGGGCCCCCCTGAGAAAGGGGGGCCCTGCTAGTACGTTCTGGTCAGAACGTCAGGGGCAAGGTTCCAGAGACACGGCCGGAACGTAGACTCTGCCGTCAGGGGCCGCCAGTTCCTCAATCAGCGGACCCTTCACTGCGCTGACGTAGGAGAACACCGCCTTGGCGATGGCCTTGTCTTCGCAGGACACATCTTTCCCCTCCATGACCAGCAGCGTGATGGACTCGACCGCCGGCAGGATGCTGCCGGATAGAGCGTCAACAAGCGCCTTCGCATCGGCCTCCAGAACTGGCTCCATCGGGCTCTCCTGAAGAACCAGGCAGGAGTTGATGTCCACCTCCACACTGGGGATGACTCCGGTGGCCTCGCCTTTGGCCCATCCGTCTACGGCACTCTGAGCCGCCCCGATAGCCGTCAGGAACGAAGAAGTGACGTAGCAGGCTACCACGTTTCTGTCCGCCACGGACAGGGCCTTACCCGCTTCGGTCACGCCTTTGGCTCCGATCAGAGACGAGTCGATGATCGGCAGATACTTCTGGGTTGAGCCACAACCGAGCAAGAGCCCAGCCAGAAGCAGAGTTGCAAACAGCTTCTGCATTGGATTAACCTCCCTCCCACGACGAGAGATCCGCCTCTCGTCCAACTCATAGGGGCAATAGGCACTCCACCGAGAGCACTTGACAATTCTTCCTCAAACCCTAAGTTTCCCGCTGTAACCGGAATCCACTGCAAGGAGCCCTAACATGAGTGATCGTTGTCAGAAGCTGGCTGACTCGTTCTTTGGCCCCGGAGGGGTGTTCGATGGCACGTTTCCTCCTCCTGAGGTCACCAAGGGAGGGCCGCTCGATGCTCTGTTCGCCCCTCCGAAGGTCACCAGGTTCTTTGGTGGGGAGCCGGGGTTGAAGGTCTTCCCCACGAAAGCTGCCTACGAGGTCGAGATCGATCTCCCGGGTCGGGTCAGGGATGACGTGACCGTTGATATCTCCGGCAACAAGCTGTACGTCAAGGTTGCGGCTACTGGCAGCCGGAACCCCCGCCCTGAGAAGACATGGGTGTTTGATCTCGGGACGGAATACGACCCCGAAGGGACCACCGCTCTCTTGGAGAAGGGTGTGCTTTCCCTCAGAGTCCCCCGCCTGAAGACTGCTGATCCTCCTCGTTTCCGCATCACGGTCGGGTAACGAGCCTCAGAGTTAAGGGGAGGATCCACACGGGGGCCTTCTCCCCCGTGTGGATCCTGGATGGTGGGGAACCCCCTCCACCATGAGTACAGAGCCCTCAGAGGGATTACCCCAACCCTGCTAAATGATAGACTCTTGGCCTCCTGCCCAGGTAGGCCTGCATTGGGGGTTAGTTTGAGCAGTTGGGGGCTACGGAAGGGTGCGGATGAGTTCTTCGTTCTTCGGACCGGGGACTACTCCAGCCTTCAGACACCTCTCCCAGTCGGATAGGACCGCCTCGAAGTCCTCCTCTGGCATGTCAGTGAGTCCAGGGCAATCGAACATCCTCCGAAGATTGAGGACATCCATCACGTCCTTGAACTTGATAGTGTCGTGTTCGGTGCTTCCGATGGGCCTGGAGTTCAGCACCATCCTATTCGTGACAGGCGGGGTTGCAGCCCAGTCGAGGCTCGAACGGGGCCGGCGGAGGAACACTTGCCGTCTACTGCCGAAGGTGTAGACGTATCCGAACCCCACTCGGAGGTTGTAGTACAGCCTCAGAAGCTCTCCGTCCTGTCGATAGCCGGTAATTCTGTTCACTCTGTTTCCTCCTTCAAGCACCCCACTTACTCGCTACCTACCTCCTGTTACCTAACTTCCAGGAGGGAATCCAAGTTCACACGCTCATCGTCCTGGATGTGGACGGGTTCACCATCTTTCAGCACCCAACCGTACTCTAGGGGGGCCAGCCCCAACAGGGGCTGGCCCTTCCTCAAGACAGGACCTTCCAGTCCTTCTCTGCACTTCACATAGTAGGCCAATGAGGCGGGGACCGGGATGTAAGTCTCCGAGAGACCACTGTTCTCACACCACTTGGAGATGGGGGTGTTCATGAAGCGGAGGACCGCAGTGTGGGGTACCACAATCGCCCACTCCCACCGATGATCGAAAAGGACATACACACACCCCCGGGAGAGATCCCCCGCCTCAATGGCTTTCCTCTGCTCGATGTGGATGGTGTCGAAACTGAAGTTGCCGTCCGTCCAGGAGTCCCTCCACTTCGAGTCGTCCATCCCCTTGCGGGCCAGCTCTACCCCATATGTCCCGTCGAGAGATAGCAGGTCGATGCCGTAGCGGTCGGGATTGTCACGAAGCTGGATGCGGTCGAGCCCGAAGATCTCTTTGACCGCCTTCCGCAACTGCGGGGAATCCGCATAGGCCCTCCGAGCCTGAGGGTCGTTGGTCCGGAAGGCCGAGTCCTCGAACCTCTTGTTCTGGTGGATCTTCACTCCACTGGCTCCAGCCGAACCCGTAGGACCACCCGGTGAGTCCAGGAATGCTCCGCCTCGTCTGTCTCGTGATAGAACCGCAGGTCGAACGGACGATTGGTCACCGGGTACGACAGGTACTGGGAGGACAGATCCATGGTGAGCGTCTCCCCACAGTGAGGGCAGTCACTGGTGACAGTGATGGGGAGGTAGGTCCTCTTGGACAGTTCGATCTCCCCGTCGTTGTTCTCGATGGCCACCTTGGGACTCAACTCGTCTCGGATTCGCATCAAGATCTCCCCAAGCTGGTTACGCCCTACCCCAGTGGAGAGGTCCACCCCCCAGTACAGATCCCCCCAAGTATTGCCCTCCCGCAACTCCCGAGACCCTGTCGCCAGCAGAGCCTCACCTAGGTCCGGGTGCTGGGTGAACTTGGCCTTGCACACCTCGTACATGACCTGGGCCTTGATGTCCTCCCAGTCCGGCCGGAGGGTGCAGCGCCTCCCATTATGCTTGGACTCTTGGCAGGTTGCCGAGTTGCGGATCAGCTCATGCTCCGCCTCGATGACGGTCTTGGCAGCCTGGAAGGCATGCTCCGTTGAAGGGTAGGTTTTCCCGTTCCACTCGATAGGGGCTTCCCAGAAGTTGGAGAGCCAGCGGGTCGGGCCACGAAACTCGTTGATAGGCTTCATTTTCAGGGGTGCCCCTCACTGTGAGTGTCTGGTTGTTGTACCCCTAACGGGGTAGACCATTACCGGGTTAGAAGGCCGAAGGCCAAAAATGTAGGGGGCGTTTTTGAGAGGTGGGCCGGATTTACGGGAACAGAAGGTGCTTTCGCCCAATGAGGGCTTCCCAGGCCGAGGCGGACTGCTCTGCTGTCCGGGGTTCCATCCCCACGACGTGCCAAACCACCTCTGAGTCCCACTCCCCCCAGTAGTCCTGGGAGCAGGAGTAGGACATCTCGACCCAGAAGGCCTGGCCGGGGGAGATACCCTTCTGCAAGAGGAAGGTCTCCAGCTCGGAGATCAGCCCGAAAGGGCAGGTGTTCATCCCTAGAACCCCGTCAAGGTTTCCCAGAGCGTCTAGCTCGTAGCCCAGCCAGTGCTGAGGGGGGGCCCCCTCTCCATCGATCTCCAGAGTCAAAGACCCCCACTCCCAACTCTCCGCCGCCACCAGGCGGACCATGCACCAGGAGTTTCCCCAGATGCCACAGTCGTTCACTACGGGACACTTGAATGGCTCAAGGGGTTCTGAGTCCATGCCCACCAGGGTGATGTTGAAGCGTTTCATGAATGAACCTCATCTTGGCGGCATCACCGTCGGTGACCCAAAACCGAACCCCCAACGGAATCCACTCGAACCTCAGACCCGGGAACCTTCTCCGAGGGACATCGTGGGTGAACTTCACACCCGAACCCCCCGTGTACCTGTCGATGAACCGTAGCCTAGCCCCCTGGAACAAGGTGGTGTCCCGGTAGTCCCGCCACCGCACCAACGCCGGCCAATACACCGCCGGAGATGCCGTAGACCCCCTCAAGGCCTGAAGGACAGGCGGAGGCTCCATATCGAACATCTCAGCCATCCGCCGATTCCCCTTGCACAGGTAGAGCTTGAACTCCCACGGACGGGTTAGGCGGACTAAGACGCCCGGCTGAGGTTCAATCGCCACTGGGGGGCTCGTCCCACTGGGTCTTGTGCCATTCCGACCGGGACTGGTTCACAGAAAGAACTCCTCTGGAGGTACTGGAGAGATACTCGAATCTGCGTGGGTGTTACCCGGGGACCCGGCGACGGAGCCCACTTGTTAGGGGTTCAGAGGATCAGAGGACTGGCTCAACCGAGAGGGGTCTATCACCCCTGATAGCGGGGAGGCCCCCGCTACCCTATCAGCCAGCCCCGTCGCCGGGATCCGGTGCCTGTCGCACATTGAGGCCCCTGCCGGCAGCCGCAGAGGTAGGAGGTCCCCCGCTTTATGAGCCCCCGGGTGAGAGGAGCAGCACCCGAGGACACAAAGCGGAGGGGGTCGGGGGGCACATGTGCGAGGTGCTGAGTACCAGCCTGTTGGACACAGGAACAACAGGCCCTACCCTGGGAGGTCTTGCGTGGACCTCTACCAGATACCCCTGACCGATGCAAAACGGGATCACCCGTAGTTCTTCTTGCTCAAGACGGCGGAGATGCTACCCCCACCCTTATTTCTCAGAGGGGTTGCGGCCGGGACCCTTGGGTGATCCATTCTACCCGGGGCCCGGCCGCAATGGGTACTTCGCCTTATCCGTGTTCTGGGGGCCGCAGCCTCAGTTGATGTTGTACTGGACCTTGGCGCCGGGAAGCCCAGCGAAGATGTCTTCGCCTTCCTGGGCTGCGGCGACGGGCTGGTTCCTGTCGTCCCCCTGAGCCGGGCTCACGCCCAGGGATGCGAGCCCCTCGTCCTTCATGATGTCCGAGGCGATGCTCCCGTCCGGGTCCTCGATGCCCAGAGCTTCCTTCATGATGAGGCTGAGCGTCTTCTGCAAGGTCCGGGCCAGGATCTGTTCCTGGAAACTGGACATGGCGGGGGTGCTGTCGTAGATCGTGTCCTGGTAGCGCTGGTACATCGGGGACTGGATCATCGGCAGCAGCTCGGCCAGATCGGCCTCGGTTAGATGGGCGCAGTACACGGGCGCCATGCTGTCCAGGAAGCCCGGGTACAGCTCCACCATGGCGTTCTCGATGATCCCGCCGATCTGATCCATCATGAACGAGAAGTCCTCGGCGGCCGGCACCAAGACCTGCTCGGCCTGGAACCGCAACTGGACCATGGCCCTGACCAGGTGCCTGAGACGATCCTCGGAGTACGTGGCCTCCAGCACCGTCCTGGCGGCCTTGATGTGCTCCTGGGTGTATTCGCTGTTGTTCATTTTCCCATCCTTCGGCCCCGAATCTCCGGGGTTTCCTGTTCCGGTACTAGCTACCGGAAAATGGGTTGAGGTTACCGGCGGCGGCTGGGAAAAGGCACGACGTTGTCGTACTTCTCGTCCTCGTCCTCGTCCTCGTCCTCGTCCTCGTCCTCGTCCTCGTCCTCGTCCTCGTCCTCGTCCTCGTCCTCGTCCTCGTCCTCGTCCTCGTCCGGGGCTTGCAAGAAGGAGTCCCCAGGCTGATTGTCCGCTAGGGCCTCGTCCTCGTCCTCGTCGTCGGCCATGAACATGGCCGACGAGAACTTCGGCAGTTTGTCCGCTACGTCACCGTGACCCCAACGGGTAAGCACCCCCTTGGTGATGAGCCGCATCTCGTTGATGATCATGATGGCCGGGAGACCCATCTCCATGAACCGAATCAGCCGGTCCACTCGACTTTGCTCCAATTGAGAGGGGGACATCACCATGAACTGGTCCATGAACTGCTTCATGATCTTGTCCAACTCTTTGTTTCCGGTTTCCGTTTCCATCTATCTGCTCCCTTTCAGGCTGTCCAGAGGGCGTAGGAACCCACTACCGCTCCGGACAGGATGACCCGGTACCAGAAGTCCGAGGTCAGCAACTTCCCGGGGTTCGTGAAGTAGTCGGGGTTCCGGTCCCCAGCCGGCTGGATGAACGTCACCAGCAGGAACGACAGGAAGTACACCAGGATGAAGATCGCCAGGTATTTCATGTCACCAGCTCCTCAGGAGAATGTCCTTGTGGCAGCGGGGGCACTCGACCCACCTACGGCCGTCTGGCCCCCCACTGTAGTCCTTACCGTTGTACTCCTGCACGTCCTGTGGCAGGTACTCCACGATCCCTCCGCAGTTCTGACAGGTGATCCGCTTCTTTGCGGAAGGATCCTCACCCACGATCTTCGCCATCACACCAGCTCCAAGTCAGTCGGGGCGTAGGACCCGACCTCCCCGTTGAGAGACACGTTGAAGCGCAGGCCCTGGGAGTCATGCCAGCTCACCACCACACCCTCGACCCCCCTGTGATCCCCCCCCTGCGCCGGCTGGGATACGAACAGCTCGGACAGAGGAGCCTGAGCGTCTACCGTGACCTTGGACCCCGGCTGGAACACGAACAGCTCGAACAGGGGTACCAGGGCGTCTACCATGTCCAGGGTCAGGTGCATCCGCATCGACACCTGATCCCCAGCACAGTTCGTGTCTACCCCGAACCAGCAGGCCGCCTCCGACGCCAGAGAGCTGTCCTGGAGACTGCATTGCTGGCCCAAGGAGTCCTCGAACTTCATCACCCCGAACCCCCGGGACGTCCAGGTGTTCGCCGGTACGGTGCCGTTCTGCTGGAAGTAGCGCAACCCCAACAGGGCCGGGTATGCTGCTTTCGGGTCGGAGAAACTTAGCGTGTCCCGGTTGTCGTACATCTCGTCCGTCCACGGAGGACGGGCATCCGGGGCGTACAGAGCCCACCGAACTCCGAGATTCAGCTCGTTCGGGGCTAGACATACCTGGCAGATCTGGCCGGAGCGGTCGTAGAAGGTTCCGAAGTTGCGCTCACCGTCCGTCCACTGGATGTCCATCGGGAGACGGGGGTTTCCCCGCCACACCCAGTCTTGGTTCATCTGGAACACCGGACACTCACTGCTATCTCGGTCCAGACAGTTGCCATCGCAGGTGGCAGCATGGAGGTCCCGCCAGTTCACAGGGGCCCTCCGACTGGTCTTGGTGAAATCTTGCTTCATGATCCCGCCTTTTTTGTTCTATCGGACCTACTTGGGATTGGGATTAGGGTTACCTCTCATTGACCAGGAGCCGTTAGGGCCATCCCGACGATGCTGTCCCACCCCGAACCGCCACCACAAGGGTTCCCATACCATCGGTTGTGATCGTTGGAGTCGAACCCCCGGAATTCCCGCTCTTTTTCCCGCACCAACAGGGAGAATCCCCAGTCGAACAGGGCCTTCTTGATTGAGTGGACCGGAACCCGGAGGCTCCTGTTCAACGCCTGAAGGTCGATGTGATCGAAGAACTCCCGATCGTCATCGCACAGGTATTCCACGAACGCCTCGATGGAGGCGTATTCGGGATCCTGGAACAGGGCTTCGGGGTCTCGAATCATGGGGTCCTCCTTCCGTTCTGGAGGACCTACTTGCATAGAGGGAGTTGTTACCCGAGGAGCCGGGCCTTGATGAGGTCAGCGGCGTCGTAGCACCCCGCACGGGTCGCTAGCTCCACCACCGTCCGAAGCTGGTCCGTCACACTGTCCTGACGCTGAGGCTGGACCTTCTTGATGAGTCGAGCCCCCTCCTTCTCCGGGTCACATGCCACTTGCAGCGCCTTCCACGCCCGCCAGGCCCGTTCCAAGGGGAGCAGTTCCTCATCCACCTTCACCTTCGCCATGCCGAGGTTCGCCCGAACCTTGCCAGACGACTGCCCCAATGGCGTCTACCAAATCGTAGGTATCCCCCGGTTCCAGAATCAGCCCGTTCTTGTTGGTGCTGAGATCCCCATCCTCGTGATACCAGTCGTCGCCCATCGGCCAGTCCTTGTAGAACTGCTGCAGCTCATACCCCTTGACTCTCATAACCAACTCCTGAATGACCCTCTCTTGGGCCTCGGTGGTCATGTCCCGAAAGTTCCGCTCCGGACGGGGCCAAGCTCCGGGGCCATGTACCCATCATGCCGAAACGAAGCATAGATCGAAGCTGTAGTAGGGCTCAGTGTACCACCCCGACCCCCTCGTGAAGCGGGGGCTCACTACGATCCCGGCACCCAGGCTGTCGGCAATCCCCCAATCCGAGGGACCCGACTCCCAGCACACCCGCCATTCCCCACTGCTCACCTGATCCTCCTCCGGCGGCACGCAGAACGTCTCCCAGCCCGGCGACATGCCCTCAGTCTCGTGGCAGTACATCACCACCTGGGCGTAGGCGTAGATCACCGCCTCTTCCAGGCTCTGAGCCACGGCCACGCTCAAGTCGAACCGCTCCGCCCACTCCACCATCCGGTCCCCAAGGGCACGGTAGCGGCGATCCTGAGCATCATAGGAGGAGCCCTCCGAGCGGCGGATGGCCCTACCCTCCCTGTAGAAGTTCCGAAGAGTCGCAAGATGTTGCTGAATCGTCTCGGGTTGCATCGGTTGACTCCTGGGATCAGTCTCCCGTCCTCTCCACCACTCGAAGATCCCCAGGGGAACAGCCGTAGTGGGAGTTGTAGTGGGACACCACCACCTGGATCCGTTCCTCTGCCTGCTCCCGGGTGAGGTACCCCCTCTTAGAAGAGGAGGTGCGGTACGGCAACCGTCCCGGCCAGGCGGCGTGGGTGCGGTCTTCGATGACGTAGTCGGTTCTCTGGGCCATCCTCGGTCCTCCTTCGCTGTACACACCCCCTACTTGGCTGACCTAAGGGGGTTACCTTCAGGAGCGAAAAATTAATCCGGCGAAAAATGCGGGTCCGACGGGATGCCAAAAGAAAACGAAGAGTTTTAGCGGCCGGTTGTACTCAGGTGAGACGACTCAGGGGGCAGTCTGGAAGACCTCTCTTGACGGTACTCCATCACCGTCATGTTCCCGCTCGCCCCCACATACACCATGAACGTGCCCCAGTAGGATAGCACCGCCCCCAACAGGGCGTTTTCTAGGCTCGGGTGAAAGACGAGCAGGATCAGAAGCACCAGTAGGGGGACACCGTGGAAGAACGCTAGCCAACACCTAGCTCGGAACCGAAGGTTTTGGAAGTCGGCATCGGTCATCGGATCGTCCTCTGGGGAGAAAACCCCGCTGGAATAGGGCTCGGGGAGTCGTTTTTGGGGGGGATGGGCACATCGCTACCCCCAAAGCAGACGCCCCCTGTGAGAGAAACTACCCTTCTCAGCGTTGATCCGAACCCTGTTGCCTTCGACAATGTCATTTTGGGTGCAGATTCAATCCCCCGTCTGGAGGGCTGGCGGGGACCCGATCACCTTTTTTAAGCGGTTCTGGCACGGAGCTTGCACACACCCACCACCCCAGGTGGACACCCCGAGTCACGGGGGGTGTGCAAGCTCCGTGCCACCCTTCAACAGGTAACCCAGGGCTTGCACCCCCACCCCCCTCAGGGTACACCCCAAGTATTGGTGGAGTGTGCAAGCCCTGGGCCACCCTTCAACAGGTAACCCACCAAAAGTTGTGCCAAGCTACTCTGTCCCGCAACTTGTTCCGTAGTACCTACTTGCGGAGCCCCTGAAGTTACCTCCCCCGGCGCTCCCAAGAACCCGTGGGGGGGCGCCGGGGGAGAGGCTCAGCTCCCGCTGGTCGGCAGGGGTACCGTCCTCGTGGGGTCCCACACCGTCACGCCGAGCCATTCCGCCGCCTCGTACCAGGCTGCCAGCTCGGCGGGGTGAAGGTCGCCGTACAGGTACACGGTCACGTCGAGGTCGGAGACGTCTTGCAAGACGCTCATGCAGGCCTCCGCACACAAGGTGTGCGGCACGCCGTAGGCCCCCGTGCTGAGGGCAGGCACGGCCAGGCTCTTGCAGCCCAAGAGCTGGGCCATGGTGACTGCCCCGCTGTAGCACGAGTACAGGGCGTCGACCACGTCGTCCTCGTCCTCGGTGACGCTCTCTCCCACACGCAGCACTTCCTCCCGCAGAGGGCTCATGATGGGCCCCACGGTGTTGAGGACCCAGCCCACGCTGAGCCCCGTGCCGGTGGCCGGTACCGGGCGCACCTGGCCTTGGGGGCAGCGGAGGGTCACGTACCTTTCTGATAGGGGTCCCTCGGGCAGGTTGTGGCTGCTTTCCCGATAGGGGTGCCGCACGCCAATCACCTCTTCACACCGCTTCCGAAGGATTGCTCCAGCCTTGCGGTGGATGGCTCCGTCGACCCCTCCTCCCCCCAGCATCTGAGGGTTGGCGGCGTTCAGCAGAGCGTCCCCCTTGAACTCGGAAATGTCCCCAAGGACGATGGTCATGGCACTCATACAGGACCTCCAGGTCAATGCGGTACCGGATATACTGGGGAGTAGGGGACTGTTACCCCCTTTCCGGCAGCCTTGGGAAGAGGCACCGCTGGTCTCTGAGCCTTGCGACAAGCCTACTGGCGAAGAGTGAGGGGGTTACCTCCCCCAAGAACGACAACCCCCGCTCTGAGGCGATCCCAGAGCGGGGGTTGAAGGGTGTCCGGCGTAGCAGGTTGAACGACGAAGGAGGACACAACGCCGGGGCACCAGCGGACTTAGGTAGCTTCTTGACACCTTGAGGGAGAGCACGCCAGGCCACTCAGGGAACCTTTTCCGACTTCTTCGGATCCTGAGTCAACCCGTCCGCCTTGGCTTCGGGGGACTGCGCTGCGGTGGTCCTCGGTTTCCCGAGATCCCCCTTGTGGGGGTCCCCACCGTCTCGACCCAGCTCCGGGAGCTACCCGTATGCCTCTTGTCGTCCGTCGGCTCCATGTACCCCTGCCTCCTGCCCTCTCAGGCAGAGGCTCCAGGGTGTAGGTTAAGATGGCTCAGAGGGGGCTTCAAAAGCCCACTCTGCCCCGCTTCAGACTTCCCTTCTGCTTGCGGGGACCGTCCGGTCGTGGTCTATGCTAGGTTGTGGCTTGGCTGACGTCGCCCACCTCTACCCGTGGGGCTCTGTAGGGCTCTCCAGTTCACCGCTCGTCACGGATCCCTAGGACTGGTCCCGGGAGGGGTCAGCTCCCGTCCCCGGTTACTGGCCGGTGGACCTGGCTCTTTGGTTCAAGCCACCCTACATTGTGTTCAGTCTTCCGGCTGCTCCTGGGGGTCTCAGCTTTCGCTCTCCCAGGCCCTGCTCTGCCTTCTTATGAAGGCAGTCCAGACAAGCCTGCCGTGCTCTCTCTCAAGCTGTCAAAGAGTGTGTCGGGGGTCTGTTCCCCTTCCACGCTATAGCTACTCGAACCCGGGGGTGTTGTTACCACCCCACTAGCACTTTTCAGCCGGCTTGGGAGGTCAATCGAAGCCGGTTGGGGGTCACCGCCTTGGCCCTCCAGTGCTTGTCCCCCACGGGAACGTGGTTGGCTCGGACGAACTTGGCCACCTTGCGAGGGAACTCGGCGTACCGGAAGGACTCTGCCACCCGGACCACATAGCCCTCCTGCTCACCTCCGAGCCGGCTCACTCCCGAGAAACACGCCTTCACGGCGTCTTCGTCCCAGGGGCCCTCGTACAGGGCTGGGGCGGTCTCCAGCCCCAGAAGGGCAGCCCACTCCATGGTCTCTTCCCAGGACAGGCAGCGGTCCTCTTCGTCGTACATGGCGAACACGTAGAAGTAGCTGCCCAGAGCATCGTAGTGGATGCTGTGCTGGGCGAAGAGGTTCTCGCCGCAGACCCGCCACCCCTTAGGGAGGTCGGGCGCTACGCTAGCTGCCAGCGCTCTTACCCAGTTCTGGCTCTCATGGGCCCGACCATCCACGGAACGGGCATGCAGGTACCCGTCTGGGTAGATGGTGGTGTTCTCTCCGTCCAGTTTCTCGGTCACCAGGACACGCTCGCCCTGGAAGTGTTCCACGTCCGAGAGGGTCTTGTCGTCGTCAGTAGCCCCAGGGGACCACGGAAGGTGGAACGTGCGGGGGTACTTGGTTCGAGGTTCCATGACACACCTACCAGTTAGGATCGTTCCCCGCACCTACTAATGACTCCCCTGCTGTTACCACCCGCCAAGTAGGAGGTAACCCCAGCCCCTTGGCGAGTAGGGGGAGTCGATAGCAACGAGGACCCCCCCACACGGCGGGATCCGAACACCACATCTGCCAAGGAGAAGAAGCATGCTGAAGTGAACCCGCAAGCCGTCCCGGCCCCCTCCGTCTACAGGCCGGGACGGCCCTTTGGGCCGGGTAACCTCCGACGTCTGTAGGTGAGGAGTCGGGTCCAGCCGCCAGGCTACCCCCGTTGGGATGGCCTTCCCTGCTCCTTACGCTCCACCTACTGGTCAGGGGACAGGCGGTTACCTCGAAAATTGGGGGTAACACCCCCACACATGGCCAGTAGCCACCCCGTAAGGACCACCCCACCCCCCACCCCCGGCGGATGCCGCCCCTTGCACCCTACCTACTTGTCAAGAGGGGCCTTGTTACCTTGAAAACTGGGGGTAACACCCCCACACATGGCCAGTAGCTACCCCGTAAGGACCACTCCGAAGGCGGGGAGGGGCGGCATCCGCCCCTTGCACCCTATCTACTTGTCAAGAGGGGCCTTGTTACCTCGAAAATTGGGGGTAACAACCCCGCCCCTGCCGAGTAGTCTAGGAGTAAGGGGCGCCCCATAGGGAAACCGATGCGCCGCCCCCCATCCTGCCCCTTGCATTCCCTCTACTTGTCAAGGGGCAGGTGGTTACCTCGAAAATTGGGGGTAACACCCCCACACATGGCCAGTAGATACCCCGTAAGGACCACCCACGAAGGACCATCTACCCCGCACCCACTCCCTACGCCCTATCTACTGGTCAATGAACAGGCTGTTACCTCGAAGATAGAGGGTAACACGGGTACCTCCGGCGAGTAGACCAGACGTAAGGAGCGTTCACCCCTTCGACTGCTGAGAGCGGGGTAACTTCGACCGGCAGATGAGTAGGTGTTTCGTAAGGAGTGACCTTGTGCTTTTCCTATTGGGGAGGGAGGAACCCCCCTCCCTGAGGGCCCCAGCTACACCCAGAGCACGTCCCCCCACCCTACCTGGTCCGCAGGCACACCGAAGGTCTCCGTGGCCTCCTGGCGGGCGTCACGACCCGCCACGAAGTGCCCCAGCACATGCTCGTCCACCAGCACATCCCCAGGTACCGTGGTCAGGGCGAAACCCGTCAGCACGTCCCTCCCCATGAAGGGAGCGCCGTACTCAGGGACTACCAGACTCTCACCTCGCTTGTGGACAGGGCGGATGTACGCCCGGCGAGGGGCTGCGGCTCCGTCATCGAAGATGTCCATCATGTTCCTCCTTCAATCACCCCACCTACTCGCTACCTACCTCCTGTTACCTAACTTCGACCCCCACAACTCGAAACTTTGCCCTTCCGAAACTTTCAAGCCGAAACTTTCATCAAAGTTTCGGCAACTTGGCGGAAGTTTCGAGCTGGGGAGGTAACTAAGGCCTCTTGCCAAGTAGACACGGGGAACTTTGGAGAACCGCCACTATGAAGGTCCCCAAGCCCGTTCCGGGATACCCGCTCACCTTGGAGTGCGGAGGCCCCCACCGATTCGAGTGGGGGCCTGGGGAAGCATGAACTTCGGCACCTAGAAGCCCTTTGAAAGTTTCAAAGGGCGCCCTAACGCCAAACTTTGAGTGTAGAAGTGCTCTTGAAAGTTTCGAGGACACTTCGGCACGCAAACTTTCGCAACTTTTCTGCTTGACAGCGGGGAAGCCACCCCCCATGGTACGGGGGCTGCTACCAACCGACGGGGGGCGAACATGCAGCAGATGGACCAGTTGGCAAGGCTCCTCATTCTCGAAGGTACGGCGGCTGTGGAGCCGTACAGTTGGGTCAAGGGCTCCGCTCATGACCTGGAGTGTGCTCGCATCCGGCTGGAAGGGCAGCCCGACGATTCGTGGTTCTCCGAGAAGGACTCAGGGATGTATGCCCTGCTAATGGCCCGGGTGCAGCGGGAACTCAACCGCTCCCGCATCCTGCACGTCACTGCCGAGGACATTCTCCAGCAGGCCATGAGTGGGCTCCTGTCGGACGGGAGCCTCGGGAAGCACCGCTTCCACGCCGTGGGAGTCATCGCCAGGGAGAACATTCTCCACGGTGTGGAGACCCCCGCCAGGTTGGCCTCGGGGACCCTCGGGTCCTGGCTCCACCGGATGGCCATCAACACCATCAAGAAGAAGGACGCTGCCTTCTCCCTCGATGCTATGGTGGATTCCCACCCCGACTGGGGCTTCGACTCCCTCACTCCCGTACAGGGAGAGAAGGACAACGTCGTGATCCTCGTCGAGTGCATGGCCGGGGACACCCCCCTGTCTGTCCAGCTCCGGGGGCTCATGTGGCTCGCCATCACCAAGCGCTTCCGGACCCAAGCCCAAGCGCTTGGACTCCGCATCATGACGGCCTGGTTCCAGGAGATCTGCAACGGAAGGCTGCTCACCCCAGGGCTCGACTGGGCCAAAAGAGCCGAGCTGCCCCTCACCACCGAGGAAGACAAGGTGAGGGCGAAGGTCCAGACCTGGCGGACGTGGGAGAAGGCGGCTCCCGTGATTCGAGAAGCCGTGCAGGGGGACCCCGATGTGGCGTCCTTCGTGGACCTCCGCCTCACCTACGAGGCTGAGGTCCACCGTCACTAGGGCCAACTGGTCGCCCACTGCAAGAAACTTCCAAAGTTTCGACTTGAAAGTTTCGGGGGAGCGAAGTTTCGACTTGTGAGGGTCGAAGTTTCGACTTGAAAGTTTCGGGGGAGCAAAGTTTCGACTTGTGAGGGTCGAAGTTAGGTAACAGAGGGGGAGTGGCGAGTAGGTCCTTCAGAACGGAAGGAGGACACCACAATGAGCAGCACCATCATGGCCATCACGTGCGGACGCATGGGCTCTCGCATGGCAAACGTCAAGAGGGGGAGAAGGACCCTGAGCTTCCCCATCTACAGCGTGAAGCTCTACGCCCTCCGGGAGAGGGCTGACGGAGTAAAGACCTGGCGTTTTGTCCGGCACCTGTCGGACGGGCACACCGTGTTCAGCACGGTGGAACGTCAAGCGGAACAAGAAGCCCTGCTGAAGGGGCTCAGCTTCGTTCCCAACCTCATCCACGGGGCCAGGGCCTCATAGCTCCCCCTGCCACTGCCGGGCCTGTTCCCTCAGGTAGGTCAGGCCCCGGCTCACCGACGCTCTCGAAACCCCCAACTGCTCTGCGATCTCCGACCGAGTCATCCCAGCCGACACCATCGGGAGAATGGCTACCGCCATCTTCCCATCCTGCGTGTGGGACTTCTCCGACTCCCCCAGCCACACCGTCAACGCCTCTTGGGCCTCCGCCATACCCTGGGCTTCCTCTGCCCCTGAGGGCTCCGCAGGGATGGTCTGACTGGAGGCCACGTCCATCAACCCATAATCCCCGTCACCCCCATACCCCATCACCCCAGGGGACTCGAACTCCTTCCGGCGCTTCTGCTTCCGGTGGTAGTTGCTCAGGACCCCCTGACACACCATGTGGACGTAGTGCCCGAAGGAGGACTTGCGGGCATCCCAAGGGCAGTGACCCTCATTCCGGGCCAGCAGACCTTTGTAGACCTCTTGGAGCACATCATCCGGGTCGTAACGGGCGGAGAAGATCCACTGCCCGAACCCAGCGAACAGCAACTTGGCGACCTCCTCCGCCCTGTTCACCAGATCGATCCCTAGCTCCGGGTTGTCGTCCAGTACCCCCTCGGCTACCACCAAGGCGGCCTGAGCGGCGTTCACCGATTCGGGGATCACGGTAACCAGAGCCTGCTCGCCAGTAGGCTCCACGTAAGCCCCGCCCCTCTTACGGGGGGACTCCGTACCACGAGGGGTAACGCTGGCCGACTTCCGAGTAGCTGGGGTGTTGGGAGTCTGAGCCACACCGAACTCGATCATGAGGTCGAGTCCAGGCTCACCCTTCGAGGCTGCCGGAGCGTGGCGGCCAATGCGGAAGTACCGCTCGAAGGTCCAATGACGATCGTGCCCGGTCAGGGCTAGGAGGAGCTGCCTCTTGGACGTGTAGACGACATGATCCCCCTCGGGAAGCACCAACACCAGGTGCTGGGGTGACCTAACCACCACCTCGTGGCTTCCGTCCATGTGACGGGCCCGAAGGCGAAGGGTCTCGCTGCTGTCAAGCGAGATCGACGCCGGGGTTCGCTTTTCTTCGGCGGAGGGTTCGATGTCAGTCTGGGGGCGGGTTTGATTTTTCGAGGGTTGCAAGTTACGTCCTCCCTCCGTACATCGGGATGTGCCGGAAGTTTCATCGTCCCGCACTTCTACCACTTTCAGCCCCCAAGTGCAAGGAAACAGTAGGGCATCCCGCCCCCAAACGGGCGGGTCAACCCCCCTTCATAGCCCTAAAGTTCTGCAGGGGGAGTTTGGCTAAGGCCAGAACCGAAACTTTGGGGTGAACTTCGATGGTCTCAAAGTTTGCTGTGGGCTTCCCTGCCCCCTCGGAGAGGGGTGCCCTTCCCTCTCCAACCCCCCTTATCGAAGCAGCCCTCCAACTGGCTGTTGGCCCCCTTCAAGAGTGAGGAGTCAGCCGGCCGACCGAGTCCCGCCGTGTTGAAGAATCCAGGTAACCCGGACTCTCTTATGAGTAGGCCTTTCAGGACGAAACCTCTTGTAAGTCCCAGAGGAGGCAACCCATGAACACGAGTTAAGAACGGCATCGTGAGGCATTGAGAGGATGGGCCTGCTGTCGAGTGGTACCTCAACGGGAATCGGCATGAGTGAGGCGCCCCAGCCATTGAGGGGCCTAAACGGACTCAATGGCTGGGGCTGTGGGACGGACTCAATGGCTGGGGCTGTGGGATCGATCCCACACCGAGGTGATTCGGGAGGCAGCCATGAACATCTGGTAGGTCCAACACCAAAGGTTATAAAATCCCTGCTGGGCCGTTCGGGCCGTTGAAGGTGGTGGTTCTGAGGCCAGCTCCACCGTGAAGGCCCCCGGTTACGAGGGTGCCGACAGCTTCAAAGCGTGGTGGTCCCCTGGGGTCTGCACCCGAATCGAGGAGAAATCTGGCCGATGATCACCGTACCGACCTTGAAAACCCTCAATGCCTGCTCGGACCAGGTGACTCTTTTCGAGTCCTTTTTGGGGGATCGAGAAGGTGTTGATCCCACGCCGGATGTGATCCGGGAAGCAGCCCTGTCCGGCCTAGATGTGAAGTGGGCTCAGGCTCGGGGGTTGCTCACGATCCCCGACGGGAAGATCACGTACAAAGACAGCCGCAAAGAGTGGTACCTCGATGGGAACCTCCATCGGGAGGATGGCCCCGCTGTTGAGGGGGCCGACGGAACCCAGGAGTGGTGGCTCAACGGGCAGCTCCATCGGAAGGATGGGCCTGCTGTCGTGCGGTCCGACGGCCGCAGGTTGTGGTGGCTCTACTGGAAACTCCACCGAGAGGATGGGCCTGCTGTCGAGGGGGCCGATGGTCACCAAGAGTGGTGGGTCAACGGGAAACGCCACCGGGAGGATGGGCCGGCGATCGAGTGGGCCAAAGGCTACAAAGAGTGGTACCGCAACGGGAAGCGGCACCGAGAGGACGGACCTGCGATCGAGTGGCCCGACGGCTCCAAGGAGTGGTACCACAACGGGAAATTCCACCGAGAGGATGGCCCTGCTTTCGAGGGGCCCGACGTCACCCGGTCGTAGTGAACCCACGGAGTCCACATCCAAACTGAGGAGGAATCTGGCCGATGATCACTATCGAAAAGCTGGAGAAGCTGGGGGTTAGCCCTTACCAGATGGATCTGTTCCTGAAGTTCCTGGGGGTCGAGAGGGGGTCGAACCTACGCCCGAGGTAGTGCGAGAAGTTGCCCTACTCGGGTTGGATGTTGAGTGGGCCCAGTCTCAGGGTCTGCTACGGATCCCGGACGGTATGCTCATCTACAAGGACGGCAGGCGGGAGTGGTGGGTCAATGGGCAGCTCCACCGAGAGGATGGGCCTGCGATCGAGCAGCCCGATGGCACCAAGGAGTGGTTCTTCCACGGTCAACGCCACCGAGAAGGTGGGCCTGCGGTCGAGGGGGCTGACGGCACCAAGGAGTGGTATCTCCACGGGGAAAGGCACCGTGAGGATGGCCCCGCTTACGAGGGAACCGATGGTCACCAAGAGTGGTGGGTCAACGGGGAACGCCACCGAGAGGATGGGCCTGCGATCGAGTGGACCGATGGCCGTCAAGGATGGTATTGCAACGGCCGTAGACACCGTGAGGATGGTCCGGCGGTTGAGTGGGCCGACGGCACCCTAGAGTGGTGGATCCACGGGGCCCGCATCCGAATCAAGAGGGGTTACGAATGATCACTGTCGAAAAGCTGGAGAACCTGGGGGTTAGCCCTTACCAGAGGGCTCTGTTCCTGGAGTTTCTCGGGGGTCGGGAGGGGGTCGAGCCCACGCCGGAGATGATCCGAGAAGCTGCTCTGCTTGGACTGGATGTGGCTTGGGCTCAGGGACTGGGGCTGCTGCAGATCCCCGACGGGATGCTCCTCTACAAGGACGGCCTACGGGTGTGGTACCTCGACGGTCAGATCCACCGAGAGGATGGGCCTGCGATCGAGAGATCCAACGGCACCCGGGAGTGGTGGGTCCGAGGGAAGCTCCACCGAGAGAGCGGACCTGCGATCGAGATGGCCGATGGTCACAAAGAGTGGTTCTTCCACGGTCAACGCCACCGAGAAGGTGGGCCTGCTTTCGAGATGGCCTCTGGCACCAAGGAGTGGTGGTTCCACGGCCAACGCCACCGTGAGGATGGTCCTGCTTTCGAGTGGGCCGACGGCTACAAGGCGTGGTGGGTCCACGGGGAACGCCACCGTGAGGATGGTCCGGCAGTCGAGTACGCCAACGGCACCAAGGAGTGGTGGATCCAGGGGCAGCGTCACCGAGAGGATGGCCCCGCCATGGAGTACGCCAACGGCCACAAGGAGTGGTGGATCCACGGTCGGAGGCACCGTGAGGATGGGCCTGCTATCGTGCGGGCCAACGGCCGCAAGGAGTGGTACATCCACGGCCGTAGACACCGAGAGGATGGCCCCGCCATGGAGTGGGCCGACGGCTACAAGGAGTGGTGGATCCACGGGGTCCTCACTCGAACTGAGGAGGGTCCCGAATGATCACGATCGAAACTCTCCGGAAGTTGAGGGCTTGCCGGTCTCAGGTGGACCTTTTCCGGGAGTTCTTGGGTGACCGGGAGGGTGTCGAGCCCACGGATGAGATGATCCGGGAAGCTGCCCAGTATGGGCTGGATGTGGCTTGGGCTCAGGGTCAGAATCTTCTGCGGATCCCGGATGGGATGCTCCTCTACGAGGACGGCAGTCGGGAGTGGTGGTTCAATGGCCAGCTCCACCGTGAGGATGGTCCTGCGATCGAGTGGTCCACCGGCACTCTGGAGTGGTTCTTCCACGGCCAGCGACATCGTGAAGAGGGGCCTGCGATCGAGTGGTCCACCGGCACTCTGGAGTGGTTCTTCCACGGTCAACTTCACCGAGAGGGTGGCCCCGCCATGGAGTGGCCAGACGGCCACAAGGAGTGGTGGGTCAACGGCCAACTTCACCGAGAGGATGGGCCTGCTTATGAGTGGTCCGACGGCCACAAGGCGTGGTGGGTCCATGGGTTGCGGCACCGAGAGGATGGGCCTGCTTACGAGGGGGCCGATGGCACCAAGGAGTGGTGGGTCCATGGGTTGCGGCACCGAGAGGATGGGCCTGCGGTCGAGTGGGCCAACGGAACCAGGGAGTGGTGGATCCACGGGGTTCGCACCCCGAACTGAGGGGATGATCCCAATGATCACGATCGAAACTCTCCGGAAGCGAGAGGCTTGCCAGAATCAGGTGACCCTTTTTGAGTCCTTTCTTGGAGGCCGGGAGGGGGTCGAACCCACACCTGAGGTGATCCGAGAGGCAGCCTTGTTTGGGCTGAACGTCCGGTGGGCCCAGGAGCAGGGTTTGCTCACAATCCCCGACGGACAAATCAAATTCAAATACGGCACCAAGGAGTGGTGGCTCAACGGCCGGTGGCACCGTGAAGACGGGCCTGCTTTCGAGGGATCCTGCGGTCACAAGGAATGGTGGACCCACGGCCAGAGGCACCGTGAGGATGGGCCTGCGGTGGAGCTGGCCGATGCCCGTCGGGAATGGTGGGTCCACGGAACGAAGCACCGGGATGGCGGGCCCGCTGTCGAGTGGGCCGACGGGTCCAAAGAATGGTGGGTCGACAGCCAACTCCACCGAGAGGATGGTCCGGCTGTTGAGCGGACCAACGGGTCCAAAGAATGGTGGGTCAACGGTCAGCTCCATCGAGAGGACGGGCCTGCCATTGAGTACGCCGACGGCACCCGGGAGTGGTACCTCAACGGGGAAAGGCATCGAGAGGGGGGGGCGGCGATCGAAGCAGCCGACGGCACTCGGGAGTGGTGGGTTCAGGGGGTCCGCATCCGAACTGAGGGGAGGATGGGGAGATGATCACGATCGAGATGCTAGAGAACCTGGGGGCTTGCCAGGACCAGGTGGACCTTTTCCAAGAGTTCCTTGGTGTCCGAGATGGAATCGAGCCTACGCCCGAGGTGGTTCGGGAGGCAGCCCTGTATGGGTTGGATGTCGAGTGGATCCAGTCTCTGGGTTTGCTGCAGATCCCCGACGGGATGCTCCTCTACAAGGACGGCTCTAAGGAGTGGTATCTCGATGGAAAGCTCCACCGAGAGGGCGGGCCTGCGATCGAGTGGCCCGATGGCACTCTTGAGTGGTGGGTCCACGGGGTGAACCACCGTGTGGAAGGGCCTGCGGTCGAGAGGGCCAACGGAACCCTGGAGTGGTGGCTCAATGGTCTCAGGCACCGTGAAGGGGGCCCTGCGATTGAGTATTCCCACGGCACCAGGGAATGGTGGTTTAACGGCCAGCTCCATCGGGAGGATGGGCCTGCGATTGAGAGGGCCTCCGGCACCAGAGTTTGGTACCTCGACGGGTTGCGGCACCGAGGGGATGGGCCGGCTTACGAGTGGCCCGACGGCACCAGGGAGTGGTGGACCCACGGGCAGTACATCCGAACTGAGGGGGACTCCCCAGTCCTCAGTCTGCTGCAGATCCTGTACGGGGGGAGTTAATGGTAATGCTAATCGCAACAGCCTTCCTCACTGAAGGGGGGGAGGAGCCCCCCCTATCATCTGACTTATCAGTTTCTCCCCCCAGATGAAGAATTCCGGGTAACCCTAACCCCCTGCTGAGTAGGCGTCTCAGAACGATGGCTCAGAGGAGCCAATAGGAAACGTCACTGAGCAAAAGGGGAATGTCAGATGATCACCCGTAAAACGTTGGAAGGCCTGTGGGTTCACTCCGTACAGTGGGATCTCTTCGAGCAGTTCCTGGGTGATCGAGAAGGGGTCGAACCTACTCCGGATGTGATCCGGGAAGCCGCACTGTTCGGACTGGATGTTCAAGGGGGCCGGGATGCCGGCCTGTTCCAACTCCCCGATGGGCCGATCGTGTTCAAGGACGGTCACCGGGTGAACTACCTCAACGGTCAGATCCACTGCGAGGATGGCCCGGCCATCGTGTGGCCCGATGGCCACCAAGAGTGGTGGGTTCACGATGAACGTCATTGTGAGGATGGGCCGGCTATCCTGCGGCCTAACGGCGACCGGGAGTGGTGGGTCAACGGGCAGAAGGACCGAGCGGATGGTCCGGCCATCGAGCGTGCCAATGGCCGCAAGGAGTGGTGGGTCAACGGGGAGCGCATCAAGATCGAAGGGGCCGACTACAGCAAGGAATGGTGGTTTCACGGGAAGCCCCACCGTGAAAACCCCCCGGCCGTTATGATGGAAGAACAGTAGTTCAACAGAAAACTCCCCCTCGGACTCTCGACAGCGGGTAGGCCGAGGGGGAGTTTTCTGTTGTCTAGGCTCGAAGGCAGCAAAGAACGGTGTCTTCCTGAACAGCAAGGGGGAGGATTCAAGAGATGATCACTATCCAGACCCTACGGGAGCTGGGAGCTTGCTCTAATCAGGTGGAGTTGTTCCGGGAGTTCCTCGGGGACCGAGAGGGGGTCGAGCCCACTCCCGAGATGATCCGAGAGGCCGCTTTGTACGGGCTGAATATCCTGTGGGCCCAAGGCAAGGGTCTTTTGGATTTCCCCGATGGTCTATTGGTCTACAAAGACGGTTGGAGAGTGTGGCACCTCAACGGGAAGCTCCACCGTGAGGATGGGCCTACCATCGAGTGGCCGGACGGGACTCGGGAGTGGTATGCCTATGGCCAACTCCATCGGAAGGATGGGCCGGCAGTCGAATGGGCCAACGGCCGTAAGGAGTGGTTCTTCCACGGTTATAGGCACCGAGAGGATGGACCGGCTTTCGAGGGACTCTGCGGTATCAAAGCGTGGTATATCAACGGTCAACACATTAAGGGATCCCTCTCATGATCACTATCCAGACCCTGCTGGAACTGGGGGCTTGCCCCAATCAGGTGACCCTCTTCGAGGATTTCCTTGGTGTCCGAGAGGGAGTTGAACCCACTCCCGATGTGATCCGGCTGGCCGCTCTGTATGGTTTGGCTATCGAGTGGGCCCAGTCACACGGTTTGCTCACCATCCCCGATGGGATAATCCTCTACAAGAACGGCCACAAATCGTGGTATACCCACGGCCAACTCCACCGTGAGGACGGGCCGGCAATTGAGTGGCCCGACGGCACTCGGGAGTGGTGGATCCACGGCCGGAGACACCGAGAGGAGGGGCCTGCCATTGATGGGGTCAAAGGCCACCAAGAATGGTGGTGCAATGGCCAACTTCACCGAGAAGCTGGACCGGCTATCAAATTGGGCCGAGGCCATCAAGAGTGGTTTTTCCAAGGCCGGCCCCATCGTGAGGACGGGCCAGCTATCGAGAGGCCCAATGGCTTCCGGGCATGGTACTTCAACGGGGTGAGGCATCGAGAGGGAGGGCCTGCGATCGAGTGGGCCGATGGTACCAAGGAGTGGTGGGTCAACGGGATCCGGCAGTGCTGTGGGGAAAGCCTAATAGTGGCAAAGAAAGCAGCAACATCCTAGCCAATTTCCCTACAGGGGTAACCATCTCGGATTGTTCGGTAACCCCCATTGGGTAACCCTTCGGAGTGTTCCTCCCCTCAGAAGAAGGGGATACTGTCGGCTTTGTCTAACAGTAGCATTTCCGAACTGAGGAGAAGGCAATCCAATGATCTCGATCGAAACTCTTAAGAACCTGAAGGCTTGCTCGAATCAGGTGGCCCTTTTTGAGTCTTTTCTTGAGGGCCGGGGAGAGATCGAACCCACACATGAGGTGATCCGGAAGGCAGCCTTGTACGGGTTGGACGTCCGGTGGGCCAAAGAGCGGGGTCTGATCAAATTCCCCGATGGGCAGATCGAATTCAAACACGGCACCCGGGAGTGGTGGCTCAACGGGAAGCGGCACCGTGAGGACGGGCCTGCGATCGAGGGGGCCGACGGCAGCCGGGAGTGGTTCCTCCACGGGAAGCGGCACCGAGTTGATGGGCCTGCAGTCAAGTATTCTGACGGAAGCCAGTCGTGGTGTCTCGAAGGGAAGCTCCACAGAGAGGATGGGCCGGCTTTCGAGGGGGCCAACGGCCGCAAAGAGTGGTTCCTCCACGGGAAGCTCCACAGAGAGGATGGGCCTGCGATCGAGGGGGCCAACGGTACCAAAGCGTGGTGGATCCACGGGAAGCAGCACCGAGAGGATGGTCCTGCGATCGAGCGGGCCGACGGCCGCAAAGAGTGGTGGCTCCACGGTCGGAGGCACCGTGAGGATGGACCTGCTGTCGAGTGGGTCAACGGCCACAAAGAGTGGTTTCTCCACGGCCAGCGTCACCGAGAGGATGGGCCGGCGATCGAGGGGGCCCACGACCACCGGGAGTGGTACCTCAGCGGGAACCTCCACCGGGAGGATGGGCCGGCTGTCGAGGAGGTCAACGGCCACAAAGAGTGGTTTCTCCACGGCCAGCGACACAGGGAGGACGGGCCTGCTGTCGAGGGGGCCTACGGCTCCCGAGAGTGGTTTCTCAACGACCGACGGCACCGAGAGGATGGACCTGCTGTCGAGTGGGCCGACGGCTGGAAGGAGTGGTGGATCCACGGGAAGCTCCACAGGGAGGATGGTCCGGCGGTCGAGAGGTCCGGCGGCTCCCGGGAGTGGTGGATCGAAGGACAGTACATCCGAACTGAGGAGGGATCCAAGTGATTACTGTACAGACCTTGAGGGATCTCGACGCATGCTCCAATCAGGTCATCCTCTTTCAGGAGTTCCTCGGAGATCGAGAGGGTGTTGAGCCCACGGCTGAGGTAGTTCGAGAGGCAGCCTTGTACGGGCTGAATGTCAAGTGGGCTCAAGCCCAAGGGTTGTTGCAGATCCCCGATGGGCTGTTGGTCTACAAGAACGGCATTCGGGAGTGGTGCCTCAACGGAGAGCTCCACCGAGAGGATGGGCCTGCTTTCGAGTGGTCCGACGATATCAAGGAGTGGTGGTTCCACGGCCAGCTCCACCGTGAGGATGGCCCGGCCGTCGAGCAAGATGATGGGGGCAAGGAATGGTACATCCACGGGGTGCGGCACCGTGTGGGTGGTCCGGCGGTTGAGACGGCCTCTGGGCGTAAGGAGTGGCGAATCCACGGCCAGCTCCATCGAGAGGATGGGCCCGCTTACGAGTCTCTCCGACCAGGGCTTAAGATGTGGTACTCCCACGACATTCTCCACCGAGAAGATGGCCCGGCAGTTGAGCTGGCTAGCGGTTCCAAGGAGTGGTACCTCAACGGGAAGCTCCACCGAGAGGATGGGCCAGCGATCGAGCGGGCCAACGGTCGTCGAGAATGGTGGCTCCACGGCCTGAGGCACCGAAAGGATGGTCCTGCTTTCGAGGGGGCCGACGGAACCCGGGAGTGGCGGATCAATGGGAAGGCCCATCGGGAGGATGGTCCTGCGATCGAGGGGGACGACGGCATCCGGTCTTGGTGGGTCCACGGACAGCGACACAGGGAGGACGGGCCTGCTGTCGAGAGGCCCGACGGCTGGAAGGAGTGGTGGATCCACGGGAAGCTCCACAGGGAGGATGGTCCAGCGGTCGAGAGGTCCGGCGGCTGGAAGGAGTGGTTCCTCAACGGGAAACGGCACAGGGAGGATGGTCCGGCTGTCGAGAGGTCCGACGGCTCCCGGGAGTGGTACCTCAACGGTCAGCTCCACAGGGAGGATGGCCCCGCTGTCGAGTACGCCGAAGGTTCCCGAATTTGGTGTCTTAACGGGCAGCTCCACCGGGAGGATGGTCCCGCTGTCGAGTGGGCCTGCGGCCGCAAGGCGTGGTGGATCAACGGTCAGCGGCACCGAAAGGATGGGCCTGCTGTCGAGTGGGCCAACGGCTCCAAGGCGTGGTGGCTCAACGGTCAGCGGCACCGAAAGGATGGGCCTGCTGTTGAGCGGGCCGACGGCCGCAAAGAGTGGTGGACCCACGGCCAGTACCTCCGAACTGAGGAAGGGAATCTTCAATGATCACTCTAGATACTCTAGAGAATCTGAGGGCTTGCTTGAACCAGGTCACCCTTTTCCGAAAGTTCCTGGGAGATCGAGAGGGTGTTGAGCCCACGCTGGAGGTGATCCGGGAAGCAGCCCTGTACGGGTTGGATGTTGAGTGGGCCAAAAGCAAGGGGTTGCTCACGATCCCGGACGGGATGGTCTTCTACAGGGGCGGCACAAAGAGGTGGTACCTCAACGGCCTGAGGCACCGGGAGGATGGTCCGGCTGTCGAGGGGGCCAACGGCTCCAAGGAATGGTGGGTCAACGGCCAGCGGCACAGGGAGGACGGGCCGGCTTTCGAGGGGGCTGACGGTTCCCGGGAATGGTGGGTCCACGACCTCAGGCACAGGGAAGGGGGGCCTGCGATCGAGTGGGCTGACGGGTCCAAAGAGTGGTACCTCAACGGCCAGCTCCACCGAGAGGATGGGCCTGCTTTCGAGTGGGCCGACGGCTGGAGGGAGTGGTGGGTCCACGGCCAGCGACACAGGGAGGATGGGCCTGCTTATGAGTGGCCCAACGGCTCCAAGGAATGGTGGCTCCACGGTCTGAGGCACCGTGAGGATGGATCTGCTTTCGAGGGGGCCGACGGTGCCAAGGAGTGGTACCGCCACGGTCTGTGCCACCGAGAGGATGGTCCTGCTATTGAGCGGGCCAACGGCTCTCGGGAGTGGAACATCCACGGCCTGAGACACCGAGAGGATGGGCCCGCTGTCGAGGGGGCCGATGGCACCCGGTCTTGGTGGGTCAACGGAAAGCTCCACAGGGAGGATGGGCCGGCGATCGAGAGGGCCGACGGTACTCGGTCGTGGTGGGTCCACGGCCTGAGGCACCGAGAGGATGGGCCTGCTGTCGAGGGGGCCAACGGCTGGAAGGAGTGGTACATCCACGGCCAGCGGCACCGAAAGGATGGCCCGGCGATCGAGTACGCTGGGGGCACTCGGGAATGGTGGGTCAACGGTCAGTACATCCGAACTGAGGAGGGGACCGGCCGATGATTACTGTGGATACCCTTCGGCACATGAAGGCTTGTTCGGACCAGATTACCCTTTTCGAGGAGTTCCCCGGAGGTCGAGAGGGTGTCGAGCCCACGGCTGAGGTAGTTCGAGAGGCAGCCTTGTACGGGCTGGATGTGAGGTGGGCCCAGTATCAGGGTCTGATCACGATCCCGGACGGGATGATTATCTTCAAGGACGGTTCCAAGGAGTGGTACCTCAACGGTCTGAGACACCGAGAGGATGGGCCGGCTGTCGAGGGGGTCAACGGCCACAAAGAGTGGTTTCTCCACGGCCAGCGACACAGGGAGGACGGGCCTGCTTTCGAGGGGACTGACGGCAGTTCGGAGTGGTACTTCCATGGCCTTCTCCACCGAGAGGACGGGCCCGCTATCGAGATGGCTGGCGGTACTTTGGAGTGGTACATCCACGGTCTGAGGCATCGAGAGGATGGACCTGCTATCGAGCGGGATTCGGGATCCAAAGAGTGGTGGTTCAAAGGCTTTCGCCACCGAGACGGGGCCCCTGCTGTCGAAAATGTCGACGGAACCAAAGCGTGGTACCTCAACGGCCAGCTCCACCACGTTGACGGCCCGGCTCTCTCGATCGCCGGCGGCCGCAAGGAGTGGTACATCCACGGCCTACCTCATCGAAAGGATGGGCCCGCAATTGAATGGCCCGATGGAACTCGGGAGTGGCGGATCCGAGGCCTTCTTCACCGAGATGATGGACCTGCGGTCGAGTACACCGACGGCACCAAAGAGTGGTGGGACCACGGGCAGCGCACCCGAATCGAGAGGAAACCCCAATGATCACAGTAAACACCCTTAAGGACCTGAGGGCTTGCTCGGACCAGGTGGAACTCTTCGAGTCTTTCCTCGGGGAGAGGGAAGAAGTCGAACCCACGCCCGACGTGGTGAGGGCAGCAGCCCTGTACGGGTTGGACATTTGGTGGGCCCAATACCAGGGTTTGCTTAAGATCCCCGACGGGGTGATCGTCTACAAGGACGTCTTCAAGAAGTGGTGGTACCTCAACGGGAAGCGGCACCGTGAGGATGGGCCGGCGGGCGAGTGGGCCGACGGCCGCAAAGAGTGGTGGATCCACGGGAAGCTCCACCGTGAGGGTGGGCCTGCTATCGAGGGGGCAGGCGGCCACAAGGAGTGGTGGATCAACGGGAAGTGTCATCGGGAGGATGGCCCCGCAGTCGAGTGGGCCAACGGTACCAAAGCGTGGTGGATCCATGACCAGCTCCATCGGGAGGATGGGCCTGCGATCGAGGGGGGCGGCGGCTGGAGGGAGTGGTGGATCCACGGCCTGAGGCACCGAGAGGATGGGCCTGCTTTCGAGGGGTCCGACGGCCACAAGGAGTGGTGGCTCAGGGGGAAACGCCACCGAGAGGATGGCCCCGCAGTCAAGTACGCTGGGGGCACTCGGGAATGGTGGGTCAACGGTCAGTACATCCGAACTGAGGAGGGGAACCCTCGATGATCACTGTACAGACCTTGATGAACCTCGATGCCTGCCCGGATCAGGTAGCTCTTTTCCAGGAGTTTTTGGGGGATCGAGAGGGTGTCGAGCCCACGGATGAGGTGATTCGGGAGGCAGCCTTGTACGGGCTGGCTGTGGTGTGGGCCCAGTCCCACGGCCTGCTGCGGATTCCAGACGGCATCCTCGTGTACAGGAACGGCCAAAAGGAGTGGTGGATCAACGGAAAGCTCCACCGAGAGGATGGCCCCGCAATCGAATGGGCCAGCGGTGTACTAGAGTGGTGGATCCAGGGTCAGCGACACCGTGAGGATAGGCCTGCGATCGAGTGGCCTGACGGCTCCAAGGAGTGGTGGACCAACGATCAGGTTCACCGTGAGGATGGCCCCGCTGTCGAGTGGGCCTGCGGCCGCAAGGAGTGGTGGATCAACGGAAAGCCCCACCGAGAGGATGGCCCGGCGATCGAGAGGACCAACGGCTCCCGAGAGTGGTGGCTCCACGGCCAACGGCACCGAGAGGATGGGCCGGCGGTTGAGCGGGCCAACGGCCGCAAAGAGTGGTGGATCCACGGGGTTTGTACCCGAATCGAGGAAGGGACAGTCCAATGATCACCGTACAGACCTTGAAAACCCTCAATGCCTGCCCATGTCAGGTAACCCTTTTCGAGTCTTTTCTTGGTGACCGAGAAGGGATCGAGCCCACGGCTGAGGTGATTCGGGAAGCAGCCCTGTCCGGCCTAGATGTGAGGTGGGCCCAGTATCAGGGTCTGATCACGATCCCGGACGGGATGATTATCTTCAAGGACGGCTCCCGAGAGTGGTGGCTCAACGGGAAGTTCCATCGGAAGGATGGCCCCGCTGTTGAGAGGTTCAACGGCTCCCGAGAGTGGTGGATCCAGGGGAAGCGGCACCGAGAGGATGGTCCTGCTTTTGAGGGGGCCGACGGCACCCGAGAGTGGTGGCTCAACGGTCAGAGACACCGAAAAGAGGGGCCGGCTGTTGAAGGAACCGACGGCCACAAGGAATGGTGGACTCACGGCCATCTTCACCGTGAGGATGGGCCTGCTGTCGAGTGGGCCGACGGCCGTCGGGAATGGTGGATCCACGGGAAGTTCCATCGGGAGGATGGCCCCGCTCTTGAGAGGGCCGACGGTACCAAAGCGTGGTTCCTCCACGGAAAGCGTCACCGAGAGGATGGGCCTGCTGTCGAGGGGGCCAATGGCTGGAAGGAGTGGTACTTCCATGGACAGCGGCACCGTGGAGATGGTCCGGCGATCGAGTACGCTGGGGGCACTCGGGAGTGGTACCTCAACGGAAAGCTCCACAGAGAGGACGGGCCGGCGATCGAGCGGGCCAACGGCACCAAGGAATGGTGGATCCACGGACAGTTCATACGATCTGAGGAGGAATCCAAGTGATCACTGTCAACACCCTTCGGAACCTGAAAGCATGTCGGAACCAGGTAGTTCTTTTCCAGGAGTTTTTGGGGAATCGAGAGGGTGTCGAGCCCACGGCTGAGGTAGTTCGAGAGGCAGCCTTGTACGGGTTGGACGTGAGGTGGGCCCAATACAGGGGTCTGCTCACGATCCCCGACGGGCTGCTCACATACAAAAACGGATCCAAGGAGTGGCGGCTCAACGGGCAGCTCCACCGAGAGGATGGGCCTGCGATCGAGTGGGCCGACGGCCGCAAGGAGTGGTACAGCAACGGGAAGCTCCACAGAGTTGATGGGCCTGCTGTCGAGGGGTCCAACGGCCCCACGGAGTGGTGGGTCCACGGCCGGAGGCACCGAGAGGATGGGCCTGCTGTCGAGTACGCCGACGGCTCCACGGAGTGGTACTTCCAAGGACAGAGGCACCGTGAATGTGGGCCTGCTGTCGAGGGGTCCAACGGCCACAAGGAGTGGTGGATCAACGGGCAGAGGCACCGAGAGGATGGGCCGGCTATCGAGTGGACCGATGGATCCCGGGAGTGGTACCTCAACGGGCAGAGGCATAGGGAGGAGGGGCCCGCTGTCGAAAGGGCCGACGGCTCCCGGGAATGGTGGGTTCACTACCAGCTTCATCGAGAAGCTGGGCCGGCTGTCGAACGGGACAACGGCCACAAGGAGTGGTGGCTCTACGGGCAGCTCCATCGGGAGGATGGGCCTGCTGTCGAGTGGGCCGACGGCTCCCGAGAGTGGTACCTCAATGGCCAGCTCCACCGGGACGATGGGCCCGCAGTTACGAAGCCCAATGGCACCAAGGAATGGTACCTCGATGGTCGTAGGCACCGAGATGATGGCCCGGCGATCGAGTGGAGCACTGGCCGCCAATGGTGGTGGGTCAACGGGAAGCGGCACCGAGTGGATGGACCTGCGATCGAGTACGCTGGGGGCACTCGGGAGTGGTACCTCCACGGTCAGCGGCACCGAAAGGATGGCCCCGCTGTTGAAGGGGCCGACGGCCGCAAAGAGTGGTGGACCCAGGGTCAGTACATCCGAACTGAGGAGGGGACAGTCCAATGATCACTATCGAAAAGCTGGAGAAGTTGGCGGGTTGCCGGGACCAGGTGGACCTTTTCCGGAAGTTCTTGGGTGACCGAGAGGGGGTCGAACCCACACCTGAGGTGATCCGTGAGGCAGCCCTGTTTGGGCTGGATGTTGTTTGGGCTCAATATCAGGGCCTTTTTACGATCCCCGACGGGATGCTCATCTACGAGGACGGCGGGCGGGAGTGGTACCTCGACGGCCGACTCCATCGGGAGGATGAGCCGGCGATCGAGTGGCCCGACGGCTCCAAGGGGTGGTGGGTCAACGGGGAACGCCACCGAGAAGATGGGCCTGCTTACGAGGGAGCCGACGGCCGGCGGGAGTGGTGGGTCAACGGGGAACGCCACCGTGAAGACGGGCCTGCGGTCGAGGGGGCCAATGGAACCCGGGCGTGGTTCTTCCACGGGAAATCCCACCGTGAAGGGGGGCCTGCGGTCGAGTATGCCGACGGCCACAAGGAGTGGTGGGTCCACGGTCAACGCCACCGTGAGGCTGGGCCTGCGATCGAGAGGGCCGACGGCACCAAGGCGTGGTTCTTCCACGGGAAAGCCCACCGTGAAGGGGGCTCCTTCTGTTGAGTGGCCCGATGGCACCAAGGAGTGGTGGGTCGACGGGCTGCGGCACCATGAAGATGGTCCGGCGATCGAGCGACCCGATGGCACCAAGGAGTGGTGGACCCACGGGCAGTACATCCGAACTGAGGGGGACTCCCCAGTCCTCAGTCTGCTGCAGATCTTGGACGGGGGGAGTTAATGGTAATGCCAATCGCAACAGCCTCCCTCACTGAGGGGGAGGGGGAGCCCCCCCTTATCATGTGACTTATCAGTTTCTCCCCCAAGATGAAGAATTCCGGGTAACCCTAACCCCCTGCTGAGTAGGCACCCCAGAACGATGGCTCAGAGGAGCCAATAAAAAACGGCACTGAGCAAAAAGGAATGTCAGATGATCACCCGTAAAACGTTGGAAGGCCTGTGGGTTCATTCCAGACAGTGGGATCTCTTCGAGCAGTTCCTGGGCGATCGAGAAGGGGTCGAACCTACTCCGGATGTGATCCGGGAAGCCGCACTGTTCGGACTGGATGTTCAAGGGGCTCAGGACGCCGGGCTGCTGCAACTTCCCGATGGGCCGATCGTGTTCAAGGACGGTCACCGGGTGAACTACCTCAACGGCCAGATCCACTGCGAGGATGGCCCGGCCATCGAATGGCCCGATGGCCACCAAGAGTGGTGGGTTCACGATGAACGTCATTGTGAGGATGGGCCGGCTATCCTGCGGCCCAACGGCGACCGGGAGTGGTGGGTCAACGGGCAGAAGGACCGAGCGGATGGTCCGGCCATCGAGCGTGCCGATGGCCGCAAGGAGTGGTGGGTCAACGGGGAGCGCATCAAGATCGAGGGGGCCGACTACAGCAAGGAATGGTACCTCGAAGGGCCCCCCCACCGTGAAAACTCCCCGGCTTTCATGCGGGGAGAACAGTAGCTCAACAGAAAAACCTTCGGCCTCTCGACAACGGGTGGGCCGAAGGTTTTTGTTGTTGGGGGGGCCGAGGGTAGCTAAGAAGGGTAGGTTCAGGGACAGCAGCGGAGGAAATCAGGAGATGATCACTATCCAGACTCTTCAGAGGTTGGGAGCTTGCTCCAATCAGGTGGACATGTTCCGGGAGTTTCTGGGAGGTCGAGAAGGCGTTGAGCCCACTCCGGAGGTGATCCGAGAAGCTGCCCTTTTTTCGGGCTGAGCATCCTGTGGGCCAAAGTCAAGGGGATTTTGGAATTCCCCGATGGGATGCTCGTCTACAAGGATGGCCGCCGTGTGTGGTATCTCAACGGCCAACTCCACCATGAGGATGGGCCTGCGATCAAGTGGCCAGACGGGACCCGGAAGTGGTATTTCAAGGGCCAACTTCATCGGAAGGGTGGTCCGGCAGTCGAATGGGCCAACGGCCGTAAGGAGTGGTTCTTCCACGGTCGTAGGCATCGAGAAGATGGGCCGGCTTACGAGGGACTCTACGGCCTCAATGTGTGGTACATCCACGGCCAGCGCATCCCTACCTTCTGAGAGGGCTTTTCCATGATCACTATCCAGACCTTGCAGAAATTGGGAGCTTGTCTCAGCCAGGTGGACCTGTTCCAAGAGTTCCTTGGTGGTCGACAGGGAGTCGAGCCTACTCCGGATGCGATCCGAACTGCCGCCCTGTACGGTTTGGCTATCGAGTGGGCTCAGTCTCACGGTCTGCTGCAGATCCCCGACGGGATGCTCCTCTACAAGGACGGATCTAAGGCGTGGTATCTCGGGGGGAAGCTCCACCGGGGGGATGGCCCGGCTGTTGAGGGGGCCGATGGCCGTCGGGAATGGTGGATCCACGGGGTGAGGCACCGTGCAGATGGCCCTGCCATTGATGTGGTCAACGGCACCAAGGAGTGGTGGCTCAACGGCCAACTCCACCGAGAAGATGGTCCGGCAGTCGAATGGGGTAAAACCCACCGAGAGTGGTTCTTCCATGGACAGCGGCACCGGGAGGACGGTCCGGCTGTCGAGAGGTCCAACGGCTCCTGGGCATGGTACTTCGGTGGATTGCTCCACCGGGAGGACGGACCGGCAGTTGAGTGGCCCAGTGGCACTCGGGAGTGGTGGACCCATGGGGTCCGCACCCGAATCGAGGAGGGCCCCAAGTGATCACCGTACAGACATTGACCGGACTCGAAGCCTGCCACAACCAGGTGGCCCTTTTCCGGGAGTTTCTCGGGGGTCGTGAAGGGATCGAACCCACACCAGATGTTATTCGGGAGGCAGCCCTATACGGGCTGAATGTCAAGTGGGCGCAAGCCCAGGGGCTGTTGGAATTCCCCGATGGGGTGCTCGTCTACAAGGGCGGCCGTAAGGAGTGGTACCTCGACGGTCAGCTCCATCGAGAGGGCGGGCCAGCGTTCGAGTGGTCCGACGATATCAAGGAGTGGTGGTTCCACGGCCGTCTCCACCGTGAGGATGGTCCTGCTGTCGAGCAGGAAGATGGGGGCAAGGAATGGTACATCCACGGGGTGCGGCACCGTGTGGGTGGTCCCGCCATCGAGACTGCCTATGGGCGTAAGGAGTGGAGGGTCAAGGGGCAGCTCCACCGTGAAGATGGGCCCGCTTATGAGTCTCCCTTAGTTAAGATGTGGTGCTTCCACGACCTGCTCCACCGAAAGGATGGCCCGGCAGTTGAGCTTCCTAACGGAACCGAGGAGTGGTACCTCAACGGGGAACGCCACCGAGTTGGGGGTCCGGCGATCGAGTGGGCCGACGGCCGCAAGGAGTGGTGGTTCAACGGGGAACGCCACCGTGAAGACGGCCCCGCTGTTGAACGGTCTGACGGCACCAAGGAGTGGTGGACTCACGGGGTGAAGCATCCGGATCGGAAAGGAATTCCGATGATCACTACCCAGTCCCTTCGGATTGAGGAAGATTCCCAATGATCACTACCCAGACTCTTCAAAACCTGGGGGCTTGCCGAGACCAGGTTATTCTCTTCCAAGAGTTCTTGAGAGATCGGGAGGGTGTCGAGCCCACGCCCGAGGTGGTCCGAGAGGCAGCCCTGTATGGGCTGGATGTTGAGTGGGCCTTGTACCATGACATTCTGCGGATCCCCGATGGGATGCTCGTCTACAAGGACGGCCGCAAGGAGTGGTACCTCGACGGTCATCTCCACAGAGAGGATGGGCCAGCGGTCGTGACTGCCGTGGGCACCCGGGAGTGGTGGCTCCACGGCCGGTGGCATCGTGAGGGGGGGCCTGCTTACGAGGGGGCCTGCGGTCACAAAGAGTGGTGGTTCCACGGCCAGAGGCACCGTGAGGATGGTCCTGCGGTCGAGTGGGCCAACGGACACAAAGAGTGGTGGCTCGACGGGCAGCACACCCCAACCGAAGGAGCAGATCAATGATCACAATCCAAAATTTGAAGGACCTCAGGGCTTGCTCGGACCAGGTGGATCTCTTTGGGGAGTTTCTCGGGAGTCGAGAGGGGATCGAACCCACGCCCGATGCGGTGCGGGAAGCCGCCCTGTTTGGGCTGGACTTCGAGTGGGCCCAGTGCAAAGGTTTGCTCACGATCCCGGACGGGATGATCACGTACAAGGACGGCTCTCAGTTGTATTACCTCGACGGCTGTCTCCACCGTGAAGACGGGGCTGCGGTCGAGTGGGCCGACGGCTCCCGAGAGTGGTGGGTCCAGGGCCAGGCCCACCGAGTGGGCGGGGCGGCTTTCGAGGGGGCCGACGGTCGTCGAGAATGGTGGGTCAACGGCCAGCGGCACCGTGAAGACGGGCCGGCTTTCGAGGAATCTGACGGCAGCTCGGAGTGGTACTTCCACGACCATCTCCACCGAGAAGACGGGCCCGCTATCGAGATGTCCTCCGGCACCAAGGAGTGGTGGATCCACGGGGTGAGGCATCGTGAGGAGGGACCAGCGGTCGAGCGGAACTTGGGATCCAAAGAGTGGTGGGTCAAGGGCCTGCGCCACCGTGAAGGGGCCCCTGCTGTCGAAGGGGTCGACGGAACCAAAGCGTGGTATTCCTACGGTCAACTCCACCGAGTTGACGGCCCGGCGATCGAGAGAGCCGGAGGCCTCAAAGAATGGTTCATCCACGGTCTACATCACCGAGAAGACGGGCCCGCTATCGAAAGGCCCGATGGAACTTGGGAGTGGCGGATCCGAGGCCTTATCCACCGTGGTGATGGCCCTGCCATCAAACGGAAAGATGGAACCCAAGAGTGGTGGGTCCACGGGCAGCGCACCCAAATCGAGAGACCATGCCGATGATCACTATCAGCACCTTGAAAGGCCTCAAGGCCTGCTCGGACCAGGTCACCCTTTTCCGGGAGTTCCTCGGAGATCGAGAGGGTGTCGAGCCCACGCCGGAGGTAGTTCGAGAGGCAGCCCTGTTTGGGCTGGATGTGAAGTGGGCCCAGTATCAGGGTCTGCTGCGGATTCCAGACGGGAAGATCACATACAAGGACGACTCCCGAGAGTGGTGGATCCACGGGAAGCTCCATCGGGAGGATGGGCCTGCGATCGAAGGGTCCAACGGTTCCAAGGAGTGGTACCTCCAGGGGAAGTTCCATCGTGAGGACGGGCCGGCTTACGAGTGGGCCAACGGCTCCCGAGAGTGGTATATCCACGGCCTGAGGCACCGGGAGGATGGGCCGGCTGCCGAGTACGCCAACGGCACCAAAATGTGGTACCTCAACGGGAAGCTCCACCGAGAGGATGGCCCCGCTGTTGAAGGGGCCGACGGCTCCCGGTCGTGGTGGATCCACGGCCTGAGGCACAGGGAGGATGGGCCGGCGATCGAGTGGGATGACGGCTGGAAGGAGTGGTACTTCCAAGGACAGAGGCACCGTGAGGGGGGGCCTGCGATCGAGGGTCCCGACGGCTTCCGGGAGTGGTGGAGCCACGGGCAGCTCATCCCCATTAAGGAGGAACCCAAATGATCACTGTCCAGACCTTGGTTGATTTGGAAGCCTGCTCGGACCAGGTCACTCTTTTCCGGGAGTTCCTGGGAGATCGAGAGGGTGTTGAGCCCACGCCGGAGGTGATCCGTGAGGCAGCTTTGTACGGGTTGGACATTTGGTGGGCCCAACACATGGGCCTGCTCACGATCCCGGACGGGAAGACCACGTACAAGGATGGCTCTCAGTCGTGGCACCTCGAAGGGAAGCTCCATCGGGAGGATGGCCCTGCGATCGAGTGGACCAATGGCACCCGGTCTTGGCGGATCAACGGCCTGAGGCACAGGGAAGGGGGGCCGGCAATCGAGTACGCCGACGGCAGCCGGGAATGGTGGCTCAACGGAAAGCACCACCGAGAGGATGGGCCGGCTTTCGAGGGGGCCGACGGCCACCGGGAGTGGTGGACCCACGGGGTTTGTACCCGAATTGAGAGGGGGGACGAATGATCACTGTCAACACTTTGATGAACCTCGATGCCTGTCCTGAACAAACCACCCTTTTCCTAGAGTTCCTCAGGGATCGAGAGGGTGTTGAGCCCACGCCGGAGGTGATCCGTGAGGCAGCCTTGTACGGGCTGAACGTTGGGTGGGCTCAACTCAAGGGGTTGCTCACGATCCCGGACGGTCTGCTGGTGTGCAAAGACGGCATTCGGGAGTGGTACCTCGAAGGGAAGCTCCATCGGGAGGACGGGCCTGCTGTCGAGCGGGACGACGGCCGCAAAGAGTGGTACCTCCACGGGAAGCCCCACCGAGAGGATGGGCCTGCTTTCGAGGGGGCCGACGGCTCCCGAATTTGGTGTCTTAACGGGGAGGTCTCCAGGGAAGATGGGCCTGCGATCGAGCGGGCCGACGGCTCCACGGAGTGGTACCTCAACGGGAAGCGGCACCGTGAGGACGGGCCGGCGTTCGAGTGGGCCAACGGCTCCAAAGCGTGGTGGCTCAACGGTCAGCGGCACCGAAAGGATGGGCCTGCTGTTGAGCGGGCCGGTGGTACCCGGGAGTGGTGGATCCACGGGGTGAGACATCGTGAGGAGGGACCAGCGGTCGAGCGGAATTCGGGATCCAAGGAGTGGTGGGTCAAGGGCCTTCTCCACCGTGAGGGGGCCCCTGCTGTCGAAGGGGCCAACGGAACCAAAATGTGGTATTCCTACGGCGTTCTCCACCGAGAGGATGGGCCGGCAGTCGAGATTGCCGGGGGCCGCAAAGAATGGTTCATCCACGGTCTACCTCACCGAGAGTCTGGGCCAGCAATCGAATGGCCCAATGGAACTTGGGAGTGGCGGATCCGAGGCCTCCTCCACCGTGATGATGGACCTGCTGTCAAACGGGAGGATGGAACCCAAGAGTGGTGGGCCCACGGTCAGCGTACCCGAATTGAGAGGCCCTGCCGATGATCACGATCGAAACTCTCCGGAACCGGGGGGCTTGCCAGAGTCAGGTGACCCTTTTTGAGTCCTTTCTTGGAGGTCGGGAGGGGGTCGAACCCACACCTGAGGTGATCCGAGAGGCAGCCTTGTTTGGGCTGAACGTCCGGTGGGCCAAGGAGCAGGGTCTGCTCACGATCCCCGATGGGCAGATCGAATTCAAGGATGGTCACAAGGAGTGGTATCTCCACGGCCTGAAGCACCGAGAGAACGGGCCAGCAGTCGAGTGGGGCTGCGGCACCAAGGGGTGGTATTCCCACGGCCAGCGGCACCGTGAAGACGGTCCTGCTATCGAGATGGCCGACGGGTCCAAGGCGTGGTGGATTCACGGGAAAGCCCACCGAGAGGATGGGCCTGCGATCGAGTGGAATGACGGGTCCAAAGAGTGGTGGATCAATGGTCAGCCCCACCGAGAGTCGGAGCCGGCGATCGAGTATGCCGACGGCACTCGGGAGTGGTGGACCAACGGCCAGCTCCACCGAGAGGATGGGCCGGCGATCGAGAGGAGCGACGGCACCAAGGAGTGGTACTTCCAAAGTCAGCTCCACCGAGATGGCGGGCCAGCGGTCGAAACGGCTTACGGACGTAAGGAGTGGTACCGCAATGGGGAACTCCACCGTGAAGACGGACCTGCTTACGAGTCCCCCACTGGTTACAGGGTGTGGTGGGTAAACGGGCGCTGGATCCGGGCCGAGAGGAGAAGCAAATGATCACGGTAGGGATTCTGAAAAACCTGGAGGATTGCCCCGATCAGCTCTCTCTCTTTCGGAAGTTCCTTGGAGGCCGGAAGGGGGTCGAACCCACACCTGAGGTGATCCGAGAGGCAGCCCTGTTTGGGCTGGATGTGAAGTGGGCCCAGTATCAGGGTCTGCTCACGATCCCGGACGGGAAGATCACGTACAAAGACAGCCACAAGGAGTGGTATCTCAACGGGAAGTTCCATCGGGAGGATGGGCCTGCTTACGAGGGGGCCGATGGATCCCGGGAGTGGTGGCTCAACGGGCAGCTCCACCGAGAGGATGGGCCTGCTGTCGAGGGGGCCGATGGCACCCGGTCTTGGTGGATCAACGGCCAGAGGCACCGAGAGGACGGGCCGGCTATTGAGGTGGCAGACGGCCATCGAGAGTGGTGGGCCAATAATCAGCTCCACCGGGAAGACGGGCCGGCAATCGAGGGTCTTTTTGGTTTTCAGCATTGGTATCACCACGGTTATCTTCACCGAGAAGAAGGGCCGGCGGTTGTGGGCACCGAGGGATCCAAGGCGTGGTGGTCTTACGGCTTACTCCACCGAGCGGGGGGGCCTGCGATCGAGGGAGCCGACGGCACCAAGGAGTGGTACAGCCACGGTTTGTGCCACCGTGAGGACGGGCCGGCTATCGAGCGGGCCAACGGCATCAAGGAATGGTGGACCCACGGAGTCCGCACCCGAACTGAGGAGGGGAACCCTCAATGATCACTGTCAACACTTTGGTGGCTCGCAAGGCATGCTCGGATCAGGTCACACTCTTTCAGAAGTTCCTGGGAGATCGAGAGGGGGTTGATCCCACACCCGACGTGGTGAGGGAAGCAGCCCTGCTTGGGTTGGATGTCGAGTGGGCCCAATACAGGGGTCTGCTCACGATCCCCGACGGGATGATTATCTATAGGGACGGCACAAAGAGGTGGTGGCTCAACGGGAAGCGGCACCGAGAGGATGGGCCTGCTGTCGAGTGGGCTGACGGCTCTCGGGAATGGTGGGTTCACTACCAGCTTCATCGAGAAGCTGGGCCGGCTGTCGAGCGGGCCGACGGCCGCAAGGAGTGGTACCTCCACGGGAAGCTCCACCGTGGAGATGGTCCGGCTATCGAGGGGGCCGACGGTCGGAGGGAATGGTGGATCAACGGCCAGTACCACAGGGAGGATGAGCCTGCTGTCGAGTGGGCCGGCGGAACCCGAGAGTGGTGGCTCCACGGCCTTCTCCACCGAGAGGATGGGCCGGCGATCGAGTACGCCAACGGCACCAAAATGTGGTACCTCAACGGGAAGCTCCACCGAGAGGATGGGCCTGCTGTCGAGTACGCCGACGGAACCCAGGAGTGGTACCTCAACGGGAAGCTCCACCGTGGAGATGGTCCGGCTATCGAGGGGGCCGACGGCTCTCGGGAGTGGTGGACCCACGGACAGTTCATACGATCTGAGGAGGGGAACCCTCAATGATCACTGTCAACACTTTGGTGGCTCGCAAGGCATGCTCGGATCAGGTCACACTCTTTCAGGAGTTCCTCAGGGATCGAGAGGGTGTCGAGCCCACACCCGACGTGGTGAAGGAAGCAGCCCAGTACGGGTTGGACGTGAGGTGGGCCCAATACAGGGGTCTGATCACGATCCCCGACGGGCTGCTCGTCTTCAAAGACGGCACTCGGGAGTGGTACCTCAACGGTCTGAGACACCGAGAGGATGGGCCTGCGATCGAGGGGGTCGACGGCCGCAAGGAGTGGTTCCTCTACGGGAAGCGGCACCGAGAGGATGGGCCGGCTTTCGAGGGGTCCGACGGAACTCGGGAGTGGTGGATCCACGGCCTGTTCTATTGAGAGGATGGCCTGCCTCTAAACAAAGGCTATCCAATCCCAATCTTTCCTTTGCAGGTAACCCCTCCGGGTTGGTGAGTAGGCACCCTGAGCAAAGGAAGAAGGCAATGCGAAAAGAATGGCGTGATGAGAATGGGCTCCTTCATCGAGAGGGGGGAGCCGCAATCGAAGCGAGCAGCGGGAAGACGTATTACCGTCATGGTCTTGTCCATTGTGAAGATGGGCCAGCGATTGTGGGGACCGACGGCTATCGAGAGTGGCGCCTCAACGGGCAGAGGCACAGGGTAGATGGACCGGCTATCGAATGGCCGGATGGAACCAAGGAATGGTGGCTCAACGGCCAGAGGCATCGGGTAGAAGGGCCGGCCATTGAGCAACCCAATGGCTTTCAAGCGTGGTATCTCAACGGTCTGCTGCACAAGGAAGATGGCCCTGCTATCCGGTGGCCTTATGGTTTTCAGGAGTGGTACATCCATGGGGTGCGGCAGTAACTGGGACCATTCCGGACGAAATTCGTCACTGAGGTAACCCAGCCTCCTTGCCGAGTAGGGTGCCGAACATCGAGCGGCCGGAGAAGGGGATTCCAATGTCGACGGACGAGATGAGGGCCCAGGCCAAGTTTCTGGCTCAGGAAACCCAAGAAGCCCGCCAAATGGTGGACCTGCAAGTCCTCCAGAACGAGCTGGATGCCGCTGTCGAACAGGCGTGGCGGGAAGCCTATCCCCGTCGGAAGAAGGTCCCCAGCAAGGACAAGCTCAGGGAGTGGGAGGGGTACCCGGCCCTCTTGGACTTGGCCAAGGCCAACCTGAACCGCCTGCGAGACGAACAGACCGCCAGGTTGGCAGACCTGGACAAGAGGCTGGAAGCCCTGATCGCAGAGGGTGTCCGACCCCAGGCAGGGGATCAAGAAGCTGAGTTGTATCGGGCGTATTCGTTCACCTACAACTCTCAGGGGTATGCGAGCGCCAAGTACACTCGGGGAATGGTGGAGATGCAGGCTGACGTGGCCCGCATGTACCAAATCCCAGTCGATGTGGTGGAGTATGAGCCGGAGTGGGCTCAGGTGAAGAGCTACCAGATCCCGCCACGAGAAGTCGTGGCGTTCGTGAAGGTACAGGACCCCGAAGTGGATCTGTTCCTGCTGCGAGCCTGCCCTCCCCCCAGCTTGGCGGAACAGGTCCGCATGTGCTGGAAGAGGGGTGTCAACCCCCGGGTGTACAATCCTTTCCTGCCCCACGAGTTCGAGAGCCAGCACGGACTCGACTATCAGGGTGGCCGGGTCTGAGGAGGAAACGATGCTGCTTACTGAACTCCCTCCTGAAGGGGTGCTGAGCATTCCGGAAGGGGCTGAAACTTGGACCTGCGAGACATGCGGTAGCTCTTTCGACCTGTCCTCCGAGATCGGAAAGCAGGGTTGGGAGCACCACCAGAAGCTGGCCGAGCTGGTTCTGAGCCGTTTGGTGGCGGATCTCCCCACCGCCCTGGCCTTGGTGGGCCGGGAATTCAAGGTGGTCTACTTGCCCCGCTACCCCAACTTCCCCGAGGATGCCCTCGGGGAGATCTCCGTGAAGGTGGTGGGGGTTCAGGTGAACCCCCACCCTTGCTCTACGGAGCTGCCCCAACTGCTCCTGGACAAGGAGATCCCTGAGGTGGTGGGCACTGGCTACGGCAGTGTCGTGCGGGCATCGAGGACCCCTCTGTTCTACAGTAAGGTGGCGAGGGACCTGGAATCCTTCGGGGTGGTGTATTTCCAGCCTTGTGGGAAGGAATCCCACTTCCTGGAAAACTCGATCCGAGAAAGGTTGGCAGGAGGCACCCCATGACCCCCCGCATGGATGGCCACTACGGTGGAGGGGCCGAGGCCTTTGGCTTCAACGAAGATACGGTGAGACGGTACACGGAAGGGTGGTGTTGGGAGCTGGCCTTGTCCCTGTCGGAGATGACGGGGTGGCCGGCGGCATGGGTGGAGGGGAGCAAGGGCATGCACGCCTTCATCGTATCCCCCAGCGGAACGATGGCCGTGGACGTGCTAGGGATCCGCCCCCTAGAGGAAATGCTAGAGGATTGGGATGTCATCCCCACCAACTTCGTAGTGGCTTCCTCCTATGGGGAGGCACAGCGTGAACTGAAGGAGTGGGATCTTGGCCTCAACCCTACCGACGACAGGGCACTAACGCTCATGGACGTGACCCAGAGGATCGTCCGCCGAATCGAAGGGCGTTGGAGATTTTTGGAAAGGAGATCTTCATGTTCCGTGACGATCTGATTGCTGAATTGGCAGCCATGACTCACCAAGAGAGGATGCAGCTCTGGGAGCTGGCCTGGCAGAGTTCGGCGGGCCAACCCAAGCGGGTCGTGACGGGGTGCCGTGCCGCCCTCTGCTGCAATGCTGGGGAGAAACTGAACGTGCCGAGGGTGGCTCGTGCCTTCCGAAAGGCGGAGCCCGACATGGGGGTCGAGGAAGCGATCCTCACAGCCCGTGAACTTGTGGCCGAGGGTGAGCTGAGCGAGGTGGTCTATTTCCATAACCAGTACGCATCCCTGGAGGATGCCTACGTTTACTCCCCCCGAATGGCTATGTTCGACCGTGTTGCTTGCCTGATCCCGGGATTGACATTCACCCGAGAGCCTATCTACGACGAGGTGTTCGAGAAGAATCCCTGCTGGCCAGGACCGACGGCGTGAGAGCCTGGCTACTGTCCAAGATGGCGTCCCTCTCCGAGTCCTTCCTTGCCGGAGAGGGGCACCCCTCCGTGTTCGAGTCTCAGTACCTGGTGTACCTAGAGTGCTTCGTGGCAGCCTCCGACGGGCCCGTAGAGGACTTCTGGCGGGAGTTCTCCAACTACTCAGGGGGGCAGGCCTTGTCGAATCGGGAGGTCGACCGGGAGACCCTTGTGGCGTCCCTGCGGGTCTTCCGTCAGCGGTACGAAGGTCCCTCACCGCACCACTTCATGACTCCTAAAGAAGGCAACGTGTTTGCCGAGATGCTGGAGAACGTGGGGGATTGACGGGTAACAGAGAGCCCGTCCCGAGTAGTACAGGCGAACCACCAAAGAGGTAGTCCGATGTTTCTTCCCGGTGACCGAATCCAGAGCCTGGCAACCCGTGGAACCCTGGAGTTCCTCCGCTACTCGGATGATGGCCAATCCGCCGTCTGCCGCAACCGCTATGGAACCGTCCAGACCGAACCCCTCGGGGTTCTGGATCGGGCACCCCTGATTCAGGGGTGCCAGGGCGTGGGGTACGAGTGGGAGGAGGGGATCCCGGTGATGTTCCGCAAGCCGGGGCAGTTGATCGACGACCCCACGTTGACCGAGGGGGTCTTCCAGCGATACCTGACGGCCAAGGAGCTGCAGGCCCAGTTTCCGTCCGGCTACCCCCAGACCAACGACTTGGTCAAGGTCCAGGACGGCGAGGGCAACTCCTACCAGATCAGGACGCAGAACATGATCCGGGACCCGGAACGGGCGGCCTCGATGGTCTGGGATGTGAGGACCTACCGAAAAAACCGCAAGATCCAGAAGTTCCCCGAGCTGGCTGAGCTGTTGAAGCAGCTTGACTGGGAGAACATCGACTGGAATGGCCACAACCGAGATGGCAGAAAGAGCCAGGGTGGCGTGCTTAGCCAGGAAGAGACGGACCTCTCCTGGTGGGTGGAGGGGACGGGTTCTCCCACGCTGGAGCAGATGCAGCAGATCAAGGAGGTCGTCGAGGCAGGTGAATGGCTGCCCAACGGTGAATGGCTGCCCATTGGCAAACCTCGGCACTCTCACTGGCTCCACTGCACCTATTGCGGCCAGGTGCCGTACTTGGAAACGGACGGCAAGCGGGTTCGCCTGGCGGGACCCCGGTGTCCGTTCCCAGAGGGCAACCTGGACGTAACGTTCCGGCTGTCCTTCCCGAGCGGCAAGGTGCTGGTGAACGACGATCTGCGGGATTTTGCCCCCATCAAGGAGGACCATTCGAGCATCAACACGCTGAAGGGCCAAGCCGAGTGGACAGCAGAGTGTGCCAAGGCGGGCCTGGCCCTGGGCTCAGTGGGGAACTCCTGCCCGTCGGTGTGGCGGATGGCAGACGGATCGTTTACCGTTGCCAACTGGGCCTACGAATCGGAGATGGGTGAGCAGAGGATTCCCGAGGGGGTTACGGGACTGACGGGCATCCTCACGGACCTGTGGGCTTACTCCATCATGTCCTTGGATCTGGCCGAGAGCCGGGCCAAGTGGGCAAAGATCGATCTGAAGGACCTCATCGAGAAGGGGTCGGTCTCGGTGATCGAGATCGAGCCGGGAGAGTACGAGTTCAAGCACCACACGGGAGCGGGGCGTCAGGACGGTGGAGACAAGGTCTACTGCACGTTCCGGCGGGTGGGGGATGCCAAGCCGGTGTTCCCGGATACCTACCTGGAGCAGTGGCTCTCCGAGGACCTGACGGCCCACCAAGTGTTGGCCCAGACTATCAAGGATGGGTCGGACTTGTACAACGGGGGGGTGCTGGAGCAGCAGGTGGTCCGAGCAGCCGACCACCTGCTGTGTACCATCGGCAGTGGGGTGGAGTGGCACGAGAATGGGTTCCCGGTGACGAACATGGACAAGGACACGGTGCCCTTGGCCGAGATCCCGGTGTTCCGTGGGCGCTACCCCTGGTATCCCTACTCGCCGGGTTACAGCGGTCTCATGCAGGCGGCCGGGCTGGCAGGCTATGGGGAGACGGAGGATCGTCCCTTCGAGCGCTGCCTGTACCTGAACCCGAGCTTCCAGGAGCTGGCATACCGGGTGCTTCAGAACATCATCCGCTACGGCCTGACCCCCTACCAGGACCACTGGGATCCGAGGATGGCCGAGGAACGCAAGGGGTTTTTCCAGTTCAAAAATCAGGCCGAGCTAGACGCCCATTCGGACGAACAGACCCGGAATCGGATCCGCAATGCGGTCCGGGCCTTCAACCGGCTGGCGGAGCGGTGGCCGGACACGTTCGGCGGAGTGGACCCTGAGTTCACGGCTTGGATGGCGCAAAGCTCGCTGGTCGAGGACTGGGTCGAGAGGATGCAGCTCACCCCCTACAACCAGGCTGAGCCGCCCAGGGAAGACCAGGAGAGGCACCCCGGCCGGCGGGGCTACCAGACCTACATGCCCATCCTGGGCGAGGGCTGGGAGAAGGTGACTGCTGAGCGAGCGGCCCGCACCAAGGCCCGGCTGAGTCGGATGTGGGGGGTTAGCCCGACTGAGTCGGAGAAGAGCAAAGTAGAATAGTGGAATAGTGAAGCCTTTGGGGTCCCTAACCAAAACGAAACGAGTAATCCAATGAGAGCACCACAAAACACTCCGAAGAGCACTGCCATGCCGTTTCTCTCCGACTTGAGCGGCACCTCGTTCATGTTCATCGAGGATGCTGGCGACGACCCCGCCAAGGATCCCGCCAAGGATCCCGCCAAGGATCCCGCCAAGGATCCCGCCAAGGATCCCGCCAAGGATCCCACCTGGGGGCAATCCTTGCTCCGACCCCGCTCTATCAAACTCCCGTTCATGTCCTTCGAGGATGCTCACTTCATGATCTCCAACTCCACGGCAAAGACCGTCGAAGAACGCACTCAGGAGATCCTGGCGGTGTACCCCTCCATCGAGGACTACCTGCGATCCAACGGTCTCGGCAAGGAATACGGGAAAGTGACTTCCTGTAGGGAGATCGCCGGCTTGGTTCCGAAAATCCGCCGCTTGGAGGTTCGTGCGGACCGCATCCTGTCTTACGAGTCGGTGGAGGCCATGACTCCGGCGCAGCGGAATAGCTTGGCTCAATCCCTTTCCGAAGAGGAATACCTGTTCGTGGTCGGTGGTCGGGCCAACCGACACCCAAATGAGTCCCAGGTCAAGACGGTGGAGGCGAGCTTTCTGCTGAATGGCACCCACCCCACGGCGATGGCGCTTTACACCCGTCCGGAGTTCGGCCAAAAGTTCTTGTTCTCTGCTGACTCCCACCAGCGGCTGACGGCCATCCGCCGGGAGAACCTGCGGGCACAATTCGTGGTGTTCCTATACAAAAACCTGACCCTGACGCAGGCTCGCCAGGTCTTGGCGATCTGGAACCTGTCGAAATCCCTCTCCGTGGACGAACACCTGGTTTCCAAGTACGAGGACTCCCCGGTGGTTCAGGCGATGTTGGACGACAACACCAACATCAATCTGTTCTACATCGACAAGGTTGACAAGGAGGGTCGGCTCAGCAAAGCCCGCCGGGATCTGCGTGGCCGTAACTTGCCGAAGTTGGACCCCCTCCCCGTGGTCAAGCTCACCGATGTCACATGGGGGTTCGTCAACGTGTTTCGTGACGGGAACAAGGTAGGAAACACCATCCAACACGGGCGGGGCACCCGAGACCTGACGATCCCTCAAGTCCAGCTCACGATGGAGCCCAATGCTGCCCAGGCTGTGATGATGGCAAGATCCCTCTCCGTGGGTCTTTCGGTGTGCTTCCGGGAGGGCATCCTGTTCGGGAAGACCCGGGGCAAGACGCCCGGCATCGAAGAGGGAATGACCCCTTACCAGTTCGGCAAGGTTCTCAAGGATGGGCTTCTGAATCCGGAGATGGTAGGGGTCTGGGAGGCCGCTCTGCTCATGGACGACGTGGATCACGAGGTCCCGGACCCGTGGCTGCTGAAGCGTCCGATGCTGCTGGTGTTTTTCTATCTCATCCGCTCCAACGGCCTGGAACCGATCCTAGAACGGCTTCCCAGCTTTGTTCACTGGTACAGGGAAACCTCCCGCACCAAGGGGACAACCATGCTTTCCCTTTACACGGAAGTGGAGAAGAAAGGCACCAAGGAGATGAACCTGCTCAACGCCCTCAAGTGCGTAGAGGCAGGGTTGAGCTACGGGCGGCACTCTCCTCTAATCCACCCGTACAGCTTCACCCATAACGACCTGTTCGGGAGTAAGTGATGATGATCCAACTGGAACGTCGAGAACTGGAGCTTCTGCGGTCCTATCTGGACCGGGAGCAATACGAGCGGGCCAAGGGGATGCTCCAAGTTCTCATGGATACCTCCTTGGACAGTGCCAGTAAGATCTTTCTGGATAAGGACCAGACAGAGCTCTTTGGTTTGGAAATCTCCTCTGTTAGGGATCTCTCCCTCCCAACGGAGCATCCCCTGCTTTCGGGATTGCCCGATGTGACGGAGAAGTTCCCGGCAACGATTCCAGAGCTGCGGTGGGACAAGGCCACCTACGGTATCCTCCGACTTCTGTCGGAAGGGACGGAGTTCCAGACCCAGATCAATGAGATGCTCTCCCCCTGGAATCACGGGGGAGTGGGGCAAGTGTCGTCTTCGGTTCGTCGTGCAGCGTGTCATCTTCTGAATTCGGGAAATGTCCCCATTCGAGTGACTGAGAACATGCTAGAGCATCTCTCTGGTTTCGAGTTCTGGGGGGCGTTGTCCTTTGCCACTGGGATCCCTGCTACCCAACTGGCTTCCAAGAAGGAGAGGGGTGTTCGCTTGACAAGGACACGGAAGCTGGAGTACGCCCACACCCTTATCGACTTTAGCCGGTGAGGTCTTTGCTATGAGCTACGAAGGGTACGTCCAGCGCATCTGCGAGAACGGGCATCGGTACGACACCGACGCCATGTCCGACACCCACATGGGTGACGGCCTCTGCCCCTTCTGTGGGGCAGCCTCGGCGTTCGAGAACCACGTCGACGAGACGAACTGTGACTCCATCGGATTCGTGACCATCGAGGATTGGGAGCGGTTCATTATCGAGCCTGAGGAGACCCAGACCTGCGACCTGGGTCACATCCACATCACGAAGGATGCCGTCTACCGGGTCCCCACGACCGAGGAGTTGGCCCCCCTTCGCCGCTACTACGACCCCCAGACGAAGGGCTACCTGCCCCTCCAAGAGCCTCAAGAACGGGAAGAGTGGTGGACTTGATACCCACCCCCAAGTGACATGGGTAGGATCTCTCCGTGACCAATACCACCCCTGTCAAAATGAAGAGGAGACGTTCCTATGCCTACCGAGTCGTTCCACGAATCCCTGTACGCCTCTCTGAAGACGATGGTGGAAGCAACCATCGAGTTCTCCAACCAGCCGGAGGTTCTGGCTCAAAAAAGCCACATGGACGCCCTATCCTGGACCAAGGAGTTCCGCACGGTGCGATTCGGCGTTGGCCGGCGGATGGGTCATACCACGATGGGCCTTCGGTTGGCCGAAGAGATGTTCCCGAGAGAGTCGGTTTTCCTGGCCCTCAACAACAAATCCCCCCGTTCCATGTGCCCCCCCAACGTCCGCATGAAGTCATCCCACAACCCAGAGGGGCTGAGGGGACTGAACGTGAAGATGGTGGTCGTGGACTGCTCGACCTTTCTGTCCCAGACCAACCTCGATCAGGTGATTCGGATCTCGTCCCCCTGCGACCCGGTGATTGTGCTACTCCAGTAGGTAACAACCCCAACCCTTTCGAGTAGGGCGGCGAAACCAAGGAGACGATATGGGAAAGACACGTTCCCGCATCCAACTGGGTGACGCCAACCGTAAGCCCGAGAGAGTGAAACCGCCCGTTTCGCTGGCGGAGAACCTCCGACCCCTCGTTGAGTTCAAGAAGTGGGGTCAGGTCCAGGTCAAGGCTATCGCCCCCTGCGGACCCGCCAAGAGCGGCTACAAGTGCGTTGCGTCCTGGAAGGTGCTGAACTCCAATGAGGACGAGCAGGCCTTCCTGGACGCCTGGGAGGCCATCGGGTTGGACCCCACCCGGTTGTTCCACGGAACCAAAGCCACCAACGTGGCTTCGATCACCCAGCAAGGACTGGTGGCAGGCCGCCGGGGCTGCATGTTCGGCTCCGGGATCTACTTCGGAAAGATCAACAAGGCGTTGATGTACAGCAATGGAAGCGGCGATGCCCACTACGTGTTCGAGGCCGATGTCTTGCTGGGGAAAAGCAAGGTTGCCGATGCGCCCCACCCGTGGAACCTGAAGGCCTTGCGGAAGGAGGGGTACGACTCCATCCATGGCAAGTTGGGGAGGACGGTTAGCAGGGGAGGAACCCTCCGCAACGACGAGTGGGTGGTGTACTCCAGGGATCAGATCCTGCTGGATAAGCTCCACGAGTACCAGTACCTCTCGGGCGAGTTCTGGGTTCCTCCTCCCATCAAGGGGTCGTGCGGCCTGATTACCACCAAGGATGTCTACCTGGGCAAATCCGCCCGGGCATTCAGGGACGTGATCGAGAGGCAGATGTGTGGGAACGAAGGGTACACCCAGCTCATCTTGGAGGGCAACAAGCGGGTATGGGCCTGCAACTCCTGCATCCAGAAGGGGAAGCTGCGGGTGGGCTCCAAGGTCACGGTGCGGATGTCGGGGAACGGGTGGAGGGAGCCAGAAAAGCAGTTCCGAGTAATCGGCCAGGAGTAGGTGTCCGGTTCCTTGTGGGGGAGTAGTACCCCCACAAGAGGAGGTTTCCCCAGGATGAGTATTGGCTACATCCCCAACGAGGTTCACTTCTATCTCAGGGCCCCCAGTAAGCCCCCCTACGACGTCCCCACTGTCCGAGAGATTAGGGAAGCCTGGCCGGTCAATGGCCGGTTGGGCAAGTCCGCCGCCATCCATGCCAAGGCCAAGAGTTGGGCGGAGAACGTGAGGTACGACCCCACCACAAAGAAGCCCCTGCCGATCCCCCCAGAAGCCGGAGAAGAGGTCCGCACAAGGAACACCCCCAGGCGGGGGTACCGCCTGGTGGGATCCGAAGTTCGCACCGAGGGAGGGCGGGTGTGGAAGGTGCTGACCCCGGACGACTACCTGGTGGACTTGCGGGAAGACGTGTTCCTGCCGATCCTTCTGTCCCGAGGTGTTCCCAAGGGTCCCCTAGCGGAGATTGATACCGAGTTCCAGTGGTGCGTGTCGGGATCCCAAATTCGGTTGGAAGAGGTTGGGTCGGATCAGCACCAGGAGTACCTGACCGAAAAAGAGCAGTTTTGCCCCCAAACCAGCCGGGGCAAAACGATGTCGGAGGATCTGGTAGTCGGCGGGGTCTATGCCCCTTTGAGCAAGGGGGGACGCCCCCTCATCTATCTGGGGAAGGCACGTTACGACGGGAAGCAGAAGTTCGCCTTCGTGGAGCTGGCGCCGATGTGGCGGGTGTACCAGAAACCGGATCCCAGTGTGAAGGACACCGACCCTTCCACTTTCCAAGAGAGAGCCGACTTCACCCTTCGCCGCACCCTCAAGAAGGAGAAGCATTGCTACGAGGCCATCCGGGTCAAGTCGAGGGGGGCAGTGGGAGGGAAGATTGGAGAAGTCCAGGTGACTCTCGACCCCAAGGCTTCGGAGTATTTCTGGCAGAGGACTTACGGGGTTGGCAGTAAGGAGCCCGCTGTGGAGTGGCTGTAGGGGCTCAGGGGCGCTTCTCCCTCCTCCCCTACCCAACCCCCTGCCAGCCAGCCCCGATCCAGCCGTAGGGCCTGTTACGGAACCACAGGCACAACCAGGATCTCCTGGGTCTCCGTGTCGATCTCGACCGTGAGATACTCATCGTCTCGGACGTACCTGGCGATGGCCCTCTGGGCCTTCTCCAAGGCCTCTTCCCTCTCCTCCTCGTCTTTGTAGTCGGTCTCGATCATGAGGTACTCGTCATCCCGGGTGTACTTGGAGATGGACTTCTGGACCCTCTCCAAACCCTCGTCTTTGAAGCGGAGGTAGAGGTCTTGCAGAGCGTAGGCGGAAACGTCTGGGGTCTTGAAGGTGAGGCGGATCTTCATGGGGTGCATCCTTCTGTTACTTGGGGTCCCCCATCCTCTTACGGGTCTCTCTGACCCAGAACTCGAACAGGCTGGGATCCCGGACCAAGGAGTTCATGATATGGTACGTGACATCGAACCGGGCAGTATCAACGTAGTTGGCGGATGTCTCGATGTAGTGGGCACCCGGTAGGTTGAGGGCGATCGTCGAGTGGGAGGCCATGATGATCTGAACCCCCTTCAGGTCGGCCAGCCTTTCCAGGAACTTGATCTCGGTGCGGAGGTCAAGCGACCGGCTGGGCTCGTCCAGAAGCATGGTCGGGATCCCCGTGGCTTCCATCCCCCTGGAAAGGTTTCCTCTCAGGAAGCCAGCTAGCTCGGGCTTGGACTTCTTCAGGTTCTTGGCGGAACACACCCCCTTGTACTCGACTCCCTTGGGCCACTGCCCCTTGAACAAGGCGTCCAGGTGTCGGGCCATGCGGACGATGCCCGTCTGCCCCGTACTGCCCTTGTAGCAAGCGTTCACGACTCCCTGGTCCATGAAGTCGTAGTCGAACGATCCCCCGAAGAGGCCGACTGTCTTGCTGGGGTCGTAGTGCATGATGGGGGCACCATCATGGATGGGCAGGACCCCGTCGAGGAATTTCTTGGACCTATCATAGAGATCCCGAGTGCTCCAGTCCCCGATGGACTGCACGTCCCCCTGCTCGCAGCAGAGCATCCGGGCGATCAGGGTGAGGACCGTGGATTTGCCGGACCCGTTGGGTCCGTAGATGATGTTCAGTCCAGGTTTGAACTCGATCTTGTCCTTGCCCTGGAGCCAGGGCACCTTGGACCACCACGGGACGGAAGAGCGGCTGGGGTTGGTGATGCGGATTTCGTGGATCACATTGTCCTCAGAAGCCGTGGGCCCAGTACCCCCGGCTGTGGATGGCGACGTGGCCGGGCTTGCCGGGGACCTCGATCCTGGGAGTGAGCACGATGTTCAGGAACTGACCCTCGAAGGGCTCGCAGCGAACGATGGCGTCCGGGATGGCTCCGATGAACACCATCGCATCGGCTACCAGATCCGCTTGGTCTTCGGGGACCACTGCCACGCAGCGACCCTTCCAGTGACCGTCATTCACGACGTGAGCATTGAAAGCATCCCGCAGCTCATCGGCCTTGGCCGGGTTGTTGATCAGCTCGTCCGTCGACGAGATGGCGACGGGACGGAAGTTGCCAGGATACTGGGTCATGGTCGGGCTATCGAAAAACATCGGGGACCTCCTTGACGTTTCCGTCGTTCGCAGGGCCTACTTGTGGCGGCCCCGGAGTTACCCCTTTTCTCCTAGGCTTCCGGAACCTGGGGACCATTGATTGAGAGCCCGATGGACGATTCGACGGGCTTTTTGAAGGACAACTCTACGGTTGTAGGAGTCCTGTTCCGGACTCCTCTGCCTCTCATCCTCGTTGCGGAATGGTTTGACAACCTTCTTCTTCTGGTAGACCTCAGCAGTGGAGTACACCTCGGCAAGGGTTCCCCCCTGCTTGAGGGATTCGGGGATAGGGGCTTCGGGGTTCTCTTTCAGGCGGCGGTACACGGCGGCGGTTCGTTCCGGGCTCAGCCTCCCGACATGGATCTCTTCGGACAGGCGGCCGGGCCTTTTGATGGCCGGGTCGATTTCGTCCATCTCGACATTGGTCGTGCCGACGACGTAGATCTTCAACAATTCCCCAAACATGCCGTCGGTGAGATTAAGCGCAGAGGAGATGGCGTTCGTATTCTCCTCGCTCCTCCGCCGGAAGATCACGTCAGCGTCTTCAGCCAGGAGGATGATCCGTTGGGATACATCCTTACGGCTATTGGTGAACACTTCAATGAGTTCGGGGTTGCCTAGATCTGCTACCAAGGTGTTGGGGACGTAGATCACCAGAGCCTTGGGGCACGCCTGGGTGATGGCCTTGAGCAGATAGGTCTTGCCAGTCCCGGGGGTTCCGTGAATGATCGCCATTCGGCCTCGGGGGGTGTGGCTGTTCAGGTCGGCGATGAGGCGACTGAACTTCTCAATCACCTCAGGCTCGTAGTTCTCGGGTTCATAGGTGTCCTCGAACCTTCCCAGGGTGATGAGGTGGAAAGAGCTGTTTGGTTTGGGCCGAGACAGGCAGCGGACCACCCCTTTGTGCTCGATGGGGGTCAATTTCTGCTCGCACCATCGCCGGACCTTCCAGTACAGATCCTTGTCGGAGGTGTATACCTCGACGGAGGTTACGGGGGGATCTGATATGGGAGAGTGCCTGACCTCGATGGATCCGTCAGGGAATGAGGCTACGAGCTTATTCACGGGACGGGGGTCTTCGGGCCATTCCTGGCCTTCTTCAGCGTCGGCCACATGGAGGAAATCCTCATGTACGACGCTGAAGCGGTCCTCCCACAAGTCAGCCATGATGTTGTCCCAGGTGCCTTCGTAGCAGCCTTCTGTCAACCAGGAGTACAGCACCTCCCCTTCAAGCTGGGCAGCTCGATTCAACAAACCTTTGTATGCAATAGCCCCAGTGAGCCCGAAACTGTCGTAGGGTTCTTTGTACTCCCACCAGGGGGCCGGCCGCTGATTCTTTCGGGGGAGCCCAAAGTCATTTCGATTCTGGTTTACCACAGTGAGCTGTCTCCCTTTCCCTGGTGTCAACGCCACCGCCCTACCGTGTTGGTGTGGTAGGGCGGTGGCAGCTCTCAGATGACGTTGCTGGTGGGACTGCTACTACCCGAAGAACTTGTCGGCGTCTTCGTACTGGAAACCACAGCGTTCTGCGAACGTCTGGTCGGTCTGCATGTCACCGACCACGATGACCTTGGAGGGGTCGAGACGGTACCGTTCGAGGAACACGACTCCCATGCCGGGACAGGGCTTCCTCCAAAAAGACTGAGGCACTCCTGCCCTCTCGGGGGCGTAGGCCACGTCCATGTCAGGCTGGCCGAGCTGTTCCAGGGTCTCTTCGATGCACTCGATGACCGTGGACTCGGAAACGTACCTATAGTCGTTGGCCGGGCGGCTAGTCCCGGATTGGTTGGTAGCCCCCAGGAGGAGGTACCCCTGGGCCTTGAGGTCGGCCAGGCGGGACTTCCGGCCCGGCAGGATCTTCACGTCAGCCGGATGGCGGGGGTAGATCTCCCCACTCCGAGTACCCCTTAGGGTGCCGTCGAGATCGAAGATCACGGCCTTGGCCGTGTACTCTGGGCCGAGCTTGATCTCGACATCGACTCTCTCGACGGAGTCGAACCCCTCATCCGTGGTGGGGGGCTCGAACCGCTTGAAGTAGGCGAACTGGGCGGCTGGGGGGAACATGCTGGGGTTCCCTTTGACTGCCGGGTCCTTGTAGTCGTCCGGCGTCAGCAGTCGGCCGTAGTGGCGGACCTGACGGAGGCTCGCCAGGAACTGGACCTGGCCGAGATCGGCATTCAGCCAGATGACCCGGATGGGCAGGCCCAGTTCCTTGGCGATGGCGACCGCAGCCATCCTCGACTCCTTCGTGCCGAATGTGTTGTCGAGGACAAACTTGCGGTGTCCTTCCCCGTACTTCTCCCGTAGGGATTGGTAGATGGGGGCTCCGGCCATGCCCAGAGAACCACCGAGGCTGTCTCGGTTGAGACGGCAGTAGCCCTGCTCCACCAGGGACTTGCTGTAGGTGGTCTTCCCGCAGGCGGGAGGGCCCATAACGAGAACGATCTCACCATTGAACATGATGCACTCCCTCAGTTCAGGATTTTGGGGAAAGTGATCTCCCCGGGCAAGTGGTCCCCCGTGAGCAGGTTCTTCGGGGGTAGGGGGTCGATGACAAACATGTCCGGGAACTGGCTGGCCAGGGATGTTACCAGCTCTTGAACATCGGGAAGATCGAGGACCCCCACAAGGTCCTCATGGCCCTCTGTGAGGGCCACAACGGCATGGAGCGTCTCTGTCTGGGGATCCCATTCCAGGGGGACACTCAAGTGTTCCCCCATATGGATGCAGACGGACAACCCTTCCTCCATGAAATTAGATGTGGTGAGGTAGCTGACCTTGGTCACGGAAGGCCACTCTTCGAGGGCCCTCAGGAACGGGGTTTGCTTGCATTCCCGTTCGAGGACACCGGCCATCTCGTTCAGCTCCCCCAACATCTTCCGTAGACTCAGCAGAACGGGCAACGTTCCGTCGGTGGCCGGGCGAATCAGCTCCGCCTCCAGCAGGTAACGTGCCATCTTCCCGATGGCGTACAGCGTCTCCGCCCGGCTCACTGGTCGTAGGGAGGCGACGTCCAAGTTACCGATGGCCGTCCCGGTTTCTTTGACCTGGGAGAGAAGCCCGAGAGCCATCAAGCCCTCAGGGTTTTTGGGGGTGTAGCTAGGCTTATCGCTCACGGGGCCTCCTTGTTTGCTCCGTCCCTGTACCCGAAACTGGTGCTTCGTTACCAGCCACTCTACTCGCTCAAGCTCCAGTCCTAGCCTTCCACCAGTTCTCAAGATTTGGGTTGTAGGGCTTCATGGCTTGGGCTCCCCCAGCGGGATGACATGTTTCCAGCTCCGCTGAGTCTTCATGGCTTCCCGAGCCATCCGGTCCGCCTGAGTGTTCAGGAACGCCGGGGTATCCTCAGCCCCTCGATGTCCCTTGACCCACTGCACAATCAGCTTCAACTCAGCGTCTTCCACCAACTGGTAGCTCCGGTGCAGAAGGTCAAGGACCTGGATCTTCTTGGGGAGCTTGGATGCTCCCCCATTCCACCCATACAGCCTTGCCACATGTTGACTGTCTGTCTTCAGGACCAGGATGTTCGCTTTGCCCGTGTCGAAATTCGACACTGCTGTCCAAATGGCGGCAAACACGGCGGTCAGCTCAGCGTCGTTCGAGGATTTGACCCAAGGGGGGCACGGACCACACCGTAAGATTCGGGTGTTGCTGTCCCGTAGCCAGATTCCCCACCCCGCCCGGTGGGTGTCCGAATGCAGGCTGGCATCCGAATAGCCCGAGATAAAGACAGCACGATCCGGGTTGCGCTGTCGGTTGACCAGTTGGAGACGACGAACGTCTTCTGACGTGGGTTTCACAACACCCCTCCAGGTTGGGGGGTCGTTCGGCTCAGGCAAAGTGCGGAAAGTCTGGACTGTAGGAAGACCCCCCACTTCTTGTGGGTCCAAATCCTCCAGGATGTCTCCCCACATGTCTGTCACGATTTCCAAGTCCTCCAGCCGGGCGTTGCTGGTGAGGCAACTCTCAGGCCCTTCTGGTTCGCTGAGGGGTCCGGTACAAGGGGTTTTTTGGCAGGCTGGCTATCAGTACCCGAGATCGGCGATGATGCTGTTCATGTCGAGTCCGTACTTCTGACAGACAGCCTCGAACCGGGCTTCCGTTTCGGGACTCTCGAACAGCGCCACCATGTTGCGGAACATCTTGGTGGCCCTCTCGACAGCCTTGGGATCTACGTAGACCCGAGTGTTGCCGCAGAGGTAGGGTTCCTGGCCCTTGACCACCTCGGGATTGGGGACTTCGGCCACCAGATAGGCTCCGGGCAGCCCGTTTTGGGTTACGCTGACCACCAGGAAGGGGCGTTCCTCCATGATGATCACGTCGCCGGGGAAGATGGCGTCCGTGTCCAGGAACTCTCGCATGGCATCGGGGCTGCCGAAGACCTGCAGCATCTTGGTGAAATCGACCGACATGGGACCTCCGTTTTGGTGCGCTCAAGGTTTCGTAACGCCTACCCGAAAAGGGGTAGGCGTTACCTGGTTTAGTTGCTGTCGGGGAAGAACTCCTCGATGAGAGTGTCCGCTTCGTACTCCAGCGAGAACACGGTCAGAGTGATCCCGTCTGGGGTGGTGTACTGCCCAAGGCTCATCGGACCCCCCGAAGGTACTGTTGGATGTCCGTGCGGAAGCACGGGCCTCGGCTGGGCCCCACGGGGATCCCGTCCTTGACCTTGGCCTTCCGCAGAGCCACCTGGGGATGGATCTCGATGCGGGGGGAGAACCCCGGAACGGTCTGTCCATCCACCCGTTCGTCCGTGACGAACCGGGGACTGAACCGCCTGGTCCAGAAGGCACGCCACAGGGAGGTCAGGTTCTCCAGAGTCCCCTCGATGTTGAGGGCTCCGTTGGGGAACACGACCGGCTTGCAGCCATGCTTGTGGGACATGCGGATGATCTCGCTTCCGGTGATCTGGTTGTTCATAGCCCCAAGCTCCCTTGATCCTAAAGAGGATGTACTGAAGGGCACCCTCTAAGTTGCCCCACCTACTTGCTTCATCTCCGGTGTTACCTGAAATCGGCGGCTGCGGCTCCCAGAAGGCCGCTACGTCACCCCAGCCTCTCTACACTGGGAAAACAAATACGGTCAGCACTGGCCTTTTTAGGTCTAATCAGGGGCAGTAAGGCCGGGGAGAACCCGGAAGTTTTGGGGCCCTACACGGGACTTGGTCACGGAGAAGGGCAATCCTTCCCCGTGAGACTCGAACACCTTGGCTATGGTTTGGGTGACCCTTTGCGGAACCTCTACGGCAGTCTCAGGAACCTCGAATGTCCAGAGGATTCGGGTGTTCATCGACTCCGCCAGGAGTTGTGGCTGGCGGTTCAGCCCAGGAACCTGAATATCCACCACTACCAGATCTGAAAAGTTTGCCTGGGAGATGAATTCCAGGCTCTCCTCCCGGTGCTGGAAGACCTGGCTAGAAGGGAACTCAAATCCCCAACGGCTCCGGAAGGTTTCAAGGGCCTGGCTCCGGTGTGGGACATGTAGGATAACCCTGGCTCCGCCCAATGCGAAATCCCGGGCCATACGGAAAGCCAGGAGTGTCTTGCCGGATCTCCGCTTACCAGCGATCAGGGCGGCCTGCCCCCTCCCCCAGTCGAGCTTAGACAAGTCCGTAGTCATGTCCAAGGGCATGGTCCCAGGGTGGTAGCAGATGCCCTCTCCTGAGAGAGGCCCCTCCGTTGTAAGAGGGGTTGGGAGTTGTGCTAGCCCCGCAAAGACCCGGTACGCTTCCCAAAGCCAGTCCCGAAGTTCGGGGATGCTGGGGCACTCCAAGTGCAAGTCGATGCCAAAAACAACCCCTCTGGGACTACGGTGGTCCCCCTCCAGCAGATCCACCTCCCACTCCCCCCGTTTCTTCAGGGTCAGGGTGTATTTGCGGTTCAAAGTCTTGTAGTAGGTTCTCTCAGCGGGATCCTCGTGCCAGGCTCCCTCCGGGAAGATCTCATCTACCCAGAATCGAAGTGTCTTCAGTCCCATCACCCCTCACTGTCGAAGCGGCCCTCCCGCTCCTTGATGTGCTTGGGGCACAGGACAGCCACGTACCCCTGGAGGGTGACTTTCTCACCTGGCGCAGCACACTGTTCGCAGGTGCGGCTGGCTTCGAGAACCCCAGCGGACACAATGTCCTGGGCAATCTCGGGGAAATGACCACCAGGGTCAGGGTTATCCTGGATCCTCCCCATGCAGACCCCGTTGATGTACAGGAGGGTACCCCCCTCCCCTCCAGGTTCGGGGAAGTCGAGGTAGATGGTCAGGCGGCCGAATTTCTGTTTGATTTGGGCCACTATGACATCTCGGCCATAAGCTCCAGACAAGCTGTCCAGCCGGGCCAAGATCCTCTCGACGATGGCGTTCCAACCAGGAGAAATCTCGATGCTACGACCTGAGGGGTAGCCGGAGAACAGCTTGGGGTATTCCTCCCGCAAACCGCACTCCCAAGCGAGTTGTTTGCTCATGGGGTCTCCAGGGGCCCTTAGGGGTTTCCGAAGTAAGAGCCTCAGGGGAGAAGGTGGAAGCCGAGCATATCCCATTTGGCCTGCTCGATGTACTGCACTTCTCCATTGGCCTGGAGGGTGATCCAGCCGCCGACGGGTACGTCGATTTCGGTTTCCACGTTCATTCCATCGATCGTCTGGTGAACGGTGCTAACTCGGTTGTTACCGGAGTCTACGTCCTCTTGAGTGACCTGGTAGGCCTGCTGGGTGGTGTACTTTCGACGAACCCCTCGGAGGGCCATCACGATGGTTTTCTGTTGGAGGGGCGTCAGGTCATTGGCACTGACAAGAACGTCGAGGGCGTCGTGGATAGAGTCCTCGGTTAGGGCTTGCCCGTAAGCTAGGGGTTGGTCTCCCCCGCCGGACTCGCATCCGTATACGTTGCCGGTGAGGTCCGTCATGGTGAAGTGACGAGTGCGGAGTACCTGGACGCCGTCGAATCCAGCCTCTACCAGAGCAGCCTTGACACCGTTGGCGGGGGCTTCCGGCAGGGGCACCCCGGTTTGGTACCCGGTGCCCTTGCTCCACCCACCCTTGACGTACAGGATAGGGTCAGAGGAGAGGTGGCCAATGGCTAGGGCCTCCTTCTGGTAGGTACCGGCTCGATCGAGAGGGAAATTGGCAGCAGTGATTTCCATACGGATTACCCTTCCTGGCGGGCGACGGCCCACGAGAGCTGGGGGGTGATAGCCTGTTCCTCCACCTCGATGGCGGTGATTCCTCCGATGAAGGACATCGGGATCTCGGTGTCCAGGTACTCCCAGACGAAGGGTACGACGGATATGTGGGTCTGCTCAGAACCGGACTTCACATCGAAGCGGCTCGGTTTGTTCTGGTCGAACAGGGGGAACTTCCTACGAAGCACAGCCCGGAGACTCGGCTCACGGACCTGGATGCGGTCGAAGCTGTAGGTGCTGTTGGGGTCCCTCTCCATGCCGTCGTCTACCTCCATCACGTAGCCGACGAATGTGGCGGCCCATCCGCTGTAGGAATCTCCACCCGATCCTCTGTAGTGCTTGTAGATCTGACTCCAGAAGGCCAGATCCGGCTGGGCTCCATTGTAGATGGCCTCAGCCTCCGTGGCGATCTTGGTGAGGACCGGCAGCAGAGCCGTGAAATAGTCCCCCAGGTGCTCGGGGAACACCTGGGAAAGCTGTTCAGCGGAGTTGACGACCTTGCGGTAGTCCTCTGGCTCTCCGAACAGCACGATGCGTGGGATGCCGCAGAGAGTCCTTACCCGGTAGTCATAGAAGGGTCTGGCAGCGTCCATGAACGTCACCAGGCTGGACACCAGGGTCTCGTCGGTGTGGGTGCTCAGAGATGGCAGCATCCACTTCAGGATGCCGGACGGCACCCGAATCTGCAGCTCAGGCAGGAACAGGGCGATTGCTTCATTCCAGGGGGAATCCGGATTGCCGGGCCGCAACCCGTCGTGGAGGACCCGGATGACCTCCTTGCCGTGGGCGTTCGTGGTGAACAGCTCCCGGTATGCGTCCGGGTTCTGGTTGACGCATTCAGCCACCGTGGCGTTGACCAGAAACATCAACACCTCGGGGCGGATGCCGAAGGCGTGATGATCGGCGTAGGCCCGATGCAGGGCCTGGAAGAACAGGCTGTGGGGTTTGACGTACTCGTTGACATTCAGAAGGTCACTTCGTGCAGCGGCCTCCAGGCGGAGATCCGGAAGGGCAGCCCGAAGCTGAGACTTGAGGTTCCTTCTCCTGGAAGGGACGGGAACCTCGGCGACATCCCCCGTGGAGATGTTGGCGACGATGAAAGATGAGGCCATGACAGGCTCCTTCTGCCCTCGGGGCAGTTCACGCATTCTCTTGGGAGAGCTTGACGGCGGCGTACACGTCCGCCAAGGCCACGTCCTGCTCCCAGCCCGGATCCCCCACACCACCCTTGGAGTGGTACAAGCTGACGGCCTGGTCACGAGTCAACTTGCCGATCTCGATACGGCGGGACAACCGTCCGGGACGTCGCATGGCTTCGTCGATCCGATCCAGCGGCTGGTTGGTCGAGCAGATCAGACGGATGTTCAGGGCCTCGCCCAGAAGCCCGTCCCCGATGTTCAAGGCCGAGGTGATCGAGGTCATCGAGACGGCCATCCGATCAGAGAGCATCTGGTCAGCATCCTCCAGAACCAGGATCATTGGCTCGTCGTCCTTGTTGGCCAAGAGCACGGGCAGCAGCTCGGGCTTGCCCATCTCTCCCACCATGTCCGGGGGGACCACCACGAACTGGCATTCCGGATTGTGGTGGATCAGCGCCCGAATCAGCCAGGTCTTCCCCGTCCCCGGAGGGCCATCCAGGATCGTGATGCGTCCGAAGGGGTCATCCCGGTTCAGCTCCTTGCAGACGAACTTGAAGGACTCGACCACTTCGGGAGTGTAGTTCTCCTCCACCAAGGGGGCGTCCACCCAAGCCAGCTTGCGGATCACGTATCCGTTGAACCCCCGCATGATGGCATGGATGTCGTTGCCAGGATTTTCCTGGAATTCCTCGAACCGCACATGCTCTTCCTGCCATTCCGTCAGGATCCTGTCATTGTCCGGGTTCATCGTCAGGTACGAGACGGTGATCGGTTTGTCGTCGGCGCCGCCGCTGACCTGGAGAAACCCATCGGCCCACACCCAGACCTCATCGAAGTCCTTCTCGGAGTTGTCAATGACCGCATGCCCCCCGAACGAGGCCAGGATGTCACGGAAGGCGTTCATCCCTTTGGGGACCTCCTGCATCCAGGTCCGGCCTCTCCCGGACCAGTACCTCTGCCGAATGGTCCTCCCGTGCTCCAGGGCATAAGCCATCAAGGCTCCCCGGAACAGGTCCGAATCCAGATCGATGGCCAGCCCAATGGCGGAGGGTGCAAGGTGATGAATCCAGGGGTAGGTCGGCATGTCACTCCTCAGTTTGGTTTCGGAAAGACTACTCGAAAAGGGGATGGGGTTACCCTCCTCCCCCTTAGTTGGGCATGGGTTGTCCAAGAACCTGGGTCCAGAAGTCGGAGAGGCCGATAACGGTGATGCTAGCCTTGCCCTCGGCGTTGAGCTGGCGGGCCTTGGTCGGCTTTCCCGATGTGGATGTGGGATCGTCGCACACCAGGTAGTCGAGGCCCTTACCCACGCTGGACTTGAAGGTCCCTCCGAGCTGAGTCACGGCGTCCACCAGGTCCTTCTCCCGCTGCCCCCGGAACCCCGTAACGCAGAGGGTCTTGCCGGTGAGGGGGCCGACGATCTTCTTCTGGATGGTGACACCGTTGCCAAGGATCTTGGCGATCAGAGGCATCCGATCCCAGAACCCCTGATAGAAGCTGGCGGCCTTCGTAGAGCCCACCCCCGGAATGGCGGCTACCTCTTGGGGGGTCATTTTCGCCATCTTGGAGAGGCTGTCGAAGCCCCCATCCACGATGGTCAGCGCCATGCTCCGGCCGATCAGGGGGATTCCGAGAGAGCCCACGAAGACGTCGAGAGGAAGGTTCTTGGTGGCGTGCAGGTTCTTGAATGCCTTGCCAGCCGTTCCACCCACCCTCACCCCGTTGGTGTACCGCAGGTCGGCAGCCTCGGCCGGGTCTACCTTGTACAGATCTGCGATGTCCTCCACCAGACCGGCGGAGATCAGGGCTTCGACCAGGGTGTCACCGAAGTGTAGGACCCCAATCTTCTTGATCCAGCGGGTGATCATGCCCTTGATCTGAGCGGGGCAAGCGTCCCCGTTGCAGACTAGGTACTCACCATCCATGACCGTGGGGGACCCGCACTCAGGGCAGGTCTCGGGGGGCTCGAACACCTTGGCGTTGGGGTCCTGGGTATCCAGGAGGACCGTCTCGACAAAGGGGATCACGTCATTGCGCCGGCATACCAGAAGCCTATCCCCTGCAGCCAGGACCGACTGACCCACAGCAGAGGCTAGGTCGTGGATGTTGCTGAGGTTGTGGAGGCTGGCCCGGCTCACAGTGGCCCCCGCTAGAAGAACCGGCTCGACGATGGCGACAGGGGTAATCCGACCGGACTTACCGACCTGCCAGACGACCTCCTTGAGGGTAGTCTCCTTCTCCTCATGAGGGAACTTGAATGCGACGGCGCCCTTGGGGCCACGACCCTGGAGCCCCAGAGACTCCATCGTGGTGTCGTCGTCGAACTGGATGACGATGCCGTCGATGTCGTAGTCCAGCTTGGCCCGGAGGGTGTCTACGTAGAGTTGGTAGATGCTCTCGACTTCCGCCGTGGTCTTGACGACCTCATAGCGGGGGAGGATGAAGCCGGCCTTTTTGAGGGCGGCGAACTCGGCGCTTTTGCTCGGGAGGGGGCCGGAATCGGGAACCATCTGGAACATGACCACGGTCAGGTGCTTGCAGCCGTCGGCATCCGATTGGCGCTTCATTGTCCCATTGGCCGTGTTCCGGGGATTGGACTGCCCAGGGAAGTACACATCGAAGTCATCGTGGGTGCAGATAACCTCGCCCCGGCAGAACCCCGTGAAGCTGGGAAACACCTTGACCACGCCCTGCATGAGCTTGGCGTTGACAGTGATGTCCTCACCCGTCTCTCCATCCCCACGGGTGACCGCCTGGACGAACTGTCCGTTTTCATAGCGGAAAGAGCAAGATGCTCCGTCCAGCTTGTCCATGACGATCAGGGGCTGGCCCCCTCGGTGTCCGCAGTCCTTCGCCCAACGGCGGAATTCTGGGACTTCCTGGGCCTTGTTGAGTGAGCCCATTGGGATGCCGTGCTTGGTCTTCTGCCAGCCTGAGCTGACACTGGCTCCGATCTTGTTGAGCTGGGGATGGCTGGGGCTAATACGCCTCAGACCTTCGGTCAGCCCGTCGTAGTGGGCATCCGACATGAGGGGGTTGCCCCCGCCGTAGTAGGCGGAGTCCGCCCGGGACAGCAGATCAGCGACCTGAGCAGCGACCTGAGGCAACTCAGGATGGTTGGGAGGGGCTCCCAGCACAAGAGTTTCGAGCTGGGCATAGTCCCCCTGGGAGAGCAGGCTGGAGACTTGTTGGAGCATCATGGATTTCTCCCTTATCGGAATTTGGGTACACCCCCCGATTACTCGTCGGGGAGGGGGTGTTACCGGGGGGTTTGCTCTTTCTGGGCCTGGACCAGGGTTTGTGCCGCCTCCTTGTACAGACGGGAGGCCTCTTCGAGGTTTCCGGCTGCTTCGGCCTTGGCGGCCTTCTCCATCAACCTGGCGGCTTCAAGGTTGCCCTTCGACGTAATCTTGCCCATAGCACCCTCCAGGGATCCCTGTTTGGGAACAGAAGTCTCCCTACTTGAGTCCTTCGTACCCCTTTCCACCACCTATCGACGGAAGGCGGCGAACACAGCGACCGTGGAAAAGATGAGGAAGTCGTACAGGAAATGAACCACCACGGCAGAAATCAAACCGTATGTTACCACCATCCAGAAGAAGAACATCCCCAGGAACCAGGAGTTGATCCTGCCGAACAACCCTTGATACTTGTGGCCGTCCTGGTAGGTGGCATTGCTCATTAGGATACCGGCACCAACAGTCCAGGAATACGGGTGGAATAGGTACCCCTCCAGGAATCCTAACGTCATCCAGTTCGCCAGAGGCCCGGCGATGGCTTCGTACAGGAACTGGTAGTCCAGGCCGAACACGAGGCACACCCCAGCAAACAGGCCGAGGGCGAGGCCAGCGATTTTGTGGGCCCTCTCTCCAACAAGTAGCAAGATGACGGCGATGCCTACGAAGAACCACATCAAGCCGATCCAGATGTAGAGGAGTACGAGAGACCCGGCAATTCCCAGAAGCCAACGGCACCAACGGTAGTACACCTCTTCGGTGACCCCTGCCCGCAGGGACACCAGGAATCCTTCTTGCAAGATCGCCCCGGCAGAAAGGCGACCACCCAACCTTTTGGCTAGGAGCCGTTCCAGGGATGTCTGCCGCCGGCTGAGGAGCCGGGACACCACGTTGGTCCCGATGCCCCAGGCGAACAGCCCCAGGGCAGCCAGAAGCCAGTCCACCAACTCGCCACGGGCGACCCAGAACATGGGGTCATACAGGTCGAAGGGGATCACGTCGGGCCACAGGGCCTCAATAATGAATACGAGGCCACAGACCACTACGATCCGAAAGATCCAGTCGGCCCATGTACGGTTTTCCTTGTTCAGGCGTTGGAAGAGTCGCTTCACGTGGATTCGATTCATGGTGGGGTTCACCTCCTGGTGTGCTGCTACCCGAGACTATCCGGGGGTTACCACCCTCTCGGACTCAGGGGTTCAGATCCCCCGGCAGGAGGGGGATCGGGCCGTCGTAAGGGCGGACATCCTTGTGGTAAGCGCAGAGGAGAGGAGTGTCCACCTGCAAAGGTCCCCACCCGCAGGGAAGGCAACGGTGGACGCTGCCACTCGGGAGCATGATGGCGTCGTTGACGCTGGTAGACCGCTGCTGGGGGCCGTCGGGCAGCTCGACCACCTCAGAGTTGATTGTCCAAGACATTCCGGTGTGGTTGGTCAACTCAAAAACCCTCCACACCTCGTCCGTCTTGACCTCGATGGTGCCAACGTGCTTGTAGTCGGCAGGGAACTGGAAACCCTCCCAAGCGCTTCGGCCGTGCTCGTCCTTCGCCTGGCAGTGGTACACCTTCACCTTCATGTCGTTCCTCACGATCAACGGGCGGGGGATAGCCCCCACAGAGCCAGCTCTTCGGCCTCGTTCTCGGTCCACCATCGGTGGAACTCTTCCTTCTGCTGATCTTCGATCTCCCTCTCCAGGTCATCGGGGACCTTGCCGGCACCGTACACCCACTGCTCGGGACTGGCCGGTACGTGACCCATGGCGGCGCAGATGGCGAACTCAAACCGGGGCGGTTTGCTCCGACCCAGGGCGGTTTGAATCACGTAGTATTCGTGGCGAAGCCGGCGGTATTCGGTCCGGATCTTGATGTGGCTCATGGTGTCCTCCGTCGTCCGCATCGCCTACTTGCAGCTCCCTTGCCGTTACCCAGAATCGACATCCTTTTCAGGGTGACGGTGCCAACCACATCGGAAAAGTTTTTCTGGGGTGGTGGTTGCCAATTTGTCGGCGGCCGAGGTAACGCTGGCCTCGGGGCAAGTAGGTGAGGCGAACGTATGAATCTGACGCTTGCACGACAGAAGCGGGGTTCCTTTGAACGCCCCTAGCAGGGTAACTCGGTATCCCTAGCGAGTAGTTCTGGCCAAACCTAAAAGAGGTTAGCATGTCACGTTACAACGCCCACATTCCCCTGAACCGGAATGACCTGGAAGTGCTGTCCTGGTATGCCGCTTGGACCCCCGAGATCCACCAGGCCGACTGGCCGTCCCGTCGGCAATGGCAGCCGGGGTTCCGCTACATGGAAGATCTCTCCAATCCGGGATGGGCCGGCCACAAGAACTCGATCGAGAACTCTGAGGCCCTGGCTTCGGCTGGCCCCGTGCTGAATGGTGAGTCCCCTACGGGCAAACGAGTCATCGCCAGGAGCTACGTACTGCCTAAGCTCCTGGCCTACGGTCTTGTTGAGGGATGCCTGTCTCGTGCCTGTCGCCTCACCGCTCGGGGTCGTGCCGCCCTGCTTTTTCACGGGTGGCCCTGCCCGGACGTGTTCGAGAGCCACTGCCCGGAGATCTTCGACGCCCATTCGTTGAAGCCGATCAAGGGGATCAACGTCCACATCGACATCCAGGATGAAACCATGGGCCGCATCGGGCCGGAGTACAAGATCGAGCACGGGAGGCCCCTGCCCGACAACAAGACCACCTGGGGCATCATGCTGACCGAATACCAGGAAGATGGGTATCGGGGAAGAGGGACTCTCACCGGGTCCACCGCAGGGCTTCGGGTGACCACCGGCAACGGTATGTACTTGAACGGTTCTTTGCGAGAGCACCGTCAGGTCCTCTCCCTGACCGTAAGCGATGCTTACGAGCGGCAGGTGCTGGATGTGGCCCTGAGCTTTGAGCAACTGGCGGACCTCCTGGTCTCCCAGGGTGATGTTCCCGTCACCCTCAACTACTTCGTCGGCAAGGACGGGATGGCCTACAGCCGCCCCGCCCCGCCCCCGGTGTCGGTGTCCCGTCGGATGCAAGAACGGATCTCCCGAGGGACCCAGGACCTGTTGAACCGGATCGCCCGGATCCGGACGGCGGTCGACGGCAAGATGGGCAAGAAGCTCCAGTCCGAAGTCACGGGGCTCCTGGATCTCGTCGAACGGGATGCGAAGGGGCTCGGGTCTTTCTCTGCTGAGCAGGCCATGGAAGAGATGTCCGCCTTGGCCGAGTCCTTGATGACGGTAGTGGCCGACAGGGCTTCCTTCACGGGCGGCGACGCCCCGGGACTGCTTCTGAGGTCCCCCGAGAATCCCAGGCCGGTCACCACCCCCCTTCTGATCGAAGGGGAGGTTATCGAGGACTGAGCTGTTCCGAGCTGCAATGGTGGCGACCGAACAAGAGGCCACGTTTGATGATCGGATTCACTCCGCCTATCTATGAGGAAGTCATCCCGGGGGTTAGGATGGCCGTGTTCACGGTCTCGGATACCCCTGGAAGTCAGTACGTCTACCGGAACAGGGATATCCAGTGGTTCCGGGAGTTGCTGTCCCTGTACGCTGACAACCCGAGACTGTCTCCCCTTCGGGGAGATGTGCATGTCACCAACTACCACGGGCTAGGGCCTCTCCGGGAGCACATGAGGTCCGTTGAATCCCTAGCCCGTTGGTGGATCGGCCAAAAAGACGTGTACCCTTTCAGTTCTACGGGAGAAGGGGCCCTTATCCGAGTGGCCAAGAAGCGGCGCACATGGAGGATGCCGGGAGATCTGTTCGTGTTCGTGATGATCCTGGGATCGTCGTTGGCGACCGGAAAGTGGGGGTACAAGCCCTGCCCTCTCTACTCGTACTGGTATCACGGGTTCCCCAGGAAGAACCGGAGGCGCCGCAAGTGGGAAGTGCGGCAGAGAGAGGAATGGGCCTACAAGGGGTGGGCCGCTCGTTTGGGCCGTGAGCCTCCTTGGCCCTACGAAACGGATCTCTACCGCAACGTGTACTCTCCCCTCACCGAGGAACACCGACAGTTCCGGCTGTTGTTGGAGAATGAAGTATGAGGCTCTGGTCTGTACACCCTGAAAACCTAGACAAAGCAGGACTCGGCGCCGCCTGGCGTGAGGGGCTGCTTGCCCAGAATGTGCTGTCCCGACTGGCTGCGGGGGAGCAAAGGGTGGGTTACCAAAACCACTCCCAGCTCGAACGGTTCAAGCGTCTTCCAGATCCTTTGCAGGGAATCTGTGACTGGCTCTGGGGGGTTCAGCGGGAGGCGGCGGGGCGAGGCTACAAGTACAACCCCAGTCTGATCGTGAGGCCCCCACAAGGCATTCGGATGAAGGTCACCCAGGGGCAACTCAGCTACGAATTGGGCTGGCTGAGAAGGAAGCTGGAAAAGCGGGACCCTGGCCGAATCCCATCGCTAGTCAGTACCCCTCACCCGATGTTCGATTTGGTCGAAGGGGTAGTGGCCTCTTGGGAGAAGGTGTCCTCTGAGAGGGACAAGGATCCGGTGAGGGGTGCTGACTAGTCGAGGAAATTCTCGGCCTCCCTCCACCGGATCTCCGTGCAGCCGTCCTCCTTGAGGTGGTGGAGGGGCAGGATGCCATCCACCCGGCTCCCCGGCTTAGCGATCTGGCAGTGGGCGATGATCCCCTTCACGTTGGTCACCGGGTCCCCCGCCCCCAACCCACCAACCCGAAACGTCCTCCAATCCTCACAAGCCGTCAGCTCGATTCCTCGCAGCTCACAGTACCAGGGCAGGAACAGCTTCAGAGCTTCCCTCTGCTCCGGAGTCATCGACCAGCACTTCACCGTACCGTACTTCCTCTTCAGCGGGGGGACGCCGTCGTCCTTTCGGCCAATTGCCATCTGGAGAGTCAGCTTCTCCTGACCCGGGGCTGGCGTGACGTTCCAGGAGAAGGGCCCGGCGATGTCGAGGCTGTCCGACTGCGAGTTGTGGTGGACGCAGTGGATGCCGTGGCGAAGACCCGGATCGAAGTGCTGGTAGATGGACCCATCCGTATCCATCGTGAACGTGGTCGAGCACCCTTTGGCATCGAGTACCCTCTCCGTAGCATGGGCCAGAGACTTCTCGGACTTCATCTTCCTCTCCGCCCCACGGTGGAGGACCATCTGAATGGGCTGGCCCACTCGATTGCCGGTGTCATTCTTCTGGGAGGGGGCACCGTCGGGCTCCAGGTAGTTGATGACAGTGACCCCTGGAGGGGGCTGGAAAAAAACTCCGTTGATGATGACGCACCCCTTCGAGGTTTTGTCGCCATGCTTGACCTCGGCATGGTCATCAACCGGAGAATTGGCATTCTTGCGTGCCCACGCCTTCCACAGCTTGATGGACTTGGGCCCGAACCAGCCGTCCACCTCAGCACCGATCTTGGTCTGAAGGGGTTTGACCTCATCGGGTTCCCAGGAGCTGAGTCCGAGGTCGGAGAGGGAGAGGTTTGCCTGGGTGGCATACTTCTTGGAGTAGAGAGCCGACTGGGTCATAATGGAGCCTCCGCACATGTGGTTGCGGAGGCACTCTACCGGGTCCTACTGCATGGCGTCCGTGCGGCGGGATTCCAGCCGGGCGAGTTGCCATAGCTGAGCTTGCCAGGCTTTCCGCCATCGGCGGAGCCGTTGATAGTGCCTGGTTTCGTCGAAGCAACGCTCCGCCAGCATCATGGACTTCCGGTCCAGTTCCTTACGCCCAATCTGGAGAGCCCTGTTGCTGCTGATATGGGCCAGGTCCACCCCGTACTTGGTTTCGATCTCGGCCTGCCGTTTTTTGGGGAGTTTGCGGAGCTGCCGGCGGTAGCCCTTCGAGATGGATCCCCGAGCCGCACGGGCCTGACCGACCACCCACGCCTTCTCGTCGCTGTACCCGCAGATCTGTTTGGCGACCTCCATCTGCTCCGACATGAAGGACAGGTAGGCTCTGACCGACTGGTGAGGGTTCTTCCGGTCAATTCCGTATCTCCCCTCCCACCAAGGCCACATCTGAACGAACCCGATGGCCTTCGGCTTCCCTTTGCGGGAGAATTTGTGATCTCCCTCTGCCCCAGATTGAAGGCCACTTTCGAGGCACCCCGTCGCAAGGATGATCCCCCGCATGGAGTCAGGAAGAGGGAAATCTTCCTCGATCCGCAGAAGCTCCAGCAGGACGTGGTAGGGAAGCCGCAGAGAGGGTCTCCCTCGTTCGCACTGGAGGGCCTGATCCAGAATGGCGGCCTCCAGAGGGGTCACCGATAGGACCTCAGGTTCCCCCAGCTCCATCGTTCTTTGGGAGGGGGGGTTCTCGTTGCTGATCTCAGCAACGCAGAGGCCGAGATCCAAGTCGGCCTCTGCGGTCGAGTATGCCGGAATCTCAGGAGTCCCCACCTCCGGGGGTGGTGGCGTGATCTCCGTCGCTGGGTTCTGGCAACCGATCAGCGTCAGCAGAATCAGGGTCGTGAGCATCTTCCGCATGAACATCTTCCTCCACTGAGTCGAAGACCTGACTGAAACCCTCCCAGAGAACGCCAACGTGCGGCTTCCGCAGCATGTCCACAGGGTCCTCTTCAGGATAGGCTTTCAGAACCTTCGCCGCCATCCCGGCCTTGAAGGCCCAGATCAGGTGGCGCTCGGTCAACAGCCAAGCCAGGACTCGTTTTTGCACCCCTTTTCGGGGTTCTCCGTTGGCCTCATAGTGGGCCAGTGTCTTGTTCAGCAGCTCTTCCGGCTGGTAGAGCCGTCCTGTATACAGCTCTGGGAACAGAGGTGTCCAGTTCCCTTCCTGGTAGTCCGAGGCCAAGTAGTTGGCTCCGTGGGCCAGCCAGTACACGTATTCGGGCTCGGGGAGGAGCTGGTCGAGGTTCGGCACCTGAGAGGGCTGGTAGCCTCCCTGGCGCCTCTTCGCCTCCAGCTTGGCCCTGACCTCCCGGCGTCGGTGAGTGTCCCTGAGAGCCCTTTCCTGACGCTTCTTGGTGGCATTCCTCTGCTTGTTCTTCGCCATCAACTCACCTTTCCCTTGACGGCCGCCCAGATGGCATCGTGAGTTTCGTCACGAGACCCCGAGGCGTTGATGACCAGCCGGAGGCAGCCGTCGGCCACCAGCCCCCCCAGGGGATCGTGGTCCGGGGCGGTCCCAGCGAGTGTTGGCCAGTTCTCTGCCCGCATGGTGTTGTCGGGGTCCACCAGTCTAAGATAGCGCTGGCGGTTCCTCTCCAGGATGTCGATCCTCTCGTAGACCTCTTTGTCAGACCCCCTCTTGCCAACCCGATCGAGACCTTCCTGGGGGTTGATGTCCAGATAGACGACCACGTTGGGTTTTGTCAACATCTGGCGGTGGATGTCGATGAGCCACCCCAGCGGCCAGTTCTCCTGCTGGTACACCAGTGTGGACAGGAACGACCGAACCGATACCACGGGGCGGCCCAGAGCCAAAGCGGGGGCCACGATAGCTTCCTGGAGAGCCATGCGGTCCGCCAAAAACAGGGGAGCGTGGCTAGCCTGGTACTCTCCCGATCGCAGCAATTCACGCAGCAGACGACCATGGGGTAGCTCTTCGCAGGGCTCCGCTACCCGAAGGGGGTCCAACCCGGCTTCGATGAGACGGGAGACCAGCATGTCAGCCTGGGTGTCCTTGCCGGACCCGTCAATCCCTTCCACGACTATCAGGGGGGCTTTGTTCACGCTTTACCTCTTTGAGTGGTCTATCTTGAGGGTTTTCAGCTCAGAACCTGCATGATACCCTCGTGGATCATCTCACGGCCGCCCCGCCATGGTCTTGTCCTTCCACCAGCGGACCGCCTCTCCGAGCTTGGACTCGAACTCAATGGGAGTCAAGCCGGTTGGGGTGCCCCCGGACAGGCCGTAGTGGTTCGATAGGAGGGTCCACGGCTGAATGGGCGGGACCTCGGAGGTGGGGGACGAGTTGACCGACACGATCTCCCATGTGGCGATGGTGTCCTCTCCGTCAGCCTCCAACACCTCCCGGTGGTACAGGACGATCTGGGCGCTCTTCGACGGCCCCTTGCTCCGGTTCTTGGCGACGGTGTACGTTCGGGGGTCTTCTCCCGGCCTCCGGGCTTCGTACCGGGTCTCCAGCTCGTCCCCGGGATCCAGGACGATGACCCCGCACCGGAATAGGTGGAGCTTGTCCTCAGGGACGGGGACTACGCAGATCCCGTTGTGGGGCAAGTGGGGGAACTTGGTCTCGGACCCCTGGTACCCGGGGCCGGCGTTGTCCAGGTTGTCCCCGGCGATAGCACACAGCTCTTCGTCGGAGCAGGTCCAGTGAGTGAACCGGGACTCAGGAGTCTGCCGTTTGGCGAAACCCACAGCGATGAGAGGAAGGTTGGCGATCATTTGATTACCCCTGTCGTCACCCATTTAGACCCCAGGGCTCGGCGCCGTGGGTCCGCTGGAGTCGGATCTCGAAGTCGTATCGATCAGGGTCAGATTCCTCGGTTTTTTTCAACCCAGGAGGGCTCCGATGTCGATACCCTCTTCCTTCTCTTGAACGACCTCACCTCGGGAGATGGCGAGCGCCATATCGAAGCGGACCTTGAAGTCGTCGTAGATGCGGCGGGCTCGGATCTTGTCCTTCCGATCTCCCTTCAGCAGGCGCAGGAGGTAGCCAGGGTGGTAGGCCACCACCACCGGGATGCCCTCACCCGTCATGTGAGTCTGGAGGTTAGGGACCTCCTGGAGGCCCTGGACAGGGCCGTAGTGCCCGGTGCAAGACTGGGCTGCCGGACGGCCCAGGGTGACTACCACCTTGGGCTGGATGGCCTGGAGCTGGGCAGCGAGGTGCTGCCGACAGGCAGTGACCTCCTTGGTCTCGGGATCCCGGTTGTCGGGGGTCCGGCACTTGACTACGTTGGTGAGAAACACCTCACTCCGCTTGATCCCCGCATCCTTCAGGAGTCGGGTCAGAAGCTGCCCTGCGGGACCCACGAAAGGCTGGCCACTGAGGTCTTCCTCATTGCCGGGGCCCTCCCCAATGAGGACAATGCTGGCAGTTGAGGGGCCGTTCCCGGGAACGGGAAGGTGTCGCCTCTTGCATAGTTCGCAGGCTTCGCAGTCGGCAACGGTCTTGGCGATGGTTTCCAGGCTCATGGGTCCTCGCAGAAGAAGTCATCGGGGTTGAGGCCCAGCGTCTGGGCCAAGAGGAGCAGCGCCCGCACGGTTACGAGTTGCTGCATCTCCTGTCGGGAGAGGGATGTGAGGCTATGCCCGCACACATCTGCTGTTGCGGTCTCCTGGTGGATAAAAAAAGCAGAGTTGATCCGGGTGTTCCATAGGCGAACCACGCAAATGTGGGCGTGAGGGCTCGTGACGCCCTGATCGGGATCGGGTTCGGCGTACCCCGTGGTGGCGACGGCGATGTCCGCCTTGAACAGGCGGAGGCACCCTTCGGCCATCTCCAGAGCCACTCTTGGTGCCACGCAGTTGAAGGCAGCGGCGTGCTCCCGGTCCACCCCCAGAAGAGCCACCTTCTGATCGATATTGTAGGCGCACACCCCACCCACGAACGAATGGGAGGCCCCTGAGACAGAGCCCAGAGCCGCCTGGATGTTCCCTGCGGTCAGGGATTCTGCCGTGGCGATCGTGAACCCCTTGCTCCTTGCTTCGTTTTCGATGGCCTTCACCAGGCTCTGGATGTCTACGTCCATGGGGTCTCTACCCTCCCGCTCAGAATCGTTACCCTTCGAGGCTTGGGCCGCAAACCCACATGTGCCAGGTTTCACCATCTCGCAGTCCGGTCAACCTGGAAAAAGGGGCGTTGTCCGGAAAGTATCCCTTGGGGAGCCCGAGGCAATCCTCCACCACTGTAGTCAGCTCTCCCGCACTCCTTCCTTCGTCGTCCAGGAACAGGGCTTTGCAGAGCATGACCCTTTCCCCAGAGATTGTGGTTGGGCGGAAGCACACGGAATCGACCTCCATGCCAGCTTCCGTCAGCGCATCGTATACCTGGTCCGCAGTCCGACGGCGGTTCTCGTTCTCGTCCTCGATCATGTTGTGGATCAGGAGGGGGAGAGACAGCCTCGGGGGGCTCCTGTTTACTGCATGGAGGCCGAACTCGGTCACTTTCCAGGTGGAGTGCCACGCCTGGGGGACGCTTTCTAGCATCCCCGCCGACTCCAACTCTTCAATCAAGGGAAGCACCTTTTCGTCTTCGGGGCCTCCCCGCAGCTCGAAGGTCCCCGGGTTCTTACGGATCAGATCGAGGGCGGCTTCCGAAACCTGGAATGTGATGGTCACCTGCCGACGGCTTGGATTGAACTCTCTTTTCATCGGGTATCTGTCCCTCTTTCTACTGGGGAGGGGCTTTTTCCGCCCCGTGTATCTACCGGGGTTACCCGAAATGCCTGGGTCCGTTACCAGGACGGTAGCGTCCCTATGCCCCTCCTGGAGTGCAAGCCTTAGCCTGGAGGTCACCCCGATGAGCAGTCTTTTCCGCCACCTTCGGAGTCCCGGAACCCTGAAAAGCCGACCCGCCCCTCTAGCCACCCCCACCCTCCCAGCTCCCCCGGTGAAACCCCAACGCTTGGCTTCCGTGTTCATCGCCACACACCACCGCCCAGAGCTGCTCAAGTTGTCCCTGGGGCAGTTTGCCCGAATGCCTGTCCCTCCGGGGTGGGCTGTGGAAATCCTGGTGTCCGGGGTCCCTGGAGACCCAGGGAAAGCAGTGGCTCTCCAGTTCCCGGGAGTTCAATACCTGGATAGCCCGACTGAGGTGGTCACCGACAAGATGAACCTTTGCCTCCAGGCAGCTCAGGGGGAACTGGCGATCCTAGGGGATGATGATGACATCCAACCCATGAACCGGATCTCGGAGTCTATCCGGGCCTTTGAAGAAGGGTTCGACTGGTCGGGGTCTGGGGATCTATGGTTCTACCACCCCGAGCCGGACCGCATGGTGTTCTGGTCAGGGCGGTCTTCCCGAGGGCTTGTGGGGACCAGCATGTCGTACAGCATCACCATGCTCAGGCAGGCTGGGGGATGGCCCCGGAGGTCCAAGGGCAAAGACGGGGCATTGGCGTACCGGATGACCTCGTTGGGGGCCAAGTTCAAGGATATCTCCCTCACCGTCGGCCAGAGCCTGGTGGGAGTCCAGCACGGGAAGAACATCTGGCGAAGGCCCCCACTCGCCAAGGGGGCCAAAGAGACCCAGGGGAGGTTCCAGTTGGAGGGCCGGGGGACATTGGAAGAGTTGCAGGGGCAGCTCGACCCAACTGTGGTCTCAGCTTTGAAAGCGTTTCGCCAGACCCGGGCGGGGATCCCCCGAAATCAGAAGTCCCCAGACCTTCTTTGCACCGCTTCGATGGCCTCAATCCCTGGCCGAGAGGACCTGCTGAGGCAAGCTGTCCAGTCTCTCCTCCCCCAGGTGGACCACCTGAATGTCTATCTGAACGAGTATCCCGAGGTGCCCACCTTCTTGCAGGGCCACCCTCAGATCACGGTGGCCCGGAGCCAGGATCACGGAAACAGGGGGGACGCCGGCAAGTTCTTTTGGTCGGCTGGCATCGAGGGATACCACTTCACCTGCGATGACGACATCGTGTACCCCCCGGACTACGTCACCCGAGCGGTGAAGGCCGTTGAGCACTTCGGGCGTAGGGCGGTGCTCAGTTTCCACGGGACCATCCTCAGGGACAATCCGAAGGTCTACTACGAAGACCGGAAGGTCACCTACCACTGCCTCAGGCATGTCCCCCGAGACCATGCCGTGCATGTGGCGGGGACCGGGGTCATGGTCTACCACGCCAGCACGATCAAGGTGTCCCCAGACCTGTTCCGCCACCCCAACATGGCCGACATGTGGATGGCGAAGCACTGCCAGGAGTGCAGTATCCCTCAGGTTGTCGTTAACCACCCCGAAGGATGGATCAAAACTCACAGGGTGGTGGACACCATCTACTCCCGGTCTGCACGGTTGAAGGATGGATCGTTCATGGATTCGTCCGCCGTTCAGAATCAGGTCGTCCGGGAAATTCCCTGGGTCCTGTTCCCGATCCCCCTTCCTCCCGCTGCCCGTTCAGGGGAGAAGAAGGTGGTTGTCACAGTGTTCACGTACAACCGGCCCCACCAACTTCGTACCTTGCTCCAGGAGCTAAGGCTGGAAGCCCAGATGCCGGGGTTCAACGTGTCGGTACGGGTGTTCGACGATGCCTCTGACATGGACAACTCGGAGGCCGAGAGAATCGCATCCTCGGAGGGATGGGAGTACCACAAGGCCTCTCAGAACCATGGTAAGAAGAAATTCTGGGAGTGGTACACCACTGCTCTACAAGGTCTCCGCAACACCCCCGCCGACTACTACGTGTTCCTGCCCGACGACGTGAGGTTGTGCTGCGGGTTCGTCAGCAGAGCCGTTCAGTCTTGGGAGGGCATTCGGGACCCCCGCAAAGCCACCTTGAACCTCATGGTGAATGAAGGCCGCCAGCACAAGGCGAACTGGACAGGGGTTCTCCCTTCCCGAAACGGCCGGGTATGGCACACCGGATGGGTGGATGGGTTGTTCATCTGCACTCGCAATACCCTGGAGGTGTTGGAGTTCCGCATCACCCCCCAGAACAGGCCCTGGGAAACCCAGCCCCTCTTGGGGTCTGGGGTGGGGGCGGACATGAGCCGCAGGCTGCACCGGAAAGGGCACACGCTCTATCGGGTGGACCGCTCTCTGGTGGTCTCCTACCCCTTCAGCACGTCCAAGATGAACCCACAAGCCCGCAAGCAAGTCCCCCTGAAGACTATCCAGTACATCGACGAGCCCCAGATCTCCGGTCAACGCCAGGTCGCTCGGGTAAGGGGTAGTCGGGACTACCTGATCGAGGTCATCCCTGGGGATCACGTCGGGCGTGCGTTGTCAACAGGAAAATTCTATGAGGGGGAAATGCTGGCGGCAATCCGCCAGATGGGAGTCAAGGGGGTCTACGTGGACGTGGGGGCCTTTGTCGGCAGCCACACTACGTTCTTCGCCGGAGAGTGCCCCTCTTCGCACGTCATCGCCATCGAGCCCCAGGAGGTGGCCTACAGCCGATTGGTGGAGACCATCCGCCAGAATCGGCTGAACGCCACTGCCATCCACGGTGCCATCCACGACGAATGGGCTAGGTGCTCCATCCAGAAACCCCCCTTGGGGAACTACGGCATGGCGAAGGTGGTGGAAGGGGGGAGGATCCCCTGCTACGACCTGGACTCTCTTCTGGAGGGTCAGGAGATAGGGCTCATCAAGATTGATGTGGAGGGGAAAGAGATCAGTGTCCTGAAGAGTGCCCACCAGACCATCGAGAGGTTCCGCCCCGTCATCATCACAGAGGCTCAGACGGAAGATGACCTCCGTTTGCTCAAAGAGGCACTTCCGGGATATGCCCCATCCAAGTCCTACAACTCCACCCCCACGTACATCTGGACCCCGAGCTGACCTTAGCCCCCAGAAGCGCAGCTCATCTTGTGGTGCCGGGTGACGGTTCCACATTCCTTGCAAGGAGCCATCTCCTGGACGTCGGGACACCCCAGATCAGGGTAGTACGTCCTTCTCTCTTCGGGGTACCAGTGCCTGTTGGGGGTCCTCAGGATGCCTCCAGCGGGCTTTGCTGCTTGCCTCCCCAGCATCCTCAGAGCCTTCCTGACGTGCTTGTCATGGAACCCCCCCGTGCTGCTGGCCGTCCTAAGGTGGACAGCCCTCAGCCTCCCAAAGTCGGAGTGATCGTCTAGGATGATGAACGGAGTTTCCAGCATCTCGGCCCGGGGCAGATGCGTCAGAAGCCACTGCTCGATCTCCATCCCTCGTTGGATGTGGCCCGTCTGATCAGGGGTGTAGTCGAACCCCCCCCAGAGAATTCCTGTGACGGAGATGACCCTCTGGGGCTGCCGGAGGCCCCTCTGAGACAGAAGGTTCCTCAACTCCTCCAGAGTAAAGGACTTCCGCCACGTCGAGGACACAACGATCCGGGCACATGTCCGCTCGGCCAGGTCGTTGAGGTGTTTGACGTTCCTGGGATCGATGTCCGTCAGACCCTGCAAGTTGCAGTAGACATCCCGCACATTCCCGTTACGGGGCCGGCCGGCCAATTGCCACTGGTAGTAGGCCTCATCGCACTGCCGAGAGAGAGGCTTCCGAAAGGAAGACTTCCAGAACCGACGATTGTTCAGGACGCCGTCAATGTCCAGGAACAGGATGGGATCAGGTTGCATTGGGTTTCCTTAGACTAGCCCTAGTTCGATAGCCTTCTCTTCGGGGATGGCGATGGTGCCAGTTTCCCCGATTTCCGAGTCCTCGTCCAGGGAGGACTCTTCGGGATCGATGAGTTTGTAAAGGACCCACCCCTCCACATCCCCATCGGTCACTAGCATGGCATTGTCCCGGTGCTCCAAAATTTCAACATCAATCTCCGCCAGCATCCTTGGTTTCCTCCTTGATGGCATCCCAGATCAGGTCGTCCGACCCTTTGAACTCGAACTCCAGATCTGTGTCCTCGCCTTCAATACCCACCAAAATAGCTGCGGCGATCCCTGCTAGTGTCAAAATAGCATCGGTGACGAACGCATGGACCTCCCGGAAGTCCAAAGTAGTCCGCTTGCGGACGGTGAGAGCGTGCCGGATGTCTTTTCTGGGCTGCTGCATCAATCGCAGTTGGGCAGCATTCCCTTCAATGCGGGCCTCCAGAGTGAACTGCCAAACTCTGGCAGCGATGGTCTCTACGCCCAAAAGCTCCCGACGAGACACTTCTGCTCCGGGGAGCTTTTCTTCCAGCAGCATCTCCACAGAGTCTGCGTCAATGGTGACAGGCCGATTGGTCATCAACCCTCGGGTTCCGGGAGCCCCCGCATTCGAGGGCGGGGGCTCCCGGGGTTGGTTACCCCAGATTCACGATGATGCCGTCGTTGCTCACGACGACCGTGAACTCGTCTCCCGGATTCCAGGTGTACCCGTTGTCCGTGTCGGGGTAGAAGGCGATCCGGCCGGAGCCCTGCCAGATCGTGTACTCCTTGCCTCCGTTGTCCTGGAACGACACCAGGGCGTGGGGGCGGCCGAGATCATCGTCGAATGCCACGTAGACCTTCGTGTTGCCGTCGATGATGTGGCCAAGGGAGCAGTAGGCGTCCACCACCTTACGAGGGAGGTAGAGACGGTTGTCCGAGCCCACCTTGACCGTCGGAAGCCCGATGCTCACGCTGGCAGGGGTCCGGGGGGCCGGAGGCTGAGCAGGCCACGGGCTGGCATCCCGGTTCGCCACATCGCTCTGGGTCTGGCCGGGGACCGGGACGTAGACCTCGAAGTCGTGGGCCAGTGCCGAGGCGGCATCCGGGCCGTACACGAACACGTCTCTGTTGGCCGGGGTCCGGTCGGGGAACAGTCCCTGAGTCTGGCGGTAGACCTGGACGGGCATGGCGCCGAGTCCGTTGCCGTCGTCGTACAGACCGAGGTTCCCCTGGAAGTAGTTGTCCCGGATGTACTCCCCCACCTGGGAGACTGCGAACCGGAGGTTCGGGTTGACCATGCGGAGGAACCGAGCGACTTCACCGGACGAGAAGCACTCGTTGTTGGCGATGAGGTGGCGGCACACGTTCACGGAGGCGTCACGCCAGCTATCCCCACCTTCCTTGACAGCCTCGTCCACCGTCCGGAAATCGGAGACGGTCGGGACGGAGTCCGCCGGGCTCGGGGCGAGCGGCTGGCTGGGCTGTCCGGTGGCGGAGGTCTGAGCAGCGGCGTTGGGATCGAAGTTCAACATGTTCACCTTCCTCTCTGGTGCTACCCGAGAAGCTGTTGCGGTTACCCGATACCGTGAAGATGCCGGAAGGCACCCAAATCCATACCTTGGAGCTGCTGGTAAGCGCTGACGATCTGCTCGACGGTCAAGGCTTCCCTCTCCACGAGATAGGCCAACACATCCGTGGCGTCGAAGGGATCCAGCTTATTGATGCGATCCCCGAAAGTCTGCTCCCTCATCACGCTGTTCTGGAGGAACAGCTCCACGAATCTCAGGATCTTACGCTCCCTCAGGTCCAGGTGACCTACCTCCCCGTAGGTGAGGTCAAAAGGGTCGTCGCCGTAACTACTGCCGGCATGGTAGAAGGGTTCAGTCACCCCCGCTAGACTCACCTGGTTCCAGTGGACGGCGTCAGATCTGAAAGTTCTCCGAGATACTCGGAACAAAAAGCCCGCCGCTACCGTAGGTGAGCCAATCAGACCGGAACCGTTCTTGCGGTAGAGAGGGTTAGAGAACCCTTTACAAATTTCGTAAGTACCCTCTCGGAGGGCGGCATAACCCTCATTGATGGCGTCTACCTGGGTGCTGCTGTCGTAGGCAGGGATGCGTTCCATAGCTACCACCCTAAAACCTTCGTTGTTCACAGGGGCTACTTACGTAGGCGAGGGTGTTACCCCAAAAACGACATTCCTTCGCCGGACGCCGGATCTGACCTCAGGTGAGCCAGTCGAACTCGACCACGTAGCGGATTCGCTGGTAGTCGGGGGAGAAGATGATGTGCTCATCGTTCTCTAGCCCGTGCCCGTTATCTCCACCGACCCCGAAGACCGAGTCGGACTGGACCTGGGCCCCGCCACACTGACAGGTCGTGGCCCCACCCCGGTTACCGTAGGAGCGGTAGGTGCCCTGCATGTTGTTCGGGCGGTGGCACTTGACACAGCTCTGGGGAGGGCTGCTCCAGGAGCCCGTCGAAGGCGCCCGGTAGGCATGCCCCATGATCATGTCCGTGACGAACATGAAACATCCCCGGTTCTGGACCCCGCCCCCACCCCCGCCGCTGTAGTAGCCTCGCCCCGTGTAGCCGTAGCTCTTCCGCCAGTCGGTGGCGAAGTAGATACCGTGTCCGAAATTGGCCCCGGTGATCTGGGCTCCCGGCAAGCTCTGAGGGAGCCGGAAATTAGTCCCCATGATGGGGGCGATGTTGACCGGGCGGGTGCCGTGGATGCTCAGGATGACGTTCGCCTGGGCGTACTCATCGGAGAGACCCGCCAGGTCGGTCCGGCGAGGTTGGAGATTGCCCCGGAGGGAGAACTTACCCTGGACACGGGCACCAACCCTTTGAACTTCCGCCAGGAAGCGGGCGTCTCGATCGGGACGTTCCACAGCAAACAGAGAACGGACCTTGGGAGACTTGGATCCCATGTAACCGTGCCGGTTGTTGCTCATGTGGACGAAAGCATCCCAGAGCCACTTCCCCTCGGTCCCGTTCGGATCGATCCAGCGGAGCTGAGCGTTCAGCAGGGAATCCGGATCGATGGACTGGACCGGAGTTGTCGTCGTGAAGTCCTCGGTCGTCAGAGCGGTCTCGAAGGCGTCGAGGTCCGCCTGGAGGGACAGGAGGTTGCCTGAGTTCAGGATGGCCTGCTCGTCGGTCCATCCCGTCCGGGGGATAGGACGGGGAACCAGACTGTTGACCGTGGTCGAGATGGTCCGCAGAGCGGAGTCCTTGACCTGGGCGGCCACCAGGGCATCGTTGTCCCGGAAGTTGGTGCCCACGGCGGCCAGTCGCTGAAGGGCCGCCGGGATGAGCTGGTCTCGAACCTTCGAGATGGCCCGCATGGTCGGAGTCACACCGCTGGCCTGGGACAGGGAGCGGGTGTACGTCTGGGTGCCGCCGACGAGGTCCCTGGCGAGTTGGACGACCTCGGGCTGCCACGACTTCAGAGACTTGACCACAGCGGGGGCGGCCGTCTTGACCGGCGTGGGAGCAGGCATGGCGACCCCGGACCCGTCTTTGACGGTCAGCACGTCGGGGAGCCCCTTCTCACGAGTTGCTAGGTCCTGGATGAGATAGCCGTCTTTGCCAGCCTTGGCACACCACAGGTCGATGCCCCCGATGCTCTTGCACTCCAGACGGGCCAGGTTCTTGTCTCGGACCTGCCCAGCGAACCAGGAACGGGCCTGGTCGAGGGTGGCCCCCACGGTGAACTGGAAATCCTGGTAGGCCCCCGTCCAGGAGCCGTGCTCCCAGCTCTTCCCCGGACGGGAACGACCCCACTCGAAGTAGGCGTGGTACTGGCCCGTCTTCTTGTCCCGCACCACCCCGGCGTGGTAGCCCTTGGCGTTGTTCGCTTCCCCGAACTGGTTGACGCACACCATGTCCACGAGCCCGATGTCGGGGTTGGGCATGGAACCGTTCAGGTACCCATTTTCGTCGATGGCGGGCTTTCCGACGTACTCGAAGTCGTCAGGAGAGCAGCCTGCGGGGAGCTGGCGCTTGCCCAACTTGTCGTTGGTCCCAGGTTTCTTGACGGCGATGGTCATATAGTAGGTCCTCACATTCAGTCTCAGAAAGGGCTACCCGATCTCAGCTCAGGGTTACCTGATCTTCTCGGGGGACTTCTGGGCCTTGAATAGCTCGAACCGGAGACGGGCACGGGCGTTCAGAATGGCGATGTTGATGAGGGAGAGGCCGATTCGGGCGTCCGGGTTGTCCATCTCCGCCACCAGCTTTCGGAGGGTGGCCTCGGCCAGGACCGCACATTCCTCAGCGGCCTGGAGATCCCCCGCATGGATATAGCGGTCGATCTCCGGGATTCCTACACGGTCTTCCAGGCGACTCTGGGCTTCGGTAGCCTGGGCAACCAGGATGGCGTCCCGCTCAATGTCCCCACGGGTCATGGTGTCCTCCGTTGTTCGTCCCCCTACTCACCAGGTGAGGAAGGTTATCCGTTCTGAGACCACCCTTGGGTTTCCTCGGAGGCTTCCGCCAGGGCTTCCTCAGCTTTGTCCACGAATTCCGCCCAGGTCTCCTGAGCGTACCCCTCGTAGCCGTCGCCATTGTCGTCGAAGTCCTTCGTGAACTCGTCATGGCCCCAGGAGAAGTCCTCGGGGCTGTCACCCTGCTCGGGCACGTACCCATTGAGGTCTTGGAACGGGGTGAGACGGGAGCCGAACGATCCGAAGTTGCTGATATGCACGCTCATGGGGTCCTCCGTTGTTCGCCTCACCTACTTGCCAGGGAACCCGTGTTACCTGCTTGTACCTTACGGAAGATTGAAGGGGGGTGGGGATTCCCCCACCCCCCTTCACCTTTCGCCTTAGTTCTCGTACTTGGCCTTCAGGGAGGCGAGTTGTTCTCGCTCCCTCTTCTCCGCAGCTTCCTTCTGGCGGGCATCCTCTTCGGCCTGACGGGCTTCCTCGGCCATCTTCTCGGCTTCCGCCTTGGCCTTGATGTCCGCCAAAACCTCCGACTGGTCGAGCCAGAGGTAGGAGGTGGGAAACCGGAAGTAGTGCCGGTCGTCCCCGCAACACCCCCGGCCGCAGGCGGGGGCCTCGGCCTGGATTTCGACCTCGTCGCTGTTGATCTCGATGGTCTTGATATGGGGGCGATATTGGAACAGGTCCTGCCACTCGGGATCGGCGGCGTACCGCTTCCAGAAATAGCTCTGGGCCAGGTTCTCCATCACGTCCTTGCTCTCCACCAGCAGGTGGATCAGGCTTTCGGATAGGTTGCTTTCGACGTACTTCTGGAGGGTTTGGTACACCTTGCCGTTGGCGTCCTCCCAGTAGGTGTCACCGTGATCATTCGTCTTCTTGGTCAGCCCTAGCATCACGCAGCCCTCCGATAGCAGTTGGAAGTCTTCCGCCCCAGGAGGGGCAGTTCCAGCCGGCCAGCGTCCGTGGCGAACGCCGTGGCCTCGTTGTTCAGGTCCGGCTCCCGCCAGAGGATAGTCCTGCCTTCCTTGGGGAGGCAGGCCATGAGATCGTCCTCGGAAGGAACAGCATACACGATAACCGTTCCTCGATGAGGGCCGTGAGCGTGGCACCACTCATCCATAGCGTGGATTGCCATCGCAGCACGTCTCCCTTCGGAGAGGTCAGTGCGGGTCACGAAGTAGAGACGGTTGGGAGCCATCTACGCTGCCTCCCCCTGCTTGGCCTGCTTCTCGGTCCACTCCTTGCGGAGACGGTCCTGGAGGTCAGCGGCAGTCCCGGACTGGACGGCCATGCGCCATTCCGTCATGTACTCCAAAGCGGTCCCCATAAGAGCCTTGCGGTCCACTCCGGAACCCTCGAAGTGCATGCCCACGAGTGCCACCACCCGAGACGAGGCTGGGAACGACCAATTGGACCAGCGGGTGTTCGGGCTCTCGGAAAGAGCCGGGTGACGACCCCGGAGGATGTGGTAGGCCAGCAGGTGTTCCCTGGCATCGGAACCCACCTCATTGGCCTCAGCCTTGAGGTGGTAGCGCTCCATGTGGGAAGTCTGCCGGGCTTCGTTGCGCTTCTGGCGGCCCTCGGCGGCGAGGGTCTTGATGGCGGTCTGGATCTTGGTCAGGTACGGCTTCATAGGGATTCTCCTTGTGGTTCGTTGTACCGTTTCTCGTCTCAGGAAAAGAGAAGCGGACGAACCGGAGGACCCCGGGGCCGTTGAACCTACTCGTGGCGGAAAGCGTAACTCATGTTTAGAACCTATCCACGTTGGTGGGACGTGTCAAGCCCCCCCTGTCACACTAAAGCTACCCTATTCTCGGAAATCGTTACCTACTCAGAATCGTTTTCCGCCACCACGAGGCCTCCTGCATAGCCCCGCTGGGCGTCCCCGTAAACCCGGTCGAGCCGGCCTTCATAGATGTCAGGACTCCCAGACAGGAACGCCTCAATGAACTCGGAAGTCGTGTGCCCGGCGATCCGAATCCAGACTTCTTCTCCCATCTGAATCGGGGCCATGACGGCCAAGCGCTGCTGGAGGGCGGCCTCCCGCAGCAACAGCCACTCCTGCTCGTCGATGCTGTGGCCAACCTTGCGGTGGAGGCGGGTGCCATAGAGTTCCACCCATTCCGCCCGCATAAACCGAGACTGCCATTTGAAGATGCCCCGCATAACCTCTTTCAGATCCTTGTTGGAGGACCTGGCGATCTGCTCAGCGGAAAACACCATCACGTCGTAGGAGGCCACCCCAGGACACTCGTCGCTGTAGGCAGCATGGGGGCAGTGGTCCGTGGCAGCGATCAGACGCAGACCCTCAGGGGGCTTGTCGCCCCCGCCGATGGCATCCCAAACCTGACCGAGGCTCGAAGCCTCCCAGAACTCTGCCGGGGGTCGTCCGTATCCGGGATCCCCCGGATAGTGGTGGTCCACGAAGTGGAGCGTTTCCTTGCCCGCCAGGGGGGAACACTCCACCCAGAGCTGCCCTTTCTCCACCTCGGGCCAGTCGGCTTGGTACATGTTGGAATAGGTGACGGGCTTGCCGTCCTTCTTCGCCCAGAGCACGTTCAGCCTCTTGCTAACGGCGAGTCGGGCGATGGCTTCCATCTCGGGGTCGATCACCCCCAAAACGAGGGTGGCAGGCTTGTCAGTAAGCATCCCGGTCTCTCTTCCAGCAGTTGAACCACCTTGTGACTCAACATAGGTGGTCTACCGTGTAGGCGGAAAGGGGGGGTACTGCTCAGAGGGTCTTGGCGGCGTTCACGTACTCCGCATCGGTGACCGAATCCTCCTCGATCCTTTGCCTCAAGGCGAGGAGGGAGGCCATCGGCTGAGGCTCGACGGGAATAGCGGCCACCATGTCGAATTCGGCGGCGAACTCCGACAGGGCATCCTGTTCCAGAACTTCGTGCTCGACCTCGGACATCACCCAGGCGTTGCCGGAGTTGGCCTCGGCGGCGACTCGGGTGCGGCCCTGGGCGTTGGTGATCTGCTCGTTGAGGCTCTTCTCCAGGTCGGAGAGCCCCTGCCCGTCCGGGTTGAACGTCAGCTCGGAAGCCATCTCCGAGAGCTTGGCCTGGGCGTTTGCCATTTCCGCCTGGGAGATCTTGCCCCTGACCGTTTCGATCTTCGTCATCGACTGCTTGACGAAGATGTCCCTCTGACGGGTGAGCTGCTGGAACTGCTCTTCGGCGGCCTGGAGCTGGCGCTCGTTCTCGGTGATGTTGGCCTGTACCATCTTGCGTTGGCCGGCGAGTTGGCCGGCAAGGGTGGCTTTGCCAGCCTTCATGAGGGCCTTGATTCGGATTACGAGTTGGGCTTCTTTGGCCCGATCGTCCTGAAGCTGAAGCTCCAGGCGGCGGCGGAAGGCATCCTGTTTCGCCAGATTCTGGTTGAACGTCGCCTGGTTCTTCTGAAACTCCTGGATGTGCGCATCCAGAAGGGCCTTCGGGTTCGACTTCTCGATCCCGCCGATGAACAGGCCGAGGAACCCTCGGATGAGTCGCATGATGCGTCGGAAGAAACTCATGGATGTTCTCTCCTTGTCCCTTTTCAGTGATGGGCCCTAGCCGGGGCCGGGATGGAAGCTCTACCCGACCCCGGGTGATCGTTACCTGGTTGGGGGTCTACCAGCCGTCGGAACCACCGAAGCTGCCACCGCCCCCGCCGAAGCTGCTGGAGCTGCCCCAGGAGCTACCCCCGCCGAAGCTGCTGGTGCTGCCCCAGGAGCTGCCTCCTCCGAAGCTGCTGGTGCTGCTGTGGTACCTGGACCGGCGGCGACGGTCCTCTTCTTCCTGCCGCCGCCGACGGTGCCGGGCCTCCTCCTCCCGGCGGCGCTCTTCCTCCCGGCGGAGGCGGGCTTGCTCTTCCTCGTACCTCTGCCGGGCGGTGCGAACCAGGCGGTCCCACCCCTTCTCCTGGGAATCGAGGGACAGCAGGAGAGCAGCGTAGTCCACCAGACCCCGGCCGACGAGGGGTGCCTGGTAGCTGAGGTTGGCAGTTCCCCCGAATTCCCGGATCTTGTGGGCCTTGCTGGACCGCAGGGACTCCATCTGGCTCAGCTTCTTCTCGAAGGCAGCCTTGCGGCGGTCGAGGGTCTTGCAGTGGGCGCTTGCATCGTTGAAAGAGGCCTTGGCCTTCTCCCAGGACCGCTGGGCGTCGGAGAACAGCCGGCAGGCGTCCAGGTGCCGGTTGGCGGCCACAGCCTCCTCGGCGGAGGTAAACTCGATGGAAGCCCCAGACTGGGCGATTTCACCGGCCTCGATGTTCCGGTTGGCTTGGAGCATGTCCGTGTGGACCTGACGGGCGGAAGACACCGCCAAGTTGGCGGCTCGGAAAGCCAGGGCTGCGTTTTGACGTGCGTCCTCAGCACCCTTGCGAGCAGCGGCGATGCCACGGACGGCGGCCTGAATCTCAGCCACCTGCCCCCGCACCTTGCGATACAGGGTCTCTACCCTGTCGGCTTGTACCTGAAGGGCCTTGATGTCCTTGCTGGAGGCGGCTGTCTGGAGCATCGCTTGGAAGCGGTCTTCAGCACTCATGGCGGTGTCGAGGGTGACCTTCGGATCGTTCTTCGGGTCCACCCTGGTGTCGATGTCCTCGTACTGCGTGACCCGGGACTTCTCCACTCTCTGGATGATCTCGGAGACTTCCTGGATGCGAGCCAGGATGGCGGTCTCCATCTCGGCCAGCTCTTCCAGCCGCTTCAGGTAGGCCAGAGGATCCGCCCAGCGGACGGAGTTGATCGTCTGGTAGAAGGCGGCATCGGACTCGTCGTCTCCGTAGAGGGGGTGGTCATCCACCCAGGTGTTGGGCATACCAGCCGCCTCGCACATCTTGAACAGACGATCCATCGTGCGGTGCGGGAAGGCCTTCTCTGCTTCCTGCATCCGTGCCTCGGCGGCCCGCTTAAGAGTGTCCCAGCCCTCCTTGGCTTTCCGGAACGTATTCGCCTGCTCGGCGGCGAACTTGATTGGGTCCACGGTGATCTTGACGGTTTCCCCGCCGAACAAGTCGGACGAGTTGACTTCTGCGGTGTCCATCGAGAAAGGCTCGGCAAGGGCGGCCAAGGCATCCCGCAGAGGCTGAACCTTGAAGAAAGTGGCAGTCCTGCCTAGTTCCTCACAGCGGCGGACGTGCCGTTCCAACCCAAGGATGTTCATGTAGATGGTGTCGATGGAGGAAGTGACCCAGTCGTACAACTTGCGGGTCTCCCCCACTACGTCATCGAAGGCGACCAAGTCCTCACGGTCTTTGAAATGGAATTCGGTGTACTTGGCCTGAGCATGGGACAGCTTCTCGTCCCACTCCCTGAGTGCCGTCTCCAGGTTTTCCCGAAGCACGGTGAACAGGACAAAGCGGCGGTAGAGCAGCCGCAACAGGAACCCAAGGACAATTGGAAAAGCCAGGATCGCCAAAGTCAGCAGCAAGATTTTGAGGATCAGAGCAAACTGGGCCTGCTGAACGGAGAGCCGCAATGGCTCCATGCTGGTGTTCAGCTCCTGGGTGGCCTGGATAAGGGTGTCGGGGTCCGTAGAGTCTTTCACCGCCAGGGCCTGCTGGTAGGCGGCCTCGTAGGCCCCCACTCCCGTCGAAGGGTGATGTTGACGGGCGGCCAGCAGGCCTTGGGCCTTCCCGAGCATCTCCAGATAGTTTGTTTGAGCGGCCCGGAATTTTCGGGCAGCGATCTGCACAGGGTCAATCTGCGGCCAGACCCGGGAGATAGCGGCCCGGAGGGTGTTGATGATTCCCCCCTTCAAATCCTGGGGGCTCTTCGCCACCTTCGGGATGAAGTATGCCTTCCGGTCAGAACTCTGGGTGGAATGGGGGTACACGGCCCCCAACGTCTCCGGCATGGAGAATCCCACCTGGCAGAAATCTTTGCCCGAACGCCGGTAAAACGGCTTTCTGTCGCAGTCCGAGGACCAAGCCACGGTCAGGATCAGGAACCGCTCGGAGTCCAAACCCTGGCTGGCCCACTTGGTGGCGAACCCGTCCCCGAGGATGTGAGGCTCGATGCGGTAACCGTCCGAGTTGACCAGCACGACATAGCTGGGGATCGGCAGGGTGCGGGCGAACTCCTCTACGGCTTGGGCCTGGGGGATCCCAAACCCTGTGGGGAAGAACCCCTCCGGCGAGCTGTAGACGTGAACGCCCTGTTGGAACTCCGGGGTCGCCGGGGCCGCTTGGGCGAGGGGTGTGGCAGCCAATACGGCCAAGGCTAGGAAGCTCCGGATGAACCGTTTCATGATGCTTTCGTCCTTCGTTGAAGGGTAGTTCTCGGCCCCTCTACCCCAAAATAGATGTGCTGTTACCTACTTGACGGAACGCAGTGCGCCCGGGGGGACTCGAACCCCCGCATCACCAAGTTTTAGAGACTCGGGCTCTAACCTCTGAGCTACGGGCGCATACTGGGGCCTCGTGGCCCCGTCGTTGTTCGGGGGGACTACTTCGGCACCCTCCTGCTGTTACCAGGCTTTCATCGAAAAGCCCTAACTAACCGAACAGGAAAGGTTATTCAATTTCCCGGGGGGTGCCTATGTAGAGGAGAGCCAACCAAAACTGGCGGCTGAGAGGGGAAAAGAGATCAGGTGGGCTCTAGGCGGGGGAGTAGCACCACTCCCCCCCAGTACCTCTTCATGGTGCGGAGGGCCGCCTCAGACAGAGGTTTCGCCACGTAGCTGTTCGCTCCCCCCTGATACCCTCGAAGGATGTCCGTATCGGACTTGCTGGCCGTCATGACGACCACGGGGATATGGCTCAACAGAGGGTCCTTGCGGATCTGGGCAAGAGCCTCATGTCCCCCCATCCTTGGCATCTTCAAATCCAGTAGGATCATGTCGGGCAGGGTTTTAGAGGGGTCCCTCAGCCTCTCCAGCAATTCCACTCCATCCTTGACCCTCTCCAGCTTGTTCGGACTCTGGCACTCGTCGAAGCTGTCAGCTATGAGCATCCAGTCTTCATCGTCATCTTCGGCAAAAAGAAGCAGCGGGTTGCGTTTTGAAGCTGTGAGCATGGGATCAATCCACCTTTCTCTTTGGGAGGCCAACGTGGAACGTGGCCCCTTCTCCGGGCATAGCCTCGCAGTCGATCCAGCCTTGGTGACGATCTAGAATCTTCTTCACCAGTGCCAGACCGATGCCCGTGCCCGGATAGTCAAACCGGGTGTGAAGCCTCTCGAAGAGCTGGAACACCTTGTCTTTGAATGCCATGTCGAACCCGATCCCGTTGTCCGACACTGAAATCACCCAGTCCTCGTCGGTCTCCTGGGCGGTGAACTGGATCAAGGGCACCCTGTCGGGGTGCCGGAACTTGATGCTGTTGCTGATCAGGTTCTGAAGCACGGTCCGCATCTGGTAGCGGTCTGCCCAGACGGTAGGTAGGTCCTGTGCCAAAACCCGGGCATTGGCCTGTTCGATGGGGATGGCCAGGTCTTCCAGAATGCTGCGGAGGATCTTGTTGAGGTCCACTGCCTCAAAGGGGTCTTCCAGCCTCCCCACCCGGCTGTAGGACAGGAGGTCATCCATCAACGACTGCATGCGCTCCGTGGCGTTCAACATCACGTCGATATATGACTGCCCCTTGTCGTCCAGCACTTCGGCGTACTTCTCCTTGAGCCTTTGGCCGAAGGCCCTCACTTTGAGCAGGGGTTCTCGGAGGTCATGGCTGGCAGCGTAAGCGAACTGACGTAGCTCATCGTTGGACAGTTGAAGCTCTTCCGTCCGGGCCCTCACTAGAGCTTCCAAATCCTGGACATTCCCTCGATGCTCCGTCACATCCCGTACCAGGACTAGGCACTCGTCCTCATGACTGCGGGCGAACCGAGCCTCGAACACGGAATTAGGATGATTGGGGACCTTGAACTCCCAGGTGATTACCTCTCCAGTGTCCATCGCTTGGAGGGCTTTATGCAGGGTGGCGTTTGCGAATTCCGGCCTGCCTACATCGAGAACCCGCCGGCCGATAACGTTCTGGTGATCCGCCAAGGGGGAGGCATTCAGCCCCGGCGCCATGTCGGCATAGAACCCTTCTCGGGTGATGATGCAGATCAGGTCGGGAGAGGCAATGCGGAGGGCATCCAGACGACCGGGATCATTGACTCGGCCGTAAGAGGGATCCTGCTGGCACCGATTCAGAAACGGACAGCTCTTGCCCTGCAGGCACCAGTCGGGAGAACTGGACATGCCCTCACCCTACACTCTTGAGCGCCCGGATGGCTTCGACATCCACCACCTGGACCAGGAGGGTTAGAAGAACCACGATGGTGATCAAACCCAGGAACAACATAACCGAAGCGACAGGGTGCAATGTGACCCATTCGGCCGTGTCCCGGACCCTATCCCAAGGGGTCTTCTTGATATTCTTGAGGATCTCTTCCTTTTGCTGGTCCAGCTTGACATCCAAGCGGCCGAACCCCTCTTTGAACTCGGACCTCAGCTCACTTAGCTGAAAGGCAGTGCTGGTCTGAGCGGACGCACCCTCTCGGGTAAGGGATACTAGCTCCTGAACCTGGAGACCCACCCCTCCTGATTCCGAGCCGTTTCGGATCTGCCTCTCATGTAGCCCGATGGCGTACAGGCAGGTCCGCTCCAGGAGGTCAGACGAGAAAGTCCCCTTCTCCAAGAATTCCGCCACCCCCGCCTCCAGAGCTTCATCCTGGAGACGGCGGTCCCCGTGGCTGGTGATAAGCACCACGGGGATGTGAAAATGCAGTCGCACCATCTCGGACAGCAGATCCATTCCGGACTGGTCGGGGAGACGATAGTCAAGGAGCATCACGTCGTAGCGGTGCTTCTTGACCTTCTCCAGGGCGGCGGCGGCGGTTTCGACGGCATCCACGCCAAACTTGGCCCGCTTGGAGTCATCGAGCAGGTCGATGACCAGCCGGGCGTCGTCCCGGTCGTCCTCAACCAACAGCACTCGAACAGTTGCGGGCGGGGGCATGTCTCGAACCTCCAAAAACAGCAGGACCCTCCTAAGTTGGGGCCGCTACCACGTATGGATTATCGAGCATCTACCATTCTCGGGGCCGACTTCACGATAGTGGTCCCTAGTCCCCCATCTTCTGGCCAGTGTTGTGATCCCTCACAGCTATTTCCGCAGCACGAGATCGAGAGATTCCTCAGTCAGATCATCTCTACAGACAAGGTTCTGAAGCTCTCGACAGAGCCGGCGCCACCAATAGATGCGATCCCGATCCCCATAATCGCACATCCCCACGTCAATACGGGGGGACCCTTTCCGGCGTTTCCTGCAGTTGCAGTACCATACGGTACTCTTTTTGAGGCGACCGGGCTCTTCTGCCCGGAAGTTGGTCCCGTAGGCCACCCGAGTCCAGTCCCGTACTCGGCGTTCACAGATGCGAAGGGTGGCAGCCCTCCGGGCTGCTCTCTTTGATGTCTCTTCCATTGTTCTTCTCCGCATGCGGGCGCTACCCGCCCGGGTATGTTGGGATGCGGGGAGAGGGGTGAAGATGCTGGTCATGGACTTCTCTGTTCGGGTCAGTCAGCCGTTGGTCTCCAGGAGGGAGATCAAGCCCGCCTTGTTCAGTTTGGAGTAGCCGGAGAGACCCTTGTCTCTGGCGGTGGCCTTCAGCTCTGGCATGGTCATTGACTCGAACCCGCCGTCCACAGGCTTCGCCTTGGGCTTGGGGGGAGGGCCGATCGGAAGCTGGATGCCTGGACGTTCGGATCCGGGCCGCTGCTCCCGCCTGAGTTGTTCAAGATGTTCAGTCACCCAACACATAGGGAATGCTCCTTTGCCGGTTCTTCCGCATCTACTCATTCCAACACTGCTGTTACTCCATGATTGCATAACCCTGGAGGCCTATCCAGGTAACAGTCGGTTTCCGGGCCAACGGAACCCATCGCCTCCGCAGGGGGTGGGTGGACTGCGGGGGCGGTCTCTGCCAGGTCACCGACCGCCCCGCTTCTTCGCAGGAAGCGGCCCAGATTGCGATGGGGAAAGTGTTGTCGTAGGGACAGGTAACACCTTCCCCCCCCGCAAGTAGGGGATGCAGGACGAGCGAAGGAGAAACACATTGAAGACCGACAACAAGATCCACACCACCTTGGCCGGGAACTTTGGAGCCAACTGCTCCGCCATCATGAGTGAGCAGGCCCCCTGCACCTTCGGGTTTGGGACCCTGTACAACTCGGACACCGAGTTCGGCAAACGGTACCTGGGCGTGGTGGTGGAATGCAAGATCCTCCCCAAGGACGAGCGGCGGCGCCCGGAGGACCTGCCGGAGAACTACACCCTCGCCGGGGTCACGGAGAAGTCGTGGGACATCTGGGACAACGTGTGGCTCAAGGTCCAAACCCACGCCGCCAACGGCGTGACCTCCCAGACCAAGTGGGTCTGGTGTGGGAACCGGCATGGCGGGGTCCAGGAGTACGCCAAGGTCGTTGCCCCGGTCCTGGCCGCCCTGGCCGTCCAGGAGTCCCGGGAGTCCGCTGAGTGACTCTTCCCCCGACCACTTGGGTCATGTCCCTCCGGCCTCGCCGGGGGGACACATACGAGGTTGCCCTGAAAGACTCTGGGCTGCAAGCCAATGTCCTTGCCTACCTCCAGACAGAGTTGGCTTCCCAGCCCGCCCTAGCCCTCTTTACAGCCGACCTGGCGGTCGAAGGACCCGATGCCGATGTGTGACGAAAGCGACAAGAACGCCACCCCCGACGAGATCACCGTGGATGAGGGCTCGACTAGCCTGGACGACGTGTACATCTCCACGGCACGACTCGTGGAGGACCTGTTCGTCGAGAACGACCGGATGACCCAGCTTCTGCACATCTACGAAGAAGCACGAGACAGCAGGTACGGCTGGTTCGAGACCGTGTACGAGATGATGGAGGCTCTGGGTTACCGCCGGGAGGCCCAGGACAACACGTACAACAACCCCAACGATCTCGATGACGACTTCGTGTACGAGGTCTGGGTGTCCCCCGACTGGAAAGGCGATTGGATCTACCGCACCGAGATGAACGATGACGGCTACATCCCGGAACCTGATCACCGCCCCGAGTGGGCTAAGCCCATCCTGGACGAGATGGACGAAGACGGAAACGAGACCCTGCCTCAACTGGTGGTGGTCTGCCACTACCACATCGGGGGGGACTCCAGGTACGAGGGCAACTACAACAGCCCGGTGCTGGGCTACTTCGAGGGCGACTACACGGTGCCCTTCGACCTGTGCCTCCAGTGGCATCTGGAGCCCTGCGAAGAAGACGACGACGAAGCCGCCCAGTTCTTCGCCCAAAATGCCAACGAGGGGGGCTACCTGGACAGTAGTGAGGCCACCTACCATCTGGAGTCCAAGTACGGCATCGAGGTCGTCGTGGACGAAGACGGGAACTCAGTCCCGTTCAACCCGGAAAAGCGGGCATTCCTGGTCCAGAACGAGAACGGGCAGCGGTTCTGGGCGTACCCCGACCGACACTATTTCGGGCAATGAGGGGTAACCTGCCGTCCTCCCCGAGTAGTTGATGAGAACAACGGAGGCCACCATGAACACGGAAACCACCCGTGGTGGCCTCCACCAGCCTGGCGTAGGAGTTCGATTACTTATGGCTTCCAAGTGGCCCCTTCAGATCAAAGTCGGCAAGACCCGGTTCAAGATCATGCACCCGGAACAGGGTCGGCACCAGATCATCAACACCAAGACAGGTGAGGTGGTGGGACATCTGGTAGAGCACCAGGTGCCGTTCAACGGACTCAAGGTCGCAGCCCGGGAAGTCATCGAGCAGGTCGCATGATGGGCATCGAGATCGAACGCAAATATCTCGTTGCCGACGACGGCTGGAAGCAGGAGCACGTCATCTCCCACCAGTCCATTCGCCAGGGGTTCCTGTCCACGGACCCACTGCGGGTGGTCCGGGTGAGAGTTACCGAAGACCAGGGGTTCTTGACCGTCAAAGGGGCGGGCCATCTGTCCCGCCCCGAATACGAGTACGAGATCCCCACTGAGGATGCTGAAGCTCTCCTTCTGCTCTGCAAAGGGAAGATCATCCAGAAGACCCGCTGGACGCTGGTTTTCTCCGGCCGACACTGGGAGGTGGACGTATTCGAGGGCCAGCACGCAGGACTGGTCCTGGCTGAGACCGAAATGAAGGTCGAGAACGAGATCTTCAAGGTCCCTTCCTGGGCGGATCTGGATGTTACGATGTACCCCAGATACAAGAACATGAACCTCGCCTTGGAAGGGGAAGACATCCCATGAGCTTGACCATCATCTCTCTCGGTCATGGAGGGGGCGTTCCTGTCTTCCCCTACGGGACCGCCGGCAACACCAACTTCGCTCTGGTCCCTGGGCGGCACGAAGGACCCGTGGTGGGCATCCTCCGGTCCAACCCCTACTGGCTCATCGACTGCGGGCCGGAAACCTTGATGAGGATCGCAGGGACGGGACAGATCCCGGAACCCATGGTTCAGAACCTCCAGGGGGTCATTGTCACTCACTGCCATGGGGATCATTCTGGGGGGCTCTACGGTCTGGCTTGGAGGACTCACTTCATCGAAGAGAGGAAGGTCAACCTGGTCTACCGGGAAGAGCTGATCCCGTTTTTGGAGGATCAGCTCATCGAGATCCAGTACCTGTCCGGAGACACCCCTCGGGTGCCCTGGACCTACTACTGGGAGACCGTCGCCTGTTCTCCCACCCGGATATGGATGGACCTAGGGGATTTCAAGATCTGCTTTTTCAAGGTGGACCACAACATCCCCGGTTTTCCCAGCTTCGGAGTCGAGGTGCAGACCGTAGAGGGGGGCAGAGCTGTCTTCAGTGGAGACAGCGCCCACCCCATCGACGCCCACCGCTTCAGTGGTGCCGACGTGGTGTTCCACGATGTGCAGTTCTACACGAGCGACCCGAGGGTAGCCGTACACTGCCCATACGAGGCCCTGGAAACCGCTGTGAGCCCCGAGTTGCGGAAAAAGGTACACCTGGCCCATACCGGCCAGAAGCCGCCGGGGGCGGCCTTAGAGGCGTTCTCCTGGGCTTCTCTTGATACGATCGTAGTGGTGGATTAGCGGGAGGAACCCGAACGGCTATTGCTGTCGGTGGTGAGGCGCCGGCTCAGAAGGTACGTGTCGGTGTCGTGCTTGTCCGACAGGTCCTCCAAGAAGTTGATCATTCCGACCGTGAGCACATCGAGGCGTTCACCAAGGTCCAGCACCTGCTTGATGTTCCCCTTGAAATCCTGCTCAGCAGCCAACGCCTGATCGAAATTGTCCCCAGGAATCTCATCCCACTGCTTGATCCAAAACGCCGTCCACATGGCCTGCTGCTTGGGATCCACAGCATCGACACCGTACATGTCCACCAGCTTCTCAGCCAGGCCGTCGATCTGATCGTCCATCGCCTCATACAGGCGCTGGAACAGGAGATGATCCCCGTAGTAGCCCGTCCCCGAAGCGGTCCAGTGGCAGTTGAGAATGAAGTCACGAAGGGCTCGGAGCTGACTCAGGAGGCGCATCAAAGCCAACTGGGCTGAGGCTTTGCCAGCGGCATCGGCCTTTTTTCCCGCTGCTGGGGGAACTACCTGAGTGATTCGACCGTCATTTGTCCCTACCCACAAAGGGACTTGGTGCAGAGCGGGAATGCTGGAATGCAGGTTCCTCCGTCCGACAAGCCCCTTGAAAGCCCGCAGGCCAAACCGGGTGGCCTGCCCTGAAGAAATGTCAGCGTAGATGAACCACGCCTTGTGTGGCTGGACGTAACGGAACTTGTGCTGGGCCAACTCAATGACTTTGTTGTCTTTCATCATGGAGGGGGCCAGCTCCCGAATCTGGGACATCCCGAACTTGCGCTCGAACTCCGCTAGCGCTTTCATCTCTGGGGTCTCTTCGGGCTCTGGTCCCACATCGTCGAACAAAGTGAACCCATCCAGCATGGCCCTCTTCCCTACCGGCTCGACCACCCAGTCGTCCACATCATCGAACCTATCGAGCTGGGGGCGAACCATCGTTGCCGCCTTGTTGTCGGCGTCCTTGTCGTCCCGAGCCGTGAATTCCTTGGACCATAGCTCCTCCCCTGAGTCACTGAACAGGTAGACTCGGTACTTCCCGCCCGCCGCCGCCTGCTTGGACACCCATTTTGAAGCCAGGGAGTAGACGTAGCTCTCCACCTCATCGGTGGAAACCCCTGCCTTGTCCGCCAAGCCGTGAACCTTCGAGTCAGGCACGGCTTTCCCCCCATACTCCCTCAGGAGGGCGTGGAGCTGATCCTTCAGATCCTTAGGGATGGCGGCCTTCTTGTCGCACTTGCCGGCCTCCATCCTCTCCAGCTTATCGTAGTAGGCCGGATCTTCGGTGAGGTGGTCCCGAGCAATCTCCCGAGCAAGGGATGGATCATCCGTGTGCTCCATCTCGACCTTCTGCCCCTTGGCAACAGCTTTGGGATCGAAGTCGGAGGGCTTCTTTTTGTCAGAGAGTCCGCCAGGAATCTGGTCCTTAGCCGTTTTGAACTCGTGGGAAGGTTTCATCTTCTTGTAGATCCCCATCACATAGGCGTAGAAATCCTTGTCGGACTCTTTGCGGCCGTCATCCTTGGCAATTTCCACCGCTTTGGTCCACTTCTCTTCATCACGCCTCGTGTGGACCACGTTGCTGGGCATTAGCGGATCTCCTTGTATGTGAGGGTCGACAGGGCCTCTCCGGACCCCGTCACCAATCGGGCACACACCCACAACTCATCGGGCGTACCGTCATAGGCCGAAACCACAGGCACAGATTCGATTAGAGTACCCGAAACAGCATTGCCACGGGACTGAGCTCCCCCCCCAAGCACCCCGGAGCTGAGAACTAGAGAGCGGGCCCCATTGGGCAATCCGCTCCCGTTTACCCCCACCGCAATCTGGCTGCGGCTGTACTGGGCAATGGAATCCGCCCCTGGGACATCTGCCCAGACGGCAGCTCCTGTCCCACCGGGATTTAGCACCAAGCACCACAACAGGGCTTCGGTGTCCAGGTTGATGAAGCTATGCTCCAGAGCCCGGAGAGTGGCGTGGATGTTGGCGGCTTGAAGCCGGATACCTAGAATGGTGGTGAGAGTGGTACTGGTCGCAGCCAACCCCGTTCCAGAGTCGGGCTGAGACCAAACCGATCGTTGGGCGCCAGGCTCATCCACGGCACCTTCCCGGTTTACTGCCGAACAGATCTGCATCAACTCTGTGGGGCCCGCAGTGGCCCCGGTGTTCTCGATTTCGTAGCGGACGGGGAGCTTCGGGGAACGGATGTAGGGGAGAGTGTTCCCCCCCTGGTTGGCATGCTTGAACTCATGGACGTAGATGATCATCCCGTCGATGTCGAAGCCCATACGGACTCGCCCAACCCCCAACCATTGGAAATCGCACACCCAAATCTGGGTCTTGGTTAGATCCAGGGTGATACCGCTAGGCCCGGTTCCGTCAAGGGGATCCATGTTCCAGGAAGACTGAGGGATGCGTTCGTAGGTGGTGGCCCCGGAGGCAACGGACCGGATGACCATTTCAGGGTCATCGTTATCCCTCACCTCCAAATACATCCCTTCGGCCCCATTGAAGTAGCCAACCTTCTGAGTCATATTGGCCTGGGGAGGCGCCATCAAAAAAGTGGCTAGGACAAGCTGACCCTGGGCTGCACGGTAAGAATAGAATTCTTTGGACTGTCGGACTACACGGTCTCCGGCTGCCGCCGTCACTGCCAACCGCATGGTTCCCGAGCTAGGATGATATGTAGCCGTTCCGGCCCCCGCCACAGTGCCGTCCCAATACAGAGTACGATCTGCCGTGTCAAACAACGTCGAGAACTGGAGATGAGGATAGCTAACCCTCACCCGACTGAACGGGTCCAGGTTGGGGCCGTCAGAAATACCCACGTCCTCGGGGAAAGTGCTACCGGGATAACTCATGCCAGACTCCACTCAGTGCCGGAGAACACGAACTTGAGGGCTGCGTAGTTTCCGTTGATGACGATGCTACCAGCACCGTCAATAGTTTCTGCCCCGTCTGCGTTGATGGTGATGTTGTTGACCGTTGCGGTCCCGGTTTTGTCCTTGACAGTCACCACCCCAGTCGTATGGGTAGCTCCCGCAGGGAGGTTGACCACGAAAGGGACGGGGATTGCGGGATTGACCAGCACATACTCGTCCCCCACCGCTACAGCATATGGGGTAACCAGAGCTTCCACGATGCTGGGGGACCCGGGGCTGAACGACTGATTCTCCCACCGGGAATGAGCGGCGCTGTATCGCAGGAACTGACCATCCGCAAGGGCAAGGGGGTACTGAACGTCTCCCAAATCCTCCAACAGGATCTCAGACGTGAGGGCCGACCCTAGGATGAACTGAGCGCTGATCTCTCCCTGGTCGCATAGGCGGCGGATATCCCCAGACTCGAACGATCTGGCAACTGCTGTGCCGTAAGTCAGATCGATGGACCCACCGGCAGGGACGTAGAAGGGTTCTGGGGAGAGACCCCGGATCTCGGCAGCGGCCCGCAGGTCATCAAGCAGCAAGGAACTGCCCCGCACCGTACCTGCAAGGTACGGAGGGCTCGGCAGGGTCTTCCCAAGATGGATGAGCCGGAGTTGAATGCCTTCGGCCATGCAGGTTTCCTCCACACCCGTCCCCCGGGTTGGTCTCTACCGACAGAGGCCTATAGGCGTTTGACCGGGCTTATGCGCCGAACAACTCTCCGATGAGGTCTTCTTCGCCCACTCCCGTCCACTTGGACGGGAACTTGGAGATCAGGGCTTCCCCCAGGTTCTTGAGGTAGTCGTAGCCGTAATCCCCATTCTCGGCACATCGGGAGAGGGTGTCGGGGATGTCATTCTCGATCTCCGAGCAGAAGAACACGGCGGGGGCGGCAATAGCCGCAGAAGTGTCCACGTCCCCTGTGAGAGACACGATGTGCTTGAGAATAGCCGAGGCACTGTCGTAGCGTTGGATCGCCCCAATGGCCGCACGAACGTGCTGAAAGCCTTTCTCCTGAATGGGAGTAACCCAGCCATCTGCCCAACCCCATCCTGGAATCAGCTCTTCGATGTACGCTCCCGCATCCGCCTTGGGGCCGATGTGGTGGTATGTGTAGTGGGTGAGCAAAGCCGAGGCGGCAGCGGCCTCCAGCCCCGCCCTGGTGGCGTGCGTGAGACACCCCTGGAGGTAAGCGGCGTCAATGACTCCCTGCTCTTCCTTGAGCAATCCCAGGACCGGAGCCCGCATAGCGGCCCCCGACTTGTCACTGTAGGGACGGATGCCCTTCAGAAACTCGGCCGGAGTTTGGACTCTCGCCAGAAAGTCGTAGAACGCCCCGGCGTATCCCTTGCGGGGGTCCCGTCGGAATGTGCTCAAAAAAGACTGGGCGATGTCACCCAAGCTCCAGGTGGACGGGAGTGGCTGCCGAAGCATCAACTCGGCCAACGCTACCTGCATCTGGGTGTCGTCCGAATATGTCCCGGGCTTCGTCTTCCACTTGGGGTGGCTCTGGAAGGTCCGAAGGTTGTTCCTCTTGGCGACGAATTTGGGGTCGGCATACTCGAAGCCGAAACCGTATCCGTCAAAAATCGCCGTATAGTGGAGCACTCTTTGGACTCTCCTTTGATGGGGCAGCCTATCTACCCGGGAATCCTACCCCCGTTACCGGCTGAGGTCTCTACGGCGGGGATCCGGCGGAGGGGCGCTCGGCCCACCCGGCACCATCGAGAGGGATGCGTGAACCGTCCCCAGGTTCTCGTCAGTGTACCGGGTGCCGGCCTGACGGGCGGAGAGAGCCTGGGTGAACGTGTCGTACTGACTGGTCACCTTGGCGACCGCCCCCAACATCACATCTACTACCCGACGCTGGTCGTGCAGCGGGAGGACATGATCCGATCCCAGAACCCGATTCCAGTACCCGTCGATATCGTAAGAACAGGATTTGACATAATAGTTGTGGTCTGCAGTGTGGGCCAGAACGGTGAACACTTCCCCCTTGCGCCGGAGGCAGGAGAACGTGTCCTTAGCCGTGTCCAGCTCCTCGTCTTTGCTGATCCCGACCCCCTGCAAACAGTAGCGGCTCGCCATGCTCTCGGCACCGGCCTCGTCGGTGATAAAGAACGTGAAGACGTGTTTGGCCGACCCAGTGTCCACGGCGTGCAGGAGCCAGTGGGCGACGATCTCCGGGCTCTCTTCACCGTCCCCCCCACCCGAGGCCTCGGTGTTCAGGGCCTCCAAATGGTCGTCGAGAAGGGGTCCGCTGGCGAAGTCGATAACCTCGATCACGTCACCGTACTTCACATCGCCGTATGTGATGAACAGGATCTGAAGGTCATCCCCCAGGAACTTCTGGGCCTCCCCGAACATCAACGGGAGGCGACGGAAGATCTCGGGAACCCAGGACCGGATAGACCCAGTCACATCCACGACGACCTGGATGACGGCCTTAGCCGTGCTCTTAAGCGTCTTGCCGTGGGGCCTCCGGTTGAAGGAGTGCGGCGGCACCGGGACGTGGTTATGCTGCCAAACCACAGAAGCGGCAGGCTTAGGGGCGGGCTTCGGCGGCGCCTGAACGGCAGGGCTAGGGTTCCACGCCCTGGACGCCTGGTCCTTGACAGCCTTATCCTTGGCAGCCTTGTCTTTGCACCCCCAGCACAGATCACCGCTGTAGTTCACCTCCTTGCCACAGGAGCAGCGGTAAGTAGGGGCTGGGGTGCTATAACCTCTCCGGGCTCGGCTGTAATCAGTTCTGCTGTAGATATCCTCGCTGGAGTCACTCCGATCACGATAGTCACGTCGGTCACTGCCGCCCCATCCAAAGGATCCACTCATCGGTCCCTCCACTGCTCCTCGCAGCTCTCTCGCCCCCACACATCCATACGGATGTGGTACAGCTCTCGCCGTACATCATCCGCCGAGGGGGGTCTCTTAGCCGGGTCTCGTGCAATCATCTGCTCCAACAGATCAGCCAGGGGCTCGACCATGTCGGAAGGCACGGTTCCCTTGTGAATGTCTCCCCCGGCCAGGGCAATACCTACCTTGCCGACGGAGTAGATGTCCGACTCAGGAAGAGGTGGGAACCCCTGCTGGAACTCAGGAGCCATGTAGCCAGGGGTTCCCCCTTTGGCCTTCGTCTTCTCATTGGGTTCTAGCGTTGCCATACCCAGGTCTACCAGGGTGACCTGGTGATCCTCGATGTCGAGGATGGCGTTGGCCGGCTTGATGTCGCAGTGGACGATTCCGTGCCGGCGGTGCAGATAGTCCAGAGCACCCAAGACCCGATCCAACACCCAGCAGATGTGCTCGTCCGCCACAGGACCCCGGGTTTCCAGGTGCTTGTCTAGGGGGGTCCCCGGAATGTAGCTCAGGACCATGATCTGGCCGATGTCTCCACCCACCTCGAAGTAGTCCAACAGGCTGGGGAACTGGAAGTGGCGGAGCTTCGCCAACAGCTCCGCCTCCTGGCGGAACATCCTGGTGAACGGATCCTTGTGGGTCTTCTCCTGTTTGATGACCACAGGAAGACCCCTGCCGAGGATACAATGCCGCCCTAGATACACGTCTCCGAAAGCACCCCCTCCGAGCTTTTTACGAATCTCCCAGCTTCCGATGACGTGTCCCATCTCAACAACACTCCCCGAACAGCTTGCCCCGCACCCTGTCGTACCCGGAATGAACCCGTTCCCATCCTCCAGACGGCGGATGGCGTGGTGACTCAGCTCATGGAAAGGGGGACTTGTGGGATGTCCGGAAGTGGCGAGACCACAGCTCCCGGACAACTTCTGGGGGAGCATCCGTGGCGAGGCCCTGAGGCGAACAGCCCCTCCCACCCCCGTACCCGTACACATGGTACTTGCCCCAACGACCGAGGAACACACTTGCGTCCCACCAGAAATCCCAGAGGGGAGTCCCCTCAGAGTTCAGCTCCCCCGTGTCATAGTAGCAGAGTTCCACTCCACTCTTCCCCAACTCCCGAAACGGCTCAGGGGTGTCACCCCAGGAATCGGGATCGATATACACAGCCCCCTCATCCTGCATGAGCTGCCAATCTCCGGGCCAGCAGTCGTTGCCGGAGGCGGACTTGGCGACTGCAGGGGCCATCCTGGTGAGCTGCCCCAGCAACTCACCCACCCGGGCTTCGGCCCTCTGACGGGTGGTGCGGGGTTCAGTTCCGAAAGTGAACGTCTTCATACGTCGTCGCCGGTCGCTTTGCCGTAGTAGGCGGGCAAACTGGGCATAGCCTCGTAGAGGCATGACCGTAGGTAGGGGTACCCGAGATCGTCCCAAATGCGGAAATACGGGATAACATTCCCGAACTTCTCCCTTTCGTTGAGGATCTGGATACGTCTGATCTTCTCATCCTCTGGTAGGTGTTGCTCGTCGAAGCGAGCCTGGGTGTTGGGGTCCACACCTCTTTTTGCCAAGAGTTTGCTTTGGTCTGAGTTTCGCACTACGATCACGTTGCCGTTGACCAAAGAGGCCATGTCATTCTCGACCAGGAGAGCCCACTCCAGGATGATGACCCCCGCCTTGTCCGCCAACCACTCCCGCATTTTCCGGAGGACGTGAGGCTTGGTCCTCGTGTGGATCTGCTTGAGCATGTCCGGGGTGATCTCCCCGCTAGAGATCTTGGCCTTGAGCACAGCCGTGTTGACATTGTCTCCAAGGGGCATCAACACATCCTTGCCCACGAGGTCAGCGATATCGTCCCGGACCTTCTGAGCGCCTGGCGTGTCCTCCTCGTATAGGTCACGGATGCACTTATCGAGGTTCAGGTGGTGGGCGGGGATGCCGTCGAGCCTGAGCCTCTTCTCCAGCTCCTTCGCCACCCAGGTCTTGCCTGTCGCCACCCGACCGCAGATACCAACCATGAATTGGCGATGCAGTTTGACCTCCAAGCGATGCTTCACTCGGAGTGGCACTAGATGACCGATATCGACGTGCCGCTGGGCCATAGCCTTGACCAAACTGGAGCTGACGTGAGCCCAGTCAGGATCCGGGTGGACGAACACCACCATGTCCTTGATGCCGGGCATGATCCGGTCGTGGTGGCCCATCTGAGACTCCTCGTAAGCACGGTCACGAGCGTCCCTCACCCCCCGAAAAATCACGTCGATCCCCTCCCGGAGGACGACGTCCACCAGAAGGTCGTTGGACCCGATGACCCGCCATCTCCCCCGACAATCACCCGGAAGGAAAGTCGAGAGAGCATGGGTGACATGAAGCATCCTCTCGTTCATCTCTAGGAGGTACTTGCCCGCCTTATCGTCGTTGTTTCCGACCCAGACCACCAGCTCGTCGATGACGGGTGCCCCCGGATCGTACTTCCCGAGGCACTTCCGAATGATGTGCAGGTGCCCCCGGGTCACGGGGTCTCCCGACAAAGCGAACAATCCACGCACGGAGAACCTCCTTTCGTCCATGACCCCTACCCGTTTTGGGTAGCTCGTTACCCGTCCCTCGGGGGGTATGGTCCACCACACAGGAGGTCCCCATGAGCAACCTGCGGCTGATTTCCGGAGGTCAGAACAAAGCCCCGGGGGGGTCCCCATCCCAAATCGCCAACATCAAAGGCATCGGGATGGCCGACTACGTCTGGCCCGCCCAGGATGGGGGGATTTATTGGAGGAAGCGTCCCGTAGTCTTGATTAAGGGTGGCACTGTTCGGGACGCCTCCGATACAGTCCCCATCATCGAGGTGTGGACTTTCGCCACGACGCTGCCAGGGGAATCCCCGGAGGTGAATGTCCTCAACCAGTACGCCCTGAACCCCTGCTACTACCTTCCGGATCCGACCCGGCCCGAGGGATCTTTCCTCGTGTGCTGCGAGGTTAAGACCCTTGACGGAAACCCCACCGCCTCAAACTCCAGGGCCACATTGAGGGCCACCCATGAATCCGTGGGGGGACTGCAAGACTCTCTGGACCACCGAGGTTCGGCCTGGGGTTGGATTCAGGGGTATAGCCTGATCGATGCCAAAGGCAACGAGGTGACGTTCGAGATCAGCAACGAGGTGTTCGAGCACCACTTCGGAGCTTGCATCGACGCCGGCCTCATGATCATGGCGGGGGACCCGCTCTCTCTGGGGTTCTGGTCCTACACTCTGGGAGACCGGGGTTTCCCCGAGATCCTGGAGCCGGACCTCCCGAACCCCATCATCATGGGGGATCAGGTCATCCTCTCCCGGCATCTCCTGAGCAAAATCGCTCGGGACCGAGGACTCCGAGTCCTCTGGGACAGCACCATGCTGACCTACACGGATGAGTCCCTCGCTGAGTCTGAAGACCCCCTGGAGCTTCTGGATAGAGTCGAGGGAGCGTACCCATACCGAACCTGGAACCCCAACAGCCGGGAGTTCCAGATCTCCCACATCGCCGTCAGCGTTCCCCCGAACGCTGATCCCTATCACCAGGCCGCTAAGGTGTTGGCGGCTATCCACCATAAGGGCAACAATCGTGCCGCAGAATAGCAAGGTCATCATCGTCGAAGGGCTGATCGGAAGTGGGAAGACCACCCTCACCAGAGAGTTGGGTAGAGCCCTCGGACCCAATACCCTCACCCTGTTCGAGCCGGACGAAAAGGAGGGCAAGGAAGCCAGCAATCCTTACCTGGCCTCCTTCTACGGCGACGCCCCCCGCTGGGCATTCACTATGCAGGCACACCTCCTAGCAGAGCGGTTCCGCATGCACCTGCACGCACAGTGGCACGCTTTGCAGGGCCACGGGGACGCTGTCCTGGATCGGAGCTTCTATGGTGACACCGCCTTCGCCCACCTACAGCTCCAGCTCGGCCAGATGACTCAGCATGAGTTCGACACTTACTCCCGCCTCTACCACGCCATGACAGCCTCCGTCCTGCTACCTACCGTCTGCGTGCGGGTGCTCACCAGTCCGGAGATCTGCAACGAACGGGTCTCCCGCCGGATGACGGTTGAGACCGGCCGGAAATGCGAGACCGCCATTGACCTGGACTATCTACAGGGTCTCGACCGGGAGATCGACCACATGGTCGGTGTCCTCCGTTCCCAGGGTGTGACCGTGCTCGATGTCCCCTGGGATGAATCCCGACCAAAAGAGGAGGACCGCAAAGAAGCGGTGAGCGCCCTGGTATCCCGTATCCAAGGGGTACTCCCCTTCAACTCGTTCCTGGACACCCACCGCCGGAGGATTTGACACCACATAGGAGACGCTAACTCCTCCGTCCCACCTGCCACTAAACCCCTGTTTACCCCCAACCCCCATTGACCTCCCGTACTACGGGGGGTGCGGCCCCGATTTTGTACTCCAACCCTGTTGCTAAAGAGCAGAAGTTGCGACATGCACATCGCAACTTTGCCTGGGCGTGAGAGTACTCACCCAGAGGGTGGGGCTTGGGCTCTTGGGACTTTGCGGGCGGTATAGCTGTGCCGGGTTGGGTCCGATTTCCGGACCCAACCCGGTGCTTCCCCAGATTCCCCCAAACTCCCCCAACTTGCTGTTGGGGGTGGAGAATGTCCTTCGGTAGCTTCGATAGTAGCGGTAGGAACGGGGGGTTGGGGCGGGTTTGATTCTACAAGGGCTCGAACGTGACCCTCAGACCCTGGGCCGCAGCCATCTTGATGAGGTCGAGAGGGTTGAGGCTGGTCGTCTGGGGCTGCCTCTCCTGTGTACCCTGAAGAGTGTCCAGGGTCTTCTGGAGGATGTCCAGGCGGGTGTTCAGGCGGGTGCTCATGCTGGAGAGATCCATCCCCACCCCCACCGTCTTATTGGAAGACAGCCCCGAAATGGAAACCTCGATGGCCTTCAGTTGATCGCCCACCTCGGACATGAGCACTTCGGGGGTCAGATCCTCGGAGTTGAGGGCCTGCACCTTCTGGTTGATGTTGCGGAGCCAGGTTCGGATGTCCGTGGCGATGTTGCGGGAGGCCTCCACCTGATCGGAGACCTGCTTGATCACCGCCGCCGAGTGACGGCTGTGGATGTCCGCCAAAGACTCGTGGGCCCCCTTCATCTCCGAGGACACCACCCGGACGATTGCATCCGTGAGGGGGGTCAGGGCGGATTGGATGGTCTCGACCAGCTTGTCTCCATACTCCAGGAGCCCGGAGCGCTGGGACTTGAGCACCCCCTCGGTGACCAGATCGGCCATCACCGAGGACAGCTCCAGCATCCGCCCCTCGACGATACGGGTCACGGCCTCGACGAACGACTCCCCCAGGTCAGGGATCTCCGGATCGGGGACATCCTGTTCCTCGATGGTGGGCTTTTCCTCGGGCTCCGGGGAGACATCCTTCGCAGGCACCCTTTCACTCAGCTCAGCCAGCAGAGCGACCTCCTCCGGATCCGGCTCACTCGGGGCCGGAAGCTGGAACTGGCGTGAGGGCATATCCGGGGGCAGCATCTGCTTCTTGGCCTTCTCCGAGGCGAGCGCCTGGACGTACTCGTCGATAGCGGCGGTGGATGTCCACCAACGCCTTCCCGCCAAGAACCCCTTAACCAGGCCGTTCTCAAGCAGATACTTGAGATCTCCGGGACAGGATACCTCCAGAGCCTTGCAGATCTTCCCCAGGTAGAACTGGAGCTGGTTGTGGGGGGAGACCTCACGAGCCCAGTCCCCCAACACTTCCATCCTGCCTTGCACCACGTACTCGTGGGAGATGTGGCGCCCGAACACCTCGATCCCCATCCTCTTGATGTAGGTGCTCCCAGGGTACTCTCCGGTCCCCTCCTTCCATTCCTGCCAGATTCGGCGGGCCCAGCGGCGGACCGCCTTCTTGCGGACCTCGATGTTGCTCTCCCACTCCTCTCGGAGCGCTTTGACCTCCATCTGCACCAACTCCCCCAATGTCTCCGGCCAGTGGCACTCTCCCGAAGGCTTCGACAGCTCCTTCACTTGGGCTACGAGTTCGTTGGCGGACTCCGGGGTGGTGAGAGCCGGAGAATCCTCCACGAGGGCCCGGGCGGCCGACCGGATAGTATTCCCGTCGACAACGGGGGGCATCGGGGCGGTCCTCCCAAGCTGAAACCAACGACCCAACTCGTTCTGAGAGATCTTGGTGTTGGGGCCGAACTGGGCTCGCAGAAGCCCCCGGATCTCTCCTGGGCTGGGATCCCTTCCGGCCTTCCTCTGATCCTTGATGTAGTCGACAGCCGTGGTCTGTTTGTCACTGCTGCTGGGCTGCTTCCCCGACTTGCTGGGAGGGATGAGCCCCTCGGCTCGCAACACCGGCTCGGCTTTGGCCCAACGACGAGAGACCCTCAGCACTTTGGCCCCTACCCGAGCGGCGGCGGAGTCCAGGTTGTTGGTGTTCAAGTCGGAGCAGGCGTCACCCAACAGCACGACCACGTCAGTTTGGGAAGGGATGTCCTTGACCGCTTGACGTAGATCGAAATGCTCCAGGATCACGTTGTGCTCTCGAAGAGCTGCCATGTAGGCCTGGTTGGCGAAGATGGCCTCTCCGCCGACAACGGTGATGTTCATTCGGCCTCCCTTGGGGGGGTGTACGTTCTCAGGCACTACCCTTTTTGGGCCGAGATGTTACCGGGGGGCCTCCCCCGCTCCTACCTACACACGCTTGTTGCCATGACGGTAAGGGCGCTGGAGATTGAAGGCGTGCTTCTGGGCCATGATGGACTGCATGTCGATACCAACTCGGCCGCAGTAGTCCAGGATACGGATGACCACGTCGGCCAACTCGGTGGGGACTCCCTCGGGTTTGTCGGGCTTGCTTTCGTTGAAATAGGTCTCGGTGACATCGTGGCCGTTTCGCCACTCTTCGTAGGCCTCACTCACTTCAGAGGTGAACAGGGCGCAGAAGTCCCCGAATGTGCGGTCATCCCGGTCCCACCAACCCTTGTCCTGGGCATACTGGTGGATGACCCCCTGCCAGTCCCGGATGGTCTGGGGGTCTTGCAGCCCCACCTGCTTTTCGAGATCTCCGTACTCCTTTTCGATGGAGTCGAGAAGGCCCAGGGCGGCCCCCCGGATGTCCCCGGAATCCACACCGATAGCCACAGCCCGCTTGAGGCTACGAGCGGCATCCAAATCGATCATACCTTGTCTCCCTTGTGGTAGCAGGCCCGGCACCGAGCCTCGTACTGATCAGCCCCCACCTCGACCACATTGGAAGTCCCCGATTTCCGATAGCTTCGAGTAGCGTCACCGCCGCAGATCATGCAGACGGCGTGGAGCTTCGTCACGTAGTCGGCCCTGACAATCAGATCCGCCATCGGGCCGAACGGCTTCCCGAAAGCGTCCATGTCCAGCCCAGCGACGATCACCCTCTTACCCTCATTGGCGAGAGCATCCACCACGGCCACGATGCCGGGGGAGAAGAACTGGGCTTCGTCGATGGCGACAACGTCACAGTCCTCGTAGCAGTGCCCCGAGAGTTGAGTGACATTGTCCACGGGGATACAGGGGACCTCTCCTTTAACATGGGTGACGACAGCGTGAGTGGCATAGCGGTCGTCGATGGACGGCTTGAGCACCTTGACGGTCTGCTTGGCGTACTCGGCTCGGCGGATCCGGCGAATCAGCTCTTCGGTCTTGCCGGAGAACATGCAGCCGCAGATTACCTCGACCTGTCCCTTGACGTTTCGTGGCATGTGGCCCTCCTGGTGTTTTGCCAGGGGGACCTTACCCTTAATGGACCTGCCAGATACGGGGGTCCTGCTCGTTTAGGATCTCCCCCAGCGTACAGGATCCGGGTGGAGGTAGTCGTGCGTGCAGTTCCCCCGGGATAGGTACACGGCAGCGAGCCTCTTGCGGGCCTCAACTCCCCGGGGGTCATACACCAGGGGGACCAGCTTTTTGCGCCAGGACCGGAGCTTCTGCCCAAGGTCCCGGATGGCGTAACTGTCCTGGGCGTCTGCCACCGCCATGATGGCTTGGCGAGCCACCTCAGCCAGGGCGGCGGGGAGTCCCCCGTACAGGTTCCCCGTGTCCAGGGCCTGGGCTTCTTCTGCGAATGCCTCAATGGTTAGCAGGTGCTTGCGGATGCAGTCACTGCAGTAGTGGTGCTGGAGATGGTCTTCCAACAACAAGAGCTGCTTGGCGATCTCACGGAGATTAAACGCCGGGTGCATCAAGTTAAGGCGGTCCCCGCTCGCCCTCCGGAACTGGTGGGCGGCGAGGCGTCTCTCAGTCTGGTGATTTCGGGGCACGGCGGCGTCCTCCACAAGGGTCCCACCCTGAGCAAGGGGATAGGAGGACTACCGTTTGAGGCCTTCGGCCACTGCCTGAGCGGCTTCCACCTGGTCAACCTTGCGGATCCGCTCAGCTCCCTGTTCGAGGTTGTGCAGCATCTTCTTCCGGACGGAGTCCAGCTTCATGTTCCCCTCTGCGGTCATCAATCCGGTGTCCCGGTCCTGGCGCCGACTTGTCAGCCCCAAAGCCCCCGGTTTGATGGCTTTGACCAGTTCGGGGTCCATCGACTTGATGGCGATGTCCCACTGCCACTCGACGAACGTGCTGCCGTCGATCAGGATAGGGGGTGTGATGGCTTTCATCTCCCGGAAGAGCGTCATCCCTGCCCGAGTCCTCAGCTCCATGTCCAGGTAGCTCAGGGGTCGGGAGACAGCAGTACCCTCGAAGTCGATGCGGAACCGGATGCCAACTCGGTGGTCCCCAGCGATGATGTCGGGGTGCTCCAGCACCCCCCAGCCGTGGGCAACCACCTCCAGGTCATCCGTCTCGATGAGACGGTGGATAACCTCCTGCTCATCCTCCGACATGGGGACGTACAGCCCATGAGGGTTCAGCCCTCCAAAAGGGTTTTTGCCGTCCAACATGGGTAGAGGGTTGAACTGCCCGTGTTGGGGGGTCCACTTTTTGCCGTTCATCCGCACACCTTCACATGGCAAGCTCGGGGGCGACCCTGACGGGTGCCGCCGTAGAACATGATAGCCTGGCCCACAGTTGGGATGCGCCCATCCAAGATCTCGGACTTGTGCAGATGGTAGCTCAAGCCGTCGTCCCCTTTGGCAAACCCATACCCTCGATGGCCGTCGAACGTGTCCACCTTCCCCTGGATGACCCGGATGGGTTCCAGCCGGGTGACCAGGTCGGCCCGAGGGGCCTTCCCAGGATCTACGGAGGACAGGTCCACTTCGACATCCACCAGCTCCCCCAAGATGGGGGGAGGGGTTGAGTTCACCCAGGAACAGCCCTCAGAGGGACAGTGCATGCAACGCTGCTCCCCCTCGGCCTTCCCCGAACGGAAAGACCCAAGGTGGAAGAACACCTCCTGACCAGTCTCCGGGTGCTTACAGAACCCGAACAACTTCGAGGGGATGTACTTGTGGACCCGCATCTTTACGGTCTGTGACACGGGCATCCCTCCGTCAGCCCCTAGCGGCCAAAATGGCGTCGATGACGGCCTGCTTGTTCGCCAGCTTGTCAGGGCGCTCGATGCCCTCATCCATCGCCATCTCGTTCAGATCCCGACGGGACATGTCCAGGGTCGGGACCCCGTCTTCAACGGTCGGAATGGGGAGGGGCGCAGGCACCGGCTCTTCCTCGACCACCGGCTCTTCCTCGACCACCGGCTCTTCCTCGACCACCGGCTCTTTCTCGAAGATGGGATCAGGGTCCACATTATCCAGGGGATACGGGCTTTCCTCCACCTCAGGCATCGCCTTCAGAGCTTCTGCGACATTGGCCGGCTCCGCCGGACCTTCGGCGGTGTGGTAGTGGGTCCCCCGAAAGGTGGGGTGGTCCCTCTTGATCTTCCGCATTCGGGCAAACGGGGGCATGTAGGGGTTGTTACTCATTGTTTCAGTTCTCCTTTCAGGAAAGCAAGCCCTTGATGAATCCACCAAGGACATCTCCAAGGACGTGGCCGACCTTCGTCATGAAATCCTTGGCTGCCGACTTCCGGCCGGCTTCAGCGTTCTGGAAGTGGGCCAGGATATCCGACCCTGTCGCCAGGTCTGCCCACTCGGGGACTTCGTCCCCTCCGTCTAGCAAGTTAGTGATAGCCTCCACGGCCATATGGAGGCCCTGCAAGCCGTAGGCGGCCACCCCCTCAGAGAGGAGAGAGAGGATTGCTTTCTGCCAAGACTCAGAGGATTCCGCTCCAATGCCTACCAGCTCACCCTCCAATTTCTTGACACCCCACTCCCCCAGAACGGGAAGCAGGCTCTCCAGCATCTTGCCGAAGTCCATCATCGACCTCCCGGGCACAACGTCTCTGCGACAGGAATCTCTGGGGGTGTCTCAGAGGGGCGTTCGGCCACCATCCCCGCATTGAAGAGGGCCATGGCAGTGTGCCACGGGGCCCTCGTCTTGGCGGTGAGGGCCGTTTTGGCGGCCTTCTCACACTGGGGGTCGTCAAACTTCCTCTCAGTGCATGTGCAGTGCTGAGGAAGGGACCACTCCAGATAGCGGGCCTGCTCCACCGCTGCCTGAGTGTACCATGTCATCTCTGCCCTGTAGACATTAGCCTCACGGACGATGGTGGGGGTACAGCCATTCAAGGTCAGGAGGACGAGAAGAAAAACAGCCAAGCCTCGGATCACTGGTCACCTCTCTCTGGGGACTGCACCGGCGCTTCCGCCTTGGATTCCGTCTTCCGCAGCTCCGCCCCCTTGGGGATCACGATACCCTGACCAGCATCGGCGGCGATCCTAGCGAGCCCCAGATACTTGTCGAGGCTGGCCTGCCCGATGATGTAGCCTGCCTCGACGAACCCTACGATGGTGGTAGCGAACAGGACGATGGATCCGAGCATCAAGTCGATGTCTCCGTCCTTCATCCCCATGATCACCACGATGGAGATGATGATCTTCCATGTGCTCTCGGCCACCAGGAAGGCGATGAACTTGCGACTCTGCAACGGAGTCTTAACAACTTCGCTCTTGACCTCGACCTCCTCATCGAGTCCCATTAGTTGCCTCCAATTCGGGTCCCACCTCGGGGACCTGTGGTGTGAATACCTGCCCTATTCCAGTTGTTCTGGATGCGGTCCGAGTACACTTTGCCATCCGTTGTGGCAGAAGCTGTCAGGGCGAACTTATACAGGGGAGATACCCTCTCCTGATCCTCGGCGGATAGGTTTGGGTAGAGACGGAGGTAGGAATCCCGAGCCGCTCGGATGCGGGTTAGGAAGTCCTGAATGTAGTCGTTGGGGAGAAGAGGTCGCCCTGCTTCATCACTCTCCAGCAGGTTCTGACCTACCTCATCAATCCACCACTCTCCCATCCTGATCCTCCGGGCAAAGTCTTCACCTCTGCCCGGTTATAGGAGGGAAAACGGCTCAGTCGTCGGAGATCAGGGACAAAATGTCAAGCTCAGAGTCGTCCTCCGGTTCAGAGGGGGCTTTCACCTCAGCAAGGTCCACCTCTGTTTTCGCCTTGGCGGCAAGAGCAGCCATCCCCCCCATCCCCCCCTTCATTCGGAGAACTGGGGACTTCGGTTTGGAGACCTCGAATTCCACAACAGTGGCCTTGCCGAGGGCGGGGGACAGCTTGACCCTCTTGGGCTTCTCCTCCTCCGGTTGATAGGGCTGAAGCTCTCCCACTTCAGGGATGACAGCCACACCATTCAGCTCTGCCGGCTCTCCGAGCTTGGCCACATTCAGGAGGGAGGGCTGAGCCTTCGCCTGGTGGATGGCCTCCATGAGAGCCGTCTTGCTACGGCCGAAAGAGGCCGGGTCAATCCCTAGGTCTTGGGCCTCCAGACGAAGCTGGTCAAGCGGGGGGAGGTTCGAGCGCCAAGACCGCCTGGCGGTGGCAGATGGGGGGTTGGGGACCGGAGAAGGACTAGACCCCTGATACGTGACCACCAGGTCAATGTTCCCCTGGTCGCTCACGTCGATGGATGGGGTCCCCCGCCGATTCAACCTGGACATGGCAGCTACGGCCACCACTGCCGACAGTGGGTTCTGGTCGATGGCCGAGCGGGCTTCTTGCTGCGCTTCCAGCAGTTCCTTCCGGGCTGCCATCAAGCGGTCGTACACCGAACCCTCGAACGCTCCTGACTGGGTGGAAAGCAATGACTGTGCCCAGCTATCATCCAGAGGTTCCCGGTGCTTTTTTCCGATCATCGGCTTGGTCCCTTAAGCTCGAAAGTTTCCGTCTTGGCTCTCAGCCTCTACCCTACCAGCCGAGCCGCAGCACCCCCTGGGCCAGCTCGAAACTTTGCACCCCCGAAACTTCGGGGTCAAATGTGAAACTTTCCAGGTAACCCCAGGCTCCAGGAAAGTAGGTGGGCGAACAACGGAGGACCCCATGCTGAGCAGAACCGAAATCGAAGCCCTCATGACCGAGAAGTCCATCCTGGCCGAGAAGGCCCAGCTCTCCAATGTGGATCTCGACCGCTTGGGCGAAATCCATCTGGTGCTGGACTCCCTCCCCGAGCTGACGATGGACATGCTTGGTCTTCTGAACCAAGACCTCTGCGACGTGGAGGTTGATGTGGAGGAGGACGACGACGAGTTCACCGAAGCGGAGCCGAAGATCTCGGTCCAGGTGACAGACGGCGTGCTCACCTCGGTCTGGATGGGCTACGCCGATGCCCCCCCGTGGGTCCAGGACATGGTGGACCGCCAATTCGAGGCGGAGTATGAGGTCACCGCCGAGGCCCGCTCCGAGCGCCAGCAGCTCTACGGGGGGCACTACTAGTAACGTCTGCCAAATCGAGGGGGGGGGGTCACCCCCAGCAATGGCGGGCCACCCTCAAAAAGGTGCTGAGATGACTCGATTCGTCTCTGTCCGAGTTCCCGCTTCAGGTACCCCCACTCTGCTCGACCTAGATGTTCCCGAAGACATCTTCGTGTCCCCGGGAGACCTAACGGGGACCTTCGGTGTTCCTGCGGATACGAGCTGTTCATGGGATCCCGATTCTGCGGAGGATGTGGGACCCCAACCAGCTCGGAGGTCATCCGGGTATCTAAAAGGTCACCTCGACACTTCGGAGGACCTCTTGAAGAAATCCCTACTTGATGAAAAGCTCCTTGCCTTCTGCGACCTGGAGACCACTGGACTGCACCCCGACATCAACGAGATCATCTCGATCGCCGGGCAGAAGTACACCCGTGCAGGTGAGCTGGTTGAGGAGATCGAGTTCAAAATCCAGTTCAACCACATCACCGAACCTCCCCCCTATGCGGGAGCCGTCTGGCCTGGCCCGAAACCTTTCTCCGTCGAGGACTGGAAGGAGGGTGTGGACTTCGCCCTCAAGCTGAACGGCTACCGGGAAGAGGACTGGGAGAACGCCATCCCCCTTCGGGAAGCCATCAAGCGGATCATGACGTTCCTGAATGGCTGCGTGATTGTGGGGCACAACCCACACTTCGACCGGGAGTTCATCGCCACGAAGGCCAAGCGCCTCGGGTTCAAGGACAAGCTCCCTTACCACAAGATCGACACCGTCACCCTGGCCTACGAGCACCTGGCCCCCCTCGGTTTGGGGTACCTGTCCCTGTCGAGACCGGGAGGGGTCTGCGACTTCTTGGGCATCCCCATCACCCAGGCTCATGAGGCCCTAGACGACGTGAGGCGGACCGCTCAGGCGTTCTTCAAGATGGACCGGGCAACATGGGCCCAGCGGCTCTGGTGGGCACTCCGGTGGAACATGAAGCACCGCCAGTAGATGCCAAAAAGAACAAACTCATGACTGATCTGCTTCCATACACCACTATTTCCGCTGTTGTCTCCAACCGGAATGCCGCCGTCTCCAAAGCCCGAGAGGCTGCTGATATGATTGCAGCAGGACTCCTATTGGCAGAGGAGGCTCAAACCCTGGCCCAACAAGCTCACGGGGCGACTACGTTCACACTGGCCGATCATTCCCGCCGAGAGGCTTACCAGAAGCTATTCCAGTCTTTCGACGCTGACCAATCTGTGGAGTGTTTCCGCCAGCAGACCGACGCCCGCACATGGATGAACCTTATCACCCTAACGGGTATGAACGCCCTCATGGACAAAACCGCCAAAGATGAACTCTATGCGGGGCTGTGCGGGGCTGTCCCCGAAATCACCGAGGACAACATCGAGGCCACGTTTTTGCACCTAGTGGGAGACGCCAAACTCATCTTCCAACGGGGGCTGGCACGAGCCTTCAGCGGCCTGGACCGCCGGTTCAAGAGCCACGGCGCCTTCAAGTTGGGATCCCGGATCATCCTAACCAACGTCTTCGACGACTGGGGAGGGTGGAACTACCACACCCGCATGGAAGACACCATGGCCGACATCGAACGGGTGTTCGCCGTGCTGGACGGCAACAAGATTCCGGACCCGGGAGCCCTCACCCGAGCCATCCGGAAAGACCGCCAGGGTGGCTGGTACCCCCGACAGTCCGTTACGGAGACCCCTTACTTCCGAGTGATGTGCTACAAGAACGGCAATGCCCACTTGTGGTTCCAGCGGGACGACCTGGTCGAGAAAGCCAATCAGGTCCTGGCGGAATACTATGGCGAGGTGCTTCCTGACGGCGTACCCGACGACATGCCGGTCTCTGATATCAAGACCAAGTCGGGTGCCTTGTGCAAAGACCTGGCGTTCTACCCGACCCCTGACGCTGTCGTGAACACCATCCTTAGCCAGAGCGGCGTTTTCCTGACCGATGACTCTGTAATCCTGGAGCCTTCGGCAGGTACGGGGAACCTCGTGCGGGGCGTCCTGTCCAAGAACATACGTCGAGTGGATGCTGTCGAAATTCATCCGGACCGTGTGCGGGCTCTGAAGGCCATTGATGACCCACGGCTAAACGTCTTGGAGGCGAATTTCCTGCGGATGGGGGCCCGCCAGGATTACACCCACGTCTTCATGAACCCTCCCTTCTACGGCACCCACTGGATGGAGCACGTCACCCACGCTTTTGATTTCCTGGTTCCCGGGGGAACCCTCGTTGCTATTCTCCCCATCTCTGCCGAATTGGGGACATCAACGAAACACCAGACGTTTCGTAAGTGGGCGGCCGCCCATACTGGATGGGATGACCTTCGATTCACAGATCTCCCTGCCGAATCGTTCAAGGATTCCGGCACCCGAGTCAACACCGTGTTCTTGGTTCTCCACAAAAAAAGGTAATCCCAACGCATATGTAAGTAGTGCTGGGATGGTAAGGAGAACGCCATGAGAGAGAAAACGCAGTTAGTCGCCACCATCCTGATTTTTTTGGCTCTATGTGTGGCTTGGTTCTTCTTCTACGTGAAGCCGGCTGAGGATCATCGCAATAAGGTGTGGAGCTGCATGGCCGAATTGCCGAACATGCCTCGTTTCGAGGCATACAAGGCCTGCCACAATGACAATATCGGTCAGGCCGGTCTCCTCATTGGTTTTTTCGACCCACCCATCCCCGTCGGCTACCACCCGCCCCGTCGTCGTTAGACCCCGTCGATGTACGCCAGGTAGATGGCGGAGATATCCACCACCACGGCATCCCCACCATATGTGTCCGCCCCCGCCCCCGCCGCCCTTTTGACCGTGATATAGAGAATGTCCCCATGCCCACCGGCTCGGCGAGCCCTCGCCTGAGAGATCTTCAGGACGAACTCACTATCCACCTCTTGCCGGGCAACCCCCGGGGTTGCGGTCACCACGGGAAGACTCTGCTCATTCGGATGGGGGATTCCTGGGTTAGCGAAACCCAGTACCTCTCCGCTTGCCACGAAAGTCCAGTATACGGTCCACTCAACGTTGCCTACAGTGGCGTCGGAAGGACACCATTTCCACGAAATTCTGATAGGGGTGGAAGTGTCCGTATTCTCGGGAAGAGTGCCTGACCGAGTCACCCGGGAGTCGAACCCTGCTCGGAAGTTGTTCTCAACCGTAGGTGCGGCGATATTCATAGAGACCCAGATGTTCTGGTCAGTCGGAGCGGTGCCGAACCCTACCACCTTCCCGAACTCCCCCAGTGCCCAAGGCAGCGATTCCTCCACCCGAGCCAGCCCATCCATCTCTCGAAGGCCGTTCTCGTCAAACCGAGTCCTGGTGGGGACCATCTTGATGAGGTCTACGATGGGAGATGTGGCGATGGGAGCAGTGATGCGGAACCGCACCCAGTACAGGTCTACCCCCAGAGCCATCGGGTCATTAGCCACCCAGAGAGGTGGCATGTTTCTGTCGAACCTCAGGTGTTCCCCTCCGTTGAGGTTCTGCCACAGATCCATCGCCTGGGGGATAAACGGTGACTCTTCCTCGGTCACCATGAACGTAAAGGCCGTCCAGGCTCCGCCGTCCCAATATTCTGCCTCCACCGTCCCGCCCCCCAGGGCCATCACCTGAGAGATAGGGGAGAATTCCAGGCCGTAGAAAGGAAACCCACCGTCAAGCTGCCATCCCACGTAGAGGGACGTGTCGACATTCGTGTTGGGAAACACGGTGACTGGGGAACCCTCAGTTACCGCAGCCACCGACACGTCTGCGAATGCCGTCCCATCCCAGGTGAATGCTCGAACTCCAAGGGTTGTCACGTCCCCTTGGCCCGTGACCAGCTCTCGGCCGATGCCAGGGGTACCAACATGTAGGGCCGACCAGACGGTGAGGGACGGGTCGATTCCCGCTCCGGAGCGGTCGCCATATCCCGTAATCTTGGAGTAATCCTCGGCCCTTACCCTCTCGGCATCCAAGGTAACCCCGTGCAGAACAATATATCCGTTGATGTCCTCCTGCAGTACATCGAGGGCTGCTGAAACGGTATGTATCCGACTTACACCATTAGCTACGATAACCCCTCCTCCAACCCCCGTGTGCATCACTGCCGTCGTTGCCCCCAACACAAATGCACCTTCCCCCCTAATCTCACCCCCGTTTTCGACATACAACGCCGAAGCACACCCTTCCATAGAAGTAGACGAAAATGCAGAGAAAGCTCCCGCCCCAATAGACTCAAGAGGGTGAATCACCGCACGGTTTACCAGGCCGTGGTTTATGACGGTAGACGCTGGTTGTGCCCGTAGGCCGTAGGAAATGCCGTCGTTAATCAACCCGTGGCGGACGTACAAGATCGAGCCGTCTTTCGCCGTAGCAGCACCAAACCCCCCCAAAAACACCACACTTTCGAGCAGCCCTGAGAGGGCTCCTTCTACAACCACCCCCCAGGCGTTGGTTGGTGAGACGATGTTGACTTTTCGGATAGACGCCCGATCCCCAAGAGTGATGAGATCAGTGTTCGGAAAGGCCGCCTTCGCCTGAATAGTCACTACGTCGACACCCCAGCAATCCAGATGCACCTGTGCGGCGACGCTAAAAGGATCTTCCTCGTAAACCCCCGGAAGGAGGAGGATGAGTGTCCCAGCCGTTGTCTCCGCATCGCAGGCGGCCTTGATTGTGGTGTAGTCACCTTGGATGGGGTCCGGGGAGACACGAACGACCTTGTCGATCTTCGTACCCATCGCCACCTGAATGTCGTCCTCAGCCATGAGCTGAGCGGTGACGTGTCCCCTGTTGATATATCCTCGAATGACGCCGGAGGTGTAGGAAAGGGAGACCTTCGTGTCGTACACGAGGTCCACGTGCCCACGGGCTGGGACGTAAGGAGGTCCGGCGGCTCTGAACTTCCCCTCTCCGTCGTCCGTAGTGGTAATGTCGGAGAGGATCAGGCTGTCGCCGGCCAATCCGGTATGGGTCACTCGCAAAAGGATGCCGCCAGCCATGAGTCCTCCGTGGGAGGTCCTAGACCCCCTAACGGTTCCGTCTCATAGGGCAACTATCACCTCTCAGGAGTAGCCATCCTTATACCAGCCCCCGCCCTTCAACTGGAAGCTCCCCCGGGACATGAGCTTGAAGGTAGGACTCCCACATCTCCGCTCTACGTACCCCACCAGAGAGGTCAGCGCTTCCCCTGTCTCGGTATCAGAAAACCCCTGGCTCTCGTGGAAACCCCCCGCACTCAAAGGCTCCCCAGCATCGTTGAAAAAGTGGCTCACGTCATAGAGGGGCACGGTACAGCAGCCAGCAGGAACATGGGTCGGAAGCACCCGGGATGCTCCGGCAGAGAACCCGGGCTTGAGTTGAAAACCGTCGTACTGGAACGGCCGAAGCACTCGGATTCCCACTGCGGGGCACGACGGGTTGGGATCTGACATCTTCTGGAGGATGTCGAACTTGTGACCGCACTCTTCACACTGGAACTCGTAGATGGGCATCTCTACTCCGGGATGGTGACGTCGTATAGGCTAATGAGGGCCAGGCCGTCACAAGGGTCATAGGTGGCCTGAATAGCGCCATGCGGAACTTCGGCCCCCTCTTCCTCCAAAACCTCCCTCAGCCGTAGGGCCTCCGGGATGATGTCGCCAGGTGGGGACACCATCATGTGGACGTTGGGGATGTCCAGAGCACACCCCAACGTGTTCGCCTTGGTCCCGTCCCCGCTATCGCATGTGTCAAAACCGTTTCGGCGAAGCACCCGGACCGTGTGGCGGATGCCGTCATCGAGCTGGTCGTAGTCGAGGTCATCCACAAGGAGACCGACCCGGGCCGCCCGGAGGGCCTTCTGCTCGGGAGTTTCTTCCTCCGTGTACACCTCGACCGTACAGCCCTGCTGGGCGATCAGGTTCTCTGCGGCTTCCCGGAGGTTCCTGGTGCCACAGAGCTTCCAGACCGTCATCTCGCCATTATGCTCCAGCTTGGGGTTCCCCGGGAGAGACATCTCCAGGGGACTTCCGCCCCGAAGGATAAACGTCCAGACCTTCACAGCACCACCTCTTGATGACTTCCCCGCCACAAGGTTGCTCGGGGATCTTTGGAGCACCCCAAGAAAACGACCTGGTAGGGTTTCTCCGTGTTGAATGTCTCGTCATCTAGGCTGACGACAGAGACATGGCCGCCATCTGGAAGGACCGCAGTTCTTCCCGAAAACGTGGCCTGGTAGGGGATTGCTGACGCCATAACTTTCCTCAACAACTGGGCCGAAGCGTCATCCCGACAAACTGCCACCAGCCAGGACCTTCTTGATGCCGCCTGGCCTAGCAACTCCAACACCTGGTTCATGTGGGGGTCTCCGATCATGCCGTCAACCGAGCGGCCCACCCCACCGACCGCACATCCACGGTGTTTTTGGGGGTCACCTCCAGATAGAAAGTCCCCTCCATGTCCCCGGGGAGGGTCCGCAGGATACCGCTGGCAAGGGCAGCCGAAGCCGTTTCGATTAGGCTGAATGTCTCCTTGACGGAGCCCTTCCCGTGGATGTTCACCGCCCATTCGTGAACAGCCTTGACTTCGACCTCCCGAGTGGGGTCGAACTCCCTCTCCACCACCCCGAACGTACCCCCTCGGAGTTTGACGGCCACCAGTTCTCGGATGGTGTCCACGGCGCTCCTACGGCCCTGGGTAGTGCTCAGAAACTTGTAGGCGGCCTCCCGTCTCTGCTCGGGTGTGAGGGCCGCCAGGGCGCTCCCAGAGGGCTTAGCAACCTCCACTGGGGCAGGTACCTCTCCCCTGCGATACAGGGCTAGGTCGGTCTCGGGGGACCCTTGTACAAGGTCCCCGAAGTCGGGGTCATCCCCCACACGGGCGAGCCAGGTTTCCCCCTTGGCGATGAGAGCTGTGGTGTCTACTCTCCCAGCAGCCAGGTCCTCGACAAGAGCTGCCCGAGCCTTCTGGTGTTGGCGGACTTCGTTGTCCACGGCGTTACTGGCTCGTTCAAGCATGAGGCCCAGGGCAACCGGGCTTCTGGCGTTCGTCCGCACCGAGACCGCCGGCTTGACCCCCTCAGGGAGATCACCCGTCCGCATCTCCGGCACATCCTCATCGAACTGGAGGCGTTCCGCCAGGGCAGCCTGAACCAGAGGGTTCATTTGGGGGCGGCCCACCTCATTGAGGAACAGATCCCCAGGGAGATCACATTTAGTCGCCACGGAGGGTGAGGCTAGAGCCGTCCTACGAGCCATCTCCATCAAAGCATCGTCGAAGGTTAGGGTGCCCTCTTTGGCGGCATCTAGGATTTCAACCAGTTCGGGAGCTTCTTCCCGGAGACGGGCAATAACCTTTTCCGGGTCTCCCCCGCACTCATCGAACAGTGTTGCCAGATCAACCCTCATCGATCTCCCCCGTAGCCGTCAGCTTGATCCGGGCTCCAGCCGGAACCTTCTTGCTTGTACCCCCTGCCTGCCTTGGGTCCACCGGGACAGCCCACGGATCTACGGGTTCCGGCAGCGGGCCACCCCCCACCATGCCCCCCTGAGCGGGGGCATTCCCTTTCCCTGGGACTCGCCCCACGGATTTCTTGGGATGCTGGGGTGCCGGTGCAGCCGGAGGAGTTTCGGGCTCTGGGTTGAGGTGTTCTTCAGGGGGCTCGGTGCCTTGCGCCAGCCGATTGTAGATAGCCTGGGCATATTCCTCGATGTGGCCTTTCCCCTGCTTGGTCGCCAGGTCTTTGGCTCTTTGCCAGAGGGTTTCATCCCGTTCCGGCATTTTTGGGGGTTCTACTCCCTTGGCCTGGGCAAGTCGGCGAACAGCCTCATCCACTCCATCGGGTTGGTTGGTCCTGGGTACCCCGTCGGTGATTTCAAACGAGGGGGCATCCACAGGGTTCCAGTCTCCTCTTCGGGAGCTAACCTCCAGTCGCATGGCTTCCTGAAGCAAATTGGCGAAGTCCTTGCGGGCAATGTCGGCGTACTTCGGGAGGTTAGGGTCCGCCTGGATGGGCCGAGTCAGCCGCTCATGCTGACTCTGCACTCGGGTCTTGAACGGGTCCCCCGCCTGGTGGTGGACACATGTGGGGTTCCGGCAGGCGTGGCAGAACAACCCCTGAAACTCCACCACCGAGGACTGCCCCGAAGTCCCAATCTGCTGAGCCTTCTGTCGCCAGTCGGCCATGCAGTCCTCCAGCAGATCCCGAGTCCTCTGGTCAACCGGGGCGGCCATGCTCTTGAATGTAGGGTATCTCATCCGTCGCTCTTCGTCCTGGGTCGGGAATGCTCATCCCGCCGCTGACCCGCCAACTTGGCGGACCGACTTCCTTGGGTGGCTGCGATCAGGTTCGCCCTGCTATGGCCACGGGTAGCGATGTCCACCGAGTCCACAACGGGGTAGCTGTGCTCCCCGTCCAGGCTCTCCAGGAGGGGAGGCTTGTTGGGACGGCTCACCAATTTGCGGACATGTGGGCACTTGAGACACACCTCGGGATCCATCCCCGAGGCAAGGCCACAAGCTCTCTCCCACACCTTGTGCCGCTCGTAGTCGGCCGTGTTGATGAGTTTCAAGGTCCGCTGCTCTTCTACACCGATGTCCATCAACGCCGTAACCGGCGGAAACTGCCGCCAGTGGTGGCAGTAGAAGGTCTCAATTTTCCCCTGGTACGGGGTCTGCATCGGTCTGAGCACGGGACTCTCCTTGGGCCAACTGGGCTCGGACCTGAGCCAGCCGATTCTGTCGGGCAGCGTTCAGGTCCGAGCCTATCTTACCGACCGCCCTCTCCAATTCTCGGCTACGGCGGAGCTGCTGCTCCAGCTTCTCCGCTTCTGCCCGAAGGCGGGCGATCTGTACCAAGTCTTCGTTGACCACCCCCCTTTCAAACAGGATGTTCAGGAGGTGGTGGAGCACGCTCATCTGCTCTTGGATCCGGTCACTTCCGTCGAGAGCTTGGGATAGGCGGTTATTGACGGTGGGGCAGGTTTCGATGCTGCACCGGGAGTCCGAACAGGTGTCAGGCATCCCGGTGCAGCCACACTCGTCCAGGTCAATCCCTAGGGCCGATTCGATGACCCTCAGACGACGCAGAACGTCTGTCATCTCAGCAGAGCCGGCGGGCTCGGGCTGTCCAGAAGAATTCGCTCTCATTGACGAGGACCGCCTCATCCCCGAACAGCTCCTTCCAGGGTTCGAGTTCCTCCAGCATCGTACCGTCAGGCAGCTTGATGCGGAGCAGACGGGTGCCCTTCCCTCGACACTGGATGATGACCCGAGCCAGCTCATCCACGGTCTCGTACCGTAGAGGTCCCCTCAGCTCGAAGATGTATTCGTCCCCCTTCTTGAGACCCATAGGAGGGCCGGCAGGCTCCTGGGATTCGACGGCGGCGACCGCCAGGGCAGCCACAGCCTCATCCTGGACAGCATGCAACGCCGACTGGCCATCGGGGTCCCCATCGGCTCCCGTGTAGGCCAGCGGGACATCCTCAGGGGGACTTAGCTCGGGGTCTTCACGAGGGTCTACCACTGGGGCAGACAGCGGAGCACTGGGCACAGGCTTGGCGGGCACCAGCGGCTTGGCCTCGGGCCTCTGGCTCGGGTCCTTGGACCAGGCAACCACCTCATCGAAGTTGTGCATCCTGAAGTACGGGGCCAGCTCAGCCGGGAACTTGGACATCTCGCCCCAGACCAGCCCGTCGGCCACTGCCTTGTCCGGCTTTTTGTACTTCTTGTTGCCGTTGAACCGTACCTCCCCCGCCCGCATGGCATTCAGGTCCCACTCCACGTCCCAGGCGTGACCGATCTCCACGTCCGATGTTAGAGGGATCGGCCACTTCTTAGCCAGGATGAAGGCGTTTCGACTCATGAGCGGCTTGATGATCTCAATGGCCTCTTCCAGCACGTCCCCGCTAATGTCAAACACCAGCTCGTCGTGCATGGTGATAATCATGAGGACCTTGTCCTTGTCCCATCCCCGCTGCTTCATCTCCTTGTACACGAGGGCCATTGCGATCTTCGTGATGTCGGCGCTGGAGTTATGGACGACCACACCGTCGCAGACGAAGGCGTGTACGCAATCCTTCACCTCCACATCGAACATTTCTACCGGCTCACCCGTGTCCTCTACCTCTACTACCTGCTCGTAGTTATACTCCAGAAGGGCCGTGATGGTTGAAGGTACCTCTTTCGGAGGGAGCTTTGCCAGATACCGCTGGCACTGTGACTTGCTACCCGATCCCGCTCTGAGACGAAGCACAGCGGATTTCTCACTACGCTGCAAATCAGCATAGATGCTACTGCCATACACCGTCTCCCCAATGCGCCGGATCAAATCCTGTGGAAGTGTGTGCCACTGCCCCGTCCGGGGATTCGACTCGATGGCCCACAATCGGGCGGATTCCTCTGGGATCAAGAATCCTACCTGATTCCGAAACGCCACCCGGTCCTTGACGAATACACGTTTGCTGTCCAACCGGACAGTAGACCGGATGCCCAGGGTGCGCAGGAGTTTATGGGTGTCCATCAACAGGTCGGGATTCGTACTACGCACGTCTACTGCCTGTGCCACGTTCACGCAGCCCTCGGCACTGAAATAGCCTCGAAGGAAAGCTGCCCGGTGTCTTGCTGACTGGGCCCACACGGCTTCCGGCACCCGCTTGGTCCAGGTATTCCAATCACCCAAACCCAACATACGGCAGAACTCCCGGAAAGCTGTGTTCCAGAAACACACCTGCCACGTCGGGAGGCGGCCATCCCCGTCCACACGGGGCTTCTCCTTCACCGTGGCGGCCAACCCCAGAGGGGGCGCCAGACGGTCAGCATAGTAGCGGGCCTGCTGTGCCGCATCCGGGCCTCCAACGTGGATGATGAGGCCATCTTCCTGAATAGACCCATCTCCGATGACGAGCCCCAGCAGTTCCCACAGTGCATCGTGGTTGCCCTCGAACCTGTAACCTTTCTTGTCCTCGAAGGACAGAACTTGATCTGGCAGTTCCACTCCCACGGCATCTGTGACAACCCACATATCCGGGGTCAAGTCCTCCTGTCGCACCCAGGTGAGAAGCCCTTCCTCATACACACGGAATCTATGGTCGGGACTGGTTCGCATCACCAACCCCGACATGAGGGTGGTGTGCATCAACTTCTTGAGCCCCGATGGGAAGGCCCTGCCTTTCGCCCAACAAGTGCCAGTCCACACGTCGAATGTTTTTCCCGACAGATCTTCGATCCGTCGGATACCCAAGCTGGTGGGCACTCGACTACCACCGTGCAGACAGCCCTGGATGGGCCCATTCACACTGTTTCGCTCCGCCTTGGAGCGAAACCCGCCGTCCTCGCTGTTGATGTCGGGCACAGGGTACTTGCGGCCGAAGGCCGTAAGCACATACTCGTGCTTGCGAGCGAAATCCCACTGAGCACGCCACCAGGAAGCCAGCGTCTTGTACGTCTCGTCGAACTGCCTCTTGACCCTCCAGCCTTCGTTCTTCGAGCATCCCGTGGCTCGGATGACAGCGTTGCCGCCGCCGCCGTAGCACAGGGCGAAGTTGGTGGCCTTGGCATCCTGACGGAGCTGCTTCCAGTTGGGGCGATCGAGGGCGTCCTCCCCAAAGATGTTCAGGGCGGTCAGCGTGTGCAGGTCCCCGATCTTGTCGGACCCGCAGTTGGGGCACCGGGGAGGCGGAGCCTCGGGTGTGCAGGTACCATCCCCCTTGTCGAAGGTTCGAGAGCATGAGCTACACCGGAAGAACTCGGCCATCCATTTCGGCTCTCGGCTGAGGTTCGTGACCAGCCGCAGCTCCACGCCGCTGAAGTCGATGGCGACGATGTACCGCCGGGGGGCTTCCGGGGACTTGGGGGGTCGGGCGGCGATGCACTCTCGTAGCCGCCTCATGCACTCAGGTCTCTCGGGATCGTAGGTTGCCGGAACCGACTGCAGGTTCATCTGGGGCCAGCCAACAAGCTGGACCTTCGCCTTAGCAGGAGTAGCAAAACGCCCCGTGTCCACCTTGTGGGCACGGAAGTTGATTCGCATCGTCCCATCGGTAGGATCAGCCCACTCCAACATTGGGAACAGGTAGTTCGTCAGCGCCTTGTGGACCTCTCGGAACCTCTTGATCTTCCCCATGTAGGGATACTTGTCCTTGGCGCTCTCGATGACGGCATCCAGGATATCCCTGGATGTCTTGACTTGCCCGGATTTCTCGGTGAACACCAGCCCCGGGACCCCCAGCTCCCAAAACATCTCCCCGAGCTGCTTGGGGGAAGCCACATCGTAGATGGCGGGCCAGGGTTTCCCCGCCCGAACCACCGGCTCCTTCGGGTCCGTGAACCCTAGGGCCTGGTACTGATTTTTGGCCCGCTGGATCTGGTCGTTCAGGAGGTTATTGGGGTTATGGGACTCAAACGTCCGCCGGATAGCCTTGTAGTAGCCCGGCATCACATCCCTGCCCAGGACCTCGGAGACCGCCTCATACAAATCGAAGATGGACTCGAACCACTCCTGTTGGCCAAGCTGAAGCAGCTCCAACACCTTGGACTTGTCCCGGTAGATGCGGTTACGGTGCATCCACCGGACAGCTCCCACACAACTCTTCTCGATGCCGTAGATAGACTTCTGGGACCGCCCATCCTCAGGGTTGACAACCTGGTCGTACACGTTGTCGAAGTGGCGGTAGGTCATAATGCCATCGCCACCGCCATACCACAGGACTTCCTGTCTTCCCGGATCGAGGGTGGCGAAGTCCATCTCCCCAGTGTGCCCTTCGGGGAACAGCTCGTGCAGCTCGATTTGGTCACAGTGCAGCTCCTGCTCCGACAGGTACTTGAGCTGCTTGTTCTTGCGCCGAGAGTCCTGAAGGTAGTACAGGATTTCGGTGTCCTCCCAGACACTGGGCTTGTCCCAGTCCCCGAAAGGCTCACCACCCCAATACGTCAGGAACTCTTGATCGAAGATCCCGCCATGAAAGACGGCCCGGACCCTCTTGCCCATCGTGGCTTCAATGAGGCGACGGAACTCCTCCTCGAACAAGTCCCATGGGATGTTGTGCTCAGCTCCAGCGGTATGCCGGAGGGGGATGTAGTAGCCAGTGACACCGTCAGGGCTCATGCAAACCCCAACGATCTTGTCCACCGTCTCTCCCACACCCTGAGCGTTGTAGAACACCCGATTGTCCAGGCCGGTAGTCTCCAGGTCGAGAGCGTAGTACCCGTGTGGAGCGTTGATGCAGTGATCGATGCAAGCCGCAAGGTTGTCCTGATTCACCAGGACAAACTTACAGTCCGTCATCCAGTCCCGCACCGCTACCTGGGGGTACTGCTGATCGATCAGGAAGTCGGCACCCGAGAGGGCGTCCTCACCATCACATACGGGAGGGGTGCTCTGGGGGGTCAAGGGGAATCCCCCCTCGTCCTCATCTTCATCATCGTAAATGTCGAGAGCGCCCAGGTTGAGAATTTCGTCTTCCGGCAAGATAGGTCCTCCGATGTGTCGTCCAAGCCTCCCTACTCGGTTAGAGGCTGAACTCATCCCCCTCGACTACTACGACGTACCGGCCCTCTTTCCACGCCTGGACGACCACTGAGGCAACCGCAGAAGCGAGATCGTTCAGGGGGGCCTCGAAACACAGGGGGACCCGGGGGCAGGGGTAGCAGTCCTCCCTGGAGAACATCACGCAGTTGCCGTGGATGCGACAAAGGTCCTGAGGGGCCATCTTGAGCAGGCGGGCGGGGGGACGCCCGATAGCATTCATGAGCGGGGTGCCCATGCCGTGGAGGGCATGGCTCAGGTCCTCACCATCTACCACGGAGATCAGGGGCTCGTAGGGGGTCCCCAGGAGGGGGCTCAAAACCCCCCAAGGTCCAGCGGCATCTGGTAGAGGGCGGAGGACCATCACGGACCCCCAGTCTGGGGTCGTGATGGTGAACCGACGAATGCCGTTTTCGATGTCAGAGAGCACTGGCCCACTCTTTGTACTTCTGGGAGACCTTCTGGCGAACCCTCTCCAGAGCAACCCTCCCCTGGTATTCGTTGAGCTTCTTGCCTTTGCTATCTGTGGTGAGGTAAACCACCTTGTCGAAGGCCTCCCACATAGAGGCAACGGCTCGGGGGTCCATGTCTCGCTCCGACGTGATTGACTGGAGAGTAGTCTCCAGAGCCCGGCAGTCTTCCTCGAACGTGCGACCGGGGATCAGCTTAACCTCGGGCTTCGGCTCAGAGGCAGGCGGAGGGGAGGGAGCTGGTGTCGGGACCACCTCTCCGGAAAAGGGTTCCTCCTCTTCCAGCTCTTCCGGGGATTCCACCCCGAGCAGAACCCCCATGTCCAGTTCCGAGTCTTCATCCAGGCGAACGATCCCCCGGGACAGGAACTCGGCCGGGGAATGGGCTTCGGAAGGGATCGGCCCGGTATACCCGTTCAGCCGGAGACTCTGGTAGCTGGTCGGGCTGTACCCCGAGGCTAGAGCCTTGTCGAAGGTCCGATCCGTCTCGTCGGGGGTATACCGAGGGTCCAAGGCGCTCAGGCGGTGGAATTCGGCCCGGCCGGCATCCCCGAACACGGCCACGAGGTTGGTAGCGAGACCCCACCAGGTATGGAGGTTGACACCCCCGGGTTCGGACTCCGCCCACTCGAAGAACGGTTCCGTTTCCAGGCCGGACACCTGCCCACGGAAATCCTCACCCGAAATAAGAGCCTTGGCCGTCTCTCCGTAGACAGCCAGCCGGATCTCACGGTGTTTGCGGTATCTCCGCTCCGAGGACTCTTTGACGTGTCGTTCGTAGGCCGCCACGTCGAACTCGGGGATGTGGGCGATGAACCAAGGGACATCCAGGGTGTCTAGGTTCACCTGGGGCTGGTAGATGCGGCCGGTTCGGTGCAGGGCCCCAGGGGCCACCACGTAGTTCCGCTTGGATTTCACGTCGATGGCGGTTTTGCCCCACTCGGCGTGCTTGACGATCTTTTTGCCGTCCTCGACCTCGTAGTCCCAGGAGATGACCCCTTCATCGGGCCCGATAATTTTGTTCCGCCCTGAGACGTGGATCCCGGCGGGGGTCCGGTAGTAGTGGTGGCTCCCACCGCCCTCACGCCCCGTGGTGACCACGAAGGGTGTCACCCCATACTGATCTTCGATCCAGGAGGCCATACGGGGATCGTCGGCATCCACCACTGTGAACCGGACCCGGGTCCCGGAGTCGGGGAGCAGAAGGGGGGTGGCGTCCGGCCACTCCCGAGCCCACTCCAAGATTTGCTCGGGGCCCAAGAGTTCTGGAGACTCGCCGCTGTACGGGGCAAACGGGACATGAGGGGCCTTGTTGACGCTTCCGGGGATGACATTGAACCCCCAGGAGTGCCAGCGCATCGCCACCCTGTAGTACAGGGTTCCCTTCCCCTTGCGCTCGGGGTCATAGGGGGTCGAAACCAGGGCTTCAATGGCGTCGTCGAGTTTTTCAGGGGCATCCCACATGGCGGTACTACCCCCCGAGGCTCAGAATCTGCTGGGGTCTTCGGTGATCCACCCCAAATCGTAGGACATGCTCTCGGCGGCCCGCTGGGCGGCGATGACGTCGTAGTGGGGGAATGAAACCTGGATAGTGCCGCTGGAGTCTTGGAGCCTAGCAATGTAGCCGGACCGCTTCCAGAAAACCTGGAGGACCTGGAGAGGGTTGCCCGGAACCCGAGCACAGAGAATCCCGTTCTGATCCTGATCCCAGCTCAGCTTCAGCATCCGATCCTCCAGGCCCTAAGCTATAGGGAACCCTGCATCTTCGCCCGTTTCTCAAAGGTGATGCCGTCGAGGTGATCCAGCTCATGCTGGAAGCAGATCGCCAGGAGACCGGAGACCCAGTCGGCAAACGGCTTGCCGTTTTCATCTAGGGCTCGGATGCGGATACGGAAAGCCCTCTGAACCTTGAGGGTCTCCCCGGGGAACGAAAGGCACCCCTCAGGGATGGAAGTCTCCCCCTCGAAATCCAAGATCTCCGGATTGATGAACACCATGGGGGCGCTCTTCGGGGACACGTCCATCACGAAGAGGCGGTGGGTCAAACCCACCTGGTTGGCAGCCAGGCCGATCCCGCCCTTCTGGTACATCGTGACGAACATCCGGTCGATTAGGGGACGGATGGCGGCCACGTCCTCGACGAGAAGGCAAGGGGTTTCCAGGCGGACATCGGGAGCCTGGATCAGAGGAAGAGGTTCGGATGCCATGTCGGGGATCACGGGCTACTCCTTTCAAGGTTTCTACCTTACCCGCAGGGAGAAGGAGGGGTAACCCCGAGTGAGGGTCTGGGTAGTTGGAGGGTGAACGACGGAGACCACTTCATGAAAATCGGACACGAAAAAATCTTTCCTCAGCAAATTCAGATGGCCACGCTGATTTGGATGCTGCTCTTGGACCGTCTCCAGGGTAACCCCCATGCCAGAACGCCTCTACTAATGGCCCAGCCCCAGCAGGGCAAGACAGGGGCGATCATCTGCCTCATCGACAAGTTCATCGACTACTGCGTGAAGCATTCCAAAACATTCCAGGTTATCGTGACCTGCGGACTGGCAGAGTTGTCCCTACGGGACCAGACGCTGGCACGCCTCACGGAATCTGTAGCAGATGACGGAATGACGCTGACAGGGGCCTGCCTCGACATCAAGGCTCGGAGCACTGGGTTGGCTCGGTACAAGCCTGTTGCGGGTACGACAATGCCCGGGATCCTCGTGGTGAACCGATCCACTAAACTTCGCAGTCTCAAAAAACATCTTCTCTGTGATGTGGATCTTCGACTGGTCATCTCCGATGAGTGCCACGTCGGTAACGGGAAGGGTGGCTGTATGGATAAGTTCCTGCAGACACTGGGAGTGCGACCAAATCAACAGATCCATACCTGGCAGGACGATGCCTGTGGCGGGAAAACACTCTTCGTCCCCGTGTCTGCAACCCCGTTCGCCCATTTCGCCCTCTCTGCCAAATATAAGGGGGCTCCGGCATCCCGCACTCTCTATGACACGGTGTATGTAGCCCCAGGTGAGAACTATACAAGCCCACTGGATTTGTGGGACAACCGTCTTCTTCCTACAGGAGCCCTTTTCTGTAATGTAGGGGACGAGCTGGTCCCTTCTCCCATCCTGGGAGACATCTTCGACCATTTCGAGCAGGAGTGCGAAAGCTACGGTCCGGGGTATTCCCTCATGAGGGCTACCGGAAAAGAACACGAAGCCCTCATGGGTTACATTGAGAACCGTAACCGCAGAGGGATCCCGACTGAAGTCATGTGCTTCGACAGCAAGCCTGGGAAGGATTCGGACTCCAGACCAATTTCAGAATTGCTGTCGCAATTGGCAACTCGGCCACAGGTTCCCGTGGTGTTGGTAATCCGAGGTGCTTTCCGGGCGGGTATGACCCTCCCCCAAAACCACTACATCCGCCTCTGGGTAGAAACATCTTCCGACAACGTGGATACCCAACTCCAGGCAGGAGTAGGACGGGCCTGCGGGTATGGGCGAAAAGGGGATGTTTTCCCCATCTACTGTGACATCCCCAAGATCCAAGAAGCCTTGGACTTCTACCGGAATCTGGAGTTTTTGGAGCCGGTGTCCGCAATCCCCTCTGGGGTACAGAACCACCAGGCCCTCAATACGGTCGATGTCGCTCCCGTGGGGTGGATCTCCAAGCAGGAATGGATTGATGGAAAGGGCATGCTGCATCCCGCAAGAGACCGGATGTGGTTCAAACCAAGGCATGCCCAAATTGCTACCACCAGGGGCAACATCGCCAAAGATACCGCTCTGCTGACACTACGAGGAACCCGTGAAAGTGGCAACACATGGGGGCATGAGGTCAACGGCAAAGCCGATTCGGAGCGTTACCGGGAGTATGTGAGACTGTACCCCGACCGGCAACCCGATTCCACCCTGGAGGCGATGCACCACCACTATGACCTGTTGCTTAAAACTTTTCCGGGGTGCGAAGGCAACGTAATCGTGTTCGAGCACACTGGGGATGAATCCCCGGATGGTGACTCTATTCAGAGGCGTCGGTCTGCTCTGGCGGAATACTAAGCATGTACCGAGGTGACACCCCCGCAAAAACCCGGTGCCGGAAATTGGTATGGGGCCTGCACAAGCGGCTCTTGGGAGAGGCTTTTCTGTCCACCCCCCACGTTTTCACGGCCTCTCGCTTCGGTGGTGACATCGAGGTACTATTGAAGAAGGGGGTGCCCCCCGATAATGTGTGGGCGGTTGATACTGACCAGGAGGCCGTAAGAGACCTTATCCCCCTAAAGAAGCAACGGGGGTTCCGGCTATTTCCCAGAAACATCACCCAAGTGGTACAGCAGAACCCCTCGGTGCAGTCGGTCTACCTTGATTTGTGCGGGCATCTGAAAGGCCGAGATACCAGGATGTCCATCACGGAGACCGTTCGGTCCTTGCCCCGAGGCAGCGTTCTAAGTGTCACGCTGCTTCGGGGGAGAGAACAAAATCTCCATATGGACAGGGAACAAGAGCTGATTGGCCTGATCCAGCAACACACAAAGCACCCCGTGACTCTTTTGCAGGCCCTTTCCTACTTGTCAAACGACCATAAATCGAAAGGGTCCCCCATGATCACTTGGACTTTTGTGCTTCGGGAGCATAAGTCCAAGGTGAGGAGAGTTGATTTGAGCAAAAACACCGAAAACAAGTCCCAGAAGCAAAGCCAGGCGGCTCGGAAGGCGTGGGAGACTCGCCGTCGCCTAGCGGCAGAGAAAGAATCCCTGTCCCAGAAACGAAGCCAGGCGGCTCACAAAGCGTGGGAGACTCGACGCCGCTCCACTGCGGAGCAAGAAACCCTCAGTTTTGTGGATGAGGGCCTCGGGTCTCCCACTAGCACCACCGTTGAGCCCCTAACGGTGAAGTTGATTCAGTTGTGGCAGCACATGACCCAAAAGCTGAGGGGATAGCCCTATTCTGGGGTATCGCCGAACATAGAAAGGATGTCCTTGGGGTCAGTGTGGTTCTGCCACAGAGCTTCCTTACTCACCTTCCCTCCGTGCTTGGCATTACTGGCTTTTATGTCCAGATAGGGCTCGAAGGGAAGCCAGTTAGCCCCTACATTCTCACACACCATGACCTGCCCTTTTCTCCCTCGGCACCACTCCCCTAGACGCTCAAAGTCAATATCTGTCGAACTACACTTGTAGTATTTTCCGGCCTTGGCATAAGGAGGATCGATGAACCAAGTCGCCTCAATGTCAGGAGCATCCTCATAGCTACTCTCGATCAGAGTCCAATGCCGAATATGGTCCACCTGGGAGGCGATTCGTCGCTTCACAGGGGACCCCCATCCAACATTGAACGACCTGCTAGATGCCTTGCCAAACTCTCCCCCTCTGTGCCTGCGAGCCCAGGAACTCAAAGTTTTGCCGGGTCCGGTACCCGCCTGATTGAGCCACCAACCGATCAAATACCGGGCTTCCTCACACACATTCAGATCCTCCACGCTCTGGCCCTCTTGAATGTCCGGAAGGGCCAGAATTTCCTCGGGTTTGACCCGAATCAGGTACTTCCATGTGGCGGCGATCACCGGATCCTTTTCGATCAGGATGATGTTTTTTTTGTGGTGGTATACCGAGTACCCGGCCCCCCCGCAAAAAGGTTCCACAATGGTATCGTAGTCTGGCTCAGGGTAATGGGGAGCCGCCCGATACTTCCCGCCGTAGAAGTAGAAAAAAGGCTTAAGGATCATGCGGCCCCCCAGAAGCAGATGCTGGATTAAATTGGCTTATAGCCCACCATGAAAGGTTCCCAAGATGGGCGGAGGGCAGTTCCGTACCCCTCCCATAGAGCGGCTTCGGATGAGGCGGCTTTCGTGAGGTACTGCACCCCAGCGGACCCGGCATCCCCTTCCCCCTTGAAACCGTCAACCTCCCCTGCGTTTTTCCGCTTGGAGTTGGGTCGGCTGGAGGGATTGACTCCTACCACCTCTCGCTGTTCCTCAACACCCAGATACTTGTCGATGCCCCTGCTGACGTTGAGGTTCTTCGGAAATCCGGAATTCCCCGTGATGAACACTTTGTCCTTGCGGCGAGCCAGGAAAGCACCTGAGGGCACCCGGACGCACCAGACAACACCCTTATACGAGGTCTCAGACTCTCGGAGATGCCGAGACTGGAACTGCGTCTGAGGGATCATGTGGAGGCTCACTGAGCCCTTGTCGAAGTTTACCCGCCCCTGGCGATCCATTAGGTGGGCCAGGGTCTGAAACCAGACCAGATCCCGGGGGTCTTTCTGGTACAATACGGGACACCCGCTCTCGGTAGACCCGTCACTCTTGATGGCAACGCTCACGAAAGCGTGTTTTTCCTCCTGGCTCATCCCCCACAGTAGCTTCCAGGTGGGGTGTTTGCCCGGCAGGTCCTCCCGCACCCGCTGGGCCGTCTCTCCCGAGAAGAACCAACAGAACTCGGTGTCCGGACGGCCCTTGTGCCCCCGATCACAAAGGGACACTTCGTGTTCTGGCACGAGCTTGTCCAGCAGATCCTGAATCTCCTGGACATGTTCGGGGTTGACCGAACTCTGATAAATGCGGACCCCCGTACCCTTGTCGTCGAAGCCGCCCTTCGCCCAAACCCATGCCAGAAGGCGAGCCCAGTCCGGACCCCCGATCCCCTGACCGTGGTGCATCCCAGCCAAAGGCAGGAACATGTGGTTCCACCGAGGGATCAGTCCAGCTTCCTTGACATCCCACTTCGGCTCGTACCACGACCAGAGGCCCCCTGCCTCCATCTTACGGTGCTGGGGGCGATGGTAGACCCGGTGGTTGGGGGTCAGGAGCTGATCGGTATTGTCGTTGCGGAATACGGTCATCTGGCCCTCGAAAGGTGCCCGGATAACTTCTGCCACAGCCTCCAACTGGATGGTGCTGGTCTCCGCATCCCAGGCAGCCACCTTTTCCCCCTGCTGGACATCCACACCCAGCTTCCAGCCCTCAGCGGTCAGAATCTCGGTATCCTCGGACAAGCAGCCATAACCCCACGCCTCCATCTTGAGGTCCTGGAACCCCACCTCTTCGAGCACCTGGGCCAAACGGTGGTAGGTTCGGGTGGCCGAGAACACCTTGACCACCCCACCGGGCTTGAGCTTTCGGTACACCAGGGACCACAGCTCAGCCGAGAAGGCAACACCGGAGCGGTCCCAGTCCTTGGACATGAATCCAATCTCAAGTCACTCGTAGGGAGGATCAGTGACGATTGCGACGACCGAGTCGTCGTCCATCTCCTGAATGCGGACAGTGCAGTCCCCAAGCAGGAGGCGGAACGTCAGATCCTCCCTACGAGCCTTGGCAATCTCCTTCGGCACGAGGGTTTCCTCCAGTGAATGGTTGAACGAACATACCCAGGCTGCGGCACGAGTGGCAGGCCATCTGCTCTCGTGAGTGCGCATACTCCTCACGGGCTGAGAGAAAGCCTACCCCCTGTACCCACCTGTGGAAGGAGGGCTTCGGGGGGACCCCGTGAAAACAGTCTGGATGGCTATCTCCTGCCTTCTCGGTTGACGGAGCACGCCTCGATGGCACTGCAGCTCTGGATCTCGGCCAGGCAAGTCGGGTTGAGGGCGTGACCCTGTTTCTGAGTGACCTCGCAGAATACCTGGCAGGTCGTCCCATCCTCCAGCGGGGCAGCCTCCGGGCACCTCAGCTCGGCCATCTTGTCGCAGGCTGCCTTGCACATGTGGGTGTCGTTGGGCTCAATAGGGTTCGGGCGGAGGAAACTGGTGCAGGACAGGGCACCCGCCAGCAACACCGCCCCCAGCAATGCGATCAGCTTCTTCACGGCTTACTCCTTGAAGGGCTCCCAGCCGGCCTGGGGGACCCAGAACGATTTGGAGACGGGAGAGGCAATGGTCTCGGGAGCCACGATTCCGAACCCGTCCTCCCCCCAGTAAGCCCCCCATGAGTTCTCGATGATGAAGTTTCCGCCGACGAACCCCACAATGACGATGGCGTGACGACCCCTTTTCGCATCCTCTGCCACTGGCATCAACGGTCTTAGGGGACCGTTTTCCTTCCAGTGCATACTCCAGGCCCTATCCACGTTGGTCCCGAACACTACCGGGTTCCCCGCCCGGAGGCAGTTGATGACCTCGTCCACCCGGTTGTTGCCGGTGGACTGGATCTGGTAGAACGCCTTGACCTTGGTCAGGTACGCCTTCCGCATCGCCATGAAGCTGGGGGGCGTGTTGATCTTGTCCGGGTCGAACGGCCAATCCTTTTCCGGGGGAACGCCGAACCTCCGCAGAGCGTCAAAAGCGTGTCCGATGTAAGTTCCGTCGTCGACATGGGTCTCAGGAGGCTTCATCATCTCCCGGGCTAGGTAGTAGACAGCCATCCGACTCAAGTCCACATGGGCAGCATGACCGTACTTCTGGATGCGCTTGATCTCCAGAGCTTTAACCGTGGAGTTCGCCACACAGGAGTTGGTCCACTGCTGATCATGGCGGGGGCTGGAGAACGGACGGAGGTCGGGTTCGGGGTCTCCGCCGACGACCATCTTCGGCTTGAGCAGGGCTTCGTATGACCAGTGCTTCGAGGAGGCCGGGTCAGCTCGGAACCCCCCCAACGGATAGGTTCTCATTCTCTACTCTCCGGTGCATTCAGGTTCTTGAAGAATGTGTCAGCATCCTTCGACTTCTTGCCCAAAGCCTCCACCGGACAGCCCAAGGCACAAGACACTGACGTGCAGTTGTCTTTGTGCAGCAGGAGGATATTGGTCGGAAACTTGCCTTCAGGGTTCCAAACGGCACGTTTCTTGAACGCCTTGTTAAAAACGAAACGGCCCTTTTCATTGTAGCTGTCCCCCTCCCAGGGGGAATTCACATCCAGGTTGGCAAGAGGAGGAGGGCCGTTGATGTTGGGAAGGCGAGCCCCATCAATGTCCAAAGCCCCCGTCCCATGGGTCAGCACGTTCTTGACAATGCTGGATTCCCCCAGTGGCTTCCGAACCATATGAATGGCGTACATCACTCTCCTTCAAACATCAAGTCGAACAGGTTAGGCTCCGTTTCCACGAGTGCTTCCGCCGCATACCTTTTCTCAGTCTGGAGGTTCAGCAATCTCTGGCCGGGGTGAACCTGACTCCAGTGCTCCAGCCGTGCGGTGGCAATCTCCACGTACTCGGGCGTCATGTCGATGCCGGTGAAGTCGTGACCCGTCCGCAGACAGGCGATGCCCGTACTTGCCGTCCCCATGAAGGGGTCAAGGATGTGACCCTGGGGAACATCCCTCAGAAGGTTGTGGAGGAGCCTCCAGGGCTTTAGGGTTGGATGGTCGTTGTGGACCTCTTTGACCGTGCGGGAGGCCCCTGCACGGGGGCTTCTGAGGCCATCCGAACCCTCTTTACGCCCGGTGGCCTCCGCCCCGGACTTACCTGGAAGATGCCCGCAGCCGGCTTCCCTTTCCGCTCGTCCTACCTTGGGGACGTAATGGAAGGGGTCCGTAGCGTCCTCGACCACCAGGATGGTGTCCCGGATCTCGAACCCCCCGTCTTCGAGGTTTACTGCCCCCCGGTGTCCGAGGGGGTTCCCCTCGGGAGCAACCACTAGCATGTGGGCTCCCGGCTTAAGGACCCGCATCATCTCAGCGGTGTCCTCTTCCGTCGGAGTCCCCACTGCCAGGATGCCCGTCACGGTCTCGTCTTTCACCGACGACCAGTTCATCTCCTGAATGTCAGGGATGAACATCGCCCCCGGGTGGGGATCCGGGGGCGACAGGAAGGTGAGCAGATACTTGACCATGTCCGAGGGGAGGGGTCTGCTCATTTGCTCTCTCGAATCTCGTCCACGAGACCGTACTTAAGGGCGGTCTCGGGATCCAGCCACAGGTCCCGCTTGAGGGTTAGGGCCAACTTACGGGCCGGGATCTTGGTCCGCTCCTGGTAGATCGCCTTGACGTGATCCATCAATAGGGTGGAGTTCGCCAGATCGTCCTTCTGCTCCTCGAAAGTGCCACTGAACCACGTCGAAAGCTGGTGGATCAGAATGAACCCATGCTTGCCGATAGTCCGGTGGGTCCCCGCCACCGACATGAGGGTAGCAGCCGAAGCGGTAGCACCCTCGATGTGGGTGTGGACATCCAGTGGGCACTCCCGGATGGCGTCATGGAGGGCGAATCCGGCGAACAGGTCCCCTCCGTGAGAGTTGATGTGCAGATGGATAGGCGGTGGAACAACCCCCCACGTCAGGGCCATCCGCTGCAGGTCCAAAGCGGTCTCCCGGATGTCAAGGATGAGGGACGCCGCCGACTCTTCGGACACGTCCTCGTAGAAATACAGGTGGTTCCGATCCCGAGAGGATTCCTTCCCCAAGCTCATAGCCTGGGGCATTCCGGCCTTGATGATGGTGATCGGGGGCAGCTCTTCCACTTCTTCCGCCCCATTCGCCCAGTGTCGCCTTCGAGTCATTCCCGCTCCTTAGTCCATTTCCAGAAGTTCGCCGAGAGCGTCGATCTCGGCCTGATCCTCGGGCTCCTGAGAACTGCCCGCCCCACCTCCCTCTCCAGGTGGGAGATCGTGGCAGGTCAGAAGTCGCCTACAAGGCCATTCTACTCGGGCAACGAAGATGTTGAACGGGGCCTGGTCACGGGACTTCAGGCACTGGAACTGAGCACGGTTGATTTCCCGTAGATCATCATCCACCCATGAGGCGGTGACGATGTCGGCAGACCGTTCGGCTTCGTTGGCGTAACTTAGGTGAGTCAAGTCGTAACGGGCCTGCTCGGTCCGTTCCTTTCGCTTCATAGCGGCCTTGTAACCTTCACGGTTGATCTGGAACAGGGCCACTACGGCGATCCCCATGCCCCGGTTGAACGACATAGCGAGGCGCTTCAGGTCTCGGATGACCTCGTTCAGCCGCTCGGTGGTAGAACTGTTCCACTTCCTGGGGCTCATGAGCCCGACGTGGTCCACGAAGATTGTGGCGAAAGGGCTCTTGGCGAACAGGATCTCGGACTTGGACCGCAGGTCTGCCACGGTGAAGTCCGACTTGTCCGGGTCACCCACCTCGATGTGGATCTTGCCATACTCGTTGGCTGGGTTGTTCAGGTCCGGCACCACGTAGTTGAACAGGAATTCCCGCTCTGCCGAGTTCAGGACACCGTCTCGGATCTTCTGGTAATCCAGGCCCACCGACAGATCGGGGTGGCTCTGGAGCCCCAGCTTGTACCGGATATCCTTGAATTTTTCGTGCATCGAGTGCATGGCGTACAGGATGCGCCGGCATTGGTTGTAGGGCATCTCCAGGCTGAAAATGACCGAGTCGTGCTTGTAGTAGACGGCCTGATTGTACATCCAGTTTAGGGCGAACGTAGACTTCAGCCCACCCGTGAAGGCGGCATGAATCCACAGCTCGTACCTCTTGGCCCCACTGAGGGTCACATCCGCCTGCTGAAGACCCGTCATCTGGCCTACGCCGGCCAGGGGGTCTGCCTCGATCCGCTCGTACTCCGATTTGAAGTCTTCCCCGTCCGTCGTCACCTCACCGGAGAGACGAGTCCCCAGGGTGGGGGCCACGATGTCGTGGCTCTGCTCCATCACATAGCGGGCAGCGTCAATGGGACCCTTGAGGTGCCGCTCGTTCTTGCCCTCCTTGATAATGATGCCGCCACTGGAGATAGCGGCAGCCTCCTTCATGATCTCTTCCCAGCGGCGGCGGCGGCGGTCCTCTGCCTTGTCCTCCAGCCTCTTCAGGAAGTCCCCTTTGGTTCGGGCAGGGAGGGGGCTGAGGACCGTCTCCAGACGGTCCACCACTTCCGTCTCGTTGCCTCTCTGGAAGTGCTGCTGGAGGGTGAGGAGGTCGGGGACATGGTTGTGGGACCGGACGAACGCCCGAATGAAGTTCCAGATGGCGATGTCTTCCGGGATGTCGAAGCCCAGCTCCGACTCCTGGAGAGCCAGGAAGTTGCGAAGGAACAGGGTCTCGTTGTCATCGGGGGAAACCCGAAGGCAGGACCGAAGCAGAACCTTCATCGGCGACCTCCCTTCCGGCGACCCTGCCGGGGGCGCTTGTCCTGCTCTTCCTCCCGGGCCAGCATCCCCTTGCTCATCTGCTCCAGCCTCCGCTCTTCCTCGCTCATCCCCGAGGCCGGGGTGCTCACTTCTGCATCATCTCCTAGGGCCGACAACACCTCTTCGATGACCTCATCGGGAGTGTCCTCCTGGACCATGACCGGGACGTGGCTCGAAGTTGGGAGGAACGACATCGTCTTGATCCCACCAGCCCCGGAGTAACCCTTCTGCACTGCCTGGTCGATGCTCTCCCCTTCCGCCTGGGCGCCCTCTTCCCGCCGGGGCTTGTCAGAGAGCACCCGCCTCTCCCACATCTCCATATGCTCTGCGATCCGCTGGTCGAAGCTCACCTCCCAGGGCTCGGAGGGGGAGTCCACTACCCATGTGGGAAGCCCCGCCTGTTCCCGAATCCGCAAGGCCTCCAGGAGAACCTCTGGGGCGGCCTGGTTGCGGGCCGCCTTGACCCCAACCCGGATAACGAGCAAATCCCATCCTCCCACCAGGTCATCGATCCGGCTGTAGCGGTCCTCTTCTTCTTGCGTGTGACGATGCGTGTCCACCTCTTCGTCGAAGATCTCATTGGCCGTGTACAGCCAGGCCGTCATCAAGGCCACGTCAGAGGTCACCTTGAACCGCCAACGACGGCCCTGGCGGTAGGCCGTCCAACCAAGATGGTTGCGGAGAGTCTCCAGATCGGCCGTCGCCCACAAGTTCTTCTTGACGAAGTCCAGAAGGACGGACCCGTGGAAAGGCTTGCACTTAGTCAAGTTCTTCCACCCCCTCTCCATGTTCAGGAGGGTGTCACGGTGGAAGGTGCAAAGACAGGGCTTGGTCACCTCACCTACACTGAAGGGTGGCCTCTCTCCCTCGGGCATGGGAACAACCCCTCGCCCATGGCAACGCTTGCAGTCTGGCTTTCCGTCTCCCTGTGGATACTGGTGGTCTTTCCGGCCTGGCTTGATCCGATTGGACCCCAGACCGTAGTACATCTCGACGTACTTCTCTTGCTTGTTCTTCGTCGACATCCTCAGTCCTCGAACAGAGCGTCAAGGTCTTCATCGTCGTCCCCGAACACCACACCAGGCAGAACCCCCTTTTCTTTGGGGTCCCTTTGGGACTTCGGGATCCTGCGGGCCTCTTCGGCCAGCTCCTGGTGGACCTTCTTGCTGGTGTTGTTACGCTCAAGTGCCTTGAGGCCAGCCTCCTGGCGGGCCTCCTCCTCCAGGCTGGCGTAGATGTCCGCCACCTCGGGGGTTACCGGGATGAACGAGATCTCATCCGCCTCGGACTCCCCCTTGATCCGCTGTCCCAGGACGGCCTCTACGAGTTCCATCTTGTTGTCCAGGACCTCGATGACCATGTGGTCGATGGTCTTCCAAGCCCGCTTGGACTCATGGCGCCGGGACACCAAATGAACAGCGTAGCAACGGTCGTGCCGAGAGCCGATTCGGATCATGCGACCCAGAACCTGGAGGTATTCTCCTGCCGACCAGGGGGTATCGAAGAAGACGATAGCCTTGGCTGATTGGAGATTGATCGCCTCCCCGCCGGCCGATGTGATGCAGATGACCCGGCAGGGATCATCATGGCCCTGGAACTGTTTCTTGGCCTCGTTCCTTTGCTTGGCGTCCTCATCCCCGGTCACCCGGACCACATACTGGTTTTTGTCTTTCTTGCCGGTGCTGAGGGCCTGCTGGATGGCAGGCACCAAGATGTCCACCATCGTCTTGAACCGGGTGAATACGATGACGTTCTCCCCATCAAAGTCCTCGGTCAGCAACTCGATTAGCTTATCCAACTTGGAGCTGGGACCTTCCTGCCCCGCCAGCTCCAAGTGGTTCGCCGCCTGCTGGTAGTACATAAGAGCGGTGAGCTTCGTGATCTCCTTCTCGTTCTCCCCGAAGAACATGGGGTTCTTGTTGGCGACCGCCGAGGCGATGTCCGAGTACAGGGTCTCCTGAGCCTTGGAAAGGGGGACTTCGACATTCTTACGGATGAGGACCGGCAGCTCTTCTGCCACGGCGTGCTTGGGGCGCCCGAGATAGAAGGGGTCAATGGTGTCCCGGAACTCCTGGATGCGCTCGGGGATGTACCCCACCATCTTGGGGACTCTTCGTCCCCGCCCCACGTCGACCATCTCCATGAGGCAGTAGTGCTTCTGGAAATTGGTGACGTGATTGGAGAACAGGCCGGGCATGACCACTCGGTAGATGGAGTACCCCTCCACCAAATGATTCTTGATGAGGGTAGCCGTGGCGGCCCAGAGTCTGGTGCAGTGGTTGGCAAGATGGCAGACCACCTGGTGGGTCTGGCTGTCCTTGTTTTTGTAGGCGGTCGCTTCATCCGTGATTAGAATGTAGCCCTCGTAGTCCTTGAACCGACCGAAGTCCTGCCACGCCTTCTTGTAGTTCATCACGATGACTTTGGGGCCATCGGCAGACAGATACTCGTTCCAGATCTTCCCTCTTTTCTCGGGAGGGCCTTCATAGAGGAAGGCGTTGACCCCCTCGGTGAACTTGTTGAACTCCTCCACCCACTGAGGGGCCGAAGACTTCGTGGTCAAAATGACGGCGGGGGTGTCGGGGGTCTTATCCCAGATCAGGCTGAGTCCAGCGATAATCTCCAGAGTCTTGCCCAGGCCGGTGTCGTCCCCTACAAGGAACCGCCGCATAGCAGCCAGATGAACCACCATCTGGATCTGATAGTAGCGGAGGACAAGGGGCTTCTCCTTGCCGTCCATCGGGTCAATGTAGGTGCTCCGGAGGTACTTGTTCGGAGGGAGCTTGAGGTCCGTTCGCTCCCTCATCCTCTTTAGCTTTTCGTACAGCTTCGCCAATCGGTCTTCCGATTCCAAGTCCACTGTCCCTCCGAGTTCGTCCCCCTTGCTACTCGGGACGGCGGGAGGATCGGCCTACCTCAGAAGGGAAGTCAGGAGAGGCTGCATGATGTCGGGGTACCGGAACCAGGAAGGCTCGGTGACGGCGGCTCCCCGCAAGGCCTCATACAGGTACACGAGGGTCTTGCCAGCCAGCCCGTCATGCCGGCGGAGGATCTTCTCCAGCCGCCTCTGGTGTCTCTTGGAGATACCCAGCAACTCCTTTGAGAGGGCAGCGATGAGGGTCCCCTGAGCCCAGATGGACATCCGTGAGATCAGCACATCCAATTGGTCTTCCAGGCTTTCCGGGATCAACTGGAACCCCTTGTCGTAGTTGGGGACTTGGTCGGACCGGACCATCAAATCCCTAGCGAGGGCCAGGGCTCGCCGGGGTTCCTTGGCAAGAGGCCACGTCCGGGACTGGGTAATCAGAGTCCAGAACACGTAGGGCAGGGCCTCCGGCGGGAGACCCGCCTTGTGGGCTTCCACGATCACCGCCATCTGGAAGTCCCGCCCCTTCGCCAAGGCGGCCACCTCGAACTCTGCGATGACCTGCTGGACCACCTCATTCTCGGGGGCCTCCCTTTCATGGGGTTCTCCCGTGATCCTGTCCCAGAACCGGGTGAGGAAATTGCTCATGCCAGGTCTCCGATGTCCACCACGACCCTACCGGGACCGCTGATTGCCAGGAGAGCACCCCCCGGGCGCTTCTGCACCTTGACCCCGCCGGCCCCCTGGATAACCACCTCCCGCCCATGGACGAAGATGTGCCCACTCCCGATCTCAGAAACTCGGGGCTGAGGAGGTTCCATTTCTGTGAGGGCTTCGACGAGGTCGTCGAGGGAGCTGCGGCCGAGGGCTAGGGTGTGGATCTGCCCAGTGGTCCGAGGGCCGATGATGCCGTCGATGGGTCCGGGGTTCTTCCCTACCCGGTGGAGCTGAGCCTGGATGTACCGCTCCGTCTGGTGAGACCCCTCCCACCTGCCCACATCCACCAAGGCTGCGGCCTGCATTGAGGTCCAGGCGAGGTGCCCCCTCCCTTCCGCCAGAAGGTTGTCCCCCACGACCTGCCACGGCCCAAGGAAGTGGAACCGAATGTCTGGGTCCCCCTCGATGACCGGCCATCGAGCCCAGGGGGTGAACCCCAGCGGGATGGCGAACCCCCAAGCGGCGTGCAGGGCCTCCAGTGGAGTCCTGTCCTTTCTCTTGAGCTGGATCAGAACCTCACGCCCCGCTTGGGACATTGGGGACGGCCCAGCGGAGACGGCTACCTTCCAGTCGTTCTCCGACGCCTTGGTCTCCAATGTGCGAAGAGCCTGGGCCATGTCGGGGGTCGAGATGAGGCCCCGGTAATTGATGAGTCGGGTACGTTCCACGTCAGCGCTCCTGCTTGACCTTTAGATCTCGTTGTGAATGAGTTGGCCCAACTCCGAAGAACAATAAGGGCATTCCCCTTTGGGTCCGTAGGTCCAGAAGTGGTCCGATCCCCACTCCGAGGGCTCCCCACACACTGGGCATGTGATAGTCTCCCTACCGGCCAAGACCAACCTCTTTGAGAAGTGGGGGTTTCCCTCCTGGGGGTAGCTCAGGGGATTGCACCGGAACCGGCAGTTGCCGATCTGGAAAGCCATCGAGTCGTGAGTGTGGCCGAACGCCCACCAGTCTCCCCGCCCCAACACCTCCTGGGGCATCTGGCAGAGAAAGAAGCGGTTCATCCCCGCACTCGGCCCCTTGCGGTATTTGGGATGAATCCCTTGGGCGTCCGGGATGTGGTGAGTGACGACGAAGTCCCCCTCCTGGATGTTCTCCGACAGGTACCTCATGCTGTCGGAGCACACATCGTACACCCAGTCCTTGAACCCTCGAATGACTCGGAAATCGTTCAACCACCCCTCGTACCTGTAGCTGTCAGGGGTGTCTGGAAACCAGAGGGTCCCCCCGATGAACCGCTGCCCCGCAAGGGTCACGGTGCTGTTCTCCAACCAGTGAACGGTGGGGAACTCCTTCTGGATCACCTCCATGTGGCGGGTAATGTCCTCTCGGGTGCCCCCATAGAACTCATGGTTACCGGCCACCATCACGATGGGGGTCTCCCCGTACCGCTGAACAAGGAACCTGAGCCCCTGTCGCAGACTCCCACCCTTCTGGGTGCCGGTGTCCCCCGCCAGGACCAGGACATCCACACCCTGAGGGTTGAGGCTGCTCACAAAGGCACGGCCCCCATCTCTGTGGAACTCAAAGTGAAGGTCGCTCAGAAGCTGGATTTTTGGCATGGGGGTTCCTCCCTGTTCTCTGTTTGTCTACCCTACCGGAGACGGTAGAATGGCTATGCAAGGCTTCATGGTGAGTGCCGGATTCCCAATCCGAGGCGGAGGACATAGACATCATGCGGGATAGCATCATCCTGATTGCCACCCAACATATGCGTCGCACGGCGGCAGCAGTCGACTTGACGATCACAGGGCTGATCGATCACCTCAACTTCTTCCTGGCTATCCAGGCCCTCCGAGATTGGGTGGTTGCCAACGAGGGTGCGAAGGAGGCGGAAGACCACCTGAACGCAGGCCTGGCCTATGCCCTACGCTATCTCCCGGAGGCCCGAGAGCTGTTCATCGAGCATTTCAGCCTGCTCGCCGCTGAAGACCCCCAAATCCAGCAAGCCCTCCGCATTGCCACCATGGGTGGCGGGAAAGAAGGCGTCTGGAACTTCTGCAAGGCCGTCGTGATGGCCTTGTCCCGACTGAACCTCAAAAAAGTGGACCTGGCCAAGATTTCCGACGGGGAAGATCTCAAGAGGTTTCGCCAGATCGCTGCCATCGCCGCCACCGAATCTCCCGCAGCTCGCCTTAATGCCTGTGCTGGGGTGATCCACAAGAGGAACCGCAGGTCCAAGGCGTGGATCACGAAGGCTGCTTCCCTGGCTCATGCAGCCCCGTCCGATGATGAGGCCCTGGTTACCGCCGCTGCTGAAGCCCGTTCGGCCGCTGCCGAGATGGCGGTCATCGAAGCTCGCATCGAGGGGGCCGCCGATGGCGAGGAAGAGAAGGTCGCAGACCTGAAGATCCAGAAGGCCAATCTGGCAGCGGCTATCGCCGCCATTGCAGAGGCGAGCCCGAACCCCTCCGTGATCAAGGCTGTCGCCGCCACTGAACGAACCACCCAAACCTCCCACGCCACCGAGATGGGCAAGAAGCTCGGGATGACTCCCGAGCAGGAGAAAGCGATGATGGCCTCCGGCAAGGCCATCATCGCCGCAGGTGCTGGATCCGGTAAGACCCGAGTGCTGGCGGGCAAGGTTGTGGACATCATCACCCGAGAGGGCGTCCGGTCCGACCGCATCATCGCCACCAGCTTCAGCAAGAAGTCCGCTGCCGAGCTAAAGAAGAGGGTCCTCGACTACGGAGGGGCAAACCTTCTGGATGCTGGGGATGACGGGTTCGGCACCACCCACTCCGTCGCCCTCAAGCTCCTACGGCAGTTCAGCCCCCAGATCGCCAACGCCAAGATTATGGACTCGGACGCCTACTTGGTGAAGATGGCAATGAAGCAGGTTATGCTCCGCCCCGAGTACGGCAGCTATCCGGTGGATCCGGAACCTGTCGGAATGTTTGATGGCCTGTACCAGCCCGACATCCAAGGTGATGCCCCCATTGACACCGGCTGGGTCCCCGAGGCCGTCGAGGCGGGACCCCCTCCAGACCGGGATTCCGGAAAGAAGGAGCTGCATACGGCTATCCGGGGCCGCTGGGGTCTTCGTGGCCTTGGCGAGTGGGCCGACGGCAAGGGATTCTCTTGGGGCCGCAGCCTGATCCGGTTTTGTGATTACATCACGGACAACGGCCTTGGGCCCGCCGACCTGGACGATGCGGCATGGCAGGAGCTGAAACGCATCCTGCACACCAACTCGGGGGCGAGCAACATCGGGCGCAACCGTGCTCTGAACATGTCCTCCGACGCCTTCTGGCAGCTCATGGAAACCTCCCGAGCAAATGTCATGGGCAAGATGGCTGCGGGGACTAAAGGCCGGGGGAAGGGGTCGGATAAGGCAAGTCGGTACTGGAACGAACCAGCGAACCAATGGTTCAACCTGGGAATCAAGAAGATGGTGGACACTGGTGGCCGAGCCATCGGTGTCAAACGGTTCTCAACCGCTATTTCCAAGCACCGGGCGAACCTGGTAACTCCTTCTCAGGCCTGGGCCAAAGAGAAGGACGTATTTGCCGCCGTCTACGGAGCCTATGACTGGCTGAAGCACAACGACCCAGTCAACGCTGGGCAAATCGACTTCGACGACATGCTGGTCGAAGCATGCAAGATGCTGGTCGCCAACCCAACCGCTCGGGCAATGGTACAGGCCAAGTTCACCCACGTCCTGGTGGATGAAGCCCAGGACCTAAACCGAGCCCAACACGTTCTGTTCGGACTCGTCACGGGGTACTACGACCCCCAGACCCTTCAGCCCCGGTCCGATGGCAAGATGAAGGCCAATACTTTCGTCTTCATTGGTGACGACAAGCAGGCCATCTACGAGTTCCGTGGGGCCACCCCCGATCTGTTCATCGAGCGGTCTGACGCTTTCCAGAGCGGAGAGGGACAGAAGGGTGACTTCGAGACCCACATGCTGGAGATGAATTTCCGCTCCGGCAGTGACATCGTGGACGCCGCCAACAAGCTCATCGCCCACAACAGCAAGCAGATCCCGATGGTCTGCAAGGCCAACGTGGATCGGAAGGGCAAAGGGCTCATCCACAACGTCGAGGTCTCGACCCACGAAGAGGGGGCCGCCTACACCGCCGAACAGATCGAAGAAATGATCGATGGTGAAGGGGCCATCGCCACCCCCGATGACTTCGGTGTCGCCGTCCGCACCAACGCCGAGGCCTACGCCTTCGGTGTCGAGATGCTGAAGCGGGGCATCCCCTTCCGCAGCAAGGTCAGCTTCTTCAACGACCCGACCACCCAGGCCCTGGTCCTATGGCTCAAGCTGGCGGGCTCCTCTAACCCTAAGGACATCAACGAGGTAGTCCTGAACGCCCACCGAGTCCCCAGATTCAACCTGGACAAGACCTTCGAGATGGAAATCCAGAAGCAGGCCAGGGGGCAGAACTACCTAGAGTTCCTGAGCGGTGGCGGGTGGAGGTACATCTACACGGGTGACCGGCAGGAGTGGCGCAACGAGAAGAATGTCCGCCCCTACGTGGAAGCCCTGGAGTACGTCCACAACCTGGCGGGGGACCCCCAGGACATCCTTAACGAGATTTTGAACCTCAAGGGCTCCGAGATGTTCGGGGAGCGCCAGACGGTCATTGACTCTCTGATCGAGAAGGTCAAGGGGTCCCCCGAACACATGGATATGTTGTCCGAAGAGAGCGAGGACGGGTCCATCACGGACGAGGCCATCAAGGGCCTCGCCCTGGCCCCCATCCAGCCCCTCATGGGCCTCATTGGGGACTACGAAGACCTGGGCCCCGCCCTGGCCTTCGTGGAACGCCTCCAAAAGGCCAACGATAAGAAGCACAAAGATGATAACCCCGATGCCGCCGACTACCACGAGCCGGCCGTCGTCATCGACACATGTCACGGTTGGAAGGGGCTGGAGACGAAGCACATCTTCGTACCGATGGCGAAGGGGGTGTTCCCCCACAAGGCTTCCGAGGGGGATGAGGAGCAAATGGCCTCCGAGCGTCGTTTGGCCTACGTGGCCCTGACCCGAGGAGAAAACTCGGTGACCATCATCAACCCGATGGTCACTCACACCGGGCAGCCCGGTGGGGTCTCCCAGTTCGTGGGCGAGGCGTGCATCCGTCCGCTGGGCGGGGAAGACGTGACCGCCAAGCAGGCGTCTCTGGAGCCCTTCGACTGGCAGGAAATGTCCCTCGGGGACATGGGTGAGTCGGACATCGACTTCACCGACTACGAATCCTGGGCCGAAGAGCAGGTGGACCTGGAGAACACCTGGGAGGGGGACCTATCCCTCAACGGTGACCCCCTGGCAGAGCAATGGAAAGACACCGGGTACGAGGACGACCTAGACCCCCTCACTGCAGCCTGGGAAGGCCTGGAGGACTGACAGATGGCAGGTGAGCGATTCGTCCCTATCACCCGGGAAGAGTTCGAGCAGTGGCTCAATGGGTTTGCAAAGAAAGCCCCCTACAAAGGCTGGAAGCGGTATGGCTCCACGGCTGGCTCTTACATCGTCAAGTTCTCCGACTATGTGGGCTGCCTCATCACCACGACATTGACCAAGGGTGATGAGGTCAAAGGTGTCGGAGAGGCCAGTACGAAGATGCGACTAGTCGCTGTGGAAGACGGACGCCTCCTGAATAAAAAGGCCTCCCCCCAGAGATACTACCGCACCAAGGGCTGGGCGAAGACCTGGAAAGAGAAGGGGGTAGACTGGTGGTACAAGGACATCTACCTCGCCTCCCAGGACTTCTACGAGGACAAGGCCAGCATCCCTGACGTGGGCGCCCACGTCGAGGAATGGACGAATAACATCAAGTCCATCCCCGAATGGGAAAAAGACCCCTTCCTCAAGAAGCAGATGGAGGCCCTGAGTAAGGGCTGGACAATCAGCAAGAAGGTTCGGGATTCCATCGAGAGGATGATGTCTCGCCCCAGTCGGTCGAGCCGCCCCGCTCCCGAGGAACTGGGGGACGGCGAAACCTCGAACCCGGGGCAGGCCGCTTTGCCCGAGTGGATGACCAAGATCGAGTCCATCGAGGGCTGGAGGGACAACAGCTTCCTCAAAACCATGCACGACAAGGCTCGACGAGGGTTCCCTCTGACTGACCGGATGCAGGAAGGCATCGAGAAATTCCTGTTGAACGAAAAGTCTCGCACTCGCCCCCAGGCCGACCCCCCTGGCAGCAGCCTCACTACGGAACAGAGAGCGTTCGTCGAGCGGATGAGGGCTATGAAAGACCTGGCTGGGAAAGCCAAGGACGACTGGACGGTCGGATTCCTCAACACCCTCATCACAAGAGCTGAGCGGGGGCAGTCCTTCTCCGACCGTCAGAAAGAGATCCTACGGGATAAGATGAGGGTCTACAACACAGGCAGGCGGGCCGCCCTTCGTGTGGCTCGGGCATTCCTAAGGCAGTACCGCTAAGATCTCGGCTTCCCATCTCCAGGGGCCGAGATGATATCCATGATGTTGAAGGCGGGTTCAGCCCCCTTCCTTCTCCGGCCCTTTCGAGTCTTCTTCTCCTCTACAGGTTCCGGCTCGATCACCTCGGGCTCGATCACCTCGGGCTCGATCACCTCTTTGGGCTTAGCAGCCTTCGTGGGGGGAGTGATTACCCGAGCGCCGGAATGCTGCCTCACCCAATCCCCCACCTCTGGTCTCATCTGGTGCAGCCCCTTGCGGGTCCCGTCAGGGTTCCTACGGCACTCCACCGGCAACAGGATGTCTCTCATCAAAAGGAATTCCTCCTCAGAGACTTCCTCTTCGCCGATGTACCGGATCACCTCATACACATCCTCAAAAGGAACTAAAGGTGGTTTGTCGGAATCCTTGTTGGATTTTTCTAGCTCCAGATATCCCTGGGCAAGCCGAGCAACGATACCCAAATCATACCATAGCTCGTCAACAAAGAAGGCGCAGCTATCTCCGGGGTGAATGTCCGTAATCTTCCCCAGGTTAGGGAAAAGTTGGGAGGGATGCCCAGAGGAACGGTAAACCTCCTGGGTTACAGGAATGACCCGCATACCAGGACTCCCGAAAGCTAGCCCCTCGCCCGACTGAAATTCCTCGGGTTCCTCGGGCTGAGGCTCCTCGGGCTGAGGCTCCTCAACGACTTCGGCCACCCCGCCGTCTAGGGTCCGCTCGAACAGCCGAGACCTTTTTCCAATCTCCAAAATCTCTACCCACTTCTTCTCCCCAATCCTCTGCCAGCCCAGGTGGGACTTTGCCACACATTTGGCCCAAGAAAGGGGGCGAGATTTCCGGATGCCCTCTTGGGAGTCTCCGAGGGCCAGACTAATCGCCAGGGCAGCTCCTTGCAGATCATCACTCATCCTGCCGTCACCTGCTGTTCCCGCTTTTTCATGTGTGCAGCTACAACTTGGGCCGCCTCGCCTGGAGTATCCCAGAAGCCCACCCAGTTGTCATCCCGGACAGCGATCCGACCCATTACCCCGAATCCGGGAAGTTCGATGTGGTCCGCCCGCCAGCGGCGCTCCCCCTGGTCCATCATGATCTGGTAGTTGTGCCGAACCTTGACCGGAAGTCCGGTCAGGCGGCAGGGCCGCACGACCTCGGATGTGTGGACGAAGATCACCTTCTCCACGCCACGGTACCCCTCGGGTGGGTTGGGCGGCGTCACCATCTTGAAGAGGTGGTCCGTGCCGAGGGTATGCTGGGTCATGGTGACGTTGATCTTCATGGTGTCCTCCGTCGTTCTAGTTCCCCTACTCGGAGGAGCAAAGGAAGTTACCGGGAAAGCGGTGGAATTCCTAGGGGGCGGGAACTCGGACGAGGAGTCCGCTGACCTGGCCGCTTGACAGAAAAGAGTGGGGGCTCCTGGTAACCCGGGAGCCCCCCCAAGTAGTTTAGCGGAGCCAGGAAGGAGTCCGAGATGCTGATCCGGGTCCAGTGTGAAGACGATGAGGGAAACCCCAAGACCTACGAAGTAGAGGGGTACTATGAGCCCTACGTACCGGGGTACACCTCGGGGTTGCCCGAAAACTGCTACCCCGACGAAGGAGGGTTCTTCGAGCTGAAGTTGGTAAGAGACGAGAATGGTAACGATGTCCCCGAAAAAGAGCTGCCCGGGAGCTTCCCGGACGATGCCAGTCTCTACAGGCTGGCCGTGGCAGAAGCCCAGAGTCTGAAAAGAGAGGCAATCTTCGAGAGGGCGGAACAGGCCACCGAAGGCTGCCATTACGGCGAGCCCGAGGAATGGAGATAGAGACCATGCCCAGCAGAGAGGATCTGATCCGCCCCTTGGTGAAAGTGGGCACATCCGTGGAGCTGCAAACCCGGCTCCAGGACGACAGCCCCGTGCTTCACACGGGAACGGTCACGAAGCTGCGCCGGGAGGCTTTCGTGGTGAAGGTGAACGGTCTCCCGTTCCCCATCTCCTTCAATCTCTCCGGCCTCTGCGTGCCGGACCTCCACCAGCTCCAGGTGAAAGTCCCCAAGTAAGGAACCACCAGCAGCCTGAAGACAACAAAGACCCCGCCGGCTGGAGCCAACGGGGCCTTAAGATGCTGCCGAGGGTGCAGGTTAGGCCGACTCGCCCTCCTTGGTTTTTTTGTGGTTCTGGAGGAACATCTCCCACAGCCCGACCGAGGTAGCCCCTCCCAGGAATCCCTGGACGAGGGCCTGGGTAAGGGGGATATCCCCCGAGATTAGTGCAGCAGCTACCGAACCCAGGATACCGAGTACAGCGGCAACCCACGGCACGGCTTTCTTTGGGATGTGCTCCTTCAGCTTGGCTACCCCGTTCAGGAACCAAACCAGCAGCATAACTAGCACACCTGCGAACAGCGCCCACTGACCAGACTCCGCCGCTGCCAGCAGGGTGCTCACTGCCTGGGCCGCTTCCTCGGTGGTGTCAACCTTCTCCGGGGGAGCCGGGACGGGATCCGAAGCCGGGGACTCGACGTTCGGAGGGACTTCCTCGCCCACAACAGGCAGGGCCTTCTCGGGCAGAACGAGAGCGGCTTCTCCCATGCTTGCGGGGTCGACTACTACATTGGAAGGTCCGACATCCTGACTGAGTGCCGTTGCCGGGCAGAGTGCCAGGAACAGAGCCATGAGGGGGACGAACAGAATCTTCTTCATCTGGATCTCCTTGTATCCTATCAGCCTACGGTCACGTCAATCGCACCGGGGACTGGAGGTGAGTCCGCATCGTATACCCGAGGCTTCCCCACTTGGTCCAGCTCTGCCTTGATCCTACCACGTTGCTCAGCAGTCAAGCCGGGGTTGCTCAAGGCCTGGCGGAGTTGGGCCTTGTACTGCCTCTCGTAGGGACCCCGGATGTCCGGGTCAATCCCGTGTCGGCTCAGAATCGGCATCGACATTACCCTTCCACTCTTCCCTCATCCGAGAGAACTCGAACAGGTTGCCAGCTTCGTCATACCGGGCAGCAACGGGTCCCCATCCATCGGCATCTACCCCGCACAAGCCGTTGATGATGCCCAGGAGACCTACCATGGCGGGGCACTCCCCTCCGCCCACCACCTGAACCGTAGGATGCCAAGAGAGGGCATTGCTGCACGGTACACGGGTCTTTACCAAATCCTCAATGGCTGCCGGATCGATCTCCAGCAGCTCATTGAGATAGTCGATGACCTTCTGGGTCAGGCTCTCGTCAATCATCCGCCACATCCGCTCGGGGCCCCAGCGGGGGCGATCCTGGAGGCTTCGTCGTAGACGGCCAAGGTCACGCTCGCCGGGTCCGGGGTCCTACGACTGTAGCCTCGGAACATAGGGCGGCCGTTGATACGGTAGCGGTCCGCAGCAGCGAACCCCTCCCCGTAACCAGCCGGGCTGATAATACCATCCAGGTTAATGCCCTGCTCCACCGTCTGCCCGTCCCCAAGGATACCGTAGGTCATAAGGACCATCTGGATCTCGTCCCCATCCGAAACCTTGTACGGGGATCCCGAGAAGGCTTCTTCGTAGAAGTTGCGTACCAGGAAGGCACGGCAGACCAGTACCCCACCCTTGAGGACCGGGTCACTACTGGCAGGCAAAGAGTCCGAGACCCAATCAATAGGCCCACCCGGGTTCTCACCATGCAGCACGAATGCCGACCCCCCACCCCGGTACAGCCGGAACCTGCGAGTCCCCGTAGGGGTACTCGTAGTCCAGGCGCCGAAACCGTCAATGGCAATGTTGCCATCCGACATCCCCAACAGCTCCCCGGGGGAACCCAGGAACCTGGTGTACTCGTTGCCCCCTCCGGTGAGGGGCAAGAGAGACTGAATCGGCTGGATGTTCGCCGGGCTCGACCTCATAGCCGAGGCGTTCCCCCCTAGGGGGTTCTCGCACAGAAAATCGGAGTCCTGGAGCAGAGCACCCAAGGGGAGCCGTTCGGTCATGCCGGTCAGCTTGAGCTGGCTGGTACCTGCCCCAGCGTTGACCGGCATGTCCACCCCACCTTGGAGGTAAGTCGCTACGCACGGGACGTAGAGCCCAACCGGCGGGGTAGGGCCGTCGTTGATGAAGGGGGCCAGGAACCGACCGACCTCCAGTTCCGTGTACTGGGTGTTCTCGTGGTCCGTCCAGATGTAGATGCCATTGCCCTCGGCTCCCGTCGGGATGGCCTCGATCTCCAGGAGCCGGTGGTTGAACCGGGCTCGAACAGACCGCTGGAGCAGGGGGTGCTGGAGGATGGCCGTAGCCAAGTTGGCAACCGTCTGCTCCACATCCCCCTTCGCCCGGGTGAACCGGATGTTCAGATTCGAGGCCGGAGCGGGAACCGTCCAGTCTGGGTTGAACGTCACATCCTTGAGGACCGTGAGCTTCATGGTCTGGGGAGCACCAGGAACGTAATTCAGGGTGTCCGTGTTCCAGACCCAGACCTGGATGGTGTCGGGAGCGGTAACCTGGGCCACCGGGAACACCGGCTGGGAGGCCGGCTGGGAGTTGAACTCGACCAGAACGAGATCGCTTCCCGTGGCGCCAGGCCAGTTCACTGTCGTGGTGGCCGCACCTGCCGTCCTCGGGGCAATGACGCCCGGAAAGGTCAGCGTTTCGGTGCGGATCTGGTGCCCTTCCGAGTCCGGGAAGGGGTAGAACCCATCGGGGCCGGGGGTGAGCACCGCCTGGATCCGAACCTGTCCGCTCACCTCGCAGAACCCGCTTAGGACGACCTCTGCGTTCGTGGTCCGCCAGTCAGCAGAAAACACCGGACTCACCTGGATGTGGTCTCCAGGACGAACACCGGAAACGGGCACCGTGAACGACTGGACCGGATTCTGCGGGTCGAAAGCGGTCAGGGCGAAAGAGGTGACAGTCTCCCCAAACCGCACACTACCGCTTTCGTCCACCAGGAACACGTCCTCAGACGAGACATCGGGGCGGGCCAGCAGAGCGGCCTGGTTAGCCGCCAGGGTGCCGTAGATCTTGACGACCTCCCCGTCCAGGAGTTTGAAGTTCATGGTCCAGTGGGTGTTGGCTCCGCCGTAGTTGACCCCGTCATAGACGCCGGGGTTGATGAACTGCGGATACAGCAGCTCGTACTGGATCTTCGCCCTGCTGGGGTTCCTCTTCTGACCCTCGGAGAAGGCTCGGGGGAAGATCCTCCATCCCGGCTGAGACTCCGATTCGGGCATGCGCCCTGCCGCTTGTGGGGTGTTCTCGGTGTACCCCACGTCGAGGACGGTACCCTGATACAGATCCCCGCCGATCTTGCCAGTCCCGAGGGTGGTGAAGAAATCCAGAGAGGCCAGGACCTCGAACGACCGCTCGTTGATGGTTTCAGGGACGAAGTTCCCGTTGGTATCGAACTGCTGAATGGGCGTCCTCAGACTCCACTGGCCCCCCACAGGGATCTGGCCGTAGCGGAACTCGTAGTCCGAGGTGGTTCGATTCTCTCCGTGGCGGCTCATGTAGGGGTCCCCCTGGTACACCGTCCGGTTGTGGGAGATGTACAAGGGGTCGTTCGACCCGGCCGGGCAAGGGATGCACATCGGGACGCCTTCCAGCTCGGGGTCGTCCCCATCCGTCCGAAGTACGCCCTGGCCGTTGTGCTTCCTCACCAGAACGTAGTTGTTCTCGGAGATGAACCCTCGGGCGAACCCAAAGACTGTCGCCACCACCACGTACTCGAAGTCCTCGAACTCGTCCCCAGTGGCGTAGCCCGGAATGCGGCTAAGATCCAAGATGTGATCCGGGAGGATGTACGTGTGGTCCCCATCCGCCTCAGTACGGTCCTTGGCCCCGTTCTCCATGATGAACAGGGACATCATCTCGGCATCCTCCCGCAGGAGGTTGGTCGCCGGGTCGTCCTCGACCTGGTAGCGGTTAGCCTTGAAGGTCCGCCCACCCTTGTTAAGGAAGTCGGCCTTCTCGAACACGCCCAGGATGCGGGCCGGTCCGTAGTACGGGGGGAGCTGGATGCCCTTGAGACCACGCCCAAACTCTGAGCTGTTCACACTCGCCAGATAGTTGACGATCTCCTGGGCGTATGCGTTGAGCGCTGGGTTGATGTCCGTGGTCTTACGAGCTTCAACATTGGGCAAGCCGAGGAACGCCCCGCCCACCGTATCCGCCACGCCGTAGCAGGTTGGGGTGCCCGTGATGAAATGGAACAGTGTGACCTCGTTGCCTCCCGTCACGTTGTCCTGGGCTCCGCCGATGATGTTGAACACCGGGTTGGTGGCATCCGCCTTGTCGGAGAACAGGTGGTTGATGCCAGAAAGGAAAGTCCCCTGACCACTCTGGGTGTCCCGGTAGTAGGGAATATCCTGGCGACCGAACCGGGGCATATACTCCCGAGGAACAGCAAAGCCCATCTGCTTGCCGTTACCTCCCGCCGGATTGGACGAATCCGTCCAGATGGTCAGACCATCCTTGGCGTCTGCGTTGGGGTACAGGTACGTCCCCAACAGGCAGGCCGGATCCAAAATCCGGTATGTGTGGGCCTCCAGAGTCATCTGGCGATCCCGGAAGGGGCGGAACACCAGAGTCTTCGACCCCTTGTCCACGAAGAGCTGGCTCTCTCGGTCAACCTCCGTGAACCCTACGATGTTTCCGCCGTAGCTGGGGGCGTCAGGAGCGTGCCAGCCGTGACCGGGGAGACGGTTCCATGTCTGGATGTGCTGACTTCCAAAGAACGTCTCATCCGTAGGTACGCCCGTGTAGGAGCTGAACTCGGTGTCAATGCTAGCACCGCTCTGCTGGAGGTAGGTCCCCACGCTCTGCTCGGTGGGTCCTCGAAGAGCGAATCGCACGATGTCGTCTGGGACTCGGGCGGCACCACCCCGCCCTGGGTGGTAGAGCAGGCTCAGGCTCAGGACCATCTTGTCGGGTACACCCACCTTGCCTGCCTCAACCTCACCCGTGAACCTATTGTCGTAGGCTCCGACGTCGAGGTTGTCCGACATCCAGGGGTACTCAGAGTCCCCCCCCGTCTCGCCCTTCAGATCCGTCATGACGATGACCATGTCAGCCGTGCGGCTGGCGTAGTCGCTGGTGTCGTCGCTGTTGTGGAACTGAGACCTCATCTCCGCCACGACCTGGTTGCCCGTAGACTCAAAGCGGATCCCGGAGTCCCAGTCGGCAGAGACCGCCTGCACCACGACACTGGTCGAGTTGCTGGCGTTGTAGCGGGTGTACCCCGCAGTTGCGCCTGCTCCCACGACCCGGAACAGCCCGTTGTTCTGGGTGCTGTCCTTGTCCCCGTACAGGACGATGTAGACCTGGGAGCTATTCCCAGATGTGTCCTTGCCACCTCCCGTCAGCATGTCGTGCAGGGTCTTCGTTCCCCGCAAGAGAGGACGGGTGATGTATCCGGTCTCGCCGGCACTCGCCAGAGGGTTCCCGATCCACAGCCCGTTGGCGTCCTTCATGTAAAAGGTACCATCGGTGTCGAAATCCCAACCGAGATCGATCTCCTGGAGACCGCCACCCGCATTTACCAGGGACGTATCCACATCGAGGGTCGTTCTGGCGGTGGCGTCGAGCAGACCCCCGAGCACACAGAACGGCTTCTCAAAGTTGAAATTCTGCCAGGGGTACATCGGCCCCGGGTTGGCACCCTTCTGGAGATCCGTCAGGTCATACGGAGGAGCCGCATGGGCACGGGACCCCTGGAACCGCAGAGTCACCGGGTGCTGGTTGCCCCCTTCGGGGTCCACAATGGGGTAGCCCGTCTTCCACATTTCGTTGGGGGTGACGAACCGTACCGCCCTTTCGGATCCATCCCGGAATGTCTTACGGGCACCCTGAGTGCCGTCCTCTCCACCAATGTAGAGCTGGATGCAGGACCCGTTGGTCCACGCCTTCTCGTACCCGGGATTAGGGTTGGATCCGACGTTCAAGAACCCTGTGGGTTTGAAGTCCGGGCTCACATCCCAGCGGACGTTCGTGTCAAACTGGTCATTCGTCAGGTTGCCGGGGCTAGAGCCCACGGCACCATCGGTGAGGGTCGGGTCATCATCCAGAAGCAGAGTAACGTCCTGCTGGATGACCGCCGCATCCGACCAGATGGTACGGATACCATCCGGGCCGTCCAGGGCCTCGGTGTGATTCGGAGGGGCAATGGACCCGACGGCGTGAAGATAATCCACCTCGTGGGCACTTACGCCCTCAGAGTCCCCGGCCCCGCTCTTCTTCCAGGCCGTCCGCAGCTCTCCCTTGACGAGGGCAGCCACGTTATGGGCCAGCAGGCGCTGGTAGTCCCAGTCCCCAGGGTTGATGGCTCGGCGGAGGTCCAGGATGTCGGCCCGGTCGACCTGATCGGCGTACTTGCCGTCCGGGCGGGTGTTGAAGAGCTGGATGGTCGTCCCAGCGACGTGCCCCACGGCTGCCGTGCCCCAACGACCACGACCCCCACTCGGAATGGTGATGGTCTCGTTCGCCACGTTGATGGCGGAGATGCCAATGACCTCATCGTTGAGGACAAGGAAGGTGTGGGAAAGCGTCAGGAAGGGGTCTTCCAGACCCGAGCCGTTCAGGTTCGTGATGCTGATCGTCCCCACCGTGTCGTGGGAGAGAGCGTCAGTCAAGCTGGCCTGAAGCAGAGCCTTAGATCCCTGGAGAGGGTCCGACAGATACTTCGTCCCGGGGACCCGCTCACGGGAACCGTTCTGGTTCGGGTTTCCCGAACTAGAAACCGCCACATAAGGGTTGCTGTTCCGGCGGAAGATAGCACACAGGGGGATGGCGTAGGTGTACCCATCCACCGTCCCCAGGTTATTGTTAGGATCCCCATCACCAGCCCGCCAAAGGCTAGGATCTCCCAGCTTCTCCCTCATGTTCTCCCACTGGAGACCTGTCACGGGGTCACTGGCAGCACCTTGGCCGAGAATGTTGGGATCGTCCAGGCCATCGGGGTACACATCGAGAGCCACCCCCGACCCCAACCCGACACCCTGGCCGAAGACCCGAATGCGGTACTGGGTCTGGATTCGGGCCGTGGTCTCGATCCCCACCTCAGCGTCCTCTAGATCATCCGTGAGATTCGTCCCCCCGTACTGGACATTGCCGTACTTCCAGATCTCACTGACGCTGGGCTTGTTGACCTCACTGGGATTCGGACGGACGAGGACCTGCCACGCCTCCAGGAACGCAAAGTCCACCCGCCCGTCGGACTCCGGGGCGGGGTACAGCTTGATCCAGTTGGAGACATCGCCCTCGGGAGCGTCTGTGCCCGATACCGGCAGAACCCAACCGTTGACGTTGGCCCATACCACCGGGGTCTCTTCCGGACCCTCATGGACGCCAAGGGGGCTTCGGGGGGTCCCGAACTTAAGCAAGTTAGACCACAACTCGTTGGTCTCGAAGTCGTCGTAGGCCCGGGTCGGGTCCAGAAAGAACCCCGAAGGCATGACTGACCGCACCAATAGCTGGAACCGATCCCAGTCAATCTGAGCCATCATGTTCAGCTCGGAATCCAGCGGTGGCTTGTCTTGCTGCCACACCACGCCAGCGAACTGACGCATGAGTGCGTCGAGAGTGCGGGAGACGCCATTTCCGAAATCGAGGCTCATGGTTTCTCAGTCCTCCGAGAGGGCCACGAAATCGACCCCGTCGTAGATGCCTTCAGTCACAGTACCGTCCGAGTGCTGCTGCTTGAACCTGCGAGTCTCGGTATCCGCCCAGGGCTGGGTGTCGGTTGTCAGAAGCATTAGAACATCACCCCAAAATGGGACAGGTATATCCTGTCGTTCCCGTCGTTGCGAAAGGCCAGCATAATCTTGGTGGCCTTCTGGCAGAAGGCCACCGGCTCCAATAGACCCACCGGGCACCATGTGGCCCCGTTGTCGACGGAGAGATAGACCGTGAGGTCCGTGGGCTCCTGATCCACCTCGTACACGTACTTGACGGCGGGTTCGTTGTTCCCCGCCTCGGCGCCGTAGTCAGCAGCAATGTCGTGGGTTGTCTCGAATCCGTAGATTTTCCAGTACACCATGAACTGATCTGCCCCCACCTCGTTGCCATCACAGTCGAGGGTGTAGGGGCCGATGTCCAGCTCTTCGGTGATGATCAGACCAGGGCGCTCGGGGGTCACCGCCTTGTTCGAGGGCAGGATGGCCGTCATGTTGGGAGCGTTGCCCTGGTTGGGGTCGATGGGCTGCCGCCCATACTGGAACCGAGGGCCGTACAGCACCGGAGGATCCAGGTCTCGGTCCACGAACACCCTCTCCTGGGGGTCAATTCGCAGGTCGTACAGGTTGTCCGCTGTAAGCAGGGGGTTGAAATAGATGTGATCGTACTGGGGGAACGAAGCCAGTAGATGGGCGAACCCAATACTGGTCACGTCTCCGCCGTCCACAGCCCCCACCCCGTTCAACACGTATGTGGTCCCGTTCTCGATATACACGTCCCGACCCAGGGGGATGGGGATGAGGTACTTCCCGTTGATGGGGATGCCCGTAAGCTCCAGCCCCAGGTCATCTGGGGTCTTCTCGGCCTGGATGATCTGGGGGTCCCCCGTGACGAGGTGGGAGGTCAGATCGACATGGATTCTCATGGACTCTCACCACCCCTTAGATGTTGTTGTCCTTCAAACCACCAGCAGAAGCTGGCATGGCACCGCCGAAGAACGGTGTACCCGAAGCACCTCCGTTGGCAACTCGGTTGGCCACAAAGATCCCGGCAGCCGGGTCCGGATCGGGGCCTCCTCCTCCGACGGTGTCCTCAACGATCAGACCGATGCGGTTCCCCACAATGACGTACCCAGGCTTGTTGACTGCAAGGTCACCTGCCATCTGGTTCCCCGTGATAGTGGGATTGAGACCCGTGCATACCAGATGAGACCCCACCACATTTCCCGAGATGGTGCAGCCGCCTCCACTTACGGTCAACGTGGCGACCACTCGATTCCCTTCGACTGCAGACCCATCCGTAGCCACAAGCATACTGTAGTTCGCTCGGTTGTTAGCGACTACAGTATCCACCCCAGCGTTGATATTGACATAATCGAGGTGGTTTCCATCCACGATCACTCGGTTCCCTGTGGAGTTGAGAGCTACATCACCTCTGTTCCCCGCAATCACCATGTCATCCCCGGTGGCGTTCACCGTGTCTCCAAGCACGTTCCCCACGAAACTCGTATCCGCCCCCGTGAGAGATGTGATACCCCCGATGATATTTCCGTTGACCACATTGAGGCTGCCAGTACCACTAAATGTGAGAGCCCCCCCTCCCCCCATGTAGTTGTTCGAGAAGGTCGTGGACCCCGCCGTCACCAAAGCGGCGCCGGCGACGAAATGATTGCCCACGATGAACGTATTGCTTTTCGACGTGGTGTCCAGGCAGGTTCCAGTCCCCGCACCACTGTCATCACCCCCAACGTAGTTGCCGACGAACATCCCCGACGTACCCAAAGAGACCTTAGTCTTGTTGGCCACGTTATCGAGATAGTTCCCGACGCACTGGCATCGCTGCCCTGTCAACGTCAGCCCCGTCGCCCCCCTAATCAGATTCCCGGCCACTAGGGTCTCATCCCGTCCCGTAGCATCCACGTCTCCAATGATGGCATTGTCTCGGAGGGACACCCGAAGGGACGACAACACACTGACGCTACCATCCACGAAATTATCGGAAACCGTCGTCTCGTTAGACGTGTAGGGAGCGACATCTCCGATGATCAGAGTACCGTCCAAGAAATTGCCATTGACAACGCAAGCGTCGGAGTTGCCCTGAGCACCCACATGGAGGCCACCTGAAGACGTGTTCCCATCGATCACGCTCTCGTGCCCTGTCACCTCCATGCTGTAGGTTGAGCCCGAAACGACACCTTCTACGTAGTTCCCGAGGACCCGGAGCTTAGAGCCTCTGAGGGACATGCCGACTTGGCAGACGTTTCCTTCAAAGTGGCTGTAGGAAGCGGTGCTGGTCGTAGACGACAGGACGCATCCTCCCCGGAACGAATTGCCCACCACGTTAGCGTAGTCCGAGTCATCGAAATCCACCTCGATGGCGCTTAGGAACGCATTCCCCGTGAAGGTCATGTGATCAGACCGGAACGAGAAGTCCGCAGTGGTTAGGATCGTGTTCCCCGCAATCGTCACCCACTCCGTTAGAGACGGAGTGTAGATCGGGGGATTGCCCCCCGAATTGATCACGTTGTTCGAGATCTTCATGTTGCTGGCGAGCTGGAGCCCCGCCGAGATGAAGTTCCCCTCATAAACGGCGTAGCCCCCCGAGCCGTGGTACGGGCCGCTGTAGCCAAGGAAATTGTTCGCCACCACCGTGACTGACGTAGAAGACGAAGACACGGGATGCACGATGCTTCCGCACATGTTCCCCGTGAACATAGCCCCCGCCGCCGGCCAGGCGTCTCCCGCAATGATGTTGCCCTTGATCAGGGAGTAGTCACCCGTGGCCGCCGTCCCCAGCTCCCCGTCCACAACATTGTCTGTGACTCGGGAGTTGGCCCCAAACACCAGGTTGTAATCGCAGAAATTCTCGGAGATCACCAACTCCGTGGCCCCTGTCCCGTCGATACTGCGATCTCCCACAGCAGGGGTGGACAATGTAATGCTGTTCCCCCGGATGATGTGGGCGTTGGTAGGGCCGCTGGTGATACCAATCCCGGTCTTTTTTCCGAAAGCGATAGGTACCCCGGTGTGTACATCCACCAGGTGGTTATCCAAAATAGAGGCCCGATATGCGCCTGCCCCAAACACCCAGATTCCAGCCTCGACAGTCTTCTCGATCAGGTTGGCCTGGATGACATCTTCCGTACCCCCCGTCACGATTCCGAATTGGGGGTTATCAGCGATTTTGTTGCCAACGATCTTGTTGTCCCGGCACACCGAACCGCTCGAACCATCCTCGGGGATCCAAATTCCGCCACAATTCGTAACGGTGGTGACTTTGCCGGACAGAGAGAACAGGTTATGCTCAACCAGACACTCCGAAAACTGCTCACCCCCACCGGAATGTTCAATCATGACGCCGTAGTCCGTTACCTCAGCGTCACAGTTTCGGATGATGCACCTCTGGAGGCCGGTACTTCCCGCCACCACGTTTCCGTAGATAAATCCGTGGGCGTCTCCGCTGACTGAGTTGAATGTCACATTCTCCCACACCCACTCAGTAACGTAGTCCTGGATGTGGAACAGATTACGCTCTTCTGGGACCGTACTCACCCCCAGGGATCCCGAGTCGTAAATGAACACCAAGTTGCGGAAATGGTATCGTTTACCCGAGTTGGGGCCGGACTGGAACAGAGAGGCATTCGTCCCAGACCATGTGATGGTGTTATAGAGATAGCTTCCTGGTCCCGTCCTAGTGGCAGCTCCCTCGATGATGAGGCCATCCACCTCAGGAAGAGTGTAAGGGAGCTTGGATTTGTCCTCCACCGTCCCAGCGATCACCCGGATGATGTACTGCTGCCCGTCCCGGCTCCCTGCCGCCATGATCTGGTTCACGTACTCAATGGCTTCGATAAGGGTCGAGAAGTGGGTACTGGAAGGCTGAGGGTGACCGGCGACGTTGCCGACTGTGATAACCTGCCGTTTGTCCAAGTCCAACAGCGGGCGCCGTAGATCGTAGTCAACGGACACGACCCCCAACCCATCCACGGACACCCGAGCCAACAGGATGTCGTCCGGATCCGGGAGAGGAAGGGTTGTGGTCGTTGCAGGATGACAACCACATAGATCCACTGTGCTGTCGAGGTAGACGTAGCCGTCGAAACCGTTGGGGAGAGTCGTGCTATCCCCGAAGTTCGTGCTGCCGAACTCGATGCGTCGGCCCTTCATGAGCACGGTTCCCGAGCTGATTGTGACCTCGTTAGCCAACCCAGAAGACAGGGAGGCTCCGTCGAGAACCCACGACGAGAACAGATCAGAGAACAGCTCCGTGTGCTGATCGACTCGGGGATCTTTCACATTGACGTTGACGGAGCCGTCTGCCAGACGGCGAACCTCAGCCCCCTCAAACCTCATGGCGGAGGCCCGAGCGGCGTACCCCATCGTCATATCCTGACGGTAGTCCGTGCCGTGATCCCCGTCGTAGGTGTTCGGAGTCTGGATGTCCCTCCGCCACACCGCCGAGGCCGGAGTCGCCGTGTCTACGGTGTACCCGCCGTGTCCAATCTGCCCCGAGCCCGAAATGTTCAGCAGAACCGTGACGTACTGGTTGCCGCTAATGTTTCGGCTCTCGAAGCCCTCGTACCGGAAGGTCGAGACCTCATTGCCATCGGCATCCACGAACACGGGCATCCCGTTGGGGCCACGCCCCTGGACCAAAGTGACCCATCCCGACATGGGGATGTCCCACCCCTCAGCCACATGCTCCAGAATAATCTCGAACCGAGATGGGTCTGCAGTCGCCGTCCCCTGCTCCGTCAATGTCTGGGGGTACAGGGGGTAGGATTTCTTCTCCCCATACACGTCTGCTGAGCCCGCCCCAAGAGTGCAGTCGGCATCCACGGGCTCTCCCGTCACCCGGGGGTTGACCCCGAACTGACCGGGTTCCTTCGAGAACGGCACGAAGCTGGCGAAAAAGAAGGGCTCTCCCCGGGCGTTGTCCGTCTCAGGGTTGTCCAGAGTCAGATCCGGAAACAATCCCGAACCGAGAGCCGGAGTGTGAGACAGGTACACCAGTCCCGCAGAGTAGTCGATGCGAATCCACTGGTCCTCATCCACTGCGGGATCGAGAACAATTTCACCCCTGGTGTCAATGGGGTTGTTGAAGTCAGGAATCCAAGTAACGGGAGATCCGGGGTTCTTCGTGGCGGGGAAAAACACGGGGCGGAACCCCAGATCCAAAAGACTGCCGGGATCGGCGTTGGAGCCATCGCTCCCGTCCAGCGACGAGCTGGTATCGAAGATGGCCTTGTCCGCCCGAGACAGGTTTGTCCCCGGGAATCCCCCCTCCCAGCTCTTTGCCGACATCCCTGCCCAGGCCGGGTCGATGATGTTTGTCAAGCGAGCGGTGTTCAGAATCTCGGGATGTAGATAGCTCCTCTGCCACAGGTTCTCGATGGTCTCGTGGATGGAGCAATCTACGTAAGCCCGCTGCTCCGCAGCGGGATTAACCTTCGACAGGCTTTCAAAAAAGGTATCCGCTGCCGCCGGCCAATGGAGGAATCCCGCTTCCATGTCCCAAGAGGCCGTGGAGAGGACCACCCAGAACTCAGAGCCTGGGGTGGAGACGTTTACGTTCAGGACCAGGAAATCACCTAGGAGGCGGTCCACTCCCGGATCTTCCCGCTGCCCCCCGATCCCCGAGGCATCCCACTGGACCATGTCGATAGCAGGGTCCACCTGCTTGATGCGGAGAATTTTCCCGATATCCTCAACCGATGGGATTCTCTGGTTGGGCACTGCCCATACCACAAACCTGCCTAGATCGGAAGCTACACCCGCCCTGATAGCGTCCGGTAGGGATGCCCTGAAGTGATCTTTCGAGTAGGGGACCGGAATAGGGATCTCCCTCTGATAGTCGTTCGGGTTGCCGGCTTCCTCGGAGAAAAAGTGAGCAGCACTCAGACGATTCCCCAGAGTGTACTCCGTAGCCATTGGCCAGAAGTCCCCAATCAGGGTCGTCTTGGGCGGGAGGAAGGCGTACACCTTTCGGTTGGCCCCTGGGACAGGAATGAGTCGGGCGGCATAGGGCCGGATCAGGGCGATGGCCCGAATCACAGGAGTGGCAGGGATCTCAAAATGATCCCGGATCCGCTTCTTGCTGTCGAGGGTGAACGAGTCGGCACTCATGTCCACCACCCGATAGATCTCGTACTTCGATGTCGTGTACTTCGGTACGACAGCCTGCCGCCCAGAGCTGATCTTTCCGTCTCCCACACCACCTGCAACGGCCACCGATGCCTGAGTAACCAGCTCCCCCGCACTGCCGGTCTCCAGGACCACCATGTACAACCCCTCGAACGGCAGGGCCGTAAGCCCGTAGATTTCCTCGATGGTGCTGTACGTTGGTGCCGCCGGGGTGGCGGCCGTGTGGGAGAACGCCAACGTGTCGATGGTCAGGACATCGTTCGCTGGCCCCTCCGTCAGGCTCCACTGAAAGTCCAGATTGGAAGGGAGACTGATATTCTGTCCCTTGAGGGTGGGGCCGACGAACTGGAACGAGACTGGGTGGCCAAGAAGAGACGGACCGTTCCTGCCCCTCATCAACGTATTTACGTCGTAGGGTCGGAAATTGATCTCCGGATCCCCGTCATGGCCAAGGCGGTTCCTCTTGATCTGGACACCCGCCGCACTTCCTACCCCGGGCTGCCCTACTCGGGACCCCAGGGACTCCAGAGCCCACTGACCTGCCCACGAACCCACGAAGTTCTTGAGGATTTCGGGGGCCTGCGAGGCCTTGGACGCTGGAACGGTCTGGTAGCGCTCGAAGGGTTCCTGCCACGCCCTACGGTTGTCGGACGTGGCTGCAACCGATACGTTAGCCTTAACCAGATTGTCCTTGGGATCGATTGCCATGTCTCAGCTTTCTCCGTTCGGCCTCAGTTCCACATCTCTATAGGCCGCCCACCGGCTTAAAGGGCCTCAGACAGACGGCGCACCCGCATGGTGACCAGCCCCCGCCTTCTGGCGATGGATGTCCCCACGTCTGCCGCCCCGATGAACTGCGTACCATCGTGCTCGCTCTCTAGGTCGTAATCCGCAGCCCCGGCTCGCATGGTCACCTTCACCAAAACCGGAACCTCACCCAGAGGGGACAACCCGTCCTGGTATGGCCCTCCAGTCTCGGAGATGTTTTTGAACAGGTTCACTGCCGGTCCGACGTTACACTTGACCTGGCAGGATACCATACCCGATGCGTCGTCGTAGTCGTCGAATGTGTCCGTGTCCATGACCTTGCAGCCAGCCCCATCGAGGGCAGCATCCTGCTTGGAAGGGCCGGAGCCGTCAACTCGGCCCAGGTCCATCCAGGTCGTGAGGCCCGGAACCTTGAGGAAAATCGCCAAACCATCGTCCTCCTGGCGACCCGGGCCCGGTGCCACGTATTGGAAATCTTCCAGCTTGACGCCGATGAGCTGGACCACCACAAACGGCTGGCCCGCAGCCTCTTCTATACTCAGGCTCTTCGACCATGCCACGTCGAACGCCCGAACGTAGTTCAGGACAGCATTCGTGATCGGGAGACCAGTGTACGAGGGCTGGTCCCCCGTGAAGTCTGTGCCGCCAGAAACGCTCCCAATAGGCCGGAGCGTGGGGTCATTGAAGTCCTCCTTGGGGTACATCAACAGCCCTGTCGAAGGAATACGGGCGTTAGCATTGTCGGACAGGGGGATGTTCAGGTCGGGCAGCCCCGACACCTGGAGCCCCGATCCAGCAGCACCTGAGACCAAAGCCGTCTCATGGTGTCCGCTCTGCAGCCAGGAGCAATCGTCCCAGAACGTAGAGGCAATTCCGGCACGGACCGGGAACTCGATGGGCCCCCCCAACCAACCCTGCATCCCAGGGCCATTGAGGCAATCTGCGGCAGCGGCAGAGCCATACAAGGTCAGGATGTCCCCCGTGTTGTCGAACTCCGACACACAGCGATAGGTCTCGTCGAGGAAACGGTCCTCTACATCCTTCTCGTAGCGGAACAGGTTGGGCCAGCCCGGAGAGGGGAATGGACCTCCCGTGCCTGCCTGGACGAAGTTGCCGAACTGCCCGACCTGGTTGAACTCGTCAAACCTGGTCGTGTGCAGCATGTAGGAATCTCCGCTAACAGAAGGGATCAGCTCCCCGTGGCCGTCCGCCCCCGTGTAGGGGAGGGCAGAGCTGGATGCCGCCACATGACCTCGGGGTCTCCGGAAGATGGCCCGAATACGGGCATCCTTAGTGAAGGCCGGCACGTCGGCATCGCCTTCCAGCTCCAAGTTCCCCCCCACCAGGCTGAAGCTCAGGGGATCCGTCCTCGCAGGGCCGTTCGTGTTCGAGAAGTACCCGCTGCCATTCGACCCCAGGTACATAAAAGGGACCTCGATGCGGTGGCGGCGGAAATTCCGCAGCACCCCAACCCCTACTCCGGGAACACCCGTGGGGACTGTGATGGACAGCCCCGTGCCGTTGCTGGGATGATCCCCGTATCCGAAAGCACTGAGGTCCAGGAACATGGGATTCGGGCTGGACATCAAAGCTGGGGCGTTGACCCCATCGGTCAGATAGTCCGAGTCCATCCGGTAGCTGGCGTCCCAGAACCCATGAGGAGCATCGGAGTCGATGTTGATGGTGTTGATCTGGAAGCTGGTGGCCCCAGTGATGAGGTCCCTCGGGATGAGATAGGCCACCCCCGAGATAAACACCACATTCTCCGCCACACCAAGGGCGTTGCCGATGGTGAAATCGCACTCCGTGGTGAAACTCGGCAAGGACACCACCTGAGCGGGGTCCAGGAACAGGGATGCACGCAGGAAATGATACGGATCAGCACCGTAGCCGTAGTCGGGGGCCGGTCCGTTAGGAGCCTTGACTGTGGTCAATGTCTCCTGGTTGACCTGGTTGGAGGGGTCCTCCAGATCCGTTGACGTGATCAGGCTGAGTCCGTAGATCTCGTATCCCGAGGTAACGTCCCACGGCATGATGCCATCACGGACGAACGCCTCAAAGTCCCTCTCCCTCTTGAAGTGGATCAGCCAGTACGTGCCCACATCTTCGGGGTCCCCGTCGGCCTGCGTCGAAGGGAACATGAACATGTGGCGGTAGCGGGCCACCTGCCAGGGCCAGAAATCCTCCTGGAAGGGGTTCTGGTAGTAGCCCGCCGTCTCCAGAGTGGAGACGAGGGACCCGTCCGGATACGTGTTGGACATCGGGGTAAGGGGGTTGAAATACCGGAACTTCTCCCGGGTGGCCGTTGGGTTGTTCCCCGACGGAGTCCACCTCAAACCCTCAACACTGTAGTCCTTCAGGTAGGGGAGGCGATACGCCAAGAATCCGGGCTCTTCCCCAATTCCCGTGGCGAGAACCGAGTTCCCCAGCACGATGGCCTGGCCTGCCGTCCCCTCCCAGCTCGCCGCCGGGATCGGGTTGTAAGCGTTGGACGTAGCTCCCAGGATTGGGATGCCCCACGGCAACACCGGGAAGGGGTATGTGCTGTTGCTGTCAGACTGCTCGTCCGTCCCCAGGCGAACCTGGCCCGCCCCAGGGATGTGGGAGTTGGCGAACCGCTGACCGTTCCCGAGGCCCGTGTAGTCGTCGAACGGCTCCTTGAGGGCCTGACCGTCGAGGGACGAGATCCCAAGGTGGATCTCGTCCAAGTTATACTGGCCTGTGGCCTGACCCGGGAACGAGAAGGGATCGTAATGGCCATCATCGTCCGTCCCTACGGCGAAGATACCACCGGGCTCCCCGTCGCAGACGTGGTCCTGGCAACCCCCATCCGTGAAGCACGCATCACCAAGGATCCCCTGACCCAGCAGAACAGCCGCTACCACCCGGTCAAGGGGGTCTTGGGACATGAAGTCGGAAACATCGGCGGGGGCGGTGCTGGCACCCGCCGGCCAGTGGATGAGGGCCAGAACCCCCCGGTCTGCAGGGAAAAACGCCCCTGACACCACGACTTCCTGACGGAGGGGCAAACCAGCTCCCGGGCCGACGAGAGCCAGGGACACTGAACGGTCACCGATACGAAGGGTCTCCGTCACCGGGTTATCGGCCACGGCGAGCCCCCGAGTGAACCCTCCGGCAAACACTTGTCCATTGCCCGCCCCCGTGAGGGAAGCCCCGGAGTTCCACACCCAGTCCGTGGCAGGATCCTGTCCCGGAACCGGGACGAACCAAGCGTTGCTGGTAACCGTGAGCGTACTGTTCCACTCGGGGTCGGCTTCGTCCAAAGTGGGAGTCGGGGGTTCCCAGAAGTACGGGAAGACCTCATCCCCGGCGTTCGTCCCGGTGCCAGTAATCAGGCCACGCTCTCCCAGTTCAGAATCCCAGAGCTTGGCCCACCCCCAGTCGGGAATGGCCGTGAAATTGGTCCAACCCAACCACTCGCCAAGGTACGGTGGGCGGGGGGGTACAGCTCCCGTCAGCTCGTCCAGGGCTGCCTCGACGTTCTTGGAGAACAGAGGGGTGCTCGGATAGCCGTCCACCGAGATGGCCGAAGCGGGGTGGGCTTTGTTTGGAGTGTTGACGTGGCCGAGCAGGGCGGCCTCGGACTGATCCCGGATGTAATCCGGGAGGTCCCTAGTTGCCCCGAGGGGATCGATCCAGCCTGCCCCACCCACCAGCGTTGTGGGGCCGCTCAGTCCACCTCCCGTCAGGACCACCTTGTTAGTCGATGTGGCCGGAGTCCTTTTACCTGGACCAGTCCTGATCTCTCCGGGGCTTTTCGTTACAGGCATGTGCGGTCTCCCACCGTGAGCAGCAGGTTTCTGGTCCGGTATACCGCCGCCAGCGTGCGGTTGTCGGAGGGGTCATCCAGGAACAAGATGCTGTTCTGGTCATCCAGCTCGGCAAACCGGCTGAGGACCACCAGCAGCAGCTCAGACTTCCTGAACAGAATACCCCCATCCACCCCGGCGACATCCTCAACTGCCCTCACCAGCATCGGAGCCATGACCTTGTGCCGGGTTGCCCCATGGAGGTGCTGGCTGATAATGGTTGGGCGGTAGGTGCCGATGTCGGCGTAGGGGTAGTACGCCCGGAACTCAGCGTCCTTGCGGGGCTTCTCATCGTTCCCTGCCCCACCGAACGTCAGGATGTTCTGCACGTCCCCTTGCACGAAAGGATGCAGAGCCAGGAGCCCCGTGTCAGCGTTGAAGTCGTCGATGGTGACCATAGCCGAAGCAGCGAAATACCACTCCCTCACCGAGGGAGAGGACCCGTCGTTGACCGGGATCTGGTCCAGAGGAACGGCATAAGGGAAAGCGTTGTGGCTGGCCCCCACACCCACCTGCCCAGTCCACAGGTTCGGGCTCATGAGCAGAGGCTCGACGTTCAGCGTCGTAGGCAGAGTGCCGCCCGCCGTACTGAGGATGTCCCCCTCCTTGATACCCGCCGTCTGGGGGGCGTTGGAGCGGAAATAGACCCCCACCTGGTAGCCACCGCCCACCACACCGTAGTTGGGGATAGCGTCCTGGGCGAAATACTGGATCCGGCAGAGGGTCTGCCCCGTCCCTGACAGGTTGCTGGACAGCTTGACCAGTCGGCTGGAGCTGCCGAACTCGGTGCTCGCCTCATCCACTGCGGCTGCGGCGGAGGCCACCGTATCGGTCACAGAAGTCTGGTTCGCCATCGGTCCGCTGCTGGCCCCGAACACCCTTCGGGGGAAGTACAGGTCCGTCCGGTTGCTGCTGACGATGTGCTCCGAAGTCACCGAACCGACGGGGGATCCGTCAGCCCCTCCGGCGTGAGTCACTGCTCCGTTCGCCACATACTCCAACTGGACTTCTCGGTAGCCGTTGCGGAACCGAGGCTCCAGAAGACCCTCGTAGTCGGCAGGCCGCTGGGTTGTGCTGGTTTCGATGACGGGTCCAGGCCCCTGCCCGTCCCCGTTGTACACCGTCGCAGAAGGGATGACCTCATGGTCAGGAGTATCGGTGAGACCCACACCAATAGGGTAGGTCACCTCAAACTCGACAAAGAGGCGACGCTGAGACCCCAAATCGGCAGGATCTACAGGAACCGCTCCCGCAATGTCGGAACCCACCATAACGTGGTCGATGTTGACCGGGTCCCCACCGTTGACGAGGTTGCTGTTGGCATCGAGAGTGATCTCCACCCTCTGGGTACCCAAACCCGTGATCACAGAAAGCTGAGCTGCCTGTTCGATCGCTGTGGTGTAATGGCCGTCATCGTGCCAGAAGTTCAAGACGTTCGTGATGACCGTCCCCGGGGGGGCAAAGTCGGCAAACGTGCTGGGCAGACCCAGGGCCGAAGCCCCACCCCCATCTTCCCCGTGCCAGAAACTCCCCAGAGTCGAGACATCAAGCTGGGTGAGGTCGAGTACGAGGGTATCTCCCTCGTACCAGGCGTCGGCGTCAGCCACCACAGCGGCGGGGTTTTCGTATTTCGTGACGAACTTTCCCAGGTTCTCCAGTCCCGGGGCCACTGCCCCACCCTGCGTCAGGGCATCCGGGCGATCCCCTGGGTAAAACGCCACCACCAGACGTTCCACCACCGGCTGATCTGCGAATCGCCGAGCAACGTGGTCGAAGTTTCGGATGGGCTCCCCCCTGGTCGTATCCCCCGAGAAGGGCGGATTGCCTCCGTCCGCCTGAAGTCTCCCGATCTCGTTGCAGACCAAGAACCGGGTCGAGACATCCCCCGAGTCGCCCCCGAGGATCTGCTTGTCGGCAGTGTCCACGGACCAGGTCCGCAGAGAGCCATCCATGAGGCTCTGCATCTGGTACTGAAGCTCAGCGGCCAGATCCACCCCTGGGAACACAACATGACGGCGGAGATCCAGGAGGTTATCCTGATTGATGACATCACAGAAGTGGCCGTCAGGGCGGTCGGACTCCCCAGCAGGGATGGCCCCCAAAGCCCCGGAATACCCCCCGTGCCCATAGGTAGGAGCCCCGTTGGTGTTGTTGATGGGGTCGAACCCCTTGAACCCCACCGGAGCATCGGAGGCGTTGTTGTGGCGGTGGACGAAGCAGATGGGGATAGCGTACACGAACCCATCCACCGTGCCAAGGGCTTGGGCCGATCCATCCGTGCCGTCTCCGGCGATCCAGAGACCGTCGTCCACCACCTCGAAGGACCCAGCATCCGAATCCAGCCACGTCGAACTACCATCCGCCCGGACAAAGGGGAACGACAGGGTATCCACCCCGTTTCCCGACCATACCGGAATGGACCTGCCACCCTGAGCGAACACGGAAGCGTCGCTCGGACCTCCCCCTGCCCGCAAGCTGGAGAAGCCATCCGGGTGGGTCTTGTAGTTGACCTGCTCGGTCACGTCCGTCGTGCGGATGCGGTACTGAAGCTGGATGCGTTGGCTCGTCTCGGTGTCGATGGTGGGGTCCACCAAATCGTCATCCACCCAGACGTAGGAAGGGCTGAGGACGTTGCCGTGCCGGTACAGCTTGTCCTGGGCATCTCCGGGCTTGTTGGGTCGGTCTTCCCCTCCCGAGAGGGCAGGTCCCGAAATGACCATCGAGCCCACCACCGCAGTCGTAAGGGTGATGGTGGTGAAGTTTCCTGTCGGTGGAACCGCCAGGGCATCACCCACGCCAACCACAATCGACTTGATGACGACCGTGTTGCCGTAGCTTCGCCCCACCACCATCGTGGCGAAGCTGTTCCCGGAGTCGTTCAAGGCAGCAGCGATGTTGATGGCCGTAACAGCCTCATCCACCCCAATCTCGAACTCATCCACCCCGGCAGGGCCTACCACAGCAGTGAGGGGCACTCCATTGATAGTGAGTACGTCTCCCGCAGTAACGTCAGCGTTGGAGACCACTTGGATGTACCCGCCGGCCCTCGGACTCGGAGCCACCAGAGCCTTCCACACCTCCAAGAAGACAAAGTCCGTCCGCTTGACAGTGGCGTTGGTCCCATCGTAGAGGGTGGCCTCTGCCAGCTCAACGATGTTCCAGCCGGGGATACCCGTGTTCGTGTACTCCACCACCACTGGCCGGCCCGCTACATGAGCCACCAGCTTGGGGAGGACGAACGAGTTGATCAGGGTTCCGTCTGGCCCGATGAGATCTTCGGGATCACCGATGGAGGTCCCCACGGAACCCACGGATCCCCCCATAGATCCTGTTGAACCCCCTACGCTCCCCCCATCGATCAACTCGTCAGGGGAGGTTTCGGTGTAGAAGTCGCAGTACCCGTCGTGCCGGGCCTGACCCCTCAACCACCCGGAGGGGGCCTGCCACTGTCGCAGCAGCCAGTTCTCCAGAAACCGGGCGTCCTGGCTGAGGTTCAGCTCGGCGTCGAGGACGGGCTTGCCTGCCTCAGACACCACCCCCGTGATCGCACGATCCCCAGGTCGAGCGTGCCGAGACACGGTGTTCGGAACCCGCAGATCAGTCGGCGTCGGGGCAGACTGAAGCTCCGAGAAAAATTTCGTGTGGTCCTTCAAGCCCATCCGTCAAGTCCTCAGAACGTGAGCCGCCAGGTGATGGCGAGCACTGCATTCGCTGGCTTCGTGACCACGGAGAAGGTCAAGTAGTTGACCATCAAGTCTTTCCCCGTCACGTCGATGGAGTTGTCGTAGTCCGTCGGGCCATTGGTGATTGGGTTCTTGATCGTGGGGTTCAGGGAGGCAGTGCTCATGAGCCCCATCTCGTTCAACGGACCCACCGCCTCAGACTCCCCGAAAACTGTAGTGAAATCCACAATGTGAGTCGGGTACGACACGGCCACCCCGGAACCGTTGCGGTAGGTTGACGAAGAGAACGCCTTACGGGCGATCTCGTTGTTCAGCCTCCGTTGGCCCTGCTGAGGGGCATCTGGCGACAAGAGGTTACCTGTGGCCCCCGTCCCCACAGCCAGCATCGTCACGCCGTTGCTCTGAGTGGAGCTGGGATCAAGGGAGTTGCGAAACAGGCGGGCCGCCAGGATGCCAGCGTCGTAGGTGATGATGTTGTCCTTGACCTGACGGTGCAGGATCTCACCCGTATCAGCATCCCACATCTCGATGATGAAAGTACCCTTGGCGTTCCCCGTGAGGCCCACCTGCTCGTGATGCTTGAGTTCCATGCCTACCTTCACCGCTGTGCGGGCCTGTTCCATCTGCTCTCGGAACAACATGACGCCTCCGCCAAGATCCGGCTCATAGTCACTGTACCGGGATAAGGCCCGAAGGAATCCCCTGCGATCCGTCGAGTGGGATGATCTGACCCGAGTTTGTGATTAGTGCTGCCAACACCTGCATATTGACCAGCGGGTGCAGCGGGGTGCTGTTGAGGACCCCTGCCAATGCGGGGACATGGCCGGCATAGACGTGCTCGGCAGAATCGACAGGCCCCGCATGGGCCCCACCGGCTGCGAACAGGATGGATCCAGGCATCCCCCTGTCCGTGAAGGGCTGATTCCTCCGAGCATCCTCCCAGAACAAGGTGCCGCTCAGGTCCACGACGAACCCGCCGAAGGGCTTACCCACCTTGCCGACTGCCTCCCCACTGGAGTCGTAGACGTCCTCCCCCTCGTCCAGATTGAACCCGCTGATCCCATCCAGTTCGGTGGCCTCGCAGGGGAACTGGATGAGCCCCGTCTCCCCACCGTTGTCCACCTCGAAGAACGTCATCTGCTCGTAGTAGGTGGGCTGATCGTTGTCGTTATCGGGAGCCGCATGGTCGAGGAACCTGTCAGGATCTCCCAACACGTTGGCAGAGAGAGAAACCTCGGGGTCATCCAGAAGCCGGAGGTCATTGGCGACGGCCACCCTCTTCCCCGTTTGAGCTACCTGGCTCTTGGGGTACGGCGGAGTCCGCTCATTCAACTTCGTGAGGCTGTCCAGGAACTCCTGGCCCTGAAGGTAGGTGACCGTAACCGGCTTCCCGGGAAAAAACACCACAGACACCTGGGCATGGGCCGTCGAAAATGTCCGAGGATTCCCATCCCTGTCGGGCTGAAGGGTCAGGGTCTGGCTGGTGAAGTCGAAGTCCCACATCTCATCGGTGAAGATCTGCTCCCCGACAGGCTTACCCGTGTCCACCACCTTGTAAACCCGGCTAGCGTAGATGTGGAAAGGCTTCAGCGTGACCCGGCGGCTGTCCAGGGTCACAGTCTCGACCGTCTCCAGAATCGTGTCCTGGGTCAGTTCCCCAGATGTGATGATGTTGAACTTGTTCAGCACCATCATCTCAGGCTGCTTAATGTCATCCTTCCAGTGGCGGTAGATCTCGTACTGGAATTCGCTCCAGTAGCTCTGGGCCACGTCTTGGCCAAAGTGACCGAACCTCACCATCCCGAACCGATTATCCGTCAGCTTGGGGAGCAGACCGTACTCGACATTGATCCAAGCTGCCGAAGGTTCCACCTTCCGGGTATGGAAGCCGGTACCAGCGGCGCTGGACTCCCCTTGGTAGGTGTTCGGGAGGGAGAGATCTGGCCTCAACACAGAGGCTCCCCACAGAGGATCGAGGACAACCCTCACATCCATGTCGGATCGCCAGTCCCACTCGACCACCTGAGCCGTCGGGGAGCTGTTCGGAACCGAGGTCCCATCCATCCGGGGGACCTTGTAATCGTTGATTTCGGCACCCCCCGAGTTCGTCCGCACCCCCAAAGTCCTCTTGACCGAGGACAGCGGGATAGCCTGATTGCTGGCAGCCCTCCATTCCACCGAAGCAGCAATGGCCGGATCGCCAGCCCCGTTGATGTCGGTGCCGAAAGAACCCAGGGACATGTACGTGTTCCCGGATCCCGGGGCCGTGAACAAGGACATGTCCAGCGTAGACCGGAGCACCCCGTCCACATATGTCAGCAGGGTGTTCGAGTAAGTGTCCGCCACGCACCGGAAGATGTGGTATTCGCCGTCCGTCCAGTCAAAATCGAACTGCCCGATGATGGACGTGCCGCTGACCAGACGAACTCCCGGGGTGGACCCTCCACGAAGAGTGAGGGTGATGGCCTTGTAGGGGGCAGAACCCACCTCGGCCGTCATCTCGATGCCGGTGTCCCCGTTGGCGTTGGCCGTGTGCGAGGGCACGGCTACCTGCATCTCAAAGACACGCCCCGTCGAGGCGTATGCCAGAGAGCCCCCCAACTCTCCAAGCCAGCCCCCTTCCCCAGTCGTCAGGAACGACTGCTGGTAGAAGGTCTTGGACAAAGAAAAACCCGTGGTATTCGTCCATCCCTGGGCCGTCGGGTCGAGAAGTCCCGTGAAAATCACTTCGGGCATTTCGACCAGCAACCGCTCGGCCCCCCCCTCCACATACAGCAGATTGTGGAGGCTCACCCGCCGCTGGCCGTTGGTGATCCCAATTTCCGTTTCGCCACCGGACTCCACCCGGAACACGGCACGGAGATCCACACCTGCCTCGGGGGTCAGGAATGCCTCAAGCCGACCATAGCCAAAGCGGTTCCCTGACGTGGACTTCAGCAGCATCCCCGAGCCAACAAGAGTGCTCGACCCAAAAGCACTCTCCAAAGCCCAGCCGAAATCATCCGGGTTCTCGTCAGGCCGATACTGGGCCAGGTCCGTGCGGACAGTCTGCACATGGCCACGGACCGAAGCCGTATCCGGTGTCACACCGTATCGGAAGAAGGACCACTCCGCTTCGTTGCTGGCCTGCTGACTGAAGGAACCCCAAAATACAGAACCCCAGGACTCAGGCCCTCCCTGTTTCACTGGAGGAGGAAGGAATGCCGAAGTCTCTGCGGGACTCGGAAGAAGAACCCCCACCCCGTCAAAACTCGTGACAGTGGTGGTGCGCTCCCCGGACATCTGGAGGACTGCGGTCTCCTGGGAGGGACTGACCGTCAGCCTGTAGGTTGCCGGCTTGACAGACCACTTAGTCTCGAATAGGGCATTCGGGAACTTGTTGCCATACAGGTCATGGAAAGCCGGGAACGAGGGGGTTACCCCCAACGTCGTAGTGCCGTCCGTCTGGTTGACCACACTGGTCAGGGTGTAAACTCCTGCCTGAGTCCCCTCCAGAATCTGGAACCGATCCCCCACGGTGGCATCCTGCGGGATGCCGCTGGTTGAGACCGTGCAGGTACTCTGGCCAGCATTGACCGTCAGTGTAGTCCCCGGCCCGATCTGCCAACTCTCCACCAGGTGGGGCTTGTCGGGATTGAGGCACAGCCCCACATGCTCCAGGCCGTTGACCAGGAGTGCGCCCGCCAAGTACAGGGTCCGGGCGTTATGCAGGCCGAACCCCACCCCAGTCCAGACACCGTCCGGGACAGGAGTCCCAGAGACCACGAACCTCCCCACCACGTAGACCGAAGCGGGGAAACTCAAATCCAGCGCCCGGCTGTACAGGGCCACCGGAGGGTTGTCGATGTCTGGGTTGCCTGCCACAGCGTCGATGACCGTGTAGGTCCCAGTGCTGGCGTTCTGCTGTCCGGCATCCGATCCGAACAACATCCAGGGATCAGGGGCTGCCTGCGGAGTCGTGGTGCCATCAAAAGACACGGCCGCTTCCGTAGTGCCGTGAACGAACCCGGGCACCTGGTAGCGATTCGGGTGGTTGTTCAGCCTCAACGTGGTGGGGCTGTTCAGGATGGCGCTGTAGGCCCTCTCGAACCCAAGGTAACGATGAGCAATAAACTTCGGAGTAGGCCGAGACTTCAGAGGCCCCAACAGGATGGTGTACGGGAACCGCTGAGTCGGAGCCGACCCCTTTGGGTAATCTGGGAGGTCCTGATTCTCCTGCCCTCTCCCCACAGGATTGTGATGGCCACGGGGGGAGTCATACTTGTTCAGTACCAAGCCCTTCGTGTTCAGCCCACGGAACGCCATCCTGGGGCTGGCCATCCACTGATAGTTCACGTCCACACTGATACTGCCCGGGGGCATGAGTGGGACGGGGATAACGGTTTCGACTCGTCCGGTGTACGGGTTGACCTGGGAGACCTCAACGGCTGTGCCATTTACCTCAACGGTAACATCGGCTTTCGTCGCAGGAGTCCCATCCCCGTGTCCCTTGACCAGGGGGCCTCTCTTAGTCTCCAGCCAGCTCTTCGTCAGGGCTTCCGAGCCGGTAAAAAGGCTGGACTCTTCGTGCAGGAAGTTCCAAGCCCCGGAGAAGATCGTGGAGCTAGCCGTGAGATGCAGCCGGCTCAAATCCAGGATGATGGGATCCACCAGAGAAGTGGTATTGGATGCTACCAGGGCGACCACTGAAGTAGTCGGGGTGGCCGGGGGCCTCAGATTCGCCAAGGGGGTGGCGTACACGGGCTGCTCGTCGAACAGCCAAACAGCCTGCCCCAGCTTCTGGTTGTACACGATGGACAGGGTGTGGGACCCCGAAGTCCAGTCGTACCCATAGAGAACCTGGCTGAAACCTCCAGGCCCAGTGTGGATCAGAAGATACGGCGCTCCCATGACGCCGTCGTAACCACACCACAGGTCCGCTTCGGTTTGGTTCGTGTCCAGAAACCCGAGCCCGAACACATCCACCGCCAGAGCGGCCGGGGTGAACGACACCCTCTCAAAGTTCAGGTCCACCCGGAGGCTAGAGCCTGTTGCAGGCCTTCCCGTCAGGTCCACAAACCCGAGCCCCGAATAGCCTGGAGCTGGAGACAGAGTCAGGCGGTAATTGCCTCCCGACATCTCCCCTGAAGCCCCACTGCCGATCAGGATCGGCAGATAGTCCGGGCTGGAAATGGTCGTAGGGTCCCCGTCCTCAGCATCCCAATCCACCGAGAACGCAGGGGACAAACGGCTCCGGTACAGGATGGATGTCTGCCCGAGCGTCCGGATCTCCACCTTCTTGCTGTCCCCCTCGAAGGGGAACGTGACCTCTTGGGCTGTCAGTTCCACGGGATAAGGTGGAGTGACCCCTCGGGCATCCTCGAATCCCCACTCGTCAGTACTCAGGATCGTCTTGTGGGGATTGTCCGAAGGAGATGTGGGATACTCCGCCACCGGCAGCATCTCCTGATCGAACGTGACCAAGAGCTTGTTCCCCGCCGTGGGGACGATGGTATGGGCAGGGGCCTCCCCTCGGGTTAGGATGGAGATCTCACTGGCCTGAGCGGGGTTCCCACCCAGGTCTACCGGGCCATCTACCCTCAGCGTGTAGGTTCCGCCGAGAGTGGTTCCCGTGTGCGTGAGAATGACTGAAGTCACCTCCGACACATAATCCCCAGCCGCCACATCGGTGGTCCCCACGTTACCCACCCGGACATTGGAGACAACAGAGGGCGCCCCCGTCACAGGGATGAGGATGTAGCTGGAAGGGTCCAAAAGGGCGGGGGCCCCGGGCTGCATTCCCTCGGAGAAGAACACCTCAATCTCGAACCCGTTGAGGCTCAAAGCAGAACTGACCTGCGGAGCAACCACATCCGTGGAGCCGTAGCTCCCGAGGCCGTAAGGGTCACCACCATAGCCCCCGGTCACCGCTAGCGGGCTTGTCGGCCAGTTGGAAGCCCCCCCGTAGGCCCCCAAACCGTAGCCAGTCTCGCCCCAGATGTCGGAGTACAGGCCATAATCCACGCCGCCGTACCCGGCGCCAGGTGGATGCGGGACGCACGCCAGCGTCCCCCCTTCGATGGGGAAGGGGCCGAACCCGAAGGGGCTCTGGGAGAAGCAGACGCTGGGATCGGTGCTCAAGGGGCTACCTCCATGCCTACCGTACCGGACTCATACGGGAGACCGGCGGCGGCATTAGATGATGAACCAGTTGGTTCCGTCGGAGTACACCGTCAGTGCTGCGTAGTCCGTGACCATGGTGAAGGATGGGTTCCCGTCGATGGTCTCCAGCCCAGAAGGAAGGACGTTGATGTTGTCCGTAAAGGCGTTCCCTACCTCATCCTTGATAGTCACCCTCCGCCCTGGCATCGGGGTAGGCAGGGTGATGTTCAGGGCAACACCCCCTGTAGCAGTATCCACCCCGACAATGGCCTCCGAAGTGACAATCAAGTCTGTCGTGGTGTGGGCGTACTCCTGAAGAATGGCCCCACTAACATTCAGAATGCTGTTGGCAGGGCAGTCCAACTCCACAGCACGAACAAATGTTCCTGCGCCCCAGGTGGCGCCGCTACCAACCCTCAGCTCGCCGAGAGCCACCAACAGATCCCCTGGGGCACCTGCCGGGACCATATCCCCCACAACACCCACATCCGCAGGGGGGCCAAGGGATGCGGTGGTCAGACGGAGGAACCCACCAAAGTCCGAAGCGATGACTTTCCCGTCGCAAGACGTGTTGATGGTGTTCACCACCGTGGCGAGATCATCACCATCCGAGAAAGTTGGGGCGAAAACAGTTCCGTCATCGGTTTGGAGGACTAGAGTACCGCCACCTCCTCCGAGAGAAAGCGGTCCCGGGAATGCCAGCGCCGCCGTCAGTGTGCAGGCTGTGGCGGTGTTGACCTCTGCCAAAACAACCGACCCGTGCCCTCCGCTGGATTCCGCCCCGGGAGCCAGAACGATGTCGCCGGGCACCTGGCCTGCCACCAATTGGTTCCCCGCCTGGATGTATACGTTGCCGGCCCCAACAACATCCACGTTCCCGCTATCCACACGGGACCCTGCCTGGATGTACACATTGCCAAGGCCCCCCTGGTTCGAGGCGTCCTTGTCTTTGGACCGCATCCGCAGATGGTATGTGTCGTCCTCCGTGGCAGCGCCGTCCTGCGCCCCGGCCACGATGAGACTGGAGGGGAAAGGGCGAAGTCCGACGTAGCCCGAAGGGTACACGGCTCGACCCATGCGGAGGATCGGCCCAAAACCGAACGTATTCGGGCTGATCGAGATCTCGGATCCCAGGCCGTCCACAGCCAGGGGTCCGAGATCTAGGCGCCCCTCAACCTGGAGGCCACCGTTCAGGTCAGGATCAATGCCTGCAACGAGGGGGCTAACAGCCCCCGTGATCTGGACGGCACCGTCATCCGCCAGGATGGCCCGCCCAAGCCCTGCCCCCAGAACAATCGGGTTTGGGCTCACCAAGCCATCGTAAGCCGTGCTCAGGCTGTAGAAGGGAGAGATGCCCAGAGGCATCACCAAGTTCAGCAGCGTGTCGATAGCCAACTGGACTGTGGAGTTGGGATCGAGCTGTGCGGGAGCAGGAACCGCCGGAGACAGGTCGTTGCCATCGTACCCTTGCCAATCTCCGTAGTAGGCCGTCGAGTAGGCAGGCTGCCAAGCCACAACGTCTGGCGTCCCCGTGGTGAAGAGGAATGGGGTGGGCGGGGATGTCCATTTGGCCTGGATTAGCCCACTCGTCCTCACCTGCACCGTCCCAGCCGCCTGAGAGTCGTCCACCCGGATCTGGCCATCCACCGTGCAGTGGTGGATCTCCGGGGTCACATCCCCGGCCTTCGATCCGGGGGCTCCGCCGAACCCCGAGAAGTCGAAGGTCACTCCACCCGACCCAGCCGGCGGGAAGAAAGTGGAGTCCTGGAAAATCATCTGGTCGCCGTAAGCCCGAACCGGGATGCCGTTCTCCGACGACATTTCCGACCGCAAAACTGTGACGCCCCCCGTCGCCATCTCGAACAAGCGGGGGTTTACCAGAAGGCAAGTCCTCCGGGCTGAGACGTGGCACTCGTTCAGGACGAAAGCCGTCTGGGGGGTATCCACCCGAATGGCGGTGTCGTCGTCAGAATTGTCGGCATAATGGATGAACGTACTGTGGTCTGCCGAGAAATACACTGGATTGACCGCATGGGCGACATCCACGCAAGGGCCGACAGTCCCACCAGTCCCTTCCTGGACGACCGCACACCCGAACATGGTGATGAGCCCGCCGTTGATGTCAAGGACCGGCGTAGTGGTGGCGTTGTCCGTGTTCTCCAGGCGGAGGTTCGCCAATTGGCAGCCCGCCATCCCCGTTCCATTGTAGGCGTGGGTCCCTCCAGCGGCATTGGCTGTGCGAAGAACCACATCATGGGCGCCGCCGTAAAACGAATCCCACTGAAGGGAGCTGTCCCCATAGACATGGATATACGGGTAGAACGTGACGTCCTCCACGTACAGTCCGGGGCGGACCCGAATGATCCAAGGCTCGTCCTCGCTCGGAGCGGATTCCCCCCGAGCAGCATAGTTGAGGACATAGGAGATGGCGTCACCGATGGTCGAAAAATCGCCATGCTTCTCAGCGGTCAGCTCAATTTCGGAATCCGGCAAGGTGAACGTGTTGGTCGGATCATCCGAGTTTGCGGCGTAGTCTCGTCCCCGGTTGGCATCCACGTACAAGATCCGTCCCGAAGTGGAAGCCCTCCGCAGAAGAGACACCATCCTGTTGACGTTCTCGTTCTGGTCCAGGGACCAGCCCTTGGCGGAGGCATCGACTGGAACCGTCCCCGTCTCGTCCCGGCGCTCCCCAGCAGCCACCAGCTTCATTCCACCGAACCGAGTCAGGTACCGGAGGCGAACAAACTGGGTGCTCTCTGTCGGAAGACCCTGGTCCACTACGAGACGGAGTAGGTACGACCCCTCGTTATCCACCACGAATCTAGCGACCGGGCCGGTGCTGCCTTCGGGAGCCAACAAGGTGGCCACCGAGGGAGCCCCTGTCTCGTCAGCAGGGGAATCCGCAATGGTCCAGGCATAGGTTGTGGCGGTGTCCAAGGACTCCAGAACGACCTCATTGCCTCTTCGCAGGTCATCCCGGCTTGCTTCGGACAGAGGTGCCCCCACCTGCGGGCCACCGGGGATCTCGTTTACGGTGCTTCTGATTCGAGCGGACATGGTCTCTCCGTCGGGGTTAGTCGACCCTCATTCCTCTGAGCCCTATAGGCCATCTACAAGAAGAAGAGGTTGGAGGCGTCTTCCCCTTCGATCTCCCTGGGTTCCTGCACACCGAGGCGATCCACCTCGACGTAATAGCTCTGCCCCGAAACCGACTGCGGCATCCGGGTGTCCAAGCGCAAGATGCTGGGGGCCGCCCTAACCTTGGTTGCTGGTCCCGGAGCAAACCCTACCCGGCCACCATAGGAACCCAGCACCGTCTTGAGCGGGTAAGAACCCGCATTGGGACCCGAGGAGAAAGTCAACACCTCCCCCTCTACTGCTAGTGCCCAGTTCTGGTCAGTGTCGGTGATGTCCGAACCGGATACAGTCGCTGTCCCACTCAATCCCGTGGGGCTGGTGGTGTAAGCCCTTGCCGTGCTGTCGTCTCCGCTGGGGAACACCGCCAGAGCCTCCACCCGATAACGGCCCCGCTCTCTCCGATCCGTGGAGGCCGAGGTACCCTCCTGTCCCCCAGCATGGATGCCGTTGGGCCCAGATGTGACCACCAAAGGGGCTCCGACAGAGATGCTGGAGAAATCTCGGGTCACGTCCTGGAATAGGTTGCGGGTGGTCAGAGTCCGCCCCGCTGTCCCCGTGATCTGCTTGGCCCCAGCGCAGTATCGGCGAAAATCCTCGTAGTAATAGGTGTCCATGTGCCAGCTCATGGAAGCGTCAAAGAGCTGGCTGAACGTCTCCGAAAACAGATGCCGGTATTCGTACAGAGTGTGGGCGGGCTTAAGCGCCCGAAGGACAATGCGGACGTTCTCCGCCAGAGTGAAGGGGTCCTCGGGAAACCGCTCCAGCCCCGTAACAGCATCGAGGTAGCTCACGCTAACCTCGAACGTGAATTGATCGTCCAATCCCCAAGCGCTGCCAGACCCCAGTCTGCGGGCTTCCACGGCCTTCTCGATGACAGTGAACGTGATGTCCTGGACAAGGTCCGGGTTTGTGTAGCGGGCAAGGCCCTGGGTGGCCTTGCCCGTCTCATTCAGGGCCTCTCCGATGGTGCCTTTGGTCGCCCCCTGGAGCAAAAATCGGACCATGCTCTGGAGGAACTGGCGGTAGGTCAGGTCGCCCTGGAAATCTGGGTATCCGTCCGACTTGGCGTCCGGGAACACAAGCTGGCCGAGGACCTGGAACAGGAACTCGGACCGGGTGAAGTCGTACATGCCGTCCGCCCACACTTCCTGGGCGGTGACCTGGAACTCCGCAATCTGCTCTGCCGCAGCTTGGAACTGGAGGGTGTAGAAAGGCCCGCTAACCTGCGAGATGTAGTTGCTCGGCAGGAGCTGGAGGAACACCTTCATAATGGCGTCCGCCTGGTCCCGGACCTTCTGTTTGTGCTCCTGGGACCCCTGGAGCTTCTGCTCGGGGTATACCGGCTCCGGATTCTGGGACACAAACCCAGGCAGGAGGTTTTTGCTGGCAGGCTTGTCAGCCACGGGTCACCCCCTTCACATCATCTCCAGGGCCAAGTTCTCAGAATCCTTGCGGGCCAGATACCCCCGTGCTACCCGGATGGCTGCATCCTTACCCATCACCCGTTGCTCCCGTACACTCGTTCCAGGTAATCGGAATCCTCGTCGAAGGTAAGGTCAATCTCCCCAAGCTCCAGGTATTCCGTAGGCCCTGGCTCGATGTTCTTGACCCCGGTGTCTCCCTGCACCTGGTATGTCACTGTATAACTGTGTCCGACGGGGGTATCCGCCTTCGGCATCGAAACCAGGATGCGATCCTGGGTGATCTCTTTCCTCTTCTGGATGATCTCCGCTGCCGGGGCGAACGGGTACGCCGCCCGAAGAGTGGCGTCATCCGAATACCCTGGAATCTCCAAGCCCTGATTGCCGATGATGAACGTGGCCCTGGCACTATTGATGATGGGTACCCCGTTGATGTTTGGGGCCAATACCAGATTGTCCAACAGCTCTTCGTCCTCGAACACCCCCCGGAACTTCGTGCTCTCCCCACCCGTGTCCGAAGTGGACGATTCCAATCGGTTCTTCAACAGCCAAACATTCGTGGTGCCAGAAAGGGCATTCCACTGACTCACCGAGTACACATCCGCCGCCTGGCTGGTCGTGAGGGCTTCTCGGACAACCTGAGCACCATCCCCCTTTGACATCTTGGTCAGCGGTACGACCGGGTAAGCCACCCCCGAGACAGAGTCGATGATCCCGAGCACATCGGCCTGTCGGATCGGCTCTCCCAGAGTCAATGCCCCAAAGTACCTTGCCAAGGCCGTGCGGATGTTGCCATCCACCGTGTCCACAGACAAATTCCGCCGGCTGGAGTTCACCAGGACCACCGTCGCCGTGATGTCCACCGGGACGTTGACGGCCTCCTTCGTGAGAACGTCCGCCGTGATGTGCCGGTCCGGATCGATCTCGTTCTCAGTTAGACTCACCAGAGCGTTGGACGTGTACTTGACGGTGAAGTTCTCATCGTACTTGTAGCTGATCAGTAGGGTCTGACCCTCGGAGATGGAAGATCCCGAAGTCACCCGAATACCCATAGGAGTCGTCGGGTCCCCTGCGATGATGGTGTAGTCGGGACTGGCCGAAGCAAAAGGCCCGGTGTAAGTTGTCGTCCCCGTCCCATCTTTGACCACCACCGAGTACGGGTTGGCCCCAAGCCGATTGACGTACTCGATCCCGTCCAGGATGACATGTTGCTCGTTAGTCACCTCGATAGGTGTCCCGCTGGGGATAGATTCCCCCGTGTCCGTAAGCGGCTCGGTTACCTTGACGTAGTCCCCTGCTTCGGTGGACCTTCCCAACAAAAGAGGATCGCTGGCCTGGAAGAGGTCGTAGATGGACTCATCCAGCTCTCCGGAAACCTCACCTGTCAAACTCACCACCTCACGCACAGGCTGGCGAGTGAAAACGTGCTTGTTGCTCGTCCGGTAACGGTAAGAACCCTGGACGGCATCGGTCAAAGACAGAGAGGTCGGGTCGTTTAGACTGGTATCGAGTTGGATGATGTTGTACGCCACCACCTCGACATTGGTCAGATCGAACGAGGATCCCTGCGTCTCGTTGACCAGCTCGATGCCGTAGTCGGGATAATCCAACATCTCAATGATTGGATTGTCCTCGGAAAGATTGGAGTCCACCGCCCGCAGCCGCAGATCTTTCGGGTCCCCCACAGGCTCGAACTGGATTCCATGCTTGGTCTCGAAGGAGAAGGCGAAGCTGTCCGTCACAGTGGACATGTTCTCGCCCCTCAGCCAGATGTCTACCTTCCCCCCGACGTGGACCCCGTTCTCGTTACGGTCCCTCATCATGAGGGGGTGACCGGCGTCCACCACGTTGACCTGCTCAACCCCCGGAACGTCCACGGCCTTCTGGACGTAGCCCTGGAGAGTCCCGGAATCCACTGAGGACAGAGCATTCATAGCCCGGGAAGCCAGGTCACGGTTCGATTCTTCCTCCAGGCCACCGAAGACGGCGGAGTCGTTGTACACCTGCACTCCGATGGGGGCACCCTCGACCGTCCCCTTCTGCCCAGGTGCCAGGTTCCCCGACACCCCCACGCTCTCGGCCTGCACGAACGCCGTAGCGCTGTACCTACCCGTGATGGGGTTGAAAAAGCTGCCTGCCCCCGAACTGGTGATGGCAATGGAACTGGTCAGGCGGTACGCCTGGCCACCGATGACCACCCGAGTCCCGATACCGAACGTGATGCTCGTGGTAGGCCGGTTGTTTGTGTAGATAGTCACCGAGCCCCGGGCTCGGCGGCCGGGACGACGGGTCTTCCCGAAATTCGAGGCTAGCTTATCGAACGTATTGTCGATGAGCTGCTGGACGGAGGCGTTGGTATCCAGGAAAAATGCCTGCTTAAGGGCAATCTTGTAGTCCGACTGCTCGACCGGAACCGAAACCCCCGACAAAGTCGGATCGTCGATGGGGAGCAGGGTGGCGAAGCTCCCCGCCCGATGCAAGAAGTCGATGATGAACCGCTGCCTCTCTGCTTCCGTGGAGAAGGGATCGATGAAGGTGTCCCGGAGGACCGATCCAGGCTTGACATCGAGCTGAGGCTGAGACCTGAAGATGCTCAGGATCGTGTCCCTCACGATGTTCTGCCGGCTAACCGCCGGGAGTGCTCCCACGTTGGGAGCAAGATCGAGAGGGTATCCAGCCACCTCGGGGCTGAGGGCCGACTCATACTCCACACCGTCAAGAAAGTAAACCGCCGTGACCACGTAGTACAGAGGGTCGGTCTTCGGAATGGCGTTGAATCCGGCATGGGGAATTGCCGGGTAGGTTGCTGAGTTAAAGTTCGACAGGCGGTTGTGGATAAAACTGAACCGGGTCACTGTCCGAACCGACTCCACCGTGATGGTGGACCGAATCCTCGTGGCGTTCTCCGGGACCTCCAAGGCCTGGTCAAAATCCGTCTGAAGGACATTGTCGTCCCGGTCTTCCTGGGTGGCCTTGAACACCACGTACAGGGGATCAGCAGCAGTCTCTCCTTCCACCCCTGTGGCGACGTTGGCGTCTACCGTCAACTCTCCCAGTTCTGTCAGGTCCTCTACGGACTCCCCCGAGATGACCAAAGCCGGGTTGATCCGAGAGTATCCCTCAGATCCCCCGCCAGGCTGGGTGGAGGCGTAGAAGTGGTACCCGATGACATCGGAACTATCGAGCCCATCCACTGTAACCCTGACCACGTTGTTGAACCGCTCGACGTAGATGCCTGTAGGCTCATCAAGGGTGGAGCCGATGTCACTCTCCTGCACCAGACGGGCCGTAACGGTGCTTGGCTTGGAGACGGTGCCGTTAGCGAACACCGCCTTGACACGGATGTCGTTGTCCCCTGCCAGAAGTTGGACCCCATCCGGGAATGCCGACGGGTTCGGCACCACGAACGTGCTCCCCTCGAAGGCGATGAGGTCGGGGTCACTCGTGTATGCAGCCCCCCGGATGGAGACCTGCATGTCCACGGTGTTGGGATCCATCTCTCCTGCGAAGTGGCGGGAGTCGAGGGTCGTCGAGAAGACGTAATCCTCTCGAAGAACTCCGTCAGGACCCTCAAACTTGGGGTTGATTGGCATCCGTCCTCCGTCACTTAAGCATCCGACTGGCCTCTGCTGGACTCAGGCCGGTCGATTCAAGTCCAAGGAAGAGGCCGTTCGAGCCCATCAAGGCAACGACCTCGGGCACTGTGAAGATGGTGGTCAGGTTGATCGGCTCCGAGGATGCGTTCTGTACCCACACATCGATCAGAAACGTCGTAGGGTCCTGTTCATGCGGGAGGACCTGGATACTCAGAACCGAATACAGGCGCTCCTTAGGGGTCACTACCTGTACCTCGGACTGAGACTTCTGGAGGGCCTGGAACCTGGAGAGGGCTCGCCGGATGTCGTCCTGAAGGGCTGCGGCTACGTTGCCGAGGGCCTTGCTCCCAATTCGAGATCGGAGAGTAGTCCCGTACCAGTTATGGTACGGATTGGACCCCCGGTCCGTCAACAGAATCTTGAGCGCTGCCTGCTGGAGAAGATCCTCGTTGTCCAGAAAAATGGGGCTCCCATCAACGGAAAACCTGTAGTCGTTCTCTACATAGGTAGCCCGACAACGGAGGCACCGGCGGGCGGGAACCGAGTAGGTAACCTTGAGGATGGGATTAGACTTGAGAGCAGTGACGAACTTGGGCACCCGATTCGTGATGGTGTCCGGGCGGACCTCCAAGGTCCACCCTGGGAACAAATTTCTTCCCCTGGCAGACCTCTGCCGGCCATTGATTCCGGAAGCACCAAACCCCAAAGAAACTGCTGCCGTCCCCGTCACCCTCACGTAGCTGTCGGGACCTACCCGAGTCGTATCCGAGATGAGCAAATGACCCCCAATGTCCTCCACCAAGGCAGTCGTGCTGAGCAAACCGAGCTGAGCCAGGCGCTTGATTACCTGGCTAGCCTTCCAGCGGACCTTTCCCTTGACCCCCAGTGTCCCAGTAAAGGTCCCACCCGGAGTCGTAATGGTGAGGGTATCCTCGTTCTCAGTCAGTGTGAAGGGACCGGACTCAGTAGAAAAGAGCTGGGCCACCGAAGACAAACCCGTCGAGGGAATGACCAAGCCGGGATCGTCGTTCACCATGATCCGAACCGTCCCCGCAGATGCGATAGGTTGACGGGTCTGCAAAGTCCGGCGGTCACCCCCCAGACGTACCACTTCCTCCACCGTCAGATGGGGGCACGGCCACGAAAGAGCATAGTCCTGGCTCATTACGGGGTCCTCGGGGCTCCTAGTCTCCGCTTCACTTTACCGGGGCTTATAGGCTGCGAACCGGGCCCCAAGCCTAAGGGTAGGTAACACCGAACCCTTAACGGGTAGGTGAGCAGGGCTAAGCGAAGAAACCTGCGAGCCTATCAGGAGGACCTGTGAGCTATACTTTTCAGGTGGGGGACTTCCCCATCGGTGAACACTTCAAGAGGAGCCGACCCCCCATGCGCCATTGGCTAGCGGGTCGAGGGGATCACCGGGAACGTGACAGGAACTCGGTCCAGAGCAAGGTACAGGGGGTCACCCTCTACAGCTCCCCCACCGAAACCGTGGGCGGGACCAGCCCCTTGTTCCACACGCTGGGGTACGCCTTCAACAGCCACTGCCCGATGGTGCTCACCCCAGACTCGGTCTGGCTCACCATCCTCACCGGCCTCACCCACCACATCGACACAGACCCCGAAGGCCTGCGGACTCATTTCGTGAACTTCGAGGGGCGGCAAACGCTGACGTACCTCGCTGGGGGGGACCGCTTCTCCAAGGACTACCCAAACATCGTCATCCCCTACTTCGCAGAACAGCTCCAAGACTTCATCGGCAAGAAGGCCGACCTCATCGTCAACAACTTCAGCACCACGACGCCAGAGGACCGGGTCTCGTCCCAGGTGGCCCTCATGGGGGCCATGAAGCACTGGTTCGATTACAAGATGATGTTCTGCTGCAACCTCACCCGGATCACCGTCGAGGGGACCCCAGAGGACTGGGGCAACATCATCGACCGGGCCGGGGCCCTGACCGAGTTCGGCCTGGGGTGGTGGACAGACCACCTGATCCCGATCCTCGACGAGATTCGCAAATCGGCGGAGGGCACCCCGAGCATCGAGTTCTGGAAGAACGCCTACCTCAAACACCGCAAGGGTTCGGGGAGCCAGTACGATGTGTCCGGCTGGATCAACGCCCTCTACCCCTACGTGGCGGGCACAAAGGGGAAGATGCGGCAGAACCCCTACGTGGACTGGCAGAAGGACCACGGGGGGCGCTACCCGGGCCTCGATTCCGACGATTTCCCGCTGGGGATCGTGAAAGCTCCGGTCGAAATCAACGACAACGGCCACGTCGTCCGGGCCGAGTTCGTCGGAGGCCTCGTGGGAGTCTCCATGGCGGACGACTTCACCGTGAAACCCGTCTCCGGAATCGCTCTCCAGGAATTGGAGGAAGCATGAAACCTTCTGAACTGTATGCCCGTACCCCGTCCGCCGTGAGCTACAACCTATACTTGCTCAGCCGAGTCCTGGAGGAAGAGGGGCTGTACAACATCGACCCCGGGAGCAGAAACCAAAAACTCAGGAAGGTCGAGATCCGCATCTACAAGGACTTCGTCTTCGATGATCGTCGCACATGGACACTGCTCTCGGCCTTCTTCGAGGGGAAGCCCGTATTCATCCTCCAACAAGCAGGGAGAGAGGGGGGTGACCACACCGAGACATTCATCACCGACCGTGAGCAGTGGCTGGGGCTGATCTACTATGCCCGGTCCCTATGCCCCGAGGACGACAACCCGGTGTACGATCCAGAGGAGGACATCGAGAACTTGGACCAGTTCTATGGATGCTCCCTGAGCACTACCGACTGGGACGGGATCTCCCGCAGGGATATACTGTACTGGGCGGGGAATGGATTCTTCTCCGAAGGGACGCCCAAGTGGCTCAAGACTCTGACGGGCCTTACCGGAGAGGCAGCCCTCCAGGGAAAACTGGGGAGCTACAGCCACCCCGAAGAACTCGTCTACCTGATCGGGGAGCACCTTGTCACCCTGTGCCCCACGAACACCACCTTCGTGGTGAAGGTGGACGGTGAGACCATCATCGAAAGGGCCTACCCCCTCTGGGAGGAGCTGCGGGAATACATCCGCTGCTCGGTCATCGAGTTCGCCTCGAAGTAATCACCCTCCCAGGGGATCCCGGATCTCGTCGGTCACGTCTGCGAACGTGAAATCGAGAAACCCCACCTTCATACTGGACCGGAAGGCCCTAACCTGCTCGGGGCCCTCCAGATCGAACAGCAACTCGTAGAAGTCATTCACCAGGCTGGGCACCGTTAGCCCAGTCGAAAAGCGCTCCCCATCAAGGACTGGGAGGGCATCAAGACTCCCTCCGAAGGCCTGCATGAGAACCTGGTCCCGCTCCAAAGTGAGCTGCTCACGTAGGTCCATCTGCTTGATGATCCTCCATTCGAGGTCTTGCAACTTCTCCTTGATGGCCTGGTTTGCCCACTCCCTCATCTTGTTCATGGCCTTGGCAGTGGTGAGATCCGACTGGCTGACCCGCCCACCGAGACGTGCAGGGTAGTACCTATTCGTGTTCAGGTATCCCCCCTGGTGTCCCGTATACCCCGAGCCCCCCGTCTCGTGGGCAGGATTGTTGGCCTCCACACTCCGAGGAGCCACCACACCACCGTGAGGGTAGGTGGTTCCAAGTCTAGGGGTCCCGTCGTCGGTCTGCCCCATCAACCGAGTCATGTCCGGCATCCAGAACGGAGAGATATCCAGAGGGTTTCCTCCGTTGGCGATGTACGCCTGTACCAACTTTTCCAAAGTCGAATTGGGAGTCACGCTGACCCCCATCCGCTCTTCTGTGACAGCGTAGGACCCGTCTGGGTTCACTATCTGACGGTACTCCACCTGCACAAAGCCGATCCTCTCGATCTCTGCGTTCAGGGTGTTGATACGAGAAGCTACGTCCCGCCGCTCCCTCAGCAGCCATGAGCTGAACGCCCGGAAATATCCCGGGGGGAAGAACGACATTTTGGAGAAAGAGGCCATATTTCACCTCACAAAACGTCCGGCTCATCGTCGGGGGGAGTGGGATCCAGTTCGGGCAGATTCTCCAAACCGAACACTGGGATCGGCTGATTGAACGACGTAGACTGGTAGGGGTTGCTCGACCCATCGTCCAATTGCAAAAGCTCAACCAAGAAGGAAGGGACCAGAGGGGCCACGATGGCGACCCCGCCCCCGTAGGACAAAGAACTGTCCGAAGGCTTGTTGTCTGCCGTGATGAACTTCTGGAGGATGCCGTCAGTCCCAGAGGCGGACAGCAACAGGGCGGAGCACTGGGGGAGGCCAATCGAGAACCCAAGGATGCTTTGGATGAGAGAGTTGACCCGCCGGATCAAGTTCTGAAGCTCGATGATGCGGTCCTCGACGAACTCGATGTACCTGAGGATGGACTCGATGATGCCCTTGCTGGCCTCCGACAGAGCGTCAAGCCACTGCTGGAGGGTGTCGAAAAAGTTGTCTAGCCCCGGGAGGGTGTCCAAAAACCGAAGGGCAATCCACTCCCCATCCTGCGGAGGGCGGAGAGCTACTGCTGAGGCTACCCCGAGCACCAAAGCAGACTGGCTATACAGAATGCCGTCGTCATACTGCCTAAACAAGGTTCGACAGAAGTGAGCGCCCGCCAGGGCGGGGTCTACATCCGAAACCTGCTTGTCTTGAGCGGCCACCCGCATGGTGGAGGCATTGAAATAGAACACCGGAGACATGTCCGCAGAGCCCTGCTTCCTTGTCTGCCCCCGAAGGGCCTGCATGTAAGACACGACCTCCGATGGGATCCGAATACCCCCATCCTCTTGGATGTACCTCTCATAGAACATGCGAATGCTCGGAGAGGACTCTGCCAGCACTCCCAGTACCTGCTCGGCCGGGATCTCAACCTCGTAGTCCCACCCCTGAATGGAAGAGGGGTCCACCTCAATGAAATCCCCACGGCGCCCCCGGATGAGGGGATTCTGCGGGGTTAGCTTCAATACCGCCTCGACCAACTCTTCTGGGACTTCCATGCTGTAGAGGTTCGGGGCGAACCCCAGCTCCCTCCAGACCCCCGGGGAAGGGGCAGGAATATCACTTAGGTCGGGGTGCAGGGGCTCTTTCCCCAGCTCTTCCTCCAAGCTGTTAATTTCGTCAATCAGGTCTCGGGTATCCGAGTCGTCGGCAGCCTCGAACATCTCCACCAAACGGTAGTCCGTGCTCAAGGCATCGAGCCGCTCGTTCTCCGAGGTGATAGCGTCTGCTCCGGGTTCCTCCCCGGCAGCTCTGAGAACGTCGAGAATGGTCGCAGACCTCAGCTCGATGGTGTTCTGGGCGATGAACTCGTGGAGGTCAGGCCGAGCCCCGATCTGGTCCATCAAGTCCTTGGCATACCTTCGGCATCGCTCCAAAAGGTCCTGGCGGAATGCCTGAGGGCTCTGCCCCTTCTTCTCGATGTACGCCTTGAACCCTTCTCCCGGAAACATACGGTCGAGGATTCCTTTGTAGGGTTCCAGCGACGTAGGGATCAGAGCGACCCCGGGAACCATGAACTGGTGTTGCTTCGCCAGCTCCTTTTGGTCTTCCGGAAGCCCCTCCACCTCGTCGATGAGGGGAAGGTCTGACCGGCTCAGACAGAGAACCAAGAGAGCCGTGGTGACAGCGTCCAGGAACTCCTTTGTGTTGACGTTGGGGAGGGTAGCCTTGAAAGCAGGGCTCCATGCCGACTTCTCGGCGTTCTTCTCTTGGGGAACTCGGAACAGCCCTCCGGGGTCATTGCCTAGATCCTGCACCTTGTCGAAGTCGAGGGCATACCCAGGGAAGGTACGAGACCCTTCCACGGTGTTCGCCAGAGCTTCCTCATCGAGAACCGAAGCGATACGAATGTAGTAGGTGTTGGCCTTGCCGAGATCTTTGACCGTCACCTGCCCATCCGAACCCACCCTGAACTCTGCCTGGTGGGGCAGGTCCTCGTACTCGATGACGAGGCTGTATTCCTCGTTCGCCCAGGAGGCGAGCATGGACCCAGGGACAGCAAACGTCCGCTGGAGATAGTATGTGTCACCCTCCCGCAGTTGAGCGAGATCGATGACCTCCCCAGAGGCTCGGCTCTTGAGGCCATACACCGCAGTCAGGCCATCCTTGAACTGGTTGAGTCCTGCCACAACCCTGTTCCAGGAATGCCTCTCCACAGCCCCCGCCAGGAGGTCTTTGCCCCCATACAGAATGTAGGGCTGGCCGTTGCGGTCGAGTACCGTTCCCGCTTCTCGACGGGAACGCCGCTCAGACTCCCCGCTCTCCGGCTCCTTTTTCTTGGCGTCGTTCTCAGGACGATTGAATGCCAGAGGGATACCCTCTTCCCGAGTCCCGATGGTCACCAGGAAACCCGCAGGACCCACCGGAGAGAAAGGGTTAAAAGAAGACTTGCTCGAAGTAGGCTGGACCTTCCAGGTGACCTTCATCTTCTCGGGAGGGCCGGCCTCAATCCGCACCAGGTTCTCCAGGGCGTCGAAGACGTTCCCATTAGCCTGGTTGCCATGCTGGATGCCCGTTACCACCGGGACCGGGGGGGACCCGGAGGGGTTGAAGCTCTGGTTGAACATATCCAGGAGCTGGCGAACGAACTGAACCAGTCGGGAGATCCCCGAGAAATCCACCGACAAGTAGAAGAAAGCGGCGAACACCTCCACCGCTGAGGACACATCTGGGCGGGTGGGGTCCGTGAAATCGGTCATCCGGGCGACCATCCGCCGCTCGTACTCGGTGAACCCTCCCCGCAGGTCATCGTAGGGATGCTCCAGCAGAGCCCAGTCCCCCGTGATGTAGATCCCCAAATCCTTCAAGTTGTCAAGCAGGGCGTTGATCTGGTCGATGACGGCCTGCACCAAGGCGGCGAGGGGATCCAGGAAACCGACGGCAAACGCTTTGATGAGCTGAAGAGCTTCCAAAGCGATGTCCAGGAACGCCAGCAGAAACTCTGCGATGCTGTTGATCGCCTCCCGCACGTCTGTCAGGAAGTCCGGCAGCTCGAAGCTGATCGTCCCCCATTCCCCGAACCCCGCCATTAGCTACCTCCCCCGTGCTTAATCAGGGCGAGCTTCTGCAAGGCCTCAGCCTTCTTGCCTTCCCACTCTGCGAGCTGCTGCTCCAGGATGCTGCGAAGGCTAAGGAGTGCCCGAGCCTGCTCGGTGGCAAATGCTGGACGAAACGTAGTCCCCCCACCGGCATCCCCCCAGGCCCCAGCCTTCCGGCCAATCTTCTCCAACTCCTGCCGAGCCTCTTCGGGTGTCAACGGTTTCATGAAGCGTTCTCCACAGATTCTTCGAGCCGGGCTACCCGCTCCGCCTCGGCCAGTCTCTTCGGAAGCTCTTCGTCGAAAAGGTCGATCCGCTGAAGAGTACCCCGTACCGTATCAGTCCGATAGGCCAGCCAAGCGTAACGGGTAGGCCGGAACCTGTCCTCAATGTCCAGGACAATGTCCACCCTTTCTGGCAACACGGGCCTCACCGAGCTACCCCCATTGGCATCGGCCGAGAACGAGGTGTAGGCCCCCACCGGCTGGGCCAGGTCCACGTCTCCCGCCGTCGGGAAAGGGTTGACACCGTCGTAAGTCCTGCATCCGATGTTGGTGTCCGGCATCAACGAATCCAGGCGGCGATCTAGGACCCAGAATCGACGGTCCAAAATCGACAGGCAGTCCTCGGAGTTCAGATACGGGGAGATGTTGACCTGCCCGATCAGACTCGTCACCGATACATTACCGAGCACCCCCAACCCGTCGAGAGGATCATTCGGGAGACCCACATCATGGGCGTGTAGCTCGTTCTGGAAGTCCCAGTAAGTACCATCCTTGCGCCCGCCCATGATAGACCGAAGCTCCTGAATCCAGGACAGAACCCGCTCCCGGTTCATCAACACTAGGTCCACGGCCTCATCTGAGAAGAGCTGGCTCGGGCGGATGATGCGGTAAGAGAACGGGCGGATGGAGTGTGTATCCCCTGTGTAGGTCTCGTACCCCCCGATGGTTTCCCGCACCTTCGTCGGACGGAGATCCATCTGCCCCTCTCGGCCGTCGCCCGTCAGAGCCGAACCCGAGATGGTCGGAAGGATGGAGTACCCGAGGATCGGCTGGTAAGTGGCGTTCTCCGGAAACACCACATCCGTCGTAGTCCCCCCCACACGGGCTCCGGCCAATGTGCATGTCCCGTCCACAACAAGGGTGGCCCCGTCGATGTCGGTGACCCGATAGAATCCCCGGTTGTCGTCCAGAATGTTGGGCTCACCCGGGTCGTATCCCGTCCTCTGAGGCCCCCCCGAGATGTAGGCCCCCACATCCCCGATGGGCCGTGCTCCCCGTTCGCCGGACTGGGGGATCTTGGGAGTCGGGTCGAGGATAACAATGTCCCCTCGGAGTACCCCCTTACTGGCCCAGCTTCCGGTGTTCTTGTCATCCCGCATTCGGTTGACCACCGAATCGTAGTCTGCCGTGACCGCCTCCACGTACCCACCTCTCTCAGTGGCATAGTCGGCATCGGTCCGGGTGACCTCCTTGAACGTGATCAGTTCCAGAAGCTGCTCGGCGCTCTGCTCGTGGGGAACCGGGGCCTGTCGGAGCCAGATCTCGAACCGCATACCCCCGTTAGCCTCCAAAGTGGCCTTCGGGGTCTGGAGGCCAGGGGCCTCCAGCTTCAGCTCAACCTCAGACAGCACCCCCACAATGGGAACCTGCTCGATGAGTGCCCCATCCTCATCCAAAAGGCGGAACATGTCCCCAGCATGGATGTTCACGTCGACACTGTTGAACGGCCCGAGGTTGGTACCCAAGAGTCCCGTCTCACCTCCGTTCCACACGTCCGGGGCCAGGGGGGCCGTGACGACATCGGCATTGTACGTCATGCCGAAGCCGTCCGCTTCTACCAAGCCGAACTGCTTGGCCGTCGTGCTGTAGGTTGTGATCCTACCTCGCCGAATCTCATAGGCGTACCGGAGGGGACCGAACTGATCCCCCAGGTCGTTGAACAGCCGATGGAACCGCCGGATACGGCGAACCTCGAACTGCACCGATTCAGGATTGGCATAGGGTACCCCGCTAGAGTTGTAGTCCGAGAAGTCCCTCACCCCCACCAAGGGGTAAGGGGCTGCCGTCCTCTCCACCAGGCGGGCCTGAGTGAAGCTGTAGGAATTGACGGGGGTCGGGAAACTCGGCTCCAAGAAGATGCCGCTCTGCGCCCAGAACCCCGGAGTTGGGCCTGTGGGATCTCCCAGGTACACCACCGTGTTGGGAAGCAAAGCTGCCACCCACTGCCCCGCCGAATGCCCCAGCGGGTCGTAGATGCTCCCCCAATCCAGATCCGGGACCGCCGACAAGTCGATGCTGCCCGCCACATGGGCGTACACCACAGGATCAGCATCGGCGTGGAACTGGTTGGCGGACACTCGGGCAGCCTCAGCTACCTCGATGGCTCCACCGCCACCCACATCCGTGATCTGCCCAGCAGTAGCGTCGTAGGTGACGACAGCTCCGCCTGGTCCCTCGAAAGTCACCAGGCGGAACCCGTGGATGACCTCCTGAAGAGCGGTGAGGCTATGATGCCCAACCACGCTGGAGCTATCTGGGAGGCCATTCCCCCGCACATCCACCGTCAGGGAATCGTGGCCGGCAACCATAAGCCCAGTGGTGTTGACCAGGTCCGTAGCGGCCACGGGAGTCCCTGTGGCATCCCGCAGATCATTGAGGGTGAACGTGGTAGGGGTCTTGAACGTGATGTTGCCAGACCACAGTGCCTGGGCGTACTCCGCCGCAGTAGCTGCCGACAGCTTCGTCAAGTCCCGGCAGATGAACACCCGGTTCCCTACCCCAGGGAACCTGGACGTGGAAGTGACGGTCAGCACCCCCGTGCCGGAATCCCAGCCCACCACCCGGGGGTACACCTCGGTGATCCACCCGCTGCCGCCCCCCGCCGTACAGGACAGCGTAACCTGGAGGACGTGGTTGATGGCGTCGTTCTCACCCACGGCGTGCTTGACCAGGTACGTCCCCGCTTTCGTACAGGCCCGGTGAGTGCCATCGTTGGACCGCTTGACGACCAAAACATCACCGGGCTCCACTCGGGCGAGGGCACCACTGTTGATGGTCGGGTCCATGACCCGCCCTTCAACCAGGGTGAACTGGACAGCAGAGAGGTCGGCGTTGTTCTCCGACTCCATGAACCCGCTGCCCGTGCAAATGGTCCCGAGAGGTCCCACATCCGACGACGGAATAGCGGAAAACTTGATGTCCGTGGCCCCTACGTTAGCATCCAGGATGCCCTCGAAGGCCACCGCCTTGATGGATCCCCCGACAGGAGAGGACCACGTCCCCCCCGCCAACTCGTTTGCGATGTCGGCGGCCGTCTTTCCAATGAATGTCAGTGGTGCCCCCCCGTTGACATTCCGGTTGATAGTGGACGACACCCCCGCCACGCAAGTGACCTCCTGCACCAGCAGGTCAGTCTCCAAACTGGTCGAGGAACCCGGATGGGGATGCACACTTCCCCGAAGGCGAGCCTTGCGGAAGTCGATGACTTCATGGAAGGTTAGGCGGTCCTCGTCAATGTAAGCCGTGTCGCTTTCACCCCGGGGGGCCGCCCAACCGTTGTACGTGTCGATGTCGATCGCTACGTCGTACTCGTACTTCAGGGCTCGGCGGTATCCCGCTGCCAGAGGGTTGAGCTGGGTGTACGGGACGAACCATGTCGAAGTGCTGTCCCCCGCCATCGGGGTGACCACCAAACGGAGGCCTCCCGTGTTCTCCGTCACCACCAGCTCACCCACGTCACCGGGATGGTTCGCTTGAAGCCCCACCAAGTCCCCCACCGCACTGGCAACCGCCGAGATATTCAAGGGGGCCGCTGCCTGGATGAGAGCCTGGGAAGCAGGGTCATTGATCGCTGCCGCCAGGCTGGTGGCGGTAGCGATGGCTGACCCCGAACCGGCCACGTCGTCAAATTGCTGGAGGGCTGCCACGGCGCCGCCGTTGACCGCAGTGAACACAACTCCGCTGATCACAACCTGGTCACCGGCAGCACATCCGGGCAACACCTGCACAGAGCCCTGGGCCACAGGAAGACCCAGAAGAAGGTGGTCCATGAGGGAGCCCACGGATGCCCCAGTGATGACGATGTGGCGGTTTTGCTCGAAGGGCGCCCCCAAAGGAGCAGGGTCCGTCGTGCCAAAAACCGCCGAGAGCCCCAGGGCAGTAAGCCCTGGGAGCCCAGAGACCGTCTCCGTGACGGTCACATCCGTCCCCTGAATCACAATGCGGAACAACTCGTCCCCACCGTTCGGCATCGGGTTTCCGCTGGGGGTGTTCGTGATGAGGACATCATCACGGGCCAGGAACCTGACCGTGATTTTGTTGTTGGCCTTGGCCCCCGCTGCCGACCAGATGCTGTTCAGGTTGCCGGTCCCCGCCGCCGTCCCGTCGTTCAGGGCGAGCTGGGTGATGGAGCTGAAGTCCAGGACGAGAGTGTCGGTGACAGCATCCCCATTCGAGTCGTACTCGTACAGGAGGCATCCGCTGACGGGATCGTTCTGGGGGTCATCCCCTACGTACCCATCCACATGGACGATGGCGTTATTGAGGATGTACCTCACAGGAGAGCCCGTAGGGCCTCCTGGGGCCACCGGAGGCGTGGTCTGAGTGACGAACCGGGGTGGCTCAAGGAACGCAACACCGGCGGCAGGAGAGGCCACTGCGGCCACGTTCAGCAGACCCTCGGCCCCCACGGGGACAGTCCCCTGGCCCACCTCCATCAACAGGAGGTCATAGGGACGCAGGGCCTCTTCCCCCACCCCGGCCGGGAAGGGGTCCACACCAGCCATGAGCACGCCCGCCTCTTTCGTGGCGGGTCCTCCCTGGAAGGGGGTCCCCACGTCTGCGAAGTTGTTGCCCGAGGTGTCCAAGATCTCGCCGTCGTTGCCGACGATCTCGTCAGGGTAGATGTACGTCCCGCCGCTCTGAGCGAACACCCCGAACAGGTTGGACATCACCGAGGCGTCGCCCAGACGGTCCAACTCCGTGTTCCCAGACCTCAGGTACGGGATGGCGTAGTCCCCATCGTCGTCCGTGGACCCCCCCAGCAGTGCGGGGAACTCCAGAGGGAGGGTACGGTCGTACACGAACTCGACAGGGCCCTCCAGGGGGCTCAGCGGCCTCGGAGCCTTCTGGCCGAAGATCTCTTTAAGGCCAAAGAAGTAAGGATCATCGAAGCTGGGCAGGGTCGTGTCCACGATCCTCCCATCGGGCTTCACTGAGAAATCGAACCCATTACGGAAGATGTCGATGGCCGACCCCATCTCACGCAGCTCGGCAATAGTCGGGGGGTCCGAGATTTCTACCCCTTTCCCAAGTGTCGGAGAAACGTAAATGGTGTCCCCCTGCTCCAGGGGGAACTCGTGGAGAGGAGTACCGAGAATTCCCTCGGTGCCCACCAGGATGTTGTTCGGATTGTCCAGGAGGGTACCGGAGCTGTCTGCAAATCGGATGAGGCACCCGAATTGCACATCATAGACATGCAGAGTGTCGAGTACGGGGGTTCCGAACACCGACAACAGACTGACGTTCTGTCCGATGTGCGTGCTGCCGTCAGGCTGTCCCCAGAAGATCTGGTCCCCGGTCACGAAACCTGGGAGGGCCAGTTCGGGATCCCCAGCCTCAGCATCCGCCAGATCTCCACCTTGGGAGATGAGCCGACTCACGTCGAGAAGCCCCGACTCTGGGCTCACCGGAACCTCAGACAGGGGGAGCTGGGTGACGATCATGCAGGGTTCGACGATGTCCGCTGCGGGAACCCCCACATCAAAAGCGTCCTGGAGGATGCCGTCCGGGAAGTACCCCCAAACCCTCGCCCTTGCCCGGCGAGGACGGAGTGCCGAGTCCGAAATGTTCGTGATGCCCCCCAGGACGGGGTTGCTCACCAAACCGATCTCCGATCCCGTCGTTCGCTTGATGCCGCCGTCGATGCTGCGACCATAGGTATAGATGCCGGGATCTCCCGTGGCTTCATCTGCCCCAATACCCGGATAGGTTAGGAAAAACGCCTTGGCTTGAGTGGGGAACAGGCGGCTCAGGAAGTGGCTGGAGGACATCCTCTTGAAGTCCACCCCTCCCTGAAGGGAGAAGTACGGGTACACGGGGAGTAGCTTGATGCGGGGCCTTCGCTTGGATGCTGCCACCCGATCATCCACGTCGTTGGTCACCAGCATCCGCTGGTGGTCCATCAACCACTGAAGACGGTCGGCATCGGGGTACGGCCCACCCAGCACACCGTCCACCAGAGTTGCCGCCGTGGGCTCTACCAGGTTGTCAGTCTCCAAGAAGATAAGATCGTTCGAGGGGTCCGCCTCATTGACCACCATGCTCCACAGGTTCTTAGGCTGCAACACCCCGGTGATCTCATCCTCGTAGCCCGGGGTGGGCCACTCCAACCCCCGACCCACAAAGAACCGGAATTTGCCGTCCTTGTCCCCGACGAAGCGTCCGTCGATAGTCTCGGTGATCTGCTCGAAAGCCATGATGGCCTGGTTGTAGTAGTCCAAAAGCACCCGGGCGGCCCGATCTTTGTCCACCAGGTGGCGGCGCTCCCAGATGAGGCTAGTGTTGCCCTTGTCCCAGTTTTCCTCCCCCTGAGTAGTCGTGGTGAGGGATCCCTTCCCCGCCTGATTGGCCTGAGCTTCCTTGACCGCCTCCCGAATTGCCTCTGCAAGGAAACTCGTTAGAGTGGGAATGCGGAAGTAGTACGTATCCGGGCTGCGGAAGCTGTATGTGGCCTGAAGCAGGCCTCCCAGGAGCCCATTGTCCCGATCCGGCAGCGTGTTGTACAGGTAGGTGGCGAACCCCCGGGGCTCTACCACCACTCCATCTTGCACGGTAGGGCTGAGGGTACGAAGACGGGTGTGGCTCAGGATGAGCTTCTGCCCAGGACCCAAGGGGGCCTGAACCGGCTCCAGCAGCTCAACCACTCCCGTAGTGGGATCCAGGCTGTACTCGATGTTGGGGATGAGGGTCCGACCCGGCAACTCGTTGCCGTTGACGTCCGTCTCCCCGAAAAGCACCAACTCATACCCCTCGGTGTCCACCAGCGGGCCGAGGGGGAGGAACGTCCGCACCCCCGGCGGATAGAGCGGCCGGTAGCTCAGTTTGACCGTGGAGACGTTGTCCATCGAAAGGCCCGTCTCCACTGGGGCGGTGAGCGTGATCTTGGTGTACGTGCCCTCGGGGTTCAGTTCCGCACTGGCGATGGTGAACGGGTAGCCCCCGATCTCCAGGATGTGCCCGGCGATGGCAAACTGAGTGAGGTTGCCACGGAAGTTGATGGTCTTCTGTCCCTTATTGACGGGCTCGAACGGAAACTCCGATAGAGGGACCGCTTGCATAAATCCTGCAGGGGCACTGGTCGTGACGGGATTAGTCCCGTCGGGGTCCACCGCAGTAGTAACGGGCCCTGCCGAAATGACCGTCAGGACATCGTGACCAGGGGAACGGGTTCCGACCTCTCGGGAGGTCGGGGGGAAAATGTGAACCTTCGTGACATTCCCCGCCTTGACGATGGGCTTGACGGGGTTCAACGGGTTCCGTTCTTCCAGAGGGGTCGTCCGAGGCGGGAAGTATTCGACCGCCTTCACATAGAAGCAGTTTGCCCCCAAACGGATGAGCTGCCCCGGAAAGAAGTCTGCCAGTCGGTTTCCCTGGAGCCCAAAGCTATCCACCCCTGCCTTGAGGAAGAAGGGTGGGCGGTACACCGGAGCCGAAGACACGGTATAGGACCGCTCCCCCCCGTTGGCCTCCAGAACGGCGTAGCTCACCTGGACCGGGACGTGATCCGGAATGGTCTTGGAGAGGAACGTGATCTTGAACGGGTCTCCCGGATCATCGGGGGACTCCAGGATGTAATCGTCCCCCTGGAAGTTCTGGATCATGGCCCCGATGAACACCGTGGGATCGATACGGGTGTCCACAGTCCGGCTGTCGGTGTTGAACGTGAACGTGAAATGGTTGACCCGAGTCGCTTCGGTCTTGGTAACGAAGACCGGCAGGAACTCTTCGACCAGTTCACCCTCCTTGCGCCCTTCCATGTCAGCCTGGTAGTACCGCACCTCCACCGACTGGAGTGCCTGAAGGGGCTGCTGGAACCCCACGGTGCCTGCAATGGGATTCAAAGACACGTCGAGGCCATTCTCCGTGATCATCTGCTCGACGAAGTACACCCTCTTTCCGGCATGGGAGATCTGATCAGCACTCCCAATGTTCAGCAGCCCCGAATCCGGGTTGTACTCGGCCATCCCGGAAACCATGTCAGCAGAAGCCCGGAACTCTTCCTGGTAGGTAACCCGAGCTTTGGCGTACCTGCTCAGCAGATCATCTGCGAACTTGATTCTCCCTGCGGGGTCCACCCCCACAGACTGAGTCAGTACCTCGACAGCCCCAGCCGGAACAGGGTCCGAAAAAACCCCGACATGAACAGGGGTGAACTTATCCGCCCCAACCCGCAGGGAATACCGGATGCCCGTGAACCTGGTGGATCCCACCCCGGGGACATCCAGAAGGTTGTTTGCGATAGCCCCCAGAACCTCCCGGCTAAGAGGCGTCAGGATGGCCGAGTTCGTTCCGTCATCATGGGCCAAACCAAACCGGATGGAAATCACCCTCCCTCGGGAGACTGCCCCCTCTACATTGGCGGTGAGGGCCCCTCCCACAAATCCCAGAGGAGAAAGTACGTTGACCTTAAACGGCTCATCGGGAAGGTGGCTGAAGTTCTGGTACACCTGGTCGGCTACCACCGCCGGGTCGTACACGTCCTCCGAATACCCCCGGTACAGCTCCCACGGAATGGCCTGAAGGGCTTGCGCCAGGAAGGGGGGCTTTACTCCCAACTCCGTCCCGCTGCTCACGGATTCCACAAGGTAGGAGCCCGCCTCATCCCCGGACAGGAGCTTAAGGCGATAACCCTCTCGGACAACAGGAAGGTAGACTGCGGCACCCCCGGAGAATAGGGGATTTCCTTCCGTGTCCGTGGCCTGCTCTTCCGACGGCTCCAGGAAGTTGGCCGCCGGGTCCGTGAACAGGCTCCCCCCCGCAGAGTAGGCCCCCCTTCCCCCGAACAAAGCCAGGTCCCCGTACCTCGTAATGAGCACGGCGTTTCCTGGGATCCCGTCGTTGGGGAGCAGGTAATCCTCACCCAACACCTGAAACGAGAACGCCCCCCCCTCGGACACCAGGAGCCCCCCTCCGATCCCTGGAGCATTCAGCAACGAGTTGCCGATGACGGAAGCAGATCCCAGGTCGATAGTTGTTGTAGGTTGCTGGAAAGTCGTGCTCAGAGAGCCTTCGGCCAGCCACAGGAAACGGCGCTCTGCGAAGTCGTGGAGGATGTCTTCGTAGTGAATGAGGGGCTTGTTGACTACCACCACCCCGTCCGGGTCTTCAATGGCGGTGACCAGGTTGAAGAACACCCCGTCCGAGTAACCCGCCACATCTTGGAGGGGCGGATTCTGAAAGAACACGAAGGGGCCGGGCTGGACGGACTCCTGGACGATGGCGTCTTCGATACGGTCGAACGCCTTGAAATCGGGAATCCCTTTGGCCCTCCCCCGGTTCCTGGGACTGCGGTACAGCCCCAGGGCAACCCCGGAATCAGGTAGCCAGTTGTCCACTCCGCCCTGCGCCCGCCAACCCGGAAGGAACCCGAGCTTGGCTGCCCCGGACAGATCCTTCACTGGCCCGCCCCATCCAACCTCCACCGTCCCCGTCGCCGGATCCCCCGCCTCCAGAACGACCGACCCGTTGGAGGCATAGGCCCTACCCGTCCCAGAGATTGCGGCATTGATCGAATCAGCCACTTCCTCCGGGGTGAAGTAGTCCTTGTCTGGGTAGGCAGTCAACAGGGTGTTCGAGTTCCAAGAGTATCCCGACCCGTCGGTGCTGAAGTACAGCACCTCACCCCCCTCGAACCGGAACACAAACCGGGTCTTGGAGTACAAGCGGGCGGCCGTCGTGTGGGCAGAAGGCGTCAGGCTGGCCTGGAGGAAATAGGCAGCGTCGGCTCCTTTCTCCTTGAGGTCTGCACGGCTCATCTTGAGCACCGACCCCAGACCATCGGAGAACTCACGGGAGATGTAGCAGACCCCCTTGGGGATGCTATGGGAGGTCGAGGGGAGGTCATCCTCCCGGTCCACCACCACCACCGACATGGCACCCTTGCGGGTGAACACGATGGTGTCCCCTACCGTGTCCTCCACCTGACGGATTCGTCCTTTGGCGTTAGCAGCAAACGTATCGCCTCCAGGACGAACATCGGCCGGCGCCCCAGAACCCGCGGGGGCGACCCCTGTGCCGTCGGGGAAATCCATGACCCCCGAAACACCCAACCCCCGCTGCGGGCTGTTGAGAACGAACTCGTCGGGAAGGACGACAGCATCCGGGATGTACAGCTTCCCGCTGTTCTCCACAACCTGGGCGGGGGCCGTAGTGGGCTGAGGAAGGCCCGACAGACTGAGGCCGTCGTACACCACTTTGGCACCCAGATAATGCTTGTCGAACCGATCGGAGTCCGGATCCGTACTCCCCACCAGCCCCGGGGAGAACAGCAGCTTCCCTGTGGACAAAGATACCCCCACCTGGCCATCCGGCATCAACAAACCGGACAGCTCGGCGTCGTCCTCGACCAGGATGGGGGTCAAATACTTGCGTGACCCCACTCGGAGGAGGGGCCTATCCGTGGGAGACGGGATGGGGGTGATGAACAGAGTGTCGTGCGGGCTCAATTCCCCAATGACGCCCGTACTTTCCGGAGCAAAATCACGATTGACGTACCAGACAGTCTTCCCGGCGTGCAGCTCGACGTAGGACGGGTTAAACACCAGCATCCCGTTGGTTAGGCCAACGACTCCGATGAGCTGGGGCTCCAGGGAGAAGTCAAAGCCTTCCTCCACCTGCTTGTCCAGGCGTACCCCGATCCCCAGAAAACTCCCGTCGGGGCCTGCTGCGGTACTGAGCCCATCCGGAGAGGACCCCAGACGGATCATGGCGTAGCTGTCAGAGACTGCCCCATTCCCGGGCAGGAAAAAACCGTTCTTGAGCCCCCTCGGTTTGGGGGATAGCTGGTAGACCTGATCGAACTCCAGACGGCCGAGGTCCCTCGGGGCATTGCCCTTGTACGGCTCCCAACGCTGGTTCTGCCCGTTCCACCCAAACCTAACTTGGTAACGATCGTTCCTGGTCCAGTAGAACCGGGGAGCAGCAATGGTGTACCGCACCTCGATGACTGTATCACCTCGGGCTACACTGAGACCCCCCCCGAGGGCCGTAGAGATGTCACTCGCTACCAGACCGGATCCGGTAGGCCTGAAGATGTTGTCGTCCGTGAGGGTGACCAAACCTGAGGAGGGGTCCGAATCCCCTCCCTGAGGCTGAACTACCAGGTATGGGATGTTTCCCTTGCGTCCGGAAGTAGGGTTCTCAGCATCCACCCAGCCGGCGTCGTCGTACTCCACATCCCCCCGGGCCACTACCAGGAACAGGATGCTCCCGATGCTGCGGAACCCATCGTCCTTGACGACGGCCTTTAGGGTCCCGTCTACCTGAGTCCCATACCCCGAAGGGATAGGCTGACCCTCGGGCCACGGATCCGGGTCATTGTCCGTGACCGTCAGGGAACCTTGGGGGATGATCCCCTCTCCCGTATCTACCCACCAGGCGGGGTCGTCGATAAGGGAGAGATTGGATGTGTTCTCCGCCCAGAACATGTACTCGACAGGGGTACTACCGGGGGAATTGAGCACGGCCGTGCGGTACTGGTCCGCACGCACGTCCGCAAAGTCGGGGGCACCCAGAGTGTAGTCTGGCGGAAGGTCATCGGAAAGGGCACGGACGACTCCACTGTCTGCGTCAGCCGTCTCGGGAGAGTTCGTCGGCGCAGACCGGGGGGGCCGGAGGACGTATCCTGAGAAGTCAAAACCCATGCGTTCTACACCACCACCGAAGTCGTCAAGGTAACCCCGGCCGAAGGTCCGGGAACTCCTACCACACTACCAGTCCCAAACCCCAGAGCAACGCATCCTGCAATGCCATTGCCGAGCCCGACCGCCATCAAGGGCATGGCAATCCCCGGACCGCTCAAGGCTGCGAGGTTGGACTGGAGCAAAGCGATGAGGGTGGCGGGATTGGACACGACCACCTTCGACACGTCTGCTCCCACACCTACTCCGGGGGAGACCCCCAGGTAGCTCCCTGAGAGGGTGAATGCGCTTGGAACAGCCGTGCCCACGATAGTTCCCAGGGACACCCCCAGCGGGCCCCCCAGTCCAGCGGACGCCAGGGCGCCGATGACGAGAGAAGGATTGGGAGGAACCACCAGCTTACCGGACGGAATGGTGCCGCCCCCCACAGTTCCGCTGGCAGTCCCTTGCAGGGCCACGTTCTGGGGCTGGCTGATTGCCCATCCTGCTACGCTCATGGCAATTCCGGCGGCGAGGCGGTCGAACTGAAGCCCCACCATCGGAAAAGGGCAGGCAGCACGGGCCGACTGGAGATTAGCCAGGAAGATGGAGGGGTTCAGAGGCATGGTTCCTCACGGGGTCACTAGATGACCCTTGGCGCCGATTCCCCAAGTAGCAAACGGCAAATTAGTGAACGGCTCAAGAGATCCGGCGGCAAGAATGGGACCTACGTCCGGCCCGTAGATTGGGCCACTCAGGGCTACCCCCAGGGCCCCCCGGAGTGTGGCGACCCCCGAGTTCGCAGAAATGAAGATCCCCGCCAGGGCGGTCATCGAAGCCGTTCCGGCATGGGCGTTCAGGGACAGGTTGCCCGCCAGTGCAGTCCCCGTGATCCCGGCAGGGCCAAGATCCATCGACGAAGTAGTCCCTCGAAGGGTGACGGTGCCCAATGTCGACTGGTAGGTCTGATTCCCGATCTGAATCGTAGTCGAGTGGTTGCCGAGAAGGAACGTCTCTTCCCGGTCCCCGTACACGAAGTCCACCTTCTTGGCTACGATCCCAGGATAGCTCGGGATGTACGTCTGCTGGTGCAAGGGGGCGTTGGTCGGCAGAAAGGACTTCGGCCCGCTGTACATCTCACTGGCTTTGCCGGACACCACCTGCTCATAGGTCTCCGTATTGACCTTGATGTTCTTGCCGCTTGCCAGTTCAATAAGGTCGTGACCCTTGACCCGAGTCTTCGTGGCCTCCACGTCAATGGCAGCCCCTTTGAGGAACACCTTCTTCGTAGCCTTAAGCCGAAGGTTCGTCCGAGCCTGGATGTCCACGGCAGGGAGGTCGGAGTTGTTCTCACCCCGAGACTCCGGCCCTGCGGTAGACCCCCCGCCGTAAATGGTGACCGGGCCTTTTTCCGACACCAGATGGACAGAGTTCCGGCTCTTTGTTCCCAGGGCCAGCTCTCCGTCCAACATGAGTTGGAGGGCCCCACTGACCTTGAACTTGAACCCCCCAGCCAATGCCAGTTCGACAGAGTTCTCCTTGGCTGGCCCTCCGATGAACCCTTTAAGCTGTCCCTTCTTATTGACGGACCAGAACGTGGGGCGGCCCTTGTCCAGGGGGTAGAGCTGGAACAACGTGGCGGAGTGGTTCTCAATGGGCTCTGGATTCGCCCCCGCATCCGCCTCCACTGCCAAGTCTACCGGGTCCAGTCTGGGATTCGGGATGTCCCCATCGAAGATGCGAGCTACCAGAGGCCGGCCGTATGCCTGCCGCCCAATGGGGCTGAAGGGGTTGTTCCCAACCACCGAACCCAACACCCACTCGATGAACGGAGTATTCGGAGATCCTCCGGGGGCCTCGAAATCCGTGGGGGGGAGGCGATCCGCATCGAACATGTCCGTCTGTTCAGTGACTGGCAGACGTCCATCCGAAGTGTGACTCACCTCGATGCGGTGCTCGGTGAGAGTAGGGATCTTCGGGTCGAGGACGGCGTTCTTCGAGTTCTGGGCGGCCACCCGGAACACGGGCTTGCCCCCGTAGACCGAATCCGACTGGTGGGTCCGGTCTTCCCCCATCCCCGTCTTGTCCGTGTACCCACCCCGGGTTAGAAACAGGAACGGATCGATATTGTCGCTGAACGACAGCCCCGTATCCCCAAGGTTGCCATCGGCGTCCGCTTTCCGGCCGAACACCCGAGCGGGGGTGAGATAGCCGGCGGGCTCCGAGGAGTCGGCATCCAGCTCCCCTTCCGAGAGGGGACGGCCATTCAGGAGGACCCTCTTCCCATCCCAGACTTTCCCGTCGGAAAACATCTGGGTAGCGAGGAGTGTGGCGTCACGTTGAACCATCCCACTGTAGGTTCGGGTGCCTGCAAGAGCGTCGAACCGCTGAAGGGCTCGGAGTATCGCCGCTTGGTCCTGGTCTCGAAGGCGGAACTCATTCCCCCGACGGTTGGCGAGCTGGACACCCTCATCCAGCACCAGATCCGCCCCCTGAGCAGAACTAGCGACCACGTTCCCCGGCTGCATATGCCGGAGCTTGTGCCGGATGCGGGGGAGCACCCCCCCAACCACATCGTGCTCGTACTGGCTCCCGAAATCCATCTCGTCCACGGTGAAGTTGGACGTGGTCATCCACTCTCGACCGGGCCAGACTCCGGGGACAACCCAGTTCAGGATGACAGGGGTACGGTTGCGGTCGTGGGACGACTCCTGGGGCATCCAGCCCACGACGCAGTAGTCCCCCACCTGGGGGAGGGTGCCAAAGAAATGGCGATGCCCTGCCCCCGGAAACGTCAGGGGGATGGGGACTCGTTCGGCATCCCCGCTGGCCCCAACGAGAATCTGAAGAGTGCAGAACAGCTCTTCGTAATCGATCTCGACTACCCGCCCAATCCCAAGCCCCCATTGAGTCTCAGAATCAGCCTTATCGATCATCGCCTGAGCGAACATCGACGAGTTTCGGACCATAGCCGAGGTGATCACCGAAAGGGCATTGACCGGCCTACGCTGTCCTCCGTTAGACATCGATCAATCCTCCCCGAACAGATTGTCGAACGCCTGGGTAACCCCCTGCTCTGCCAGCTTGGCTTGGGCCTTGGCCTGCTCGTACTGAGTCAAAGCAGCTCTCTGCCTAGCGGATTCCCCGGTGGCCCCCTGGACCACGGCGTTACCGAGGTTCTGGAAGGTCGAGATGAGGCTACCCGCAGGGCGCTCCATCGCAGCCCCCCGCAAGGCATCCTGGCGCTGCTGCCAGGCCACCGACTTGAACATGGCCTGGTTGGTCAGGAACTGAGTGGCTCTGTCCTCTTCACCAGTCCCATACCCCTTCGGAATCTGCACCCCGGGCTGGGCGAACTGCAAGAAGTTGGAATCCACGAAGGCTTCGAGCAACAGGTCAGCTTCAGCGGCCTTGCAAGAGCAGACTCGCCCGTCTTGCTGGTAGCTCAAGTCCGCCAGGGTGAAGGCAGCGTTGTTGACCGGCAGCTTGTGGATGCCCTCCTTGTTCCCGTCCGCAAACCAGTTGCTCAGATTAAGCTGGAGCAAAGAGGGGTCCTGAGAATTGGGGACGGCAAGGCCCAGGTCAAGGATCTGCTTGTCCGTCAAATTCCGGCGGAGCTGCGCCAAGGCCCTCCTCTCCACGTCCGTCGTGGCAGCCTTGCCGCTAAGGGGGATCTGCACCCGGACCTTCTTGCCTCCGTTGATCTCCTTCTCCTGCTCCACCGTGATAGTCTTACCGGAGATAATCCCGTCCACGATGTCCTCAACCGTCTTCCGGTCCAAGAACTGAAGTGGATCCTGAGCGTGTAGGGAATCCCAAACGCCTCCCGGCTCGATGTCCACCCCACGCCCATAGCGGTAGGACCCGACGACCTCGTACCCCTGAGCATCGGACACCGGGAACACGGGGCTGTGGATTTTCCTCCGAATGGTCGACTGCTTCTTCTCCCGGGTTGAGCTGTGGGCCAGCACATCCACCTTCCACCGGGCAGCCAACACAGCGTTGAACTCGGCAAAGATCCTCTCAGAGTGGGCGTCTTCGTACCCGGCTTCCTTGATGGCCTGTACCCAGGCTCCCCGAATACGGGTCAGGTCCTGGAACAGAGACTCGGCCAGCTTCTCACCGACAAACGTCAGGAGATCCCGGATTGTCTTCTTCCCCCACTTCCCCCCCAGGCTCTTCTGGTCGGATGACCAGAAGAGCTGCGGCGGGCCTCCCGTGACAGGGATTACCCCGGCAATGCGAGTGTCGTCCAGACGGTAGTTGCTCAGAACTTCCCCGATCTCCAGGAACGACCCCTTGCTGACAACCACGGAGTCCGGAAGTGCGGGGAGCGTCTGGGGCAAAGGAAGGGTCTTTCCCGAGTCCAGCTCCCGGGCCATCCTATCCGCAGCCACCGAGGCCACGGTGAAGTCCGCTAGGATCGAAGACCACGCCAACCGATAGAACTCCTGGGTGGTCTGGTCCCCCGAAGGCTCCTTCTTGACGGACTTGGGGTTCAGTCGCTGCTTAAGGCGGAGGAGCACCCCTGGACCCAAGGTCACCGGCTTGCTGGCTGCCCCAGTATCCGTGGTGCCCTTGGTCTGGGTCATGTCCTGGACCGAGAACATCAACTCTCGGATCTGAGACGTGGGGACGATCTCCCCATTCGGCCTAGCGGGGTTTGCCGTCAGCACCCGGATTCCCCGAGTGGGCTGCACCTCTCCCAGAGTGGCCTCCGGCTTCACTGTCCCCGGAACTACTGCCGAAGGAGTCCGCACGAATCCGGTAACCGTTGTCCCCTGCCATTCCGGGTCGAGGAAGCTGTTCTTCCTCTTGAGCGTAGGGGTGGTTCCGTCCGGAGGATTGCTGTACTCGACGATTTCCTGCCCCTGGTGCTGCGGGTCGGGATGAGAGGCGGAGTAGTAGCGGTACTGCCCAGGCTGAGTCCCATTGCTGAGGCTCGCCTTCTTTTCGGACAGCATGTCCAGCAGGGCATGAGTCTCTGGGATACGGCGGAGGTCCTGCCCACCCGAAAGGAAGTACCTCTCCCCGATGGCCTTGATGAGAAACTGGAGCTGGTAGACCCCGTCTCCAGTGTCCTGCCCAAACGAGGCCTCGGTCTCGGCCCTAACGGCCTCCACCTCTCGGAGGACACCCCGAATCTCTGCCAGCTTGGCCCTCTTCTTCTCCAGCAGGGCAGCCTTCTTCGACCCATCCCCCGCCCTGGCGATTGAACTGGTCAGCGAGTTCACCTCGCCCTGGAGAGCGACTAGGCTCTTCTGCTTGGCTTCAATCTTCTGACCGGCTGCCCGCTGCCTCTTGGCGTAAGCCTCTCCAGCAGCGATGATGTCGATGGTCGTCTTGGGCACAACTCCAGGCGTCCCTGAGCGTTTCGTAGCCCCCTTGGCGGCCACCTCTTCGGGCAGACGGGTGTCGTCCGACAGGTAGAACTCAACCGTGGTGGCTTTCGTCTCACCTCCCGATTCCTTGGTGGGCAAGGTCAGTGTGTACCGGCCATCCCCCTGGTCCGCTACCAGACCGATTCCTTTCTGGCTGCCCATCTGGAGGATATTCCGCAGGACAACAGGGTCATCCAGCCGCTCGATGTCTGCGCCCACCACCCAAAACAGAGGGTTGATGGCGTAAGGGTCGAGGGCCATAACTACGTTCGGGAATCCCGCCAGACGGGGATGGCCCGTCATATCAGCCACATGCAAAGGGCGGGGTGGGAGGACGGTGTTTGCCAGATCGATAGCGTCGATACCCGTCCCTTCGGGACGCCCGGGGGCGTAAAACTTCGCCCGCTTGCCCACGAGCTGAAGGTTGGTGGTACACTGCCCCCCCACGCTGTGGCTGTGGCTGAACCCGTTGCAGTAGTAAAAAGCATCTAGGTACTTGATGTACACAGGGTATCCGGGCCGCAACTCGGGGCGGACCGGGATAGTTACCTGAGCTGCCTTGCTCGGGGCATTCAAAATGTCCAGGCGGTTAATTGCCGAGAAAAACATCGACTTGGGGTCGTTGAAGTAGGCCGTCTCAAATGGGGCTGGGCGCCACCCGAACTGAGCCACCAAACGGTAGTCGATGTACTGACCTCGAACACCCCACTCGTTCTCGACCCCCGTCCCCTGAAGGTTCTTGAACTGGCTGCCTTTGACAGTGGCGTAGGTGGCCTGAGGCTCCTTCTCGTCTGTAGAGATCGAGATGATGTCGACGTCCTCGATGCGGTAGATCCTGGAACTGGAGGTATCCAGGTTGTACATCGGGGGCTTGAAGACGAAATCCCCATCCACATCCTGGTAAAACTCAAACCCCGTGATTTCCATAACCGCCTGGGCGATGTCGAGCTTGGACCCGTACACCGACTCGAACATGGCAGGGGTTCCCCAATTGCCAATATCACTGACAAACGCCTGCATTTCTGCCAGGTTAAGCTCGAACTTGGTACCGCCCTTGGAATTGGAGTTACCGCTCGTGTTCCGAGCGAACAGGAGAGCTTCCAGTTTCCTCTGGTTGAACAGCCCCACACTGACAGCGTCCTCCATGATCTCCTTAGCCCGACCCTTCCGGGAGCTGGGATCGGAAAACCGGAACCTGACAAGCTGCTTGAGGGAGTCTGTGCTGTTACGGCCGAGAAACGTGCTCTGGGCAGCCGAAAACAGCTCCCCGCTGGCGCCGTGCATCCTCAGCTTGACCATCCGCTGGGCGAACCGCTTCTCCCAGTACCGAATGTTCAGGCTAAACAAGGACTCTCCGGCCACCTCAGAAACTGCCGACTGGTTGGACTTCGACGACATGGCCCAGCCAACGCCGCCCGCAGCTCCAACCATGTCGTGATGTAGGGTGTACATAATCTGATAGGGGTGCATCCCCGTAAAATTGTGACCCACCATCGAAGTTTTGAGCTTCGAGTTGGAGGGCCTAGCTCCGAAGATGGAGGCATTGGTCGAGATAGTGTGGTACTGCCAGAAGTGCAACATCGAGACGGCGTTGACCGTCACCGTGTTGACGCCCCCCGACCAAGAATGAGCGACCTGAGTAACCACCCCGTGGAAAACGTGGTAGTAGGGGTAGCTCAGCAGATTTTCGATGCCCTTTCCTCCCAGCCCGTACTGATCCAGGAGAGAACCATTTGCGCCAACCCCAAAGGGACGAACAGGCACCAGATCCCCCCCAGAAGGCTCACCAGAGTCCTCCAACTCGGTGTTGGAGGCTGGGGGCTGAGGGCTGAAATCCCCCAAGTGCTCATTCCAGGGTTGCACCGATCCATTCGGCGGAGGCAGCTCTGCCACCCGCCCCTCCAAAGCAGAGAACCACGCCTGCCGCTGAGCGCCGGACTGGTTCTCACCCCCGACCCAGACCCACTTGCGCTGGCTTCGGTGGTCCATGTGGGGGACATCGCTCCACTGGGGATTAGCGTTTGGCTCTTGGCCCCCCTTGAGATACATGCCAGACCCACCGGGCGGAAGGTGCCCCGTCCGCTGAAGCCTTTGCATCGACGCCCACACCACAGTGCGATCCACGGCCTTGCCATTGGACGTAACGTACATATCAACGGCTTGCCCAGTGTTATGGGCCGAATTCTCCACATGACCCCGGGCGGACACCCCCCCGTTTCCGGTAGCCCTAATGTTGACGTTCGTATAGCCCTGCTGCTCCAGGTACTGGTGCAAAGTGCTCATGGAGGCGGCGGTCTTATCGAGGTTGCTCGCAAACTGCTGGCGGCTGACCCCAGTCTCCGTCGTCCACTTTTCTGTCATATAGGGGGGGCTCTTCCCCGGCTCCAAGTACCCATACTCCCGCAGCTCTGCAATTCCCCTAGACCCAAACAGGGCCTCCCTCCCATAGCGCCCGCTACCCCCCTTGGCAGACTTCTGTCCAGAAAACTGGGCAGGTGGCGAAAGGGTCATTGCCTCCCCTGCTACCCCAAGACCCGCTTTCACCTGTGGCTCCGCCAGATTGTGAAACAACCCCTTCACGGGGAAATAACCCCGCATGTAGATGTGAACTTCGAGACCAGGGGTCAGGATGAACTTGGCATCCCGGGCAAAACTGTCCGAGTGGTGCAAAGGGATGGACAAAGTGAAGTTGGCCGATGCCGACCCCGGGTCAGTACCCGCATCCACCGACACCTCGGTGATGAACCTCTGGATGTCGATCCTACCGTTGCACTTTGGGCACCCCGGCAACGTGGTATCCCCGTTGATGTACACCAGAGCATCGGGGGTATGCTGCACCAGCTCCCGGCTGTCCAGTCGCCAAGTGCCAACGTATGGGCGATTCTCGATGCTCATCGGCCGAACGGCTCCGGTCTACTCGCCAGGGTGGGGGGCGCCGCTACCTCCGTGGCAGGGACGGCCGTAAAACCGGACCTCCCCCTGGCGGGAGGAAGTGGCGTCCCCTGAGAGACACCGGATCCCTTGCCACCAGTGGTCTGATCCGTCGACCAAGCCTGAGGCTTGGTCGACCCGAACAAGCGGTCGTCCACAGTACCCCCAAGCCCGACGCTAAGAGCCCCCTCCCGGTTCAGGTCCTGGCGCTGGGCCAACCGAAAATCCGACAGGCTCCTTGTAGGGGCCCGCATGGGGGTCACCACCAAGTTGGACTGGGAGGCATCTACCATCGTGGAGACCTTGAACTCCATCTCGAATACCACCCCTCCGAGCTGGTTGGCCTCTTCGTATGTGTAGCTGAAGCTCTCCATGTTACCGTAGTAGATCCACCCGTCGTAATGGATGCTGATCACCCCAACGAAGTGGTTAGCGTTGCTCTTGCCCACCGTGTCGTAGATGTAGCCGTTGTTCCGGTAAAACGTCAAAGCATTCATCAAGTTCTGCCAAGACGCAGAGTCCCGCCGGCTGGCAAGCTGGACCCCCCGCCCCCCCGAATAAAACGCCCCGCAACGGGCGCTGATACTCAGTGTGGGCTGTTCTTCTCCCCAAGCCTGGAACACGTACCCAAACCGGGTCCGATCTTGGAACTGCTGGAGCTTCGTGAACGACATGCTCAGAGACTGCGGATTGATTAGCAGTACCAGTGGAGGGGTGTTCAATGCAGCCTGAAGCTGCATGGCAATATCCACAGCGGTGAACATATCGGTGATGGCGGGCTTTCCCAAAGAGTCAGGAGGCGTCCCATCTACCAGGAACAGACCATCGGGGTCATCCCCCCCCTTCGCCTGAGCGTCCCCCGACTTCGAGACGAACTGTTCCACCGAGGTGGCGGGGGCCCCCAAACTTCCGAAGGCGAACTGACGGCCGATGGCCCCCCGAGCCGACCCAAAACCCTGGCTACTCCGCAGAGCATTGGAAAACGTCCCGATCCCTTTGTCGTTCGTCTGATCCGTGAACGCCGGATCGTTGGCGAACACGAACGGAGGTTCGATGCGGAAGATGAAAGGAGACAGGCTCCGCAGGAGCTGGTTAGCCCCATCCACCGGGATGGTGACGTTGGGCTCGTACTCAACGGTCAACCCAGGCCCGACTTGCAAACCTTCGTAAGCTAGGGGAGGAGGCGGATTTCGGATAGCCTTGTCGTCCACCACCTTGGCCTTACCCGAATTCCCAATAGAGGGGTTCGACTGGCCCCGAAACCGACTGGCATTGCCGCTAACGATGGTCATGGTTTACTCCACCGGCCTCCCCTGCTCATCCAACGGCACCAGCTCCTGGGCCACATCTCGAATGGCGTCTCGACGCACCACTCGGCCGCTTCCCGGCCCCTCGCCCGGAATCACAGACAAAATCTCGCCGGACAGGCTGCGGAGGCCTTGCACCGTGCCCTCCCCCGTCACCCCGATAGACTGACGGGCTGGCGGATTCCATGGCATTGATCGAAGCCTCAACACCTCGTGGCTGATCGTAAACTCTGCCGTGAGGTTGAACATGTAAGGTTTATCCGCCACCTCTTCCACACCGAACGTAGAAAACCATCCGTAGTAGATGCCCCCATCGAAAGTTACTTTGATGATGCCCTGGAATGCGATCTGGCCGGACTGGTCATACACGGCGCCGTTTTGGTGGAACAGCGCTCGGATGTCCAGGTACTTATCGTAAGCAATGGTCTCCCTCCGGGTTCCTCCGATGTCGAGGCCCCCTCCCCCCGTCACGTTGCTCAGCCCCGAATACAGGCGTTTGAATCCCCCAGTTGCCATGTTGAAGCTGATAGTCCGGACTCCGTCCCCCCAGTGCTGCTCGACCCACCCTCCCTTGGTCTGAATCCTCTCAATAACCTTGGAGTAGCTCACCGTCATCGAGCTAGGGTTGACATGCAGCACCAGTTTGACCCCATCCGGGAGAATGGATGTCTCCTGGTCCGGGGCCAGAATGTCGAACACCACAGGACGGATCCCCTGATTGGGGTCAAACTCGTCCTCCGGGCTACGGAAGGCCGAGCTGAAGACTGGGGTGCGGGCTCGGTTCGACATCTACATCACCCCACTCTTCCGGCCATGACCCGCTTGAGCTTAGATTGGTTCTGGGTCCACCCGTGGGGGCTGGCGTACTCGTGGTAGTTGATGTACACGTCACCGCCCCCTCCCCCGCCTCGACTTAGCGGACCACCAGCCTTGCTAGCGACCACCTGCACATCATCCTGAGTGCTAATCCTCTGTCCGTACACACCACCTTTACCAATGTGCATTAGGTAATCTTGTGCCACACCAGCAGCTTCAAACACGGGGAGGCCCATCTCCGTGAACTTCTCACGGACGGACTTACCGCCGACAACCGTGTCCAGATGCTTAGCAATCTCTGCAGGCATCTCCCCCGACTCCCGATATTGGGTTGCCAAACCCAAAAAATCGTCCCGGAGGAGTCCTGTCTCAACTCCGGAGAGTCCTGCCGCCATCTGGGTAGCCATATTCTCCGCAGTCAGCATTGTGGCCTGCTTTCGCCACTCCTCCCCAATAGCCTTGGGTGCTTCCCCGCCCTTCCCATGAAGCCTTTGGGTTCGACGCCAGTCCTCCCTCCCATAAGCCATCAAAGCATCTTCCTGGGCCTTCTTGATCATGTCCTCACCGGACATTGGCGCAGTGCCAACACTGGCCCCCCTACCCCCCTGAGCCCCCAAACCCACGGTTGCCAGCAGCCCAAAGTGCCTTTCCCGTGCCTGGGACTGACGAGCAACCAGCTCTTCTTCGGACCCCACCCCCTCCCGAAGAAGCATTCTCTGCACGCCTTTTTTCTTGATAGCGGAGATCTGCTCCTTGGACATACCAGCTTTCCCACGGAGAGCCTTTTCGATACTCTTGGGACCCACACCAGCCTCAATATCCCTCCTCAGCTCACTAGCCCCCTTGTCCGTAAACCACCCGCTCTTGTTATAGCTCTGAGCTTCCCGCAGATGCTCCTCCTTGACCGCCTTACGGCCACGGAGAACCCTAAGCTCCTCAGCTTTAACCTTCAAGGCTGCCTGCGCCCTTTCTCTGTCGGGTCCCGAGGAAGCGTTCATTTCCTTACGAAGTTCACTCATCTCCTGGGAAATACCCCGCTCCTTCGCCCTCATGTCTCTAATCTCACGGGTATATCCGGAAACAATCCTCTCCCTCTCAGCTTTCTCACCGCCGCTAAGTCCACCCATCCAAGATGAGATCCGCTCTACCGAGGTATAGATCTGCTCCAGCCAATACTCCACGCCTCTCTCCAGAAGAGACGCAATATCCGTAGTGTTGGCGGCGATCTCTGCCGCCAACTTGATGTCGGCAGGTACCGCCTGCTGTGCGGCCTCCTTAAACACCTGACCCTGGGTCTGAATATAGTCCTCCAGGCTCTTGAGGCTGCTAGTACCCCACTCGATCTCTCCGGTGCTTTCATTGAACGAAGCGGCCAAGACACGCCCCTGATCGTCAATAGCAGCCCCGAACGCCTTAGCCTGCTCTCTCTGCTGCTCCGGAGTAACCTGCTTACCCTCCATCTTCCTAAGAGTGTTCCAGTTGCCATACATGGCCTCTGAAATCCGCAAAAGTTGCTCCCTCTCCTCACCCGTAACCCCAGCCACACCCTCAAACCCCATCATCTCCCGGGGGTTCATCATGTGGAGTGGCTTTCCGATAATAGTTTGTCCGTGAGCCATCTTGGCTGCCAACTTTCCACCCATGTCCAGAGACCCCATCCGGACAGCCCTAGCACCCCGACCACCTACAGCACCCTCGGCAACGTCCATCAAATTCGTAAGGGAGCGAGTTAGGTCGTGCTGTCCCGTAAGACGCATACTAGCCAGCAAGCCTTCTCTCTGCTTACGGCCCATACTCCCAAGTCTCTTGGATAGACCGGCTCCCGTTGCAGTATCCAAGTCCGAAAAACCGAGGAGACCCATAATTCGGGCCTGTGCCCCCTTATCCTGCATGGTTCTGAGTTTCGAGATGAAATCCGTTCCGGTAGCCTCAGCAGACCTAGTGAAAATGCCTTTGCTCCCCCTAGTGAGCATGTCCCTCTTCCAACGGTCCTGCATGGACTCCCCAGCAAACCCCTTGGTAAGCTGCTGAAGAAAATCACCGCCCGTCTTAGCACCGAGAACCTGACCAAGACGGATGAGCAAACCACCGGCCTCTTCAAGACGGACGTTGTACATGCCCATTCCGGATGTGGCCTGAAGAATCATGCCGTAGAATCGCTTTACTCCGAACCCAGACTCCTTGGCAGCCATCGTAACTCCGGACAATCCTTCGTTGATGTACTGAAGGTCAGCCCCCAGGTCCTCCATCCACGACCCCATATTCCCGGCCATGTCTTGTGCAGAGACCCCCAGGAGCTTTGAATAAGCCAGAGCGGATTGGGTATACTCCCGCAACCTCTCCATCTCATCATTGAATCCCGCAGCCTCCGCCCTCATCTCCCTCAGAGTCTTCCCCGCATCAGCATAGGCACCAAGGATCACCAAATGGTCCTTAGCGGTTGTCCCCCAGATGTTGTTGAAGGCAAAGGCCCCTTCCCCTGCGGTAAATGTCCTTCGCACATCGGCGATTTTTTTGCCTACGTCGTCGAACACACTCCCTAGTTCAGCCCCAGCTATCCCGCTTTCCAGAATAGTCCGGTTCAACTGCTTCATCTGGGATTCTGCCGAGATGAAAATGGCCACCAAAGCTGCTACGGAGCCCACCAAGGCCCCCACTGCCAAGATGTAGGGACCGAGCTTAGACAAAAGGCCACCCACCTCACCCAACGCCTTGGCAAACCCTCCGCTTCCCTTGGACCCTGCCTTGATTGCTGCTCCCCCAGCCGCCTGGACCCCTTGCCCCACCCCCTTGATGGCACCAGAGAAATCTCCCCCCCTGAGCTGCTCGAACAGCCCCTTGGCGCCGTGAGCACCCGCCCCGAGGAGACCGCTAACCCCTCGGTACCCCTGAGCTGCTTGCAAAGCGTCCTTCCGCCGCTGATTGATACGAGCTAGCTGCCGCTGCTCAGCCTTGAACCGTTTCTCCATGGCCTGAGCCTGAATTTTGGCAGCCTTGGTAGCCCCATCCTTCTGAGCTTCCTCGATCAGCCTGGAGAGCTTAGTGTATGTGTCCGTCAACCCCCGAAGATTCTTGCCCGAAAACCCCGTGCGGAGGGCATCCCCGATGGTTTGACCGAATGTAGATTCAGCCTTCTTCTGGACCCGGGACCACTTGGAGAGGAAGTCCCGGTCGTCAAACGCCATGACCTTCTTGATCTGCTTGGCGACGGCATCGGCCCCGGCAAGCTCAAGATCTGCAATCAGCCGAATGACGGTTTCCTGGTTACTCATTAGCGGCTACCTCCACGCTGGACCCCGAAGATCTCCGGGTTCACCAGGTTCTCGACACCCGCTTCCTCGGCCATCCTCCTCTGCTGCTGGAGGTAGGCCCGAACCTGCGGATTAGGGTGATTCAGCTCGGGCTGTGGAGGTGGTACAGGGACACCCTGTGGCTGAGGGGGTGCCCCGAACTGAACCTTCCGATTCTCCAACGAGTTCTGGATCTGGTCGTGCCTTTCGACAGCATGGGGGTCTGCGTCGGCATACCGGCCATCGGCAGTCTTCTGGACCGCCCCCCGCCTCTGCTCCTTGACCAGGAAGTTGTTGATGTACCTCTCGTTCTTGGCCTGCTGATCATCGTAGATCCGGCGACCCCGGGGCTGGCCCACGTTACGCTCAGCCAGGATCTGCTGGAGCTGGGCAGGACTGTAGGCCACCAGAGACAAGGGCTCCATGTCCGCTGCCTCTCGCCGCTCGATCTCCCGATGTAGGGCCGCACGACGGGCCTCCCGCTGACGATCTTCCTCCGCCCGGCGAGCCATGATCTGGTTCTTGTACGACTCGACAATCATGTCGTGCTGATCCATGTCGCCATCAACCCAGCGGCGGTACTCGTCCGAGAGCTGGTCAGGACTCTTGGGCTGGTGGATGACGGCGCCAATGAGATCACGGTTCTTGTCCTTGAGGTAACCCTCTCTATCTACCTTCCCCACACGATAGTAGTAGAACCGATCCATGACAGACTGGCGGCGAGCCTGTTCCTCTCGGTGCCGCTGCTTGTCCTTGGTATCGATCTTCTGGATTCCCTTGGGAGCCTGGGTGGAGGCGACCAGCTTGAACCCCTCCCACTGCTGGTCTGCCGTCTGCTTGTCGTCCTCCACCATGTTGAACGCCATCCAGATCTGCTGGATGAAGTTGACCCCCAAACCTACAGCTCCTGGCACACCCAGATGGTGAGGGAACTCAGTCCTCCCCATCATTCTCCACTTGGAACGGGCGGCGTCCTCGTAGATGTAGGATTCGACACCCTCGGCAGCTTTCTCCGCTCGGGAGAACAACCCGAGGATTGTGTTGTACAAGATGCGATGGGCTCGGGAGGGCAAGCGGCGGACCATCCGATACAGACGAGGGACGTGGTTCCCCTCCCCTAGGAGGTTGTACCCGTCTACCATCCAGATGCAGGAGGCGATAGCCCACCGTTGCCACTCTTTGTCGGAGAGGCCGTTGGCCCTGTTTCTGAGCAGAAACAAATCACCGGGGCTCAACGTCCGCAAGCAAAACCGAGTCCCCCTCACGGTGATGGCGTGGGAGAGGAACCCAGGATTCAGAAGAGCCTCTACGTCTGAGTAGTGGATCTTCCGCTGCTCTGCGGTCGTCGGAGGAAGCATGTCACGTTACCCCTCAGCGTCGGGGGGTTCCCCGGCGGAACCGGGGATTCAGGCTACCGCTCGTGGACGGGTTGACCGCCACCCTCCCGGGACCCTGACCATCTGTGGAGACACTCTCCAACACCACGGGGTCTTCAGGCTTGAACACGGGGGCATCCCCGATGGTCCCAACCTTGCGATGCTGAGCCTCCCGAATGGCCTCCGTCAACTGCTCCTGGGGACGAACATCTCGGTCGGCGTACTGGGCCGCCAGATGAGGGGGGGTTCTCCTCCCCAACCCCTGCTGGTGTGCGGCAGTCAGAGCCGAACCGTCGGGGTTCAAAGCGTTGTGCAGGGAGAGTCCCGCCTGAGCCCTCCGCTTCAACTGACGGGCATTCTCTGCGGCCACTGCAGCAGCCAAACCGTCAGTATCCCCGGTATCCACAAAGGACTCCTGGAACTCAGGGAGCAGATCAACGGGGCTCCCCGATGTCTCCTTCTTCGGATGGGGAGCTGGGGCTTCCTGCGGAGGAGGCGCCTGCGTGGGAACGATCCGCTGGCGAGCCTTCGAGGGATGAGCTTCCGGAACGAAAGGGATGAACCCATCCTCATCGGAATCGTCCAGAGGCTCTTCCTCATCGGGATCTGCGGTTTCAGCGGTGGTCTGGGAGGGGTCCGGGCGCTCCACCCCGTTCATCTCTGCCATCCGATGGACACGGTTGGTGAACGGGTCCTGAATCCCGGAGGCCTCCGCCTCCTTGGATTCCCGCAACTCTGCCAAGCGTTCCTCAAGCCTCTGGATCTCGGTGTCGATATCCACGGGCTCAAACTCGATGGAGTCCTCCGCAACCTTCTCGACCTTCGCCAGCAGCTCTGCATACTTGCGAAACACCCCAATCAGAAGATGCCGGGTCCACCCCCGGATGATCTTCTGGAGGGCTTCGGCCTTGGGGATTTTGACGATCTTACCGTTGGGTAGCTTCTCTCCGGTTTCGATGAACTCCGCATCCCGCAGGTCTAGATCATCGATCTCGACCAGAGCGTAAGAGATGATCGCCGTCTTGAAGCGGTCCAGAAAAGCCATCGCCGTGTGCTGCTCCCCCTCCTCACCGGAGTTGAGAGCCACAGCGGCATACTTCTGCACCTCCACCTCTTCCTCGGGCATGAGAACCCGAAGTGTCATGGTGGTGTTGTTGATCTCAAAGGAGAGTTCGCCCTTACCGACTTCCTCGACTGCGGCGAGAGCCTGCTCCAGGGCTTGCAAATTGATCGACATGTGCAGCTTCCCTCTTCACGATGAATCGTATACAGAGAAGCAGCATGGCCTGGCCTGGACAGCTCATTCGGCGTCGGACGATCTGGCGTGACGCATCTTCCCCACCCCCAAAAAAGGAGAGGAAATCAGCACAAAAAGTCGGTTCTCATCTATCCGTAGCGTCTTAGGCCAACCCGGCTGCTTCCAGGTTCAGGCCCCTTACCGGGGCCTTAGCCTACTCTACCGGGTGAGAGTGAGGAAGTGCTGATTTACACGTTCAGGCTGATCGCCCCACCACCCCCGACACCGCCACCTACCTGAACAGAAGAGGCGAACGGGTTGCCAGCCTCGATGGCATTCTCCGAGAACCGGATAGACCCGAGCTGACCGATAGTGGGGTCATTGCCGGTTGCCAGGAACTCTCCGTAAACGCTAGCAAAATCGTGGACGTCGGAAATCATCACATCCCCAGACTCCATGATCATGCCGCTATCCTTGGCGAAGGTCGTGCTCCACGTCGTGAACCAACACGCCTCGTAGATGGTGATAACGGCGCTGTGCCCACGGTTGTCGCCCGGGAAGTTGGAGTTGTCCGGAGTGACCTGGGGAAAACCGATGGCCGAGACACCGCCATCGAATTGACCAGGGGTACCGGAACGCCCAACGTTAGCAACCTGGAGATCCGCATCCACGAGGGTCGAAAACACGAGCTGCTGCTCGATATCGAACGGCCACTTGTGGTGCTTGAGCGACCGGACCGGGCCATCCACGCCAGAGGCGTAGCCCGTGGCCTGCCAGAGGTTGCTCAGGTACATGAGAGCCCTCTCGAAGCTGGCGCTCATGGGCTCGGTCACCGACGGGACCAGCTCGGCCACCTGATCACCGAAGCCGACCCCCCGAACCGGCTCTACGGTACGACTCTCGTTCGGGTTGAAGCTGGAGACCACGCCCATCTGGTGGAGAGCGGTCGAATCCCCATAGGCAGGGGTCAGAAGGCGCACCTTCTGGGAAACGGCCGTCCTAGTGTTCGGGGAGGTCCCGAAATCATAGACGTAGCTAGTCCCCTGGAGCCCGTTCTGGGGGTTGTTGTCAAGGTTCGGCATCTCAGTCCTCCACGAGGGGTATGGTGAGGGCACAAAGGCTCTCCGCTCACACTTGTGTGGGCTATAGGCCCGCAATCGAGATCCGGCTACTTGACTTGAATGAGAGAGCACCCAGGATGAAAGTTGATGAGGCGGCTCCTAACAGGACAGCCTCCCGGTGAGGCTCACCCCAGCTCGAAACTCTCTGAGGCCGAAGTACAGGCTATCCGGGAACGGGTATGTGCGGGTGAACTCCAGATGTCCCTAGCTGCCGAGTTCAAAGTCAGTCCCTCCACCATCTGCAAAATCGCCAACGGGAGGTCGTGGTCCCACCTGGGAGCCCCTCCCCCGATCCCCAAGACCCGAGGGAGTGCCCGACCCACATCCCGGCTGACTGAGGCGGACATCGAACCCATCTGCAAAGCCATTATGAAAGGCATCAAGATCCGTGCTCTGGCTCGACGCTATGGGGTTTGTCCCTCCACCATCACCAAGATCTGGAAAGGTGAGACATGGACCCACGTCCCCCGGCCAGGCCTACCGAACCTCGACCCCCCGACCACATCCAGAAAAAAGGTCTGGGAGCGCTGAAGGGGGGTAACAAACTTCCCTGAGGCGGGTATAGCCCCCACGGGCCGACGCCCAAACAAGCTGGGGCAAAAACCACCAGCCACAGGAGAACCAATGCGCACCCAAATCGAGAACCTGATCAATCTGCTGACCAACACCCTCCCCGACGCCGACAAGGTGGACATGGGGCAGAAGGCGGCGGGGACCCGAGTCCGCAAGGCCCTCCAGGCCGTCCGCACCGAATGTGCCAACCTGCGGAAGGAGTCCCTGGGGACGGAGAAGGTGGGCTGACCCCCAACATCTGACCCAACGGAGAAAGCCCCTGCCAGAGTACCCTGGCAGGGGCTTTCTCGTATCTGAAGGTAGGTAGCCAAGAATTCTCTTTGGGTGCATACGGTGGCGGGCACGGAGAACCAGATGAAGATCATGACGCTGTCCGATCTCCACCATGGGAAGTGGGGAACCTGGGGGATGAAGGCTGTCCAGAGGGCAGGCAAAGAGGCCAGAGACCACCAAATCGATGTCCTCCTGTTGGGAGGGGACCTGGCGGAACCTTCCCCCGAAAACCAGTACCGGGGTGAGGTACTCTCCAAGATCATGCAGCTTCCGATCCCCCACAAACTCTGGGTCATCGGGAACAACGACCTGGAGGACCTGCGGGGTCCGATCAGCCAATATGCCCAGGAGGCCCACTCCCTAGTGAGTGCCGACGGCATTCAGGTCCTGGACTACGCCCCCGTCACCATCGACGGCGTGACCTTCGTGGGGAACCTGGGGTGGTTTGACGGGTCACTTTGGGGGATGGGATCTACCCCCCTCATCGACCCAGAAGGCTGGGCGCCTATCTCTTTCCAGGAGGCCCAGAGCAAAACGGACGCCTGGACCAGGCATGAGCTGGGTGAGAGGATGGACCTGACCTCGGATGAGCTGTTTGAGCTGTGCCAAAACACTTTGCACTCCCACCTGCGGGAAGCGGGACAAAACCGCATAGTGGTGATGACACACACATCCCCCACCCCGTCCATGTGCATGTACGGGCACAACCCAAAATTCGACTTCCTGAACTACTGCATGGGCTGGGATGACCTGTCGAAGAAAGCCCTCCGCCCCCCATTGTCCTCCTGGAAGCCCACTCTCCAGCTCTGCGGTCACACTCACCGCTTCAAAATGGTCTTTGCTGGGGAAAACCCCCCACTGGTGAACGTATCGGGAGAGGGCCAGCCCCGAATCTTCGAGATCAGGTAACCTTTCCTGGAACGGATCTACTGGAGGCTGCACCCCCAGAAGGGGGACTGAGAGGAGGACCGCCCTGGGGGGGTCCTCCTCCCAGGGCGGTCGATTCTTACAAACTTGCCCGGAGGTGGAACTCAAGGGTGATGTACAGCAACGGGAACACCGGGCTGTAGTAGGCCACCACCTCAGCCACCGTCGGATCGTCCGCAGCCACGTTGGCCTTGACACCCGTGTAGGCGGAGATGATCTGCTGCTTCACCAAGGACTTCAGCATCATGCTCAGCCGGCCTTCGATCTGGGTGAGGATGCCGGGAAGAAACTTGATGCCGATGTACCGCTCCAGAACCCCACGGCTCTGCCGCTGAACCTCGTCAGCGATCATCTGAACCGTCGGGAGCTTCAGGAGGCGGTAGCTCTCCTGGGACGGCTGGATGGTCGAGAGACCGTGACGGACCCGCAGGTACGGGGGCCGCTCTTCCAACACGATGACGCCCTTGGTTGCTACCTGGTTCATCTCGACGGCGTCGAGGCGCCGACCAAGCTGGCTGAACCCGACAAGGTTCCGTCCCGTCCACGGGGTCGCCACATCCACGCTCGGAGACACAACGGAACCGGCCAGGGCGGCGGCAATCATCGTGCCGTCCACCAGGTGCTCCTTCGTGGATCCGAAAGCATTCGTGAGCTGGATAACCGCCACGTCCGGGTAAACCAACCGCATACGGGAGCTGTTCAGCGTCTGAGCCAAACTCATGGCGTTCTCGGGGGTCTTACCCGCCGACATGCCAATGATGCTCGTCCGCTCGCTCTTGTAGCGGATGGAGGACTGGATGCTGTTGGACCGGCTCAAGAGCTGATACAGCTCCGTGGAATCACCCCTCAGCGGGACGATGATGTCCGGGTTCACCCGACCCGGCAGCACCCCTTCCAGAGCCTCGATAGCCGCCCGGTAGCTCGTCACCGAAGCATAGCTGCTGTCGGTGTCCCGAACCACCTGCTTGATCCCCAGGAGAACGGCCCCGTTCAGGGTCGCCAGGAACGCCGCCAAGGAGACCGGATTGTCCGGGTGAATCGTGCCGTAGGCCGCCTCCACCGACGACAACTTCGTGTAGAAGGCCGTGGAGAAGTCGTCCTTCTGGTACGTGTACGTGACGTAGTACACGTCCCCGTTCAGAGGCTCGTTCCCCCCTCGCTCATAGGTGCTCACAACGGCCGTGTCACCCACCGCCATGCCCAGGGTGTTTGCCACCTTCAGCTCCAACCCCTTGAGCGCCAGAACCGGGAGGTTGGCGTCCGTGGTGAAAGTGCTGCTGACAGCGAACTGGAACGTGGCATTGACCCCGGTGGGGTAGTTCACCCAGGGGCCGGTCGGGTTGCTGCTGTAGCCACGGGGAAGCACAGTGAACGTGAGTCCCGTGACAGAATCCCGGTAGGTCTGGCCAACCACACCGTCAGATCCAGTGCCGTTGTTCAGGACGGAGTCATTGGCAGAGCCAGATCCGTTCGGCTGGTTCGACACGACGAAGAACCCGTCGATGCCCGCCTCACCGACCGCACCGTCCAGGCTCTCAGCGTTGACCCCCGTTCCCGGAGCCAGCCAGGAGTCCGTGACCACCGAAGCCACCGTCGGGTCACGCAGCTCGACGATGGAGCTGGTACCCAGGGACTGGCTCAAGAGGAACAGGAAATCGTTCCCAGCAGAGTCCTCAATCACCGAGGCCATCCCGAGCGTGGCGAACATCTCGTTTGGATTCGGATTGACTGCCGTGAAGTCGAGTGCCCAGGTGGCGAACGTGCTGTGGCGGTTCTCATTCAGGGCCGACACCAGGGTACGGGCATCGGGCAGCTCCCGCTGGGAGAGATCTCCCACCGTGAGCCCGAGAACGCTGGCAGCGGAGCCACCCGTGACCTCAACCTTGGAGAATACGTCGTACCGGGCCGATGTGAGGCCAAGACCCGCACCAACCTGGTAGACGATGCCGTTGGCGAACACTGCGGCGGCCGAGGCGCCGAACACCGTCGTAGCGGCGGCGATAGCGTCAATGATCTGGTCAAGCACCGAACCGTTGCTCGTCCCCGAAGCAGGGCCGAGGTCCGTCGCCGTGCCAGCCGCCGAAGAGGTGAACTGGACAGTGATCGGGATGCCGTCGATGTTGATGACCAGCTCGTCGTTCGCCGCCTGGGAACCCGTTCCGTCGTAGAACACGACCTCGGGCTCAGATGTGGCAATGTCCTGGCCGCCCGTGAAACCGACCTGGCTCTCCAGGTAGGCAGGAACCACGGTGGAAGGACCACCCGCACCAAAGTCTCCTGTGGAGAGAGAGAAGCGGTCGAGAGCCGTACCCGCTCCCACCCGAAGCTCCATCTGGGCGACTTCGGACTGGGAAAGATCCCCACCAACCACCGACGGGATCAGGCGGTTGCGGAGGATAACCCGGTCGTACAGAGCACCGGATGCCCCGGCCACCGAGATGGTCTTCATCACGTCGCCAGCACACACGACGTGGGCCTGGCCTCCGCCTACGGCTGCCGCCGTCGAGAACCCCAACAGCTTGGCGAGGCTGTCGGCATCGGCAATGCCGTTGTTGATGAAGGTGAAGAACGCTTGGGCATCATCACCCGCAGCCCGGCATTTGACCACGATGCGGCCGGAAGAGTCAGCCTCGACCACGAAGCCGGCACCGTCGAAGGCTGCTGCCGCCCCAACCCATCCCCCTGCCCCGTTCAAAGCAGCCTGTAGAGCAGCGGCGAGCGCTGCCGGACTGGTGTAAGGGCCAGCGGCCAAAGAGATAACCGCCGATGTGTAGGTACCTGCGGAATCTCCCGTGTACACGAAACGGATGTCCGAGAAGGCCGTCAGATCCACCGGGCCGTCGATGACGGTGGCTCCCTTGTACTGAGCCATCGTGTCCGGATTGTACAGGCGCATCCCGGACCCGCCACCCACGTCCGACGCTGCTCCGGTCCAGGCTGCCACAGTGGCGATTCGGGTGGTCGAGTTGTAGTCCGTGATCGTGCGGACATCGCCCGCACCCGCAGCCATCGCCGGGATGAGGCTCACGTCACCGACCACGACATTCCAGCCAACGAAATACCCGTTGATGCTGCTACCGGGAACCGAGGCTGGCACCCGGAACGTGGTGGCCGAGCCACCAGCATCCGAGGTGAACTGCACACCGTTGGCAGCCTCATTCACCGAGTCGTCCAGATCGGACACGTCGGAAGCCGTCTGAGCCGGGATGATGACCGGAATCTCGACCCCGTCGATGTAAAGGATCAGGTCCTCGTCGGTCGCCAGGGTGTAGCTCTGACCAAGGGTAGCTCCGGTGCCACCGTCGTAGTTGATCTCACCGCTGACCAAGTTCGCTGGGACACCGCCACCGTGGGTGGTCGGGTCGAGCAGGCTGATACCGGCCAGGCCAGCGTCCAGCTCCGTATTGTCCAGACGGATGCGAACCTGGTCCGACTCATTCGGGATGAACTCGTAGGGGCCGTACCCCGGAACCGAGTACATCGCCTGAGTGGCGTCCTTGGACTCGAACTGGACCGTCACCACCTCGTTGATGGGGCCAGTGAACTCGTCGCCGGACAACCCCTCGAACCGGGCATCGGGAGTCAGCTCGGAACCGCTGGGCCACTCCAGGGTCACTCCCGTGAGGGAGCTTCCCTTAGTCGTCGTGGAGAACGCAGCGTTGTAGATGGAGTCCCCGGCCTCATCGGTGATGGTGTACTGGCCCGTGCCACTGGCACCGATGAGGCGGGCAGTGAGGGTGAATTCCCCATCGGTCAGGGTGTTGTAGTAGAACGAGGCGTAGACCGTGGCACCCGTCGGGACGGACTCGGCTAGCTCGATGATGTTCCCCTCGACCTTGGTCACCGTAACGGCACCCCGGTCCAGAGCGTCTTGGACGCTGTAGCCCCAAAAGGCGTTGACCACGTCAGGCCGGTTGGTCGGGAGGTCGATGCGGCCGTTGGAGACCGTCTGGAACAGGCTGGTACCCAGAGGGGTGTTCCGACCATTACCCAGGGTCGGGGAGAACGGCAAGGTGAATTGGGTCTTGCTCTCGAAAGCGGAACCTCCGGAGGACAGAACCACCGGGGAGCAAGGGCTCATGAAGGTCTTGTCATCGACCAGCGTACCGCTGACCTGGGTCTCGTTGAACAGCTCAGAGCCCGAACTAGTGGTGTCCGCCTCGACCGTCCAGGCCGTACCCCAGAGGATCTTGTCGTCCTTCAAGACGAAGTCGGAACCCTGGTTGAACCCAACACCGTCGGGGACCTCACCAAGAGAGGTGACATCGACCACATTGTTGTGGGCAAGGTAGTCGAACGTGTTCTGCCAGGAGTTGAACCAGTAGGACACAAGGACCGTGGCGCCCACCTTCGGGGCCGTGGGCAGGGTGACCGCCCGAGTCGTCCCATCCACGCTGGTCGGAATGACCTGAGTGCCGTTCACAAGAACCGTTACCTTCGAGGTGTCGGTCGTGGTGACGCCGCCATTGGTGCCGTCCACGATGGGTCCTTGGAACGTATAGAACGTCTTCCGCCGACTGGTGGTCTGACCGCTCAGGAGACCGAGAGCGGAGTTGGCCGAACCGGCCCCCACCGTCACGTCGTTGGTCGCTGTCAGGCTCAGGGCACTGTGGCCGAACTGGTTCAGGAACGTGCTGGCCGTCAGGGTGCCCAGAGCTGCCGAACTGATCAGGTTGGCTACCTGCTTCATGGTATACGTGCCGGGGCTCAGCACAGATGTGTACTCCGTGCCGTCCACCGTCACGACGAACTCATTGTTGCCCGGGGTTACCACAGCACCGTTGGCATCAAGAGCATCCGCCCGCAGAATCACCGTCTCGGTACCCGGGGTTTGGGCATTTACGTCCTGGATGCCGGAGATGGCCCGGATGAGAGCCGGGTCCACGGACACCTGATCGGACAGATCGTCCGTGATGTAGGTGTCGGTTCGGTTGAAGTAGTAGGTGACCCGCACGTCGGCATCGGCTGCCGGGGCCTGGGCCAACTCGACAATGCCCGTCAGGCCGTTCACCGACAGCACCACGATGGGGGTGCCGTTGATGGTGACAGAGACATCGGAGCGGCTGTAGGACACCGTCCCAGTACCGTCTCCGGTCACGATGGGCAGCTCACGGACCTTCAGCTTGGTGCGGACCCCGTCCCAGTTACCGACAGTCACGGCTCCCGCAGAGGAGATGGAGACCACGGCTCGGCCAGTGGCGTCCTCCTTGACACGTCGCTGGTCGATGTCAGCCGAAGACCCACGGACCACTTCCAGATTCCGCTGAATCAGGAACTCATTGCCTTCACCAATGAAAACGGGGATTTTGAGGGTGTCGAGATTGCCCGCAATGGGGTTCTCGTACAGAGTTCGGGTGTACACGCTCGGAGGGGCGTACTGCTCGCCGGGGAAAGCCATCTTCGTACCTCTCTTCAAGGTGGTCAGTTTTCCAGCTCAAAAAAGCATCCGTTGTGCTTGCCGCATTTCGCCTCCCTTTGGGGGGAGGTAACCGGAAAGTTCTTCCGGAGCCCGAGTTGCGCTTATCTTTGCTGGCTATCTGACCACCGCAAAGCGGGGATGGCTTTCAGGGGCTATTTGCCCTCTGCTGATAAGCCGGGGGTATAGGCGTCCTACCGACTCACCCCTCTTTCACCTCACCCAGCCCTGCTTGCATGGCCCGGCTATTGATGCGGTTCGCCCTCACGGCGAATCCTTTCTCATCTGGGGTGATAGTTCTGTACTGCCCGTCAGGGTCTCTGGAGATCAAACGAGGGTCGACTCCTTCCCGAATGAGCTTCCTCTTGTCAGCCTGGCGCTTCTCAATAACTGCCATGCTCTGTTCGGCGCTCTTGCCGATGACCCGGTCGATGTGGGTATCCAAGTCATGAATGCCCGTATTCTGTGGCCCCGGTCCGTTCACGGCCTTGTTGAACCTCCCGCTCACCGTCGCCGGCATCATGCGGGGCGCCAACTCACCGCAGTCGGGGCACTTCTGAGGCTCAGCCGCTTTGGATGCTTTGTTGGATGCTGGGAACTGCACGCCGCAGTCACACTGATAGCGGTACGAAGGCATCTGGTCTCCCTAAGCCATGTCACGTTTCACCGTACCCGAAATCGTGCTTGATCTTCTCCACGTCAAGGTGCAGTCCCCCATCCCACACCAGATACCGCTTGCCCAGGAGAAACAGAAGTCGGGCAGCCAATGCGGCTGGCAAAAGGGTGAACGTCCCAAACCCAAACGAGTTCATCAAGAACCCGATGGCACTACCTGGCAGGGAAGACAACAGATCAGACAGGGACAATGCGCCTGTGAGGGCATCCGTCAGCGAGTGGATATCCCACTCGAACTCCGTCACGTTCATCCAGATCCAAATGTAAACGGCAAGCATCAACACCCTGGACATGGCTGGAGCGTACTTCCGCAGCCAGTGATCGAACTGGTCTACCTTAGGCTTGACCGACGACTGCACCCACTTCTTGAATCCCGGCAGCTTGTCCATCCATTGGGAGATGAGGCTGTTGACGCTCAGTAGCTTGGATTCTTCCAACGTGAACAGCTTAAGGGGGAAGGTGCTGAACATCTTCCCCACCGCCTTGCGAAGGGCCTGATACCCCTGCTTCGCCAGGTCCTTGATGGCCCCGGGCAGCTCCAAAAGGGACTTGATCCCCAGCCTGTCCTTGAAGGCCTCCCAGAGCTTCTTGCTCTTGGAGAACACCTTGCCAAGCTGCTGGAGCTTCTGACGAATATTCCCGAAGGCCACCTTGCCGTGAGGGAGGAGGAACTCCCCGAACGCTTCCAGAACCTCGGGGGTGATCTCCTGGAAGTGGGCCGTCTTGGCACCTACGGAGGAAATACTGTGATGAGCCTCCCGGGCGGCCATTCGGATCGTGAATCGAACCGCCAGGCGCTGGGCATCTCTCATGAGGGTATCGTTCATCTGACTCACCGAATCAGGGCGTAGCCCTTACCGACCTGGTAGTAAGGGTCCCGGACTGTGCTTAGACCCAGATGGGTCATGGCCTTGATGTTGCCTTCCTGCCCTACCAGTTCCTCATCCGAGAGCCCGGCGATGTAATTGGCCTGCTCCAGGGTAAGAGGGGTGACCTGGCGAAGGTTGACGTTCAGCGGGACGTAGGCAGCCCACTCCGTCTCCACTGTGAGTGAGAAGCTGGAGTTGAAGATGTAGTCTTCCCCCTGCTCATCATAAATCTCTTCGGACTCCCCCCCGATGGAGATGTTCATGATCTCCAGCCCCTCCGTGGAGAGCTGCCCCCTAGCGGCGCCGAACAAATACATGACGGAGTTGTCCGCAATCTCCCGCTGGTCAAACACGTCCCGGGCGAACACCTCGAAGTCCATCGTCATCTCCCACCGGCCCCCGTACTCCAGGGCGGAGGGCCGTCGGGTCGTCTCCACTACAACGGCGAGCTGGTCCCCATTGAACACCCTCCTCCCGAAAGCCAGGACTACCCCTGGAATGGCCGTGTTGTTGGCATGCCTCTCGATGATTCGGTGGGGCCCCGTGCTTTCAGTCACATAACGGTAGTCTGCCTGGAGCCACCTGCCCCCCGACAGAGGGGTAGTCAGGTTGATGACACCCGTGGGCGATCCCGAGTCGGGGTCCGTCTCCAAAGTATAGTTGGACCCCTCCACCATCATGTACCGGGCGGGCATCTCGAATAGCCGGAGAGTCCCAGCCACAGGGGAATTTGCAAGGACTCCCGTGGTGGTGTCCGATAGCATGACCTGTTCGTGGTACACGTTCAGGAGGGGGTCCACATAGAAGACCATGTTCCCGTCTTCCTCCATCACGTCCAGGTAGTAAACCCCAGGAGGACTGGGAAACACCCCGCCGTTTCTCTGGATCTCCCGGATGTCCTCCCGAACCCACTCCACCGAGTACCCCGGCTTGTTGTTCACCTTAGCCCAGTGGCAATGGCTGTACACAACCCCCCGATAGTTGTCGGCCGAGAGAGGGATATGGCTTCCACCACCCGACTTGACCACGATCCCCCGCTGGGGACGATCCTTGAAGCTGTACTTTCCCTGGATGTTGTCGGGCAAGTCTGAAAACTTCGGGTGGGTCAGCCAGTACCTTCGCAGCTCCTGAATGAAGCGGCGGGTTAGGTAGTCGGTTAGCTGGAAAAACATGGTTGCCTCCACGGGTCCTACTACGGGACCTGCGATAGGCTACCCACCGGGAAGGAGGCGCAGAAGCCCTCGGCCGTCGAACAGTTCGAGTCGGCCAGTAGGGGTTCGGATCAAGTCCCATGCCACTCTCTGAGGAACCCGGGCTTGGGCAATACGGTTTGCCTGGGGGGTGACTAAGGGGTTCAGGAAGATCCCCCCCCAGTCAGGGGGCTTGATCTTGGATATGGGGATCAGATGCCAGACATAGTCCGCCACGAGGAACCCCAGATATCTCCGTTTGGGGTCATCGTAAGATCTCAGCCAAGCTCCCTTACGGAGGGCCACCTCGGCTCTCCTAAGCCACCCGCCCAGAGACCTGGAAACTACCTCCCTCACTTACTGCCCCTTCACAATGTACGGAAACACTGCGACAGGGAGGGACTCAGACACTTTGTCGGCATACTTCCCCAACACCTGGTGACCCCCCACGAGAATACACTTCTGGCCCAGCCCCACCAACTCGATCTGGCCTTCAGGGAGATAGGCCACCCGGTCACCGGGGACATAGGGCATGGGGATCACCTTGCCATTCTCGAACACCCGTCCCTCCCCCACCCCCAGTACGAGACCAACCTCATACTCCCGAGGAAGGTTGCTTCCAGGCATGAGGATACTCCGATCGTCCTTCATGTCGGGGACGACCACAAGGCGATTTCCGGTGGGAATGAACTGCATGGGGTTCAAGCTCCTTGGTGAGATGTGTCAGTCCTCTTCGTGCTCGATGATGGCCTGGGTCAGCATCCCGTTCGCAACCGCATTCATGGGATCGGAGGCGTGCCGGATCTCAGACACCTGGACGGGGAATCTCTTCCGTCGCTTATCGAACTCCCGCTCAAAGAGCTGGAGGAAATTACCCGCCATGCTCGTACCCCCGGAGACCACCAGAGGGATGGGAGTGGGCAACTCGAACTGCCCCTTGATATCCTTGAAACGCTTGGCGATCTCGTCGAGGGCGTAGCGGATCAGCTCCTTGTAATAGAAGGTAATCGCTTCCTGCTCCCTCCCCTGAGGATTCAGAAGGTCCACCCCCGCCTCCTTGATGGCACAGATACGGGCCTGGGTGGACCCCACCGACCCGGCGACCCCAGAATCGATCCAATCCCCACCACGAGCCACCGAGAAAGACAGCCCTTCGATGGTGTTGATGGCGAGAGCCACGTTGGTCATCCCTGAGCCGAAGCTCAGAGCGATTCCGCTGAACCCGTTCTTAGCGCACTCCGAGAACACAATCGCCATCGCCTCGTTGCTAGGCCAGGGGGTGTAGCCGCATTCCTCGACGATCCTCTCAAAGACCCCCTTGTGGTAGATCACGTCCTTCTGGGGACGGTCGACAGGGGCTGCGGGGACCGAGAAGTAGCAGTGCTCCCCGGTGATTCTGGGGGGCCCCAGGATCTGCCTGATCATCATCCCGAGAACTTCCAGAGCCTCGATCTCACCGGCAGCCACCAAACCTGCTTCGAGGGGCCGCCGGGCCTCTTTGCCGAAAACGTTGGCGGTCTCCATCGCAGCATCTCCCAGCAGGAGCACGTCATCTTCTCGCTCAACGAAGCTGGTCCCCGACAGCTTGAGCATCTTCTTGGCGGACGGGGGAAGATCCAGAAAGGCATCCCGCATCCGATTGTGCTCCACCCCGTTGGGGGTCCTGCGAGCCGCCACCAAGTTCATAGTGCCGATGTCGAGCCCTACCCCATGGGGAGCCTGAGTCGTTGCTTCTTTCTTTGTGGGTGCCATCTGGGGGTCTCCTATTCCTTGCCCGTCTTACTCTTCCGGGCCGCTTTAAGTGCCGCCGCAGCGTCGGCCACCCCGGTGCCCTTCGCTTCGGACCTCTTGACCTTAATGTCCCCCTTCACATCCGCCGACACGAGCTTGTCGGGGATGAACACAGGGGTGGGCTCATCCTGGATCGTACCCGAGGATTCCACCGACGTTCGAGGTACTGGAGAGCCAGCCACCTGCATGTTCGCCAGGGCGGCCAAGAGCCGGGACTCCATCCCTGCAAGCTGCACATGGACCTCTGCGGCTACCTCTTCCCTGGTGAGGCCTGGGGGGATCTTCTCCTCCAGTACCTGAGCCACCACTTGTGGGATCACCTGGATGAGCGCCGGAGGGGGGCTCGTGTGTGAAGTAGAAGGTGAAGCTAGGGGTTGGGGCAAAGGATTCTGGACCACGGGAGACACCCGGGGTCTCCGGGGAAGAGTTCTCCGCTCCTCAAACCTCTTGACGGGCCTAACGGAGACTGCCCCATTCTGACGAGCCCGGTGAAGATCCATTGATGCCTGAGCTTCCGCATAGGGGATGTACTGCTTGTCTCCCCGGTCGAGGGTCAGGCCCAGATCTGGCAGCTCGATGTGTCGGCAAACGCCGGTGATTTCGGCTTCGATCATTTGGTCGGATCCCCCTTGGCCAGATGCCGGACAATCTCCTCCACCAGTCTGCTCACGCACCTTTTCCTCCCCTTACGGATCGCCCTCTGCACGAAGGTAAACTTGGCGATACCCGGGTGAATCCAGGCGTCCTGTGTCTCGAAGGGGGCGAATCGGAGGATAACCCCTCCCCCCTTCTGCTTTAGGGGGACGATCAAAGGCAAACGCTCACCCTTGGATACCTTTCCCGACTTCTTCATACCCCTACGGCGTTCCCCGGGGGTCAGGTTGAACCGCTCAGGGTGCTCTTCTTTGTATTCCTGAGTCATCCAGGTCATTTTTCGGCTGGGGATGTCCCCAGAGGTCAGCTCTGGCATCCCATACCAGCTCGACTTGATGTCAATGGTGCTCTTACCCACGATGCGGAAACTCCAGGACTCCGCAAAATCGGGCCCCCCCTTCGGATCACGGACGGACCACCCCCTCTTGGCGAAGTCCTTGAGACCTTCCTCTATGATGGTCTCGATGAGGCACTTCGCCAGATCTTCCAGCACCTCCCGGGAGATTGGAATCTTGGACATCTCCGACCAAGGTTTCCCATAGACACTCCGCACTCGACGGATATCACCCATGCGTCACCACACCGCTTCTTTCAGGTAACCCAAGCGGCCCCGCAAGTAGATGAAACGAAGCAAGGAGAACCCTATGCAGAACCTGACTGTGAGCGCCGTAAAGAACTTTTACCGCAACCCGAAAACCTCCGCCTTGCGGGTTGCCGTTTTGGCGGCCCGGGAAATCGCCGCCGAGCGGAGGACCCATGTCGATGGGTACATCAAACCGCTCTTGGCGGTGATGGACCTGCGGGACACGAAGGGAGAGCAGATTCTCGACACCAAGTGGCTCTTCCTCTGCGAGGATGAGGACGCCTGCACCGCATTCTACGCCGCCTGCGACGTGGCCCATCGGGAACACGGGTTCCATCTGGAACCTGGCTACTGCCCCGCCCTCGTGGCGGAGAGCAACGCCATCAACGCCGAGAACGCCCTCATCGAAGCGGCCTCCGCCCACTTCGAGGTGGACTTCACTCGCCTCTTCAAGCTGGAACAACGACGTCAGCTCTTGGACCTCCTAGTCAACGGCGTCTACTGAGCTGCCTCAGTAGGACGTGTTCTCCCAGACCTTGGTTCGACCCCTCTTCTCGGTATTCTCGGGAACGCTGCCTTTCTCGCTCTGAAGAGGGGTCTCGGCGGGATCATCTGCCCCCTCAGGATAGCTCGGACCTGCCCAACCCTCATCCTGGTCATAGGACCTCTCCCCAGTGACGGGCATCCTCGGGTAGATAGGGGCCTCCTGGCTAGGAAGAGGCCGGGTCTCCGGCCAGGCCAGATCTTCGGTGCCGTCGATAGGCACCCGGTAACGAATGTCGCCTTCGCTGAAGTAGCCAATGTTGAAATGTTGCTGAAGCATATTGCCCCGATGCGTCGGCCTGCGGACAGCACCAACACTGTACCTCTCGTTGGTCTGCTTCACGATGAAGTCCCGCTGGGTGATCAGCGGGGTAGGCCCCATCCAAACCTCGTAGGTATGCTCCTTACGACGGCCGTACATGGTCTGTGTGATTCGGCGCTCAGCGTCATCCGGGGCGATGATAATGTCGAAAGGACCGTCGTAACCACCAACGAAGCCTGTGCCATAGCAAATAAGGCAGTTGTTTTGTGGCTGGCTGTGGTACTCCAAGCTCCTGGGGTCCAGGGTGCAATCACAGGGGATCCCGCTGTGCTTGCGAATGAACAGCTTCACCCTCTCTCCACCCTGCTGGAGAATCCAGTGGTTCCGCCGGACCGCCTCTTCCCAAATCCAGTCGATGCTCTCCACCTCAGCCGTGGATAGAGGACGACTCTGACTTAGAGGGGTTTCGCTGTACCCCGAGGGGGTCTCGGAATCGAGAACCACTGTGGTCAACCTGTACCAGATGAACCTATCGAGCCCTGAGACGTTGTAGTTCCGGAACGTCCAGTATTCGACCTCGACCACGGAGTCTTCAGTGGGGATGAGAGCGTTTACCGCCGACTCCGTCCCCACATCGAACTGGGCCTGGTTGATGAGGGTCACCTCACCAGAACGCCCGAAGACGTCACCCACAGGAACCTCAACCCCGTCGATGTACAGAGTCACATCGTCCGGGGCATTTCCGTACACGGGAGCAGCACTATAGATGCTGTCCGTCCCCCTCTTGGCGATCCTCTTCTGAGTGCGGAACTGGAACTTTCGGTCGTTAGGCTTGTCACCCCTGAACACCCAGTCTTGGTTCCAGCGGACGGTCTCCCGGACAGGAATGATGTCGGTCTTGTCCTGGTAGTAGCACGAGCCGATGGGGTACTCGTTGATCCGGTAGAAAGGGCCACGGTCGGAGCTGTCAGAGCGGTAGATGTTCACCCCCACCACATGGTAGGCGGTGTTGCCGGACAGGAGGGCAGGATTTTCCCACCGGATGTCGTGGATACCCGGTGTGAACATGGACACGGCGGCCCCGTTCGTGGGTGGGAGTGGGTACCCCCCCGAACCGAATCCTGATCCCACACCCAACGGGTCCCATCCGGCCGTCATCTACCTCACTCCCCGCCGAGGGACCCCGGGAAGGGAGCCACGTTGGGGACCACCTGGACCTTGTTGTCCGGGGTGATCCTCCACGGGGTGCCCCTCTCAATCCCACAACGCTGTGCAATCCCGTCCATAACTTCCTGCCCCTTGGCCTCGATGGCGCCGATACGCCCGAGCAGAGAGGCCTTCTTCACTTCGAGCTGGCCGATATGGTTGTAGACGGCGTTGGCCTGAGCCTGAAGTTGCTGGAGCTGGACCATCTCAGCCGGGGCCAGTTCGCCCACAAAACCCTCGGCCACCTTGTTCTCGTCGGTGGTTTCGGGGGCCTGCTGTGCGGTCTTGTTCTCTTCAAGCATGATGTTTCCCCATCTCAGTTACCCCCGCAACATGCGGGATGCCCCGACTGTACCCACCGGCTACACGTCCTGAACCTCATCCTCCACCTTCCTCTTGAGGGCGGTGAGAAAATTCATCAAGTGAACCCCCAACCAAGACTGGAGGGTCAGCCGGCGGGCGGGGGTAATCCTGGTAGGGTGCCGGTAGAAAGAATAGTACACCACCCCATCCTGATCCACGTACTTGTAGACCCGACGACCAACGACTGCCGCTTCCAGGATGCGCCGCTCCTCGCTCATTTCCTGGTCTTTGCTCTGCACCACATCCTCCATCTCCGAGCCTCCTTCTTATCCTGGGGTGTGGCCTCCTTGAAACAGCCCGACCACCCGTACCGGAGGGCAGCCTGGTCCAAGGACATTCGGTGCCTCTCCAGGAGTTGTCTCTTGATGCCCTCCAGGTCACCGTTCATCCTGGTGACCCGCTTGCTCGACCTCTTGATCACCTTCCGCTGAACCCTCAGCTCGTCCAAAGGAACCCCTTGAAGCTGCAAGGAGGAAGCGGGCTCGGAAGACTCCACTTCCACCACAACGATGGGATCTGCGGGGGCTGGCACTGGGGCAGATGCCGCTTCTTCGTTGGGGTTCCCTGGGGGGGAAGAAGAGCTTGGGGTATCTGCCGCCACGCACCCCCCAAGGAACAGGAGAGCCAGGAGGCTACTGGCCACCTCTCTCCCGAAGAAGCTCTTTGATTTCCCGGATGTTGGCCTCGACGCCATTGAACTTTTCCTCCATGCGGAACAGCGTTTTTGAGTTCTGGCGAACCTCGGTGACCACGTCAGCCGCCTCCGCCTGATCATCTTCCAGAACTGCCAACCTTACCTCCAGGCTCACTGCCCAGATCATAAGGGGGACGACAAGGGCCGAGAGGATCTTGAAGACCCACTCCCAGGTATTGCTGGTGGATTCGTCTGCCATTCCGTCCTCCTTTCACGGCGGGGGCTCTTTTATCTGAAGTCGGAGTATAGTCAGAAGAACGCAACCGCTAGGATAAGACCAATGGCACTGCCACCCCACCTCCAAAAGTTCATGGACACCCCCATCCCCGTGCTCGATGACGGCCACGTTCAGCTTGTGGACGTGATGGGGGACGACATGACCATCGTGAATGCTGCCCGGGTCAGCTACGGCGCCGGGACCAAACGGGTCTCTCAGGACCGGCACCTCATCCGGTACCTCATGCGGCACCGGCATACCACCCCCTTAGAAATGTGCTCGATCACCTTCCGTGTTAGAGTCCCGATGGACACCTGGCGGCAGTGGATCCGGCATCGCACGGCGTCCGTGAACGAGTACAGCACCCGCTACTCCGAGGCCATCGGCAGTGCCCAGCATGTCACCGAGTGGCGTGCTCAGGCTACCAACAACAAACAAGGGTCCTCGGGGGTCATCACCGAATGGCCTACCGACGACGTGGGCGTCGGAACCTCCTGGCACGAGCAGTTCCCAGGCACAGACAACTACGAGAACCCCGGCCAGTACCTCTCCGAACGGGAGGCCGCCCTGCACAAGCTGGCCCGTGAGGTATACGAAGAGCGCCTGGCTTTCGGCGTCTCCCGGGAGGTGGCCCGCAAAGACCTGCCGCTGAGCACCTACACTGAAGCGTGGTGGAAGATGGACCTCCACAACCTCTTCCACTTCCTCCGCCTCCGTTTGGACCCCCATGCCCAGCAGGAGATCCGGGAGTACGCCAGTGCCATCGCCCAGATTGTGCAGTCGTGGGTGCCTTGGGCTTGGGAGGCATTCGAGGACTACCAGCTCAACGGCCTGTACCTCACCCGCTTCGAGGTGGCAGGTCTGAAGGCCCTGCTTTCCGAGCTGGGCAACCTGTCGGGCGGTGATACCGAGGCTGCCACCCTCATGGCGCTCAAAGGTTCGGGTCTGCCCAAGGGCCGGGAGAAGCAGGAGTTCCAGGATAAACTGGTCAAACTCCTGCCCTGTGTCAGACGTGTTTCAACGAGTACCTGAACAACCGCCTCACTTCCTGCCCCCACCTCAAAATCACTTCCCTGCGGGACACCGCCCGAAGCAACGCCAAATCCCGTAAGGTCCCTTTCGACATCCCCCAAGGATCATCTGCACTGCTTGTGGGATTCCCAGGAAGGGCGGATACCTCCGTCAGCCTTGATCGCAAGATCCCCGAGCTTGGGTATGTTGAGGGGAATGTGGTGCTGGCCTGCTGGGCCTTCAACCGCATGAGGCAAGATTTCAAACTTGATGTTCTGGTGAACTGCCGCCGGTTCCTCGATCGGCATGAGGCGGAGCAGTGCAAGGCGGACTACACCTTTACGTGATCCAAAGCGCCACCACGGGTGCCATCAAAATAGGACGGTCCTCTGACCCGGAACGTCGCCTCCGAGACCTCCAAACCGGCTCCCCCTTCCGACTAAAGATCATCCTGGTCATTGAGGGCGGGGGATGGCGGGAGTCCGAACTCCACCAACGGCTTCGGCGCTATCGCTCCCAGGGCACTTACAAAGGGGAATGGTTCATCGAGCCCGCACTGGGAGAACTCCCCAACGACATCTACGAGCGCCTGGACCTCGATGATGTGAACACCTGGTGGGTGACCGATGCGGGGGCCGTTCACTTTCCGGGGCCCCCCCAGAATCAGGGATGGGCGCCCGGTTCGGGATGCCACCACCCCCGATAATCAGCCTATGGATCCCTCCCCAGTAGGCTCTTCAGAAATAAAACGGAGATGAGGCATGAGCACAAACATCAAGGAAATGCGGGCCACCTGGGCTCGGGCGAAGCAGGCTGGCCCGAGGCTCGATCCGCAGACCATCGACACCATCCGCCAGTACACTAACCGCAATCTCCACACCGAAAGCCTCATTCTGGTAGCTGAGATCTTCGGGATGGATAGACTGGCAGAGCAGTACCGGCTCATCCAGAAGTTGGCAGGCACCTTCGGCCACACGCCCTCCGAGTTGATGGACCTCCGCTACCGCATCTCCAAGCCGCTGTACGACAGGGCCCGGAAGACCCCGTTGCCTACTGGAGAAACCCTCGTAGATCTGCTCTGAGCTTTACCTTCCTCGGAAGTTCCCCTAAACCCGCCAGCAGGTAACCGACCCTCTTCGGCAAGTAGTGCTCCAGCAACATGGAGGAACATATGCGCCTGGAGAAGATTGGTTTCTACACACTAAGCGACAGCCGAGCCCACTCGGCCTCGGAAACCTCCCCCTTGATGCGCTGTGAGCTACTGCTCACGGATGCCTGCAATTTCCGATGCCCCTATTGCCGGGGCCTTAAGCCGGACCAGAAGGGCACCCTCCCTCTGAATCAGGCGATGTACACGGTGCAACTCTGGTGTGACCAGGGGCTCCAGAACGTCCGCTTCTCGGGAGGAGAGCCAACCCTGTACAAGGGTCTCCCGGAATTGGTCTCCTACTGCAAGACCCGAGGGGTCAATCGAATCGCCGTCTCCACGAACGGCTCCATGCCCCTCCAGCTCTACAAGGGGCTGATCCGGGCTGGAGTCAACGACTTCTCCATCTCCCTGGATGGGGGCTGCTGCGCTGTGGGCGACGAGATGTCCGGTGGTGTCACCGGCTCCTGGAGCCGAGTGGTTGAGAACATCCGGCAGATCTCCAAGCTCACCTATGTGACGGTAGGCATGGTCTTCACCGAGGCCAACGTAGAGCAGTGCGTCGAAGCGGTCATGTTCGCACGCAGTCTAGGGGTGTCCGATGTGCGAGTCATCCCCTCAGCCCAGTTCAACCAGGCCCTGACGAAACTGGCAGATCTGCCGTCCGAAACCCTGGACACCTTGCCCATTCTAAAGTACCGCATCCAAAACCTACGGGAGGGACGCCACGTCCGGGGGTTTGACGACCACCCGAAGTGCTGGCTGGCCCTCGACGACATGGCGGTAGTCCAGGACAAGCACTACCCCTGCATCATTCACCTTCGTGAGGGCGGAGCCCCCATCGGGACAGTCGGCCCTAACATGAGGACGGAGAGAGCCCTCTGGGTCAGGAACCACGATCCCCACTCCGACCCTATCTGCCGGGCGAACTGCTTGGACGTGTGCCTCGACTACAACCGCAAAGCGGGGGAGGGGCGATGATCTCGGCAGAAAAACTAGGCTGGTCTCCCTTTGCTCGAAAAGGCGGGGAGCAGCAAAACCCATTGGAGAATGGCTGAGCCGGAGACGACATGAAAAGTGCTGATTCGGACATCCTCTACTACGGAAACGGAAGAGGCGGGGCTGCGGTTTCCCTTGATGATGGGATCACCGTCATCGTGGCTACCGGAAGAACCCTCGACCGGACTGGGGTCCCCATGTGGGAGGAGACCGACTTGGAGGACATCGAGGCCCTTCTCACCGAGCCTCAGAAGAAGGCCATCCAGGACTATCGGAATCGTCCCCCGCTGACCCCTCTTCAGGAAATGGCTGAGCGCCTGCGAAGGAAAACGGCTCTCCGACTGCGGAGAGAGAATGCTCAGCCCAACTCGCACACCTACCTGGGGCAGCTCGGGGAGGAAGCCTTGGTAGTGATGTCCGAGGAAGACTGAGTCCACTTCGGGTCCCGCACCCACGGGTGAGAGGGACCTTCTCCCCTACACCACTTCGAGTCGTCTGTGGACCACCTTGTCCTGGCTGTACCCCTTTTCCCCCTCTTCAGAGCCATCTCCGCCTTGAGCGCCTCCGAGCGGTTGGCATAGGGGCCGTACAGCGCCCTAGGCTCCCAGGGCCTGTGCTTGGACGTATACTTCCCGCCCCCCTGGATTTCTCCGTTGTGCTGACGAATTCTCCGAGAGGGATCCGTTGTGGACCCCACGTAATGGAACCCTGGGAGAGGCTTACCCCTCCGATCCACACGGAGTTCCTGACTTTGAATCACGTAAACCCACCAGTTTTTTTCGCTATCCATGTGGTAACTCGGAGATGTCTGCCAGTAGGTAGGGTGAACTAGAGGACCCTATCACAGGAGAAGTCCCATGAGAAGCATGAACCTGATCACCATCACCATCTCCCTCATCCTGGCCTCTTTCCTCGGGGGCTGCCTCGAACCGGAACTGTCCCCCGAGTCCTACAGAACCTTCTCGGAAGGTCCTGCAGACACTACCCCCCCGACCCCTGAGGAGGAGGATCTCGACAACCCAGTGGATGAGCCGGACAGCACGGTTCCCGAAGATCCCTTCAAGTACCCCGACCTTGGGGTATGGCAGCGCCAGCGAGTGCTGTCCTGGGAACCGGGAACCATGGAAGGTTGGAGCCCCGACCTGACAATCCCGGACTGGGCACTCCCGGACCCTGAGGACCCTGAGGACCCTGAGGACCCCGTTCCCAACCCGGTCCTTCCCCCAGCAGTGGATAGCGGGGACAACAACCCCTGCACCTGGGACTCCGGTGACGAACCCCCCGTCCCCCGCAGCGGGTTCGTGAGCGACCAGCCGGGCTCCCTGAGAGACCTGGTGGAGATGGCCGATGGATCCTTCATGTTCACGGGATCGAGTGGATTCGCCGCTGCTACCTACGGGTTCGGCTACCTGAGGGAGTGGGTCTCCGAGTACGAAGGCGACTACGGCGGGGCTATCCTGTCGGAGGGCACAAACCTCGTCAGTCTCGGACGGACCGATGGCGGAGATCTCCAAATCGTCCGGCAGGGTGGATCCGGGGAACTGCTCTCCTCCACAGTGGTGAATGGAGAGAACCTGCACGTCTATGACTCGGTTCCCCACCCCAACGGTTACGTGGTGCTCTACTACCAGGCGGGGACCCAGATGCACTCGGTATCCCTCCTGACCCCGGAGGGAGAGACCATGTGGGAACTTCCCCTGCGGAACGCCCACCAGCTCGTCCAGACAGAGAGGGGGTTCGCCGTGGTAGGGGCCTCCGAGGACTGGCTGTCCACATGGGTTCGGGAATACGACCTCGACGGAACTCTCGTATGGGAAGCCAGCATCGAGATGGGTGGGGTACGCCACCGCCGACTGGCCGTGACAGAGGGTGGGGAGTTCGTGGTGACGACGGCTTCCTACGAAGAAGCCTACGTATCTTTGCTGAGCCATGAGGGCGGTGTCCTCTGGACCTCGGTCCTCCAGTCCCCGTCGGACCAGTCCTACGAGTTCAACGCAGTGGCCGTGGCAGTAGAAGGCATTTACGTGGGGGGACGTCGCTACAACGGGGACAACACCCAGACGGGGGTCCTGTTCCTTCTGGATGCCGAGGGATCCCCCTTGGGTTCCTGGGATCTGGCTTCCCCCAACCCCTACAACGACACATCGGTGCTCGGGATTCACCCTCTCCCGGAAGGTGGGGCAGTAGCCCACGGGGTGTTCGACCACAAGGGGTTCTGGCAAATCGTCAGCCCCCTCGGGTTCTGCACTGAACCCGAGGGTGCCTCCGAATAGCTACCGGGGAATCGAGACAACCCTGCCTGAAGTCTTCCTGGCCTGATACTCTTCGATGGCCTCCACGATGGCTGCTACCAGAGGATGCCGAACCACGTCCCGGGTTCCAAACTCATGCACCCCGATTCCGGGGATATGGGACAGAACGCTCACCATCTCGGACAGCCCCGAAGACTTCCTTTCCAAATCGACCTGGGTCACATCCCCCGTCACGATGCACCGGCTATCCTCCCCCAGGCGGGTCAGAAGCATAGTGAGCTGCTGCCAGGTGCAGTTCTGAGCCTCATCTAGCAGAACGAACGCATTGGAGAGGGTGCGTCCCCGCATGTAAGCCAGAGGAGCGATCTCGATTTTGCCTTCCTTCTTCAGGCGATCTACCCGGGCTTTGCCCATGAGGGTGTTGAGAGCATCGAACAGCGGCTGAAGGTACGGGTTCACCTTCTCATCAAATGTCCCCGGCAGGAAGCCCAGACTCTCGCCGGCCTCAACTGCCGGGCGGGTAAGGATGATCCTCTCCACCTCACCAGTGAGGAACGCATGAATGGCGGCGGCCACCGCCAAGTACGTCTTTCCGGTACCCGCAGGACCGATGCCGAAAACGATGTCATGGTCCCCGATCTTCTCCAGATACTCGGACTGTCCCTCCGTCTTCGGTTCGACGTTGCTGTAGGTGATGGGCTTCCGGCTGCTACGCTTCTTCATGTAGGCATCCATCATTGCGGAGCTAGTCGAGTGGCCCTGGTGTGCCTTCAGACTAATGAAGTTCACCAGATCCGTGACGTACTCCAGGTCATGCTCGGAGCGAGCGTTCAGCACGAGCTTCTTGGACTGAACCCGTATGCGGGTGCCAAGCCGCTGGAGAAAACGAATCGTGGCCCAGTCTGTCCCACAGAACAGGGCCAGTACGGACTCGTCCTGGAATTTGAATACACGCTTGAAGGGGAAAGGTTCGTTCATGGACAGGCCCCCACTCTAGTTCACCCACCTTAGAGTGGATGATAGCGGCCCTACCGAACAGAGAGAAGCCCCGAGAGGACGGAGGGAGTTGCAGGTGGGCGGGAGGTGTCAGCCTGTCATGCCGCTTTGCGATCCACCGTGAAGTGTTCCCCCGTGACGTACACGGTCAGCAGCAGCCCGTTGCCCAGGGGGAAGAAGGTACCCTCCTCCTTCTCCGCCTTGGCGAGCTTGATGTCCGGGAAATCCTGGGAGATCTGCTCCGCCGTCCGGGCCGATGTGGTGAAGCTCTCCGGGAGGAGGCCGGTGGCCCCAACGTAGAACACCAAGGGGCAAACCTTCTGCTGGTAGATGTCCGAGATCGCCCGGTCCACCCTCTTCAGCGTCTCCGCCAGCACCTCAACCTGCTGATCCCGATCGGCCACCGGCTCCCGGATGGCGAACATGAACGCCTTCCGGTCGTCGTAGTCGAGCCCAGCCTCCTGGAGCACGTCGAGGATGTGGCCGTTGTCCTCCAGGCCGAGGAAATCGGCGTAGATGGGGTAAGCCAGGGCGTCCACGGCATCGAGCTTCGTGCGAGACGAGAGCTGCTTGATTCCCCAGATGTTGTTCTTCCCCAGCCACATGTCGAGAGTGGGCTTTTCCACCTTCTCCCGCTTGTCATCCTGGAGGCTCCCGTCTCCGCCTCGAACCAGAGTGAATCTCCTCTGGAGGTAGGCGTTGCCAGAGGCGAGCTTACCGAGGTTCGTGATCTCGGCCGTACCCACCTCGACCCTGTAGGACAGGCGAGTGTCCACCTCTCCCTTGGCGATGGCCTCTTGGAGGTCAGTGTAGGGCACCGTCGAGGGCGGGGAGAAGTACAGGGAAGGGGTCAGATGGTACTGCCCCAGCTCTGCGATCTGGTCCCCCGTCAAGCTGGTGGAGCTGGACTTGAGGACCCCCGACAGGATCTTGCTCAGGACCGTGAACTTCGCCAGCTTGTCGAAGGTGCTGGGCTGGATGTCGAACTCCTGGCTGAAGTCCACCAGCGGCAGGTTCGCCATGTCAATCACCAGCATGGCCGCCGGGTCGAACTCCCCGTCCACCACCCCCAAGGCCTTCAGTGCCCGGAAGGCCCTCTTGTCGGAGGTCTGGATCGGGAGCTTGGTCGTAGTGACCTCCCCGTCCCCGATGAGGGTGTAGTTGCGGAAGTCTTTGAGATCTAGAGGGATGCCGGCCACCTTCTCGATGATGGTGCCGGTCTTCTTCTCCACCAGGTTCACATCCCGGACGAGGCGGATGTTGGCCGTGGCCGTGTTCCGGTTGATCTCCACCGCCGACACCTGGACGAACCCGTCCTTGCCGTTCTTCGGGTGAACATCGTACTTCGGCTCCGTGACCGTACCATCCTCGTTGCGGACCCCGGCGACACGCTTGATGCCCCGGCGCTTGTAGTTCTCCATCATCGTCGGGACGTGAACCCGGATATGGCTGCGGTACTCGTCAATGGTCTGGAGGACCGACAGTGCTGTCGGTCCTTCGAGAGAGAGGCCGTAATTGCCATCCCATCTCCGGGACGTGCCCGGGAGACGATTGAAGAGGGACTGCTCCACCCCCTCGGCCATGGAAGCCACTGCGGTGGCCGTGAGAGCCCTGTAGTGAGCCTTCAGGAGGTCGTCGTCCCTGGCGGAGACCAGGGCGTACTTGGCGACGTTGAAGTTGCCCTCGGAGATGGCAGCACGGGCGTAGGCCAAAGCCAGATCTTCTGGGGCATCCTTCTCGATGGCCTCGTACTGTTCCTGGGTGATCCCGAACAGCCGGTAGACGGTGGCGTCATCGCTCGCCGAAAGCCCACAGACGTTGATGGTTTCGGTCGTCCCGAGGACCTTCCTGCCGCTCTTGCTGACGAAGATGCCGTAGTCTGCGTCCCCCAAGTCCAGCTCAATCGTCGGGCTCATGCTGCCCGTCAGAAGCTGCTGAGTGTCGTAGAACGCCTGGTAGACCTGCTTGATGCTCTTGGCCTGGATGCAGGTACCCGAGAGCTGGTTGGCGATGCCTGCCAGGAGGTTGAAGTCGGACCAGTCTCGGTAGGCGACCGTGTTGACGAACACGTTGGGGTGAGCCTTGAGCTGGCCCACGGCCTCCTGAATGGCCTTGTTCTCTCGGCTGGGAGAGCGGTCGTTGGCGTACCCGTCCGAGTGCAGGGAGATACATGTGATCTCCCCATCGCTGATCAGCTTCTCCGCCGCCGAGAGTCCCTGGCTGATACAGGTGAGCCCACGGACCTGAAGGTTGCGGATCTCTCGGATCTGGGGAGAGTCCACGCCCATCACATCCTCGATGGGGGTCCGCTCGAAGTGAACCCGCACGTCCCCCATCGAACTGTACGTGATGAGGCTAACCTTCAACCCTGGGTTGTTGAACTCGTCGAGAGTCAGCACCTTCTCTACGGTAGCCTTGAGATCCCTGAGATCATGGTACATGGATCCGGACACATCGAAGACGAAAATGTGGTGGCTGGGGGATGATGCCGGAGCCGACTTCGACGTGTCTTTGACCTCGGTCTCGACACGGTAGAATTCGACAGGCTCTCCCTTGAAGTTCCGAAGGGCGAATCGGGTCTGACTCATGGGTACTTCTCCGTTGGGTGTGGTTCCTGGGAGCTTACCCTTTTTTCAAATTTGGTTACCCCCTAGGTAACAACTCTCACATTGAGGGGTAGGGGAACCGCACCCCTAAGGAGGAAAAGAGATGATCAACTTGACTATGCACAAGGCCACCCCAGATCAGAGTGAAGCAGGAGTGACCGACCTTCCAGCCGAAAAGGTCGAGAAGGTCAAGTGCCTCCTCAACTTCCAGAATCTCCCCACATCGGAAGATGTGGAAGAGAGAGCCGCTCGGCTGGCGGAGCTGGCAGCAGAAGAAGGGGCAACCTCTGCCATGATCGGGGGGGCTCCCTTCCTCATGGCACCCCTCGCACAGCATCTGAAGCAGAGCCACATCACGCCCTTCTTCGCCTTCTCCCGACGGGAGGTCGTCGAAGGTGAGGGGGTGAACGGTGAGGTCGTGAAAACCAGCGTGTTCCGGCACGCCGGTTTTGTGGCAGCCTAGTCCCCCCTGTCCCCCCGCCTGAGGAAACTCACCTTGGACAAAAACACCACCCTAATGCGCCTGCTCTCCCGTTTCTGTGTGGATCACGAGGTTGGAGATCACACCTACGTTGTCGGCGGAGCCGTCCGGGACTTCTTGCTGGGGCGCCCTATCAAAGACGTGGACGTGGTCACGGACACCGTCAACGGAGGGCTGACCAGCGAGCTGCTGGCCCAGAGTCTGGCCCAGCAGTTCCAGGGATCTACCATCGTGACCAACAACTACGGGGTCGCCATCCTCACCCTGAGAGGCTGCGTCTACGAGGGGGTATGCCTAGACGGGATGGTCGTCGAAATTGCCAACGCCCGGAAAGAGTCCTATGGGGGGAAGACCGGAAAAGGCTACAAGCCTCACATGGTCGAACCGGCCTCCATTCAGGAGGATGTGGTCCGACGGGAGTTCCGGTTCAACACCCTCCTATGGAGGATGGCCGACATCCAAGAAGGGCCGGTGGCGGCAAGAGTTCTTGACCTGACCGGCATGGGCCTGACGGACATCCGAGAGGGACAGATGGTGTGCCCGACGGACCCCAACAAGGTGTTCACCGACGACCCCACTCGGATGCTCAGGGCGGTCAAGTTCGGCCTACGGCTCGGGTTCAACCTGGGGAGCCTGGAACTGGCCTGCATCCAAACCCACGCCAGGGCGCTGCTGAACGTCCCCCCGAATGCGGTGGCAGTCATCCTGCTGAACGACATCTTCGGGGTGGACGTCCGGGAAGGTCTGAGGATGCTGGAACACATGGAGCTGCTTCCCGTGGTGAGAGAGATGGCGGATACCAACCCAGCCTTTCGCACCACCCTGACCCACTGGGCACGGCCCCGGGTCCATGCCATGCTGGATCTGGTCGAGGTGGGCCGCCTCCCCGTATCCGGGGGTCTGGAGATCATGCTGGGGGAGGAAGGAATGGGGAAGCTACGGCTCGCCGTTCATGAAATGGACGACCCGATGGCTCTGAGATTCGTCGAGGCGCTTCGCCAGCCGGGAAAGGTGATGGACACCCAAAAGGTGGCCATGCAGAGAGGCCTCACGGGGGCTCGGATGGGGGAGATCACGGTGGAAGCCCGGAACCTCCTACTGGAATCACCCAGCCTGTTCCGAGAGGGTCTCACGCAGGCGATGCTCCGGTGAGTCGAGGGTCTTCCGGACCCTCGACTCGCTGGACAACCACCCCATGCTTTTCCAAGTACGACACCCCGTTCTCCCCAGCGTAGCCCCCCTCCACGATGTACACACCCTTGATCCCAGCATGGTGGATCAGCTTCGAGCACATCATGCAGGGCTCTCCCGTCACAATGAGCCAAGCCCCCGCCGTTGCCACCCCTGCGGCTGCGGCGTTGCAAATGACATTCATCTCAGCGTGGTGGCAACCGATCTCCACCCGGGTCCCCGATTTGACACCGGGGTACTTGAAGGCCAGCTCTTGCCGGAACTCTTCCGCAGCTTCGGAGTTGCCGAAACTGAACTCCTGGTCCATCCCCCCGGGGGCCCATCCCCTAAGACGGCCCGTCGGGATGTGCTCAACGAGCCATTCCATAGGAGGATTCGAGACCGGGACCACCCTGGTATCCTTCAGAGGATAGCCGTCCCTCTCGCAGAAATGACCCCCACACAAGGGGCCGTCGGCCCCCCGAGGACCACCGTTGTAGCCGTCCATGAGGATGACGTTCCGCTTGATGTCGAGCAGAAAAGCGCCGAACTTCCTCCGGGGACAGTTACTGGCCTTGGCCAGAGAAAGGCACTGCTCAATGCGGATGGCAAGGTGCTTGGGGTTCATGAGGATATCTCCCGGAGGTCTTGGGGGGTCTACCGACGGCCCTCAGTGGCTTCTACCACCTGCCAAGGCTCGGCCCCTGACAACGAACAGAGGGGCTCCCTTTGAAGGGAAGGGGTCTCCAGCAGGCCATCACACCGCTCGTTCAGGATGAACAGAACCTCTTGGATGTCGATGTTGTGGGCTTTGAGCATTGAGAGCAGGACGAACAGTACGTCCCCCGCCTCTGCAGCAGGAGACGAGTCTCCCTTTCCCCGCAAAGATTCAATGAACTCAGAGACTTCGAGGTGGAGATAGCAACCCCCGTTGCTCCAGTTACGCTCCCACCGATGGTGGATGCAGACGGAGATACACTTCTCGGCCACTTCCTCAACAGTTAGCATAGGTCCTCCAGATGTTCCTGAGGGACATTACTCTCACTGGGGGAAGAGCCGAACCCCCCTGTGGGGCTTGTGGGCGTACTTGTTGGGCTCCTTGTGCATCGGGTGGCCTTGGGGGCCATTCCCCGGCAAAGGGGCCTCCAGCGCCTCCTATGAGGCTGTCCGATGGTTGTCCACCTGGGGATCGTTCGGAACCAGATCCCAGATGCTGCTCACAACCTTCATCCCGCCAGCCCCAAGGCTTCCCGCATCGACGGAGCCCTACGGCCCATCAACTCGGACATCGAGCTGACCACCTTACGGGCGGCACTCTTCACCGGATTGTCCTTAGCCAAGATGGTCTGGAAGACTCCGCTGTTGATCTCATCCACATCGTGGATGGTCAGACCCTCGGGGTCCTCGAACCCCAACGCCGTCCTGGTCACGACCTGAGGAGACTGCGGCTGCGGCTGGGGATAGGGCTCCACCTGGCGGTAACCCTGCCCCTTGGCAGCATCGGCAGCAACGAGTTTTGCACGGTAGTCGGCCACACTGCCGACCCTGTAGGTATCCACTTCCGGGACCGGAATGCGCTTCTCCATTGGGGGATGCCTCCTTGTAAGCACACGCACACCAATGGATTTTCTATAGGCCAATTATTGGCTGGTGTTCCGAACCCCCCGGGATCACAAAACAAAACCGTCGGTCCCGCACCTCAAGGAGAGGCGTATCGGACTTAGGCCTCTTGGGGGAACCCGTCAAGGATCACAGGAAGTTGCGGGGACTGAGAACCCCACGCCCGACATGGGGGCCGAAGGCGGAGCGGATGCCGAGTCCGTACTTAGGCTGCTGAAGCCCTCGGATGTACTTGACTGTCCGAGCCTTAGCCTCGGTAGCCTTGTCGAACTGGGACTCGGCATTCTGCTTCAGAGACTCGTACTTGCTAGACTTTTCAAGAGAGAGGCTCACCCCTCCGATGCTGTAATCGAACTCATCGGCCACCCAATTCAGGGCCACAGCAAACAGGGCATGGACGATGGCCCCCCAAAGAACAGCGGTCTTCCACCCTGCGGTGGCGTTGGTGTTCACCAAGAGGTTGATGTTGCCGACGCTGAACGTGGACGGAGGGAACATGTTCCACCAGTCCAGAGCTGCGTCCAGGTACACCTTCAACTCGGCATCCTCCCAAATCTGACCGAACACCCGGTCGTAGTTCCCCACCCTCCCCGAATGCTCTGGGGGCCGGAAATGGTAAAACTTGTCGGGGCTATTACTGACCACCACCCGACTCCGGTGGAGCACAAAATTGTGCCATTCCTCGGCAGTCATGTCGTACATGAACTGCCTTTTAGGAAGTTCACGCCTTGTTTGGACCGTGGGGGAAATAATACCCCCCATCTCACTCACACCCAGCAGGCATCCACCCGTGGAAAGATTCTGCGCCTCTTCTTTCCGGGTTGGCGTCATAAATACCCGGTGTCCTGCGGTGAGGACGAAAGGACCGAAATCCGTAGTGCCCTCGATGATAGTCTCCCAGGGGACCTCTGCCCGCTGCACATGGACCACCCGCCTCCACTCCACCACCCCCTCCGGGGATACGGACTGGACCCGGAGGGTGCCCTTGAGAAAAGCGGCCCTGAGTTTCTCGCATCCGCCGGTGGACCCGAATTGCAGGATCTCCCACAAATCATCCATGCGGACGACCATATACTCCCCGTCTACGTCCAGCTCTACGGTCTCCTCGCCTCCAACACACTGGTCCCTTAGCAAAACCCGGAGCTTGTCAATCATCTCCTGCTCGGCTGCCGAGTAGTACACCGTAGTCGCTTCTTCATTGGCAGCCACGGAGAACTCCTGGGTCACCGTCTGCTGGGCACTACTGGCATACTGGCGGAAAGTCCATCTGATCCGGTAAGTCCCGCTCTGAGCCGAAGGAGGGACCATGAGAGCTGCCCAGTATTCTCCAACCTGAGGGTTCACCGGAACCCTCTCGGCACTGCCGATCAGAACCTCCACCTCAGGAGGTCCGGGGTCCACATAATACAGGGCGTAGCTGATCTCGTAAGCGTTCACCGGGTTCTCGTTGGAGTCCGCCAGAAACAGGGCAAGGTCCTTACGAGATGTGGTGTAGCCTGGGAAGAACTGGGTTGCCATTGGTCAAGCTCCTGCAGCTTGGCAGCGATCGATAATCGAGGTCACGAAACCCCGGACGACACGAAGGCGGGATAGCACCTCAGCCTTCTCATCGTCAGCCTGGATAAAGTCCAGCAGAAAGTCAGGTCCGTCGGGGAATGCCCGGAAAGAGTTGACATCGACGGTCGGGATCCCCTCTCCGCCGACTACGTTAACCTCTACGTCGATTCGACCTGGCATCCCCTACCTCACATGTGGGTCAGTGCCTTTAGAGTTTGAACTTCCCTGGCGTACAACAAGGGGGAAATTTTCACCTTCTCGGCACGGAACCAGACCCCCTTCAGTTCCTTGACCTCTGGTGTGTTCTCGAAGAGGAACACCTTCCGTCCCCCGAAACCTTCAGGGACGCAGTCCACAAACGGAACATCTGCGACCTTGAGAAAAGCGGCGAAGTACAGGTCTGTCGTCCTGAAACACAGGCTAGGGTCAATCTCAGGCATGATGTTCTCCACCAGCCCATTGGGGGCGGCTTTACCACAAGGAGGCCTATAGTCAGAACACCATACCGACGACAAAGCCCCGAGAACCTGGGGTTCTCGGGGCTTTGAGAGGTGGGGGGAGTCGGGATCAGGGGATGCTGTTGCCCGCCGTGTCGTACACGACGCAGATGGCGGCGTCCCCATCGGCCGGGAGGGTGGCCTTGGTGAAGGGGTTCACCGCTGCGGGGCGGAGGGCCGTGGGGGTCGTCCCGGTGTAAGACCGATTCCTGTTCAGAACCGGAACACCCGTGATGAACCCCGCCAAAACCCCACCTGCGGCCGAGAGGCGCAATGCCTCGGTAACCACGAGCTGGGGCATAGGGCGGTACCCAGCGTCGTCCGAAGTCAGGAAGCCTCCGGAGGCATACACCTGGCTAGCGTAGGTGGAGTTTGCCACCCGACTGGCCCGGGTGGCGGCCGACATGAAGGCGCCCGCCTGGTCGGCCAGGATGGTGTTCGTCCGAAGACGGTACACCTCTCCCGACAGAATCCGCATGATGTCATCCACCGCCCCAAACGACTGGGAGAGAGCCCCCGAACCGTCCAAATCGGTGTTGGCACCTGCCCGGGTCACCAGAAGGGCGTTGATGACAGCAAGGGTCAGATCCGAACCCGCCGCCACCAGAGCCACGATGTCGTCGTACAGGTTGTTGAGCTGAGCCTGATCCAGGGTATCCCCCGCACCACCCGGGTTGACGTGAACTCGGTCACGGAGGTACGCCTTGAGGCCAAACTCAGTGGCCTGGGTGAGGGACGAGTCATTGCCAGCCGGGGCCACCACGTCAGCCGCAGCCAGAGCGGTGATGGTATCGGTGGTGGCAGACCCACTGAGCAAGCCCTCGGCCACGTCCACGGTCTGGTCATCGGCCTCAGCGTCGAAACTGAACTTCAGGTAGCTCGACTGCCCGTTCCCTTCCAGGACGTTGTTCTTCTGGGAGTTGTTGGGGCGAAGGTCGTAGACATACAGCCCCATCCCATTCAGGTCATTCCGCAAAGGAACGATGTAGGCACGATTCACAGCCATCGGACTCTCCTATCAGGCGATGACAGTACCGTCAGCAGCATACACGGTGACAGCCCGGCCCACACCCGTTACCGGAATAGCCGTGCCCCCGATATCAGTGGCCGTCCCACCTGCACCGTAGGTGAACGCCGGGTTCAACCAAGTGTAGGTGGCCGAGGCCAACTCGCTCAGGACCCCATCGAGAGCCGAAAGCTGGAGGGCTCCCGTGTCCACGATGGGGAGAACGAAGTTGTGGTTCACATCCTGGGTACCCGTCTGCACGGGAGCCGTCGAGGAAAGCACACTCCCGACAAAGGGATTGCGTCCACGAACTGGAGCACCGTTAGCAGCGTAAACCGACTCGGGCCGGAGGACATTGGGGGCCGAAGTGAAAAACCCCCGCTGGGTAGCATCGAACGTACCGGCCGCTGCTCGAACCTGAGAGTTGTCCGGCAACTTGAACCGCTCCCCTGCCAAAATGCGGAGGACTTCCCCCACCGTGCCCGTCGAGTTGCCAAGGGTCCCATCGAGATCGGAACCCGCCACACCTGCGGGTGTGTTGATGTGGATGTTGATACGGGCAAGAGTCAATGCCGTACCCGCTGCCACATCTGCCTCGATAAGAGCGGCAATGGCGATAGCTTCTGCCGCCGTCAGGCTCTCATTGCCGCCCGTGTCCTCGACACGGTCGAGCAGATATGCTGACAGCCCGTAGGTGTCCCCGTCCACGTCCAGGGAGGCGCCGCCGCCGGCACCCGCCTGTGTGGCGACGTTACCGTTGACCCCATCCAGGAGGAAGTAGGTCTGGTAGTGGGTCTGTCCAGTGCCATCGTAGATGGCGCTCTTCTGCGATGTGTTGGGCTGGAGATCCAGGACCTGGAGAAGGCTGTCGTCCAGATCGTTTCGGGCCAGCACGATGTATGCACGAGCCATGTTGCAGTCTCCTTCTCAGGCCAGGGTGCCGTCGTTGTTGTAGACGGTTACGATTCGAGTGGGGGTGACTTCCGCTGTGACCGGACCCGGCTGATACCAGGTAGCCTGGAACGGCAAGAGGTCGGAATCCGGGAACAGGGTGACCGAGCCATCCTGAAGAGCAGACAGGTGTCCGTCCAGAAGGCTCTGCTGGAAACTGGAGCCGTCTACGGTGGCCCGGATGGGCTTGTTCTCCACGTTCTCAGTGTCACCCCCACGGGTGATACCCAGACCGGGATGTCGCTTCCAGGGGATGCTTGCCGTGATGACTCCACCGATCATCACGGAGTCGAACACCGTGTTGGCAGAAGTGAAAGCTCCCGCAGCCGTGGTATCCCAATCGAACCCGGACGGGTTCTTGGACGTGCCGGCTGGCACCACGTACCCACGCCCCGCCAGGATCTCCAGAATGTCCAGGACACTGGACGTGCCTGCTCCGGCGACCGAGATACCAGACACACCGACAATGGCATTCATTGCGGCATTCATGTTGGCTGCCGCCAAAGCAGCACCAGCATCCACACGAGCGATGAGGGCTGCCGCCGCTGCGGACAGAAGAGCCGTCGTCCAAGTCTCCATCGTCCGAGCCAGGTGGTCATCGGACAGAATCTCCCGGGCAGCGTCCGTAGAGGTCAGCGTCATGGAACCCGGGGATCCCGTGGTGTCCGCAGTGATGGTAACAGTGTCCGTACCACCATTGGCTGCAGTCACCGTCGAGCCAACCGCTGCCAACAGAACATCCGAGGCGGCATTGTTCAGCGTGGTCGCCAGAGAGCCGGCAGCCAGGACATTGGTCCCCATCTGGATCAGGGATCCCCACTCCTGAGAGGCAGCAACCGGAGCGGCCAACGTCAAAGTGGCGGCGCTCAGGACCAGCTCGGCAGCTTCCGTAGTGGCCATATCGAGCTGGCCCGAGAACCCCGGCAATGTCGCCGTCAGAGTCACCGTGTCCGTGGCAGCCACAGCAGTCATGCTGCCATCCAAGGCACCCGGGGCAGGGCCGGCATAGGCAGCACCGATCAGAGCCTGAGTGGCAACATCGTTCACCGTAGCGGCGATGGACGCAGCAACCTGAACCGAGGGATCCGTCTGGCCCTCGTAATGAGCAGCCGAACCGAACTCCTGAGCGGCAGGGTTCGGATCGGTGTGGGTCATTGCTGCGCCGGAAAGAACAACACGGAGGCCGCCGGTGCTCTCTGCCAAGGTGGCGTCGCCCCAAGCACCCAACACACTGGGGGTCAGGGTGACAGTATCCGTACCACCGCTTGCCCCAGTCAGGGTACCACCAGTGGCGGCGGGGACCAGTGCGTCCAGGGCTGCCGTCAACAGAGCCTGCGTGGCGGCGTCGTTGATGGCCTGCGCCAAGAAACCGGCAGATGCAATGTCACTACCCGCTGTAGCCGAATCCTGGAACACCTGGTTGGGGAAATCGTTTGCGCCGTTGGTCGCCGTGAACAACACCCCAGCGATAGTGATGGTATCTCCGTTCTGGATACCAGCAACCTGGATGGTCCCTGTGGCCGCACCCTCGACGCAGTCAAAAGCGACGAGACCCAGGGTGAGCCGGCCCACCGCAGCAGTCGGATCATTGACGGTGACCGTGCCCTCTGCCGTGTTCTCCACAGCAGTGAAAGCCACCCCCCCAAGAGTGACCAGGTCACCAACAAGAGGTCCGACCATCTGGACGGTCCCCACGGCGGCTTCCGAACCCCCTGGGTCCACCCGATCCGCCAGGTAAGCCGACAGGCCTCGCAGGGAAGCATTCGGGTCGTTCTGGCGCAGAAGGGCTCCGCTGGCGGTCACGATCACAGGATCGTTTTGCACCCGGTTGACGTAGCGGGTCTGTCCCGGCGGGTCCAGGTTGCTGCGTAGACTGGTGTTGGGCACCAGATCTAGAACCTGAAGGGTGCCGTCGGGGATGTCTGTCCTTGCAAGGCAAATGTACGGCATGGTTGATTGCTCTCCGTTTCCGCTTCGGGCGAGCCTCTACTCGCCTATCAGGTCCGGGCGAGCCTCTACTCGCCTATCAGGTCCGGGCTATAGGCTCTCTATCAAACCCCGCCCTTAGCCCCCAGGCCCAGGTTGGCGAGGATGGCGAACGCTGGGTTCCCCCCACCCGTACCACTGGACACGAAAATCTCCTTCACCGAGCCGAAGGTAGTGATCTCTCCCCCTGCGGGGATTTCCACATAGGGCTGGGACCACCCAAAGCTCGCTGCCAGCACAACTCCCCCCGCATCCAAGTTACGAACCGTGATCGAAGTGGTAGGCCGGGGGAGTACCACCACATAGGGGGGGCCGTTCGGGTCCGTCAGCGCCCGGTTGAACTGGTCGGGGGTATCCCCCGAAACCACGCCGAAATCGGGAGATGTCCCCGAGATCACTACAGTCCCCTCTGGCATCCACATGACAGGAAGGTTCGGAATCACCAAAGTGGGGCCCAGTACGGGAAGCCCTACGTTGGCGGGGAGAGCCAAAGCTGCTCCCGAGAGAGTAACTCGGGCACCTGCCGTGTTCTCCGCCAACGTGACCAGCTCCCCGTCCGTGCCGAGCACCGAGGCAGTAATGGTCACCGTGTCCGAAGTCCCTCCTGCGTTATCAGCAGCCACAGTCACCCCAACGGGTACGGCTGCCAGCAACAGAGCCTGGGAAGCGGGATCGTTGATTGCAGCCACCAAACTGGTGGCGGTGGCGGTAGCAGACCCCGAAGCAGCCACATCGTCGAACTGCTGGAGGGCCGGGTTGGCCGGTCCGGGATTCACTGCTGTGAAAGGAACGCCTGCGATAGTGATGATGTCGCCTGCGGCACAACCGCCCAGGATCTGAGCAGTCCCGTCAGCGTACCCCTGAATCACCAGGGGTACCCCGTTCCGGACCTGCTGAACAGCCACGTACATCTGACCATTGGGGGCGGCGATGCCGTACTCCGCCAGGTCAAACAGGGCTCGGGTCGTCCCCCGCATAGACTCGTCGATGACCCCAAAACCCTTACGGCGAAGTCCCGGGCTAATGAACTTCTGTCCCTTGGTGACCTGGAACATCATCTGCCGGTTAGCAATCGTCCCACCTACACCAGAGCCCGCCGGGTTGCCGTACAGGTCGTCGGGGTTGGGGGAGCCCCATACCCGATAAGCCGTGACCTCGGGGTCATTCCAAATCTGGATGTCAATCCGGCGATCCGTTCGCAGGACCAACCCCGCAAATTGGCCCCAAGGACCGATATCGGAGTGGTACAGGCTCATGCGCTCTTCTCCTGCTGGATCTTGCTGTCGTAGGCGCTTGTGTCGTGGCCCTTGGAAGCAGCCAGCCTCTTGGCCTCATCCCAAGAGTCCACCCGCTCCCCCCCGACATTGGGGACCAGGGTCACACCTGGAGCTTCCTTGAGCTTCGCCCGGCCCTTTTCAGACAGGCGACGGTTTTTTTCCGCCATCTGCCCCTTAATCTTCATGTTCTTCCCAATCCAGTTGTCTCCCTTTTGGAGGAAGGCAACCTGCCCCACAACCCGCCTGGCGAGCAAACCGCAGGTGCAAGGCTGGGGGGCAGTGCAGGCGGACCGTTCGACGTTCACTCCGAACGTCTCGCCGCAGGAGCATTTGTACGAGTAGGTCGGCATTCAATTCTCCCCTCGGGTGAAAACCCACCCGCACCGGGTCCTCTTTGCCCGCCCGCTCAAGATGTTGCCCACAGACCTATGCCCCAGACGAGAGGCCTCCTCTCTTACCGAGGCGAACACGTAGATCTCGCACAACCTCACCATCCCGCTCTCCTTCCCTTCAGCTCCATATACCGAGAAACCACCGCCCGAATCGAAACCTCAGGGATGATGTGGATGGCCCACATCTCACCGTTCTGGAGAATATCGGAGAGATACCGAAGACCCCCTTCCTCCACGGACCCTCGGCGTCCCTTCGAGTCTTTCCCAGGCACGTTCCAATCCATTCCGAGGGCGTGGTTCAGTACGGCGAGGGCATGCTGGCACACCCCGTGACGGTGCTCCGGGTCCTTGACCACCGGAACGCTGGCGGTCCCCACCGGCTTCCCATACAGGTACCCAAGGTTCCTTGCCCAATGCTCAGGACCTTGCCACCTCCAATAAGGGCAAGAGCAAGACAGAAACACGTCAGCCTTGGACAGCCTGCGGGCAGTTCCCCTCACCTTCCCCTGAACCTTCACCTGGTGTACCCCGGATTTCCCTGTCACGTTGAACACCCACATCCCGTTTTTGGTGTCCACCCTCTTGAGCTTGACAGGAAGACCCTGGGACTTGCTCCGAATAGTATCGTCCACATTCGCCATGATGTCCGAGATACGGTAGGCCACCTTGGCGAACCTCTTCTCGTCCCTGTTCTGGAAAGAATGGCCCTCGGGAATGACCTTGGCAGAACCTGGGTTGTCTGTGACAGGGGTCAGATTATCGAGGGTCCTCTCACCACGATCCCTCTTCTCCTTCCGGTCCTTCCGGTCCACAGCCCGGTCGAATTTCTGACCCGAGTCATCCTTGCGGTCCTGCTTCTCGTACAGCATCTCGGCCTTGCGGGCGAGTCTTTCGGGCAGGCTGACGGCCACCAGGATGTCCTCGGTATCCTCCAACTCGGGGATGGTCTCGTCAACGTCCTCCTCTTCGTCGTACCCCAGAACCTGATCCAGGTACTCGAAGAAATAGTCATCATCCACTGCCGCCTCATTGAAGAAGTCCTCCAAAGAACGGCTCATGTACATGCTGCCAACGTGGAACGTCACAGACCCGGTGAGGGGAGAAACATCCGTGATGAACCCCCACTGCTGGGTGGGAATGTGGTAGAACTCAACAGGATTGATCAGGGCCTGAGCCTTCTTATCCGGGCTCTTGCTCACCTCTTTCCGGTAGTCTTTGCTCCGTTGTTTGATGCTGCGGGCCCCCCCCGGCCACCTGGTGAACTTGGCGGGTTGATCTCTGCGACGCCGCTGATCCCTCTTGTACTTTCCCCGATTCTTGAAGCGGGTGTACCACTTCCTCATCCGAGTGCGGACCTTTCCCCGGTTCCGCCGGTACCACTTCTGGTAGTACCTCTTGGCCTGCCCACGCTGGTTCCGCTGCCGGTTGGCACCCGGGTACGGGGGGCCGTTGATAGCGGCAGACTTCATCCCCAGCAGCTCCCCGATCTCATCAAACTGCTGCTCTTCCTCGGTGGGCTGCTGGAACACATCGTGAATGCCCACCCCGTCGGAGCCTCGGCAGTAACCCCCCGCCTTCCTGGGGGTGGCGTTGTACTTCCGAAGGACCGCCAAGATCTCTTCCTGCGTCGGCATGATGGAGTCATAGCTCTGACCCTCATCGTCGGCGTAGACTCCCGGACGGCGAGTGTTCATCCCTGGGCCAGTCTGGGCCGGTTGGGGGTCCTGACCTGGGTGTTTGTCCCCAGGCTTTCCCTGAGTCCGGGCCTTGTCCTTGTGGACAGACTTGCCATCCTGCCCCGTGCCACTAGGGCCGGGGGTGTTGAAGTTATGCGGCCCCGTCTTCGTGGTGTTGGTCCACTGGGGGCTGGGGAGGGCCTGGGGCTTCCGCTCATGTTCCCCCGGGGTACTGGACCCAGGAGAGGGATTCGTATCCTTGACGACGGTCTTGACCCCCCCAAGGTCCTGCGTGCGGTATGCCTGTACGACGTTCAGGACTCCGTTGCTCATCACTCGTCCCCCTGCCGCTCCATCCAGGCAGAGGCCACCCGGAACACTGCCTCCGGGTCCGAGCTGCGATTCATGCCCCCGCCAAACGCAGGAGACAGAGCCTCATCCACGAGCTGCTTTTGGGAGAATGGGAGGCGAGCTTCGAGGAAGGTTTCCCCCATTCGGGAAAGGACCAAGGCCGTGCGATCTAGCACTTCCTCCAGAGCGGCCATTCGGGAGGGGGCATCTACGATCATGTCCCCAGCCACCTGGTACAAGTGCTCCTTCTGGTCGGAGTGCTCCACCAGATCCTGTGCCCGGTTGATCAGGTGCCGGAGGCGGTGAGCCTCCAGGCGTGCCTGGGTCACCCCCTCGGTGATCAGTGCCCAGGCAGCCTGAGAACTGGCGGTTTTTGCGATCTTGCTCACGTTGCAGCCCTCCAGTGGCAGACTTCACTCAGGGGCCGCCGATAGGCGAGCAACCGAATTAGCCCTGGAGCTTGGAGACCTCGGAGCGAATACGCTTGACGATACCCGGGGACTCGATAGCGTAGATAGCCTCAAGAATATCCGGAGAGTCGGCGTAGAAATCCACCGCTTCGGACACCCGATTCCGCCAATGCTGCGACTTGTCCCAGGTGCTCACGATCTCCTGGATCGCTGCCTGACGGTCCAGCCTCTGGGGGGCGTTGCCAATCACGACTCCCGGGATGAGAGCCGGAGTAGACACCGCTTGGCTCCCCATCGCCTCACCGATGGAAGTGTCGATGGTGACCTCCAGGTCATCCCCACTCTGGACCGGGAACCGCCTCGCCTGGTTCATGTGGGAAGGGTTCACCCCGTCGTCGATGACCGGAGCCTGAGGAGCCGACCCGACGATAACCTGGGGGGTCTCCCACTGCGGCGTAGCCCCAACCTCCGCCTGAAGGTTGCGGATAGCCCCATCATCCCGGATGAGAGTTCCGGCGGGCTCCCCGTGCATGGGATCGATGCTGATCGGACGATCCGTTCGGCCCGTCCACTCCCGGAGCTGAGGGTCCCCCTCGGCACCGACGGCCGCTGCCTTGCTGCTGGTCCGCACATGACCGATAACGTCACCCTGCTGTCCATCCATCATATGAACGGCGTACTTGCCCCCCCCGACCTTCCGAACCCCCCCCTCATCATCCGCCGAATTGTGCCGCTGCCCACCGAAGCTGTCCGGCTTCACGAGCTGCTGGTTGTAAGCGATCTGCTGGATGACGGCATTGTTGTATTCGTCCGTGGCGAAACTGAACTCCTTTTCGCTCGGGTAGTCCCTACGATTCGGCCAGGGCGGAAGGGCGCTCTCGTCCACCCAGGCCGGGACGATCTGCCCGCTGGGTAGCTGCTTCCGTCCCCGGACCACCTGAGCAGACGCCTGGTGCTGAGCGGCAGCCTGGGTCTGCGGACTGCGGGTCGGAGTCGGCTGCGGAGCCTGGGGTTGGCGACGAACACCCACCTGGCCTACCACCTGCTCTTCATGGGACACCACCGCAGTGTGTACGGCCTGACGATCCCGGTTACCAGAGTCGGCTGCATGAACCTGCACCCCGGCGGGCTGAGGCCGGTAGATGGACTGGGTGTCGGCCACGGGAACAAGCCACCCGCCGAGGATGCCGCCTTTGAGGGTGGGCATCGAGAACGTCTCCCCGCCCATTTTGAGGGTGACACCATCAAACTCGACCTCCACGTCCTTGACGAGGTCTCGTTCGATGGGACCAAGGTGGACGGTGGTGGTTGCACGGAACTTGAGAAATGTGCCGGGTTTGAACTGGATCTGGCTCATCGTATGTATCCTCCATGAGATGTGGGCCCACAGCCCATACCGCCACAATACCCTTCGGTTCTCGGGATCAGTTCAAAGGGAGAGAACCGGGAGGCATATTGAGCAAAGACAGGGTCGCCTGAAGGTGGGTGACCATAATGGGGAGAAGTTTCCGGGGAGCCCGCACTCTCGATACCACCGTTGCTCGGTTGACAGTTGGGCTGTACAGCAGAAACTCCAGGAACACCTTTGCGGGGATATCACTGTCCAGGACTCGGAAAGCATTAGCATACATTCCGAGTTCCAAACGGGGGTCGATACTCACCTGGGCCATATTCCGGCTGCCGGTCATTCAGGACGCCTCCTGGAGTCACACCTTGACAGTACCAGGGTACTCTTGTCAGATGCTGGAGGTTCTAATGCAGAGATACGTGGCCGGCTTCATGTTCAACCCTTCGATGGACCATCTCGCCCTGGTGCGGAAGAAGCGCCCCCCGTGGCAAGAAGGACGCCTGAACGCCATTGGGGGGGAAATCGCTGAGGGAGAGGAGCCTCTGGAAGCAATGGTAAGAGAGTTCCAGGAAGAGACGGGGGTCTTCCATACGGAGTGGGAACCCACGGTCATCCTACACAAGGAAAATGTGTTCGAGGTCCACTTCTTCCGAGCGTTCTCCAAAAGAGTCTACGAAGTTAGGACGATTGAAGATGAGGCCATCGAACTGCACCCTCTGACCCACCTGAATGCGGGACCCTCCTTCAGGACCATCCCGAATCTAAGCTGGCTCGTACCTATGCAGCTCGACCTCCACTTGGACTTCCCAGTCACCCTCTCCGAGAGATAAACCGAAACTACCCAAGAAGAGAGCCCCCCCCACAGCAGTGTGGAAGGGGCTCACGAAAGTAGCGGAGCCCTTCTGTCGGGTCTACTCCGGAATCACGTTCTCCCGGCGCATTTCCTGCCTGGCCTTGACGAGAGGAGGGACATCCCCCGAAACGAGAGGAGGGAGGTTGTCGATGGAGGCCCTCAACTCGGCCTCCAGTGCCACCAGTCGGGCCTTGGCTTCCCTCTCCTGGGCTTCATGGAGGCTGCGGGCGGTCTCCAGCTCCGCCTGGGCCTTTTGAATTCTCTCCCCGGTCTCATCGAGATCAGAAAGGGCGGCCTCCAGCTCTTCCCTACGACGGGCGAACTTATGACGGATCATCGCCTGTCGCTGCTCTTCCCGTCTGTTCTGGGTAGCCTCCAGACCTGGCCCCCACTCCTTGTTCAGGTAGTAGGACAGAACCTCGCCCTGGCCTCGAAGTCCCAGGTACTGAGCCTCCTTATCCAGGATGGGGAGGAACTTCTCATCAAGGAAGAACAGCCGGGCCGAGCCGGAGGGCATCACTTCATCGGGGACTGTTTCCGAGTCGAGCGCATGCCGGGGAGGCTTCCGAACCGGACGTCTGTCATCGAGCAGGGTGTCCAGATCCAGCTCTGTGACATCATCGTGACGTCCGATCCCCAAAGAATCCAGGGGTACCCCGTCCACCACCACCACAGGAGGACTAGGGTCGGCTGTCGCCACGAGGGGCTTCTCCGTAGTGACCCCACTCCTTTCTTGGAGGGGAAGGGAGAGCTGACGGTTCCGCACCCAAGACCTGCCGAAGCGCCTAACGGTGTTGGTTGCCACCACAAGCTGGGCCCCCGTCTTCGGGCAGCGGACCGAAAAACCATTGCGGAGATCCCGCAAAACATACTGAGCCTGGCTCTCACTGAAAGGCAGGGTGTACAGTTTGATAGGCTCCAACTCCCCGTAGTCCTCCACGTTGATGGCCGCCAGAGTGATCAGGGCATACCCCCTCCTCTTGGACTCCGGAGACATGAGGTACGGGAGCCAGCCATTCTCCCGGAGCCACCGGCCGAGCTTGAACGCTCTGTCCCCCAAAGAAAACAGGGGCTCCGCCCCGGAAGCGTCCACCCGCACCAAGCCGAACTCAACCAGACGCATGAGGTGCGCAAACACCCGGTTGTAATTTCCCGACGCCCGGAACGACTTGCCCGTGACCTCCGAAACCCGCTGGCCTACCTTCGGCATGTCGATGACGTCGTCGGGGCCGTACTCGAAGCAGGCCCCCAAGGTCAGAATGGTGCTCCATGTTGTACTCTCGACATTTTTCTCAATCCCAAATTTTCTGAAGATGTCCACCATGTTGCTCCCCCTGCTGGTATTCCTGGAGGGTCTACCCTTTCAGCTCTCCTACGGGGGCTACCGGAAGCCGAAAGTTCGTTACCCCCTAGGCCCCTCACCGCCTATAGGCTGATCCTGATACTCCGGCTATCCGTTGCGGGTAGAGGGAACGCCGGGGTCATCGGTTTCGATGTCAGGCAGCACCCCGCTTCTGGTGCTCACTGGCCTGCAAAACGACTTCCAGGGAGTCACGATGAAGAACTGGTGGGAAGAGTACGCTGACATGTACTCCGACAAAATCGTTCGGGGAAAAATGTCCAACCCCCGCATCGCCACAATGTCTGGGCTTCCCCTAACCCATGCTGTATCCTTGGCCAAATACTGCCGGAAGGGGACGATCCCCAATCTCGACCTGGATGATCCTCGGGGAGACCACGACTCCTTCGAGGATCGGCTCCCCCCCGGAAACGACAGCCCCCTCAACCCGGAAATGGATGTCGATATCTCCGAAAAAGAGGCGTCCCAGTACCTCCTAGATGCGGACTACGTCTACAACAAGGAAGACGACAGCTACGTCACATTCCTCCCCGGCATCCCCCGCCCGCTGAATCTTCCGGGTGAGGTTCATCGGGAGATCGTCCGGGCCTACAGCAACTATGACGACCAGCCAGCGAGCATCAACCAGATTGCCCGGACTGTGGGCATCCCCCGGAGCTGGCTGGTCAAGTACCTAAGGGTCCACGGGATCACCCACGACTCTGAACCCTTCACCCCCGAAGAGTTGATGGTCCGCTCAGACGATGAGTTGGTCGAAGACGCACTCCAGCTCCGCCGCATGGCGATCTACAAGAAGCTGGAGAAGGCCAAATGGGCCGACATCCGGCGGGACGCCCTCAAGTGGAGGGACTTGGAAGCCCACTTCATCCTCCCCCTCCAGGCAGCTCTCACCGGACGGAAAAACCCTGAGCCTAAACCCCTCAGCCTGAAACAGCCAACCTCCCCCTTTGCGGGGGTCGTTGGTCTCACCGACTTCCACTGGGGCAAATACAGCGATCCTGAAGAGAACTTCGAGGCGTTCGACAAGGTCATCGCCCGGGAGAGGCTGTTCGCCGCCACTGAGGACCTGATCTCCAGGCTCCAGGTATTCGGCAGGCCCGAGAGGCTGTTCATCCCCATCGGCTCCGACTTCCTCCACATTGACAACCTCAAAGGCACCACCACAGACGGAACCGCCCAGGACATGGATGGAACCCCCGCTGAGATGCTGGTGTCGGGTTGCCAACTCTTGGAGGAGTGGGTGCTCACCCTCACCCAGGTGGCTCCCGTGGAACTAGTCCTCATGAGCGGGAACCACGACCGGCTCACAGGGCTCGCCATCCTCTTGTACCTGGAAGGGGCTCTCCGCAACAACCCCCTTGTCACCGTAAAGCTCGACAGGACACCCAGAGTCTATCGGTCCTATGGCAAGAACCTTCTGGGATTCGTCCACGGGGACGGAGTCAAGAAAACCACTGACATGGCGGGGCACATGGCCCGGGAGGCATCCCGCTGGTGGCACTCGGCCCCACACAAGACGGTGTACTCAGGTCACCTACACCATGAGAGAACTGAGACAGACGTGGCTTTTGGTGTGACCCGGAGGCAGGCCCCCTCCCTAGCAGGGGGGGACCGCTGGCACGCCCTTAACGGCTACGTAGGGGCCCCCAAAGCCATGCCCCTGTACCTCCACGACAAGGAGAAAGGGTTGGTCACCGTGCTCTACAGCCCCGCCTGATTAGTCGAGAACGACCAACTTCGGATCCGGCCTGAACCCCACCGTGATCTCCCACATCTCCCTGCGACCTCCATGCCCTTCGGGGAGCAGACTTTCGGAGGAACCCTCAGCTCATCCTCAGCATCCTTGTGGGCTGCATAGGCGGCCTGGATGGCCCCAAGCTCCTTCAGTAAGCCACAACCCCTTTCTCTCGGGGACGTTTTTCGATGTCGGAGATCCAGAAGACATGCTCGTCGCCCCCAACCTCATCCAAAGGCAAGCAGATGATCTTCTCGTAGTACGGGAAAGGCGGGGCGTTTACGCCCCCGCACTCCCGATCCCACCACTCCTGGAAGTTGCTGCCGCTGCTGTGAACTTGTGCCGATTTGACTTCTTCACAGTCCAAAAAGGCCTTCGCCTTCTCATACCCGGCGAGGGACTTGAACAGGAAATATGCGTTGTACCACCCCGGAGAGGGATACGGGCCATTGTCGCCGCCGCCACACGCATTGGAGTGGTACTGGGTGATTACCTGAACCTCCACCCCCTGATCCCGTATCCTTTGCGCCCAGCCCACGATCTTTTTCTTCGAGTAATTCATGCTAGACTTCCTTAGACGGGAAGGCCGTCGTTGATGATCAATCCCCCCACTCTATTGTTTTCACAGGAGATCCTGTATCAGGGAATGCCCCAGAAGGCAACATCTTTTTTGACCCTTCCGAGCAAGCCTTTCAATCGGAAAAGGACGGGGGGCGGGTCTTGAAAACACAAAAAAGCCTCCCCAGCCATGAGGCCGGGGAGGCTCCTTGCAGGCCCCCTTTTCAGGGAACCTTAGTCAGGCCGCCGATCAGCGGGTGACGGTCAGGCGGGCCAGGCCACGGGGGTTGTAGGCCCCGATGCCGAGGTTCTCAAACACAGAGAACCCGATGGTGCGGGCCTTGGGGTCGTCCGCCGAGAGGACGGTCAGCTCGGTACGGACCGGAATGCGACCGAAGTGCTCGGCTTCGCAGCACAGGTACACGGTCCCGACCGGAACGAGGCGGCTGACGACGATCTGGGCGCCGTAGATGACACCCATGAGACCCGTCTTCAGCAGGACCGCCTGGGTTTCGATGTCCAGAATGTCCCGACCGAACTTACGGATGTCGGCATAGTCACGGGCATTCATGTACACCCGGGCCACACGGAGGTCCCAGCGTTCGATCAGGGCAAAGGCATCGGCCAGCACCGCACCGGAGATCGGAGCGATGACGGGGATGTCCGGGTTAAGCTGACCCGGCAGGCTGTCGAACCCGGCGGTGGCGATGGAGTCCATGATGGCGAAGACACGCTCGTCCTCGGCAGCCTGGACCTGCGCCCGAGCCAGATCCTGAGCACGCTCGATGAGATCGAAACGGCGCTCCTTGATCTGGGTGAGCGGGATCTCCGGGTTCGAGGCGATCTCGAACAGGGGGAAGATCACACGCCTGGGCTTCGTGATCGCCAGGATGTTCTGACCCTCTTCCCCTAGGACAAAGGCGGTGACATCCGGGTCCTTGTCGTAGATGGGGAGGGCCCCATCCGGAAGCTGTTCCACAAGGAACGTCTTGCGCCCGACGGCAGCGTAGTCACGCCGGGTGCGGAGGGGCGACGTCATGCTGGCGGCCAACTTCGCCCGTCCCATCGGGGTCTGGATCAGCTCGCCAATCAGACGCTGCTTAACTGCGTTGGTGATGGCCATGGTAGTTCTCTCCTTCTCCCGTCGGGTCAGATACGCTGGTCATAGACCAGTTCGTTCTGGGTGGCGTCCGGGGCCATCTTCAGCAGGCCCACGAGAGTGGCGCTGGCGTTGGCGTTATGGACGAACGACTCGGCGGACATGGCGATCACGTCTGCGTTGTCACGGCCCCCATCCGTACCGATCACCTCGGTCGGCATGAGGAAACCGTTGCGGCTGCTCATGAGCCTCATCCCGGCGATGTAGGTGATAGCCGCACCGGCCGGGCTATTGACAGCGTCGGCAGAGTTGGCGATCAGAGCCGTCTCGAACAGACCGTTCCCGTGTGTTCCGTTGCTGGACACGTAGGTGTTCTTGCCGGAGGCGGTCCCGGGGGTGTTCTCGAAGGCGTTCCCGTTGGCCGAGTTGATGAACACGCCGAGCGCCCGGAAACCGATGGCCTGGGCGTTGGCGGCTGCAAGGGCGACCTGGACGGCGTTAGAGCCGGGGCCACCGATGAAGTTGGAGCCGCCGTCCGGACGGACGAAGGCGACGGAACCGGAGAGGACTCCGGTGAGGGTGGTGTCCACCTGATCCGAGACGTTGGTCGCCACGGCGGTGGGATTGGCCTGGGTGAACGCATCGGCCGTCAGGACGCCAATTGCGTTCCGCACACCAATGTGCAGGGGACGCAGCGCCGAAGACGACTCGGTCCAACCACCGCTGGCCTGTCCGAGAAGGGGCATGATTTCCTCCGTTCTCCTTGTTTACAGGAGTTGGGTGATACAGAGCCGCCACCCACCTCGGATGGCAGCGCCTACTGATATGTGGGGTGCATAGGCACTCTATTGAGCAACCCCCCAGAAAAAAGAAGGCCCGGCCGAGAAACGGCCGGGCCTTCGAGGATTCCAAAAGGAGGTTGGAACCCCTTGGGAGATCAGTCCTCGATCCCAAACGCCTTGTTCACGTTGGGGGCGGACTTCCACAAATCGGACAGGTTATCCACCCTGCTGGAGGCAGTACGAGTCTGGTGACCCAGGCTCGTCACCCCCGTGCTAGCACGGCGGGGCTGCGGGAGCAGATCCAGATCCTCGCTCGCCTGGTGGCCGGGAAGGCCAGACGAGAAAATCTCGTCCAACAGGGCTTCGTCTGCGGCGGAGAGATGGATGCCCTGACCTTTGCTCAGACCCATCGGGTCGTGGCCGGAAACGTCGAAGAGGCTGGCGGTCTTGCCGTCTTCGCCCTCGTCTTCGCCTTCGCCCTCGCCCTCGCCCTCGTCTTCGCCTTCGCCCTCGCCCTCGTCTTCGCCCTCGTCTTCATCCTCCATGGACTTCTTACCGGCCTTCTTGTCCTTCTCCCAGGGCTTCTCGTCCTTATCGTCGTCGTCCTTGTCGTCGTCCTTTTTCCAGTTCTTCTTGAAGGCCTCGGGAACCTCGCCCGCCAGGACCATCTCCCCGCAAGCGTTCAGCATCCCGACTTCACCCTCAGTGAAGTCTTCCGCCATCGCCAACAGGTCCTCCGACGGATCGAACATGGAACCCATCATCTCGTCGCAGGCCACGATGCCGTCACGATCGGTGTCCAGAGCAGCGAACAGAGCCTTCGAGCCGGTCCAGTCGGCGCCGAGAACGAACCCATCCTCGCCACCGCCGTGCTGGGCGAAGTAGGTGGCGATGCGGTTCTTGAGACTGGCAAATTTCCGGGAACCCGACTTGGGCTCACCCTTGCCAGGGGCGTCCGCCTCGTCACGCTCCTCCTTCTCCTCCTCCTCGGACTCCGCCGGAGGGTCGTTCTGGTCGGCGCCCTTGAGCTGAGCCTTCAGGCTGCGAAGCTCCGCCGCCATGTGCTGCAGCATGCCCATGACGTCGTCTCCGGGACCCTCGAAATCGTCGGCATACATGCCATCATCAATGTCCATCACACCCAGGTCGTCATCCATCATGCCCATGTCGTCGTCGAACATGTCGTCGTCGTCGTCGAACCCGCCGAGGAACATGTCATCATCCATCGCCATGAACCCGCCGCCGAGGCGCTTGAGGCTCGACTCGATGAACTTGTCCGGCAAATCCATCATGTCGAGGGCCTGGGACTCTACCTTGTCCTGGGAGGCCGCCTTGCCGAGCTGGTGCCGGGCGAGGACGAGACACTTAGCCGCCTTACTCGTGATCTGAGCGGACAGAGCAGCATCCTTCGGGACCCGGGGGTTCCGCTTGTGGGCGGGATGATCCTGGTCCTCGGAGTCATAGCCCGGAACCGCCGGGGGGTTGCCCTCAGGGTAAGGAGGCCGGCGAACGTCCTCATTCCAGGATGACGTGTCCCCGTTCTCGTACTGGTGGACGCCCGGATCATCCTGCGAGTGTGCAGGGTGGTCCTGGTCTTCCTTGCCGTAGCCGGGGACTGCGGGAGGGGCAGACGCCTTGCGGCTCGCCTGACCCCACGTAGTGCGATTGCGCTTGAAGCTCATCGTGGTTCTCCTGTGGCGTACTGCCAGGGTTCTCAGTGCTGTCCCCGGAGGGCCTGGCCCCTCCGAGACATGATGTTGCCGAGCCGCAGGAACACCCTGGCCTCAGCGGTACTGGGCTTGCGCCCAAGGGCGGAGGCACAAGCCCCCAGGTAATCACGACCCGTACTGTACCCACTGGGGGCTCCCGCCCTCAGAACGGCCCGGTACAAGTTCCTATCGATCTCGATGCCAGCAGCCTTGTCCAGCGTTGCCACCCCCTCAATGAGAGCGATGTCCGAGCTGGCCGTCCTGGCCAATACCCGGATAGCAGCTTCGTGCTGGACGGTATCGTTGGGTGCCGTGGAGTCGTTGACCGCACGGGATGTGTCTTCCTCCCGCATCTGGTCCTTGATCTTCCGCTTCACCCGATCCTGCATGTACTGGGTGAGCTCTTCCTCGGTCTCCTGGAGGGGAGACCCAGACTGAGCCGGGGCAACAGCGCCACCCTCACCTTCGTCCTCACCCACCTCGTCGCCCTCATCCTCCCATCCGGCAATGAAACTGTCTCTCCCCACCGCAAGAACATCCGAGTCCGTCAGAGGACCAGATGTGACCCTTCCCACCACACGAGCGTCCTGGTGGAAACGATCCTCCAAGATGCTAATGTCCGTGGCGGAACGCCCCATTGTGGCAGCACGCTGCATCTGGTTGGCATCCCACTCCGGGGGCGGGGAGTTGAGAACCTTGGCAGCCCTGTCGAGCATAACCTGGGTAGGTTCCAACACGTTCCGCAGGACTGCTCCCGTGAACGCTGGAGTTTCCACCCAACTTGCCTCGATGAACCGCACACCGCCAGTGGGATCGATGCTATCGTGCCCACACAACTCCGCCACACGGTGCTGGCGGCCCAACTCGTCATAGAACACGGTGCCCTTGGCATACTTGATATGGGCACACATCTCAGTTTCGTCGGCAGCCCAGTGTCCACACTTGGTACAAATCGTGCCATCCACCGTACAGCCCATGGACATAGTGCCCATCTTTCCGGACTCAATGGCCTTAACCAGCTCAGTGTGCTTGCGGTCCGTGGCAACGAGGATGTCAATGTAAATGCTATCCCCGATATCACGGGCCACGGCGTCGATGATCCGACCCCGGGACTGTGATTCGATCTGAACGTGCTCAACGAAGTTGTGCCCGCCCACAAACGTCTCGAACGCCTTGAGCAAAACCGGGCGGCTCCAGGCATCGAGGTTGTTGTTGATGAACTTGTCGCAGACCGGCTTTACCCGGTAATCCCCATACCTGCGGTTCACTCGGAACCCATCCTCCATCTGGTGGCCGAGCTTAACCCCCTGGGGGGACTCGACATCGACCGACGCCACAATGGTGGCATGGGTCAGGAGGAAATTCTTGGGGTTGAACGGCTTACCCAAGAGTTGAGTGGCCCGTTCCACCAGGTTGCTGGCCATGGCGACCTTGGTGGGCCTGAAATCCTTGGCGATCTTCCCGCTCTGCCTTGCAGCAGCTCGGACATTGCCCCACTGCTTCCGCCCAATTGACGGATTGGCGATTGTGGCATAGGCGTACTTCATCATCGGCATGGATCAGCCCTCCATCATGCGCTGGCGGGCCAACCGGATACTGGCGAACGGCTTAGAGGCTGCCTCTGCCTCAGCCACATCGTCGATGTACTCCGGGTGACCGATGATGTCACACTCCTTGACCAAGAACAGGCACTCCGGGCACCCAAGCAGCCGCTCGCTCACCCCCCCCTGCCTCTTGTAGGAGGCGGGGCGGAGGATGGCTTCCTTGCACTTTGGGCAGTTGAAATTGCCTGCATCAATCTCCGTCTGGGTTGCCTTGTAGTGGCGATCCTTGGCGGCCCAGTAGAGGGACTTCTTGACGAACGCCTGGGCAACCCGGGCGGCGCTCTCAGGGGTGAGACTGGCGGCCTTGGGGCCGCCGGGGACGCTGACCGTCCCGGCACCCCCGGGCACGTTATCATGCTCGGGGTCTGCGGGGATCACGTCCTTCTGCTCATACCGCTGAAGCTCTTCGACTGGTTTGCGCTCGGACCCGTGAGGCCACTCCACATCCACCATGCCAATGGCGGGATAGACCGTCGTGACACGGCCGATTAGGTCATGGTTGCCGCTCAGGAATGGGTATACCCGGTCACCAACCTCAAACTCCAAAGCCCGCTGTTGGTAATCCACATATGCAGAGCGGTCGTTACTCACGATGACCTCTCCCGGATTCTCTGATCAGGAGAACAGGTTGAACCCGTGGCTGGCCTTCTTGCCGGCGTCCTTCTCGTCGTCCTCGTCCTCGCCGTCAGAAGCCCAACGGCTACCGGCCTTCTTGCCAGCGTCCTTCTCGTCGTCCTCGTCCTCGTCGTCTGAAGAAGACTTGATGACGCCCGTGGCGAGTTCGAGAGCCTTGGCAGCCTTGGCAGCCCCTGCGGGGGTCAACTTGGCGCTCTTCAGAGCGGCCAACAGAGCCTTGAAGTTGGCCTGGACACCAGGGTTGGCGGGCTGAGGATCGAGGTCCGGTGCGGCGATGTTGCCACTCTCGACCTCCTCTCGAAGCTCCCGGCGCTCCTGCTGGGAAAACTCACCCCTCATGTAGGACTCATCCGAGTCACCCTCCAGGGGGCCGGCCTTCTCGACACCAATCTCGGAGGGATTGAAATCGGCGTTCTTGAGATTGCCCTTCTGATCTCGCACCAGCCCGGCGGTCCGCTCGATGCGGTCGGCCAAAAGGTCGCACCGATGAGCGAAATCGGAAGCCACCTTCTCGGGGATGCCGAGAGAAGTGTGCTCCATCTGGATGAGGGTGGCAATGCGATCCAGAGCGGCGCTAGCCTGGAATGCGCCCTTCTTTGTGATGCTCTTGGGCATGTCTTCGTGCTCCTGTTCCATCAAGACCTCAACCAAGTATCAGCTCGGGCATTCCAAGCCCTCCGCTGATATGGTCAAGGTATAGACGAAAGATTGAGAATCAGTGGTTCAAAACCCGTTCAACTGGGTAGTTCCTTGTCCTCTGTTACGGCCCTCATATACGCCCGGAACGCATCCGGTCTCATCTCCCGGATGCGCTTCCTCTCCTTGGGGTCGGTGACGTTTTTGAGCCATTCCTGCTTCTTCTGTTCCGGGGTCTTCTCAGGATTCTGCTTGTCTTCCCGGACCTTCCGACCGTCATCCTTCGGCTCGACCTTCTGATCGAGAACCGAGAGGTCTCCAGTCTCACTCACATGGCGGACCCGAGCTACGTTCGGATTCATCTTGTCGGGCACCGTTCCCGACAGCTTCTCTGCGGTAGACATCGTCAAACGCAGATCCTGAACCTGGACTCCCTCCCCTGCCTTTAGGCAGCTCTCCAGATCCTCCTGGGTCACAGCCTTGGCGATGCAGTGTGCCAGCTCATCGGCGGCCCCCTTGAGGGCCTTGTCGTCTGTCTTGGCCTGGCGTACCCTTTCGGCCAGACTCTCAGGGTCTGTGGTAGGCTTAGAAGTGGGCTTGGTTTTACCCTTCCCCTTCTCATCGGTCTCCTTCCCCTTGTGGAAAGCGTTCAGGAACCCTTGGGTTACAGTCATGTCGTTTAGGGCCAGCATCTTGAGCACATCTCGGGCGAACGCTCTCCCCTCTGCCGTGATGTGGTTGTCCTCATCATCATCCGTAAGAACCCTACCGATGGCCTCATAGGGGCTATTATCCCCTGCCACAGTTTCCACCAATTCATCGTCCGACATGATGTCCAGAGCATCCCTGACCTTGACCCTCCCCTCAGGGCTGTACAAATCAGAAGCCCCCTTCAACAGTACGTCTTCGTCCCCAAGGACAGCCAGAGACTGAGCCATCCTCTGGAAGCTCTTAGACATCTCCTCCGTGCCGGAGAGCTGGCGACCTTGTACAGCAGCGGCCAACATCATCCCCGACTTGATAGCATCCAGCTCGATGTACTCGTCTGATTCGGGGTCGGCCTTATCCAATTCCTGCTTGAGCTGGTCGGCAGCAGCATCCAGAAGCCCCGGCCCCGCCTTACGGAACTGGTGGTAAGCCTCAAGAGACCGCCCATGCAGCTCCTCCGCCGTTTTGTTGTTGTTGTTGACCGCCCGGCCACCAACAAGACGAGGGTTAGCCACCACCTTCGTGGCGAACACATACTCAGCCAGGCGCTTCGCTCGCACCTGGGGGGCAGCCTCCGCCAACCCCTTGGTCCCCCTCTTGAGAGCAGACTGAGCCCTCTTCAAGACATCCACAGTCAACCCCCCATCCTCCGCACGAGCGCTCAGAAGCTGTCCCATGTGAGAAGCATAAGCCTCTGCCAGCTCCTGCTTAGCGGAGGCCACATTCTTCTCGTACTCTGCCTTAAGCCTCTGGATATGATCCCGAACCCCCTGAGCACTCTCCTGATCTTCCGGAACCTCTGGGTACTCCGGCTCTTCCGGCCACAAATCACCCAGGTCCATTCCCTGGACGGCCTTGTCGAAATCAGCAAGCTGTCTCTGCTGCTTGGCCCTCTGCTGTTCCCGTTCCTTAACCTTTCGCTCTTCCGCTTGCTGGGCAGCGACCTCTGGATCTTCTTCCTCCTCACCTTCCCCGCCCCCTTCAGCCCTCCTCTTAGCGGATTCTTCATCGGGAGCCGACGTGGGCTGCTTGGACTTGGGAGGCCAAACACCCCAGCCGTTCTCCGTCTGCCAGTAGTCTCCCTCTTTGTGTTCAGCATCCTGTGGGACCTTCCCAGCAATGCGAATAGGAGGACCTGACAAGACCATCAACATCCGGTCACCGGCATCCGTGATAGCGGCAACCTTCTTGTAGTTCAGGGAGAGATCGGGATCCTTCTCAGCCTTCCCCGTGTCGTCCACGTCCGGGTCATACTCGTCCATCCGATTGCGACGAAGGTCCTGCCGGGGAGGCTTCTTCGATGGCTTCGGACGATTCATCCGCTCTACTTCCTCGTTCTCCTTCTCCCCCTCATCTTTGGTCGCCTGCCGGTACAGGTAAGCCGAAGCCACTCTCCCGGCTGCCTTCCTGATCCACTCTGCAGCCAGGCGGAGGGACGTACTTGCCCCCTTGCCCAGCCGGACCGGATCTTCGTCAGAGCCCTTCTTGTCAAGACGTTTCATGACCTCGCCGGAGGCGAGGTACTTGTCGGCCAAACCGGGGACCAGGTACTGGCTCTTAAGGGTCGAGGGTTCATGGCCCACCGCCTTGGCGGTCTCTTTTAGAGCCTGCTCAAATTCCTTCTTGAGCAGCTTCCCCCGCTCCTTCTTATCCTCGGGCAGCTCCCCACCCTTGGAGCGGATATCCTTGAGACGGCTCTGCATCTCGGCATTGGCGTGGTACCCCCGCATGTCCTTAGCGGTGATGCCGAAAGGCTCCAGGTACTCGTTCACGTCTTCGGCAGAGATATCCCCCGTTAGGCTGTCATTCTCCCCCTTTCCCTCTTTGGCGGCCTTGAGAGCCGACACCAAAGCCGGATCACTGACAACCTTCTCGTGACTCACGCCGGACTTGCCGACGTACTTGACGGTGACTTTGTTGCCGGAAAAGGTCAGATGCTTGACCTTCCAACCTGTGACCCCATAGTGCCCATCCTCAGCAGACTCCTCATTGCCGACCCGCTCGTATGTCTCGTCCATGAGGCCAACAATCAGGGCCTTTAGCCGGGTGTCCTCGTCCTTGGACTTCAAATCCTTCGACACCTGCGCCCTCAGCTTGGTGATGGATCCACGTAGCTTCTCTACCTGCTTAGCCTTCTCTCGGTTCCGGAGTTCAATCTGGCCCTCGCTGTACTCGTAGACGGTCGTGGTCCCTTTGCCATCGGCCTTGGGGACCTCCTTCTTCTTCTGATACTTGGCGGACACCCGAAGAACGGCCTCCTTAGAAAGCCCCCCCGCTGTTGCGGCGGCCTCATCGTAGCGGAGCTTGAACAGTTTGATCTCCATGTCCTGCTTGCGCCCCTTGGGCACTGGCTCCACGATCACCACAGGTTCCCCAGACTTCTCGTCAGTCTTGAACTCTTTGATAACCCCCTTCTTATTCTTGTACTTGCCGTACAAGACGGGGTCACCGACATTCAGGGTGAAGGTTTTGGCGATCCGCAGAGCTGCCTCCTTCATCCACTCGTTATCCTCCGGGGGGTACAGCTCCTGGAGGTGTGGCATCTCATCCTGGAGGCCCGTGTAGACCCCCTTGAGCAAAGTCTTCTTCGCCTGGGTGTTCAGGGCCCTATGGACCCTGTTCCATGTGGTGGAATTCTCCAGGGCACGGTCCAGGAGGGACATCGAGGCTCCCGCCCAGAGGTTTCCGGCCCCCCCCTGCTCATGGACGTAATCAATCACTTCGTCCACGATCTGCTGCATGAACGCCCGGATCTCAGTCGCTTCGTTGTGGTAGGTGTCCTCGTCAAGGTGACTGATTCCCCCTGGGGCAAGAAGGTCCCGGAGGTGGGTGATTTCATGAATCAGAACCGAGTACACCTCCTTGGCGACCCGGGCCTCATTGTCCAGAAACGCCTTGGGGGACTTGGCAGCATCGAGAGTGACCGTCATCTGGTACTTGAACGCATGGCTCCCCTGAACCCTCTGCGTAACTGCCCCCCCTACCACATACTGCCGGGGACCGCTGAAACCCAAGGCCTTGTTTCTGGACTCAACCTTGACATCCACAGCCACAAGGGCGCCCTTCACATCCTGGACGACGTACTTAGCGACGACAAAACCCCATGTGTCCGGCCGGAACCCCCGCTGGGAGTACAGAGAGTCAGAAGGGTCATCTCGAAACCGTAGGTGCTGGGGCAGCACCTGCATGATCTTGTCCGTCAGCCCCTTGGCCTCGACCTTGTTGATCGGAATAGGACGAGCAGCCCTCTTCTTGGTGTACGCCTGTGCCACTCGGAACACTGCCCCAGCGGTACGCTGCCAGCTTTCTGAGGTCATCCCCATCCGCTTAGCCGGCACCTGTCCTTTGCCCACCGTCCCCTGTCCCCGGGCAAGCCTCATAAGGGGCTTGCCATACAAACCGGACATGCTCAGCGCCCTCTGCATCCTGAACTTGCCCACATCGGACAGCTTCTCGGGGGCCGACATGAAGGCAACGAAAGACTCTGCAAAGTCCTCCCTCTCGTTGGTCTTGGCGTACTCAGTGGGCACATGTAGGGCTTCGATAGCCTGGGCCACCGCAGAGTCACCCTGGGCATACTCTGCCACCTGCTCTTCGGTGAGAACAGGGTGGTGGTAGCTAGAGTACGAGTCCAGCACTCCCATCTTGTCCTGCTTCTGGCGCCATGCCCGGGAAAGAACCTGGTCGAACCTCTCAGTCCCAGGAGTCACCCCCTGGTTCTCCTCGACGTGCTTCTGGAACCAGGACCGCAGAGCCTTATTCCGGCTGAGCCGCTTAGCGATCTGCTTCAGATGGTAGACGTTAGCATTCCCCATCCAGAAGGTCAGATCTTCTATGAGCCCCCGAAAATCCTGCTGGGCCTCGGAGCCCATCTCCAGAAAGGGGTCGGAGCTGCTGTACTTCTCCATGCCTGCACGGAGCTTGTGAACCTGAGGCATCCCCCAGACCTCAATCTCGTCGAAGGACCAGGAACCAGTCGGGATCGGACCCTCCCACTCAGTGTCGAGACCGTCGAGGTATTCAAGGGTGGTGTGGGGGCGGTAAACCGTCCAGCTATCCGTTACCTCGACCCCAATGTCCTGGATAGCCGACTTGAGACGGTCCCGAAGCTCTGCCATGCGGTGACTGAATCGAATGGGGAGAATAGCAACCCGCCGCTGCTGGGATTCATGGGTGAAGTAGTCCAACCCCTCCAGTTTGGCCTGTACGGGCCCCCTCAGTTCTTCGGACACCACCCGCTGGCAGGTCTCGATGAACTCGTCCTCATGACCCTTGACGTTGCCAACGTAGAGCAGAGTGACGTGGGGCGGACTCTTGTCGTTACCCGACTTTTTCACCGGAAACTGGCTGGAAATCCCCCGGGGTAGAGGAATGAACAGCCCTGTCCACTCCGTGCTGTCGCCGGTCTTTTTGCCGTCATCGGGACCGGCGTGCCTTTTAGCCCAATCAGCCTTGACCTGCTGCCGGACGGCCAATCTGCGAGCCTGTGCTTGAAGAATAGGGTGCTCCACCGGGTGTTCCTCCAGTCTCTACCTTCGGCAGAGCTATAAACAAATCACAGCGCCGGTGATGGCCTGTGCCCCTTGAAGCGGGCCTCCTTCCCGGACACTGGCTTAGTCAGGCCACTCTCCAGCTCACCCTGAAGCTCGGGATCAATGTGGGTGTCGCTCGCCAGAGCTTCCTCAGCGGCCTCTCGGATAGCTCTCTTGATGGCTTCCTGGAAAGTATCCTTGAGGAAACGGTGAATCTCGTTCTGCTGTACTGAGCCAAACCGGGACATGCCCTCTTCCTTCGGTTTGGTATACTTCAGACCCAGGACATCGGCCACTCGCTGGACAGCGTCGGAGGACTCCGCCAAGGCGTCCCCGACACGGCTGTAGACCGCCCGCAAGACTTCATTGAACGTAGCGTCCTGGAGTGTAAAAGTGTCCCTCTCCAGCTTCTCTCGGACGGTGTCGGCATCAAGGTTCAGCAAATCCAGAATGGTCTCGATGTCCAAACTCCCCTTCTGGTAGAGATTGAACAATGTGTCGAATGTCTCCTGGTTATCCCGCAAAGCCAAACGGGTGAACGACAGCCTCGGATGGATGACCACCTCTTCGCCGTCTTCGTCGTACTCGATGAACCCCATGCGGCGGCACATCGGCTCCAAAAGTTGCCGGTCTACGAAATCCTGAAGCAGCTCACGCAGCAACAGATAGCGGACGTTGATCACCTCCAAGTGGATGCGGTCCCCACTGTAGCTCGACTCACCGGACAGCAAAGATTCAGTGACCCCGAGACCGGCATAAAGCTGCCGGTCAGTGAGGTCGTACTCGGAGGACAGGTCCAGCAAGCGGGAGTCCGCCCCCCCGCCCCGCTCTTCCCAGTTGACCTGGAAGTTCGTGATGACACTATAGTCCGGGTCCTGAAGAGCCAGATCCACCTGGTCCCGCAGCTCTTCCGTCTGCTCGGCGTTCATGTCCTCCGCCCAGATGATGCGGTAGGGGGTCATGTGCCGGGAGGCGATGGATGTCTGGGCCTGGCGGAGTTTATCCCGGAACACCAGGACTCGGAGACACCGCTGAAGGATAGACTTCCCCCGAGCCTCGTACTGACTCTTCTTGCGGGCCAGGTAGTGGCAGAAGCTGCCCGCCTCAGGGGTGGTGTTCAAGGGGATGTTCTCACCCCGGAGGACGTAGTCCACAACCTCGGTAGGCATGGACTCGACCACCTCTCGGGCTCGGAGATCTCCCTGAGTAGCCCTCTCGATGATGGCCTTGGTCTTGCTATCGGGAATCAGCTCAATGAGGCGCTTGTCCGTGAAGGGGAACGCCTCCATCTGAATCTGCTCGGGGGGAAGAACTCGGAGAGCCGACCAGCCCTTGTAATTCTTCTTCACCCACTGGACCATCCTCTTTCGGGCATCCGGGTAAGGCCGCTCTTCCTCTACCAGGGACCCGTCAGCAGCAATCTCACGATATGTCTCATGAGTCACCTCCCGGGGCATATCTGGACTCGTGTCCTCTGCGAACACGAATACCTCCCCGACGAGGTAATATTCGTGGACCACCTCCAAAAGACGGTGCAGCAGACCAATATAGCGAACCCACCGCTCACAGAACCTCATGGACGCCTCAGCCAGCTTCTTGTTCTTGGCCTTAGGCTTGCGGAGGCGTAGCTTGGAAAGGGGGAGTTCCCCGTGCAGATCGATGGCCTGACCCACAAAGGGGTCGTTGTCGTAAAAGAAGCGGAAATAGTTCCGCATCTCATCTACGGACTGAGGCAGCTCCAGGAAATCTGGGCTCAGCTCGGGACTGTAGAAGTTGCCCCCCGAGCCAACCATGGCCCCACCCGTAGCAGGGTAGGCCATCTTGAGGCGGGCTGTTCCGGTAACGAGCTTGCCGGGTTTGCCTACCTTGACCTTGTCCCGCTCGGGAAGGGTAGCCACCTTGACTGTATGCTTGGGATCGTTCTTCTTCATTCAGCCCACCCCAAACGCTCCATCACCTTCTGATCCTCCCTACGCTGCTCCCGACGTTTCTGCTCAGCAGCTTCACGGCGTGCTCGGGCAGGAGGAACCTTACTGGACTCGGGGGTCAGATCGGGATCTGAGGAAACACCAGAGTCGAGATAACCCAAAGAGTTGATCTGGGAGAGGACCGCCCGAAGAGAAACCTCCTGAGCCTTAGCCCGGAGTCTGAGCGGGGCGAGTTCAGGATCACGACTGCGGGCGACACGGCGGCAGACGTCCATTGCCCGATCTAGGCTCTTCCTGGCAGCCGCCAGATGCCCCTGAAGCTCATGGTCGGAGGCGTTCCTCGCCAATGCTGCTTTTGTCCCACTGGCCATCAAATCCAGTCCTTCTCCCTCTTGGTCAAAAAGCCGTGCTTTGCTGCCGCCTTGATGATCCTCTTCAGGAGTGCAACGTCCAGGGGAGAGCCTTTGAAGACCCTCTCCCAAGATCCACCCAGTAGAGAGAATACCCGGGAAATCCGAGCGAGTTCCGACCCACGCACCTCCACCTTGTTTCCGACTGTCACGTCGATCAGCTTCGTTAGGAACCGCTGGTCAGCTCGGACAGGATGAATGGGTCCAGGAGTCATATCACCTTCCTCGGATACTTCCCCGGTTGGACCGGGAGGGTTGGCGATCCGGGCTCGATCCGCCCCCCTGCATGGCACGGATGCGAGCCTTGCGGGCCTGCTTAGCGGTCAAAGCCCTCTGGGGGAGCATCCCCGGCGGCAAGTTGTTGTTCCGGCCAGCAATGTGCTTGGGCTTGATGATGTGCTGGCTGGCACACCAGACCATGCGAACAAGTGCATCCGACATGTCGTCGTGCTTACCTTTGATGTTTGGAGCCTCCACAGTCACCAGATACTTGGTTTGGTACTCTGCCTGGAGTTCCAGCAGCTCTTCGATGTACGGGCAATGCTCAGCGGCTTCGGGGTCCCCCGTCTTTGACGGCTTGGGCCAGTCGTACAACCTCAGCCTCTTGTCCCACATGAAGTCCTTGAAGTTACGGAACATCTGGGAGCTGAGCTGCTTGGTGAAATGCTCAGACTGGAGCATCTTCAAACCCCGGTTATGGAGGGCCTGCTCAAACACGATCCCCGCCCACTGATCGAAAATCCCCTCTGCGAACATGAACCGCTTGGAAAAGCCGGTAACCCAGTCGGCCACATCGTCGAACTCCAGCCTCTCCAAATGGGCGTACTCACCCTCCCCAGCCCGAATCTGTTCAACGACATCCAGCTCGATCGTACCGTCGTCCCCCAGATGCCCGATGGCAATGGCGCTGCCATCCCCCGCAAGAGCGAAGTCGAGACCAATGTAATGGGGCTGGCGAGACCGCCCCCGGAGCTTCGGGCGAAGCTCAGTGTCCACACAGGCCAGGAGGTCGTCCTCGTCCTCAATCCACCCCCGGGTGCGATCCGTGAAGTGCCCACCGTATTCGGTGAAAAACACAACGGGGTCGGCCCGGTATGCCTGCTCCAACTCATCCCCATCCACGAAAGGGTTGACCTCCCAAGTTGGAGCCTGGATGGCGATCATGTTGGGGGCGCCACTCATAGCAAGTTGGAATTGCTTGTAGAACTCCCCCTGCCTTCCCAGAGGAGAGCTGATCCCGATCATGCGGCCTTCGACCGGACCGCCCGCAGCGGGAGAAAAAGCAGACATGGACGGTTTTACAGCGTTCCACACCTCGGTGGCCGAGGACTGGCCCGCATCCGTAAAGTGGGCCATCTCATCAAGGATAATCACAATGTTACCGGCACCCCGGAGACCTTTGGCTCGGCAGGGACGGAACGTCACACGGATGGTAGCATTGGCCTTTTCATCATCCACATACCGGCCATACCTCTCGATGTCCTTCGGGGTCTGGAACCTGGCATAGGACATGGTATTGTTGGCGGTATACGGGGCAAAGAAAGCACAGTCTTTGTAATACCCTGCCACCTTGCTATAAAGGATGCCAGCCTGTTCCTTATCGGTCGCTACCGAAATTAGCTGGATGGGTTCACCTGCGGGCAGTCCATAGTATTCCTGGGGATCGCCTTTGGAAATCAGCTTATATGTCTCGTAAGCACCGATGATTGAAGCCAACTGGGTTTTGCCCGAACGACGGCCCACCGACAAGATCATGACCCGCAGCTCCGTTCCCGGAGCCGTCCTTACACTGCATTGTCCCTTCTCAAACAGGTAATTTAGGTACTCAACCTCCGACATGAACTTCCACTTGCGGCGCTTCCAGTCAGAGACCATCACCACGTTCTCGTACAGACCCCCCCAATCATCCTGGCTCATGACGTGAGGGAACGTGTTCGCCAGACTGAGGGCCTGCCTCGGGCGACGGTTCTTGAGGGTGATCTCATCGTACTGGGGGTGACTCCGGGGAACGGGCTTGGAAAGATCCAGACCGTAGGGGTTGTCGTCCAGGGGCATCCCATAGTGCAACTTGAGGATGATCCTCTGCACTGGGTACAGCTCCATCCCCAGACCCCATCGGGACTCAGCAAACGTGAGGATGTCTGCTACAGAGGTAGACCCGGTGCCCTTCTGGGCGGCACCAATGTCAAGGGCTAGGCTGGCGAGATTCGGCATGGAATCCTCACACGGCGCTTCGGATTCGAGCCTTGGCCTCGGCTTCCCATGTGGGGTCGCTCGTCAGAGCGGCGAACTTGGCGAACACCGTCTCGATCATCTCGGGGCGGGAACCCACTGCCGACATAGCCTCTTTGAAAGTGCTCATGACGTGGGAGAAATACGCCTGAACAGCGGGGCTCTCTGGGTTGAACGACCTCTCCCGATTACGGTCAATGCGCCTCTGAAGGGTGTCTGCCAGAGCCTTTAGACCCTGGACCCTTCGGGTAGAGATGTTGGCCGTCTCAGCAATCTTCCCAGACCGCTCCAGCTCTTTCCGGGCAAAGGCCAAAGAAGCCTGCTCTTCACCGAGGGCGAGGATGATGGCAGTCATCAAATCTTCCTCGGTGTCCTGACGGGCTGCCCGAAGAACGTTGTCCTCCGAGAGAGCCTGATCCTTCTTGCTGAGGATGGCGGCTACAGTATCGTTGGCCGGCTCGACCTCAATCTTCTTCTTGCGGCCAGGCCTCCCCATCATGCAAATGGGAGACCCGTCCGATTTGGTCTGGATCTCATCCGAGGTTGCCAGATCTTCGATGGCCTTGTACTTCAGCTCACCCAGTTCAGTACGGACCTGCACCCGACGGGCACCCTCGGGAGCCTTAGAAAGCACAACCTCATGGTCTTGACCCTGGTGCGTCTTCCGTGCCATTAGGTCAACTCCGGTGCTCCGAATGTGGGAACCCCATCGGCCATGAACCCGTTACTGGGGGTGATCGTTCCGAAATTCACCACCGAGCTGGACCCCAGGAACTCGAAACCCACCTGCATCATTGGGTTGCCGTAGGAGATAGACACTGTAGTCGACGTACCCGAAGAGTTGTCCGCTGTGAACCCCCCTCCTAGGGCATTGATGGCAGCCACCAGGTAATTCGCTGTGACCTGTGCTGTGGGGCCCGGGAGCCAGTCCACACCCTGGCGTAGGGCATAGTCCCCCAGAACGAGCCTCCAGTCGGCGGCCGAGAAGTCGTTGTTAGCCACTACGAATGAGGCCGTAAGATCTGCACGGAGGGTGGTATCCAGGAGGACATTCCCCTTGGGGTCATTGCCCACAAACCCAACATGGCTGCGGACAGTGTCCGTGTACCGATTGGTTGGGGGTCCTCCCACCTGTGCGGGATCCTCCCCGTGAGTGAGGGTGCCCGCTAGAGTCGTGAACCCCTTCCCCAAGACGAACCGAGGGGTGATACCAGTATTCGGCTGGTACACGGGTTTTGCCATCACTTGCCCTCCCCGACATTCAACAAAATGCCATCGAACAGTAGCTCTCCCAGCTTTTCGATGTCGGGGGTGTTGTCCAGCGTAACGTCCATGTTGGCCACCAACCCGAACTCCGAAACGATACTGGTGTGCTGATTGGTGAACAGAGAGGCGGTGGCCTCAGCATCCGAAGCGTTGGCCCCCTTGATGGCCTCTTCCTGAAGAGCCCTGAGATCGACCCCCTCCAAAGCGGCGGCCTCGATGAGCGGCTTATTGTAGACGGAGCAGTGACCACTCCCATCCAACATGGCTTTCTTGTGGACACAGGACCCGCAGCGCCCCATCGCCAACACCCGCTTGACCTGGTTGGTCCGATGCTTGCTGGCAGCTTCCTTGCAGCCCGTGTACCCCGTCGGAGAGGCATAGGCTGCAGCGTCCACGTAGACGTGTCCCGCCAACCCCTCATGCTGGGCACGAAGCTCTCGGATATCCTGGGCAGCCTTCCGCAAAAGGTCAGTGTTCCAACGGGCCTGGATTAGCTGGTCGAGATCCTTCCCCATCCATCCCTCATTCATCGCCCTCCGAGTCCAAAGAGCCAGCCGCTCAAACTCCGCCGTCTTCGTGGTCCCGCTGCCCTCCTTCCGGCTCAGCTCAGCACCCTTTTTGACGGCCAGGCCGGCACCCTCATAGGTTCCCGTCTTTGGGGCGGAAACCCACTCGGAGGCCCTCTTGAGCATATCGTCGGTACCGAGCTTCCGCAGCTCATACACCTGGCGAGAGGTCAGATCTCCAGATGCCAGCCACTGAGAGACCTTCGCCAGAGCCTTGGCCCGACGGGCCTGGGACCCATCGTTGACCCGGATCTCCTCCATCACCTCGGGGGTAGACGCCTGAAACTGGCGTACCGCCTCGGCCAGGGTGACAGTGTCAGCAGGTCGGACCTCGACCGGCTTGGGCCTCTCGACATGGAAAGCATAGGCGGCCGTGGGGCCCTTCTTGAACGCCCCCCGCAGAGCCTCCTGAGGACCCTTGGACAAATCCAGCTCGTAGCCCGCTGCCTTGAGGAGAGGGCCATAGTGCCGGAGAGCCTGCTCCCACGGGACAGCGGGAACGGCCTGCATCCCTAGCTTGGTCCCGATGGAGGGGTCATCGGTGATGACGTACCGGGCTCCCCGAGCCCGCCTCTTGATCTCCTGAACCCACTTGCCGTTCTTGATTCCGGGGAAAGCGTTGGCCCGGATGAACACGTTGCCGGCGAGGCCGATGTCCCTGCTCAGGTGAGCCACGACACCTCTGGTGTTGGATGCGTCATCACCCAGAGCAGCCACCAAATCCCGCTTGATCTCGTCAAGCGGCTTACCAAAGTGAGCGTCCCGGACAGCCTTCATGGCAGCAGCCCGGACCAGGTGCTCATCGGAATCCTGCTTGGGGCCGGGAGTTGCCGGATGTGGACTGTTGTTCATCTGCTGGTGGTAGCGCTCCGCCTCCAGGTCCTTAGCCGGGATACGAGAAACGCCATCCGTCCTTCGGTTTACCCCCCAGGCTTCCTCCAGCTCTGCGATACCCTTGTCAACGGGGTTATCGGGGAGTCTGTTCGGGTCCTGACCCTGAGTCGGGTCAAGCCAAAGCAGATCCATGATAGCGGCGTTCTTGTCGTGCCCTTCCTCGACAGTGAACATGGTCCCCAGGTGGAGGCCTCCCTCGTTGTCCTGCATAAGGGCGGCCTCGTCCAAAGGAGCCTCGACGGAAGCACCCATGATGGAAGCCACCATGTCCTGTGGGCGCTTGTAGCTACCCCGATGGGCACCACTCCCCGGTGCGGGTCCTGGAGAGGCCCCAGGCAGACCAGGCCGCTCCTTAACTCCCTCACCCATCGTTTGGTCGAAATGGTATCCGTCCAAGCCGTAGTTCGAGCCCAGACTCCACTGGAAATCTTCGCTAGGCATGTTGGATTCGGCCAGGATCTCGGCCGCCCAATCGAGGGCCTTCTTCTTGTTGCTCATGCCGTCCTCCTTGCCGAGTACCGAGCTGCAAGGCGAGATGCCTGCACATGGATATTACCGTCGGCAGAGGCCAGTCTGGGCTTTCCGTCGGTCACCTTATCATCGTCCCGATCCGCCTCGGACTCTTCCTGCTCCGCCCACTCCTCCGGGTCCTCCCGAATTTCCTCCACTTCGTCCATGATCTGCTTGACCTCATCCCGATCACGGGGGTCTCCACCAGAGTCATCGACCCGAGGATTCCAATGGACGGCCTGCATCTCGTCGTACATCGAGTCGGAAACAGCGCTCAACGCCTCCAGGACGTTCGTGTAGAGCTTACGGATGTCCTTAATTGTCAGAATATAACCCTTCCCACCAATGGACCCGTCGGGGCTGATCCGCTGACTCTTGATCTTGTTGAAAATGGTGTAGGCACTCTGGGCATGCCCCAGTGCCATCAAAGTAGCTCTCAGGGACTTGGCCAGGGGCTCCAGGTTCTTGGGGTTGAACTCGTAATCGGGGTCAATCATCCGCTCAGATGCCCCGGCGGGATTCCACGCCCATTCCTTGGAGTCCCCCCCACGATCCTTGATGAAGCGGACTTCACCGGCCGTGCGGTCCATGGCGGCACGTTTCATATGTGCCGAAGCCACCCGGCGGATGGCTTCGGCGTCAAGCTGTGGAGTCCTCGTCGTGGACATACTGTGGAACCTCCAACCCTACTGAGCGAAACCTATAAACCAAATACCCGCCGGAATCAGTGGGGCATCTGCTTGAACGGAATACGACTACGCAGGCTAAACCCCTCCATCGCCTGATCTACTTCATCCGACCCGATAGACCGGGTGTTCACCCCGACACGAAAACCGTAGTTAGCCACCATGACTCTCGGATTCGACTTCGGGCAGAAAAACGTCGTCCCCAGGCCAGTCCCGCCCGCCCAGGCGTCTCCCGACTCCAGATCCTTCTGAAGCTCCATAAACAGGCCGAAGAGTTTCTTGTCCCATGTCTGGATGGGTTGGATCAGATGGTTGGCAGTGCCGTAGCCGGAGAAGCTCGTCCACAGCCAGTAGTCCCCCCCACCGGATTGGTGGAGGTACACCTTAGGGGCTTCTCCTTCTGCTGCCTGCTTACGAGTATGGGCCTCTGCGACCCTTTTGATTGCTGCACGGTTCATCGCTCAGATCTCCTTCAGGGGATTCCCGTCATAGTCGAAAAGGCGCTCGATGACAAAGCCGGCCGAGTCCTGACGAAAAGACCAGAGGTCCTTAGTCGCCATGTGGACCAGCTCATCATCGGCATTGACAGCGCCGGCCTGAGCGAAAAATCCCGCCAGGCTGTTCAAATCGGCCGTTCGGATAACCACGTTGTAGGCCATCCTGCGGTTCGACTTTGCCGGTGCCAGGTGGGAAGCCAAGATGGGACGGAAAACCCCATCGTCCCACTTGACGAAAACCATCCCATCCTCAGAGGCCGTGACCTTGCCCTCAGCCGCCTTGACCTTGATCACCGTCCCTTCAATGCCGGGATCGGGAAGGGAGTCGTAGGTCAGCACAGATCCCGTATTGTACTTGAACGACACTCGGGTCCCTGCCTCGACGGGCAGCCCGATTCCGCCAGCCTGACGACCCCGGTCGGTCAGGCCGACCATGACAGACATCTCGGGGCCCTCCATGTTCTTCGCCTGAAGCAGACGGTCGATGGCCGAGGGAACACTCGGGTTGGCGTTCAGGTGGCCATTAGCATCGGCCCATTTGTCCCAGAAATCACTCATGATTCACCACCTGCTCTGCTTCACAGAGTCGAGCCAATACACCATATCCTTCTCCAGGTTGGCGCTCGGCCCAAACTCCTTGTCCTGGTTGTACAGAGAAACCTTGAACTTCCTCGGGGTGCCCTTCACAGTGATCGTGAAAGGCTCCTTGGTGTCGTGGATCGTGATGATGAGCTGGTAGGGGCCCCGCTTGACAGTATTCTTGCTGAAGCTCCACCACTCCGTGATGACCTTCTCCACGTCCACCCACCAGTCTCGAACCACCGCCTGCATCCGGGTCTCGAACGGGGTCGTGTTGACCCCAGCGAAATTCGTCCCCCGGGCCTCACGCAGGAAGGGGACCAGAAGGGAGCGAGTCTCCGGACGCTCCGCAGCCAGCTTCTTCAGATCGTTGTACAAACTCATCGTCGGATCCTCCACCTCACGTTCAAAGTCTGAGCGGTGTTGAACTCGATGTCGAAACCGCTGGCGCCCTTGTTCGTGACCCAGGGGGGCTCATCATTAGCTGGGTGGGAATCCAGCTCCAAGGCCACGTCATAGCTGTCGTCCGGCTGGGGGATGCCGAATGTTACCGTCTCGGTAGCAGAGGCGGCGAACCCCTGAGTCCCACCCAGAGAGCCGTTGAACTCGGCGTTCAGGTTCCCCGCCAGCAGCGAAGAGTAGGTGCTGTTGAGCAGAGCCAATGTGGAAGTCTCCAGCAGGGAGACCACCCCCAGTACCGAGTTGGTAGCCTGCCCAGACTGGTCCCCGCTGAGCTGGAGCCGCTTGGCAGAACCCATACTCATGCCCAGAAGCAGTAGGCTCCCACCCCCATCCAGGTCCACCGAGACCGCCGGGGACAATCCCGTCTCCGAAGCCACCTGGTGACTGTTCTCGATGATGTACGCCTCATGGGCCTGAGAGGGGAGATCCTGGGCGGTATCCCACCGGAGAGACACGGCGGCCTCGCAGACCGCAGAGCGCAAACACAGCCGGGCCGCTTCTTCCCCAACCACCAGGGAGCCAAGGCCCCCTCCGAATCGGCAGAGGTCCGTCTCGACGAAGTTGCATGCCGTAACCCACAGGGGGCGTCCGCCCCCCAGAGAATCGTCCCAGAGGGTGCAGCTCTTGATGTAGATCCCCACCTCCCCCACCGTCGAGGCAGCCCCGCCGACGATGCGGAGAGCGGCCTTGTTGTCGTGGGCGTTGTGGATCTCGAACCCCTCAATGAGACAAAACTCCGGGGTGGTCCCAAGCTGGGAGGACAGGATGACCGTATGGTCATTCCCCGGGGCATTCGGGGTGGCGTTCAGAGGGTCCTTGAGGGTGGGTCGTCCGAGACCCACCAGACTCACCCCGTTCCGCACAATGTTGATCGTCTCTTCGTACACCCCAGGCATCACCAGGATGATGTACGGGTTGGTCGGGCTGGCGAGACTTGGGACTGCGTCGATAGCCGACTGGATAGTCGTGTACGCAGCCCCCGTCCCCGACTTACCAACAACCAGCACATTTCCGATAGACCGAAGACCAGCGAGCTGATTCAGCAAAATGCCCCCCGTCACGACAGCGTCGGTGAACTTGAGGGCACCCGTGACAGCGTCCCGCTCGATGAGCAGGGTGTCGCCGGAGCCGGGCTCCACCTGTAGGGAATCTGCCTTGAAGGGAGGCTGTGCCATCGTCTACCTCACTCCCCATCCCGCAGGAGTGGGGCCAGGTGCTGCCGGAGTTCGGGAACCTCGGCTGCGAGCTTCTTTAGGTCGGCCTCCAAAGAAGCTCGGTGCCCGCTCCGATGTGCCGCATTGACGATGTCGTCAATCTGGTCCACCACCTGCTGGGCACGGTCAGCCAGGGCCACCGCCACGGGGCGGATCTTCTTTTCAAGCAGGGTAGGGGCCTCGATGTAGTGGCTCCCGAACCTCTCCAGACCCTTGAGCTGGCTCTGAACACTCTTGATGGCGTCCACTACGGACTTCACGTCAATGAACTGGGAGAAGCTCTTGTCGTTCTGGATCAGCTCGTATGCCTGGACGTAGGGGTCATCCCCAATATTTGCCGCCTTGTCCCTCATTGCGAATCTCCGCTCGTTCAGCTTAACCTTGGCCCAAACCGCACCTGCGTGTCGGATGAACTTCTCTGCCGTGGATTTGTCCGGAAACCTCAGAGGGTCCCTCTGATTGTTGGTCGGAGACAACCAGGCCCCTTGGGCATCCCGGATGTACCAGCTCCGGGGGGTACTGATACCAACGGGAACCGCCTCGTAAGGTCCCGGGAAAGTGTACTTTTTGATCAGGTCGTAAACCCGCTGGATCTCAGGAGTAGCCATATCACACCACCACGTCGTAGCCAACATCAACGGTTTCGGCTGGCTGCAGCTCGATGCCGAGGGCAACCGTGAACCCGGTCTTGGTCTTACTGGTGACCCTAACGGGAAAAAACCCTGAAGGCTCCAGAAGAACCCGGTAAGTCGCCGTCGGGAGAGCCGACGTGAATGTCACCGTTTTTGAGCTATTGTCCGCCTGAGCGAACGTCAGAGTTCCCCCCAGAGCGCTCGCTGCAGATGTCGAGACCAGAATCGCCCAGTCCACATCCTTCTCATCCCCGACAGCCCCGTAAGTTGAAGGGGCCACCAAGAGGAAGGACGTGATGGTCTTGTTCTCGACCCGCATGGGGGTTCCGTCGGGGGTTGTTACCTGAACCCGGTAATCGGTGTTGTTCAGAAGCCCGGGGGCCACCGCTACCGTGCGGGAGGCCTGCCCGTTGAACGTCTCAGTGCCGCTGGTCACGGACGACTCGGTGGTCAGGAGCTGGGCCAGATCCACCGAGTCGTACATGTCCTGGAGGACCTCTTCGGGCACCCCCGTCATCGAGTCTGTAATCAGCCCCCGAGGCCCACGAATATTGCGAACCGACGATGCGGACTGCTCATTGATGACGATGTCCCACACGTACTCCTGTCCCCCTCGGGAGGACTTGTATGTGAGGACTGTCTGGACTCGGGAGAGGGCCACAGATCACCTCCGGCTCAGCTCCAGACCGAGAACTGGTACTTGTACTTGATGCCGCCCTGGTCCATCTTCGCCTGGAGCTGCTTCCCCGTCATGCGCTTGATGTCGTCCTGGTTGGCCTTGGCCCACAGGAACATCTTGCGGGCGCCCGCAGGACTGGTACTCACCAACTTGGTGTAGTGGGGGTCTCCACCGAAGGCGTACTCATCAAGCTGCTTGTCGGTGTAGCCATTGTTGAGGGTGACGTCGAACGAGGTCCACTCAGCCTTGATATAGAACTCATCCTTCGCCTTGATCTCGACGGGGGCATAGTCCACCGGCTCAACCTGGAGGTAGTTGACATCCTCTTCTTTAGGCATCCAACGACCCGTGAGGGACTGGGAAACCCAATCGGGGTACTCCAAACCCTCTTTATCCAGATCCTTGAACGCCTTCTCGATGGCCTTCTTGAGGCCAGCAGCAGAGGCTTCGGCGGTCTGGGAGGCGTTGGGCTTCCAGTCCCGCTCCAGGTTCTCGATCATGAAGTAGTCGTAGATCTTCCCCAACGGTCCCGTCCCGTTGAGACTCTGGATCTGACCACCAATGCCAAACGTGAACCGCTTGAGGCTCCGCTTACCCTTCTGGGGCAGTTCCTCGATGACGACGTAGTGCCGGGGGTGCCCGGAGATACGGATACGGGTCTTGTCGCCGACGAGAATCTTGTCCCACTTCTCACGGGCGATTCGAGCAGCGGCCCACCGCCCCATGAAGTCCTCATCGGCCCTGGCTCCCTCAAACTCCCGCCATGCCTGCTCGGCAGCCTTGCCGGTCAGAATGCTCTTGGTCTGGGGGTAGTAGAGGACCCGGTCACCCGCCCGGAAAGGGATTCCCTTCTCATCCACGCCGGGGCGCCGGGCGTTGATCCAGCGGGGGTCTCCCCCCTGACCACGGCTCCGGCCGGACCAGCCGGCCGACTTATCGTCGTTGCCCTCAACATACCCGAGCCCCGGGTCCTCCGCTGACTCCACGTTGAGGTGGGCGTGCTTCCGAAGGAGAGGAACCAGGTGCTTGCGGATGGACGGCACGTCCACTGCCAACTTGCTCAGCTTGCTGTAGAGATTCATGTTGTTACCTGCCTGGAACTACTGGGTTAGGTTACCAAACCCCTGTTGTCTCAAAACCCCGCCTCTCGAACCAGCTCTGAAGAGACAGCATAGCTTCCCGATTCGAGGACCACAGAGTCACACAGTCGAAACTCTCTCGGATGCCGAGGTCTGGGATGGTAGGCACCCCCGCCATCGCCACCTTGCCATCTCTCTGGGATCGGAGCAGCCCGGGGATGTAGCGGTAATCCTTCGCCCCGTACAAGACCGAGAATCGAAACTCAGCGGTGGCGATGCGGCTGACCCACCTCCGGGCCACTCGCCTTGCCATGACGATCCTCTTCTCGTTATCCTGGGACATGCTGCTCCTACGGTAAAACCGGGGCTTTGCTCTACCGATAGCCTCACATAGGCGATCTACCGGGGAGCCGCTTCAGTCCAGAATAAGCGGAAGGGGAAACAGCCGCTCGCCGGATCGGCGGACTTCTCGGAGGATGTTCAGGTTGGCGGCGATGAACTCAAACAACCGGATGTACAGGTCGTAAGTGTCGGTCTTGGGACCACCCAGCTTGACGGCCTCCTGAAGGTGCTTGATGGTCCGCAGGAACCGATGTCGGACCAAACCCTGGGTAACCCCAAGCTGTTTGGCGACTTCCGACTGGCAGGTGGTCTTCCACATGCCAAGCATAATCTGGACATCCAGATCATTGCCCAGGAACCCCTGGAGATCTGCCAGAAGGGTTTCCTCTTCGACACGGGGGAGCTGGAATAGAAACTGGATGCGGGCGGTCGCCCTCTGGAGACGATAGTGAACTGTGGGCTGGGAGCACTCAAACAGCCCGGCGATCTCCGTTTGCTTGAGCTTTTTGAAGAAGTACAGATCCACGAAGTCTGCTTCCAATGGAGGCAGGAACTCCATGTACTCCTTGACCACCTCAATCTGAGCCAGATCCTCGTCGGAGGGTTCGGTGAAGATGGAGTCCAGGAACCCCATCCCATCTTCGATAGAGAACCTGGTCTCGATGTCGCTAGGATCGATCATGTGTCCTGTCCAAGCCATGCGTGCTCCCCGGCTAAACCCCCAAGAAGGGCTTTCTGCACAGCTCAAACAGACCAACCGACCTTCCAACCATACCCGACAACCGGGCACTGGCCCTATGCCGGGGCGGGCTCCAGTTGCTCCAGGAAGATTCGAGGGATGGAGGCAATACGTCGCCAGGACCTCAGCTCAAACTCAATGTACGCATTGTCTCCGTCGAGACCGATGACTTTCCCACTCATACTGCGGAACTTCCCCTCCATGACCGTCACCACCGAACCGATCTCCACCTCTGCGGCGATCATCTGTTGGAGCTGACGTCGTAGGGATTCGATTTCCGAATCGGGGAGGACGGAGAGGGTTCTCATACGGTGAGGGCCGGATGTGGTAGACATCACGGAGGAGACATAGGGACGTCTCTCCAGGGCAAAGTACGTGGCCTCAGGGAGCCCCGAGGCCACGAACACATAGCCCTCCATCAAGTGGATGGTGATGACCTTGGACTGCTTCCGGTAGATAGCCGTGGGGATGAAGATGGGGAAGTCCGCATCGACGCCGAGGTCCATCCTCAAACAGGTACTGAGGATTCCTTCCTCAACCTTCTGCTCACCAAGCCGACTCAGCTCAATGGCGATCCAAGTTGTCCCATCCCGTGTGTCCACCTGCGGCTACCCCGTCAAGTTCGACGATTCGCAGTGCAAGAAGCCGGGCGAACAGCATTGCATCAAAGGACGAAAGTTTCCCCGATGGCGAAGTTTGGCCTTGGGTTCCCTTGCTCTTCTTTGCGACAGCACGGTAGTCTACGTGAACTCCGTTCCCGGTCAACTCCGAAAGTTTACCGGGCCGTTCAGAACTTTTAGCAGATTTGTGGTGAGTTTGGGAAGTTTCTTCTTCCCGCACAGGAGCCGGGGCTTGGGCTGAAGGCTGCGGAACCCCAGTAATCATGGCCTGGGGGATTCCCACGGGAACCTGCTGGACGATCACCGTAGGAACCCCAGAACCAACCACCCCGTGATGCAATGAAGCCAGATCGCACTTGAGCATCGCCCCCGAAGGTCTCCCGGGTCGGGAAGCCAGTCGGCTGGCATACCCCATGAGGACCTCGCCCCTCTTCGCCACCTCAGCGATCTTCTCAGGCTTCCAGTACACCACCGGACGGGGACCTCCCAGGTACACCTGATAGGCCAGCATGCTGGCCTCGGCCAGACGCTGGTAGATGGTGGAAGGGCTGACCCTCTCCAGCAGAAGGTCTACCGCTTGGTAGGCCATCGAGAGCCCCCAGTTGGGAGAGGGTTCCCCCTGGGGGTTCACCTTGATCCCCAGAGAGTTGATGACCGTCAGATACAACCCAATCTGGTCCAAGCGGAGGTACTGGCTGACGTTATCCTCGTTGATGACCCCCAGCATCGAGACCCCCTCGACAGCCTTGAGGGCATCTCGGATGTGGCACTCGGTGACAGTGGCGATAGTCGTGAGGGCGTCAAAATCTGCCTCGATCCCCTCCTGCTCGCAGATCTCCTGGAGACGCCTGGAGATCACATCGGGGGTCAGAGCCTCTATGACAAAGGCCGGGGCGCACCGGGACAGCACCGTGTCCCGCATCTTCTCCGGCTCAGTGGTGCAGAAGATGCAAACAAGCTGTTTGTCGTCGCTCCCCGAGACCTTGTCCTCCAACGGCTTCAGGAGGGCATCCAGAGCCTCCTTGCTGAGCTGGTGGGCCTCATCAAACAGGTACACCCTTCTCTTGCCCGAGAAAGTATCGTACTTGATCTCTTCCTTCAGCCGGTTGATGTCGTCCTTGCCGCTGTTCGTAGCGGCGTCGACCTCGGAGAAGCAGTCCGAAGAGCCATTATCCAGGATGGACCGGCAGGAGGGGCACTCGTTGCAGGGCCCCCCTTCCTGAGGGTTGTCACACAGCAGAGCCCGAGCCAGGATACGCCCCAAGGTGGTCTTCCCGGAGCCGAAACCCCCAGCAAAAAGGTACGACTGCTGGAACCCCCTACCAGACGCCACGAAGCGGCGGAGGATGGTCTTGGTCGCCTCTTGACCCAGAACTTCGTCATAGGATGTGGGGCGGTATTTGAGGTCGAGGCTCACGGTGCTCCTACCTGCGGATCTCCCAGAGGATCAAGGTACCGTCGTCTTCCCGAGCAGCCAGGAAAGGGCCGTTCTCCCGGAAGAACACCTTCAAGGTCTCCGGAGTCCACTCCTTCAGGGTTGCCAACCTCTTGTGGCTCTGGTCGACCTTGCCAGGTCCCTCAGACAGATAGGGGACCGGAGCACAATCCTCCCCGTTGCTGTAGGCATACGGCAAATCCCGGGTCAGGGACTTACGGATCTGCTCTTCCGAGTTCAGATGGTGGATGACTTCCAAAGGCCACATGGCTCAGTCCCCTTCGGGATCGTCGTCCCCGAACAGCTCCGTGATGATGTCATCATCGGGCTTGGCCCCGGAGGTACGCCAGAACCCGTGGCGCTCGACCTCGTCCTTGTAGAAGGCCACGTCGGGAGGTTGAACAAAGAACCTGCACTCACCGCCGGGCTCCTTCTCCACAGCCCGGCACCCGCAGAGATGATGATCCAGGAGGGCGATCTGCTGCTCTGTGCTGTACTCCTGCCACACGTCGTGACCGAGGGTGATGATGAACTTGTAGTCCACCTCTCCCAGAATGCCGAACAGCTTGTTGGCCTTGGAAGTCTTGCCGCTGATCACGGCATCTCCGCTCTTGCTGGCCTTCTCCTTGAAGATCACGGCGATCTCATCCACGCACACAATCAGGTCAGGGTGGTAGTTTGCCACCAGGTCCTTCAGGGTCTGGTAGACCTCAGGCGGGGCATTCCAGGTGGTCTGGGTGTTCTCTTCGGACATAGCAATCCCTCTCGTCAGTAGGTGATCTCGAAGGCTCTCCTGAGCCCTTCCGGTCCTTGTCGGTCCCACAACTCCCCCGGGTCTTTCACCCCGTGGTATGGGACCTGGCGGTTATCAATACCCGCATATGTCAGTTTTCGGAGCGCCCCCCAGCGCTCCTTCCCCGTCTTCTCGTCCAGGTACCCAAACGTACCCTTCTTCCCATCCTCATCATTGTCGTAGACAACGTGGACGGTAGCCCCCACCCCCATCTGGGTGAGGCGTGCCCCCTGACGAGACTTCGTGACAGCGCAGAACCTCTTGAGGAACGCCAGATGGCGGGGGCCCAGGAAGCTCCTTCCGGTCGCCAGGGACACGTCCGAAGAGGGGATGGCCCACTCCAGAGGGGACGAATCGAAGAACCCCTTGGAGACCCAGACGTCCCCACCGGCCCAGATCTTCTCCATCACCGATGGCCGCATCCCCAACCAGATGGGGTTCCAGGCGGCCTCGGGCAAATAGAACTGGCTGGACTTGTACTCCTTGCTCGGGTTGGGGTTCCGGGCCTCGAACCCAATCAAATGACCCCGGGGGCTATAGAGGGGGATGACGGCCCAGCCGTCAATCCACTCGCCTCGGCCCTCAGGGCCATAGCGGTGCTTCCACGCTGGATCGTCGTGGGGAGTCTTGAGGGGGCTCCAGGTTTTGATGCCCAGCTCTGCGATGGTGGTTTCCCGAGCCCCCCGCCCAAGGAGATAGCCCTCGATGTCCTCGGACAGCTCTAGCCTACTTAGGGCGGTCTCCAGAAACGACACTTGGTCCTCCCGTGGCGATGGCAATTCCTCGGGCGGGGTTGTGGACCACCGCCACCAGGTCCCCTCGGGATACCCTTCCCCAGCCTCCGACGAACTCCCTATCCCGGGGAACAACCACTACGGTCCCCTGGGGGACCCAAGGGGCCTTGGAGACGGGGGTACCATCACTGAGAGTGATGTCCAGCTCCATGGACGTGATCGCTTCAACCTCCCCCAGCTCATACAGGCGGACGTGCTGAAGAGCAGCCTTGATGCCCTCACTGGACAAGGGGTGGATGTTCCCCCAGTCGTACTCCCTACCCGCCCCCACAACAGCCAGCACCACCTCATGGAAAAGCTGATCTGCCGATGTGTCCAGGCGGAAGGCGGCATTCACCGTGTTGTCCTGGGAGCACTGAGGAATCCAAACCAGGCTCCGGCTGGCGGTTACCAGGTAGGGTCCAGTCTCCGGGTTGACATGAAAAGTCAAGATCCCCACCCGCCCCTCAGGCGGGAGGTCCTTCTTGGCGAATCGAATGCGGTGTAGAAGGTTGCTCATCGAAACCAGTTCCATGGCCAGGCGGGGTGATCCCAGGAAGACCTCACAATCGGGTCTGCTGGAGGTTCCCCTTCCTCGTCATCCTCATCCCCAGTGCTGCTCTTAGAACCCCCTTCAGAGGGGGTCTCCGACTCCATTGGAGGAGGCTCAGGGAGGTCATCCCCCAGAACCCACATCAATGCCGAAGCCACTGGGAACTCGGGGTGTTTTTCTCCCCTCCGAGACCCGATCACCAGATCTCGGTAGTCCTCTGCGAACTGAGCCCTGATCTCGTCCTTGGTCTGGCGGGAAATCCAGAAAGGGCATTCCCTTGCCAAATCGACACCCCCGTGCATCTCGTCACAAATCCACCCACCTCGGTCATGGTGAATACACACCGCTGGCGACGCTGCGGGCCTGCTCCGTCCCGGGTCGTCGGGCTCGATGTGGTAGGGCTTCCGGTTGAAACCACAGGTATCCGGCTTCTGCTTGAAGTTGTCCTTCATCCGCCGCTGGAGCTTACGGTAGAGGACCTGCTTGAGCTTCTGACGGATCTGTCCTTCGGTCTTCATAGGTGTCCTCCCCGGCTCTCGGGCCGTCTTGTCACCGTACCCGCTGGAAAGTGGCTTCTCCACCCTTCTTGACGATCCGATAGGAGCGGTCCGCCGCCTCGAACAGTGCCGGGTTGTGGGTCACCATGAGGATGTCGATGTCGAGCCTCTTGCACAGCTCAGACAGGAAAGACCCCATGTTGGAGATGTAGTTGGAGTCAAACGCAGGGAGTGCTTCGTCCAGCAGGATGAACCGCCGAAGATCCCGCCGCATCATCACGATGATGCGTAGGAGAATGCTCTGGACGGTAAGCACGGATCCCCCAAAGGCATCCGTGGGGAGCCCTTCAATGGTGGTCCCGTCGGGGAGCTTCTGGACAGTCAGAAGGTCCACCGACACCTTCCCCCGCTGGATGTCGATGCTGGCTTTGACGGAAAGATCCTGGTCATCGAACACGGCCTGGAGGCCTTCGGTCTGAAGATCTTCGACAGCCTTGACCCCCGCCTCCACCTCCTTGTCGATGAGGGTGCGGAGAAGGGAGCTGGTCATCTCCAGCAGCTCTTCCTCATCCTCCAGAGCACGGATCTTGCCCTGGAGCAACTGGAGGGCTCGCCGCAGGCCGTCCCTCAGTCCCTTGGCCTCAGAGGCTTGGGACTGAAGACGACTCAAATCTGGGAGAGGTTGCAACATCACTTCCGCAGCCAGGCCATGACCACCAGGTACTTATCATCTCCCCGGTCCTCACGGAAACGAACGAACCCACTGGTCTTCCGAGTGTTGACACCGAATCGGAGAGTCGCACCGCTCGAACCGGAAAGGACCTTCTGGAGACAAGTCACCGAGAGCTGGAACTCAGGGATGACAGCGTCGGGCTTGGTCTTAGACCCCCGCCCCTCTTCGGCCGGGGTGATGTCGAGGGTCTTGAGATTTCCCGTCGTGGCAATCATCCCGAGTTGGATCGGGCTGTCGTTGTCCACCCGAGAGAAGAACAGCCGGTTGTCATCCTTGTCCGACCCGGACTCCAGGAACATGATGGCCGACTTCAGCTCGTCTCGGGGCAGCTCCCACCACCACTCGTCGTCCCAGTGCATCGGGAGAGACATCGTGGGGAACTGAGCCTGGTACTTGCTCTCCCCGAACACGGCACCATCCTTGCGCCGCAACAGGAACCCCCTGGGATGCTCCAAAATCTCCACCACTTCATCCGAAGGGAAAGACGCCAGGAACTTCAGAATGGGGCCAATGTCCTTGACGAACACCCGCAGGGTGCAGTTCTCCAACCCCTTGACAGAAATCTCACACCCCGCCTTCTTGTCGTTGGCGAGAAAAGACCCCTGGCGAATCTCCGTCACGCAGTGCTGGGGGCTGGAAGATTCCATCTTCAGGTCTCCCACGAACTGCCGGGAGAAGCTCAGGGCGTCTGCCAGGCGGCCCGCCTCGATGGTTGACGTAACCGTGACTTCCTCCATGAGGCCATCCCAGTAAGGAAACGCCTTGGGGTCCAAGGAGCGGAACTCCTGAGACCCCCTGGGAGCCTTGGCGGTGACCACCTTCTCATCGGAGTCGTAGATGAACTCCAATGTGGCATCCGACACCGACCTGAGCCACTGCTTCAGCCGCTCCCCCTCGATAGTGAACGCCTTGTCGGAGTCATCATCCAAATCCCCAACGGTGGCGACAAACGGGCAAGAGCTGGACAAGCGCCCCGAGAAGGTCAACACTTCGGCCTTCCCGTCCGTCCCCGCCAGAGGGCGGAAGACAAACTGAGAGGACAGCTCAGTGTCTGTCCCGGACATAGAGCTGGACACCACAGTGAGGGCAGCATCCAGGTCCCTCTTGGCTACGCTGATCTTCATCACCCATCCTCCCGAAGGAATGGCGCCAGGTCCTTCTCTGCCTGAGACACCTTGTTTTCCAACTCTTCTACAGCGGTGTCGTATCGCTTCTGGAGCTTCGTAATGCTGTCGTCCAGATTGTCGGGCTCCAGGCCCTTGGAGCGGCACTCCTCCTCGATACGGGCCACTTCCTCCCGAGCTGCTTCAAGGCGGCCCTGGAGACGCTGGGTTTCCTTTGCCACGGCATCCCGCCTGGCAATTGCCTGGCTTAGACGCTTCTTCCGGTCGTCACTCATTCCGCCCCCTGAAACCTTGGCACCCCGTACTTGTCGCACAGGGCGTCATCTTCTTCCTGGTTGAATGGGACCCCCATCGCAGAACGAATCTTCCTCATCTCGGACACCTTGTGACACCCCAGGCCGCAGAACTCTCCCCCATAGGGAGTGCTCGGGGCCGGAGTCACTAGCTGAGGCTTGCCGCACGCCATGCAGAATCTAGGTTGCCTACCCCACATGGTCCCTCTACCCCTCGACCGCCTTGGTACGACCCCCCGAACCGAAGGTGAAACGCTTGACCCCATCCTTGGAAGGAAGGCTATCCAGGAGACCCGGGGCCTTGACCCTACGGTTGTCCTCCTTCTGGGCCTGACGAGCGGGACAGACTGACTCATAGTCACACAGGTGGCAGTTGTCCGGCGACGGGCGGGCCTCAAACAGTTCCTTGTCCATACTCGTCCGAGCCTCCTTGGCTCGGTGGGCCAAACCCTTGAGGTCTTCCTTCGTGAAGGGAACCCAGATGACCCCCGGAGCGGGGTCCCGGCCCTCGTAATGGGCCAAGGCAATCCGCTTGCTCTTTCGGGTGTCCTCGGTGACGGTCATGTCCCCCGCCTCAGCCTTGTAGCGCTCGATCTCTTCCGCCCAGTCGTACCCCTCAGGGTAACGGAAATAGATGAACCCTAGCTTGTCGGGCATGACCTTGTGGAACAGGTAGAAGCATAGGGCATACCAACGGAGCTGGTCGGGGTTCGTGTATGTGATGGGGACCTTCTTAGTGCGGTCCCAGTATTCCCGTCCGTTCTTGCCGTCGAGGATGATGATCCCCTTGTTCGGTTCGGAGTCTCGCCGGATGAGGAAGTCCATGCGCCCACCGACAGGGATAGAGTAGGGATTCCCCGCCTTATTCCTGGTCTTAAGTGTCCCCAGGTAGTTGACCTCGGACTGAGCGTAGGGTCCGATCAGCTTGTGGGCCTTGAACGTCCGCAGAAACCCCTTCACCCCGTCGTTCACGATACGGAACATCTCCTCCCGGGTCATGTTGGCAACCCGCCAATCTACAAACCTCTGGGAGAGAGCCAGCTTGAACTGCTTCTCGATCTCCAGGTCCAGCCAATTCTTCAACTCAGCGGGGTACTGCCACCTCTTCTCGTTGTAGAACAGCTCCAGCACACCCTGGATAGCATCCCCCATCAAAGCGTGGTGTTCCGATTTCTTGACAGGGACCGGCTTCTTACGGCCCGGACCCCCACCCACGTCGATGTTGCCCCAGCCACGTCCCCAGAGGAAGCTCTGGGGGCACTTCTCGTAGGTGTCGAGGCTGGACCAGTACAGAGTGAAAGGGCGCCGATCCATCACTTATCCTCCGACACGTCCAGGAGGACTGGGCCGGTCCTTCTGGTCTTAGCCACCGGGATGACATGCCTTCCCTGATCATCACGGAAAGGGTTGTGCAGCTTGATCTCGGAGGCTTCCTTCATGAGGGTCATAAGAACCATGCGGTTGGGGATCTCGGTGGGGTACTCCCCTCTCTCCGAGACCACCTCGTACCCGTCAATGTCCCTGGCCGTAAGGGTACCCAGACGAGTTACCTGCCGGAACTCCATCGACACCTGGAAGCCGGCACGCCCGCTTGGGAGCGGCTCTGCCATGAGCTTCCGGTATACGTAGGTGATGAGGGATGTGTCCTGACCGGCAGCGTGGGCCTGGTTGTCTGAGAGAGACCGGAACTCCTTTTGGAGGGAGTCACAGGTGTCCATGAACGCCTGCTCGGCGTCCTCCACAGACTGGCCCTCCTGCCAGGAGGAACGGCGGACCAAGACCCGGGGGGTCGAAGGGGCCTTCCCCAACACAAGATGGTCCTTGAACTCATCTGCATCGAAAGCGGGGCGGACTCGCCCGACAATGACGGCATCGGGGATCAGCATGTCCTCGGGGAGGGCGATCTCCCCAGACTCCATCTGCTTGACCATGCTGTCCCCGTACACCGAGCGCAGGGTCTTGAAACTGACGGCCTGGGTGAGATACCGGCGAAGTTCCTCAGGGATATCCGAAACCTTCGGAGAAACCCCGTCCCGGGAAGGATCATTCCAGAGTTGCCGAAGCAGCCCCCTCAACTCCCTCAGCTTCTCGACAGGGTTGTGCTGAACCAAGGTCCAGAGTGCCACAATGTGGGGATATGTAAGAGGTTCGGCGAGATTGTTGGACAAAGTAGCTCCTCCATTTCTGGGGGACTCTACTCCGGAAGGGAAACAAAGGGGGCCCCTGTTGATCAAAAAACAGGGGTTCTGGTCACCCCACCATCTCGGTGAGCTGCTGACATAGGTCATCCAGCTTCTTGCGGTTGGGCTGACGGGGCAGATCCGACTTGAGGGCAACCCTCTTCAGATCCTCATCCTCTCCCATCGCCCACTCCATCAACCGCTCGTAGCTCCAGGCCCCGTCCCGGATAGCGTTCAACTCGGCGGCATCTGGACGGCGGACGTGGACCACGCCTTCCTCCAAGATCTCACGACACATCCGCATGAGACGAACCAGGTGCATCCCGTGCTTCGTGTCGTAGCCGAACTGGGCCTCCAGCTTGGCTCGCTTCTCGTTCCGGCTTCTCTTCCACTCCAGGTAGGAGTTGTAGTGGGCGAGAGCGGACTCATACCTACGCTCTCGGCTCAGAATGTCGATGAAGTTCTCTTCGAGGCCACAGAGGCGGCCTGCTGCCCGGAACTGCTTGCTCTCGATCTCTTCAACGGACCCTTCCCAAATCTTGGGATCGTTGCCCACCAGCATCTGAGCAAGGGTGTCCTCGATCTGCTCTCGGATCTTCAGCCGCTCGGGGTACTCCAGGTCCCCGAAGTCGATGGACCAGGATTCCATCTTCTTGCGAATTTCCGAGGTGGCCGCCGTGATCTGGTTCGTCGGCAAATCTGCCTTCGGGAGCAGGTGGAAGTCCGCCCGCTCCGGCTTCTGCTTTGGCGGGTTCAGCAGCCAATTCCGGTGGCGTCCGATCCGACGGAGCTGCTGCATGGCGTAGCCCCGGAAGGTGTGGAGCGCCTTGACCGACAGAAACTCCGACCGATGCTGCCGGAGAATCTGACCCGGCTCCGTGGCGAAGTACACCCCGTCATCATCGATCCACAGGATCTCGATGAGGGTCGGGTTACAGTCCGCCGCCAATCTCATGAACTTCGGCAGATTGTAGATCACGGCATCGGCCGTGTCCTTGATCTCCGCCTGATCGAAGTGGTTCAGGAACCCGTTGCGAAAGCTCCGGGGTGCCACCGCCACGCCCTTGTAGTCGTAGTCCGAATCAGGGCGATGAGTGCCGTAGGCCCGGGAACCGTGGTCCACCAGAAGAATAGTGCGATCCTTGAGCCAAGCAAGATTGCCGGTGTACTCAAAAGGCCATTTGTGCATAGACCTCTCCTCGGGGTAGGCTTCTCCCCTCCAGGAAAAACACTCGAAGGTCTCCCAAGGGAGACCGCCATGCCGGACAGGAGGTTGGGGCCTACTGAGCGGCCAATTCAAGGAAATGGATGGCCCGTTCCTTCACCTCGACAGGAACATCCCTCATTTCGGACACCACCTCAATAAGGGACTTCTTGTCGGTGCGGAGAAGAGCCTCCTCGATGTTCTTGACGAAGGCCTCCATCGTAGACTCCCGGGCTTCCTGACGGACCCGACCCTCGACGTTGAACACCTCCTTGGCAGACTGAACGGTGAGGGGGATCTCGGTAAGTGTGATACCGGACCCGTTGACCCCGAACTCCATGAGGACCACTTCGGGGACCCTCGTCATTTCATCCTGGGTCAAAGCCCCCCTAGAAAGGCTTCCGACATTGACGACATACCTGGAAGAATTGCGAGACACCCTGTTGGCCTTGCTCAGCTCATAGATCCCCTGGTTCTTGTGCCAATGCCCGAAACAGAACACGTCCACATCGGATAGGCTGTCCAGGAACTCATACTTGAGGATGTCCTCAGCCCCGAACATCTCCCCACCATCCTTGGAAGCCAGGCAGTGGGCGACGACCACCAGGTAGTCCTCTCCCCCCCTCTTGATGTTCCGGAACCTGTCCAAGTCGTAGGATGTGCCGTGGTAGGGGACACCCACCACACGGACCTTGTTGGAGGTCCCGCCGCTCTCCCTGATCGCTGGGCTGTCAAACACAGCTTCGTGCTTGTCGTACAGCCGACGGAACACCCCCGACTCGAACAGAACCCCTAGGGGTTGCTCAGGGAGGTTCTCGATGTCCCCATACTTGCAGTCGTGGTTTCCCACGTTAGCCCAGACCTGGACCCCCTTGTGGACCTCGGCCACCTGACGGACCAGCCGGTGGCTATTCCGGGAAGGGGACTTGATGTGGAAAAAGTCACCACCGTCGAGGATGTGAGCGTTATGTTTCTTGGCAAGGTCCACCGTCTGGCGGACCTTGCCGAGGATGGTTTCCGTCCAGTCATCAACACGAGTCTTGGGGGGATGATCGGACAAATGGGCGTCCGTCCTCCACAGCAAACGGATGGTGTAGTCTTGAGGTTCAGGATCGTCCCAGCTCATGCCCCTTGCTCCTTGCCACAGGTAGGGCAGGCTCCCAGTTCGTCCAGGAACTGGTGAGCTTCCGCAGCGGCTGCTGCGTACTCCAACTCGGATACTGCCAGCTTCTGTGCGGCATCCTGGGCATCTTGGTTCGCCTTCCCGATGCGGTAAGAGTACCCCTCCACCTTGTCGATAGCCTTGAGGAGCTTGTCCGCCAGAGACACATCGAGAGAAATATCGGGAACCTCACCCAGGAGGCGCAACCGGGAGGCCACGTCTGCAGCCTTGTGGTAGCGCCCCCTCAACTTCTCCGCCCCCTCCAACTCGTCGAGGATGCCAGAAGCATCTGTGGTGGGGACCACCACAGACTCGACCCCCACCAGGGCTCTGAGAGCCTCTCTGGCGGCCTCAAGCCGGTCCCGCAAGCCCTCAGCCATCACCAGCTCTGCCAGCCGCTCCTGGGCCCCCAGAACCCCGGGGATGACCACCTGGCCCACGGGGGCCAACGCCTGCTCTACCTCCCTGGCATCATGCAGGCGGCCCCTCATCTCGGACAGCTTCTGGTGGGTCTTACCGATCTTCTCAGCGTACTGGCGGGTCTCCCCGAGCCCCTCGATGTCGGACAAGACCCCATCGAGACCAGCGTAAGCAGCCAGACCTTCCTCAGCTTTTTGGAGATCAGAGCGCCGGACCTTCAGCTCCGTGGAGGCCGCCCTCTTCTCTTTGTCGGACTGCCTGAGGGCAGCGTTGAGCTGGGAAACCCGCTCGATGTCGGCCACGGCTTCTGCCAGGTGAGACCCGGGACGATCGAGAAGGAACACCTGGCCAGTGAACTGGGGTGCCAGCGTCGGCCAGGTGTCCTTGCCTCCAGCCTCGATGGGGGTGACCCCGAGGGCTTTCACCTCATCGGGAACCTCCCTACCTGGGTTGATGGGGTCTCCTCCGTTGACGATGTAGGTCGGCTTAGAGCGGTTTCCCGTCCCCTTCGACCAGGAGACGGAGGCGTCCTCGAACTTGACGACGACCTCCAGCTCCTTTTCGCCATGGCGGACGAACGATGTCCCCGGAGAGTTCTCGAACACCCCCCGGATCGCCCGCATCAAAGCCGACTTGCCAGAGTTGTTCGGTCCGGTGAGAGCCGTGAAGCCCTTCACCTCGATACTGGCGTCCTTGATGGATTGGAAGTTCTTGACGTGAATGCTGGGCATGAGGCCCCTCCTTCAGGGCCTACCCTTATTCGCCGCCCTCGTCCCCATCCTCGCCCCCATCCTTCAGGGCGTCCGGGTGGGGTTCTTCCCGCATGGCGTCCAAATCGAAGTCCGGGGATGCGTTGTTCATGAGGGTGTCGAGGTCCATGTCTTCATCCTCATCCACCTCATGGCCCACCAGGGTGGACCCCTTAGCCTGAGCCTCCTGCACCTTCTGCATGGCGAGCTGGTACAGCTCGTCAAGGGCATTGGCGGCTGTCAAGTCAGACCGGAACGCTGCCAGCCCCTGGCTCTTGATCTGTTCCCCATTGTCCCTCTGCCAGGCGTACCAAGCCCCACCTTTGTCCACGATCTTGTGGTTGATGGCGACTTCGATGATAGACCGCAGGTTGTCGATGCCCTCCCCGAAAACCACCCAGAAATCCATCTTGTTGTGGGCGGACTGGGACACCTTCGACTTGTCGACCGTGGCCTGAACCTTCCGGGCCACCACCTGCTCTTCGACCTTGTTGGTCAGAGCGTTATAGATCTTGCCCTTCTCAGACTGGATGGGGACGAAGTTCATACGAATCGAGCTATAGAACTTCCAAGCCCGACCACCCTGCTCGGTGGTGGTCTTCCCGTACCCGGAGGTGTTGATCTTCTCACGGATCTGAGAGATGCCCATGACATGAGTTCCGCTCTTGCTGCACTCCTTGACCATCGTGGGCAGATACTCAGACCATGCCTTGGCAAGCCAACCGACCTGCTGCTGCTTGCCTTGATCATCAACCTTTCGTTCTGCGATGGCCTCCGAAATGGGGGCCCCGACCGAGTCAAGGATGACCAGATCGATGCCATGCCGGATCATGATGTACATGATCTTCAGGCCGTCCTCGAACGTATCCGGCTGGGTGACGAAGAACACCTCGTCGTCCTCAACAGGGATGCCGAGGGACTTGGCATAGCTCAAGTCGATGGCATGTTCCCAGTCGATGAAACACACTGAGCCCCCTCTGGCAATCACCGAAGCGGCGGCCATCAAGGCCACCGTGGTCTTGCCCGAGGACTCCGGACCATACACGTTGGAAATGGCCCCCTTGGGCCACCCCGGGCAGGGAGCCACACCGAAACGGTTGGGCCGACCACCGATCAGGTAATCCAGGACAATGGAACCCGTCGGGATATAGGGGCGGGACTTCTTACTGAGATGGGGGTCGATTTCCATCTCGGGCTTGGTCTGCTTGAACACCTTGACCACGGTGGCCCGAGCCAGGAGCATCCGCTTACGGCTCAGAGCCTCCTGACTGCTCTTGGAGGGGGCCTTGGCGGGAGCCTTGACCCCCTTTGTCGTCTTCGCTGCTACCATCGATCAGTTCTCCGAGTGCCGGAAAAACCTGGAGTCCTCCCGGAACAGCAACCCCTTCCTCTCGGACTTACCCGCTTTGGTGCCTCTCTGGAAGGTGTGGATCTTGAGGAATTGGGATTTCTCGGTGTCCGTCAAGTCGTCGATAGTGATGTCACCCTCGAACAACCTCCAGAACCGGGCCCCGGTTCGTGCAGCCCAATAAGCGTCGGCCTCGTTGTGGTTCCAACGGCCCCCGCCAGCATCCACCTGAGCAGCCAGGACCATGTCGGCCTTCATCATCTTCCACGTCTCTGGGCGGTTGATGGCAATCCGGGCATGGGCCTTGAGTTGGCCAGGGGAGAAGAACACCACATCCTTCTTCTCGGACCAGATGGCCTCCCATGTGAAGAGAAACAGACCGTACATGCCCTCCGAATACAGGGAGTTGAAGACGGGGTACTCGATGGAAATACGGTCAGGCTGGTGCTCTTGGATCAGGGCACGAAGCGCCGCCCTAATGGTCCGATAACGGACGATCTCCAGCACCTGGGAGGGGGTCTGGATTCGCCCTCGGGATACGCACCTCTCTGGGCCCACGGCCTCGTCGTCATGGACGGCCCAGCCGAAGTTAGTCAGAGAGGGGTCGCATCCCAGGACCTTCAAGGCGGCGCTCCGTGAAACGGGGAGGGTGGGGGTTGGGCACTTCTTCCGCCCTCCCCCCACCCTCATGCGTCTCAGTCGTCCAGGATGTTGTCCACAAGGTCATCGATCTCGGCGCCGGCCGTGGCATCCCCGACGGCGGTGGCGGCGTTGTCGCCTCCGGCAATCTTCTGCTTGACCTGCTCGACGGTCATCGTCCGGGCGATGTCGTTCTCGATGCCGGCGACAATGGCCTTCACCTCGGCCATGATGCGGTCGACGTGCTCCTTGCCCCTGTCACCCTGCTCGATGAGCTTGCGGAGCAGATTCTCCTTGCAGGAGATGAAGGTCATCTTCTGGTACTGGGTGTCCGTACACTGAGCCTTGATGTCATGCTCTCCGAAGGGGAACTCTTCGACGATCCCCTTGAAGGTCTCGTACTTGTCTTCCCCGAAGATCCACTCCTGGACCTCGTAGTCGCCGTCCTTGAAACGCTGAGCATCGAGCGATCCATTCGGCTTGGTCGGCCACTTCACCACGACAGTGGCAATGCTCGTGCGAGGGGGCTTCCCGTCCTTGCTGAACTTGACGATGTCCGGATGCGTAGCCTCAACGTAGCCGCAGCCCTCAATGAACACCCGGTCCTTGCCGGTGAAAATCGGGTTGGCGTCCAGGTTGAACTTGCCCTTGTCAAGGCCCGGCCACCAGGCGAAGCTGAGGCGGTAAGTTCGGCCGCCCTCTCCCTTGAAGCGGGAGCCTTTCTTGCCGAGGTTGTCATCGCCTTCGTTGAATGTGAAAGTCTTCATTGCCATGCTGTTTTTTCTCCATGGGGGCAGTCATTGGCCCCCGGCTATGTTCAGGATGGCAAGAGTCGTGTCGGTAAACGAGACGGATGACTGCCATCCAAAAGAGTCTACTCGGGTTGGTCAGTGTACCAACCCCCTCCCCCTAACCCTCCCCAAAAAGCTCCAGAAGCTCGTCCACTTCAGAGTCTTCGACCATCCCCTGAACACCCACCATCTTGGACCGGGTGGCTCTGGGAACCTCCACCATATCGATCACCCTGTCGAAATCGGCGGAGACTTCCTGGTCAAAAACGAAAGGCTTACCTGAGGCCTCGGGGAGAATCACAGTGCTCCCGGGGTCTTCCTGGGGGTCTTCCTGGTGGTCCTCCTGGGGGTCCTCAGAAGGACCACCAATGTCCCCATTGTCCATTGCGTCCAGCTCTTCCAGGAGATCCCCGATGTCAGAGTCCTGGATGACCAGGCGGGACAGGATGTCGTCGCTTGACTTCAAGAGAGGAAGCACCTTGGGAGGCTGCGGATCAGGAAGAACCTCTTCGACCTCTTTGACCTCTTCGAGATCGTCTTCCTCCTCCTCCTGGAGGGAGACCTGGATCTCGCCCTCAACCTGGGCGATGAGGTTGTGGACATCCACGTCCTCAGCAATCACCCTCCCGGGGGTGATCTTCATGGCCCCCTTCACCGCAGAACCCCATGTCTCCCCCCCGTCGATGCGGGCGTAGCAGAGCCGCATCTGCTCACGGATGGACGACTGGGTGTTCTTGATGTCCGACCTCTTGGCCTTGATGACCAAGAGAATGGCCTCCAGCTCCTGAAGGATGGCCTCAGCCAGGTGGAGTTCGGTGACCTCTTCTCGTAGCTTGATACTAGCGAGGGCATCCCGGTCGGACTGAGACCTCCCCGCCCTCACATCGGTGTCAGTGGCGAACAGGTACTTCTTCGACAGCTCAAAGGCAACCGTCTTGGCCCGGAAGTCCTGAGCAGCGGCAAAATGCCTCTTGGAGGCCCCAAGGAAGATCTGCTCCACGATATCCAGACCCTTACGTGCCTGGTACACCTTGTCCTGGAGTGACTTGGGCCCGAAGACCAGGGGGTCTTCGTCCAGCTCCACCTGGATGTCCGCCAGGCGCTCGTAGATCTCGTCTTCCCGGTGCTCTTCCAGAGCCTTCACGGTTTCATTGAATAGGCTCTTGGCGTCCTGAAGGGTCTGAGTCGCCATCAATCCTCCCTGGCGGCCTCCCCAATCATACGGGAGAAGTTGTGCCGGAGGACTTTGAGGGCGTTCTCCAGCTCGTCATCGTTGATGAGGGACGAAGCCCGTGCCGACCGGAACACAGTCTCGTTGCACTCCAGGAAAGCCAGCATATAGGCCACCCTAGCCTCCGCTGCCGTAGTATCCTCGTCCATCTCAATGGCAACGGACAGGAAAGTGTCTCCCCCTCGACCAGTGACCTTCCTACTGACGGTGAAGGATTTCCGGTGCATCTTGCGAAGGGCGGACTTTCCAAGGGCCTTCAAGTCTTCTTTGCTCATGGCGTCTCTCCTGTCGTCAAAGAGGGATACTCCCCCGACGGCACCATGAGCCCCCTCAGCCGGTCGAGGAACAGAGTGTTCCGGGAGTCCTCCTTAGCGTTGAACACCGCTTTTGCAAATGCGGTGCGGGTCCCCACGAGAATCACCTTCTTGCGGGCTCGGGTCACCGCAGTGTAGTACAGGTTCCTCTGGAGCTGCTGGTGGAAACTCTCGACCACAGGGATGATGATGTGGTCGTACTCCAGACCCTGGGCCTTATGGACTGTGCAAGCGTAAGCCAGCCGCAACAGCTTGGGGACCTTCCGAAAGTCGATGCGAACCAACATGGGAGGCTCGCCGAAGATCTTAACCTCAATCTCCTTATTGACCCGGTCGATGTGGTTGACCTTGCCGACGTCTCCGTTGAACACCCCGAGCCGATAGTCGTTCTTGACCACCATAATTCGGTCATCCTGACGGATCACGTCCTTGCCCATACGGTACTCGGCCAACCCGCCCTGCTTGGGGTTCAGCCTCTCCCGCAGCAACTCGTTTAGAGCCGTGACCCCCACAACCCCCCCGTGACGAGGGCTTAGAATCTGGAACTCCTTCCGCTTCTGGTACATGAGACGGGCCAGCTTGATGACCAGGTCCTTGACCTCATCGTCGTTGGACTTCTCCAGGAGGACAAAGTCCCCCGACGTGGAGACCTTGGGAACTTTCCCCCGGACTATGTCGTGAGCCGCCCCCACGATGCCGCTAGTGTCCTCCTGGCGGAAGATGGTGACCAGCTTGATCACCGGAAAGCACTCCGAGTTGATCATATCCCGGAGCACGTTCCCTGGGCCGACGGACGGAAGCTGGGCATGGTCCCCAACGAACACCAGCCGAGTGTCCTCCCCCGTGCATGTCAGGAGACGGTACAGGAGGTGCTGATCGATCATCGAGGACTCATCCACAATGACCACCTTGGCAGGGTGAGGGTTCTCCTTATGAAACTGCCACTGTTCCCCCTGCCCGCTAAGAGTAGCCCCCCCATCCGAATCCCCGACGATGCCGGCGTAGGTGAACTCCCGCTGCTCATCGGAAGCCCCCTGGGCGCCGAATGCCCGGTGAATGGTGTACGCCTTGGAACCCGTAACCGCCTCCAACCGCTTGGCAGCAATGCCGGTGGGTGCGCACAGCAGGAAAGGGACTTCAGCATCCTGAAGGATGCGAACAGCAGCCCGAAGGCTAGTGGTCTTACCCGTACCAGGAAGCCCGGTAAGGACGCTAACCGGGTACTTGAGGGCGTTCAAAACGCCCTCCTTCTGGTCAACGGACAGAGCCATTCTGGTCTGGGAAGACCATTCCTCAACAGCAGCTCGGCACACATCCGTCAGATCCCCACCATCCGTCTTGACCTTCTCCGTCTGGGGCCCAACTTGGGTCAGGGCCGTGAGGTAGGCCGAGTGGTCCTGGTCCTCCAGGGAAGCTGTCTTGGCCCGCTCCGCCAAAAGCTGGGCGGACTCCGTCTCCAGCTCGTAAGGCCATGGCTCATAGATTGCCATCATCCCCGGGCGGGTCTTACGGTCGAGAACCAACAGACCCTGCTTGTGGAGAACCACCAGGGCCTTGCCCACCTCCTTCTGGTCCACCTCCTTGAGCAGATCAGTCAAGGCTCGGAAAAGCGGGGCAGACGTAAGGAACATGTGCCCCATCGTCAGCTCGTTCTTCATCACGTACATGATGGCCCCCTCGATGCGACGGGGGTCCTTCATGTCGAGACTCAGCTTACGGGCGATCTCGTCGGCCTGAGAGAACTTGAACCCCTCCACCTGGCACAAAGCCCAGGGGTTCTTCGTGAGGACTCCCTCGGCTTCGTCCCCGAACGTCCTCCAGATCTCTTTGACTCGGGCAGCAGGAAGACCCATCTCCCCTAGGAAGTTCAGGGTCTGGAAGTACGCCTGAGTTGACTCCCACCTCTGGACCACCTGGGCGGCGGAGAACTTGGACAACCCCGGGACCTCCCGGATCATGTCCTCCTTCCCCAGGACCTCGATGAACCGGGCATCCCCCCAATGCTCCCGGATCTGCTCGACCACGTACTCGGACACCCCGTTGGATGCCAGCATCTTGGCGGCGTTATCAGGGTCCCAGCCCCCCTTGAGGACGGGGGCCTTCGTGATCTGAAGTTGCTGCCCGTACTTGTTGGTGTTGACCCAGTGGGCCTCGAACCCAAACCAAGTCCCCACCCCGACACTCAGGCCCGGGATGTTCCCTTTCACGGTGACGGACCCGGAAGGGTCGTCATAGCCGACAGCAGCGCTTCCTCCCGATCCGAACAGCTTGTCGATGTGATCGGTTTCCCCGTCGAGAACCATCTTGAGGATGTAGAATCCTTTAGAGGGGTCATCATAGATGACGGTATGAACCCGCCCCTCGTAGTAGTCAGCCATTGTTACCCCGGGTCTTGATCTTGGCCGCATCCGCAGCCTGCTTGATGCCTTCCAGTACCCCCCGGAGCTGTTCGGCCTGCTGGCCCAGCACCTCGATCTGAGAGAGGTCAGCGTTGGCAACAGACTCCCGCATCTTCGCCACGTCCACCACAGGAGCAGCGGCGAGCCGGGCATGATGCCCCTCCAAAAGAGGGAGGGGCAGCTTCTTCAACACTCCATCGAATTGGCGCACCGACCAGATCCCCTGGTCGGTAACCAGCACCCCCTCCGCCTTGACGGAAAGCATCCGGAGGCGGTGCTCCGGGATGTGGTGCTCTACAGGGCAATCCCCCCGGCCCTGCCAAAGGCAGCTCCCGTACCCCCACTTGGAATCGTCCAAACCCCCCGGAGGAACGTAATGGAAGGCGATGTTGATGTGCTGTCCCAGCAATGGACGCAGGAGGTCCACGATGGGGGTGGGTTCCCCCTCAGAACCCTGGATACTGAGGGTTCCGTTGTGCTGTAGGACGATGCCCTCGGCGAGAACGATATTGAGCATGGATCACCTCTTCAGTCGAGGACTACTACCCTTCTGAAGAGGTGTTTAGGCGGGTAGGCTACTTCTTCAACGCCCAGGGAAGCTGGCAGGACTCCCCGGAGCAGAACTTATCCTCGGACTCCACATCGTGGGTCCCTTCGTCAAAGTTCAGCGGCTTGATCCCCGACATCATACGGTGGTAGGTAGCCTCGTTGATGGTCTCGTAGGGAGCCTGCACATACCCGTGAGTCTTGAGGGGCAGCATCGAAATGGACTTAAGCTGATCCTCGAACGCCTCCAAGCAACGGGGGATTTCGGACACCTCTTCCGAACTGAAGGTCACCGTCACTGAGACCTGGTTGTCAGCCCAGTGCTTCTGGAGAGCAGCGGCCAGAGAGAACTGCTCCCAGATGCTAACCTCGTCTTTGGCTCGGTCGAAGTTCTTCTCATGGACCGGGAACTCAATGACGCTGGTGTCGTCGGCGTAGTGGTCCGCCTCGACCGTGTACCCCGCCTCACGAGCCGCCTTGATGAGGGTGCTCGTGTTGGAGAGCCGGATGCGGCGGATGTAGAACTCGGAGTGAGGGAAGTGGATGCCTGGAGTCGCCCCCGCCAACAGACTGACGGTCCCCGACGGCTTGATCGAGGTAGTCTTCTTCGACAGGGGAACCCCCAGCCACTCACTGTAGATGCGATCGAGATCCCGAATGTACTCGTACCCGTCGTCACACCAGTTCAGGAACTCCCGGTGGCCGAGCTTCTGCCGAGCCTGGGCGATCCCGCTCATGGAGCACCCGATGCGGCGGTTCCGCTGCATCACCAGGTTGGCACGAGGGTCATGAGTAGGGACCAAGGTGACCGTCTTGGCGTACAGGTACGCCATCTTCAATGTCCGCTTGTAGTCGTCCATGTCCGCATGGTGAGCGGGGTAGGTCTCCACAAGATTGCATTGGTATGTCAGCACGTTGCCGAACACACCCATATGGTTCTCGGGCTCATCGAAGCAGTAGGTCGTATGCAAACCATCCAGCTTTTCGACCTTGACCACCTTCTGTTCCCGAGCCCGGTCGAGGGGCTGTCCTTTCGGGTGTGCATTGTTCATGGTGTAACGGTCCCCCAGGGAGGTCAGCACCTTCAGCCGGGTCGGGATCTCGGCACACTCGTAGCTGGGGATCGTAAGATAGTAGAGGTCATAGTTCCGGGTGCCGTAGTTGGTCTCGGCCCCCGCCTCAGCGAACATCCGAAGGCTGGCATGATTGACACCCACTCGCCGGAGAAGAAGCTGGGCGTCACGCAGCTTGGCCTCGGAACCATACAGTCGGAACCCTTCCGCCACCGAACCGGCATTGGTGATGCTGCCATCGGCCTCGATCCACCCTGCCATGAATTCCAGAATGGAGCCCCTGTCCATGCGGAGAATGTCCGGTGCCAGACCGGAGGTCTTGGACCGGAGGGACTCCGCAACATTCACCGGGAGGATGCCCTTCAGATTGAGGCGGTTGACCGGGTCCGTGTACCCCTCGACGATCTGCGGCTTGTGCCATGTGCCGTGGACGTCGAGATCCATGAGCTTGGCCTTTTCCCCGCAGATGGCGACCATCGGGTAGGTGTAGCCCCCCTCCCGATCCAGGTAGCCACCCCCTGCAAAAAGCCCCCACTCAAAAGCCGCCACGTTGTGCTCGCCGTCGATGGGGGCGTCGATGTCGAAGGAAATGACCTGACTGCCCTTGGTAAGCTCTGCCGTCTCAACTCGGCGGAATACACGCTTTCCGACCGGCTTGACGTGCCACCCGTGGTTCCCCGTGCAGTCCAGGTATGAACCGTCGGACAAATGGACCCGGAACAACTCCCGGCCCTCCCCCGTCACCCGAGGGGTCACCGTAGACCAGCCATCGCCATTCCAAATGTCCACAGACTCTCCGGCCAGCTCGGAGATGGCCTGAATCCCTCGGCGGTGCTGGATGTAAGTGTCCGAACTCACACACAATTCAAAGGATTCGAGCGATTGCTCGCCGCAGGGATTCGTGCCCAGAATGCGGTGGTCTCGCCCATCCGGAGGGTCCCCCATGCGTCCGTACTGGCGGGCGTTGTCCAGCCAGAAGATGCCGGGCTCACCGTTGGCAGCGATTCGGGAGGCAACCGAGGTGTAGTCCATGCCGGGGTAGCCAAACACGCTGTTGTTCGACGCCCATCGGCGATCATTCAGGGGGTGAGCCTGGATGGCCTGCTCAACCTCACCCAGCTCCTCCTCCCACTGACCAATCTGGAAGTCCCCAGGGTTCTTCTCGATCAGGTTCCGCAACTCACTCTCTCGGGCGTACAGGGGAAGCAAGTCCGCATTGGACTTGAGGTTGATGAACTTCTCGTCGGAAGCCTGGCCGAACATAATCTCGGCGGTGTTGTGGACGAGATAACCCCCCTGAACCACGAACTCACCGGCCTCCACCGAGATATCGTAAGTCTCATCCTCCCGCACCCGATGTTCGACGTAAATGACCTCTACGGGCACCAGCACCACATCCTGCCCCGTCAGGTCTTCCAGTCGGGCAATAGTGATCTGCCGGGAGGACCGGGACCACCGCATTTGACCGTCCTTCCACCCGCTAACCCCACCATCCAGCGCCATCTGCGAGGGGAACCCGTAATCGTACTGAGAACGGGAGGACTCCCGAGTCTCAGTGAACTTCAACGAGTGCGAGGCGACCTTTCGCTGAAACCCCGCCAACGCCTTCTCACCGACGACCGTGAGGTGAAAAAGAGGCTGCCAACCGTTCGTCTCACGGCTCTTGTCCTTGTGAAGCTGAAACCGGCTCGGAACACCCAACGAGGCCAACACCGCTTGGACCCCCTCCAAAAAAGAGGGGTACACGCTGGCAGCCACCACCAGAGGACGGTTCTTGATGGACCCGTCCGCATCCATCAAACCGGCCACGAACGCAGCCCGAACTTCGGGCAAACCCCGAAGGACGATGTCGGGAACCTCCAAGGTCGTCTTGGGCTGCTTGAACTGACCCAGGAACTCCGCCAACTGCTTCGACTTGACCCGCACTTTAAAGCACTGGTCCCCATCACGGGGATCTTGGACGGTGACGTTCACCCCGAACCGCTGAAGACAGGACATCGCCCGTGCGGCGATGTCGCCCTGATCCCCGGCCACGGCGATGGACACCTCCTTGTCGTTGACGTACCCGTCCCCCTGGAACAACCCCAACAGCCACGCCATCTCGGCATCCAGCTTTGGGATGGTGATGTTCGTACAAGTTGTGGAGCCCAAGGGCGAGGCGTAGTTATACGACGGAAACTCGGTGGCGACCCCCTCAATGAGCCGGTCCACGAAAACCATCCGGTCCCCCGGCTCCAACTCGTGCAGCTTTTTCCACGAATACCCGCCACTCACGTCAGAGATCACGGCGATCTTGTGCTTATCCGTCGCCTCGAAGACCCCCATCTGGGTAACGACCTGACTGATTGGCTGAACCCCCTGCTCCACCCAATCGGTGACCCGGCTCAACCCCTGGGATGTCATCACCTGAGAACCCACCTTCACCTTCTCAATAGGCACCAACCCCTCTGCCGTATGAACAAGGGTGCCCGCCGGAAGGCAACGACGAACCCCCCCGGCCACCACACACTTCCCGATGAAGTTGAACACGTCTACGATCTGATCGGACTGGATGCGGTAGGGCTTACCCTGGCCCTCGAACAGCACCTTGATCTCGTCGATGTCCGTGGGGTTGCCATCCCACCCCTCCCGCTGGGCCCCGTTGGGCTCGACCGTCCGGAACTTGACGGTAACCCCCTCGGGCAGCAGAAGACGGGTAACCCCCTCGACCAACCGCTTCAGGGGGGCGGCGCCGGAAGCGATCCCACCAAAGCCGAGGATGGCAGTTCCCCGAGGACGAACCTTCGTGTAGTCGATGGTGAGGGGGAACTGACCACGACCCACGAAGCTGTTCAGGACGGTGCGAGCCAGCTCGACCCAGCCCTCACGGCTGTCCTCCACGAGAAACGGGGTGTCCGTCGTCTTGGGGGTCTGGATTCGGGCCTTCCCCTCACCACGGGTGTCCCCGCCTACCCCGACCCCCAGCATAGACATGTCCATGAGGAACGTGAAAGGGGCGGCGAACTCCTGGTCAATGTCCTTCGTGCTGACGAAAGCGCAGTTTTGCAGAGCGGCAGCCCCCTTGTCGTAGATGAGGTCAGTCCCCATCATCCAGAGCCCACGGCCCGGGGGCGTCCATTTGAAGTCCCAGAGCCGCTGGAACATGTCCTGGGCGCTCTTCTGGGCCTTGGGTTCGTTCCACATCAACCCCATCGTCAGGCAGTGGTCCTTCTGGATGTTGAAACACCCTTCGACCACCCGCTGGCATGTCTGCCAGAACTCTTCGGTTGTCCCGTCCGAGAGTGTCCGGGCATATGTGCGCTTGTACGTGAAGTACCCGAGGCCTCCGAAGCCCCACTCCGGCTGCTTCCCCTGGAATTGCTCCAAGAAACCTTGGCTCAGCTTGAACGCTCGCACCTTTCTGTCGGTCACGGGGGGGTTGGGATTGAAAATCATGTTGTCTCCATCTGGCGAACAGTACACCGCCAGGTCAAACGGGTGTCATGTGGTGACCCTGAGGCAACAAAAGCCCGAGGGTCTAGCCGACGGGCTTCGTGGGGATGACCTGCGTCCCATCTTGCTCGGGGCTATCAGTTCTCTACCGGGCAGCGAGGATTCCCTCAGCACACCTCCAACAATCGGGCGGTGAGGCCAACCCAGGGTGAGATATGTCCGCTCAGCACGGCTCTTTCCGAAACGGCCAGGGCCTTGATGAGCTTGATGAGGTCCCTCTGCCCCCAGTGCTTGGCTACAGGGAGGATGTTGGTTTTGAAATGCCAGGGGTTGATCCCCAGTTCTTCTGCCGCCGCTGCCGGAGGAAGCTCCGATAGGTTGGCCGCCTGGAACCACTGCATGGCCCGGCCCCCCAGAATACGACAAAGCCCCATCGTGGGGTCTGTCCTGCTGGTGGACTTGATGCGGGAAAGGGCTCGGACCAACTTCTTGCGATTCCGGGCGGCCAGGGCGTTTGCCACAGGATCAAATGAGGCTTCGGAAAGCTCTGCCAAGGCCCCCTTAACATGGCCGACAGTGATCACGTCTCCTTCCGCTAGGACTGCCATCTTCAGCAGCTCGTAGTGGAGGGTACCCAAATCTGAACCCACCCGTTCCACGATGGCACCAGGAAGGCTGGGGTTCTCGAACCGTTTTCCGAACTCCTGCACCTCCTCAGCCACGAACTTCGTGGCGTAAGCGGGGAGGTCCCAGTCTTTGGGGCGCTCAAAGGAACGATGGGCTTTGTTCAACCCTTTGGTGAACTTGCCCCACTTCGTGTTCCCCTTCGGCTTCCCTTCGTAGTACAGAACCAGAACCGTTTCTGGCTTCTTCTCCTTGGAGTGAGCCGTGTACATGTCCAGATCCCCTTTGTCGGGGTTCGAGACCACCACCAGGGTCTGGGACTCATTCATGAACATGCCCCCATCCATCGCCTGCCCCACCTGACCAGGCACCCCTGCGTCGGCGTACTCCACGGAGTACCCTTGCTCTTGCATAGCCCCAAGATACCCCTCCAGGAACCGACGTCGCAAAAAGGGCTCGTTTCCCGAGATAATGCACACAGGGAGGACTTGGGCTCGGCTCATCGAATCTCGTCCATGAACTCGAACCGGAGCTGCTGGGGGTTCTCTCCCACATACTGCGGCTCAACGAACATCTCCCAGAGGGTTAGCAGATCCTCCGGAGCGTGTGCGATGACATCCCGGAGGTCGAAAGGCACTGACGTCAGTTCCCCGATGACAGGAAACTGTCGAGACTGGGGGACCATAAGCCAGGTGCGGGCACCGAATTCGGGAAACTGCTGGATCCTCCACGGGAACGGATGCCTCGCCTCCAGGTAGTCCTGGTAGTAGAAATGCCCGTCACGGCACTCTTCTCGGATGACAGCGATGCGTTTTTGGATCTCGCTCAGCTCGGACATGTCACACCTCAGGCAGCAGGGCAGCAACCAGCTCAATGGCCGTAGGGTTTAGGAACTCAGCTACCCTTCGTAGCCGCTCCCACAAAAAGCTGGCCTCCGGTGTGGGGTTCCCGTGGATGGCCTCAGCCATCACCGCCAGCAACTCATGCTCCCTTCCAGGGAACTGCTTCACCAGTTTCGGGATCTCATAGTATCTGTCAGGGGTGAGTGCGGCTCTCACCAAATCTCGGCCCCCCGCCTCCAGCTCATCGTCCATTTCATCGGGGTTGAAGTCGGGGCACCACCGTGGGAGGCAACGGCTACGGATCGTGGGCCGGACCCCTTCCAGGTCATGTGCCCACAGGACCGCTTTTGTCCACTCGGCGGGTTCCTCGATGATCTTGAGGAAAGCGTCGTTGACCTTTTCCACCTGGGCGGCCTGCCTGGAGGTCTGGTCCAGGGGACCAACGACAACTACCCCCACGGCCGAGCCGACGGGAGTCGATTTCAGGAGGGAGACGATCTCTCGGGCTTGATCCATCTTGAGCCCTTCATCTCCGAAGGGAGGAGCCAGAAGACGGCCTTGCTTATGAGCCTCCGCAAGAGCGGCTTGTCGGGCACCCGGCCCATACATCAACACAGTGGAACCCATGCTCGTTTCCTCCCCCCAGGTCTACCCGAGGGGGACAGAAACATACCTACTGGCGGTGGGGGATGGTACTACCCTGCGAAATCCTCAGTGGGTGAACGACCAGACTCCCCCACAAGTTTCGCATTGGTAGCGGCGCCAGGTTCCCCCTCCCGCTACCAGCGGGTTGGTCTTGATCAGGGTCATCCGGGCGTATTTGCCCTCGCACCCCTCACGGGCACGGCAAGCCATCCAGACGACGTTCTGATCTTTTCCGGGGGCCGAAGGCTGGGGTACGAGATTGGGAACTTGAGGTCCATTGCTCATGGTGGGTCTCCCTCAGCAGTCGAACTGCGTGTATGTCAAAGGATCGGGAAGATCCGAACGGATCACAGGTTCTCCGGGGGCTCCGTGGTCTGAGGTGACGATCACTGCCGGGGAGCCCATCTGCTCATCGGTGGGAAGATACCCGGCGTCCTGGCATCCCTGGATCAAAGCCTCCGCATAGAAGTCCATCAACGAATCCCACTGGCCTCCCTGGAAGAACGACCGCAGGACGTGGTTCTCGGTGACCGTGATCTTGGTGGTAGGGACCCCTGTTCTGGTGGGGACCTCTTCGGAGGTCTGAATCTTGAACCGAGCATCTTCCAGAATGGGGACCACCACTTGATGCCAAAGCCCCGACTCCACCTGCATGGGAAAGTAGGCTTGAAACCTGTTGGCCAAGGAACCTCGGAATTCCAAACTGACCTGCACGAATCTGGAAGGGCCGGCCATCGTGGATTCGGGAAAATCCAGCACGGCCCGTCCTACCGCCAGGTGCATACAGGCCACCGCCAGCCCCTCGACGAATTTCTTGTGGGTGTCAATCGACATCACGGCCTCCACCCTCAGAAGTTCCAGAGGAAGACTACCGAAAAGTTTCAGAACGCAACAGTGAGGGCGGAAGTTTGCTCTGGACTGAAACTTTCGCCCCCTGAAAGTTCCTCAAGGGCAAAGTTTTGCCCCTGAAAGTTTGGTGTGCCCAAACTTCGGGCACACCCCACCTATACCATAGCTGGGTTGACGGCTACCGTAAGGGCTGCCTACGTATGGGGAGCATCCTCAGTAGGATCTGTAGGAGGCTCAGTTGTTGGGGCTCTACGAGTTTTCGTATCGCTTTCGGGATCTGGTGTAGTTACGGTCGTCCTTCGGACTCCCTGGGAGCATTGATCCTACTGATCCATCCTAATGCTCTCCCGGAAGGTTTCCCCGAAGGACGAAGAGGGCTGCCTGAACCCCAGGCATCCGAACCGCCTGGGAGACTCCCTCTCGGGGCCATACCTCCTGTCGGAGGGGTAGGCCACGCCGAGGCTGACCTTCCCACCCGAGGGGTCGTTCGGGACCCGCAGGGTGGGAACTAGTGGTTCAAAGACCATGCGACCTGGCGGCGTCCTGCACAGCTCAACGGCTTCCGCTCTGGTTTCCCAGTTGCCCAGGGGGATGACCCAGGCACACCCCCAGTAGGGGGAGGTCACGGCGACTATACCCGAAAAGTGAAGGGTGGGGAACGGGGAAGATCGAAACCGGGGGATTAGCCTCGCAGGAGGGGAACCAGGTGCTGGCGGAGTTCGGGGTGTCCGGAGGCCAGCTTACACACGTCCTGGCGGAGGATAGCCTCCATCTGGAACCCGTACTTGCGGAACCGACCGAACGTGCTCTCGTCCTCCATGATGTCGGACCAGGAGATGTCCTGGGTCTCCACACCCAACGTATCCAGCCTGTTCCGCACCGCCCGCTGAAGAGACTGGTTTCCTTCCATGGCCTGGAAAATGACAGGCATGGCGGCCATCCAGTGCTTTTTGACTTTGACTTTTGCCGCAGCCTCTCCTTTGCTGTCCATCCCCGGAACGATGTATCCGGCAGCTTCCGCAAGCTCCTTCCCCGAGATGAACTCTCCACGATTCAGAGCCTCCCACCAAGCCTGCATGGTGGGGATGGCGGCAGTGGGAATCTTCGTGTCGATGATCTTTTTGATAGCCTGCCGGACGGCCTTCCCCAGCGGGTCGTTGGAGAAGAAAACCATGTCGAACACGTCCCTCGACACCTGAGAGGGATCAGCCACGCCACCATGGCCGCCTTCCTCGGTCTGCCCGTGCGGTCCGGTGTCCAGAGTAATCCCCTGGATCCTCTGGTGGCGACGGAGCTTGTTGATCACGTTAAGAGCGGCCTTCTTGAGGCTCTTGCCAAGGGCCCCAGCGGCAACTTTGCCCGGGGATTCAGTACCGTCCAGGATGCCCGCCGAGAGGAATTTGCCGGCTTCCCAGAATTTGTTCTTGATCTTGCGGCGGACGACCTCCCCTTCTTCATCGACGTCGGCTCCCAGGCCAGCAACGCCGTCCTGGACGACATCCTCCCCGGTCATGTCGGGGACCCCCGAGCGGCTGAGCCAACCGTCGAGTTGCCGGGTGAGCATCCGCACCATCCCCGTAGAGTTCGGGAGGAACCAGTCGGGGTCCATGTCAGGGACGTACTCGGCCAGGTGGGCCTGGGCTTTCTTCAGCCCTCTCATGGGGTTCTGAGCCCAGGTGAACTCCCGGACCCCCGCTGCCCCCTCAAGGATGACCAGGCGGGCCATCACGTCGTAAAGGCCGTCCTCCGTCAGGGCCTTCTTCAGGTGGCGGTACGCCAGCCGGATGGCGGCCTGTTTCCCTCGGCTGGCAAAACGCTTATGAGAGGTTTCCCGGAGCGTAATCAGAGCCAAGAGCTTCTGGTACATGTTCATGCTATGATCCTCATTGGAGCCGGGAACCCCCCGGGCCTGTTCCTGTTGAAGGTGGGGTATAGGAACCCTACCGATCTCATCCCCATGTCGGACCTTCTGGTGCTTGACTTCCTAAGCCAACTTGGTATGGTTGTCCAGTCGGGGAGCGACCCAGACCCACTCGGAACGAGATTTCGTCTACCGTCGCTGCCCGGAATTTTTCCAAGGCCACAGGCCAAGGAGGATGCCGCATGTCGGTTCCGCAGCAGCCCGGGAATTTCGCCCGGGGGGAGCTTCACCAAGCTCTCTTCGCCCACTTCGCCAAGTCCCCCATTAACACGCCGCACGATGCCAGACAGGTTCTCGACCAGGTGATGATCGATCTGGGAAGGGACGATGACCGTAGTCGCAAAGCCATCCGGAAAAGTTTCTACAAGATGGTGGATGGCGGCTACATGCGTCAGACTGGCCGGGGTTCCTGGGCGTTGACCGAGTCGGGGATGGAGGTGTTCATCTCCAAGTCCAATGGACAGAAACCAGCCCCCAAAAAGAACATCGACGCTTCACCTCTCCCCAAGCCGAAGCCCCCGACCCCCGAGCAGAGTTACGCCGCCCAGCTCGCCAACAACGTAGGTACGTTGGCGATGAGGGATGATTTGTCTTTCACGATGCGGACTCGTACCCTCGACGAGCTGAACCGGGACATCATCGACACGTCGATGCAGGTGGACAAGGTGGAGAAAGCCACAGAGGCCGCACTGGAGCAGATTCGGGAGACCCGCCGAATGGTCGAAAAGCTGAAGATGGACCGGGCCATCTCTGAAGCTCGGGCCACAAAGGAGAGAGTCCAGAAGCGCCTCGCCCAGGTGTTGGACACCCAACAGAAGGTGTACGCTGAGCTGGCTTCTCTCCGGGCCGAGGTCAACGCTTTCCAGACTGAGACTCCTAGCATGGATAATGCTGTCGTTGTCCCTGAGAGCAACGACGGGGACGACGGGGACGAGGGGGACGAGGGGGACGAGGGGGACGACGACCCGGACCTATCGGGGCCGGACGATCACCGTCGTTCGGCCCCTGACAAGAACTACACCTCTGAGTGGTTGAGCACTCACCTTCGCCCCACGGGGCGAAGCGGCGAATCAAAATTGATGCGGGCCATGAAGGCTGCCGTCCGCTCGAAATGTCCGATCTCCGCTCAGTCTGATAAAGTGGAGGACCACATCCAGGAGTTCCTGTTGAAGCTGGTTCGTCGGGACGGCCTCCGTAAGAAGATCTTGGCAGGCGACAAGATCACCTACAGCCATCTGGCCTCCTACGCCGTCCGTAGCGCCTGGACGGACGCCCGGAACGCCGGCACAGAGCCGGTGGAGCGGGAGATGTACGGTGCCCGGACGGAGAGGGAGCGGAGAGAATGGGGGGACACCCCCCTCCCAGAACTCCCTCAGACAAAGCCAGACTCCCGACTCATTTGGGGAGGGGAGGAAGATGGAAACTCCGCCATCGTCGGCGTCGTCGACGCCGCCAACCCTCCTGACGTTTTGTTCCAGCAGCGGAAAGACTTCGAGGTTATGTGGTCTCGTATCGAGACCGTCATGCGGTCTCAGAAACCCCAAGCGTGGGAGCGGTACTCCGGAATCTTGCGGATGAAGTACCAAGGGCTTTCGACAGACGACATTGCCGAGAAAGAGAACGTCTCTACCCACCGGGCGGCATCCCTGATCCAGGAAGCCAAGTCTGCCATTCGTGCGGTGGGGTTCGAGAGTCTTATGGCTTAGGTTGGACGTCTGGCTCCCAGGGGGTTCTAGGGCACATTCTCGTGCCACCGCCTGCTTAGAAAAAATCTCCGGGGGCAGTACGGTAGAACCAGTCGAGGATAACCCTCGACTCGTTAGGGGTCAGTCGGCGGCGGGTATTGACTAGCTTGTTGATCTCCCGAGGAAAATTCCCCCCGTCTACCTCCCAGTCCATGACGAACATGTTGGCCCTGGCGAGGTCCTTCTGCTCATTGGGGGTTAGGGGTTTCTCCGTTGCCTGCCGCAACGGTTCCCGAGAGAAAGTTCGAGCAACGGGGTCTTCTTCGTAGAGGGCCATGAGGTCGAAGGATCCTCCTTCGGGAAGTTTCATCTCCAGAGCGGCCATCCGGCGGACGAACGCCCGCATGATGTCCTCGATCTCCGCCAGCTCGTACCCCTCGGTGAGTAGCAGGTTGACGAACCTCTGTTTGTTGGCGTTGATGACATTGGATCTGAGTCCCTGACCACTTAGGGAGTGGATGTATGCTTCCCACTCTCCCAATGTCTTGGGGGGCGCCAGCTCTGCGTACATGGATTCGAGTTCGGCCATCTTGCCCATAGGTCACTCCGTAGCCAGCATGGCTCCCAGCACGTCGAGGGGGCCTTTCCCTACCCAGGTACCTGGTTCGAGCCGGAGGGCCCCCAGGATGTAGTTCCCGCCCCCAAACAGGATGTCACAGTTTTCCCGGGAGTCGGCCTCGTCAGTCTCTCGGAACCAACACCACAGCTCCATCCCACGACTGCCCCGGCGGAAGGCGATGGCCGACTTCTTGGATCCGCTGTAGCGTTGGACTAGGTCCTCCATGATGCTGTAGTACTGATCCATCGACTCAGAGAGTCTCTTCTGGGCAAGACCTCCCCGAGCTACCTTCCAGATAGCCTTCATCCTCTCGACGTTGCTCATGTCAAGTCCTCGGCGGTTTGCTACGTCCAACGTAGGGGCTTGCCATCAACTCCATCACCTCACGGTCCAACCGCACGTTTCCGGCGTCCCTCTTGGTGATCTCGTCCCACTCCAGCCCCAGGTTCTTGGCCTGTGCGTCTTTGATGATACGGTCGAACAGGTCTGACTCCATCGACTGGAACCAGCGGCGGATTTCATCGAGGGTGGCATCGAATTCGTCCAGGTTCTCCGGGTCGTGGGAGAACGTGGCGTCGATGGTCACCTCATCCACGGGTTGCTCCTGCCCCTGACGCCAGGACCGGGCGGTCCTTTGCTTCATGTTCTCCGAGCTGAACGTGTCCCGGTCGAGGTGGATGACCGTGTCGAACGACTGGAGATTGTGCCCGAATTGGTATGTCTGCCCCAGCAGAGTACATGTCTTGATCCTGCTGTTGGGACTCACGACCTCCTTGAGCACGAACTGCTGCCAGCGGTCCGCTTTGTAGTGTACGTTGTAGAGACGGTGCGCCGGCAGTTCAGGCCAGCGCCGATATGCCTTGGCCTTGAACGGTAGCGGGATGCGGGCCTTGCCCCCTTGGAGATTAGACAGGGCCGCACGGGCTTTGTCCTCGTCCCCCCGGAAGATGCGGACCACCTCTCGGGGGTCCACGTCAAAGGCGACCTCGTGGACCTCCCCGCCAGAGCTGTAGATGTTGATGGAGTCGTTTAGGGCGACGACATGCCAACCCGGGATAGTCTTCGCCAGATGCTCTCCCGCCATCCGGCAGAGCTTCTTGTCATCTGCGAACACCAGCGCCCGGCTCGCCCCCTCGGCAGCTTCCAGCTTATCCGAGATGGTTTTGGTCATGGCCTCCAGCTTAGGGTTCCCCAGGCGGTCCCCGATGCCCCGCAGGTCCTCCGGGGTGTACTTCTCCCCCCACGCCTTCAGCACCCTCCAGAGAGCCCTTGGGACAGGTTTTCCGTCAGGGGTCTCCCGAGTCTCCAACATGTGGGCCACGTCCTGCATAGCGTCTCGGGGATAGTTGGACAGGCCGTTCAGGAGCTTCAAAATCGGCCGGAACTGAAGCCCAAAGGCCCGTTCGATCTCCGGGTCTCTTGCCTCAGGGATGACTTTGCCGTCCGGGGCAAAGCCTCGGTCACGGAACTTCGCTACCAGTCCCCTCATGAGACGGGGCATCGTGGAGGTCACGTCCCGGTAGATGGACTCTACAGCGGAATCCATCTCCACAGCCAGGGTTTCCGGGCGCAGTGCGGGCAGCTCGAACTCTTCGACGTCGGTTTTGTCAGCGTAGAAGACGTTGCTCTTCACCCAGGTGTCCAGGTCATTTTTGACCAGGGGGTCCTCTTTGACGCCGACCACCCGGCCGCCCACCCGATCGGTAAATCGCTCCATGAACCGTCGCATCTCTACCCGGTTCCGCTTGGCTCCCTCGGACTTGGACGACAGGTCGATGTTGTTAGCGATGGCTGCCAACAGATACGCCTGCTCGGGCTCCCGCTCCATCGGAGAAGCGGAGAGCAGGATCTTTCTTGGGTGGAAGATGCCGTTGGCAGATTTGAACTTGGAAGAACTGGGGCTCGCCAGCTCCTGGGCCTCATCGAAAAAGATGGCGGTGTAGAGTTGGATGTCCCAGACCTTGCCCTCAGCACCCTGCTTCGGGCTCATTCCCCGCTCACGGCTCTTCCAGTACCCCACAGCTTTGAGAGACCGTGGGATGGTCCCTGAGGCTGCGGACCGACTGAACTCACTGTACGAGATGATGTCCACGACATCCAGGAGACTGGTCGAGGCGTCCCTCTCCAGAAACCCTCGGATCTCCTTGGGCAAGTTTCCCTTGAGGGAACCGGGGGACACGAACAGAAACCGTCCGTTGGTCTGGATGTTTTTGCCAGTGCTGGGGTCTCTATATGTAGCACCAATTTCCCCGAGTCCGTCCCGGGTGAGTTTTTGCATCATGCCGATAGCAGTGAGGGTGTTGTGATTAATCACCCCGTTGCCCACGAAACAGTGAGAGGGGTGATCTACTTCGATGTCCATCACGACTGCCACGGAGTCCTCGCAGACCTCGATGGGGTCGTAGAAGAACCGGCGGTCCACCACATGTGAGATGGCCTTGAAGCTGGGGTGGTCATGGCAACAGAGCGCCGCTGCTTTGCCGAGCATGCCGGACAGGAATGAGTAGGTGGGGTTCCGGCGGCCCCGTCGTACATGGTTCACCGTGTTGTAGAACGCTGGTCCATGCTGTCGCCGGAACCCGCTGACGTTAGTGTCCCCTTGGATCAGCATCTCATCGAAAAGCCGGCCAACCTCCACGGCAAGGTGGGGCACTGTGTCGAGATTGGAGTTCCGGCTCGAAGGTGTATTAACGAAAGCTGCCTGTTTCCGCTCGGACACGAACCCGATCTCCTGCCAGTACCGGACGGCATCCTCCCCTGTGATAGTCACTCGCCAGTACGTGTGATCGAAACCTTTCACCTTCTTGGGGTGACGACTGCACAGGACGTTGAATCGGAGCAGGAGAACCTGAAGCTCCCGACCCAACTGCTCAGAAGCGGTCGTGAACTCGATGTTGGCACGAGATCCCTGAACATGGCCCTCAGCATCCACCAGCCCACGAATGAACTGGCGCATCGTCTCTTTGGTGGAACGTAGGATGATTTCTGGTACAGCCTTGTCCTTGGCGACCCCCATGCCGACCCCCATGCGAAGCAGGTACTCCCGCAGGAATCGACTCATCACCACGATGTCCTTGTCGGGCTGGGTTTCCAAGCCCAGCAGGCGATGCAGCAGAGCTTCGATGTCTGCTCGGACCTCGGGGTTTTTCTCCGGGCACTGGCTGATTGAGAACAGCTTGTGATGGTTCGTCCATCCCTCGGCCACGATGTACCCGAGAAGCCGCCCCATCTCAGGAGACATCCGGTCAGGTACCGGGAAAATGTTCACGTTGCCGTTCTGGAACGTGATGTCAGGGTTCCGGCTTGGCTGCTGGAAGTCTTCCGCTACGGGAACCGAGAGAGCCGGGTCTTCCAACGGGAACGGGACGGGATTGCGTTCGACACACAGGTAGTCCCCGGCCTCAAGTTCCGGGGTTTTCACCCACGTCTCGTTGCCATCCGGGGTACGAACCAGTAGCGGGTGGATGAGAGAGCCTTCCACCTCGTATCCACGACGAGTCCGCACCTTCAATGTGGGCTTGGGGCCACCATAGTAGAAGTTCTTGACGGGGAGCGCTTCGCCATTGACCAGCACGGACCAGCCCTCAACGGGAGCCACGCTGTTGGGTTCGGTCAGGCCGGGGTTCATGTCACGGATGGGTGTGAGGCCCTTGTCAGTAACGATGAGGGTGTCCTCCCGAACGCATTTGCCCACACCAGTGTCTAGGGCACACACCCCATTGTTCCCTCGGGCATCCATCCAAGCTAGAGCCTGCTTCTGCTTGGTCAACAGGTCGAATTTTTTGGTCTCGTCGGTGTCCCGGTTCTTCCAGGTTGTCTTGAACCCACCCAGGTTCTCGGCGGCGTAGAACCTCAGGTTCTCTTCAGCCGTGGCCTGTTCTGCTCTGGCGAGATCCTTGAAGTACGTCTTCACCACATCCAGGGCACCCTTCGAGAGGGACATCCCCTTCAGGCTCTCCTTGATGACGGAGAAGTCCTTGGGATCGAAGTAGAAGGCGGCAGCCTTGGAACCTTCGACTTTGTGGTAGGTGATGGAGGGAATGCAGCCCCGCTTCGCCCCTGTGTTGCAGGCCATCGCTTTGATGGCGTTCCTTAGCTCAGCGTACTGGCGGGTTCCCGGGATTTTGAGGAAGAGCTTCTGCTCCTTCTCCACGAATTTCCGGTTGCCGATTTTCTTCTCCACGTCCACTTCGGCCGTGGTCACATAGGGTTCCCGGTCTCCAGGATCGATGCGGACGGGGACTTTGCGCTCTCGGCCGTTCTTGGCTTCGTAGGCATAGGCTGTACCCTCGATGAGCCTCCCCTGGCTATTGACCATGTCGTCGAGGAACACGCCCTTGTAACGCCCAGACACGATGACCTTGACGTGATCGATTCGGATCTGTCCCGTCTCCGGGTCCGAGATCATCATCGGATACTTCTTCGTGGCGAAGATCTTGGTAAGGCGACCCTGCTTGGCCTTGTCATCGGTGAGGGAGTCCCACTCGATGTTGCCTTCAAGTCGGTCCAGCTTCTCGTCGGGGACAGATCGCAAATCTTCGGGAGGGACCTCCGTGCGTGTCGGGACCCTCCCCAACCTCTCCCGAAACTGCTCCTGTTCCCGCCGTTTGTCCTTATACTCGTCGAATGTGAGGATCTGGCCATCACGGTCGAAGATGACCTTTTCCCCCGTTTTCGGGTCCTCGCCGATGCTGACGGGCCGCCCCATGACAAAGGACCGACCGGGGATCATCCCCGAAGAAGCGATCTGCTCCTGGATGCCCGCATCGATCTCCTGGAGAGCCTGCCCTTTCTGGAGCATGAGCGCATAGCTCTCGGGGTCATCGTCTTTAAGCTGCTCGATGGCCTCCTGCTTGGGAGACATCTTGCGGAACAGAACCCAACGCTCCTGCCCCCGCTGCTGCGGGCGCATGTAGATACCCTTGTCCCTCGTGATGGCTTCGATGAGGGGAATCATCACGTTGTTGATTTGGGCCCATGTCGTTGGGTTGTCGGTCCGACCTTGCTCCAGACGCCCCAAGAGAGAGTTGAGCATAGAGCGAGCTTCGGCGATCTGATTGACTACAGCCGGGCTGAGGAGTCGTTGGTCCACGGGGGACTTCACCCGAATCAGGAGATTTGCCGCCCGCTTGAACTGTTGCCGGAGGTCATCCGGCACCGGCTCCCCCAGGGAGATCCGCTTGAGCAAGATGTAGAAACGGAAGAACTCCAATCCCCTGACCGTGAATGCCCGTCGAAGTTGAGTCCAGATCGCAGGCGGCAGGTAGTTTTCCGCCTGCGCTAGCTCTTTCTTGCGGGCCTTCGCCTCGGTGGGGGTCAGCTTGACGGTATCGGGCAAACCCCCACTCCAGGACTCAGCAACCCGTCGAATAGCCCCCTCGGTGATCATGCCGGTCATCTCACCCCCCTTACCTGAGGCTTCGAGCTTTTGCCCAGGTCATCCTCATCTGGGCGATCCGATCCGTGTATGCCTTTTTCTTGCTCCTACGGGCGTCATTGGCATCCTGGATAGCTCGAAACGCTGTTGTGAGCTGGTTCAGAAGGGGATCGCCTCCGGACTGAAGGGGCTTTCCCGACTGTTCTCCCAAAACCTCGTGCTTGGCTTTGGACACTGCGTTGAAGACGGCATTGAACTCATCGTCAGGCAGCCCCTCCAGATGGTCCTGGAGC